TAATTCAGATGTGCCATTGTTCAATATCTGTATTGTTGCACCCACCAAATCTGCGTCAGCTCCATTCTGCTGAGATAAGTTTATAATGACTGTTTCCTTTAATGTAGATACACTACCTCCCCCTAGAACTAATCTGTTTTCTTTTTCTTTTGGAACACTTTCTTAACGTCATTTTCAATAACCTTCTCATTTACGTTTGCGTATATCTGTGTTGTTGTCAGCTTTGTATGCCCTAATATCTTCTGCACCGTTGTCATTGGTACACCTTGCTGCAATAGCAATGTTGCAGCAGTATGCCTTGCACAGTGGAATGTAATCCTTCTCTTATCGCAATCCTTTATCTTCGCCTTCCTCATAACCTCCTTCAATGTCCTATTTGCACTTGAGTTATTACCAATGTGGCATAATCTCTCCACATTGCCGTTATACAATTCATCAATCATCCTCAATGGCTTTCCATCGAATATCATATATATCGGAATTTTAACGGTGACATCAGATGTCTCCAATGTCTTCAATGGTTTCTTTATAAGCCATTTCTTGCCATTTATAACCTTTATATTCTCATTCTTAATGGAATTGAGGTCAGAGAATCGGAATCCAGTATAACAAGCGAATAGGAAAGCATTTAATATCTTCCTTTCCTTTCCCTTCAATTTCATCCTCTCAAGCTTTCCAATCTCTTCACTAGATAAGAACTCATCCCTATTCTTCATCATTGGAATTTTGATGAAGTTAAATGGGTCATCCTCTTGCTTTATAAGCCTCCTCTTTATTGCCTCATTGATTAACGCCCTTATGCATTTAAGTCTTCCCACGATGGTGTTATGCTGCAATCCACAATTGCCACACCACCTTATGAATGAGTTGATGAAGTCAACGTCAATGTCGTTTATTGAACAGTTGTTCGAGAACTTGTATATCTGATTCACAAGTGTGATATAAGTTGCCTTTGTCTTCTCAGACCTTGTTGTGGATGACTTGTTAACGGAAGCAACGAACTCAGAGAGTGGCATATCATTGCGTATTCCCTCGTTTATTTGCCTTCTGAGCGCAGATAACGACACGTGCTTGCCACTTAGCACCATGTCCAATTCAAGCCTCTCAAAATCGTTTTTAAGCTTGTATAGATACCTATTATATTCAAGTGACAACCTATGACCACGCACAAACCCATCCTTGAGCTGTGACTTATGCACGAATATCTTGGTGTTTATCTGAATTGACCTACCATTCTGATGACAAGATATGATGACTTGTCTTGTTCCGTCCTTGCGGACATAACCGTTCCTTGAGAACGTTACCTTGTAAATAACCTTATTGGTCATGATTCCATTAATTTTAACGTTAAACAATAAATCTTGAACTGTTATGCAAAGATACATAAAATTTTTCTAAATTAAAAACAATTTTTATAAAAAAGAGAAATATTTATTATTAACGATTGAAAATAACGAATAATAATAAGAATAAAATATTTAAAAAATTATGGCAATAATTAACAACAATGTACAGAACGTTAAGTTCTTAAGAAACCAAGATGTTAACATCACACGTGATGCTGCTATTTCTCTTTTAAACGCACATAAGGGAGATGCGGCTGATGGTACTGCCTTGCTTGCTCGTTATTCAACAGTAGAGAGTGGTACAACTGTCATTAAAACAATCGTTGGTTTTGTTTATGTAACAGGCGAAAAACATGACATTACAATCTTCGATACTGAGGGTGCAAGTGGTGATGTTGAGAAATTAAGACAAGAGATTAATGCAAAACTTGGTGAAGGTATTACATCTGACAACACAGCTACAGAACAGCTTGCTGCATTGAGTGGTAATTCTGCTACTGATACTTCTGCTACAACATCTGTTGAAGGCGCTAAGAAGTATGCATATGACCTTCTTGGTACTCTTGATTACACAGATACTGCTGAAACTGGTAGTTATGTATCAGAGGTAAATCAAGTTGATGGCAAAATCTCTGTGACTAGAGTTGCTCTTCCATCTGTAAATGCAATTTCAGAATCTGGTAAGGCTATCACTGCTGTAAGTGAAAGTAATGGTGAAATTTCAGCAACTGCTGGCACAATAGATGCACAGTATGTAGGCATCAACGATGCAGCAGGTAAATTCAGTGCTACTACTGTAGAAGCTGCTCTTGCAGAACTTGATGACAAAATTGACGGTCTTGATTACACCGACACTGCTGTAACTGGCAATTATGTATCAAAGGTTGACGAGGTTAATGGTGTTATTTCAGTAACACGTGAACCACTTCCAAGTAAAACTGATAATGCTATAGCAAAGAATTTTGTTAAGAGCGTAAGTGAGTCTCTTGGCGAAATTACAGTTGAAAGAGGTTCAATTTCTTCAAGTGCTCAGACAATTGTTCTTACTGACAATGAAGATGGTGGAGTTAACTTTGAGGTTAATATAGATAATGAGACTATTATTCAAGATGGTACAAGCAAGAAACTTAAGGTTGCTTCTGCTGCATTGACACAGTATGTTGGCGATGAAAATACTATCCATATTTCAGATGTTGATTCGTCAACTAATACAAAGACAATCAGTTCACTTCTTGAGATTGTAAAAGTAACAACTGGACTTTCAGAAGAAGTTAAGGAGGAATATCACTTAGTTGGTGAAGACAATGTGACAATTGGTGACCCAGTTAAGATTTACAAGGACAGTCATATTGTAAGTATTACTTACCAAGATGACCCTAATCAAGAACATTATCAGAACCTCATCTACACATACTTAGATGCTTCTGGTGCAACACAAGTTGCATATGTTGATATTTCAGAACTCGTTCTTGAGGCTGAGTTCGCAAGTGGTGTAACTGTGACTAACCATGTTGCTCATGGTGTTGTTGACCCAACTTCTGAGCCATTCTTGACAGTTGGCGCTGATGGTTTCAAACTCTCTGGTGTTCAAGATGCAATTGATACTGCTGTTGCTAACCTTGATTCAACTGTTAGTAACAGTGGAAACAGTGGACACGTTGGTGTTGAAATCGTAGAGGAAAATGGTAAGCTCGTTTCAGTTACTGTAAGTGAAGATGACCTCGCATCTGCTGATGACCTTGCAGAGCTTAGTGCAAAGACAATAACTGAGATTTCTTCTACCAATAGTAGCATTGACATCTCAACTGCTAATACTGCTGACGGTACTGTAGAGGTTGATGTCATCACTGATGCTTCTAAGATTAAGATGAGTGGTTTCACTGCTGATGGAAGTGGTTTCACCGCAATCACAGAAGACACAAGTGTTAAGGATGCTGTTAAGGTTGTTGAATCAGCATTCACAGAGGCAGAGAGAGTTACTGCTGCTGCTTTGGCAGACCTTGATGGAAGACTTGATGTTGTTGAGGATGAGTACATCAGTGGTGTATCTGTTAATGGTAAGGCTGTTACATTAACTAACAAGGTTGCTCCTCTTGCAATTACAAGTGCTCCTGCAAGTAGCACTCAAAGTTCACCAATCACAGTTACAACTGCTGAAGGTGGTGCAGTTACATTGACATTCGATAGCATTGATTGTGGTTACTATAGTTAATCAGAAATGATGATATAAAAACAATGATAAAAGGGGTTGGGGTTAAGAAAAACCCTAACCTTTTTTTATGTTTCACAATTTCATAGAAATGGATTTTACCAAATATTTATTATATAGGAAATAATAATTTACAAGAAACAAAATATTTGAAATAATTATGGCAGTAAAAAATCTTTATTCATTAGGTTTATTGCGTAATGGTAAGGTTTACGCAAACAAACAGCAAGCTATCCAAGGTTTGATTCAAGAGGGTACAAACGATGGTGTTGCAAAGTTGGCACGTTATCTTGAACCAGCGTTTGGTGGAGACCCCATCATCCGTACATTGGTTGGTTTCTATGCTAATGCAGCAGAGATGGAGAATGCTGGTGGTGGCCAGTCATCTTATACCATCCTTGATATTGACGGTAGTACAGCAGACGTAACCGAACTCAAACAAGAGGTTGCTGCTATCAACGCAATCATCGGTGATGGTATCGAGGGTACAACCCTTACAGCAGCAATCAATGACATTAATGGCAGACTTGGTGAAGGTTTCACTTCAGAACATACGGTAGCTGACGCATTAAGTGAACTTAAAACTTCACTTCAGAACAAGCTTAAAATCTCTCTTGAGACAGCAGAGACCCCTACAAGCGGCTATCTCAAGACCTATATCCTTTCACAAGGTGTTGATGGCGACAAGGAAGAGATTGGTAGAATCGACATTCCAAAGGACATGGTTGTAAGTGGTGGTTCGCTCGTACACGGTACATGGGATGGTGACACGTTCACTGAAGACCCAGATGGACCAGATACAGCAATCAAGATTGAGTTTGCAAACGCTGACACAATCTATATTAACACCAAAGACCTTGTTGACTTCTATACCGCTGGTGATGGTATCACCGTTGATAATGACCATAACGTAATCTCAATCAAGTATAACGCACACAGTGAGGACTTCTTGGTTGTTGACGAGGATGGTATCAAGGTGCAAGGCATACAAGCAGCAATTGACGCAAAGGCTGATGCTGAGAGACTTGAGGGTAGTGACGGTATCTCAATTGCATCCAATAAGGTTAAGGCTGTTGCTTCAAAGTTCTCTGCAAGCGGAATCAAGAACCCAATCACCGTTGACAAGGACGGTATCAAGTTCGCAAACATGCTTGATTGTGGCTTCTTCGATTCGGAGTTGGTAGTACCACAGACAGCAAGTGACGTACAAGCCATTTCAGAGCCAAATGACGTTGATTTGTTCTTGGAGAGTGAGGAGACCCTAGAGGCACTTACAAAGGGCAATGGAAAGGTGTTTAAGAGCATTTCAATCTCTGACGCAAGTGTTGACAGCACAGTGGAATTGATGGCATCAAACTCAATCATCGTGGATGGTCTTGATGTATCTGGTTCCCAGGATGGTACTATAAACGGTAAGATTAACTATTCAGCACCTATCGTTGAACTTTCAAACATCAATGTAAAGGATGGCTCAACTGTATACAATGTGTTCGAGGGTGACCAGACAAATGCAAACCTTGTAAAGTTCACGGCAAGCAATGTGACAGTCGATGACCCATCACTTGCTCATAATGTATTTAACATTTATAAGCCAACAAACAATGCTGTGATTACAATCAAGGACTCTAAGTTCAACTTGACAGTTGACAACAGCAACATCGCAAGAATCGCAAACTATGCAAACTCAACTGGTGTTACCGTCAACTTCGAGAATATTGAATGGACTTATGAGAACAGTTTGTCTACAAGTTCTTGGTATTGGGCTGGATTGTTACTCTATCAGCCATCTACTGGTGATGATGGATTGAGTGGCAATTTGACTGCAATGTCTACTTGGACGTTCAATTTCAAGAACTGTAAGTATAATGGTGTTAAGGTGACTTCAAACAACTTCGAACAGCATAACCAAGTGTTTATCATGTACAACGTTGGTGGAAACAAAACAATAACCAACCCAGTTGGTACTCTTACCATCAATTTTGAATAATTGCATGTTAAATGATATGTAAAAATGAAGAATCCCAACTAGTGATTTAATTTGCTAGTTGGGATTTTTTATATAACTCTGCATAGTGCAAGCTATCATCATTTGTATCGGCATCATTGATGATGCTGTCTAATTTCAATATTGACATTGATTTCCTTATTCCATCTGAATATATCACACCAACAATCGTTCTTACATCATGCTTGCATCTATATCTTGCAAGTATCATAGAGCCATCCGTTAATGAGTTATTACTTCTCAATTGTTGTCTTAGGTTATTGATTGCTTCAGAGTGTGATTTATATATTTCTTTGTTTCTTAAAAATGAATATTGAATGCTATTTCTTACTGTTGCCATAATTTGCGAATCTTTTTGCAAAGATATGTAAATTTTTTTAAAAAAACAAATTATTTCATGGTTATTTTTTCATTTGAGTCAATAATAATTATTGACTAACTTAAAATAAATTGAGAAAACTATGAAATATTTAAAAAAATTTGAAACAACAGCGCAGTATGAGGCTTACATTGCAAGCCCATCTGCTGCACTTCCAAATGTATCACTTGTAACTGAAACAAATACAGTGGAGTATAACCCAGACTCAGTAAAACCTATTACTGATGCTGTCATTACTTGTGACTCTGCAACGTATAACGGTCAGACACAGATTGCCACTAATATCGTGGTGACACTCAGTGGTGAGACACTTATTAATGGAACTGACTACACCGTATCTAATAATGAAGGCGGCATCAATGTAGGTAACTACACCTTCACCGTTAATGGCATTGGTAAGTATAGTGGTAGCAAGAACGGTACATTTACCATTAACAAGGCAAGTAGAACTATGTCTTGGATAAGCAGCCCAAGCAGTGTCACTAGTGGAAGTAGCGTAGCAGTTGAGGCTGCTCCATCATTGGGTGTTGGTGATGGTATAATTACCTACAGTTCAAGCGATACGAACATTGCTACAGTTAATGGTAATGTTGTAAGTGGTGTTGGTGTTGGTAGTGTTACCATAACAGCTACAATAGGTGAAGGTGCTAATTACTTGTCAGCAAATACAAGTTACAGTCTTACAGTTAAGGAATATAGGGTTGTAGCCAAGTTCAATGTAACTGACACAAGTAATCCAACACAAATCATAAGTGAAAACTCAGATTCACCATTCAGTAGTGCTATTGAAATTGATGGTGTTGAACAACCAAGTGTAGTTAGTGAATATACTTTCAATGCAACAGGAGAACATACAGTTAAATACACATTGAAAGACCCAACAAGTATTGGTGGTAATGCTTTCCAAGATTGTAGTAGTCTTACAAGTATATATATACCAGATAGTGTTACAAGTATTGGAATGAGTGCTTTCTGGGGCTGTATTAGTCTTACAAATATAAATATTCCAAGTAGTGTTACAAGTATTGAAATGCTTGCTTTCACTAGTTGTAAAAGTCTTACAAATATAGAGATACCAAGTAGTGTTACAAATATTGGTGCTTATACTTTCGATGATACTCCTTGGTGGAACACTTATTCAGCAGACACTTCTCATCATTATGGTAACATAATCTACATCAATGATGTTGCTTACCATGCAACAAGTGAAAGTATTACAAGTGCTACCTTTAGAAGTGGAACTATAAGTATTAGTCATGGCGCTTTCGAAGCATGTGGAAGTCTTACAAGTATAGATATACCAGATAGTGTTATAAGTATTGGGGATGGTGCTTTCATTAATTGTACTAGTCTTACAAGTTGTACAATAGGTACTGGTGTTACAAGTATTAATACACAAGCTTTCTATAATTGTAGTGGTCTTACAAGTATAGTGTCTAATGCAATGACAGCTCCTACCATAGATAGTGATACATTCCAAGGAATTAAAACAGGTGGTACATTAACAGTGCCACAAGGTAGTAGTGGCTACAATGTATGGATGCAGAATGCTTATTACTACTTAGGCTATTATAATTGGACAAAGGTAGAACAGTAAGATAACAGTAGATAGATAAAGAAGGGAGTAATTACAGTAACAGTAGTTACTCCTTTTCTTATGCCACGTTGTTTGTTGTGTGCGTGCCACTTTATTCAAAAGGAGTGTATTGTGTCAACAAGTATATCGTTCCCTAACTATAGCATAAGACTTATATAATAAAGAGCAATCACCCCTTTGATTGCTCTTTTTCTTTTTTATATTTATCTTCAGTTACAATAACTGAATAAGTTTTAATTTTCTTGAAGTGAGTTAATAGGAATAGGTTGGTAAGTCTCTATAATTCAATATAACTCCATTTATATCCTCTATGTGAATTTACTGTGTGCCATTTACCCCTTGAATGGCTGAAATATCCGCCATTACAGCAATCAGACACTTTTGTTTGGCTAAACCCATTTCTGCCACATTCGGCTGTTGATGACCATATTTTAACCAATTCCCCATCTAACGTATACTGATATACTTTTTTGCTAGTCCTTTCTGTTCTTGTTCCATATTTGACGTTGTATTCTAGTGTACACCATTCCAAATTAGATTTCTCCAAATCAACAGACCCATCTTCATTAATGAAAACAAAGTTGTTTTCTTTATTTTCATCTTTATGATTTACTTGGGGTAAATTATTAGGATTTTCAATAAATGCAAGAGCGACAAGTTTATGAACTTTTTTAGTTATACTTCTACCATCTTTAGATAAACAAACCATTTTGTAACCCTTATCATCACAAGATTGCTTTATCATCATCTCATCGTGGCATCGTTTTGAGTTTCTGTTTCCAGTAGTCCATTCTCTTGCTAATGATTTAATTCTACCTTCATTTGAAACTTGGTATAAACCTTCATATCCTTTTATATCTTTCCAAATTTCCATATTTTATTACAATTTATTGCAAATATATATAAAATATTCTTAAAAAACAAATTATTTCTTATTTTTTTAATTAAATCACTAAATAACCCATCATAAGCAAGTTCAGAACCATCATTATCTATCCTAATCATAGATTTGATTTCTCATTTTGATACTTATTTTCAGTTACAATTACGGGATATGTTTTTATCTTCTTAAAGTGTGTTAATATAAATAGATTTGACAATCGTTCTGCGGCATATCCACCAATTCTATATTGGTATTCTTGTGTATTATTTGGGTAGAACGATTTAAGGTATTTATCCTTATTGTCCTCAATTCTCTTATTAATATCTGTTCCAACTATTTTGACATATTCATCTAATACACCCATTATGAATTTCATATATTCAATAAAGTCTTCTGATTTCATGATGAACATGTTATATGGTATGAATATCTTCCCATTGATGAATGTATGCCACATCTTTGCGTATTGTGGATATTTATCAGCAATTATACCTCCAATGATATATAGGTCTTCAATGTTATGACATGACTTATATTGCGCAATTATATTGCTCTTAAACTGTTTTGGTTTTGCTGTTATACAATCGAATTCTGAGAATATCTCATCAATGTTTGGAATCTTATCAAGGAAGCTGAAATACCTTCTATTGTGACAGAAGCCAACATATTTCTTAAGTTCTCTATTCTTTGCTATATAATCAAGCATGTATATCTCAGAATAGAATCTGTCATCAAGAGGTAAATCATGCTTGCATTGGATTAGTTCAAGGTTTGAATTATTCTCAATGTCATGATTGCCCACGATGATTTTATACACTTCATTCGTAACCTTTGGCTCAAATGTCTTCTGAGTACCTATGAAGATGTTAACATTATTTTCAATTTCTTTAAAATTCCTATCTAGATATGTCCAAGTTTCAGTCCAATTCATTTCAATTATAACATCTGTGAATCTTATATTTCCCCATTTATCAGAAAACGCCTTATTGTCCCTATTATCAAAATACCATATTTCTTTGAAGAAAGAAGATAAAAAAGGTACAATAGGAATAAGTTGAGAATCACCACTTATGAATAATATTCTGTCACTGTTTATGGTTTTATTAATAAGCCTTGAACATTCGTGAGAATACTTATAAAGTCTATGATAATCTGTGATGTCTTTGTTTGGCGAATCATTACTTGTTATATCTTCAAATAATAGATTATCAAAATGTTCACCCCTTGTATAGCCATATATTTCATATTCATATTTTTCCTTTGGCTTTAATAAAGATATATCAAAATTCCCACTATGCCTTTCGTCAACAACAAAATCATCATTATTAAAATTTATATTAAGTATTTTACATAATAATGGTATAGTATATTTCCTATGATACTGCGGAGTATAATGGTTATTGTTTTTCGTCCAACCGTCATACATCATTCCTTTCTCTGGCAATGGAAGTTTATTTATTTCCTTATCAACCTTATATTCTTTATAAGTTGTATATGAATACGGAAACTGAATATATATAGCTTTATCAATTAAATCCTTCTTTGTCATTCACATTAAACGAGTTTTTTTGGCAATTCAAATAATCATTAGTTAGTTTTTCTTCACTGAACCCATAATGAATACACCATTTATTTCTCCTGTTTACTTGAGATAATCTGTCATCCATTTCTTTATATCTCTTTAGTTTATATTCAATACCGAATCCCTTATCGGTATGGAATACACAAACCTCGTCACTTTTGCAAGGTTTGTAATTTCCGATTGGTTTTGCAGTGTGAGAGCCAACACTATAATTCATTTCAATTATCTCATTTGGATTAAATATCAAGTGCTTACCAGCATTATTATAAAACTTTGTCAGTTTTTGGTGTAATAATAACCCATCATTTTTATACTCTGGGAGATAATCATCGCAGAACCAATACCAGTCACAGTCTATTGCGGTATAACCATTAGATGATGCTTCCTCAAGAACTTTGCCCAAATCTTTTGAATACACAATTTCATCCATATCACACACAACAACCCAGTCAGCATTACCCCTTGACTGCTTCCAATTGTTATTCTTAATGTCACGTTGAACTGCATCATTCATACCTTCGGTTTCAAAGTGCTCAACTGTAATCCAATCGAACTGTTTCAAGTACTCAACACTTCCATCGGTAGAACCATTGTCATATACGTAGGCGTGAGTTACAAATCTTTTCCAATAATCAACAACAAATGGAAGAATATCCATTTCATTCCAGCATAATGTGTATAAATCTATCTTCATATTTAATTTAAATATTTATATACAAAAAATAAGGTTTTATATGAATAATTCAACAGTTAATTGGGAAGAAGTGAGAATAAATGCAGCCATCAGCGTTATGAACTCCATACTTTCTAGCTTCATACTATTGTTCATATTCCAATTTGTATTCAAGAGACAAGTCGCTGATATTGCGGTGGAATATGCAGATAAATTGATTGAGGAACTGAAGAAATAAAACATAAGAAATATTTATAGATAATAATGAATATTGAATAATTATATAATTAAAAAAAGCATAATATATTATGGCAAACAAGAAAAAGACAAGAATGTATGAGCCTTGGGGCTATAGGGACGAGAACAACTATCAAGGAATGGGAATAATCCTTGAGAACGACTTGGATAGTTTCTTCGCAGAAGTGGCTTATAACAAGGATGACAACATGATTCACTTCTCAAACAAGGATGGTGAGGAAAAAGCAACCATTGATGTTTCTGAGTTCGTGAAATCAGACACAATCGTTGAGAGAGCATGGTATGAGGATGGAAAAATCTATATCAAGTTCACCAATGGTGATGTAATAACAATTGACGTTGAGGAACTCATTGACCAGAATGAATTCGCTGATGGACTTCAAGTGAATGAAGGTATCGTATCAGTTCTCATTGACGGTGAGTCAGAAGACTTCCTAACCGTTGGAGAGAATGGCGTTAAACTCGCTGGCGTTCAAGATGCAATCGATGTCGAGAGAGACCGTGCAATCGCAGCAGAAGAGGTTCTAGACGCAAAGATTGTTTCAGAGACTGAACGTGCCCAAGCAGAGGAAGCACGCATTGAAGCAAAGCTTGACCAAGAGATTGCAGATAGGGAAGCTGACGTTGATGCTGAAGAGGCAAGAGCAACAAGTGCTGAGACAGAACTCCAAGCTGCTATTGAGGCAGAAGGACAGAGAGCACAAGATGCTGAGACAGCATTGGATGATAAAATTGAGGCTGAAACTGCAAGAGCCACAGCAGCAGAGCAAGTTCTTACAGCAAACCTTGCAACTGAGTCACAAAGGGCAAAGGACGCAGAGGCTGCACTCGATGTAAGAGCCGATACTCTTAACGATGCTTTGACACATGAAAAGACACGTGCTGAGTCAGCAGAACAAGAGCTTTCAACAAGACTTACCACTGAGATTCAAGACAGAATCGCAGATGTCAATGAGGAAGAGGCAAGAGCAAAGGCAGCAGAACAAGTACTCAATGCAAAGATTGAGACTGAGACTGCAAGAGCTACAAGCGCAGAAACAGTTCTTGATGAAAAAATTGAGCAAGAGATTGCAGATAGGGAGGCTGATGTTAATGAAGAGGAAGCAAGAGCAATCAGTGCTGAAACCGCATTAGATGAGAAGATTGATGCTGAAGTAGAGAGAGCAATCAGCGTTGAAACTGAGATACAAGAGGCACTTGGTGATGAGATTTCTCGTGCAACATCTGCTGAGACAGAACTCCAAGCTGCTATTGAGGCAGAGGGACAGAGAGCACAAGACGCTGAGACTGCCCTTGATGAGAAAATTGATGGTGTTGAGAGCGCATTGACTGAGGCTATTACAACTGAAAAGAACAGAGCAGAAGCAGCAGAGCAGACACTTGATGGCAAGATTGACCAAGAGATTGCTGATAGAAAGGCAGAGGCTGTTGCAAGTGCTGAATATGTAAGTGGTGACGTAAAGATTTATCTCAAGAATGACAACGGTGAGACACTTTCAGAAATCGATTGTTCTGATTTCATCGTAGATGGAATGATTGAGGACGTTGAGCTTGTTGCTAGCGGTGACACATCTGTTCTTGTAATCACTTGGAATCTTGATGGTGGAAGCAAGACCACAACAATTGATGTCGGTGATATCTTCGAGGCTGACAACTACTATACAAAGGCTGAAATCGATGAGAAGGAAGCTGCATTGCAGAGTGGTATCACATCAAATTCAAATGCAATCGCAACAGAGGAAATAGATAGAGCAGAGGCAGATGTAACCATCCAAGCAAATATCGATGGCGAGATTGCAAGAGCTACAAGTGCTGAGACTGCATTGGACGAGAGAATCAATAACTTGTCAGATGAGGTTGCATTAAAGGCTAATTCAGCAGACGTATACACCAAGGGTGAGGTTGACGGTAAGGAGACAGCATTGCAAGGTGGTATTGATGCAAACGCAGATGCAATTGCAGCAGAGGAAACTCGTGCAGAGAATGTTGAGCAAGCTCTCCAAGAAAGCATCAACGGTGAGCAGACAAGAGCAGAAGCAGCAGAGGCATTGAAGGCTGATAAGACCGAGATTTCTGACATGGCAACCAAGACTTGGGTTGGTGAGCAAGGTTTCTTGACAGAGCACCAGTCTCTTGAGGATTATGCAAAGACTGCTGACGTGAATGCAGCATTGGAGCTTAAGGCTGACAAGGCTGAGATTCCAACTGATTTCTATACACAAGAGCAAGTGAATGCCATGATGTCACAGCTTCTCACTAGAATCGAGAACCTTGAGGACAAGGAAGGTGTGGTTGTAGCTGATGACGCAAGTTCTGTAGACGCAGCAGCAGCTGGTTCTAACCTCGTTCTTACTTCAACTGAGGCTATACAAGCACTTACAGCTGGAACTGAGTATAACACACTTACAATCGTAGGTGGAAGTGCTAACAATGGTGACATAAAGGCAAAAGCAACTGACAAGTTTACTGTAGATGGTATGGCAATCAATGGTGACAAGGGTGCATCTAATGGTAGAGTCCTTATATCTGCTAGCACAGTTGACTTGAAAAACGTAACAATTGAGACTGGTTCTACCGCTTACAACGTATTTGAGGGCACACAGAACACAGCAGATTCGTCATTCTTCACATCTACCTACAATGTGTCTAACTTGACTGCTGACAATACGGCACTTAACCACAATATCGTTAATATTTACACTCCAGCTAATGGTGCGGTGATTAACATTAAGGATTGCAATTTGAACCTTGACGTTGATAAGTCTAACTTGTTGAGAATGGCTAACTACACCAATGCAACTAGTGTTACAATCAACTTCGAGAATGTTGAGTGGACATATGAGAATGCACCTGCAAGTGATTGGAGTTGGGCTGGTCTTATGATTTTCCAACCATCAGCATCTGACATTGCATTGACTGGTGATACTAGCGCAATAGCCACATGGACAGTTAATGTTAAGAACTGTAAGTACAACGGTGAGAAGGTCACATCAAACAACTTCGGTGGTCATAACCAAGTAGTTTATTTGTATGACATCAACCGTACAGGGGCTGTAACAGATGCTGATTCAGTAATGACAATTAACTTCGAGTAAGGTTAATTAATAACATTAAATAAAAAAAAGTGGGGAATACATAATTCCTCACTTTTTTTATCCCCATGTCTCAGCCATTGCCCTTGCAATGCCAATAAATGTCTTTGACCTTAATCTTCTTCTAGCGTTATCTACATATTCCTTTCTAAGCCTTTTCCCTTCGCTTGTAGAGGTATCTATGCCGTTTTCCCTTACCCATTGTTGTGCTTCTTTTTTAGATTGTTTTACTGCATCAGAAACCCATTTTGGGAGTTTTTTGCCACTATTATAGGTGTATTCAAGGTCACTTGGTTCTTCATCTATTATTGGGACTAATGGTTTTAAGTTCTTTAACCAAAGACAAGTTGCTTTCTTTGCCAAATCACCGAATTGCCAAGGATTAATGATTTGTGTCGGTTTCATCCAATTGGTGCTTATTGCGCCAATTGGGTTTTCTATTGCAATCATTTCAATATCAACATTTGCAAGTTTCATTACGAACTCAAGTGCCTCTTCTCTTTGCATCCATCTTTTTTCATTCCTAGAACCATCTTTGTTATAAAGCCAACGTGAGCCAGATGAGGCTAGATATGTGCAAGGTGGATGTACAATAAATAAGTTCCAACCATCCACTCTCACAAAGTTTCCATCTTGTGTTATTCCACCATGATTGTCGATTACGCTGAATATATCACAGTTGAAGTGCCATTCTGGATGTCCACCACTACATTTCTGTAAATCACAACTATAGGCATTATGTCCTAATTTTCTAAACTCATTGCATACTGCTTGACTTTCTTCGCATCCAATTAAAACATTCATTTATATTGTTAAGTTTTAAAGTTAATATATGTTTAACGATGCAAAGATATACAAAAAAATTGACTCAAACAAATGTCAACTCAATTTTTAACATTTTTAAGTTTTCTTAACTCACCTATTGGTTTCAACATATATTGGAAGCCTTCAACTTTAGGTCCTATATACTCTTTGCAGAAACTAACTCTCTCAAGTCTGTTTTTGTACTTATGAATATCATGTTGGGTTGATTTCTTATCTCTTCCCTTTCCATCAAATGATGTTCCCCTTACATATGGGTTTCTACTTAATGCGTCACCGAATTTCTTATGTGCTGTCTTGATATACAATCTGTAGTCATGCTCTTCATCTGAAAGCGATTTGACTATGCCACCAACGAAATTAAAAATGGTTGTACTTAAGCCGAGACCTTGAAAATCCGAATGAACGACAATCCTTGATATTGAACAGCTATACGGCAATCCTTTCCTTGGACTATTGAGAATTCCAACAAATGCCACTGGAACTCCATTCCATTCAAACAACAAACATTTGCAAGACCTATTCATATCAGCAACTAGATAGTGTTCTTTTGCAAATCCACATGACCAAAAAACAGAAGATTCGCAACGTCTTACAGTTAGTTGTATTGGTGGTCTTTTTCCTTTTGGATGATTAATCTTTACTATTTTCACTCTTCATATTTCTTTTATCTTTTATTTTCCTTGCAATTTCTTCCATTGCTTTTTCTTGCCTTTCTTTCATCCCATCATAACATTCTCTACACATGGGATATATCCAGTGATGTTCTACTATCTGTTTATTGATGTGTTTTCCACATACTTCACAAGTGTGATAAGATTGTGTTTCAGCATCTTCAATCATTTTCCTAAGTTCATCGGTCTTCTTGCTGACATAACAAGATAACGTACCAAATTTCTCTTTAATTTGGTAGATTTCAATCTTATCATCTTCCTCTTTGTCCTTATTATATTCCTCTATATAATCAACGATTGGCTGGTATAGTTTTTTCCAACCCTCGCCACATTCTATTCCGAATAATTCATAAGGCTCTTTTGGTTCGTTATTGTCTTTCATAATTCAAGGTATCTCTTGGTACGGCTGTTACATCAACGATTCGTCCATAGGCAATGTCTAACGCTTGGTTGATTGTATCAATCATTTGTAGGTATCTTTCATCACCATTGTACTCGTATAAACGCTCAAAATAATCGATTATCAATGGTCTAGGGTGTAGTGCTTCATTTTCCCTACTCTTCTTAACCATTTCCTCAATATCTTGTATATTTGGTAATGTTTCTAATCTCATGGTACATCTACAGCTTCAGTTAATACATCTATATCTCTTGGGGATTGGTATGCGTTATAGTCTTTTCCTTCCTCATAAACCATCTTCTCCATTTCAACTTCACCATTCTCGTCTCTATGCTCAAGATTGAATATATAATCAGGCTGTGCCCATTCAATAATATCAAAGTGACAACTAGCTATAATAACCTTCAATCCTTTTTGTCTTACATATCTCTGCAAGGCATGACTCATTGATTTTGCTGCTGACCTATTGACCACAGATGTATACTCATCGAGTAGTACAACGCCTCCATTTGCGTCATATATAGCCTTTGCGATATCTAGCCTTGCCCTTTCTCCATTGGAGAGTTGTTGAGGCTTTCTGAGCCACGTGGGGACTGAACTGAGACCCATGCTTGATAGTAGGTCGCAAGCCTCTTCTTCACTTAGCCTTGGAAACTGACTGATTACACATTTGTCATAGTCATATTCAATCGGTTTTACATCACCATATACCTCTCTCAAGATTGTTGACTTTCCACTACCACTCTTTCCACAGATTAGAAGGATATTCCAATCATCCTTATTCATTGCCTCCATGTCTTCTTTTGATGGAATTGGAACTTCAGTTACGGTTTTCTCTCTGTTTTGGATATCGTATGAGTCATACAAGAATTGTGTATAACTGTCATTTACGATATTGCTCTCTAATACAATTTTTCCCATTATCTTTGTTTTGTTATTTTTTGCAAAGATATGTAAAAAATGTTAAAATTCCAAATTTAAAAGCAAAAAAATAGAGTTTAGGTCGTTCCTAAACTCTTTCTTATTATCATTACGGTTGTACTTACTTTTGTCCTTATAGACACGATTCATTGAAACAAATTGACCGCCTCCATTACGTTCTATTTGTTCATCACGGCTAATCATTCTCAGTATCTTATACTGTTCCGTGCTCTTTGTAGGTTTACTCTTTTTCATATTTCTTTTTTAAAAAGTTATAAAAGTTTTCCTCATCATCATCAAGTACCTTCACTTCCTTAAGTTTCTTAAGAAGTTCATACGCATATCTCCCTTGTTCCTCTGGCAATTCCTTTGGGCCAATTCCTAGCATTCAACAAATCCTCCATCATCGTTTATTATTATCGCCTTCTGACAATCTATACAAGCGAATTGCTTGGTTATCAATGGATGCTCATCATCTAGCATCGTATGACCAAATATTTGATAATCCCAAGGTATGTCTTGATTTACCCTAGAATGCATGTCTCTCAAATCATTCCATACAATGCTGCCGTATTGGTCTGTTCCACCTCTTAACCAAGAAGCTTCACATAAAGACCTTATCCCGTATGGTACATCCAATAGTTTATTTAAATTTTCAACTGTTAGTTCACCAATTATTTTCTTATTGTTATCGTACCAACCTTTCTGTAATCCAGCATGTGTGAAAAGATATCTCTTATCACTTATAAGTTCTTCATGTGCTAATTGAAAGAGTGAACGATGTGAACGAAACATTTCCTCAATGTGATATGCATTACTAGAATCATATCTCGACCTTGAATCAAAGTTACGTTTATCGATATAAGGCAAATCCTTTGTATTCAACTGAATTCGTTACATTCAGTTCGTCTTTATAAGACTGCTCATAGGTTTCCTATGAGAATTGACTATATCAACACCCTCGTCATTACACGTTAGGGGCTAGGCATTTCCACTCACTTGAGTGTACTCGCATTTCAGCGATAGTCGATGAGCACACATCCACGTGGGATGCTTCGCTGCTTTTAGTAGATTTCCCAATCCTTAACATTTTCACTATACCCTACGCATTACCATAGGTTTCTTATGCGTATTACTACCATAAGAGAGTAGTTAAGGCTCTAAGGGGTTTCCAGCAATTAGCCTAGTTTTCGCTTGATGATTTCTCATCAAGAGCACAAAGTATTTCATTAAACTTTTTGAACTTTCTTTCGCCATAGTGAGAATTTAAAGTTTAAATGAAATAAATTTATGATTACCCAATAAAAGTGTCACCTTTTCTGGACTACCTCGTTTAAACTCAATCACCTCTTGGAAGTTCCTTATTGCGTCTTTTCTAGTGATACCCTCAAATGGATATGGGTCTAAGTAATCACCGATAAAGATGATTTTATCAACCTTATCTATGTTATCTTCGACAGCCTTTTTCCAAAACGTTCTACCATGTAAATCTCCAATACACAATATCATATCAATATATCCTCCGAAAATAAATATTTCAATTGTCAACAATTATGCAATTGTCAATATGTTTATCCTTGAAATAAGACATTAGAAGGTTTGTTAAGGCTTCCACTTCCATATAGCCATGCAGCTTTGATTGTAATGGTCTGCAAATGAAATGTTCTTTAATCACCCATCGTCTGATACTACTGCCACACGTTGAAAGAATATATTCAAAGTAGTTAATCATAACTTGATTATGAGAAATGACATCCGATAGGCTATATTTTTTCTTGAAGCCATTGTCCGAATAAACTATCACACATTTTCTTCTTGCAAGAGAATACATGAAATGAGTTAACGAATCGTAGTAACCCATAATCTTTATAAACTTAATGTACTCTAGCACAATCTCCCTTCTAGTCTTCTTTCTAGGTTTATTTATCCACCTCATGTTTTCATAATGCTAGGGGGTTCTAAATTATTGTTATTAATGTATTATTTTTATGTATCTTAAGTATCCCTTATCTTTCAAGTGAGATAGAAATAAGTCAACAAGTTCATTGGCATTTTCAAACTTATCACCTTTATAAAACCATTTATTTGAAAATAAATACACATACTTAATCAAGTTATCATTCAGCGTTAGGTAGTACCGTCCTTCTCGTCTTGCATACTCATAGAATGAGTGCTTCCTAAAATACGTTATTGCTCTTTCATTAGGAAGTTCAAACCTAGTATAATTTCTGAAATGAAAACATATACTTTGGAATATTCCAATTATCTTAGCAAATTTAATAAACTCACGTGTAATGGTATCAATATATATTTGTTTTCTACTTGACATTATACTTGCTCTTCAATAGTTGTTTTTGTATTTTCTCGTTTACCTCGTACCATGATATTGGTTCGTAGTTGTTATTATCCACACCAACATCATATTGTGTTGGGAAACAATGTACAAGCCTTGGTATGTCTTGTCCTTTCTTATCTGGTCCACTGTGTACGTGCCCGTAAAGGGAATACACTAGTTTCTTTGGTTCACGATATACACCAGCATAACAAAGGAATGGGAAGTGGTTAAGCAAAACCTTTCTTCCTTCAATTTCAATCAGCATCTGCCATGTAACATACTTAAACAACTCTTCACGAGCTGTTGTTGTAAGATTTTTACGGTCATGATTCCCTTCAATCAGTATGATATCTCCGTTTAGCTGTTCCCTAATCTTTTTCCATCCTTCATAACCTCCACCCCAAGCAAAGTCACCGAGGTGGAATACAAGTCCAGATGGTGGAACTTTTTTGTTCCAATTATCGATAAGTTTGTAGTCCATTTCCTCAACGTCCTTGAAGGGACGGTCACAAAACTTAAGGATGTTTGAATGCCCAAAGTGCGTAACTACGTGTCGGAGGTAAAAAATACCTCCGACCCATCTTCATATTTAAAATCTACTTTATTATTCATATAATTTTATATTTTGGCAAAGATATTGAAAATAATCGTATTTACCAAATTAAACTCTTTAAAAAAAGTTAAATCAATACTTTTATGTCCTCTATCTGTAAAGCGTTATCGAGTACTTCTATGGTATCATCTGTATATGTGATGAATACTGTTTTATCCTCATTCATTGATATCTTGCTAACTTTGTCTTTATCTATATCTTTTTTAGCATATGTGAATAAGGATTTTGATAGCATCATCATATCATGAATGGATAATGGTGTTATTACATTCTCAGAACCATCTTCCAATATTCTATCAAATTCTTTATCCCTAATGGCGCAAGACACTCCGTAATTATCCATGAAAGTTTCCCACTTAAACTGTAAAATAGGTAATGTAGAGTCATTTACAATAATTTTATTCCAGCAATCATTCCATGTTATAGATGTCTCAGATTCATGATTTGAGACATTATCGAGGGTTGTGCGTGTGATAAACCAACAATCGCCACCAAGTTCCTCTACCAAAGCCTTTTCATTTGGAAATCTTACATCATCGATAACATAATTCTTTTCCTTATCAATCATTTCACGTATTCGATTTACGTGCCAATCTGTATTATACTTCCTTATCAAGTCAGTACCAATAAACTGAAGCATTTCTCTTACATTGTGCATGGTCTTCCCATGACATGTTTCTTTTACTTGTTCTATCGGTATTTGTGTCTCTTCAGAAAGTATTGAACAAATATCATCATCCAATAATAATCCTATGTCTATATTCTTGTTCTTGGCATCATTAAGCCCATCAATGGAAACATTTAATATGTCAGCACATAACTGTTTTAGTGGCAATGCGAAATATATTCTTTCATAACCATATTTTTCACATATCTTGGCTAACTCAGTCTTGCCACTCCTCATCCTACCGCAGAATGCAATTACCATATATTATCTATCTTCTAAGGTCTTATTAATAAAGTCAATCAAATCCTTCAATGACACATTACCCATGAGCTTATATATGACATCGCCATTTTCATCTGCAAGAATGGTGGTTGGGACTGACCTGACTTGGTATTTCTCCACCATAAGTTCACCATCTTCGTCATTCTCAATATCAATGCTCTTGAATTCGATTCCCTTGAATTCATCCATTTCAGACACTCTCTTGAATGTGTCAGCATAAACACGGCATGGCACACACCATGAAGCTGAAAATTTTATTACACTTGCTACTTTGTTTTCGTTCATTTTTTCTTATTTTTTAGTAAATTTGAGAAAGCATTAACCTTTCTCTTATTGTTAGTTGTTGCCTTAAAGTCTATGGTTGAGCTTGTAAATATCTTCTTATCTATTTTCTTGGCATTGGAAACTATCGACTTTGCTGTCTCTTCATTGATAATCACCTTTGTTGTTTTGCCCAACACTCTGTTTACTTGTTGTTCAATACGCCTTAATACTGCAATACTATTACTGTTTGATGTATCGAACTTCTCAAAATCCTTTTCATTGATGAATCCCAATGTATTCTTTGCTCTTGTATAAGCCACATACATAAGATTATACTCTTGTCTAATTTCCCAATCTTTCTTTGCTGATTTACTTGGCATTAATGATTCACAAGCTATAAATACATTATTGGCTTCCAAACCTTTTGCCTTATGAATGGTTGAAAGGGAAATTCCATCCTTTTTATCTCTCTTTGGGAAAATCTCATCAATTTTTTCAATTATTTCCTCAGACTTATTGATACCTTCAGCAAGTATCTCAAGGGCATTAATCATGTCAAGCTTATTCTGTATCTGAGGCGAATTTAACGCTGTATCAGCATCAATGTCAAACTTCTCCATCAATTTATTCCTAGAGACGAATAAATCATCATAAAGTCTTACAAATACACCATCCTCCTTGCAATCAGCATTTAATACATCTTGTTTGGTGCTATTGACAATCGATTTGAGATTATTGCCAATATCTTTGCCCCTTATAAATGATTTCTTACCAAGTTTTAAGAACTCATTATAAATCTGTACCAATGGCGCATTATTCCTACATAGAATCATGTCACCATCCTTTACGGCATCCAATGAAACGTTTCTTATAATTTGTCCATCTATTGCGTTTTCATTGGCTTCAATCGTTGGTACTATCTTCTTTGCGAAATCAACGATATTCTTTCCACATCTATATGATATACTAAGTGGGAGGCATTTTGTATTTGGTAAGGACTTAAGCGTATTAAATGATTCTGGGTCTGCCCCACTAAATTCATAGAGCATTTGGCTCGAATCCCCAACACTCATCATTCTTGTACCCATCTTAAAGCACTTCAATACAAGCTCTCTCTCTGCCTTATTCATGTCTTGACACTCATCTATGAATATGAAGTCAAATAAGAGTCCTAGAGGCTTTAAAAATAGAACGTTGGGCAACCATACCATATCAACGTAATCAATCGTTTCTAGGGCATTTTTACCCCATTCCATGACTTGCAAGGCAACCTCCTTCTCATCTGCAATCGTATCAATCCCATATCTATCCTCTATAAAATCCAAATCCTTGACAGTTTGGCATAGATAAAATCTGCCGAAGTCAACATACTTTTTGATGTTATCACTATATCTGTAGAATTCCCTTCCCCTTAATGTAAAAGTATTTATCGAGGATAATTCTCTGATATTATTCTTAATATATGAATCATATTTGAATGGTTCTGGAATTGCACTCACTTGTGGTATATTCCTCTTTATAAATAATAAACCAAGACTATGAAGAGTCCTTACTTCAACATTTTCCCTATCTTTCGTTTTCTTCTTCAGCTCGTTTACAATATCCGTATTAAATGCGCTCATCAACACCTTGCTCTTTTCATCAATGAAATCAAGACATTTGACAAGGGTTGTGGTCTTTCCACTGCCAGCAACGGCTTCAACTACAAGATGACCTTGGTCATGCTCAACCCATGAGAAAATGTCCTTTTGAAAATCACTCCAAGGATATTCTTTTTTTTCTACTTCTTTCTTTTTTCTTCCCATTTAACATCTTTTTGCAAAGATATACAAAAAATGTTAAAAAAGCAAATATATGGACAAAAAAATGAGGTAGAAACCTTATTCTACCTCACTTTTCTTTGTAGCCCTTTTCTTCTATTCATCTTCAAGATTACCAAGGAAGTTCTTCACATATGAACGGAACTGAGGATTCTTCTTGTAGGTGCTTTTCATCTTGCTGATGAAGTCAGCTACCTTGGGGTCATTCTCAAGTTCTTTCATTTCCCTTTCCTCATTCTCCATTCGTTTGCTTGCTTTCATCCTCTTATCCTTTTCCTCAAGGAATCTTACAAGTGCTGTCTTTGGGGCATTCTCAACGTCAATTTCACTATCCCAAAGATGCTTAGTGATAATCTTAACAAGTTCATCACGTCCCATTAATGCAAAAGGAGAAGTTGGTGTCTCTTCACGCCTTGACATTGGACGATATGGACGTGGCTGTGGCTCTCTTTCCTCTCCGATGCCCAAATCACGCTCAACCCTCTCACGAACATGAGGTGGAATGTTTCTTGGGTCAAAACCACGTGGAGGCATTGGCATGCCCATAGGTGGACGCATGAAAGGATTAGGTCTTGTAGCATGCACCTCTTCATGCTGTGGCTCACGCATCACATGTGGGTTAACATTCTCATAGCTGCCAAGCGGAGTCTGCTCAATTGGCTTAATCTCAATGGCAAATCCTAGTACTAGGAACACCTTCACCAAGGTTCTAATGTCAATGTTTTCACCATTGCCATCAAGAATGTCGTAAATCTCTTCAACATCCACGTTGATGGTTTCTGCAAGCTCCTCTGGTGTAGAATCGTTTTCATTCAACAAATTCATCACCTTTTCCATAATGTCAGCATTATATTGTTCAACCCAATTTTCTGCTGCAAATTCGAAATTTTTATCCATTTTTAATTATTTAAAATTGTTATACAATGCAAAGATATAGTTAATTTTGGAAAATTCCAAATCTTTAAGACTTTTTAACGCTAATCTGCGGCACAATCGCATCTTCTTTCCAATTCAGCCAATAATTCTTCAGTGGTGAAATGCTTCAAGGCATCTTCCTTATAACCATCCATTGAAACGCCACAAAGGGTTGTTGTCTTGCCTTTAACATCATCATCCCACGCAAGAATGTCTTCTTCGCCAAGACACGTGCCTATGTTGACCTCCCAATCGTCTGGCATTTCTCCCCCAAAGCCATTAGGTTCGAGACCTAGACATATTCTACAGAAGGATTTGAATTTTTTTGCTTTCATGCGCCATATGCTTTTTTCCTAATCTCAATTAGCAACTCATTAACGAAATCGACATTAATTGTTTCTCTGATGGTAGACTCAGCCATTGCCTTATCTAGTGCTTCCTTGTCAGCATCAGCCATTGCAATCAAATCGTCATATTCGTATTTATGATTTCTGACATCCATTAGGAAATCCCTATCCTCAGTACGGTTTAGGATAATTCCACGACCCTCTGCAATCTCCTTACCCATGTGGATAAGTCTGAACGTATGCATGAGGTTCTTCGCATCGTACCCCTTACCAAGATTTGATTCATAACGCTTCGGATTACGGTTCTTGACCCAATCTTGAAATTCCTTGTACTTCTTACAATGGTCTTTGAAGCCGCTTTCATTATAAACCATATGGCAAATAGGTTTCTCACCTTTTGATACAGATGAACCACGCATATCTGTAGAATTCTCAAGACACATACCACGATAGTGAATTACCTCTTGGTTTTTATCATACCAATCCTTGAGGTCTTTTTTGGTTTCCAAGTTGAAAAACTCCATTACGAATTTAGTGAATTTCTTAATGTCTTCAGCAACTTGTCCATAACCAAACCAACAAAGAAAAATATAGCCGAATATATTTGCGCCAAATGCTGCCATTTCCATGTCTTCATACTTAATAAGACGATGATGGATATGTGCTCCCCAATCGTAATATACACCATATGTGTCATGCATATTGGGAATGTGTACAAGACCACAGAAATCCTTATTGAGACCACGATTATCAAGCCAATTCCTAATCTTGGTGCTACCTTGCTTGTAGAAAGTATAAGCAAAGTCAAACGGTGTAAGTCTCTCCGTAACTGGATTTACAATCAACTTGTTCTGTCCACGACATTTCCTTATCTGTTCTACGGCATATGATATAAATGGCTTGAAACACTGCTTTGTCACGAATTGGTCTCTATTTTCAAAGAGAGGCATAATAATATCTGAAGGAGGTGTGATAATCTTATCCTCTGGTACAAACAATGCCTCCAATACCGTTGGGTTTGATTTCAATAATAGGTTGCAATAATTGCCAATCTCAAACCACGTGTTGTCATTCCTTTCATCAGAAACCAAAGGCTGATAGTCTGAGCCAAGACCCATTAACACCTCTTTAGGAGCAATAAACAATCCCTTCGTATCTAGGTCACTAGATTCATTATTAAGCCCATATAAATGACTGCCTGCCACATATTCAAATAATAGGCGATTATCGTCTGTAATTGTCTGAAAAGTATCTTTCATTTTTCTTAATGTATTTTCTGATGCAAAGATATGAAAAAAAATTGGATTAGCCAAAAACCAATCCAATCTTTAACTTTATTTAAGAAAACGGTATCTTCTGAATTGAATCATTGTTTAATTCCACCTTGCAATCAAGAAAGCCCTTTATCCTATTGTATAGCCTTATGTTTATTTGCCCATCCTTAATGGAAACGTTTTTCTCAGTCCAATGCCTATCCACTTCATACCTTGCAACTACAGTATCACCGTCCATTACATTAACAATTCCATCTATCTCTTTATATTTCATTTCTTATCATCAAATATAATTCTAGATTCAACGTAATTACGTCCTTCTCCAGTTAGTATAGGCATTTCATCATCAATGAACCATTCTCCCTTATCGTTCTTAATAACGGCAGTTCCACGTTTTTCAACAGTTGATAAGTTATTCCAATTGATGCCATATTTCTCCATTAGCATATCTTGAACTTGGCTAGTGCTCTTTCCTTGCAGTTCTTTGTGAGAAAACATTGATTGTCCTAGACTATTAATGCTATTTCTTTCAGCATCCTTTTCACGCCAAAGGATACAATTACAAACGTCTGAAATTGGAATATTGAAGCATCTTGAGTCAAATAACGCACCTTGTTCAACGGCTCTATTGTATGACTTTAATAATTTATTCACAGAACCCACTAGTTCTTCACCATATGTTTTTACATCGGTTAATACACTGTGATGCTTATTAACAAACTCATGAATTTTGTTGCGAAATATTCTATTGAAATATAATGTAGCCATTGCAGCAGATACTGAACACATTTTCTCAACGCTATAGTCAAACCATGCGTCTGTATCTAATGTGTTATAATCAACTAACACTAGTGTAATTTCATCTGACTGTGTATAACCAAATACGCAACCTTGAATATTTTTACAAAGTTCAAGAGTGGTTTCTTGCATTGTCTTAATTAGTCTTTTATCAAAAGGTTTTGCAAAACCTCTTGTGAAAGTATGAAATGCCTTTCCATCCAATCTTATGATAACTGGCATTCTTCTTACGAGATAGGTCTTAGCTCTATTCTCGTAATAACTCTTCATTCTATCTCCTAAACTATCTCTCTTACTCATAACCTCTAAAAGTCTAAAAAAGGTGAGTATCATCTTTATACCCACCTTTTCTAATTAATAATCCCAATCTAAATCATCTTCGTTCCACCAGTCTGTCTCTCCAATTAACGGTAAGTTCATAGGAGGTGCTTCGTTCAGTCTTTTACGGATGGCATTACACTTTGTGATTGGTGCGTTATTACGTCTATCAAGCCCACGCTCACGGCAAGATTCTCCAGCATCGACAAATTCGTCATACAACTGATGGTCGTATTCAAAGTCCTCGAAGTTGTCATAGTCTGAACGCCTTGGTTCATCTACTTCAAGACCGTAACCAAATCTTAGATTCTCATCTGCTGGTTTTCCACCAATACCCCACTGTGGGATAGGTGCTAGTGGCATAAAGCTGTGATTTTTAAATCTTGGAGGTGTCAAATCCTCCTCATCCTCTTCGAAGTCATCGCAACAGAAACGAGGTTTCTTACACTTTGGCTTCTCGAACTTTTCTTCGATTGCGTCCTTAATCTTCTCCACAACACTTTCAAAAGTTGGCAACGCAACGATAAATACATTAATTTTTTCCATAACTTTAATTAAAATTATATTTTTAGTAATCTGTCAAATTTTAAAAGTCTGACATTGCAAAGATATAGTTTTTATTTGGCAATTCCAAATTTTATCACAACTATTTTTTTATTTCGTTAACATTTTATCTTCTACCACCAAGATGACCACCTCTTGTAGAGCTTCTAGGTGTGTTCATAGGTCTATGTCCACCACCGTTCATGTTTGGATTATGCGGTCTATGCATGCCACCACCATGATGAATAGGTCTTGACGGTGCTACATGCCTAGGGTGATGACTGTGTGGTCTTTGATGGAAATGTCCTCTAGGCATAGGTCTGTACCAATTGCTGAAGTGCTGTGGCGGTAATACTCTTCTATACCTATGGAAACAATATCTATCACCGATATAATAAGGATAATAATACCATCCTCTGTAATAGTAGTACATAATTAAACCATCATCATTGAGGAATGGCGTTCCATATGAAATAATGACAGTTGTATTTACTCCATCATCAAACGCATCATCTTGTGCTACGGCAGTTGTTACGCAAGAGCTAAGACTTATTGACATTGCTAAAGCTACTAAAAATCCAAAAATCTTTTTCATAAGCCAATCAATTTTAATATAACTATTGCAAAGATATTGGTTTATTTTTTATTTTCCAAACAGTTACGGCACATTTAGGGCTTTTCTGAGTAGGTTTAGGAAATCACCTATTTTTTAATATGGTTTTCCCTAATTTCTTATTATATAGGTATTTTCCATTTTCCTTAAGCATTTTAGCTAGCATGAAGTATTCGCTAATGTTCAATGTTCTAGCATCTTTATCTCCTCTCATGGGAGTGGTTTGAATACTATTCTCATCATATACAAACCCACCTATTGTGTCAATAATCATCTTATAATGCTTATTACGAGTGGCTTCAAAATTGCTTCTATCGAGATTGTCGATTATAACCCAATGTTTAATTTTCCACAAATAAACCTTTTGTGGCTCAAAATCATTTTCTGAGAATAGTTCTAACTGTTTTATTTCCATAAAGCAAAGATATAGAAAATATTTCTAAATACAAATATTAAAATGTTAAAAAATAAAAAAATGGAGGCTTAATTGCCTCCATCGTAATATTTCATAACTTTCCTATAGTATCCAATACTTTTGTTTTTCCAATTTTTAGTATAGAATCCGCAATTCCAACATTTAATTGCCTTTTCCACACTATGTTCTGGATTGAAATGTTCTTGCAGCAAGATGAACATTTCCTTTGATTTTTGAACGTCATATCTATCTGATACGGTATAACGTTTAGTAGATTTTTTCTCCTTGAGAATTTGGTTGCACTCCTTTACCAATATAGGCACAATCTGAAGTATTCCTGCACAATTACCATTCTGATTATATGCCTTTGGATTTCCCTTGCTTTCGACTTTCACGATGGCATCAATTACTTTAGTCCAATCGTATGAGTCATTTCCTTGTTGTGCGTTAACGCTAATTGGAAGCATTAACATCACGATTAAAAATAATTTCTTTAGTCTCATCATTAAAAGTTTTATGTGAGGCTCGGCTGTAGTATGCTACATGCCGATATGGTGACGATATGTGAGAGCGAGTTACGTCACGCTTTCCTCTTAGTTAAAATTATACTTTGTCAGACTTCCATATTTACTAATTCCACCATTATACCAATCGTCTAGCAATTGGCTTATGAAGCCTTTTCTTTCGGTATCGTTTGTTATCCTATTATAAAATTCTTTATCTAGTGCATCAAGCACATCTTGTTTCCAACATGTCATCTTTGTAGGCTGTCCATTATCCAATTTCATGAACACGCCAACAATCTTACCTTTACCATTGTCATAAGGAATTGCCTTATAGTTTGCGGTAAGGAACTTAGAACCATGACTCACATGGTCTTCATAACATGCTTCCTTTATTATATTCTGTTTAAGTCTCTCTAAACCATTTTCAGATAATATGAATTTTTTCATAATAAATTCTGTTTATTATTATAAATATTCCTTAATCATCTTTTTGCTTAATGGTATAAGACAAAACACAGCTTCTGGTATCTCAAATACATCTACAAATCCTAGTCTATGCCAATATGGTAAAGTTCGTAAACTTTTCTCGACACCCATCCAAATAAAGTCATAATTATCTCTCAAGAACTTGATGTTGAAGTACAACATCTGTTTATCGAGATTTGTCCCACGAAGTCTCTCATCAATAATGAATGAATGCCCATTGACTTGAACATATCTATCCAAATATTCTGAAAGCTCCTTCTCAACGAATGAGATTGGAGAGCCAAACTTTATTGGGCACTCACAGAACATAAGCAAACTATAAATTTCCCCACTTTCCTTATCAACTAGCTTAACTGAGTCTTCCAATAATGCCTTGGATTGACAAAGTTGCCCATATGCCTCTGCATCACATGATAAGTCGAATGCTTTAGCCAAAGTCTTGCAAATTTGGACTAAATCTTCTGTAGAGGTCTTCCTTATTTCAACCCTTTCTAACAAGTCTTCTTTGGTTAAATTGTTATCAACCAACTTGTTACATAAATCTATACGCATGACTGCACACGATTTACAAATGCAAAGATACTAAAAATATTTGAGAAAACCAAATTTTTTAAGATATTTTTGCTTATTTTACAAAAAAGGGGGAGATTTATTAATGTTTCAACCTCCCCCATTGTTAACTATAAAATATTTGAAAATTATGAGCGTTTCCTATTTAATAACAATATCTCCATTTTCACAAGAGGCACTGAATGTATAATTTGGTTCATAGTCGTGTTCAAGCATCAATTCTGTGATTTTATCCTCGATGTTATCTTGAATAAGCCTTATAATTGGTCTTGCACCAAATTCTTTTTTCTTTATTGCCTTTACATGTATATAATCTACTACGTCATCAGTATATACTATATTATATTCTATATTATTTAATTTATTATTAAAATTATTTATTTCTAGTTTAACAATATCTTTTAAATTATCATTGGATAAATCATTAAAATAAACTATTTTATTTATTCTATTTAGGAATTCTGGAGTAAACTTCTTCTTAAGTTCCTTCTCAATGATTGATTTCTTATTATTGTTCTCATCTGACACAAAACCAACGCCATTTCCAAGTTCTGAAGCCTTTCTTGTGCCAATATTTGATGTCATGATGAATATACAGTTATGACAATCAACCACATTTCCATTGCTTTCTGTAAGTCTTCCTTCGTCAAATACTTGCAAGAATAAATTATAGATTGATTCATCAGCTTTTTCAATTTCATCAAGTAAAACTACTGAATATGGTTTATTCTTAATTGCATTCGTCAGAACACCGCCATCATCATAACCAATATAGCCAGGGCTTGAACCATGAAGTTTTGCCACTGAACTCTTCTCAGAATATTCAGACATATCAAGTCTTATGAGCGCCTTTTCATCTCCGAATATTTCTTTTGCGATTGTCTTTGCTAAAAGAGTTTTTCCTGTGCCAGAACGACCTAGAAGCAAATAAGTGCCAGCACACTTCTTTCCATCGCTAAGACCAACCCTATTTCTCTTGATGACTCTGCATATGTCATCAATCGCCTCGTCTTGACCAACAATTGTTTTCTTCAGCACGTCATCAATATTGGCAATCTTTTCCTTTTCGTTCAATGACAATTTACTTACTGGAATCTTTGTTATCTCAGACACCACATCTGCAATGTCGCTTTCTGTAATATCAATCTTAGCAAGATTAAGCTTCTTAATGTCTCTCTTATAATCCGCAAGGTCTGATGCAAGAACATTTTCTTCAATGGTTAATGAGTCAATCTTTTCAAAATCCCCATTATTGAGTGCCTCATTTTTTTCATCTTCGATTTGCCTCATTCTCTTCTTGGTGTTTTGAATCTCGATTGGCTCTCTGTCAATAAGAGCTGTCTTAGCTCCAGCCAAGTCAATGAGGTCAAATGCTGAGTCTGGCAAACTTCTATCCGTAATATATCTCTCAGCAAGCTTTACAGCCTTTTCAATTGTTTTTTCGCTGTAACTCACATTATGATAGTCTTCATAATATCTCTTATTTTGGTTTAACACTTTAATTGATTCGTCAATTGTTGTTGGTTCTATCACAATCTTTTGGAATTTCCTAGAAATCTGTGTATTTGATTCAATTGCATTTCTATATTCCTTGAAATTTGTGGTTGCAATAACCTTAACAGTACCTTCAGATAGCAAGTTACCAATCATTCCACTAATATCTCCGTCTCTTTCCTTATTGGTGCTTCTTAGGACAGTATGAATATCATCAATGAATAGAATATACCTTTCTGATGATTGTAATGCTTCTATTAGGTTCTTCATACGTTCCTCGAACATACCCCTAAAATGTGTACCACTTACAAGAGCCATTGGATTAAGCATAACAATTTCCTTTCCTTCAAGAACTGATGGGACTTTGTTTTCCTCAATCATCTTTGCGATGCCGTAGACTATGGCTGTACACCCGCAACCGCTTTTTCCAACCAATACGGCATTGTTTTTTTTGCGTCTTGATAAAATTTGGATGATTTCCTCAATTTCATCCTTTCTCCCAATTATATCATCAATTTTACCATTTCTAGCTAGTTTGTTAAGACTAGTTGTAAACTGTTCAATGGCAGAATCAGATGAATTGTCTGTTGTGACTGTTTTCATATTAACTTGACTTTTCAATGGGATATCTTTCTTGGCTTTACTTAATTTCTTAGGCTTCAATCTATTTGGTTTTACATTAGTTTCTTTTTGTGCCGTATTCACATCACATTTATTATAAATGAACTCATATTGGAGCATAAACCTTCCAAATATAGCTTCCTCTTTGAAATTATTCTCCTTGTTCAATACAGCTAATAATATGTGTTCTGTACCGATTTGGGAGTTGTTAAGTTTCTCAGACTCAGTTTTAGCACACTCCATTATTCTCACCAATTCATCATTAAATCTGACATCACCATCTTTCATCTGTGGTTTGGTATGTTCGTCTATAACCTCCACATAAACCTTTCTCAATTCATCTAGGTTGTTGGACATTAAGCAATTGTCCAAGATAAGGTTTGCATGACAATCTCTTACATCCAAGATGGAAAGTATCAAGTACTCTGGTGTTAGTACGTCTGTTGGAAACTCATTCAACAAAACCGTTGACATGTAATCCAACACTCCATTTAACTCAATTGTGTAATTAGTCTCGTTCTTTTTACTCATAATTCTCAATTTTATATTTAAATAATAATGATTTTTTGATGAAAATTCAATAGCAATAATTTGGAATTTTAACATTTTTTTAATATCTTTGCAAAAATACGTTAAAGTTATGGCAAAAATATTTGATTTATACACAAAGGACAAAGATGGTAACGATGTTTCTAGAACATGGTATGAATCCACGAACATACGTTACAGTGAATGCGTTGACTATGATAACAAACCAAAGACATTAAGAGTTGTGTTCAAGAACGGCACTCAGTATGAATACAATAATGTAGATGTCAATGATTTCTTATTATTCAGAGACGCACCAAGCCAAGGAAAGGCTTTAAACGAATATATTAAAGCAAAGGGATACGAATACAAAAAACTTGAAAATGCTGACCTTGCAAACTTGGATGGTGAATTGGGATTCCGTATGGATGGCGGCATCTTTGTCTTCTATGAAGGTGGCAAACTTACCATAAAGGATAATAAGGATAATGTCATATGTGATAGGGAGGTGAAATTGACCCCAGAGGCATTTGATGCCGTTTGTGCTGCTCTTGAGGCAGTTGGTAAGCAATTATACACTGAAGGAAAGGGTTTTGAAGATGAGAAATAATTACGGAATAAGGGATAGTAACGAATTTAGAACTGTAATGGAATCAGTACTAGCCGTGTTTGTGGTTTTCAAACTAACCAACGTCATTAATTGGTCTTGGTTTTATGTTCTTATGCCATTTTGGATTCCTTTAGTGTTGGCTCTTATATCAATAATGTTGGGATTTATAGTAAATTATGGAAAAAAGTGAACGTTTGAAACTTTATAATGCTGCCATAACAAGATGGGGTGTTGGCGCACAAAAGAACATGGCTTATGAGGAGATTGGAGAGCTTCTTACAGCCCTTGCAAGAGACGATAGGGGTAGAACAACAACAGAAGACCTTCTAACAGAATTGGCTGATGTCACAATTATGTGTGAACAAATGGCATATATTCTTGGTTTCGATGATTATGAGAAAGAGCTAGATAGAAAACTAATAAGATTAAGAGACGAAAAATTGCATTTAAACGATGGGGATAATAATAAGTAGTTTTATAGGATGTGGTCGAGAATATCTTAAGAACATATACGGCAAGAAAGCTAAGATATTCGATATGGCTGATGAAATGGGCATTAATGACTCATCAAATCAAGATTTATTGGAAGAATGTTATAATAAGGTTATGTCTGTTGTCGATGACTACGACATTGTATTCATACCATCTTCAAAGAATGTAAGGGAAATGTTCAATGAACATAATGTTGATTATGATATATTCTATCCTTCTGTTGAAAGGAGAAATGAATTCATTGAAAACCAAGTTAGAAAGAGGACGAAGCCTGATGTGATTAGAAAACTTGATAAGAATTTTGAAGAATGGGTCAATGAAATAGACGATGACGAATCACCTAACTGTTATAAACATAAACTTAATAAGCAAGGTGAATTCATTGGCAATGAGCCAACAATAATGAGTTATATCAATGGTTTAAACAATGCGTAATATTACTAGAGAATGGAGAAATCTTCATGAAGCTAGAAGCATTATGAAGAGAATGAAAAGGGAAATGAAGGAACTTGATAAACTAATGGTACTTGCACAACAAGAGATTTGCCAACCTAAATACTCAGAATAAATGACAAAAGCAGACGAACAATATCTATCTTTATTACGAGATATAATGGAGAATGGTGTTGAAAAGGACACTAGAGCTGGACGTGTTAAGTCCGTATTTGGGAGACAACTGAGATTTAATCTTAAGGAAGGATTTCCAATTTTAACGACCAAGAAAGTGTTTACCAAAGGGGTTATTCATGAATTACTTTGGTTCTTACAAAGACCATATAACTCTCATGGTAGTATGAATATTGAATACCTTGTTAGAAATGGTGTACATATATGGGACGATGATGCATATCGTTGGTTTAAAACAAATATATGTGGTAGATTTATTAAAACAGCAAATAACAGTTATCAAGTTAAGCGTATATTTCCAAAAGAATATCTTGTATGTACCAATGATGATGAGATGGGTAGACAACCAATATTCGAATATTGGATTGAGAATGAACTTAGACAAAACGATGACGAATGGCTTAAGAACATTACAAAGGAGGAGTTCTTGGACTTAACCTTACAGAAGGTTGAAATAAAGGGACCATTCATGTCGAGATATAGATTTGGTGACTTAGGTCCTGTATATGGAACGCAATGGAGAGCATTTGGAAGTAATCATGTAGACCAAATCAAGAATATTATTGACACATTGAAAACAAATCCAAATGATAGGAGAATGTTATGTGTGGCATTTAATCCAGACCAAATTGAAGATATGGCATTACCTCCTTGCCATGTTATGATGCAATTCTATACAAGGGAATTATCAAATGTTGAGAGAATGAAGATTTTCAACGAAAGATATATGAAATGCCAAATACCAAAGAAGTATTACGATTGGCTCAAAGAATATTCCAAGAATACAAAGGATGGCGCAGACATATCAATGCCTAACGATGGCAGTAATTATGATATTGCAGATATTCCCAAGTATGGGCTGAGTTGCATGTATAGCATGCGTAGTAATGACGAGTTTTTAGGGCAACCATTTAATACGGTTTCGTATACCATTCTAACTCACATGATAGCTAAATTAGTAAATATGATACCAGACGAGTTAATAGCTTCACTTGGAGATTGTCATATATATGAGGCACATTTTGATGCTGTTAACGAACAATTATCTAGAAAAGGTTCTGATAAGATACCACAATTGATAATAGAAGGAAATCAAAAAACAATTGAAGATTTCAAATATGAAGACTTTAAAATAATTGATTATGAGCCAGACCCAATAATCAAAGCACCATTATTAGTCGGTTAATGGAGAGTAATAGAAAATATGATATGGCTGTTGAACGTGAGATTGCAGCATTCCTAGATGAACATTTATATTCGAATAAGGAGATTTTTACTGAGTTTGCTAGAACTGATGGCTATGACGAGCAAATGAGAGGCTCTGACCTTATTTTAAGCTTGCATGACAAGAAAATAGATAGGGTTATTGTGGATGAGAAGGTGGCTGCTAGATACGCTAATACAAACCTTGATAGTTTTGCATTGGAATTGTCATTCATATCCAAAAGGGGTACTAAAGTTTGTGGATGGTTTCTAGATAGTTCAAAGTCAACACAATACTATCTCTTTGGATGGATATTAAAAGCAGATATAGAGTATAATAAGGAGAAAAGACGATATAATACAGATTCGATAACAAGGGACAATATTAAAGAATTTGAATGGTGTCTTGTATCTAGGCAAAAGATTGCTGATTTTCTTGAGAGTAAGGGTTGGACTTTAGACATGCTTGCGAGACAAGATGAGGCTATCAGGGAAAGGGGATGTGTGAAGACATCGGAATTTGTGAATGGGATATCATTCAGATATAGCGAGAAATACGCTGAAAGACCAATTAATATATTATTGAAAAAACAAATCTATATCGACTTATCTGAATATCATGGAATAGTTACGGCAAATGAAGGTAAAATCTCAACAAATATCAAAGCCCAAAAAGAGAAGTGTCTTAAAGATGGAAAATCTGATGAAGAGCTTATAATGGAATTGCTATCAAGCCAGATGGGTGGCAGTGTTAAAAGGGCTTCTAGGGATGAAGATTATAAAGACCATATTGACTTTTGGTGGAATACCCTTGATGGAAATAAATTCGGCATTGATGTTAAGGGACTAAACAAAGTATGGAGATTTGATGATGGATATGACGATACAATCCATTGGGTTCGTTTGGTAGATAAGCAAGGACGTGAAGATAGATTCTACGTTAAGGCTGATTATATTGCGTTTAGAGCGATGAAGAAGGTGATTTTCGTCAAGTGGAAAAAATTAGTAGAATTTGTCTTGGAAATGGTAAAAGGAAAAGAGGTTGTCACTAAAAATCCAAGAAAATGCTATATACCATATAATCGTGATAGAGATATTGCAGTGATGGTGTTAAATGATGATTTGGAGAAATTATCTGATTTTGTGCTTCATTATGAAGGTGCTGATTGATTTCAGTACCTTTTTTTTGTTATTACCAAATATTTATAGAGAAATAATTTATAAAAATAAAAGAAAAAATATGAACAGTAATATTTTGGATTATATGTATGAAGGATATGGTTATGATACAGATAACCCACTTCTTTACGTTGATGTTGAAAACTATAACGAAACACTCAGTGAAAATGGAAAAATGACCACTCGTGGTATGGAGACCCTTGCTTATAACGATGGACCTATTGGGCACGATGCTCCAATTCCAACTGAGAAGGATAACAAGTATATTGAAACTGTATCATTTATCTCAGAGAGTGGTGCTAAGTATACAGACCTTAGACAAGGCATTTGCGATTGTAGTCGTGAGACTGGCGCTGGCGAAGTTGTAGATAACGGATAATATCACATTTAATGTTTCGATGGGAAAAACTATTACATTCGGAGAGAATAGATTATTAACTTTAAAGGATAGAATAAATGAAATTATGGTTGGCATGGATGATGTCAGCCATAATGGTGTTTCCCATAATGTTGAAGAAGTTTCAGCAGAGGTTGATGAATTTGAACTTGGACAAGAAAGCAATAATCCACCAATTGGAGGTAATTATTGCCACACAGTAGAAGAAACAAGTGTAAATTATTCTAAAATACCACAAGAATTCATATATAGAGCAAAGAAACTGAGACCAAATGAATGGAGCAACTGGGCAGTAATCAACCTTATTGATATTAACATTATGCCACGTTATTTTGAAAAAAGAAGTATGGCATATAAGTACTACAAATGGTTGAAGATTGATAAAAACAACAAACCAGTCATAGTTAATTTGGATAAATATGAATCAAAGAAAAATAATAAAAGTGTTATTGTCAATGAAAGCCAAATCAAGAACATAATTGAAAATCTTGATTTTGAGGTAGATTCTTCTGATATTGACCTTTCATCCTTTAAGAAAAAGAGTGAATTAGCGCCAATATGGGTAGATGATAATACTTTGGATTCTAGAGTTAGACTAAGATTATTGGATATTGCAGACGATTTTTGGGAATTTGTTAATTTAACTTGGGTTAAACCAAGTGGAATTATCTTAACTGGCTCAATCTGCAATTTCAATTGGTCTAAGTATTCTGACATCGACCTTCACCTTATTGTTGATTTCGATGAGATTGATGAGAAGACAGAATTTGTTCGTGATTATCTTGATGCCAAGAAGAATGAATGGAACAACGAACATAGCGACTTGACGATATTGGGATTCCCAGTTGAATTATATGTTCAGAATCTAGGTGAAATGCCTCAGAGTGGTGGTATATACGACCTTGAGGAAAATGATTGGGTTAAGAAACCAGATATGGGCAGCATAAAACCAATTGGTCTTGACAAGTTCTCAATCAAGGATAAGGCAGCAGAAATCATGACAATCATTGATGACATGTATAATGCTCTTAATGCTACAGACGATTCACATAAGATTGAGACAATCGGTGACGATGCTCAGTATCTTTGGAAGAAGGTTAAGGCAATGAGAAAGTCAAGCCTTGAGAGCAATGGCGAGAGTGGAGCTGGAAATATCGTCTATAAGATTCTACGTAGGACACAATATCTTGATAAGTTGTTCAAATTGTTCTCAACTGTTTATGATAGAAACAATTCAATAACTGAATCAGTAGAGAGTAATAACAATGTTGATGTGTTTGCGTTGGCTAAAGAGAGATTCGGTGTCACCAATGATATAAGGGAATGTGGTTATATACTTCCAGATGGTAGTATGCTTGACTTCAGTGGAAGACATATGGTAACTGGAAATACTGATACCTCTCATCTTAGAGGTAGAAGGGGTGTTGACCACAGAGACATTGGAAACCTTAATTGGGATGCCGATATGACTACTAAAAGCGGTCTAAACATCAATATGGCAGACTTCATTAGAATGGGTGCAATAAGAATCCATTGTTCAAACACTTGGAGTTCTATAAATCTCTTCAAGAAACCTACTAGGGAACAAGTTAACCCAATGTTAAGGTTAATTCAATATAGTAAGGGTAATGTAACTGTAGAGATTGGTGATGGAGATAATTCATACGAGTATGCTGAATGGGATGGAGCTAACCCAAGAAGAGTGATAAATGATGTTGTAAGATATTTTGATGGTGAAACTATTAAATTGGTAGGAAATGTTGCAGAATCAATCAGAAAGTATTCTAATGCTATTACCTTATTAAATGAGGAATGGGTTGGTGATGGAAACAGTGAACATAATCCATATAAGAAACGTTGGGATGCTGAAAGAAAGGCACTCAAGGACTTTGTTTCTAATTATGGTAAGTTAATGCAATCAAAGGAAAATGGTAAGTTGTATAAATGTTATTATGATAAGGTGTTATCACAGTTGATTGGATATAACTACTGCATTTGCATACAATGGGATAGCATTGAAATGAAACCTAAGAGTGTTCTCTATATAAGGGCATTGGATAAGTTCACACCAAATATTAAACAAGTCAATTTCGATACAAGAGGAAAAGATAATCAAATGGGTACGGTAGATGATAATTTTAGTACAATGCCACAACAAACTCAGTATCAATACCAATAATTGATATTTTTTGATAATATGAAATATTTATAATAAAAATAAGTTTGAAAAAAATTAATACATATTAATATGGATAATAAAATGAATACAAATGAGCAGATTGCTAGAATGAAGGCTTTGATGGGATATGGTCTTCAAACTGAGAGTAAGAAAGCTCCATACAGTTCAGTAGAGAACCAGAAGCTTGGTGCTGATGGTAATGTATATGGTATTGTACGTGAGGGTACTAAATATTACATCAAGTCTGCTTCTAACAAACAGAATCTTGTAAAAGAAGATTTCAACTACATTGGTGGTTTCAGAAACAGAAAGGATTATCAATATGATTCTTTTGCTGACGCACAGAAGAACTTCGATATGAAGATGATGTCTCTTAAAGAGGCTGCAAACAAACAAGACTATAACATCAGTTCTTGGGATTTGGACAAGAAAGAGACTGTTGTAGTTGAGGCAACTGATAAGATGAGAAACGAAATCAATCGTTCACGTCAAATCATGGAAAATGCAATGAAGATTGCAGAGGGTAAGAAAGAGTGTGCAAATGGCATCTGTGATAAGGACATCAAGAATTCACAGAAGGACAATATCTCTAGCAGTGTAGAAGAATGCGGTGATGCGGCTTCTGCAAACGCTGGATATACAAACGCAGAGATTCCAACTAGCATGACTGAGGATAAGACTTGTCCTAAATGTGGCAAAAACCCATGTCAGTGCGAGACTGTAAATGAGGAAGAGGTTCTTGGTTGGAATCGTGGTAACGATGACTACATGGATAAGTCTCATGGTACTGAGATTGGTGATAGCGCACCTTTTGACGGTCCAGAGGCACGTAATATTGACGATGGTGACAAGAAGGTAACTAATACTGGTGAAATGAAGAATGGTGTTGTTGAGAATCATGGTACTTCTATGCATGATACCGATGACCAGAACAAACCAGAAGTAGGCGTTGGTGAAGGACCATCTGATGATAACAACAAACCTTTCGATGGTGAGAAGGGCAAACAGATTGACGAGGCTTTCGATGACTTCGGTGGCGAGGATGTTGATGGTGCTCCAGCTCCTGAAGAGGGTGAAGGTGAGCCAATGGGTGATGAACTCGGTGACGATTTAGACGCTGAAGACGAACCAATTGATGACGAACTTGGTGATGACCTTGGCGGTGAAGAGCCAATTGGTGACGAAGGAGAAGATGTATATGAGGATGATGTTGAATCACGTCTTAGTGCAATGGAAGAGCTCCTTTCACAGATTGCTGACAAGTTGGGTATTAGTGAACCAAGTGTAGACGCTAGCGCTTATGGAGACGATGATATCTTCGGTGACGAGGGTGAAGGTGATGACTTCGGTGGTGAAGAACCAATCGATGACGAAATGCCAATGGAAAGCAAACAAAGAAACAACGGTGTTCAGATTTATGAAACTGCTGCATATAGAAAAGCTATGGGCAAGCAGAAAGTAAACGAGGAAGGTATGACCCCATTCAAGGATGCAGGTCGTGTTCCAAGTGGTAATATGAACAAGTTGGATGATTTTGGTAAACACCCAGCATATCAGAAAGTAGTTATGGATTTACCTCCAAAGGATATGAAGGAATTCCCAGGTTACTATGATATGAATGACGATTCAGTTAAGAATGACACTCCTTACGGTGAGAAGATTGGTGATGGTGCTCCATTCGAAATCGACCCACAAGCAATTGACAACGCAATTGCAGAGGCTTTAAATCGTTTAAAAAAAAACATAAACTAAACGAAATTGCTTTTGAGGAGAGACCAACAAAATTGGAAATACCAAACAGCAACCCTCTAGGTGGTAGTGTGGATGGCATGGGTGATTTAGATAATGCTCCAATGCCACCAATGGGTGCTGATGATATGGGGATGAATGACCCTATGGGTGGAGGCGAACCTCCAATGGATGACCAACAACCTCCAATGGAAGGTGGAAACATGGAAGATAATGAACTAGACAGCATTGTTAATAACATGTCAGCAGAGGATAAGGCAGCAGTCGTAAAGTATGCGAAGAGCATTGCTGATGATTCAGATGCCATGCCTCAAGACGGTGGAATGCCAATGGAATCAACCTTCAACTACAAGGGTGTAATTGATGAGGTCATAAATGATGTTTTGGATGACCATGAGGGTACAAAGAGACCCGAAAAGAAGATGCCAAAAGAATATAGGAATCAACCAATGACACCATTCCAATCTCCATACTTTAAATAATATAAAAAGGGATACTTTAGAGTGTCCCTTTTTTGTTTTGTACAGATATTTATATAAAAATTTGTAATATGAAAATATTCGTTAAGAAAGATAATAATTTGAAACCACTTGGTGAGGGTAGAATCTATTCAAAGAGCCAATTAAGACTCAATGAGGCAATGAATGGCATAGATGCCAATATTGGTTCAGCTAACGGTATTCAACAAGCTCAGATGATGGCAAAACAACTGATGAATAGAAACCCAGGTGTAGTGTCAGCATCAGCAGACGCAGGTAAACTTGATGGGCAGTCAGATGTGACTAACGGAGAAGGATTGAAACTTCAAATTCCAATTAATGCAACTGGAAAACAGCTTGCTCAAGCACAGAATATGGTTAAAGACCAATCTGCTGATGATGCACAAATTACGTTCACAAAACCACAAACACAATCTTCAGTAGATAATAATGGTTTAGGTGAATCAAGAATTATTGAAATGAGGAAGAACTCGATTCCATTTTCAAAGAAAGAGTTAAGTGATTTCCTAAGTACCTTATAATGAAGAAGATATATCTAAAAGAAAATACAATTGCCAATGTTTTGAATAAGAGGCTTTTGCCTCAATTTCTATTCAAAAGCGTTAAGGCACATGAGACATCATTGGGAGACAATAGTATGTTCCCTAGTGGTGGTGACTATCCTTTTGACTATACTTTGCTAAAGGTTAGATTCGGTGAAGTGTGTGATGCAATAGAGAAATTGGGCTTGGAAAGCCTTGATGAAGACTATCTTATGAGTGAGTTAAGCAATGCTCTCAAGATGTGTAGAGATATGGAGCTTCCAATTAGAGATACACTTGAGAAGATTTGCGAGAATGCCGTTAATAGGTTGTTTGCAATCCCAGAGGAAATGCTTAACCTAAAGTGCAAGCTTGTAGATAAGATAAAGTTCAAAAATGCAATAAGGTTGAAACCAGAATCGGATGATAAGATTACATACACATTCGATGATGTGAATGATATTGAGTTGTTTGATAAGGCTGTTGAAAAGAGACGTTTCATTGATTCATTAATTCAAGGCGCAGCATATACTTATTCAAAAATATTGGGCTTGTATATAGAGGATATTGATAGAATTAATAGAGACCTCATTCCATTGTATATGAAGATTATCGCAATCAATGATTATCTTCTTTTTACCAAGAAAGAGGAAATGAGTGATGAAAAACCAATGCAAGGCTCATATGTTGAAGTGCATCTTGGTGGTGTTGGTGAGAGAACCACAATAAAGGCACAAGGTATTATATTCCCATTGTTGCTCCAAGAGACCATTAAAGGCTTGTTTGAGCTGTTTTCAGCACATGGGCTACCAAGTAATAAGGATAAGGCGATGTTTGTCGTTAAAAAGGCTGATTTTGTGCTTGCAGAGCCTTGGGACTTGAGATTTGGTGTTACGCTATGGAACAAGATATTTGGTAGGGTGGAAGACACCAATATGATACCATACATGTTTACAAGCCTCATTAAGCAGCCAAATGAAGAGTTCAGCGCAAGCGTGAAGGAAATCCTTTCAAATACCAATAGGGGAAATGAGATAATCGACCAATTAATGAAGAATGCTGAATATGATAATGGTTATCAACAGTTTACCAATAGGATAAATGCGAAGAATATTGATAAATCATTGATTAAGGATTCTTATTTCACTGGAGCTGAGACAAATGGATATGAGATAGATTCAGATGAATCAGAGGGTGATGTAATTGAAGAGGGCGAGGATGCAGATGTAATGGGGCAATATGAGGCAGAACCTCAGAAGCCTATTGAATATTATCAACAATTGGTACAATCTGCAACCGTAGATAACATTGATTTCCTTGAGGGAAACGTTAATGGTGTCACTGAGGACTTGATTGTAACTATCAATGGCGAGATAATGCCAAGACAGATGATTCTCCTTATGGCACAGAGCGTTAAGATTAGAATCAGTGAGGAGGAGAGAGTACCAATGCTTCAGATACACATTATATTGAATGAAGGAATCCAACGTTTAGGTTTAGCACCAAAGATATACACAAAGCTTATCTATGAGTTCGGTGCAATCTATAGCGGAGAGGGAAGAAGAATAAATAAGGAACATATAGCAAAGGTTTATGCTAAACTAGCTCAAAACCCAAACATCTATGTATATCATGATGATATGTGCTATATGGCAATGCTAAGACAAAAAGAGTAATCACAGTTGTGGTTGCTCTTTTTTTGTTTGTAAATATTTATAAATGAATAACTTTTCGAAACATTGTTATATTTATTTAAATTTATACTGTTACAACTATGATTTACGATAGACAACAAATGGCAAGCGATTATGCTCAATGCTATGCCGACAAATCAAGAATTACATTTATAGAAAAGTATTTCTCTACCTTTAATGCAACTAAGGGTAAGAAAACACAATTCCACTGTTTTCCACGTCAGAGAGCGTTCCTCAAGGCTCTTGCGGAAAACAGAAACGTTGTTGCAATTAAGCCAAGACAGTGTGGTATTACAACACTATCAAGTGCTTGGGCAGCAGCCCAGTGTGCATTTGCATCAGCAGAGGCACCTGAGACTGTTTTGTGTATTGCCAATAAGCTTGAACAAGCGCAAGAAATTATCATAAAGGTAAGAGATTTCCTTGAGCAAGTTCCTAGATGGTATTGGGGTAATGAATATTTCTCAGTTGACCCTAATTCAGAAAAAAATCTAAAATCAATTTTTTTAAAGGATGCAAAAGGTGAGCTGAAGTTGTTCAATGGTTGTAGAATCATTGCACGTGCATCTGGTCCTAATGCTTCTCGTGGTATCTCTGCTGTATCCGTCTTGATTCTTGACGAGGCAGCGTTTATTGAGGAAGGTGTGGCTGCGTTTACCACTGCTGCTGCAACTATGGCATCTAACCCTAATTCTAAGACTGTTATGGTATCTACCCCTAACGGTAGAGACGAGCTTTACTATAACACATATAGGCAAGCATTAAGCCATGAGAATAACTTCGTGGCAGTACAGTTCCGTTGGTATCAAGACCCAAGATTCAACAAGTATCTTGTGTGGAAGAAGAAAAATGAAGATACTGGTGAATGGGAGTTTGACCAAGACCCAATAATCGACAGTGAGGGAGGAGTGAAGTATGATGAGGAAAGATGGGCTAGACTTGAACACAATGGTTGGAAACCTACAGCGCCTTGGTATGATGAAATGTGCAAGCAGTTCAACAATGACTCAATGAAGATTGCCCAAGAGCTTGATGTATCGTTCATGGGTTCTGCCGACAACGTTGTTGCTCCAGAGTTCATTGAAATGCAAGAGAAGCTTAACACAAGAGAGCCACTTGATGATTTTCATGACCCATTAGTTGAAGAGACTTGGTTTTGGAAACGTCCTATTGAGGGACACCGTTATATTCTTGCATGTGACCCATCAAGAGGCGTATCTGCCGATAGAACAGCCATTGAGATTATTGATATGGATGGTAGGGACGAGAATGGACTACCGATTATCGAGCAAGTTGGAGAATATGTTGGAAAGAAATTGGGTGATGATATTGGAGCATTATGTTATCAATATGCAACAATGTATAATGATGCATTCATTGTCGTTGACTGTACTGGTGGTCAAGGAGATGCTGCCATATTAACACTTATAAACATGGGTTATAAAAACATGTATTATGAGGATTCAAACCAAAAGACATATATGGTTCAGAGGTCAACAAAGAACTATGATGGATATACGGATAAACTTCCAGGTTTCCACTTCCAAGGAAACCGTTATCCAGTACTTGCAAACTTCGCAGGTCTTGTCCGTAACAATGAGTTCAAGATTCGTTCAGCTAGGGTAATCAACGAACTTGAGACTTGGATATTCAAGGGTGAGACAGCTAGAATTGACCACCAAGACGGTGCTCATGACGATACTCTTACAGCATTGGCTATGGGATTGTTCGTTATGCAGTACACTGTTAATAGGATACAAAATACAGCCAATAAGGATAAGGCTATTCTTAATGCGTATATGATGAATCGTGCAATCAGTATGAATAAACCAAAGATGAAGAGTGGAGAGACTATTGCACCTAAGACTGGTTTACCTTTCTACAGTTCAAAGAAACGTATTGAGAAATATAGTAATATAGGTGGAAGTTGTATGTGGCTATTTGGAGGAGTTAAGTAAAGTAACAAATATTTATATTTATAAATAAATTTATTATTTTTTATAAAAATGGCAAAAAAGAATACAGTTTTTCAAGCCCTAGATAAAGCCATAACTGGACGTTGGACTTCTTCATCTACATCAATAGCAGAGCCACATATTAATTCATATGATTTGACTCCTAGTGATGGTAAGAATGTAATATATAGGACAACAGATAGGGATGACTATTTACAGAAGAAACTAGAGCTTCAGCAAGATAAGTACTTGAAGGATAGATGGGTTAAGACTAATGTTAACCTAGCTGTAACCGCATATAGTGGTTTGAACAATGTCAAGTTAATGTATCGTGATGGTGATTTGATGGATGCATTTCCAGAGATTAGTGCAGCACTTGATATTGTTTCTGAGGAAAGTACGATTGTTAATGACAAGGGAATGGTTGTTAATGTTTATTCCAAGTCAGATAGAATCAAGAGCATTCTTGAGGATTTGTTCGTGAATAGACTTAACATCCAATTAACTGGTCAGATGATTATCCGTGCTATGTGTAAGTATGGTAATCAATTTATGTTATTGGATATTGACCATAAAAATGGTGTTAAGGGTTGGAAACAGCTTCCAGTATTCAATATGGAGAGAATTGAAAATGGGGTTCAAAATCCTTATGGTGCTGGCTCATCAATCGCTGTTAACGGTGTAACAAAGGATGATGCAGACCTATCAACTCAGTTTATTTGGTTGGATGATAATAATTCACAAGTACCATTCAGAGATTGGCAGATTGCTCATTTTAGATTGCTCACAAACTCATTGTATTTACCTTATGGTGTGAGTTACCTTAATGGCGCACGTAGGCATTGGAGGATGCTTTCATTGATGGAAGATATGATGCTTATCTATCGTCTTGAGCGTTCAGTTGAAAGACGTGTGTATAAGATTTTCGTTGGAGCTATTGATGATGCTGATGTTGAAGCATATGTAGAGAGAATTGCCAATGAGTTTAAGAGAACACCGATTATTGACCCAGTAACTGGTCAAGTTGACCTTCGTAAGAATATTCTTGGAATTGACAATGATATATTTATTCCAGTACGTGATGAGAATGCACCAACTCCAATTGATACGCTTTCAGCTGGTCAGAACATGACAGCTCTTGATGATATCAAGTTTGTGCAGAATAAGGTGTTGACTTCACTTAGAATACCTAAGTCATTCTTGAATTTCGAGGAAGGTGTTGGTGACGGTAAGAATCTTGCACTTATGGATATTCGTTTCACTAGAACAGTAAACAGAATACAGCAAGCATTCTTGATGGAACTTACAAAAGTGGCTTCAATCCACTTGTTCTTGTTAGGTTTCAATGATGAGTTGACCAATTTCTCATTGACGATGAATAATCCATCAACACAAGCTGAAGGATTGGAGATTGAGAACATGCAGAAGAAGATTGATGCTGTTAGAGACGCAGTATCAGACCCAGGTAATGGTCTTCCAGTTATGTCACAAACTCGTGCTCTTAAGCAGATTATGAAATGGTCTGAAAAGGAGATTAAGGAGAACCTTGAAGAGATACGTCTTGAAAAGGGTATTGCCGCTGAACTTGAGAAAACCACACAGATTATCAAGAAGACTGGTATCTTCGATACCGTTGATAGAATCTATGGTGAACCAGGAGCAGAATACATGGATGATATGCAAGGCGGCCAAAGTGGCATGGATGGTGGCTCTGGAGGAATGGGCGGTGGAATGGGAGCACCACCTCCTCCAATGGGAGACGCACCTGATATGGGTGGAGATATGGGAGCACCAATGGATGATGGTAGTGGAACGGCACCAGCCCAAGAGGGTTCAATGCCAACAGCCGATATGGGAAGTGACCCAAATGCGCCAATGGAGTCTAGATATTCAAACAAGCCACTGATAAATGAGCAGAAGAACAATAAGCTTGATGAAATGTTCAATAAGTATCTTTCAACTTTGAAGGAACGCAATGAGAAGCATAGAGAAACTGAGTACAAGCGTGCAGATGTTTATGATGAGGATTCATTGTTGATTAATGAAGAATTTGATAAGATGATTGATGAACTTGGTAAGTTTGTTGATGACAAATAAGATAAGGGCGTGGCAGTAACTGTCACGCTTTTTCTGTTAAACATGATATTTATATGAAATAATGTTTGAATGGAAAGTAAAAGGATACTAGAGTATTTTGAAGGCACTCCAGATACAGTATACGATATAACTAATCAAGTAACTTGGAAGTGGGATAATGAAATGGCAATATCTTTCGGATATTTCCCTGTTTCATTAGACAACGAGTACATATTTATGACTGGTTCAACAACTCATCTTATGATTGCAGCGCAAGCAGCAAAGAAATTAATGGGAAAGGCAATCAGCCATATAAAGGATACTTACATTCCTTGGATTGAAAGACAGTGTTATGGAAAGTCATATTGTCGTGGAAGGATATGGACATTTGATACTGATAAGTATCCTAGCATCATGGCATTTTGGTATCTTCCAAGCTCTAGAATGGTTAGAAAGATTGTCAAGGAACTTAATATAGACCCATACAACTATATATTGGTAGTGGAAGACTCTCAGAATGCATTTGAGGAAAATCCAACAGTAGCCGAATACATAGAGTCAAATAGTAATGGTGATGATGGTTTTGATGAAATTAACGAGCCATTTGCCATTGATAAGAGGGTTATTGAGATTATAAGAAGTTATAACGATACCCAAAAGACTTGGCAGACTCAAAAGGAAAAGGAAGGTTGGAAATCACTTGCGCAGAGGAATGCAACACTGTATCAAGAGAATAGGCAAAGAATTGATGAATATTTTCAAGGAGACCCAGACACGATTGATGAATTTGACGATGATGACGGAGTATATCTAAACAGTATATCCTACAAAGATAAGAATGTGATATCATTTGGTTTCTTTCAAACGTCATTGGATGGTAAAAAGGAATTCATATATAAAACTGATATCTGTCATCGTGATATCTGTATGGGCATTGCAGAAAATATAATTGGTAAGGCGATTAATTGTGAGGACATTGAAGACATGGAAGTTAAGGATATTGCCTCTTCAATATACGCAACAACAGCTTATAATGGACGTATATTTCTAGATGCTGATGTAATCACAACATGGTATAGAGTATCTTCAAATACACTTGAAAAACTACTTAACCTAATGGGCGGTGTTGAGAAGTGGAAACATTTAACGTATATTGTCCCTAATTGGTATAATAAAATTACTTGGGAAAATGATTCCTTATCACAAAAGAACATTAATGTGGTTGATTATATCGAACAAGGAATCACTGCCGATGAATCAAGAGATGAGCACCAGATGGAAAGGGATTTTAAACCACTAGTTGATGGATGGATTCTAGATACGATTAAAAAATATAATGAACCTAATTCAACATTGGCAGCTAAAACAGCCAAGTTGGGCAATATGACGATTGCACAATATAATTCATTAATACATCAAGAAGAAAAAGAACCTAAACAAACAATAAAAGAAAACAATATAAATATGAAAAACAACAAATATCAAGAAGAGTTTTCAAACTATATTAACATAATGTCTGAGGCATTACAGAAGGATGACTACAAGGCGTATGAATATGTTAAGGAAATGCTCGATGAGGCTATTGAAGACAGCAAACATGAGAAAGAACTCATGGAAGAAATGAATACGACCAATTTCGGTATCTTGAACCATATCTTCGAGAATGAACTTCCAACGCTCATCAAGACGAACAAAAAGGCAGTTAAGGACGTTATCAATACAATCAGAGAAGATAAGAACTTGAAGAGTGAATTTGATTTCTATAATGTAATCAAGGAACAATATAATAGCAAACATGCAGAGATTGTTACCTCTGAGGTTGTACTTGAAAAACTTGCAAAGATTGTGTGCGAGAATATCGACCTTAAGACAATTAAAGCTTCAAATAGAAAGCTTAGAAAGGTGATGATTGAAAACGGTGTGAAACCAACTGAGTTTGTTGATGAAGAATCAAGAAAACTTTATGAAAATGGTGATGTAATCCTTACAACAAAGAGAAACACAAATAACATGATTCCTCTTGTTGAAAGTTACGATGCCGTTTGTAAATGGATGGATGCTCATAAGTCAGATAAAATTAATGAAGGTAAGACTCCAGACGAATTGATTAGTGAGTTTGAGGAAAAACTTAAGAACAACCTTAATGAGTCTGAAATGTCATTTGTTCAACAAATCACTGACTTCAGAACTCCAATTGCAGAACAGAGAAAGGAGAAGCTATTCAATAAGTTCAAAAATGAATGCATCGATAAGATTAACGAAATGTTGAAAGAAGATGCAGAAAATGTTGAACTTAAGGGATTAAGTGACCAGATTAATGAAATGTCTTTTAATAAGGAAACCATTGTTAAGGACATTGCAAAGTTACTTGAAATAAGAGATATTTTGATGGATGATTAATCATAACAAATGCAGCTAGAAATGGCTGCATTTTTTTTATATTTCCCTCTTGATTTTTATGAAATTTTTTGCTATATTTTAAATGTAAATGATATAGCAAATGAAACGACTAAACAAGGAATATAAGTTAGATGTGTGCAATCATATTTCCTTGAAATATGGCACGGTAAACAGAAATAACCCACAAGTTGTATACGTGAGTGGAAAGTGTTGGGTGTCACCCCAAAGGGAAATGAATTATGCCGATGTTATTGACAACATTGAGAAGAATATGAAGAGAAATATAAAGTCATTCCTAATTGATGGGATAAACTTCGATAATCGCTTTATATTGGACTTTGATATCAATATTGATGGACTTGCCCCAAGGGAGAAAAAATTCCTCTCATTCGACTTCTATTTGCGTCAAAATGAGAAGAATAAAAAGCAATTACAAGACTTAAATGATTTGTTTAAGAGAAAGGTTAGTACAATTGCCAATAACCTAGTATATTCTTTTAAGGAAAATGATTTCACGATAAATAAGAAGAAATAACCTCTTAGAAATATTTATTATAAAAATTAGATATTATGAAAAAGGTAATAAGACTAACAGAATCAGAATTGAGAAATATCATAAAGAATTCAGTTGATAAGATATTGAGGGAAGATATATTGGGAAATGATTGGCGTGAGAACGACAATGTATTGAATAATTATGAACCATTCGAGGGTGAGGAACATTCCACACCATTTGACGGTATGACAAATGACCATGATTTTGGCATAACTGGTGAACCTCTTGACAAAACTCATAATGACATTAACCAAGATGATATTGTGAATGGCGATGAGGATGAATGGGCACAAGATAGAATTGACCTTGAAGCCAATTACGATGATTTTCCACCAATGGGATAATTTTTTTTGGATGGTGTTTTGGCAAAAAGAAAGCGAGACTAAATTTAGCCTCGCTTTTTTATGTATTATTTATAACAACAACTAATAAGCATATTCAACATGTTTTTTTGATTCCTTAAAAGTTCTTCAAGATATTCTCTACTTACATTTCCAGTTTCTTTGAAAAGCTGAAGTTCTTTGTTGTATATTTCAAGTTCTTCATTATATCTATTAAAATCATTTTGCATATAATCCTTTACGACACGATTAACAGAATCTTCTACAATTCTATGCAAATCAGATTCAGTAAGTTTTATAATTGTTTTATTCATTTTCCTTTATTTTTAAATATTCTTAATTCTTACTGTAAAGCTCTTGATGTATGGGTTTCTCAAGCAGATGAATTCTATATTGTCTTTTATTGGAGCATATGCCTTGATTCTCTCCATGAATGTTTTTCTATCTTTTGATGTATAATCACTCATAGGATAGCAGATATACTCTGTATAACGCCCCATATCCTTTGAATTCATATGCCTCCATCCGCATTCCCTTTCAGCCCTTAATAGAGCTTCAATAGCTCTACCATTTGCAGATGAACGATATTCATCAACTTGGTCTTGGTCGAAGAATAGGTCAGTTTGTCCGTTTGGATAAACACCAATCTCATTTATAATTCTAGTAACTGATTCTGTTATCAAACCATGTAAGTCACCTTCAGTTAATCTTATTACTTTTTTCATTTATTGCTTTTAATAAAGTGTTATTATCGTTATTTATGTCTTCAATAAATATTGCATCGTCATACATGTGTTCAAACAGTTCATTTAATCTGCTAGAGGAATGAAGTTTGTTAAAAATGTAAATTATTGGTATGTTATGTTCTTTGCATAACTTATTTTTAAGTTTATCTAGAGCAACTCTTTTTTCAAATTTACCTTCGACATTGTAATATGTATCTCTATAAAAAACATGTTGGTCTCCTTGGCATTCTATCGCAATATTGTACTTAGGTAGATAAAAGTCTAAAGACATTTTTTTGTCGTTAAAAAGCCATTCATATCTTTGTTCTCTTACGTAATTAACGCCTAATTTATCTAGAATTTTAGCTATTTTTTCTTCTAAGTGACTATTTTTACAAAAAGGGCAACCTGCGCCCATTAAATGACTATTTGGCGTTTGTGGAAAAACACCGTGTATTGGACAAGTTATATAAACATTCTTATTTGAACGTATATATTCAACTTTTGAATAATCATATTTATCACCATGAACCTTCTTAGCTTTTTCTATAAAGTCTCCAAATTCTTCTTTTCTTAGTTTAGCAAGTTTTTCACTTTTACATTTTGGACAACCATGTCCTTGTAAATGACTATCTGGTGTTTGTTGGAACTCCCCATGTTTAGGACATATTATTGTAGTTTCAGCACCGCCTTTAGAGAATGTTTCCTTAACATAAGAGTATTTTTCTCCATGTATCTTTTTAGCTTTTTCTAAGAATTCATCAAATGTCATTCTACGTTTAAGCCCTCTTTTTTCTGCTGCGCATTTTAAACATCCACCACTATGTAAGTGCCTGTCTGGTGTTTGTTGAAATTCTCCGTGAATTGGACAAATGATGCTAACATTTGTTTTATTTCCTTTATATTCTACTAAAGAATAGTCATATTTTCCATTATGCTTGGATGTGGCTTCCTTTATAAATTCATTTGTTGTTTTCTTTTTACCCATAATGCAAATATATGGAAAAAATATTAAAAAAACAAGTACTTTACGAGGAAAGTACTTCTTTAATCTTTAAAATCTTTTCGTTTAAAGAAGGTTTTGAATTATTTGTTTCGTTATTTTCAACGAATTGTTGTAGATATTCTGGACTTCCAATATAAGCTCCAGGAGTTGAAGGACTTGACACAATATCGACACTTATTAACTCAAAATCATCACCAACATAGTATTGTCCTAGGCGTTGTTCAACCGAACCAACACCCCTTGAAGATACCCCTATACGGAATCCCATTAGAAGCAATTGTGCTGCATGGTCTCCACAAGTCGATACTATCCCATATTTTCTAAAGCCTTCAGTAACGTTTAATTCTATCTTACCAACCAAAGTTTTTCCTTCCCAATGCATTTCAACAATGTTATGGGAAATTCTTCCAAGGTCAATTGTACTTTCAGCAGGATGATTAAGTTCCCCTAAAGCCATCTTTTCAGCTACCATTTTTTGGTATTTCTCAACTTCCCTTTTTAGGACATGTTCTGGGTATATTCTACCATTTGCGTTTTTAGTGTCAAATTTTTGCAGAATACAATCCACAATAAATGGATTTGGTACATTCCACCCACCATTATTAATATCTTCCTTTAACTGTTTATTGTTGCCAAAGTCTAATGATATGTATCCATCATTCTCGATAAGGATACCATGTCCAGTCTTACCTTCCTTTATTATCTCTAATTCAGCTTTTTTCATCACTAATATTTTTTATTAATAAATATTTGTCTTTTTCTAAATATTTATATATTAGTCAATAAAACCAAATAGTAAAATATCTATATTTCCATTATTTTTAGGGGTATATAGAATTTTTTTGGTATTTTTGGTATATTTATAATTAAAATAATGTATTAAATCTATTTTCTAAATGAGCAAAAATATTAGAAGCAAAGTAGTTAGAGAATCTTTATTGGATTACAACACACTCGCAAATTCTTTGAAGGAAAATACGGAGAGTGCAGTTAAAGCTCTCTTGAGTGAGACTGTACGTGATACATATGCCAAGTTATTGTCTGAGGACGATGACAAGGACTACGAAGAGGGTGAAGTGGAAGATACTAGTTCTGATATTACAAACGATGCAAAATCTAGCGATGTGGTTGACGATGGTCAAGCAGACGCAGACGCTGGTATGGACGCTGAAGGTGGTGATGTAGAAGGTGGAGAACTTGAAGGTGGCGATTCAGTTATTGATGATGCTGCTGTAGAGGGTGAACCAACTGATGACGGAGCTGTTGAAGGCGAAGGAGGCGATGAATGGGCAGAGTTTGATAAATATAAGGTATCAGACGATGAGTATGACTTTACAAATGCGGAAGACGAGGAAATCGTAAAGGTTTACAAATTAATGAAGAATGATGACCAAATCCTTGTACATAAAGATGACAATGGAAATGTGAATATTCAAGACAATGAGACTGGAGCTGAGTACCTAATCAAGCTTGACGATGAGGGTGAGGCAGCTGGTGTTGCTGCATCTGAACCAAGTGACGATGAAGTAATTACTGATGACAGTGCAGAAGATGATTTTGAAAATAACATGGATGATATGAATGAATCAACAGAGAGAATGTTTGAACTTGTACTAGAGTATGATTCAAACGTAGGCTACACTGACAATTATCAGAAGAAGGATGTAATGACAAATCCAGGTATGTCAGAGCCAGGCAAAAATGTAAACGATTGGGATGCAGGTGTACCAAAGGGTGACTCAAAGCCTTGGTCTGGATACCCAAGTAAGAAAAATAAGGCAGATAAACCATTCAACGCTGAAAAGGGCAAGCAACTTGAAGAAGAGGAAAACCTTGAGGAATCAGCAGCAGAGTGCGGTGGTAGAATGGGTGCTCATGGTAGAATGATGGGAACAAAATCTCATAACCCTATTAAGGCAAAGAAGAATTCTCCAATGAACCAACATCACGTTTCAACCGCTGGTGAATACGATGGCAACCCTACTAATGAGAGCTTCATTAAGAGGGCAAATACTGTTCTTGAAGAAAACAAAGAGCTTAAGGCTACATTGACTGACCTTATGGAGCAGTTGAAGAAGGTATCTGTAACTAACCACAATCTTGCACAGATTATTAAGTTGGTTTCTGAGAACACAACTTCTCAAGATGAGAAGAAGGAAATCATTAATAGATTCAAGAATGAAGGTAAGACCATCGAGTCATCAAAAGCACTTTATGAAACTATTAGCCGTGAACTTCAGAAAACCAACAAAATGAACATCACTGAGGAGAAGAGTCTTACAGTTGAGGGTTCACAGAAAATCAACGAGACACCTATCTATAAGTCAAAAGACTTGTTAGATTCTCTTGATTTAATGCACAGAATGATGAGATAATTGAACTTTTCTGATTTCGTGTATATTTATAAAAAAAAATAACTAAGTAAAATAAAACTTCATTTATCTATATGAAAGAATTTCTATCAAGTGGTGTAGTTGGAAATATTGAGTACAACGCACAAAAACAGATACGTGAGAGCATTCAGAACCGTTGGGACAATCTCGGTTTCACTGAGGGTCTTCCAGAGGGTATCAAGGAGAATGTTGCTACATTGTATGAGAATGAGGCAAAGCACTTGATTTACGAGGCTACTGCTTCTGATAACAGTGGTTCTTTTGAGACCGTTGTTTTCCCTATTATTAGACGTGTGTTCAGCAAGCTTCTTGCTAATGACATCGTATCAGTTCAAGCTATGAACCTTCCTGTTGGTAAGTTGTTCTTCATCCTCCCTGTTACTTCAGAGAGAGAGTGGGAAGTTCCAGCAGATGCACAAGCAGAACCAGGTGATATCATCGATGGTACAACTGGTCGTCATAAGGGACTTATGGGCTATGACCGTGTAAACCGTAATAAGGAAGGTCGTGTTGAGCCAAGATACTATCTCCCAGATGAGACAATCAATGAGCTTCAAGATGCATGGTATATTCCAGTTCTTAGCGATGAGACTACTTATGCAACCTTCGATGCAGCTAAAGCAGCAGCAGAGGCAGCAGGTCTTAACCCAACTGCTATCCGTAGAGTTGGTCCTGAGGTAACTCAGTACTTCCAGAAGAGTTTGTATGACTTGTTCTACAACGACTTCTTGTATGACAACTCAAAGGGTAAGGTAACTATTAAGGTTGGTGAGGCTATTCCAGTATTCTTGGCTCCTAGTGGTGTTCGCCCATTCGGTGCTGACAACCTTAATCAGTACTTCAAGAGTGGATTCGATGGTACTATCCGTAACGTCATCCTTGAGATTGATGGTTTCTCTTCATTCAACGCAAGTAAGTTGACTGGTCCTGATGGAAACGAAATGGACACTGAAGGATTCCTTGCTTCTCTTAAGGTTATCACTCAGAAGGAAATTGCAGCAGCAACCGTTCCTGGCTCAGAGAGCGTTCAGACCGCAGCTTTCCGTAAGTTCGAGTCTGTTCCATTCAGAGTTGTTACTCAGAAGTATGGTAAGGGTATCGTAGAGTACGGTGCAGCTTGCGATGCAGAAGGTAAGATGTATATCGAACTTGACCTCGCTAAACCAGTAGTTCAGCAAGCAGGTACAATCGATGGTTATGTTGGTGTTGACGCAGCAGCTCTTGATGCAGCAATCACTCCAGATGACCCACAAGCAACTAAGGATGCTTTGAAGGCTCTCTTCAAGATTGCTTGGGCACAGTATGATTCTCTTGAGCTTGAGACCGAAATCGGTGAGGTTAGCTTCAAGCTTGATTCAGTAACTGTATCAGTTGAGGAGAGAAAACTTCGTGCAACATGGTCTCCAGAGCTTGCACAAGACGTTTCTGCATTCCACAACATTGACGCAGAGGCTGAGTTGACAGCTATCCTTTCAGAGCAGATTGCAGCAGAAATTGACCGTGAGATTCTTCGTGACTTGCGTAAGGGTGCACCTTGGCAGGCTCGTTGGGATGTTAATGGTTGGAGACGTATGGCTGCATTCTCAACCAACTACACTCAGAAGGATTGGAATCAAGAGTTGATGACTAAGATTAACCAGATTTCTGCACAGATTCACAAGTCTACACTTCGTGGTGGCGCTAACTTCATTGTAGTATCTTCAGAGATTTCTGCATTGTTCGATAACCTTGAGTACTTCCACGTTTCAGACGCAAGTGCAGAAAGCGACCAATACAACATGGGTATTGAGAAGATTGGTGCTCTTGGTGGACGTTACCAAGTTTACCGTGACCCATATTCTCCACACTGGTCAATGATTATCGGTCATAAGGGTAAGTCACTTCTTGACACAGGTTACATTTATGCACCATATGTGCCAATGCAGTTGACTCCTACTATGTACAACCCATTCAACTTCGCACCAGTAAAGGGTATCATGACACGTTATGCGAAGAAGATGGTGAATAATAGGTACTATGGCCACGTGAGAGTCGATGGACTTGTTCATTGGAGCATTAATGAATTCAGATAAATCACTGAAAATCAATAACTTATATAAAAACTTGAGTGGTGTAAACTGCTCAAGTTTTTTTTATTTCATACTCAATCCTTTTATGTTTGTACCTAATATTTATATAAAAAAAGTGAATTAAAGTTTGGAATTTTAATTTTTTTTATATATCTTTGCGCTATAAAAATATAATAGGTATGAATAACGAAGAAATTATAAAAGACTACCAAGGTGGAATGGGGATATATGATGTTTGTGCAAAATATCATATTGGAAAAATAAGATTAAAGAACATTTTATCTGAAAATGGCGTTGAACTTAGGAAAAAAGGTAAACAGCCTATAGATAAGAGTTCATTTGTTATTGCTGACTATAGTATTGAAAAATATAAAAAGCATGATGGTTTCCATTATATTGCAGTTGATAAACAAAATGGTATCGCATATAATGATTATATGAATAATGGTGGATTTCTTACATCACATATTAAGAATGTTTATAATGTTGAAATACCATCATTGTATGATAGAAGGAAATATTATATGGAAACTGGAAACTATTGGTGGGAACAATGGTTTTATATAAAAGAGGAGAAAGACATTGAATATAAGGTAAAATGTCCATATTGCGATTGGGGAACAAACGATGAAAATAATTTAAGTGGGGCATTTACTCACCATTTAACGTCAGTTCATAAAATGAGTGTGGAAAGTCATCTAAAAAATCACCCAGAAGATTATGTATACTTCAAAAAACAAGCAAAAGAAATAGAAAAACAAAAACATCTTGAAAACCCTAATAACTATGTCATATGTCCAATATGCGGTAAGAAAATGCCAAAGATAACATATAGTCATCTTAGAAATGTACACAATATTGGCATGGTTGAGTTCAAAAAAGCATATCCAAATGTTACAATTATGTCAAAGGACATGCTTGAACAAGCAAAAAGAGACATGAAACTTGGAAATCTTGTAGTTTCTAAAAGTAGATTTATTTCCTCATATGAAAGGGAAATAAGTGAATATATTTCAAGTCTTGGTGTCGAACATGATGCTAATAGGCAAATTCTAATAGGTAGAGAAATTGATATTCTTATTCCACATGCTAGGATTGGAATTGAGTTTGACGGATTAAAGTGGCATACAGAATTTTTTGGTAAGAAAAATCATAAATATCATTCAGAAAAGACAGAGCAATGTAATGAAAAAGGTTATGGGTTAATTCATATTTTTGAAGATGAATATGTCAATAAAAAGGAAGTAGTTTTAACTAAATTAAAACATATACTTAAAAAAGATTATGATTTACCACGTATAGCTGGGCGTAAAATTCAAGTTCGTGAAATATTAAGCAACGATGCAAAAGAATTTTTAGAGAAATATCATATACAAGGGTTCTATAAAAGTAGTGTTTATCTTGGAGGCTTTTATGAAGACAAACTCGTTGCTGTAATGGCATTTAAGAATGGAAATGTAAAAAATAAAGATTGGGAACTTGTGCGTTTTGCTACGGATTACAATTATATATATCAAGGCGTTGCAAGCAAAATGTTTACTTATTTTATTAGAGGTTATGAACCAAGTGCAGTTGTATCATTTGCTGATAGAAGATGGACACCTTGGAGTGATAATAATCTTTATACAAAACTTGGGTTTGAATTGGAAAACATAACAAAACCAGATTATAGATATTATAACGAAAAAATAGATAGATATAAAAGAGTACATAAAATGTCAATGTGCAAGTCAATATTAAGTAAAAAATATGGTTTTCCAATGACGATGACAGAACTCGAAATGGCAAAGGAACTTGGGTATGATAGGATTTGGGATTGTGGATTATTCAAATATGTATGGAGAAAGTCTTTAAAATAAAAGTAAAATTTTTAATATTTATATATAAGTTTTATATGATTTTTTACTAATAACTATTTTTAATTTTTATACTTTATGAAGTACAATTTTATTAACAATTCAGAATTTAAGGACAACATTTTATTAATTCCATTCACAGAGAATGTTTTAAAAAGAAGTAATATCAAGACTGAAACAATAACAATAGATGATTGGGATTTGGATAGAATCTATCTGACGATAGATGGGAAAGAATATACTATTAGGATGTGGAATATATGGGAAACGGAAAAAATGGTAAACTTTGAGTGGAGTCTCATTACTTGGTTAAATGGTGAATCTAGTGGAACTACATTAACAAGAGGTTACTCAAGATTTAGGAAATCTGATTATAAAGATAAACAATAACGGTGCGGCAAAAAATAAAACAATTAAATATCAAGCAGTCAAGTTTTTTGACTGCTTTTTTTATGTCCTTATGAATTAATGAAAGTGAGTAAATATTTATATAAAAGAAAATAACTAATAAAATTAAAATATTTCAAGAATTATGGCAGATAATGCAAGAGGAATACATGTTTCACCGGGTATCTATACTCGTGAGATAGACATCAACTACGCTGTTCGTAGCCTTGGAATCACAACACTTGGTGTTGTTGGTGAGACCTTGAAGGGTCCAGCTTTTCAGCCAATGGATATTTCTAATTGGCGTGAGTTCCAAGAGGTGTTTGGTGGAACAAGTACGGAGAAATTCAAAGGAAGTCAATATCCTAAATACGAGTTGCCTTATATCGCTAAGTCTTACTTGAGCGAGTCAGAGCAGCTTAAGGTTGTTCGTGTTCTCGGTCTTAGTGGCTATAATGCAGGTCCAGCTTGGATTGTTACAGCTTCAAAAGAATATAAAGATGAAAGTGGTAACACACAAACAAGTGGCACTACTGCTGTTGCTGTAATCCGTTCAAGAGGTACTTATAACCCATATGAGACTGGTTCTACCACTGATTGTGTTTGTGAGGAATCAAAATATGATGTTCTTAAGTACTTTGTTGGTGAGAAACCAAATAGCGGTGACGCAACCAATATTTGTGACAAGAACGGTTATAATATGAATGCTCTTCAGATTAAGCCTTATGTCCCAATGGACAGCAATGGTAATGAATGTAGTGGTTATGGAATGAGTGGTGATACCGCTTCAACCAATTTCTATATTTCTCAGAACAATCACGGCAGATTCAAGCTTGTTGGCGTAAAAGGTGTATACAGTGATACGGAAGAGAATCCAGAGGTAAGGGATATTATCAACAAAGGATATAGTGGAACTACTGAGGAAAGAGAAGAGGCAATTGCAAAGGGTTATTTCGAGTATCCAGTAACGCTTAATCCATATGATAAGGAGTACATTCTTAACGTTCTTGGCTCAAAACCTTATGATGGTGATGCTCCAATATTCGTTGAGTCTCTTTATGATGTTGCTCTTGACCAAGCAATCATTGAGGATAGAGTTAATGTGATTGACGATAGTTTGAAGCAGTTTAACGTATATTATACTGCTGATTATTGTCATCATGAGCCAGTTGGTGGACTTTTGAGAATGGCTGAGACAACGCTTAGAAGAAAGCATGTTGGTATGAGATTTTTAGCTGATAAAGAATCAAATGAATTAGGCATTAAGGTTGTTCCTTATAACTACAAGACCAATAAGCCATTGACTGAAGTTGTTAATGGAAAAACCCAAATAAAGAGTGAAGATGCTATTGCAGGACAGATTTACACTGTAAGGCAATATACAAATGCTGATGGTAAGAGGGTTTATCAATATGGTTATTATTCTGAGGGATTTGAGGAAATCATTGCTAGTGGCGCTGAATTGACCAATGTCTATGGTAATCTTCTCAGTGGTGGAACAAAGAACAACGATAATACAACTAATTGGAAAGCATCTAAGTTGGTTCTCAACACCTATGACGGTCTTTATTACAGAATGAATGAGGATGCTAGTGATGTTGCATATGTTGAGCTTGACATGAATGACTACAAGTCAGCATACAGATATGCTTCTACACCTTGGATTGTATCTAACTTGAAGGGTGACTTTGACCATGTTGAAGTTAACAAGTTGTTCAGATTCCATACAATTACAGATGGTAACAATGCCAACTATGAGGTTAAGGTATCAATTGAGAACATCAGACCAGATGATGGCTTGTTCGATGTCATTGTTCGCAGAGTGGATGATGCTGATGAACAGATTATGCCACTTGAGAGATTTGGAAGATGCTCAATGATTCCAGGCGATAGTAACTATATTGCGTATAAGATTGGCTCATTCGATGGCGTATATGAATCTAAGTCTAAGTACATCACAGTTGAAGTAAATGAGACCACAGCAGCTAAGATGTCAGTGCCTGCTGGTTTCTTGGGTTATCCTATACCTCAGTATAACGGTCTCCCAATTGACGGTGATAGAAACAGTGTTGCATTCCCAACATTAAAGTACAATAGATTCTTCGACCCAGATATTAAGAATAGAAAACAATACTTCGGTCTTTCTTCTTGGGTTGGTGTAGACATTGACAACTTTACCTTCAAGGGTAATAAGGCGTATATTGACAATCCACAATTCATGACTAGAGGTTTCCACCTTGATTCAAGACTTGATGCTGATAATGGAGGCATCTCAGCATACACCGTTGATGGTGAAAGTGGATATAAGTTCGATTGCGTTTCTACAAACTCTAGAACTTCTACATTGTCTGAACCACCAATCATTGGTACTGAAGACGATATGTTCGGTTCAATCTATGAGTATGTAAATCTTCGTAAGTTCACAGTATTCTTCTATGGAGGATTCGATGGATGGGATGATTACAGAGACCAGAGAACCAACACTGATGGCTACAAGATGTCTCAGTACAGAGGCTTCATCAACCAAGGTAGTGGTGAGGGTTATGCATTCAATAGAATTAAGAATCCAGACCTTCTACAATTGAATCAGAATGGTATTACCTCTGACTGGTATGCTTACCTTAGTGGTATCAGACAGTTCTCTAACCCAGAGGCAACAGATATTAACGTATTCGCTACTCCAGGTATAGACTATGTAAACAATAGGCTTCTTGTAGAGGAGGCAATCGAAATGATTGAGGAAGAGAGAGCTGATTCAATATATGTGGTTACAACTCCTGATAAACCAAGTGGTGCTGGCGACTACGTTGATGAAATGTTCACTCCAGATGAGGCAGTTGGTAATCTTGAGGATTCTGAGATTGATTCTAACTATAGTTGTACATATTATCCTTGGGTTAAGTATCTTGACCAAGATAACAATCAGTACATCTATCTTCCAGCAACAAAGGATGCAGTTAGAAACTTTGCACAGACTGATAATACAGCATATCCTTGGTTCGCACCTGCAGGTATTTCAAGAGGTAACGTTGATTGTGTGAGAGCACACTTCATTACCAAGCTTGGAGATGAGGACGTTCTTTATGAGGGTAGAATCAACCCAATTAAGACATTTGCTCAAGACGGTCCTAAGATTTGGGGCCAGAAGAACTTACAGATTAACGAGTCTCAGCTCAACAGAATCGCAGTTCGTAGATTGCTTCTTAGATTGAGAAAGTTGATTGCAATCTCTTGTATTGGTCTTATCTTTGAACCAAATGATTCAACTGTTAAGCAGTCATTCATTTCTACTGTAACCCCAATCTTGGATAGCATCAGAAGCAATAGAGGTATCTCTGATTACAGAATTGAAGTTAACGATACAATCGAGTCAAGGGAGAGAAGAGAGCTTCCATGTAAGATTTACATAAAACCTTACAATGCATTAGAGTACATTACAATCGACTTCATCATCACTCCAGAAGGAGTTTCATTTGATGACATTTAAATAACACTATAAATAAAAAGCGTAGAGATTTAATTCCCTACGCTTTTTTTATGTATTTAGTATCCACATAATCTGTAAGCCAAACTCCATTGCTTGAAAGATAGAATTTTATCCCATCCTTATACATTTGTTCAGAATTAATTTCAAGCACATATGGTGTACCGTGCCTAGAACCCACTTTTAAGGCTGTCTCTTCGTCTTTTGACAAGTGGACGTACAATCTCTCACCTTTGAGAATTCCTTGCTTGTAAATCGATTCTAATGCCTTTGTTGAAGTTCCGTGATACAATGTATTTGGCGGTATTGTTTCAGTTAATCCAACATCAACATTAATTGAATGACCTTGCCTTGCCCTTATCTTGGTTTTGTCCCCATTATATTCATAACGTTGTTTATTATTTGTCTCAACAATTCCATCAAGAAGTTCTTTTGTATAACCTTGATTCTTGATGAGTTCTGAAACACTTCTCCAGCCGTTATGGTCAATGAGACCATTCTCAAACGCTTCCTTATCGTGCCTTAGAAGGAAAGCAAGATGTTTACCTTTTGATATTAATTCCTTTTCGTTCATAATCCGTATTCAGAGTCAATGTTTTTGTTAATGAGCAATTCCTTTGTAACTCAATTTAACATATATTTACCACATTTGGCATAACAACACCCATGTTACAATCACTTGTAGAAGGTGTATTGTTTGGTCAGCCATAAGGTTTATTCTTAGTTTATTACACTTTTCATTATCGACTATATAATGTATTATAGCATTGAAGATAAATATACTAAATAGTATATATGAAGATATTGTGGGCAACAATATCATTGCTGGAACCAATATCATTATAGACCAAGACATTGAATGTATTAATAATGCCATTTTATAGTCATATTTATACAATGACTTATATTCAAATAATTTTTCCCACCATACCTTCTGTTTCATCTTTGCCAAGTTACCTTGGAGGTAGAAATCATCCGCAATGTGGGCTAGAATCATCAATAAAAGTAGTTTTACCATCATAGATATTACGTATTGTAATGGCAAATATATAGAAAATAATTAAGAATTCCAAAAAATATGTGAAAAAAACTAGGTATTTTATATTTATTAATAAAAATAGAGTAAGAATAATAAAATAATCTAGATTAAAATATTTGTAAAAATGAGTGATTTACTTTTGAAAATGCCTCTTAACTATGAACCATTGAGAAAAAATAGATGGTTGTTAAGATTTCCAAGCGACTTGGGTATTCAAGAGTGGTGGTGCAAGAGTGCAGCACGTCCACATATTCAGCAAGAAGGAAAGGCAATTGAGTTCTTAAATACAGAGACATACGTTGTTGGCAGATACAAGTGGGCTACAATTCAAGTGACGTTGAGAGACCCAATTGGACCTTCTGCTTCACAAGCAGTTATGGAGTGGATTCGTCTTCACTCTGAGTCTGTAACTGGTCGTCAAGGCTACGCTGCAGGTTATAAGCGTGATGTTGAGCTTGAAATGCTTGACCCAACTGGTGTTGTTGTATCTAAGTGGATTTTGAAGAACGTAATGGTTACTGACGCAGATTTCGGAAACCTTGACTATTCTTCAGATGACTTGGCAGAGATTACATTAACATTGCAGATGGACTATGCAATACTTTGTTACTAATTATTTGATAATCAGCAAGTTACAAAATTTACATAGCATAGTTGAATAGGAAAGTTAAAGAAATTGTTGCAATTTCTTGGAAATTAAGATATTTATCTATATATTTGCGCAAAATAATATAGGTAAATATCTTTTTTTTATGGGATTAAAGAAACAGATTATTCAGTTTAAAGATGGAAAACAAATTGCCATCTACGAATCAGCAACAGAAGCAGCTAAAGCAGTTGGAAGCATAAATGCCACTATATCTAAGTGTTGCAATGGTAAAGTAAAACAAGTGAATGGATACACCTTCAAATATACTGGGGAATATACCAATAAGGTTGAACATAATGGCGATTATAAATGTCCGTATTGTGATGAGCGTTTTGAAACCTACAATGGATTGTGTATGCATGTGTTTGCATATAAGACTCACGGAAGTAACATAACCAAAGAAAAACTGTTAACAGATTCCAAGTATAACGGTATTAGACCAACTTGTAAGTGTGGGTGTGGTGGATACACTGAAATGTGTTATAATGGTGGTGCTCATTTCCAAGAATACATAATTGGGCATCATAATAGAGTACACAATAACTGGGGTCACAATGAAAAAGCAAAACTCAATTCTGCCAAAACAAGAAGAAAACAATATGCAAGTGGCGAGAGAGTTCAGTGGAATAAAGGTAAAAAATGGAGCGAGACATTTTCTGAGGAAAAAATTCAAGAATTAATGGAAAAGTACTCTGATAAGGAAAGAAATGAAAAAATTAGTAAAGCTTTAAAAAATGTACCAAAGTCTAAAAAACACGCTGAAAAATGTAGAGAAAATGGGAGAAGTGAAAAGTCTATTATTGCAAATAGATTAAAAATGTATAAAGCTTTAACTAGTGGAGAATTTTCTTTATCATCAAAAGTTGAAAAGGAATTTATTGAAACTTGTATTAAACCACTTAATATAGAGTTTGATACTCAACATTACATAAAAGACATTCATCATTATTGTGATGTATATATTCCAAGTAAGAATACAATAGTGGAGTTTCAAGGTGACTATTGGCACGGAAATCCAAAGAAATACTCAAAAGAAGAATTGTCCAAGTTCCAACTTGAAAAAGTAGAAAAGGATGAGATATTGAGGAAATATTGTAAAGATAATGGAATAATATTAATTGAAATTTGGGAATCTGATTATAATAGAGATATTGATAGTGTAAAGACTTTATTGACAGAAAGTATTTTATAAAAAAGAGGTTTTAAAGCAATCAATAATAAGTGTGAGAAACTATTTGTTTCTTGCACTTATTTTTTTATTTTTTAAAAAATGAATAAATAATTTAAATTAATAAAAATATGGCAACAAGTAGAAGTTATTCCCTAGACGATTTAAAGTCTTCATTAAAGACAAGAATGGCAGAGTTTGAGATGCTTAATAATACGCTTGTAGAGGCGATGGAAAGAGGCTCTAGCGAGGTTACAATTGATGCTATTAAGAGTGCAATTAATGATGTTGAAGAGAATATCAAGAGATTAAGGGAGTGTATTGATGGCATGACTAATAAGGCTGATTATTCTTTCTATGATGAGATAAAGAAGCCAAAGTCTATTAAGAATTCCAAGAGCTTCTTTGATGGCATTAAGAAGGGCGCAAACTCAAAGAAGTTGGATGAGAATATTAAAAAGGACATTTCAAATGATTGTAATAATCTTAACTATGAAGATGTATATAAGAAATCTAGTAGCAACAAACTACCTTATGAAAATGTTATCAGTAGTAACAGATTCTTGGTAAGATTTGGAACACCATTGGAGATACCAGAGTATTATGTAAGGAGTGTTAACTTCTTGTGTGGTGGTGGAGAGCTTTTAATTAGTGTATTTAATTTCATAAAAGAGAATAAACATCCAATTATTGCAGAGCTTTTGGCAAAAGAGTTTAAACGTGACATGACATTTGAATTCAGCATTTCGATTGATTATCTTGACCCAACTGGTGTTACTCTTTACACAGAGCGTTATCACCATTGTCATTTGCTAAGTGTTGAAAGAGATAGCGTGGATTATACTAGAGACGATTTTAATAAAATATTATTGACAGTATCATATTCTGATGTAACTTATGAAACAAGTCATTAAAAAGAGTAAAACTTCCATAAACAAGAATAAATCAAAGAAGCGTACAACCCCAAAGGCAAAAACGGCTAGAGGGGCTGTACGTCATCCTCATCACCAGAAATATGGAACGTCAAAACTTGAGGAAGACTTTGCAAGAGATTTTCTTGATAAACTTGGTGTAAAGTATATCTATCAATTTGAAGCAAAGGATATTGGAAGATTCTATGACTTTGCAATTATTCTTAATGATAATATGACCACTGGAAATATGATTCTCCTTGAGATTGATGGTGGATATTATCATTCAGACCCAAGGGTTGTTAAGGAGGATAAACTTAATCCAATGCAAAAACATAATAAGAGAGTTGACGAACATAAGGATAAATGGGCATTGCTTCATGGAATCCCTCTTATTAGGATTTGGGAGAAAGATATTCGTGAGAATCCAAAGATGGTAATGGAAGAACTTAAGAAAAGGTTATATATCGAGGATAAAAAAATTACAATCACTGAAAAGAAAAATAAAAGGCATATCAATAAAATTAAGTAAAAATATATTTTTGTATATTTATTTTCAAAAAAATTGAATTTATGGAAGTTACGTTATATTTACCTTACTATGATTATAATGATGGAAACTTTGACGTGAGCAATGATTATTACAATGAGAACGAATATTCAGATGCCATGTCTAAGGATTTCAATAAAAGTAAGGACATTGTTTATAATTCTGTCCTAGCTGCAAAAGAGGGCACAGGAAGCCTTATTCAAGGTACAGATGGACACACATATAAATTTGGGCAGAAAACCTCTCAGAGCGAAGATAAAGTGGCTTTTTCGAGCTGTATTGGTGAATTATTGGACATTGATGGTAATAGTGATACCGTTGATGGCTTCATAACCAAGTTTGCGCAACAGAAACAATTCCTAGAGATTGTTGAATTCAATTTAGATACCTCTGAGGAAGAGTTCGAGACTGAATTATCCTTATGGACTAGAGAACATGCTAGCATTAACAAGTATAAAGACCAATTAGGTGAAGATTGGGTATTGGCAAAAGAACCAAAGAGGAATCTTAAAGTACAGTTTAAGAACAATGCGAACCAAGATACATACGCTATCTTGGAAGACTGTAGAATCATGGATATTATTGATGGTAATACATTTGTGTTGTTTATTGAGAGAATAACATTGGTAGATAAAATATAATAGAATGGCAAAGAAGAAATTAACACAAGAGCAAGAGAATGAAATTAAGACTCTTCTTGCAAACAATGAAATGCTTGAGAAGACCAAGAAGGAAGCTGAAGAGAGAGGTAATAAGAACTCAGTGAAACAGATTGAGAGGGCACAACAAGAGGTTATCGACCATATTAAAACAATTGACCCAAGTGCAGTATCAAATGCTCCACGCAAGACATCTTTGGCTTCAAATAAGAAGGTTATTAACCAAGACAATTTATTTGATACGGATATGTCAATTTTCGATATCTTGGAAGAAAACGAGAAGAACAAACAAGATATTATTGAAAGTCAAATCAAGGAAGAGACGCAACAAGAGGTTGCTTGGAGTGCAGATAATTTAGTTCCAAGTGAGACAACAATTGCTACAGAAACAACATTCAATGATATTGACCCATCGATACAATATGATGTTATTCAATTGCCTAGCAATGGACAATGTTACAGAAACAAGATGGATAGGGTGCCAGTTTCTTATTTGACAGCATATGATGAAAACATCATCATGTCACCAAACTTATATAAGGATGGACTTGTAATTGATTATTTGCTTAAGAATAAGATTATGAACAAGGAAATCAATGTTGATGACCTTGTTAGCGGTGATATTGACGCAATTGTCCTTTATCTTAGAGCAACTAGCTACGGTCCAGATTTTCCAATTGTTGTGGCTGACCCAGAAACTGGAGAACAGATTGAAACTACCGTTGACCTTACAACATTGAAACCAAAGGAGTTTACCCTTGTTGGTGATGAGAATGGTTGGTTCGAATATGTAACCCCAATTAAGAAGGATACCATTAAGTTCCGATATCTCACTAGAAAACAAGAAAAACAGCTTAAGAAGGTCACTGAGCTTGAAAGCATAGGAACAAAGGCATTTATGCTTAACGAGGAAAAGGAAACCCTTCTAGCTGCATTGGTTGGTGATGAATATATTGGTGAAAATGATAAGAAGGTAATTAAGGCTGCAACATCTGTCATTGAGAAATGGGCTGAAAAGCTTAAGAAGGTTAATGAATCAAGGTTTACAAAGATTATGACAAACGCAATGCAGTTGCAGATTGTGGCTGTTAATGGAAACACTGATAGGGAATTCATCAGAAAGTATATTAATATGATGCCAGCTAGGGATTCATTGATGTTGAGAAAATATATAAATGACAATAGACCAGGAATTGACTTTAATATCGAGGTTCAGAGACCAGAGAGTCTTGGAGGTGGCTCATTTAAGACCTTTCTTAACTGGGACGATTCTGTTTTCCTCAATATCTCCGATGGCAGAGAGGAATCTTAAAGATGAGTTATTCGCTTGTCACATGTATGTAAAAATACCATATGAGGCATTGATGAAGATGCCAGTGATGGATAGAAAATATTACATACATAAGTACAATGAATACATGGAGGCTAGAAATGAGGCAATGAGTGGAAATGAAGGTGGGTCATCCTCACATGACATTTCCAAATATACAAGCATGAGTCAAGGACTCGATGGCGATGATATTGCAGAAGAAATGGGGCTATAAAAAAAAGAAAAACGCTCAAGGGTTTCCTTGGGCGTTTGCTTTTATCTGATTATATTCTCTATTTAAGTTGCTTATATAATTTCCTAATGCATCATATATTATGTTGCTATATTGGGACATTTCATTTGGGTGTTTATTTGTTAGGTCTTGATATCTAAGCGATATCTGTGATAAGTTTCTAAGTGAATCTGCTAACTTAACACTTGGCACATTATTGGGGTTATTAGTATTGGTATTGCCGTTTGTGTTACCATTTGATTTACCGTTTACACCATTGCCAACATATCCCCTCTTGTATAGATTTCTTCTAGCCCAATTAGCACCCTTATAAAGACCATTCTCAAAGTCATTCCATAGATTGCCACCCAATTCCGCTGGATACTGCACACCATAGTCAGATAGTCTGAAATCCTCATTCAAACTATTTGCCTTAACACATCTGTCAATTCCGAAGATAACTTGAAGGATATATTCACATATGTCCTTTAAGAATGCATCAACTTCCTTATTATTCGAATACCCCATGTTTCTTAAGTCAGAAACACATTTCTGCAATGGTTGAATGTATTTTGATAATGGAGAAACATCTATTGCTTCAGAAAGTATTAATCTGTTTATTTCTTCTCTTATTATTCTTTTATAGATATTATTCATAAACAAAAACGCTTTTCCAATATAAATATCAGAAAAGCGTTGAAAGTGTGAACATTAACTTTGAATTTCCCTTTTTAATTTCATATGGTGTGAGGTCAATCGTTGATGTAATATTCATGCCATATTTTCTATTAAAATCATTAGTCATCCTCTTGAATTCAGTTCCATGACTACATTGTGGGTCGATTCCCATATAAGCGAGATAATAATGAATCATTTCGTGTACAAGAATGTCCCTTAACTGAGACTCAGTGTAATCATAACTATCACTTATCTCAATGGTTTGATTGAACATATATCCATCCTCGTCATACTCGCAAGAGAAAAATCCCAATGTTCTGTATGAATGTCTAACCTTGAAATTCGGTGCTGGCAACTTATTGCCAAAGTATTCAAAATTATAAAGATGAAAAGATATATAAATCGTATCTCTAGTAATCTCCATGATAATCAACAGTATTTACCTATTAAATAAAGTACTACAAGCATAAGCCCAAATGTAACAATTGCACTGAGTGTTCTTGCAATGAAGCACTTGATAAACTCACCAAATGAATTGTACTCCCAAATAAAACCTCCCCAATCTTCGTAAAATCTCATGTCATTTATTTTTTTAATTGTGATGCAAAGATACGAAATTATTTTGAATTGACAAAGAAATAAATGTTAAAAAATGATAAATATCATATTTATAGATAATTTAAATAGGTATATATCTTAAATGAATAAATTATTAGCACAGACTTTAATAGCCACAGCTGGTATTATACGTGGTACACTTGCAAGTGCCTTTTCATACCTTAATACCCTCATAAAGAGTGGTACTAATAGTGCTATGCAGTTCCATCAAGAAGGTATTGCATTTGCACGTGAAATGGGTATGAACGCCAAGGAAGCGCAAGCTTATACGGAGGTATTAACAGACCGTACCGAAAAGCTTGCGATGAAGTATGGTGTCGCTGCCGAACAAGTAAAGGAGTTACAGAGAAACATATCCATAGCCACAAGCAGACAGTTGATGCTCAATGAGTCTCAAGCTGAAGGTTTCCTACAGTTAAACAAGCTTGTTGGTTCTAGTACAGTAACCAAGTTCACTGAACAGATGATGAATGGTATGGGTGGACAACTCGATACCGTTCAAGGTGCTGTGTCTAAGGCTTATGCTACTGCTGCAAAGAGTGGTCTTAATGCTCAGAAGGTTAGTGAAAAGATTGCTAATAACTTGAGCATGGCAAACAAACTTTCATTCCGTACTGGTATTGAAGGACTTACTCGTATGGCAATGCAAGCTGAGAAGGTTGGATTAAGCCTTAACTCTGTTGAATCAGCAGCCAATGCATTCATGGAAATTGACGATGCAATACAAGCATCAGCGAAATTGAATATGCTTGGTGGACAATTCGCAATGCTTGGTGGAAATCCACTTGATATGGCATACGAAGCAAATGCTGACCCAGAAGCATTCCAAAAGAGACTTATAGGAATGGCTCAAGGTGCTGCCAAGTTCGATGCTCAAAAGGGAATCGCAACAGTTGACCCAATGATGATGGATATGTTGAGGAATGCTGCAAAGGCAATGAATTTGAATCCAGATGAATTGGTTGGTAGCGCAAAGAAACAAGCATCAAACGCATATAAGGAAAGAAATATAAGTTCAAGCATAATGAATGGACTTACCAAAGAACAACAAGACTTCTTAATTAATAAGTCAAATGTTGCAAATGGTAAAGTTATGTTTACAACAACTGGAGGTAAGGAAGTTGACTTAAGTAGTGGTGGAACTATTGATAAAGCTGTTCTTGAGGAAATGATGAAATACCAAGGCATGTCTGACCGTGACATCATGGAAGAAAATGCTAGAAGTCTTTCATCAATCAATGAGATATTAACTGGTATCAAGAATTCCATCATGGCAATGTTTGGTAAATTCATTGAAGGAATGTTCCCAACATTCCAAGGAGACTTGAAGAAGTTTGGAGAAGCAGCGAAAGCTAAGTTGTTACCACTTGCACAAGAATTCGGTAAATCTGCCAAGGAAATATATAATTGGATTAAGAATAATAGGGATACCCTTAAAACAATTGCTAGTGGCATTGTAAAGGTTTCAAAATGGTTAATTGAAAACTGGCCAGTTACACTTGGAGCAATAATAGGTAGTAAAATCCTTAGTATAGGTAACACTTTATTTGGAGGAACTAAAGGACTTGGTGGAAAAGCAGCTAGTGGTGCGGCAAATGGTATTGGACGTGGCGGTAAATGGCTTTGGAATGCTGGAAAAGACTCATTTGATGCATTGCGAATTGGCTATCAAGACTCTCGAATGGGGGGAAGTGGAAGATTTGCATCAATGTTAAAAGCACCTTTTAGTGGCTTTAAGTGGCTATCTAGTGGACAAAAATTAGCTAATGTTGGAGGTGCTGCGTTAGGACTTGGATTATCAGCATATCAAGGATTTAGTGCTCAAGGTAAATACAATGATAGAATAAATGAAATTAACAATTCTAACATGTCTCAAGCTGATAAAACAAAGGCATTGGAGCAAGCTAGAATTGATAGGAATTCAGAAGTTGGTGGCGCTGTTGGACAAGGAGTTGGTACTGTTTTAGGCACATTTTTCTTTGGACCTCTTGGCGGCATGATTGGTGGAGCAGTTGGAAAATTTGCTGGTGAATTCATTGGTAAATATTGGGACCCAATATTGGATGGCTTGAAGAGCTTTGGGAAAACAGTTCTAAATGGCGTTAAATGGCTTGTTGATAATAATCCAATATCTTGGATGGTTAGAGGCATAGGCGAATTATTTGGTAAAGATTGGTCTCCAACAAAACTCATTGGTGATATGTTTAGCAGTAGCGAAAAACATGCTGAAGGTGGTGTTATTGGAGGAAACTCATACAGTGGTGATAAAGTGCCAATATTGGCAAATAGTGGCGAGGCTGTAATCACTCCACAACAGTTCAATGCTGTATTTGGTGAAACACCAGTTAAGCCAAAGAACTCTCTTGGTGAGGCTGAATATATTTACAAACCAAATAGAACTGAGACATCAAATGTAAATGGCAACACAGTAACAGTTAAGGACTTCAATATCAATATAAATGGAACATTACGTCTTGAAGCGGGAAATTACTCTAAGTCTCTCAATGGTCGTGACTTACTTAATGACTATGCATTTATGACTCAGATTAAAAATATGATTAGAGAGTCTATCAATAGGGACATCAATGGAGGTATGTTAAACAATGACTTGGCAACAGTTAATGGCTATCCGTCACAAACAAGTATGTATGGTAAGATAAAACATTAAGCGTTTAAATAAAACAATATATAGATTATTTTTTATAATATGAGTATAGGTGATTCTATAAAGAATGCAGCTACAGATTTATTGACAAACAGTGATTTCATATCTAGAACGATTGGAATGACTGCTTCTTATGATGACATCATGTTTATTGTGCAAGCACTTGGACGTGAGCCTATTAGTTTGTTGGGAAAAGACTATCCATTCATATTTGACCATGTGAGAAGGAATTTCCAACAAGGTGTAAGTGTGCCTAGTACAATAAACGAAGGTTGTCCTAAGTTTACATTCTATAAAGAAGTACCAAGTGTTAGATTTGCAGACCCATATCATGACCCTCTTATGTTATTGGATAGATGGTTTCCTAACATGAAATTCGAATCCACATCAATATCAAGTGACGGTGGTGGCACATCAATACACTATTCAGAGTCAAACGATGGTGTCACAAACAATAAGAAGATTGGATATAGAGGCGATTTGGATAGTGGTAATCCTGGAACATATACAAATTCAATATACAGCTACGGTCCAGAATTATCTACTTGTGATTTGATTAAGAAGACAAATGATAACTTCAATCACGGAAAATACAAGACGCTTGTAGCTAGATTTCATACCAATTCGGACGATTCTAAGAGTAGTACAAATTCAACACAAACGGCTATATCAAAGACATATGGAATGTCTCATGGTAGGAACTTGTTAAAGATTACACCTACAACAGAGAATGGGTATGATAACCCATATTGTAGAGTGTGGACTTATCATCATCAATATAATCAAATTCAAAGGTTAATAAGACCTTTCAGTTATGTTGATAGTGCTGAAAATCTTGAGAAGAATGAGACAAGTCTTGGTTCAAGCGTTGGCTTCAGAACAATTGGTGATGAAGATTTCGATGGTGGAAGCAGACGTTTGGATAAATATGGAGTTCTTAATTATAAGAATGGGTTCGTTAATATTGCACCAACAGCAAAGATTAAGGATTATTTTGATAGTAAACAAGATAGTGAGGATTCAATTTCTATAAAGAGATGCATGTTCTCAATCGAAAACCTTGCTTGGAGAGATGATAAGGCAAAGGTTAAGGAATATGAACAACAAGGTCTTTCAGCAGAGCAGAGAGGACCACTTGGAGGTCGAATTATGTGGTTTCCACCATATGATTTAACATTTAATGAGGATGTATCTGTTAATTGGAATAATAACCAATTCATCGGTAGAGGTGAGGGGTTATATACATACACAAATACAGAGAGAAGAGGTAATCTATCATTCACTCTTATAATTGACCATCCTTCAGTAATTGATTATTGGACTGGTCACAAGCGCAATGGAATGAAGAATAATGGTAGGGAACTAGCCGAAGGAAATAGTGGCGGTGTTGACAACAAGTATAATCAAGAGAATACATTACTTCGTTTCTTCGCTGGTTGTGATATCCTTACAGCAACTCCTCAGACTTTCTATAAGGCAAAGGAAGAGCCAAAGGTTGAAGAAAAGAAAGACCCAACACCTAAACTAGAGATTCTTGCTCCAGATGAAACACCAACTAGAACTCCTAAGAAGATACAAGTATTATTATTCTATCCTAACAACTATAGTGGTAAGGATGATGGTGGTACTGTTAATCCAGTGTGGTATTTGATGGCTGGTGTCGGTACACAAAAATATGTTGATATTGATGATGAAGGTAAAGGTACTAAAAATGCAATTGATATTCCAACAACAATTAATTTTTTATCAGCATCAACAAATACAGGATATGAAATGAATGGTTCTAAGGGTATTTCAATAGTAGATGAACAAATAGCTTGGAATGTTCCTGATGCTTCGAAGCATAGCACAATAGTTATGTCATATGCTGATAAAACATCTAAAGAAAGAAAAGCGCAATATTTAACTGACGAAAATGGTAATACAATTACAGTTACATACACATATCCTACTACTGTTTTAAATGATGAAGAAAGAGAGATTAGCAGTTCTACGACCAAGAATTATAAATTAGCTAAGATTATAGGTTCTCAAGCAATGGGTCTTGGTAGTGCATATGGTAATAACTTAACTGGTGAAGACCATCTTTGGTATCGTAAGCGTTACTACTACAGAGTTGATAAAGCATATGAAAATCAAGACTTTTCAAATAGCGACAGCTACTTGGATACACAGTCTTTTAAACTTAATTCAACTGGATATGCTTCTGCAACAGCCGTTACAGAATTCCAATTAGAGAAAGAATCATTATATAGTTTCAGCGACTTGTTCGCAGCATTGGAAACTTCAAATAAAGTAGTGCCAAACACTGATAAATCAAAGGAACTTAAAAAGATTTTAACTGATAAAAATAGATATGAAATAACTAACCTTAAATATTTTGGTCATGCATCATATCAAGGTTATAAATCATCAAATAATGACCTAGCTAAGAATAGAGCAAACACACTTAAAAAATGGCTTGAATCATTTGACCAATTTAAGGGTGTTCAATCAGAAGAACCTATTATTAAGAATCAAAGAGAAAAACCAGTAACAAATGTTGGAGGAAACAGTGAACTTAACACTAAGTTATGGAGAAGTGCTTCTGTAATCATTGAATATAATGAGTTATCAGTATCAAAGGCGGTTGAAACTCTCGCAAAGCAGAATATTGATAAGGTGGAGATTCCAAATGGTATAACTTCCAATAAGTTAAACAATCTTTCTGTTAGTGGTCTTAAAGTAAGTCCATATAGTGTACTTTCAGACCCAAAGAATGATATGATGAATTATAGGTTTGACCCTAAGAGTGGGAAGTTCATTTATAAAGAGCCACAACCATCAGATACTGCTGAAACTAGTGTTGTACAAAGATATGATAATGAGGGTGAATTCTTTGAGTTACTTGATAAAGAAGCTCCATTCTTGCATCACTTGATTAGTGAAAAGATTAGATACTTTGACCCAGCATTCCATTCGATATCGCCAGAGGGTTTCAACTCTAGGCTGACATTCTTGCAGCAATGTACAAGACAAGGCTCAACCATTGAGAATGGTAATCCAAATCAGATTACAGCCTATAACTTGGCATTTGGTAGACCTCCAGTTTGTGTGTTGAGAGTTGGTGATTTCTATAATACAAAGATTATCATTAACAGTTTGAATATTCAGTATGATAATACACAATGGGATTTGAACCCAGAGGGTATTGGTGTAATGCCGATGTTCGCAAAGGTGTCAATAACATTCACATTCCTTGGTGGTAGTGACCTTGCTGGACCTATTGCACGTCTTCAAAATGCAGTTTCATTTAATTATTATGCGAATGCTGGAGTATATGATAATCGTGCTGAAATGGTTGAATATGACCCTAATGGTAGTGGAAGACCAGTTAAATTTAAGGGATATGTATATCCTAATTTAACTAAGAAAGGCACAGTAGATGTATCTGAGGTGTATGGAGACAATGGACAAAAGATAACTAAAAATGGTAATACTAAATAATTTTTATGAATTACAGCAGATATAAATCATTTGTTTCAAATGGTAGTTATAAGAATGTACCTTTTATTGGGATTCCAGTAAGAGGTACTGACTGTTATACATACTATGAGGTTGGTAAGACTAGATTGGATTTATTATCTTATCAGTACTACAATGACCCTAATTTCGGTTGGCTTATATTACAAGCCAATCCAAGTTTAGGCTCTTTGGAATATAGAATAGAAAACAATTCAAAAATACGTATTCCTTATCCATTGGATATTGCAATACAAGGTTATGAAGATAGCATAAACAATTATATAAAATTATACGGTTTAAATTAAACAAGAATAGATGGCTGCACATTCAAGTGTACAATATGTAGAACCAAATAGTGATTTAGAAAATATCAGCAATTATAGCGAATATTTGACAACAGATGGAAGGGTTTATGATAAGGTCATAGACCCTGAAGACTATTGTATTGGTCTTTCTATTTCAACTGTTCTTTGCAATAGAGGGCAATCATTGGCTGATGGTAATCAGCTTCTAACACTTTCTTGGGAGAACACAAAGGAGAATACAAAGGTGAATTTCATGAGTGGTACACTAGTTTCTTCAACCAAAAATGACAGTATCAAAGATAACCTTAACATACCATATTTGACAACCAACTATGCTGATATGTATGTTACTGATATAAAACATTACGGTACTACTGAAATGATTGGTATAAAGTCAGTTAACATCGACTTCGAGAACGCAGTATTGCCAGTCATTACAGTTCAGTTCACTGACGTTAGGGGTATGTCTTTATTTACACCAAGAGAGTTTAGTGGTCTAGATAAATTGACTGCAAATGGGGTTGTTGATGCAAGTGATGTCGCACAGTGTTTCTTCCAATGTTTCTTCAAATTCCCTTATCCAAAGTTCAATATAACGGTTAAAGGATTTTACGGAAAACCAGTGTCTTATGAGGTTACATGTGATAAGTTCGAGACAGATTTCAATGCTGAAAACGGTAATTTCGATGTGACTGTAAGGTTTATTGGTTATAAGTATTCATTCCTATCTGATATAACCACTGAAATGCTTTTGCTTGCGCCATATACTGATTATCTAGGAGAACAGTATTGGGAGGAACAGAAACAGAATCATCACTTTGTGGTTACTGATGCATATGGACAAGAAAAAGAGATGCCAAGATTGCTTGAGATATGGAGTAGCATTAGTGATATCATAACAAACGGAGGGGACGGTTCTAACGGCACAACGATGACTCGTGAGGATGACACCCATGACGAAGAAAGAAGACAGCTAGAAGCCATTAAAAACACTTATACGGCATGGTATGAGCAACTATGGAAGGAAGTGGTTAAGAAGTATGGTAAGGACAACTGCTTCATAAGGGTTTTGAATAGTGGTGAATATGATAGAATTATTGTATTGATAGATGGTAATAACACATCTGAAAATCTATCTGACGATGCAAAACAGTTCTCAAATGAAATGCAGAAAATAAACAATGATTTATATGCGTTGATTGAGGAATATAATAGTACTTTTGCTAATATAAATCCATTGGAGAAATTATCGCAAGATTTCTCCAAGTACCTTAATGTGCCTTTATTTAATGCTGTAACCATAAATGACAAGAATAGGTTCATATTCAATGGTTATGATGAAAGCACACCAATTTCAAAGGACATTGCCGATGAAATGGTAATGAACCGTATTGGAATTGATGGAGAACAAAACCTTGGAAGTTCAGCAAGACATCAAAAGACATTGAAGACTGTATACAATGATGGAAGTGTACAGAAGACAAATTGTTTCCATATAGATGTAGATTATACAAGCATTCAGATTAGGATAAACAAGCTAACTGCCGATGCCAACAAATCTTATAATGAGAAGAAGAGAAACAAGGATATACACAATAGAAACATAGAGCTTGTAAGACAATTGGGTTTTAAACCAACCATTGAAAATTTCACCAAGATTATAATGGCTCATGTTGAGACATTGATGCATATGATTTACACCGTTACAGATGAAATCAAGGCTGATGCAACTAGAACGGCTAATGGTCTTGGATTGACTACTGGTAAGGAAGGAAACCTATCTGACGTAAAAGATGATTCTCAAGATACTTTAATACCGCCATTCCCTAGGGTTACAAAGTCAATAACAGAGGATGATGGTACGCAGAAGCAACAAGACGTATGGATTGGCGAATTTGATAAAGACCAATTTAAGGAGGTTGACCTTGTTGAGACGTTCTTCAATGCTGCTGAGAAATTCATGCAGTTGAGACATCAAATGGCTGAAAAAATAGAGCAAAAGAAGAAAGATAGAATGGATGCTGAGAAGGGTATTGAACATGGTGTCGTGAGGTATCCGTTGACATCTTATGACTTTTTCCTAAAGTCAAATGTATATGGCGATGATGTCATAGAAACTATGGATAAATTCGCAGGTGCTGTGGCTGTTAGAATGTTTGATATTCTATCCATTAACTTCTTTGCAAATGAGTTTAACAAAGATTGGCATAAATATGCTAAAAATTTGGGTAGAGTAGAAGCACATAACTTCTATAAGAGTGTTGATACCACTTCTAATAGTGACATTAGAGAATGGATTAAACTTGATAATGGTGTATTTGACTCCAACTATATAACAAGTGTAATGAAATCTAAAGAAGGTAAATATCCTTGGTCATTCGATAGTGGAAGTAAAGAAGCAAAGGCTCTATTTTCAGATGATAAATGGTTGAGAAGATATAAGTTTACAAATCAAGCTGGTTATAACGGTGAATCTTATATGTATCAAGTGCAGAACATATCATTTGATACAATGAGGGAAAACTATAACTTGTTTAATGGTCCTAATGAGAATTTCTCAAATAGTGATGTCATTCTAGCCATGAAGACAAAACAAATAGATTCCCTTGATTTCAAGTCACTTACTGATGATTATAATGGACATTATAACTTGATAATTGTTGATGATTATACAAAGGTCAAGAATATGATGGATGTGGCAATATCCGAAACATTTAACTCTTATAGTGGTATTTCAGAGAATATTTCAAACTCTTGCAGTCTAGATAATGCATTGGAGGGGTATTATAAGAATTTATTCAAGGATGAAGGCGTTTCGTCATTCTGCAAAAAGGACAAAGACTTTAACATAAGTGAAAAAATAAGTACAAAGATTTTCAATACAGATGCATTCTATGTCTTCGGAAAAGATAGGAATATATTGAAAGACAAAGATGGAAACAAGAAAAAATACACTAGTTCAAAACAAGACCTTGAGGACTATTTCAAGACTGAAATCAATGGAAAATATATCAATAGTTGCTTCTTAAGTGAGGTTTTCAATTATGGTAATGATGGTAAGATAAACCATAAGTCATCGGTTCTAAACAATGATTTTTCACCTTATGAGTTCTTGATGGGTATTGATTGTGCCAATTATAATACTCTATCTTATTTATTAAAAAGAAAAACAAAGGGGGATAAAACGTTTATTTATCTTCCTAGATTCCTTGTTCTCCAACTTGGAGCAATACTTCAAGATTCTGTTGGTAAATCTAGTGGTATAAACGCTCCGTTGACAATTGGGGATGACCTTAAAATGCAAAAAGAATTAAGAGACTTTGCAAGTACCTATTTAAATCAGATTAGTATATACTCTAGGATGATTTTAATGCAATATTATCAAGATTGGGTTTCAAAGGAATTCAATGACATAAAAAATAAATTAAGTGGTGAAAATTCAAAGAGAAATGTTGCAGTAGCTGATGTTGAAAAAGGTAGGGTATTACTTAATCAAAATAGTGAAGACATTAAAAATTTAACAAATAAGATGATGTTACCCATACTGCTTGTAAATGGTAATGTTAACCATTTTGTTGATGATAATAGATATTGTCTCGAAGCAAAATTATATAAGGTTGAAAATGACACTGTTTATCAAGACTATTTGGATGGTTTCATTGATGAATTGAATCAGTTGTTGGGAGTTGATTATAAGGCTGATGAGAACGGTAACATGGTAAGAAGGTCTAAGGATGCCAATAACACCTCAGACGAGATGAGGATGGAATTATACAGATATCTAAAGCAGATATATGACAAATGGATTCCTTCTTCAACTGAAAAGGATTGGAACTATCAGAACTTCTTTGACAAGAGTGGGGCTGACTATCAGTTCTATTTCATCGATTCTTATTACAACAAAATTGGCGATAAGTTATTATTGAACCCACAAAAACTGTTTGAGAGAATAGATACCTTAACAAGCTATAGTGATATCAAGTCAAACGTACTTTCATTCTTAAGCTACGTTTATACTGATAACAGATGTATGTTTAAATGCATACAGAACTTCATTGACTTGTCAAAGAGAGAATCAATGGAGAATATGTTCAAACCATTACCATATTCAAATGCGTTTGACCCTAAGAATATAAGGAATGGGCAAGACTTCGTTGTATGCTACACATATGAGCCATCGAAACACTTGGATATACAAGGTGCTGAATATGAGGATGACAGTTTCATGCTTAATAATGAGTCAAAGACCCCTATGTCAATTAGGACAAGAGGTGCAAAAGGTGATTTCTATACAATACCTGCATTTGGTGTAACATATGGAAAACAGTATCAAAGCTTCTTCAAGAAAGTGTCTGTGAATACAAGGGGAGCAATTCAGACTGAACAGAGTATCATGGCTAAGTTCTCAATCTTGAATGAGAAAAGTGATAAAAACAAGAATGCAACACAAGGTCAAGATATGTTCGATATCTATGCTGGTCAATCATTCACTTGTACAGTTGAAATGATGGGATGCGCATGGGTACAACCAATGATGTATTTCGTACTTCTTAATGTGCCAATGTTTAGAGGTTCTTATCAGATTTATAAGGTTAGTCATAATATAACACCTGGAAATATGACCACCAAATTCATAGGTAGTCGTATGCCTAATGTTGGCAATAGATTGGTTAAGGATGTATTCATTAGTCCAGAAGGTGATGATACAGAATATATACCAAATGATGCAGTTACATTCAATAATGCAATGGCAAATAACGACAATGATTGCCCATATGCAGTGTTCCCAATATTCAGCACAAATACAAATGGTGCATCAGCTAGTCCAAGGGCACAATCTGCAATGACTATATTAACTGAAGACCGTTATAATCTTTCTGCTATAGCTGCTGCTGGTATCTGTGGTAATATAATGCAAGAAAGTGGATTTAATGAGTTTGCAGTTAATAAGTCTAGTTTTGCAGCTGGTCTATGTCAATGGATGCCAGCATTTCACTTATTCGCTGACATGTATAATAACAGAACTTCAGAATATGGACATTGGTCAGGTGGCAATGAAACTGGTTTAAGTAAAAAATCTGATGTTTATGAACTTATTAAAAATAAAAGTTTTGAAGCCCAAATAAGATTTGCAATAGAATCTGTTAAGAATAATAATCATAATGATTTTAAGAATGTATATAATAAGTTAACTGCTGCTACTACTGTTGGAGAGGCTGTTGGAATTTGGCTATGGGGTTATGAAAGACCTGGAACAGCAGAAGCTCATCAAGCTCAAAGAGAGAAGTTTGCAATGGATATTTATAATGTATTTACTGGCGGTTCACAACAAAATGATAGTGATAAGGAATTATCGAAGATGAATGAGGATATCTATGAGTTATTCTTTAGCGCAATTAACAAGACAGTACAGAATACAGAGTCAATGAGGTTCGAATTGAAGAACAGTTATTATCCAAATAAGAACGATAGCAATAAGGTTATGATGGTTAGTGCTGCTAATTCTCAAAATAATGCAAAATTGGCAAAGTTATTTGATTGTATATTAAATACTCATGAGTACTTTAGATATGTAAATAAACTTTATTGGGTTTATGATAATATGCTAACTAATCTTATCAGAATTGATGTTAAGCTTTTACCAAAGGATGTTCCAACCAATAACCAATATGTTTTCTTCTATGATACTGGCTCAAGAGACAGTAGTGGTAATGCTTCAAAAATTAATGCAACTGTGAGCGATTTAAGTGAAGATTGTAAAAAGTCATTGAAGAAATATTATGACTCATATGGAGAAAAGAACTTAAGACGTTTAGTCCCAGAATTGAAAGACCCAGAAAATCTTTCTGAAATAGATATAAGTGATTGTGCAAGTGTTGGCAATGATATCATTGCGATGGGCAGCGAAATAAGTAAGGGAGATGCTGGCTTTATTGATGGATGGAATGTTGGCGTAGCATGTGATACACTTATTAGAAGAGCGAAACCAAAATACATAAAAGGACAATGCGGAAATTGTGCAGCTTATGTTGAATATGCAATAAAAGCAGGTGGAGGTCCGAGAATGAATTGTGGCGATGGAAAATATGCAACTAATTTAAGATATAGAGGAATTCTTAAAGAAAATGGATTCGTAATGATTGATAGCGGTATAGTTAAACCTTATGGAGACGCAAAGATACCATTACAATCTGGCGATGTTGCTATTATTGGTAAGGATGCACTTACAGAGGGTGGAAAATATCATGCTTGTATGTTCTCATCACAAGGTTGGATTTCAGACTTTAAACAAAAACACATGAGTCCATACGATTCAAGCTTGCCTTATGCTATTTATAGATTCCATAATAAACAAAAAGCTTAAAGTTTGGAATTTTAACATTTTTTATATATCTTTGCATAAATTGGTAAAAAGTGTTATGATTTTAGGCTATATTGTTACGGAAAGGAAACTTACAAACATTGATGGCTTTGTGGAGCAAGTTAATGACATTTCATTGGCAGACTCCACGAAGCCTATACTTATTGTAGGTTGGAAGAAAGCAAAGGAAGACCCAAGGTACACATCTATTTTGGAGAAACAGCTTGATGAAAACATATATTGGACTTTTAGTAAAACTGAGAGTCGTTCTGACTTTGAAGAAGATTTGAAAATTTTCTATAATATAATATATAATAATATATTAAATAATATAAAATATTATTATATTAATATATTTAAATTAAAATATAATAATATAAAGAAATTATATAATATTATATTAAATTCTAAAGAAATTAAAAATATTTATTTAAATAAGAATATATTATATATTCCGCATGAGGGAAGAATCTTAGGATTATCTTTAACTGTGTTGGAATATTGTGGTATACCAATGGTAAAGGTTCTTGATAGGATTAAATCTAAGGGAATCAAAATCATTGAGGATAACAAGAAGTTTATCTTCAAGTTATCAAAACAGCTTGGAAATAAGAAGTATGCACTTCCATACTTTATATCTAGTTAGGAATAGTTAATAATGGCAGAACGTGGAATAATAATTGGAACATTTGTAAAGAAAAACAGAATTTTATCATTTATAGAAACTCTCAAGAATGGTTTTGGTATAAGACTTGATAAATTATTTATTTATTCAATTGATACCAATAAGCGTGAATATTTGGTTACATTCAAGACTTTTGATAAGGATAGGTTTATCAAGAATCTTGAGAATGCAACTGTTATGCACGTTAAGAATGGTTGTTTATTTTCCATCAATGCCCTCAATAAATTAATTGAGAAAGACAATGAAGGTTCTGAATTACCAAATAATGAATTTGTTGTCGATTGGGACAAATATAAGGACAAACTTATAATCATAACAAATGGGGAACTTTCAATATCAAATCTATCCAAAATAGAGGATAAGTCGTTGTTTTTCAACTAAAGAGATATTTATAGTAAATAAATTCATAGAGTATGGGAAAGTTTATTATAAAACACATAAACAGTATGAAGCCTCAGAAGAGGGTGGAAAATAAGATTGAAGAGAATAAGCAAGTTATGACTACAAGCGAAAAGATAGCAATGGCACAGAGTGTACTTAATGGTACAGAACCATCAGCACATGTGAAGAGAGTAAAGAAGGACAAGGGTCTTATCGAGAGAACTGAGAGTTCTAAGACCATTTTGACTGAGGATAATAAGGAACTTTTGAACGATTGATATAACAATGGCAAAGACTAATGTTAAGTATCTTAAGGAAAATAATTTGTATGAGGCACATAAGCATTTTATGCGTCTCAGCGAAGCATATATACCAACACAGTTCCCAGAGGAAGACTTGGAGGAAGCTGGTGCTGACCCAAATCAAGACCCAAATGCAATGGGTGGTCAAGACCCAATGATGGGCGGTGGTGCTGACCAAATGGGGGGCGGTATGCCTCAAGACCCAAATGCAATGGGTGGAGGAATGCCTCAAGGCCCTAACGCTATGGTAGGAGACCCAAATGCAATGGGTGACGCAGACCCTATGGGTGGTGCAGACCCAAATGCAGGAGTTGACCCAATGGCAGACCCAATTGGAGGTACAAACATGGGTGGAGAAGACCCTTTGGCTGATGCTAGTGGCGATATGAGTGAGGACGATGGTGAGACAATTGACATCGATGGTTTGACAAAGGCACAAGATAAACTTAATGTTAAGCAGAACCATATCGGAAGAGATTTGTCAAAGGTCGATACAAGAATTACATCGTTGATTGATACTATCAATAACCTTTTGTCTAAGGTTGACAGTAACAATAGTGAGATTGAAGCTTTAAAGGCTGAGTTTGAGAAGAGAAATCCAACTCAAACTGAGAAGCTTAATTTGCGTTCACTAGATTCATATCCATTTAACATTAAACCAAACGAGTATTGGGATGAAAAGGCAAAGCAAGGTGGGTATGAGGCATACTCAGACAATGCAGAGCCTACAACCAAGGAATATACAATCACAAACGATGATGTAGATAACCCATCTGATGACATCGCAAAGACATTCTTCAAGATTGACGATGATGATGTCCAGACACTTGATAAATTGTTCAATTTCTAATGAAAACGATTAATTTAAAAGAGGAAGCATATAAAAAGCTAATCAAAGAAATTGGATATGGTAATGATGATTTATCAAACTTATTCAATGAGATTGGATATAGTATTGATGATGCAATTCAAGTTGTTAGAGACCATATGATAATGTGCAATAGATTGGGACAAGAACCAAACAGCATTGTTATACAGATAAATGAGCACCTTAATGCCATTAAAAACCTAGTTGATTCTTCTAACGCAATTTAAATACATTTTTCCACAGATATTATGAAAGATACCTGTGGAAAAATTTGGTTTTTTCAATTTTTTTTTATATATTTGCAATATACTTTAAGCATGTATTAGGCATGCATTTTAAATAATTTTTTTTAATAACAATTCAATTTATGAGTAACAAAAATTTTAGCGTTAACATTGATGATGACGCAGTAAAGAATCAGTATGAACAAGAACAGAAACAACCTGTTAAGAAGACTCAGTTTGACACTAAGAATTATTTACAAGCTAGGCTTGGGTCAAACGAAGACACAAAGACACTTACAATCAGACTGTTGCCATTCTCCCCAGAAGGTGGTAGTCCATTCAAGAAAGTTTTTATGCATACCGTTAAGGTAAATAAGGAGGTTTCACCTAGTGGGTGGAAGACTTTCGTGTGCCCTACACACAACAAAAAAGATGGCTCTGTAATGGGTGATAAATGCCCATTCTGTGAGACATCTGCAAAGGCACGTGAACTTAAGTCCAAGTCACTTGATGAGCCTACAAAGAAGAAGTACGGTGATGTTGAATTCCTTAATCGTGTTAAGGAAATGTGGATTGTGCGCTGTATTGAGCGTGACCATGAGGAAGATGGGGTTAAGTTTTGGCTCTTCAACAGTTCAAAGAAGAAGGATGGAGTTTATGACAAGATTATGAACTTGGCAAAGATTCGTTCTGAAGCAGCAGCAAAGAAGGGAAACACCTACAGCATTTTCGACCTTAACAATGGACTTGATTTGGTTGTAACCCTCTCAAGAACCTCAGATAATAAGACAGCAATTCAGATTATTGACGCAGGTCTACCTTCTCCGCTTTCAGATGACTTCGAACTTGGCGAGAAGTGGATTCACGATAGCAAACAATGGGATGAGGTATACACCGTTAAGCCTTATGAGTACATGGCAATCATCGCAATGGGTGGTGTTCCAATGTTTAGCAAGGAACAGAATAAGTATATTGATAAGGAAGAACTTGATAAAATTAAAGAAGAGGCTGAGAAACAGAGAATCGATGAAGCTCTAACAGAGCCAACAAAGGATTTCTCTGATATAGCAGAATCTAGCGGTGTAAATATAATCGATGGTAATGATGTCAAAGATGACGATGATGATTTACCATTCTAGTAGGCAATGTTACGATTAATATGAACAAACTTTTTTATTTTTGGGGGTCTATGGGGAGTGCAAAATCCCTTAGACTCCTTACAACAGCTTACAACTTTGAGGAAAAAGGTGTGCAGATAATGGTTCTTAAACCATCATTAGATACAAGGGACGGTGAAGGAGTTATTCGTTCACGTGCTGGCCTTGAACGTAAGTGTATCATGATTGACAATGAGATTAACTTATACAAGGCTATCAAGGCATATAAGAACGTCTTAGACGCACAATTGGAAACACTTAAATGGGTCTTAATAGATGAATGTCAATTCCTTACTGAAGAACAAGTGGAACAGCTTTCAGATGTTGTTGATTTCTTAGGTATCAATGTGATGTGTTTCGGACTTAGAACAGATTTTCAATCAAGACTGTTTCCAGGTTCCAAACGACTCTTTGAGCTAGCTGATGATATAGAAGAAATAAAGTCAACTTGTGAATGTGGTGATAGGAAGACCTCAATCAATGCTAGATTCGATGAAAATGGTGAGATTATTACTGAGGGTAGTCAAGTGGAGATTGGTGGTAATGAGAAATACAGAGCCATTTGCAGAAAATGTTGGAAGGATAAGGTTAGAGATAAATTGTTAAAGGAAAATGGAAGCAGTTAAGTATACAATAGATGATTATGCCCACTTTAATGATTTTGGAAGCGGAATAATTATTGAAGGTGAAGATTTCTTTAAGTTCAATAGGATTGATGAAACAAAAGGTATCATTGATGATTATGTCCAAATTATAGATGAGTTATATGATGTAATATCGAATACAGCACAAGTTCCATTTAATAGTGAAAAATTCTATACAAGCTATTATATCTCTGGTTATAAAATGAAACAAAATTGTTTTATAGATAGTTTATCATTAACAGTTTTAACTAAAAGTAAAGTTAATAGCTACTTTTATGGACAAGATGCTAAAATCAACAAAGAACTAAATAAACTATCAAACTTCATTATTGTAATTGGAATACAAGATATTGACCTAAAATCAAGTAAAGGAAAAGAAGAATTCTACAGTGAAATGGCGCATGAACTTCAACACATTTATAGGTTTTATTGTATATTATTATCTGATAATTCAAATTACGAAGACGAGGAAAAAAAGAAAATGTGGAGGAATAGGAATGCGACTAAAGTTATGAACTCAGAAGGTGAAGATACCATTCAAAATAAGATAAACACTCTTTATTACTTATCTGAAAAAAATGAAATATCTTCAGAAACAAATAGATTATATGAGTATCTGAGAAGTCACAAAGAAATTGATAGTTTTTCATATCACGATGTAGAGAATGAATTGCCTTTATATAATTTGATTATCAATTTGAAAAATGGTATAAAAATAATTGATAGTAATTTGAAGGATATTGATTTCGTCAATGAATGTGGTAATATCTGTAAAGTTGTAATGGGTGATATACAAAGTACACCATCAAGGTCACTTCTTAAATTCAGAACTAGACTAATATATGGTGTTATGTTTGCTGAAAGAAATTATAAAAGAACACTTGCAAAAGCATTTAAGGACTTCAAACGATATGTTGTTGGTGAAAATCGAAATGTATTCAAAAAAATAATTACTTGGGATGAAGAAGAAATAGAAAATGAATTGAAAGAATATAAGGATAGAAATAAAATGTTGAATAATAATGTTTTATGAGACTAAAGCGTGAATATAAGATTGGAACACCAATTCAATTTAAATGGTATTATGATTGGAAAGATAAATATGAAAATCCAAATAGATTTGAGATTATAGAAGGTGTTGTAGATTCAAACACATTTTTAAATGACGTTATAGTTTTTAATAGAAATGAAAATAAGTATTATTCAGTCCCAACTGAAAATATTGTTAAAGAATTTTAAGTTATGAAGCAACCAATTAAGAAAAAAGAATTTAAGAAGCCAAGTATTGCTAGTTTTAAGGAAAAATATGGTTTGACAATGAAATCAGATAAGGATTTGGTGAAGTCTGTTGCTGATAAACCAACAGATTTCATTCCACTTCCAGAGGCATTTGCTGATGCGATTAAACTTCCAGGTATACCAAAGGGTTATCTTACAATTGTAACTGGATGGTCAAACACTGGTAAGTCAACCATTAAGAATTGCCTTATTGCTAGTTGTATTAACAATGGAATTATTCCAGTTATATATGAAACAGAGAATAACTTCGACTTCAAATATGCAATTGATTGCGGTATGAAAGCAACACCTATATATGACGATGTTGAGGTTGAAGATGTCGATATAGAAACTGGTGAAGTTACTTATCATACTGAAAATAGAATCATTAATTACGATGGTGAATTTATGTATTTCGATAATAAGATTCTAGCTGAAATGTATGGAAACCGTGATTATTCAACTGGTAAGGAGTGTAAGACAAAACGTAAGGAAGCAGTTCTTGAAGATATTGCTTATTCAATTAACGACTTGTTAGATGCACAAGAAAGAGGTGAGATTAATCAGCCATTATGTTTTATTTGGGACTCAATTGGTTCTATACAGTCATTTAAATCTCTTGAGAGTAAGAGTGGTAATAACATGTTCGATGCTGGTGCCATTTCTCAATCATTCAGTAATATTATTAACAATAGAATACCATCTTCAAAGAAGGTTAGTGAAGAGTTTACAAATACATTCTTCTGTGTAAATAAGATTTGGAATGATTCAATGAATTCAATGGGTGGCGTTCCATCGATTGAACTTAAGGGTGGTAAGACATTCTTCTATGGCGCTAGATTAATTATTCACTTGGGTGGTATTGGTAAGGCTGCTACAAAGAAGCTTGATGCTACTGCAAAGGGCAGCAAATATCAATATGGCATCACTACAAAGATTAGAACAACGAAGAATCAGTTGCCAACACCTTGGAATGTAACATATGAGGGTGAAATGTCTTGCGTACATAATGGTCTATTAAATCCAAAGGCTTTAGAGGAATACAAGAAAACTTATATGAAAGACATTCTAGCAAAGATTGAGGAAACAAGTGGTAAGAAACTTGACATCACAGAAGATGATGTGCAATTTACTGAAGAAGAATCTGATGAGTAATGAGTTTTGATTATATTTTTAATTTCGATTCACCAATTAATGACAATCTAATTGTAGATACGTCATTTGATGGCACTTTTCTATTGATTAGATATAATAATGGGGAAATAATAAAGCTTAATGTAACAGATTTGGTAGGGTATGAAGCTTGAATATGTTGTAAAGAAAGTCTATGAGCCTATGCACAGAGGTGGATGGGAATTTGCATTAACACCTCCACAATGGCTCTTAGATTGGTGGGAAGACAGAGAGAATGGAGAACATAAGGCATTTATTGAAACCGTAGAATACATATGAGTTTAGAAACTGTAGATAGATTATTCGAAGATGATTGGTGGGAATGGTTCGTGGTACATGACCGATATTAAATAAAGAATGGGAGGACTAAAAAGTCTTCCCATTTTTTTTTGGAATTTTAACAAATTTTTTATATCTTTGCAAAAAGGTGTTAAAATGAAAGATGGATTAAGAGAATATAAAGGAGAAATGTTCAGAAAATTTGCCTTAAAACTTAAGAAAGAAGGGCTTTGGCAAAAGTTCACTATTCTTGAGTATTATTTCAGATTTTATATTAATCCACAGAATAGTTTAAAATGTTTATACGACTATATAAAAAACAAGAATGAGGATGGTATAATGCGTAAGGAATGGTTTAATGATGAAGGTGGAAGAGGTACGCATTTCGATTTATCAAACTATGATATTTTGTTAAAAGATTTTTTTAAACATTATAAAGTATAAATTATGACAGACGAACAAAGAGAAAAAAACCTAGAGCTTTATGCTAAGAAGCTAGGTCAAGTTGGTGTCGATACAAGTATTTTGGTTGACAAGTATGGGGAACTTTTAAAGAATGGTTCTTTCACACAAACAAATGAGTTTGGAAATGCTTATAATGGTTCACTGCTTGAGATTATTTTAAAGGTGGTTACACCATATGCAGTGAAACTGAATGAGTTGCTTCCAGAGGAAAAAAGGGTTGATAAACCTACTCTAGTAAAGGTATGCCTTTTGCATCAGATTGCAAAGGCAATTAGATTAATTCCAAATGATAATCAATGGGAGGTCGAGAAACGTGGATTTATTTACAAATATGATAATGATTTGCCTTCCATTCGTACTGGCTTACACTCAATTTCAATGTGCTTTGAGTGTGGAATACCTTTAACAACTGAAGAGATTGAAGCAATGACAGTTAATGATAGAGATTTATCAGATGACCAAGCACGTTGGCATTCAAGTATTATGGCTACAATCGTAAGACAAGCTAGTGAACTAACATACCTACAAATCAATAATAAGAAATGACAGATGTACAAGTTTTTAAATGGTTTTGTAAAGAACAAGGAATAATGGCTAACATAAGGGGAATGTATTATGTATGTTCTCCTAGGAAATATGCACTTAAAAGGGTAGATGGTGATTGTGTAAACAGACTGACATTTGAAGAATGGATTCATGAACTGATTGCAAGTCGTGGATTCTGTGGATTATTGGATAAAATAGCTGACTCTTATAATTGTAATCTTGTTTACAATAAGTATGATAAGGATGTTCCGCAAATAGAAGGGATGTTTACGGAGAACTTCAGAAAAGCAATGAGGCGTTGGAATTATTTCGTTTCGAAAAATATAATAATGGACAATGATTCCATAAAAATAGGGGACGTTGTATCTTATAAAAACCCTTTTCTTTGGGGTGATGTAAGAACTGAGAATGTTATAGTTGATAATATTAATCTCAAAGATGGATATTTATCTGGTCATGTTGAAGGAACAGATGGTGAAGTTTGGGAAAATAAAAGAGATTTCATGCCATTCTGTTATATAAGAAAACTAGACAATATAGATGAGGAGCTTGAAATAAATTATAGCGTTAAAAGAAATAGGAGGATTTATAATGGGGTTAATCGAAAATAGAACATATTATACCTATAACGATGTTACAATTGTCCCAAGTGTTGTGAGCAACATCAAACACCGTTCAGAATGCGAACCTTGGGACAATGATGGCATGTTACCGTTGTTTACAGCACCAATGGATACAGTTATTAGCGAAGATAATTTCAACCTATTCGAAGAAAATCATATAAATGCCATACTCCCTAGAACAGCACCATTGGATACAAGGAAATTCTATTCCACAAAAGGAAGATGGGCTGCATACTCTTTAAAGGAGTTCTCTGACGTTTTCTGCAATGAGGATGATAAATTGCCCACCACTCATAAATTAAAGGCTCTGATAGACGTTGCAAACGGTCATATGCAAGTTATATTCGACCTTGCAGACAAGGCAAAAAGCATATATGGTGATGATTTATTATTGATGGGTGGAAATATTGCAAACCCTAATACGTATGAAGAATATGCAAGACATGGTTTTTGGGGCGTTAGATGTTCTGTGGGTACGGGTTGTGGCTGTTTGAGTACTAGTAATACGGGAATCCACATGCCGATAGCATCCTTAATTAATGACATTGCAAAAATTAAGAAGGAAATCTCTGATGATTATCGATGTCTCCCATATATAATAGCTGATGGTGGTATAAGAAATTATTCTGATATTATAAAATCATTGGCTTTGGGGTCAGACTACGTTATGGTAGGAAGTGTATTTGCTAAAATGCTTGAATCTGCTGCCCCAAAAGATAAGAATGAGAATGGTGAATTGGTTGCCACTTTCTATGGTATGGCATCAAGACAAGGACAGATTGCATTGAATGGTGCTAAGACCAAGACAAGTGAAGGGCTTATGAAACACTTAAAGGTTGAATACACAATGGAAGGATGGACAAAGAACTTCATTGACTATTTACGTTCTGCAATGTCATATGTTGGTGTTAAAGAATTACATGGTTTTAGGAATGCAAAATTGATTGTTAATTCTGAAAACGCAATAAAGGCTGTAAATAAATGATAAAATTAGGTGAATAAGAGTTGATTTCTTATTCACTTTTTTTATTTTTTAAAAAAAACCTATGGATAAAAATATTGCAGTTGTTGTTTGTTCTAGGAAAACAACAGAAGAAAATAAGGATTTTATTGAACATATCAAGAATACTTGTGGTTGTGACACACATGTATATATGATACATAATCCAGAAGGGGTATCAATCTCAAAGATATATGCCGATATGGTTGTTAACAATGAGATTGATAGTGATGTCATCGTTTTCATACATGATGATATCGAGTTCCTAAGAGAAGGATGGGGAAAAGAAGTATTAAGATTGTTCAATGAAAATGAAGAATATGGAATCATTGGAGTTGCTGGCTCTGCTCAGTTTGACGAAAAGGGTGCTTGGTGGAACTATGAAAAGAAGTTCGGGCAAGTACTTCATAGGGCAAATGGCAAGTCTTGGTTGACAGCATTCTCACCATTGCTTGAAAAAGATTTACAAGAAGTAGTGGTTATTGATGGTTTATTCATGGCTGCGCATAGAAGAAGGATTTCTGAGAATTTCAGTAGAGAATTAAACGGCTTTGATTTCTATGACATTTATTTCTGTTTGGCTAATTATTTTGACGGAAAATGTAAGATTGGTGTCACAACAAATATCCGATTAGCACATAATTCTGTTGGTGCTTTAAAGGATAGTTGGTATAAGAATAGGGAGATAATTAATGAGAAATTTGGTAACAAGTTTCCAATTGATATCTTAAAGAAATAATTTGGCATAATTTTTGCAATTTATATGACATTAGATAAATTAATTACATTATATGGTGCGATAAGTAATATTTGTCAAGATTTTTCTAGAATGACTGATGGATATTCACTCGCAACTGGAGATAGTCAGTTTGAGAATATTCCAGAGGATATAAGGAATATGATTTCAGAAAGGCAAGAATTCTTTTCATATAGAGAAAAAGTTAGAGGTTTATTAAAATCTAAGATAAGAGAGGAAGTTAAAAAATTATGAATAAATTAAAGAAAATATTACTAAATATTTGGTATGGATTGCCATTTGGTCTTAAGGCTGCTGGGGATGAGATTCTAGGTAGTGGTGAAGCAGACCAAGCTGGAACAGAAGTAAATCAACAAGTTACTGATAAGCGTGTTGCAAAACATTTATTAAAGGGTGAAGTTACACAAGAGGTTGAAGAACTTAGATATAGAACATACAGAGTAGCAAATGAATCTGAGAAATATAAATATGTTGGTAATGGTGTTGCTGTAAAGGAAGAAAAAGAAAAACCAAAGGATAAGACACGATTTAAGTTCTCTCAAGAGAATGAAAATATTTGTCAATCTGTATTGGATACCATGAATCAAGTTGGAAATTATGGAATTGAGAGATATCGTCTTGAAATAGATTATAACTCATTTGTTAGATTCAAGGTAGAGAAGTTTGCAAAGAAGATTGATGTTGATATTGATGAAAAGATTGGCAAGGTTGAAACAACATTACATTTTAATACGGAACCAGACCCATATGATGCAGCTTCAATGCCATTTATAAATGAGTTAAAGAAATTATTGAATGCAAATGAATATGAAATTTCAAGAAATGAAATAGCAACTTCAATATATAATTTATCGTTTACAACATATAAGGCATATAATGAGGATGATTTAGTGAATTATTCATTTATAAAGGGTGGTAAGTTTAAGGAATTTAAACAAGATGGATATGAGTATCTTTTAACTCTTGAGTGGGATGAATATCTCAGATTACCAACTGACCTTGAATCAAAGTATTATTCAAAATCTATGGCTGAAAAATATGCCAAGAAGGAGAGAAAGGAAGTGGCACCAGAAATGATTAATACGGAGAGAAAGAGATATTGTTCCGTATGTGGCAAAGAAATGTCAGTTTATGATGCTGATATACAAGAGGCAGATGGACATAAGCCAATTTGTAAAGATTGTCTTAACAAAGCCTTGAAAAATAAAGAAAAATGATTATTTTTTATTTAAAGAAATATTATGTTAACAATTGGAATTGAACTAAATCATGTTGTAAGAAATATCAACAGACAGATTCTAAAGAATTATGCAAAGGAATTTGACCCATCATTGGAATGGGAAGACCTAGACGATAAGGTGGACATCTTTAAGAAGTACCTTAAGTTCGAGAGCAAGTATGAGAAGAATAATTTCTTATATATCGATTATCCATTTGAGATATTTGGAGCTTGCCCAGCGATGGATAAGAATCTTCCAAGAGACATTAACAATTGGTTGGCAGAAATCGAGAATATGGAGGATGAGGATATTAGAATCATCTTTTATAGTTTGGATGAGGTGGCATTAACAATCCAATCTAGTTATTTCTTCTTGAGCAAGATTGGCTCTAGAGTTAGAAAGGTAATTTTCCCTACTAATCTTGATGAGGTTTGGAAGGAATGTGATGCAGTTATTACAGCAAGGAATGAGTTCTTTGAGAAGGAGAAACCAGAAGGAAAGAAAATTGTTCTAATTAATCGTGAATTCAATGAACAACATAAAGATGAGGCAGATTTGAACTATGATAGTTTATCTGACATTATTACAGATAATAATTTTTTCAATAAGGTTAAGGAATGACAAATACGCCATACATTTTTGACTTAAACAACATTACAAGTTTTATCTTCGGAAACCCGAATGAGAAAACCAATGAAGTAGAAATTACAGATAACTTCATCTATGATAAGGATTCAAAATCAATGATTCCAAATACTAGGGAAGTTAAGGAAGTTAAGGTTAATGATTATACTGGTCAAAATACCATTCGTTATGATATGATTAGGATGTTTATCGACATTCTTGATTCAATAGAAGACCCAAAGGTATTGACAATGGGGCAAAACATCACCCTTAATACACTAAAGGCATATGAGCTAATAAAAGATATAAACGAGGAAAACAATGAGTGATAAAGATTTAAAGGTTATTGAGAATATCGAAAAAGAGATTTCAAAGATAGATAAGAAAGAGAATAGAATATACTTTTTTGTAATCGATAGTAAAGGCGTTCCTTCTGGTTCTCTTGAATACATCTATAATTTAGCACTTATCCTAAAAGGTGAGGGATATGATGTTAATATGCTTCATACTGAGGAAGAGTTTGTAGGTGTTGGCGCATGGTTAGGGGAGGAATATACAAGTCTCCCACATTTCAATGTTAATAAGGGAGAGGTTGGAACATCACCTAGTGATGTGTTGTTTATTCCAGAGATTTATTCACAAGTTATGAATCAAACAAGAAACCTTCCATGTAAGAGAGTGATTATCTTGCAGAACTATGATTATGTAGTTGAACAGATGCCTTATGTGGCTCAGTTTGGTGATTTTGGAATTCTAGAGGGTATAACCAATTCAGACTACCAAGCAGCAGAACTTAACGAGTCATTCCCTTATATGAAACTTAAGAAGGTTAGACCATTCATTTCAAAGATATTCGGTTCTACAATTGCGCCTAAGAAGATGGTTATTAATGTAATCGCAAAAGACCAGAGTGATATTAAGAGAATTGTTAAGCCATTTTATTGGAAGTATCCATTCTTTAAGTGGGTATCATTTAAGGAACTTAGAAACTTATCAAAGGAAGAGTTTGCGAAGGAACTTAGGGAGGGTGCAATCACGATTGTTGTTGATGAATCTGCAAGCTTTATGTATTCGGCTCTTGAGGCTATGAAGAGTGGTAGTATTACAATGGTTAAAGTTCCTACTACAACTGTAGATTGGGCTAATGGAGAAGAACTTCCAAATTGTTGCGTATGGTTCAATGATTATGATACATTGCATAAGCAAATTGCAAGTGTTGTGCGTTCTTGGATTACTGATAAAGTGCCAACTGTTCTTGCTGAAGAAGCTAAGAAAATATATGATGAATTCACTGAGGAAAACACCAAGGCTGATATATTGGCATATGTAACAGATATTCTTGATAGAAGAAAGAAGGAAATGGAAGAGTTAATTATTCAAATTAAGAACAAAAAGGAGGAAGAATAAATGAAAGAATTAGGAATAATCATACCGATGCATGAGTTCGGTAAAGAGAATATAGAGCTTGTTAACAAGGCAATTGAATCAGTGCCAGAGGGTATGTCAATCTGTCTTTCAGTACCAAAGGGCACTACGCCAGCAAAGGTAAAGGGTCTTTCAGATAGAGCAGCATTAGTACCATCAGTTGAAGAAGGTAGTACATTTGCTGAGTTGGTTGAAAATGGCGTTAAGGCTTTTGCAAATAACCCAGATGTTAAGTGGTTTTCAATCCTTGAGTTTGATGATACTTATACACCAATTTGGCTTACAAATGCTAAGAAATATATGGACTTTATGCCAGATACAAGTGTGTTTATGTTCCTTGAGGATATTACAGATTTCAATAATGGAAAATATATTGGTTTCGGTAATGAGGCTGCATGGGCTAGCTCTTTCTCAAATGAGATAGGATATATTGACAATGACTGCTTGCAGAATTATTTCGATTTCTATCTAACTGGTTCAATCTTTAATCTTGCTGATTGGCAAGAAGTTGGAGGTTTAAAACCATCTATTAAGATTACTTTTTGGTACGAATGGCTTCTACGTGCTACCAATAAGGGTAAGAAGGTATTTGTAATACCGAAGGTAGGATATAACCATACTCTTGATAGAAAGGGTTCTCTTGTTAATATGTATAAGGAGACTGTTGATAGTGAGGAATCACAATGGTGGTTTGACCTTGCGAAACGTGAGTATTTCTTCAAGGAAGATAGAAAGAAAGAATATACCAAAGAATAATAATATAATCTTTATCAATGGTGCTAATTTTGGTAGTTAGCACCATTTTTTTAGAATGTCATCAAAAATGGCAACACGAAGATTTTCTCAATTGAGAAAATGTGAAAGAAAGTGTGTTGAAATTGCACAGATTTGCCTTTGATAAGATATTTAGTATTAAAATGTAAACTAATTAGGGGATTTTACCTAAATATAAATATCTATAATTAAAGAAATGTCTGAAACTAGTGCAATTACAGAAACAGTAGTAGTTAAGAAAAAGAGAGGTAGAAAACCTTCCAAGGAAAGGAAAGGATATTTCTACGAAGAGCAAGAGCAAGCTGTTGTAGATTACATTTCAACTGACGATGAAAAGGAGAAGAACAGAATCTTCAATACAACGCTAAAGCCAGCATTTACTAAAATGATAGAATCAATCATAAGGAGATATAGTCTGTACCCACCAGATGAAGAATTCCAACAAACTTTTGATGATACAATGTCTTTTCTTATGACGAAACTATCATGTTTTGACCCTTCAACAAATTATAAAGCATATTCATATTGCGGTACAATTTGTAAAAACTATTTAATATATAAAATTAATCAATTTGCAAAGAATCAGAAGCGTAATGAATCATATGATACCCCTAATGAATCAGTGCAAGGAGGTATTGATGATAATATAAGGTTTTCTTATGATGAAACAGACCCTAGAAGGACTTTTCTATCTGAATTGACTGGTAATACCGTTGATAATATTAAACGTATTCTAGAGGATAAGGATAAGCTTAGATTGAATGAAAATGAGGTTAAGGTTGGTATGACCCTTATTAATCTTATGACAAATTGGGATGATATTTTTGCACAGATGGGCAGCAATAAATTCAATAAGAGTTCGATACTTTTGTTCTTGAAAGAAACCACAATGTTGAATACGAAGGAAATAAGAGATGCACTTAAGGTGTATAAGAAAAGATATTACGAAGTTAAGTGGAAACTTATCAATGAATAATCAATTTTTGAATATTTATAGTTAAAATTACAGAAATGGCTAAGTTTAAGATAGAAATAAACGATGTACAGAACATAAGGGATTTGCTTCAGAATGCCTATAATCTAGCTGATGAACAGATAGTTCAAACACAGAATGAAATTAATAAGATGGCAAATGCAACACAATTGCAAGATGAATCCATTGACGGAAAGGCAAAATACGGAAAAATAATTAACGATTATTTGGGCATAAAGGATAAGGCAATATCAAAGAAATTGGATATTGCAAAGATTCTTAGTGACATATACCATCATAATGGTGATGTTAAGGGCGCTATTGAAAATGGAGAAAATATCAAGAATATGGACTTCAACTTTGATGACATTAAGAAGATGATTGACAATAACATGCAAGAGGAAAAAACTAAGACAATTGAACTTAATAAGAAGTAATGGCTAACATCAAGGATAAACAGCAAGAAGCAATGGCAACCATTGATACTGCGAAAGCAATGGTTGATAAGGTGATTGCAATAATGAACATTATGCTTGCATCACCTAGTATTTCTTTGACATTTGCAACAAATCCAATAGGGTATATCTTGCAATTGTTAAAGCACCTAGGTGTTACTTATGAAGAACTTAGGGAGTATCTTGCTAATTTCTTGATATATATATTACCAGTATTGGAGGTATCGGTTAAAACCATATTACTTACCAATCTTAAAAATATGGTTTCTTGTTCTGTTGACCCTAGAATACCAGAGAAATATAGGGAAAATCTTAATGTTGGATGTGGTAGCGGACAAATTGAAGGTTATGGTATTAATATTAGTATCGAGTCTATTGATTTTCTAAATAAATTGTCTGAGAATCCATTGAGCGATTTTGGAAAGGAAATGTATTTTGGTCTTGATGGTATTGATGATGTGTATAAGTTTGCAAGGGCAGAGGACTTTGATGCATTTTTGTGGTTTGTAATACATAAGGGTAAATTCCCAAGTTCATCAAACTTTAGTTCTATATCTGGTTCTATACATGGAATTGGTGGTAAAACAATACCAAACCCATCAATATTAGATGCAGTTCAAGTTGACTTTAATTCCGATAGTCCTTCTTCAATAATGTTGGGTAATACTTTTACATATCCAAATTATCAACATTCTATAGTCTCAATGTGTATTGATAGAAAATACGATAGTGAGAATAAAATAATTTCAAATATATTAGTTCCAACATCATCAAACATATGTAGTGTAAACTGGTATGTAAGACGTGCAGATTATTTAAAAAAGAATCTTGGTTTTGGGGAAAAGAGATTTGAGTCTAGGGATTTTTCTAAAGAAATCGCATTATGTAATTTACAATATTTTGATACTGCATCTAGTAATATTTACCCTTCAAACGGATTGGTTAATAATATCGTTAGATTAACTATAAAGCCAAAACCTTTTATTCATATTCCGAAAGTTGATGAAGGCGAAAAACCTTGGGGTTTTGTACCTTTATTGTTTGATAGTCAAGGAAATTATGACATAAATGGAAAGTATACTGTTGTATTTGACCAAGAAGAGTTACCAGAAGCTTCATATACGAAATTTGAGAATTATGCAACATATACTACTGGGACTACTGATATTAAAATCAACATAAGAAGTGGAAATGTTAGTATTACTGATAAAAACGAACTCAAGAAACATTTAGTAGAGTGTTATAAGGGATTGACTGTTTATGAATTTAATTATGATTTTGTAATGGGTATGAAATTGTTCGATGCCAAAGTCATGGCTACAACATTATTGGATACCCTTGTAAATACTAGATTAGGATTAAATGCATCTCTTGGTAAGAAACATCAAGATGCTACAGATAAGATTAAGGAAATCATAAAAAATATTATAAACTCTGATGATTCTTCAGTTGAGGATTGTTATTTTTCATTCGACAATGAAAAATATAATCAACTGTTAAGGTCTAGTGAAGAAAAGAGAGCCAAAGATTATGCATTTGGCTCAAATGCAAGTTCTGATGGACTTGATAAAGTTTATGAGATTCTAGATGAATATGACTCTGCATCATCTTTAGAGGAACGAATAGACGTTATTAACCGTGCAATCACGCAAGCATCTATAGCAGTTGCCAATGGTGCTGAAGAAGAGGATAAATACAGCATAGAATTTGGATTTGTATTTGATTTAATTGAGAACCTTGTATTTGCAATTATTAATGCGATTTTATCACCAAAGGTATTATTACTGTTAGAGGTTAATAGACAAATCATGGGTGGTAATTGGAAAGTATTTACAATCGAGGACTTGTTAAAGGCAATGCAAGGAATAATAATATCTATTATCAAAGAAGTTCGTGACCTTGTTATACAAGAACTTATTAAACTTGTTCTAAAGTATTTACAACCACTTAAGGAAATGATAGAGTCAATATTACTCAGAGAACAAATTGAAGAATACACTTCTGCAATCAATAGTATTATCAAAAATTGTCCTATGGTTTGGTTTAATTTTGGCTATCAGCCAAAAGAAGTTAAACTTGATACTGTTGATTATGCTGATATTGATATTAATGAAATAATAAATGCTGAAAAGCCTAAAGAAAATTGTTAAATATTATGGGTATAGAACAGATTTGTAATACTATCACTAATTTCTTTAATGATGTCAGACCACCATTTCCACAGATTAACAGAATCTTATTGGTGTGTTCAATGATACGTAGACCTGGACTTTCAACTATCTATTCAGTATCAAATATTGTTAAGGATTTAAATAGACTTGGTATACCTACTGGACCGATGCCAGATGGTAGCTCAAATCTAACAGTTGGGGCATTCTTTGCTTCAACAAAGGAAATATACAGAGGACTTAAAAATGATGCGTCAATACAAGTTGGGATAACCCCTGGAACATTACAGACAACGCCAGTTAATAATACAGGTTTAGGACTTGGTGGAGTGTTTTAGTTTATGAAGAAAAAAGTAGATTTTACAAAATTAAGTAACGCAGAAATCAATATTAAGATTATGGGTTACGAAAATGAATACAATGTAAAAAAAGATAAAATCATTGCATTGATTCAAGAATTAACAGAGCTTGATGAATTATACATTAAGGCAAATGAAGAGTTACAAAAAAGAGGTATATTAAAGGATGGCTAATATAATTGTAAAAGTCGGAAAGGTTAGAGAGGTCGAGAATGTCTATTCAAAGAATGGCAGTGATGGTATGCGTGTTAGGGCAGAATTGACAGAAGATAAACCAAGGAAATTAGAGGATATTCCTTGGGCATTCCCTTTATTGCCTAAAGTTTTCCATGTATTACCAAAAGTAGGCGAAGCAGTTTTGGTTGTTTGTGAGGATAGTAACAACAACAAATCCCAAAGATACTATATTGGACCAGTTATTGCTCAACCTCAATACATGACTTATGATAAAAAGGAAGATGCTACTTCTACCTTTAAAAATTTCGAATTCAACCCTATTGAGAAGATATCTAACTTCGACATGACTAGAGGAGCTTTTCCAAACAATGAAGATGTATCTGTTGTTGGTAGAGGTTCTGAAGATGTTACGCTAAAATATAATGAATCCACAAAGAAGAGTGAGGTTGATATCCGTGCTGGAATTCGTACAGAACCATCAATGACTAGAGAAAATGGTTTGATAGGAAATATCATGTTTAATAACATAGACCCAGCTTATATACAATTAAAGTATAAGAGTGGACTTGCAAAGAACCAAAACCATCAAGTATCTAGCATGATTAACATGGTAGCCGACAATATTAACCTTATTAGTAATAAGGATAATAACGTTTGTGACAATGTACACGATAAGGATGCTTTGATTAAGGATGAAGATTCTGATATTGTAATGGATAGATTACATCAAGTACCAAAGGGTGATAAACTTGTCGAACTCCTTACAATTATGAAAGGAGCAATTATGAATCACGTACATCCTTGGGCTGGTATGGAACAATGTGGTGACTGGCCTGGTTATATCAAGCAACTTGAAGGATATGACATTAATTCAATCCTTTCAGAATATGTTAGAATATCATAACAGAAAAAAAGCGAGACTCAACTAAGAATCTCGCTTTATTGTTTTTATTCACCTTCTAACGGTGACTGTAACCCCAAGTTCATATCTGGGTCTATTGCAATTGCATCATTATTCATCTCATTACTCATGAATTCTTCAATAACTTCCTTAATAATTGTTTTTGTATTCATTATATTTTCAACCATTCTGTAGTTAGCATTATTATTGAACAATCTTTCTATTGCTTCATCATTAAGTTTTGGAAATCTTTCTCTAAGTTTCCTTTTTAAATCGTTTGGAGTTGTTACCTCAGTCTCGAATACTCCGTTACTTGTTTTGATTGAGAATATCATTTTTGTATGTTTAGGTGGAACTTGTTGCGCTGCTGGTCTTCTTATTCCTAATGTTTCCCCACTAACCTCTGGCAACATACTCTTCAGCTCACCAAGCCAAGGTTTATCTTCAAGACTCCAATATCTCCATGTTCTCATATTTTTTCTGTATCCCTTGGAGAATAAATACTCTATAATTTCAGCATCGTTTGTTGTAACAACATTATCACCTCTTTCTTTCTCACTAGTTGAAATCATGTTTACTAGCGATTGATTGGAAGTAATTGTGAGTTTGACTTTTCCTTCTTTTGTGAAAACGATAATGGCGGTTACAGATGATTTTTTGTTTGCTAACCTTTTAGCCCTTTTAGCCTTCATTGTATCGTTTAACTCCATTTCAGTCATCTGTTCGGCACTCGCAAGTCTTTGTATGGTAAACATTCCATTTGAACGCTGTGATACGATATAGCCAATCTCCTTGAACTCTCTTCCATGCCCTTGTTTTGGGGCATAGCCGTACATATAGGTGTAGTAGTGGCACATTTCATGCACCAATGTAGCTAAGAAAGAATGCTCAGTTCCGCTATAGTTACCATTCAGTTCTATTCTAGGCTGGCATAAACCAACAAAGTTCTTCCTATCAATGTCTATCTTTTCCCAACCGTTATTCTTATACATTTTGCGGCTGTATCTATTTATATAGATGTTGCGTCCAGTTATCTTAAACCAACCAAGAGTACCACCTTCAGAACCACGACCAGTAGTAAAGATGGCAAAACTACAATCGCCCAATTCACCACCAAACAACTCATCATTCATTTCAGTATATTTGGCTGTCATCCATTCTACGGTTGGCTTAAATGTTTTATCCATTTTGTCATTTAATCTTTGTGAAAATTCGTTCCAATCCATTATAAAACAATATTTTCTATAAATATCAAAAGGGTAGGAAAATACCTACCCTTATATCTATTATTAATCCCAATTGTCTAGTATTTTTGTAATTAATGGATTTCTTACTATGTCTTCTCTTGTAAACTCTGTGATTCCAACCTCATCTAATTTACCTATATGTTCTATTGCGTATAGTAGTCCACTTTCTGATTTTTTTGTAACAATATCTCTACGGTTTGTTTGTAGAGAATCACCAGTTAAAATCATTTTACTATTTTCACCCAATCTTGTAAGTATCAATCTTAGATTTTCCTTGGTATATTGTTCACATTCATTGACACATATTAAGGCATTATCGAATGTTTTACCCAATGCAAAATTAATGAATTCGTATTTTATGTAGTTATTACTTATTAAGGATTGTGCTGTCATGTACGGGTCAGCATTTCCACTATTCCTTAAAATCTTTGTGATTGTCTGTTCATCACACTCAAGATATGGTTGTATCTTGGTTTCTAAATCACCTTTAAGGTAGCCTAGGTTTAGGTCTAATCCTCCTGCTGGAGCCGTAGGTATCATCATAATGATGTTTGAATAATTACCGTCCTTTAACTCCTTAAGTGCATATGCAAGTGAGAGATAGGATTTTCCAGTACCTGGTGAGCCAACTCCAAAGCATATTTGGTAATTTTTGTTTTTAAGTAATTTCAAGAACTCTTTTTGTTTTTCGTTTTTACACTTAATATCTATTTTATAACCAAGTGTTTTTAATTTAGAACATAACCCTTCCGATGTAAGATAATTGAGAGCACAGTCTCCTTTCATCTTTTGCTCAATGAATTCCATTTCCAATTCAGTGATGCTTTCCTTCAAGTTTTTCTTTTTTCCCATAAAAATTAGTTTAGAAAAAAAGCGCATTAGCCCATTGAAGAACTAGTGCGCTTTTGATTATGTAATATTTAATGATTTCATCCATACCATCTCATATTTTTATATAAATATCTCCAAAACGTTAATAAACGTTATATTTCAGTTCAAAATTTGGTCATTTCTAAATTTATTCGTATCTTTGCAGCACGAAACGATAAAAAACAAATTATAGAGAAATGGATAATAATAAGTCAGCTTATGCTAGTTCTAGTGTTGGAATTCCAGCAGTAGTTGTTGGTGTTCTCATTGCACTTAAGAAAGTCGGCATGACAGCAATGACCTACAGTGACATTATTTGGTTTGGCATTGAGGTATGGCTTGTCTGTGCCCTTGTTGTGGTGGTCATTTGGTTCATCGTGTGTTGTATTTTAGTTCTATTTGAATCATGACAAATCTAATAATGTATTTTAAACGATTATAAGGGGTTATGAAGAAAAACGTTAGAAGTATAGTAGTTGGTAACGATGGTAGAGTTTCTATTGGTATATCAACTGAGGGTATGAAAGCAAATTTGGGCAACGTGGTAATGAAACTTGCAAAATGAACTACAAAATATCATATTACGTTTCTGACAAAGATGGTGAGATAAATCTAGTGGAAAACAAGAATATAACAGCACGTGCCACTAGCAGAAAATCACTTAGAAACGCCATTAAACGTCTTATACGTGAGGAATATCAAAAGAGGGGTAATATCGTTCAGTCAATAGCATCGATTGAGGTACATTACTTTGTTAGCATCAATTCGGTGTGCAATGATAATGTACTTGAGAAATTCGTTAAATTAGCACAAAATGACCAAGAACACATTAACAAAGAAACTTGAGAAGATATTGTTCTTCTATGACAGTTATCTTCCAGAAGATGGAATACCAATGTTTCAGAAAGATATGAAGGAAGTAATTGAGCTTTCCAAACAATACAAAAAAGGTGGGTAAAAAGCCCACCTTTTATTATGCGTATTTGTTATTTAAATCATCTACGATATTGAATGATAAAACGTCATGGTGAATAATGCTATTCATTCCATAAGTAATCTTAACATCAACGTAGTATCTCTGTGGTATAAGGATGTTTGTATCTATGACGTAGAAGTTTTCAGAGAATGCCTTATTAACTTTATCCCACTCGATTACGTCTATCTCTCTAGTACCATCTTTTACGTAAAGTCTGATATCGATATTATCAACCAATTGTGTAGTGTTAACTGTATAATTAGGCTTTGCTGATACAATTAGCTTTCTAACATCCCCACGTTTAATATTTTCTTTTTCCTTTATTCCGCTTATCGATGGTGTGAATGTTGTATTGGTGACATTTAGTGAATTTCCTATATTAAAGAAATTAGGCGTGTCTTTAAGTGTGAAATCAAGTTCCACATCGTCCAATTTTGTTCCTTGGTAAGATATATTACCCCAAGTGTCATAAAGCATCGTATCAGCCTCGAAATCACCCTTAGAGAGTTTTAAATCGATATAATATATGCCTCTAGTATGCTTTTGTGATTCAAGCTCCATAATAGCTTCTTCATCACTGTTTTTAATTGTAACAGTTGGGTTATTATCCAAGTCTTGTAACGTATCTCCTATTGTGCAATATAGATATAGTTTATTGTTCTTGTTAAGAACGAAATTTGCTCTATCATCTGATACGACATCATCATATCTAGTCTCAACAAATGGTTCAAAGAATGTGTTCGTCTTATTGGTTAAAAGTCCCAAATAATTCTCATATTCTGATTCCATAGTTTCCAATAATGGTGAGAATGCAATACCTATGCCGTAGTTCATTAACTCGCTAGTTAGAAACTTGTTGAATGTGCTAGTTATGTCAACGTTTATATTTTCATTCCCAACATCGAAGTGTTGTCTTGCGATAATGATTGAAGACTCTCCAGCAGAGAATTTGTCATATTCTTCTGAAAGAGTGCTATTGCTGTAAACACCTTCTTCATCCCATTTAAGACCATTCATCCTTTGAAACCAATTGCAGCCATCAGTAGATATCAATCTCTGTGGGTCAATTGGTGTTGGAGAATAATAGCCAACGTTTAACGCATTCATTGAATAGTCAAATCCTTTACCGCTATCCCATTCCTTTGGTATCAAGAAAAAGATTAAGTCAAATGATGTGGCACGAATCTTCTTGTTTTCATTGATTGAACTTGTTTCACATTCATGTAATTGCGTAAAGTCCAAAGACCCAGCATTAGTTATGTGAAGAACATGTTTCATTTTCTCCATATTCGGCATAATTCCATCATCCATTAGTTTCTTGACTTTAGAATGGTCAAAATACATTAATGCTCTAGATACAATGGTGTCTTTGCCATATACAAGCTCTGCAATAGGATTAAGTCCAGTATTGAGTTTGCTATTTGAGATAATTGTATCTGTTTTTTCTATATAACTTTTATATATCATCTTCGTTAGGGTAATTAATCATTATGTCTTCTTCATCACTTGGCTCATCTAGTGATGACTCTGAAATATTCTCTCTATCTATGGCAACATTAGGGTCGTACCCTATTAAGAATAATTCTGATTCAGCTTGCAGGTCTTCCCTACTGATTCTAACTGTTATTTCATCATCCTTATAAAACTTTATTTCATTGTCCAAGCTCATAAGTTCTCCATTGATGAGAAGTTTGAAGTCATGTACGTTGGTAGTCTCTACGGTTTCAAGCACCATGTCTTTGTCAATTACAAACGACAATTCCAATGTACAATCATCGAAATTCATCATTATCTTCATAACTTTATTGTAATATCTATTTGGAGTTGGTTCACAACAATTATCATTATCATCTGAAGGCTCATATATGATGTTTGGTTTATCTTTCTCATCGATTGGTATAACTTCACAATGGTCATCTTTAGCCATTACATCTATCTTATTGCTGAAACCTTCCATAAATATAACTTTTTCGTCTTCCCTTCTATTCTTACCTCTTCTATTTACAATGCCACTTGCATCAGATTCATGTGAAGATAAAATCATTCTAGAAGGTATTCTTTCAACATTATAATCCTCTTTGCGAATGATATAACCTCTAACCTTTATCTTATATGACTGTGAGTAATATTTACGGTCATCTATTGTATATTCTGATTCGTCAGATACATCATCTAATGTCATTGACATTGGGTGGTCATTAGGTGAAATATAACAATCAATGGCATTAAACTCATAATGCATAAGTTCGTTAACCTTATTTATGATTTCCATCTTATTCGATATCACAGAAACGGTATATATAAAATTAATCTGGGTTGGTTGTTTCATTGTATATTTATCATAAGCCTCAGTACCATTTTCTTGCAATACTGGAACATAGAACATAGCGAAATCCTTATGACCTGGGATATTAAAATAATTTCCTTGACTTTCCCCCTTTTGTGGATTAAGTTCACGAGTTACAGTTAGGAAATTTATAATTGGATTTCCAGTTTCATCTTGTTTATCCCATTCTTGTATATACTCACTTAGTCTTTGCGTGCTATATAGCTTATAGATAGGAAGTTTCTTACCATCATATACAACGTCTATGTGTTTTACAACCCAGTCATACATTGTTTGGTCTATGTCACTGAATTCGATTGGTTTTGGAAATGGCGTACCATACTCCAATATTACCTTTGACATATTCCTACGTCTCTCAGTGCCATGTGCATGGTGACGTAGTTTGAGTTTATCCATATATGGTTTTGGTTGTATTAACATAATCTTGATTTTTTACAATAAATATTTGTTAAATGGTAATATTTATAAGAAATAAGAAATATACAATGGCACAGTTCTTCTTTTTGAAACAGAATAGTACGCTCCCTACTTTACGCATGGAGTTAATTGAGGATGGCAGACATGATTTTCACAAGTTTCATGAATGTATTCAGAATGCTGAAATAACATTTACAATGGTCAACATTGATACCAATGTGACAAAGGTTGCAAAGGCAAAGGCTTATATTAAGTTACGTGAGAATGATGACTGTACAGAACAATACGTCATATGCTATGATTGGAAAGCACGTGACACAAAGGAGGCTGGCTCATATAAGGGAACTTTTGAAATTACTTTTAATGGAAATATTAAGAATGATTCATATACATATCCAAGTGGTATACTCAATATGCCGATTAGAAATGAGTTAATGATTAGAATTTTACCTAAATAATATGAGAAAAAATCTTTTAAGAGAATATTACGAATTAGCAGCAAACGAGTTATTAAAGACCAAGAATGGAAAAGGTTTTAAATTGGTTTATGTAGACCCAAATTTATCAACTGACAACACGTTTAATAATAAAGAGTTGATGAAAAAATATGGCATGGAATACTTGCCATATAATAGATATATCAGAAACGTTAAGGGTGTACCACAAGCTTGGGGTTGGATTATTTGGGATGGCAGCGAACAAGAAGTCTATCCTTTGATAAAAAAGTTTGCTGAAGAGATAGGAAGTCAAGAAACACCACCAGAGGGTGGAAACAACAGAACAATTGAACAAGTATTGGCATCAATTGAACAGTTGAAAGATATTATCATGCAAGCACAAGCAAGTGACCAAGTACGTATTGATGGTAATGGTATTATCGCAAATGCTGAAGAATTTAAGAAGAAACTTGCTCAAGGTGTTGGTAGTAGGGAAACAATGGAAGCACTTGCAGAATTGACGAGGTTTAGAATTGAGATGTCGAAGCATAGAGGACATCAATTATCATTGTTAAATACAATTCTTATCTTCTTACAGAAAGGAAATGCTACTGATGTACGCTCAAAGGGTGAATGGAGAGAAATGGGCTATACGCCAAAACCAGACGCAACACCAATCGTATTGGCTATGCCAGCTTCATTTAAGAAGTTGTTTGGTGCTCAATATGATGAGGTTGTAAGAAGATTCCTTGAAAAAGAGGGGGTAAAGGCAATCAGTGAATTGACTCCATCGCAGAAACGTAGATTGGATAGGGAAACGAAGTATCCAGACCCACAAGGAGGTTTTAAGGAATATATTGCATATGACATCTCAGACTTGATTAAAGGAGAAGGCGCTGAAGAGTTTCCAGAGAATAATTTCAAATGGTATGATGCTGACAGTGACGAAACCAATAAAGAAAGAATATTAATCAATGCTTGTATAGAGTTTGGTAAATCAATTGGTGTTAAGAGTTATGAGTTTGTACCAGTTGATACAATGGGTGGCTCACGTGGTTCGGCTAGCATTAGTGGAAAAGTAAAAATTGTAGATGATAAGAAGAATCATGGTTTACTTAGTACAGTAATTCATGAAACAGCACACCAAATAATGCACTGGGAGGTTGTCAGTACAACAAATCCAACCCTTAAGAAATTCTATCGTGGCGGCAGTATGTTAAGAGGTACTGACATTATCGAACAAGAGGCTGAATTATGCGCTTGGATTGTATTAAGTGGATTTGGCTATGAAAATCAACAAGAACATTTTAATTACCTTGCAAATTGGGGAATGAATGTAAACAACTGTGCAAGTGTATTTGATTCAATCATGAAGGTTGCAGACTTCATGTACGAAGGAATAATGAAACAATTAAACAATGAATAAATATGGCACTACCTTTTAAGAATGGGTTTGAATTGGCGCAAGCTATGGGGTTTGGAAAAATGTATCAAGCTTCAAAGGAACAGAATGAAAATAACATACAAATGGAGTCAAAGAATATGAAAAAGGGAATAATCAGATTAACAGAATCTGACCTTCATAATATTGTAAAAGAAACTGTTAATAAAGTATTAAATGAAATAGGAGACACTGAAGATGGTCAACGTCTATTGGGCAGATTGGCTGCAAGAAAATCAACAAGTGGAAACATAAATGATTATTATAATGTGTCAAATTATGCCAAAGAAAAAAGAAATGGAAATTTAAAGATGCAAGATAGATTTGCCAAAGGTTTCAATTCTGAAAAAGATAAAATAAGGCAAATAAAGGAGAGAAACTAATTCTCTCCTTTTTCTTTTATTATCTCATTGAGTTTTTTCTTTTCATCTTCCGTACATAGTTCATAGAATTTCTGGTAATTAATTTGTAAATCATAGTTCTTATCCTTAACGTCTTTTAATTCATCAAACATTGCACCATAATATGCCTCGAATTGGTAGTATCCTTTTTTTGTAATACCTTTTATGATACCCATATTACCGCTATTTCTACTGATTATATAATCTCCCTTTTGAAATTTTGGTTCAACCATAGTTAATTCAACATTAAAATATTCTTTATTGCAAGTTTACGTTCAACTTCTTCAAGAGTTTCACCGAATCTGAAGAATATCCTTCCATCCTCTGGATAATCCTCATATGCATCCATGTTTTCCCAAGCTAGCGCAATAATGCCATCAGTACAATCTTGAAAGCCAAAGCAGCATGAATCTTGTATTAAGTCAAGTTTTATCTTCATTTTCACAATATGAATCTCTGTCATGTACTCATCATTTGGAATGAGATTATTCACCAAACAACAAGGTTTATACTCAAAGCCCTCACCCCAGAATTCATCGATATTATCAGTGAATATGAACTCATATCTGTAATATCCATCAGTTTCTTCTCCAATTAGTCTTATAAAACACAAATAAACAGTTTCATCATTTTCCATTTTTAATCAGTTTTATGATTTCGTTTTTATTTTCATATACATCAGTTTCTTCTCCAATTAGTCTTATAAAGCCTAGTTTTACGAAAAAATTCCCAAGAAAGCCCACTGCCTTTAGGCGTGGGATGAATTGGGAAAAATTATTTATTTTTTTTTTTCTAATTTTTAATAACTTTTCAATTCATCGCAATATTTATTGTTACTTTGTAACAACAAATATTGAAGACTATGATTTCATACAAATACAGAACTAAAAACACAAGTCACTTGGACAATATGTTGTCTGAGGCTTGCTTTGTATGGAATCACGCTCTTGCGCTACAAAAACGATACTACCGACTCTACGGTAAATACGTTTCTTGCGCTGCAATGCAGAGGCATTTTGCAAAGCGCATCAAGCGCACATACCTTCATTCGCAGTCAGCACAAGAGGTCTTGCAACGCCTTGATGCTGCATATGCAAGGTTCTTCAAACACCTTGCAAAGAGACCTCCAAAGTTCAAAAGAACTGCTGACTTCGCTTCCTTCTGTTATAAACAAGGAGGCTTCTCCTTGTGTGGTAACGTGTTCCACGTTAACTCTTGCAAGAAGGATTACAAGTTCTCCTTGTCTCGTCCTTACGATGGTAAGGTTAAACAAGTGAGAGTTAAGCGTTCCCACCTTAATGAATGGTACATTTACGTCATAACAGACGCAAGTCCTAAGAGCTATGCTAAGACACACGATGGTGCAAGCATTGGCATTGACTTTGGTCTTAAGACGTATCTGACCCTTTCAAATGGTGAGAAGGTAAACAACCCACAGTTCCTTAAGAAAGACCTCAGAAGGATTAGGAAAGCCTCTGAGAAGCATTCTCGTTGTATCAGTGGCAGCAATCACAAGGAGCAAGCAAGGCTTTCCTTGTGCAGACTCTATGAGTCAGTTGCCAACAAACGTAATGACTTCCAATGGAAGCTTGCTCATGAGTTATGCAAGCGTTATGACAGTATATTCATTGAGGTCTTGTGCCTCAGTGGAATGTCTCGCTTATGGGGTTGCAAGATGAATGACCTTGCTCACGCACAGTTTGTCAGCATCTTGGAACAAGTTGCAACCAAGTATGGCTGCACTGTGCATAAGATTGACAAGTGGTTTCCAAGCAGCAAGTTATGTGACTGTGGTTATAAGAATGACAATCTCAGTTTGAACGATAGGAGTTGGGTGTGCCCACATTGTGGGCAAGTCCATGACCGTGACGTTCATGCTGCTGAAATGATACTTCGTAGGGGCATCTACGAATTGACGAGCAATGGTAAGACCATCGAACCACTTGGTTTCGAGGCGGTTGCGTTTGAGTCAAGAATCTCCTTGCTTTAGCGAGGAGAGTATGTCAATTTTGTTTATCACTTTCTCTTCTCTTAGTTGCATCACGAAACATAGACTTGTATACCTCATAGTCTCTTGGCAATGATTCAATCTCCCATAAACTCAAGAGTCCTTTGACACCATTATTATAAATTCCCTTATCAATGCTCATTTTTTTTAAAAAATATAGTTAATAATAGAAGAAATAAACATTATTTTTCTTTTTCTGTTACAATAATCTTATTTATAACATCTTCTTTATTGTGTACGATTTCAAGCATCTTGTCAAAATATGTGCCATTAAATGACTGATAGTAAATGGTACAATGTTTTTCTTGTCCTATGCGGTATATCCTATCTTCACATTGTAAGTTATCACTAGGGACAAATGAGAAATTATTGAAAACAACTACAGATGCTTTAGTAAGCGTTAGACCAACCCCAGCTGAAAATATGTTTCCAATAAATACTTTAATTCCATCATCATTTTGGAATCTTTCGACTGCATCGTTTTTCTTTTTTTCATTGAGTTTTCCATTATGATATACACATATATCTTTAAATTCTTCAGTTAGTTTCTTAATTTCATTATCATAAGCGCAGAATATGATTACCTTTCTTCCCACATCGATGCACTTCCTAACAAGGTCTATTGTCTTTGGAATCATCTTATCAGCAAGCCATTGTCGCATTAATGAGACCTCAATAAGCTTCTTATTCTTTTCTGTTTTTTCCTTATCTTCTTGTAATTCAAGGTACTTCTCCCATAATTCATCATAAGACCTTTTTTCTTCTTCACTCATCTCATAATGAATGCATTTAATAGTTTTGCCTTTCATCTCAGCAAAATCAGTTTTTAAACGTCTGAGGTAATATGGCTTAATGATTTCTTGAAGTTCTTCCATATTTGTATCTTCACCAAAGATACATAATTTCTTACATTTTTTTTCTAATATTTTGTCTAATTCAGCTTTTTCATCATATGTTAAATCATACCAAGAACCCTTTTCTTTTTCTTTTAAGTACATTGCTGTGTAAGCTTTTTTTTCATTCTTTTTAAAGTAGAATTTTGCTCCACAATAACGTTCCATATAATATTGCCAATCGTTGGTAATTGGAACACCAATAAGTTTTAAAAGATTATATAAGTTTCTAGATGTGTTAGTGACCATAGTTCCAGTAAGCTCAAATATACCCCTTGGGTTACTCCTTTTAAGCAAATCAGCAATTATCTTAAATCTATTTGATGTGTTATTGGATAATCTATGCGCCTCATCGATGATTACAAGGTCGTAGTGGCTCTGAAATAATTGGCTATTACTCATTGCCTCCTCGATTATTTTCTTGCTCCTAGAGACGATTTTTTTATCTTTATATTCTCTTATAACATTACCATTATCATCAACGTTAAGCTCACTAGTTTTAACCGTTTGTTCTGGAATTTCATAAAAATTGTCAAGAACGTCAAAATTGATGATTGTAAACTTTGCGTCATCCCACTTCGAACCTTGAACAATTGTAATGTCATTTTCATCTACAAGCAGTTTTAATTCCTTCTCCCATGTTTTCTTAACTGACGATGGGGAGATTATCAACACATGTTTAAAATTGCCTTCTAGGGCTGCTAAAATGGCTGAGAAGCTCTTTCCACTTCCTTGTTCGTCCGATATAATACACCTTTTCCTAGATAACATAAATTTTGCTGCATCTATTTGATGTGACATAGGCGTTCTTTTGTCAGTTATATATTTATCAACATTGAATGGATAATCATGATAGTCTTCCATCAAGAAATCTGTCAATATTGCCTTCTTTGGCGCAAATATTTCAATTGCTTTTTCTTGTGACCTTCTGTAAATGATATAGAAGTGATACAAGTTATCCATCTCCCCTAGAAACCAAGTTATTTTCAACACCTTTGGCACAAAATCAATTCCCAAATCACCTTGTAGCTTTTCACCGTACCAATCAGCAATTTTTACAATCTTATTTATTTCCTTTGGTTCTCTCTCGTAATTTGACAAAATATATTCAGACTCAAAATCATTTAATGCTCTCGTTTGATAAGCAATTGCAATGTTTTTGAGCTTAATTATATAAGAATTATCACCTTTATAATTCTTAAGTAATTCATATGCTTTTTCAATTTTTGTTAAAGAAAGTGCCATATTTTTATATTTTATCTTTGATAAAATATAAAAATATTTTTGAAAAAATCAAGTATTTTAAATGAAAAAATGTAGATATTTATAAGAAATATTTATATTTTATAATGAAAATAGTTAAAATAAACGAATCTCAAAAGAAAAGATTATTTGAAGCATATAGGGAAGGTTTCTCATTTGACGAACTATCTGTGCTTGGAAATGACGCTTTTTCTGATGAGGAATATAATGGAAAGTTACAATTTGAATATTGTAGGAAATGGTTAGGAGAACCAGTTGCGCAAGGCTCTTCTAGATGTGTCTTCATGTTGAGTGATAACCTAGTACTAAAGTTGGCGAATGGCAGATATGAAGCTGGTAAAGCTCAGAATCGTCTTGAGTGCCAACTATATGAAGACACACAATCTCCATTGTTGGTTAGAATATTCGGAAATGATGAGAATTTTTCATATGTAATTTGTGAGAATGTTGTACCAGCACAAGACATTGATTTTGAAAAGATTATAGATATACCATTCTATTATAGGTATTATAATCAAATGGGTTCTGAATATATTAATTACTTTGAAAATCCAAAAGGAAGTTATAATGAAGTTCCTTATGACGTATATGATATAGTATGCTATCTTGAGACAAATTATACTATTGGCGAAGGTTATTATCATAAGGAAATAGAAGAATATATAAGGAAAAACCCTTGGTTGAAACAACTTAAGGAGTTCATCATGAACACACAAATTGGTGATTTAACTAAACCAGAGAATTATGGCATCGTGAATAGAGATGGCAAACCAATGATTGTAATTCTCGATGCTGGAATGAACTTAGAAAATTGGGAGGGATATTATCGTGGCTAGTTTAAAGTTTAATACAAATAATGTAAGACGTGTTCCTATTAATAGAAACAGTCTATTCTACGATGCGGAAATGTTTGCATTGGAGAGAGAAATAGGAAAGGACTATATCGAACAAGATATGGGACAAACTGTTGTGCTCTATCAAGTAGATGCTTCGCAAACACAGACAGATGCTGTGTATGGGGAAACAGATACAGATAACGTGGCATTCAAGACACCAATTGAAATTCCATGCACATATAAGATTGAAGAACCAGAATTAAAATCATATGATAAGTCAAAACAACTTGGCACTTATATGAAGCCAGGAAAGATAACGATTGGTGTTTATCCAGAGACATTAAAAGAACTTAATGTCGATGCCAAAAAAGGAGACTATATTATGGTACAAGTTACGCCAGAACACTCTGAATATTTTGTTCTCAATGCAATTAACAATGGATATGCTAATGCCCATAGCTTATGGGGTACAACTAGTTTATGGGTTACGTGGGAAGGCTATAGTGTTGATTCTTCAGAATTTACAACATAATTTCTATTAATTATTTAAAGATTATTTTGAAATTCATAATATTTATATATAAATGAAGTTAAATATTATAGATAAAAAAGATAATTTTATAGGAAAAATTGATGCTAAATATGGTATTGGTAAATATAGTGTTTTAGGCGAGTATAAAGATAACAAAACTAAAATACTAATAAAGTGTAATACTTGTGGTTATGAATGGGAAGTTAGACCAGATAATTTCATAAATTTATGCAAAGTTGGTTGCCCTAAATGTGCCCATAAAAAATCTCATAATGAGGCAAAAACACCAACTGAAGAAATTATAAAGCGAGGGAAAGAACTATATGGAAATAGATATTCATATGATAAAGTTGACTCTTTAAATCGTGATGAAAAAGGTAGAGTATGTTTTACTTGTAATGTGTGCGGAAAAGACTTTTGGGAGAGACCAGCTTTATTTCTAACACCAAGGAGAAACAAATGGAATTGCCCAAATTGTGTCAAGAAGTCTAAGGAAAAAAATATCCAACATGCAAAAGAAAGGCATGAAAATTACATTAAAAACTATGTCCATGATACTGAAAGTTTTATAAAAAAACTTAACGAGAAATTTCCATATTTTTATGATACATCTGAAACAATATATGTTAATAACACCACTAATTTAACGCTAATTCATGAAGGGTGTAGAATAATAACAACACCCTTATCAATTTTAAGTTCTAAAAAACCAATTCTTCAAAACAGAGTTCATGATACGGAATCATTTATTAAAAAAGCAAAAATAGTCCATAACGATAAGTGGATTTATGATGAAAATACTGTGTATATTGATGCCCATAGTGATGTAGTTGTTAAATGTAAAAAACATGGATATTTTAAAATTCTTGCTTACCGCCATTTAAGCGGTTCTGGATGTAAGGAATGTATGAAAGAAAACAAAATAAACCCTAAAAAAAAGCCATTCGAAGTCTTTATACAAGAGGCTAGAAACAAACATGGGTACAAATATATTTATGATAAAGATACATTTGTAAATTATAGAACAGATATGAGAATGATATGTCCGATTCATGGAGAGTTTTGGATGAAGCCTTCGGTTCATATAAGTGGCAATGGTCATGGTTGTCCTAAATGTAAAGAATCTTCATTAGAGCGTAACACTAGATTAACACTAGAAGAAAATCATATTAACTATGTGAATGGTAAGCATTTTCTTTGGTTAGGACTACAACATTTTGATTTTTATTTACCAGATTATAATATTGCCATTGAATGTCAAGGAAAACAGCATTTTATTGATGGTGGTTGGAATAATAAAAACTCATTAGGTATTAATATAGAACGAGATAAAAAGAAAAAAGAAAAATCTGATGGAAAAGTTAACTTAATTTATCTATTAGATTCTGCAATATCCAAAAAAGCTGTGATTGATAATGAAAAATACGGTTTCATATATACTAATAAGAATACATTTAAAAAAATCAAATTACTGATTGAACATATAATACAATGTTCACCAGTTGACCAATCAGAATTTAAAGCTTAATGATATTTATATTAAAATACATATTTAATTATGACACAGATTATAAGATTAACAGAATCAGATTTACATAAAATCGTAGAAGAAACTGTAAGACGTACAGTTGAAGAAGGTTGGGGCAAGGATGCCCTTAAGACAGCAGGACTTGGCGCAGCACTTGGCTTGGGTGCAGCAGCAACCATTGGAACAGATAATCCAATATCAAGAGGTCTTGATAGACAATTTGCAGACCAAGAGGAAGTTGGAAGAGCATTTCCAGAGGATAGAGAAGAATTTGGTAAGGCTTTGAGTCCTAGAGGTAATGCTGAAGATAACACTATTTCTTGGGAAAAGGCTAAACAATTTGAAGGTAAGATTAATAAAGCCATTACAGAATCAATTAACAAATACCTTAAGGAAAATGTGTAAAAAAATAAAGAGTGAGGAACAATCCCCACTCTTTTTGCTTTATTTCTTAGCTATTTGCTTATATAGCTCAACTCTCTGCTTGCAAACTGTCTCAAGTGAATATCTATCTTTTACGAAGTTATACAAATTGTCTTGTAGCTTCTTAAGCATATCCCTATCATTAGCAAGCTTATTGATGTATTTAGCCCAATCCTTATGATTCTTTCTTGAATCAACTAATAGTGCAGTACCTTCCTCATTAATCTTACCACCTTTCTCAATCATTGGGGCTAGGTTAATGGTGTATGCGCCAAAGTTCTGTCCGATAAATGCAGTATGAGTAAATCCGCACTCAATTTCCTTTAGTTCAGATTTAACACTATTAAATTCGTTTTCCTTTAGGGGTGCTATAAGTACATCAACATTGGCATAATGCGTAGCATATTTGTTAATATCCCTAGTCCACATTCTACGATATGGCTCATTTGTGAATGGGTCATCAACATTCGCAACATACTTCAAAAGGAATTCCTTATGTTCTGGTGATACATTATTATAATTGTCTGTAAAAATCTTCTCATAATCGCACCATACACTCTCCTCTGGTAATATTGGTCTCGTGGTTTTCTCACCAGTTTGTTGGTTATAGATTGTTCTATTACCTCTTGTATCGAAACCACATAGTACAAACTGTACCTTATCCTTATCGATTTGTTTTGCAATACCATCAAGTAACTGTAAGTCCTTTAAGTGTGAAGAACCACAAATGATACCAACTCTAAGTTTGTCAGTAGGCGGTGTCTTTGGAACAGTATATTGTTCCTCGTTTGGATTGATGGCATTTGGGAACACTGCCACATTTTTATTATACTTCTTAAGTATATTGGCAAAGATTGGAGTTGTAGTTGTAACATAATCAGCTTTCTTCAAGTGATTGATAATTGGTTCATGCCACTTTTCCTTCTTTGCCGTAAGTGACATTGGGTGGTCTTCTCCAAGTTTAAAGTGGTCATCAACATCGATTATTACTGGTATACCCAAGAACTTAATCATATCCATAATCTTACACTGCTTATCAAGTTGCTTGTGTATATGAATAAGGTCATATTGCTTTAAGAAAGCCTCAAGGTCTCCGTTTGGCATACTGTAAACAATATCCACATCGAATTCATCACCATAATGTTCTTGAATGTAAGTGTGTGGGTCTACTGAACGGAACTTACCCACACCAGTCCTATCACTAGGTATCACCAACATTTTAATTTTTTTATCCATATTTTAATATATTAAAATAATTTATTATCTTGTAATCATATAGCCCATAGAAACCTTTCCATCCATATTTCTGAACAATGTCGCCCACATGAATGGAAACTCACTAGCTGAGAACCAACGTTTAATTTCCTTTGCTGATTTTGGCATCATTTCTTCTGGACCGTTATAATACTTTTTGAAATATTCGAAAACATAATTGGCAATATAATTAGTGTCAGTCAAATTAACAACTTCACGTTTAACTTCTTTGGTTATTGACATGAAAATATCGTCATAATATCTTCTCTCGAAAATACCATACATAAATAAGGCATTTGGCATTGCATACATATGTTCATTGTGGATTGCCATTAACTTTCTTGAAAAGTCATTCAACATTATTGTCTTTACTTTTTCAAGGTCTGGATTATCAAAGTCAATATCTATATTACAAGTTATTCCATAACCCTTTACGCTTTTAACACGTCCATCATCGAAATACTCTATCATATTTTTTTTATAAAAAATAAAAACATTTGAGGGATAAATCAATATATAAAGCAAAAAAAAGAGTGTTAACCGTTAACACTCTTTCTTTTATCATTTACGTTACCTACTTTCTTCATAACGCATTCATATATTGTACCATCTGAGGCTAGGAATCTGAAATTTTTACCTAAAGCAATGGTATTAATTTCGTTACCTTTACCTTCATTCACAATCTTCTTATTCAATGAAACAGCATACTTTCTTACGATTTCCTCAACAATTGTCCTAATCATTGGATAATCAATCTGAGGTGCTGTTGTGTATTGCATCTGTGGTTGAGGTGCATATTGTTGTTGTACACCCTCATTAACAATCTGTCTGATGTTCTGTGGAGGTGTCACCACTTGTTGAGTTTGTGGTTGTTGCATTAAATCTAGACCTTCAGTAAGGAATGATAAATCTCCATCCATACCGCCACCTAATGAACCATAGTCTATTGGATTGGACATGAATGCTTCTCTGATTGCGGCTGGTACGTTTGCAGCGTTTTCACCCATCTGTCCACCGAATGAAGGTGGTGCTTGAGTCTTTCTATTCCTAGCTGTTGTCATCAAATCACTAGTTAATGTATCACCATTAAGTGATTCATTAATACCATCCTTATGTCCTGCTGCTATTTTATCAAGAGTACCATTTGCCTCCAATTTCATGAGCTTTGCAGCCCTTGACATGGATTCATTTAATCTAACTTTCTTTTGTTCTTCAGTCAAATTTGCCATTATCTTCTATTATTGTTTGCGTAATCATTTTCGTCAAAATCGACATCATCTGTATCATAACCATTATCAATCGGTCCTTTCTGTGGCTCAGTTAATGCCTTTTCAGCATCATTGAGGTCAAAGAGACGCCAGAAGTCATCATTTTTTTTGGGGGTATTGTCTATATTCTGTCTAATCATATCATATTTTTTACTATTAGGCTGAGATGTATAGACGTTTTTCTTCCATTGTTGCGTAACTCTTGGCTGTTCAACTGGACCTTTTGACGTATTTTGCTGTTGACCTATCTTAACATCATTTCTGAATTGCATTCTTTGTCTATCCAATGGACTTACAAAATCATTGAACTTTGCATTGTCAATAAATGTGCCCATTGTCCTATCACCATTGAAATTATAACCCAATGGGGGTTCATTAAATTTCTTGTTCACCAATGGAGTCCAAGAAGTAATTCTATCAAGACGAAAGAATTTCCACTTTGGTACACCTCTACGAGACCCACCACCTTCTTGATATGCTCTGACAACTGGATATCCTTTCTTCGTTGTCCCTATTGCCATTGGCATGATGACACGTGTGCCTTTTGGATTCCCAGCATTATCGGCTTGTCCATCATCATATCTAATGCGTACTTTATTTTTATTTCTGATGGACTGTAATACTGATTCACTGTCAACCGCCTCATTTAAGAATGGTTTAATTCTATCTTGTAGAGTTATTTTCATTTTTAATCTTTTTCGTTATATGGGTTATAATTAACCTTCATGTTCATTTCATCCAAACGACTCTGAGGCATGATATTCATACTTTGATTGCCATATATTTCATTAAGTTGGTTTTGGTATGTGTTATCAACAATCAATGATTTCAATGCTTCTAGCTTTCTCTGCATCTTTCTATCAGCGAAGAAAGCGTTGGTCTCAGCAATTGCTTGCCTTGTCTCTTCCTCGTTTAATTCCTTCTTTACATTAGCCTTCTTGATTGAATCTACCCTCTTGTCAACAAGTTCCATGCCGATGAGGATGTTCTTCGCTAGCTTATGTAATCTATCATTATCATAACTTCTCATAAGTAAATATTTTGTTTAATAATTTTTCTTTATTTTTAAACGTTACTTCATCTTCACTGATATTTTTATAATGTGTGAAATATAACAATTTTACATTATTTCTTTTACAAAGTTTCTTCTTTCTTGAATCACGTTCTTGTTGTATCTTAAGATTCTCTGTTAAAGTTTTCTTTGTTTTATCAGAACTGAAACTTTTTCCTTCATAATGTTGTTCTCCTTGACATTCTATTGCGACATTATATTCTGGTAGATAGAAATCAAGATGCTGTAATCCTAGCCACTCAAAATGCTTTTTTTCTACATATTTAACGTTATTTTTTGACAACAATTTTGATATTTCTCCTTCTAGTTTACTTTCTTTACATTTAGGACATCCATGTTTTCCATTTATATGCTTATGAGGCGTTTGCCAGAACTCGCCATGAACCTTACAAAAGATTTTCATTGGTGTTTGTGCGTTTACGTATGTATCTTCATTATATTCATACTTGTCACCATGAATTTTTCTTGCATCCTTGACCATTTGGTCAAATGGTTTCTTTTGTTTTTCTTTTATAACATTAATAGCACAATATGGACATCCTCTACCATGTAAAAACGAACTGCTAGATATTTCAAAAACGCCATGTTCTTTTCCATCTAGATGTTTTTCATGACAAATAATCTTCATTTTTTGTTCTCTAGAATGATATTCATTTATCAAGGATAAATCATATTTTCCGTTGTGTGCTTTTTCAGCCATTTTAAACCACTCATCTAATGTATATTTTTTTGATTTATGTTTACAACTAGGGCATCCTTTTCCGTGTTTAAGATTGTTAGGAGTCACCCACCAAATGTTGTCACATTTTTTGCATATACACATTACTTTTGTTGCATCATTAATATAAACTGACTTAGAAAAATCAATATTATCTCCGCATATACTTGTAACTTTGTTTAAAAATTCTTCTTGTGTTATTCTTTTTGCCATATTCGCTTCTATTATAATCGCTTCTAATTTTAAAACAAAAAATGTGGAAGATTGAAGCGAAAACCTTATCAGTGGGTAGCTACTCCCACCTATCCACATTTATGTAAATGTATTAAGAATCTAGATGCTTCTAAATTTTTAAATATTTTTATTACCAATCTGTTGACCCATAACATATTGTCCTTCTTGCTGGTTCTGTTCTGTATTTACAAGATTTGCACCATATTGTTCTTGATAATTATATATTGAACGAGCCATTTGTGTTTTGCGCCCAGGCCTGTCTTGATATCCATCAATATCATATTTACCGCCAATTTGGTCTTCTGGACTCGTTGCAAAATTACTATAATTTATTCCATTATTTGCTGTTCCGTCACACGTTGGAAGCCAATGTGTATGCCCTTTTACAGTAGGATGCCCTTTACCTTGTGCATCACCATCACTTATTGCGTCTTGATGTAAAGAACTGTATTGGTTTTCAATATTATAATCTGAACGAGTTATTTCATTATGACGTTCAGTTATTCCAGCTTTTTCAAGACAAGTCTGTCCGTTCTGAACTGTATTTGCCATATTCTTTATAAAATTTAAGTAATTTATTTTCTATTATAAATAGTTAATTGTAAATATTATAGTTCCTCAACCTTAGATTTACCTTCTAAAGTTTCAATTTTTGTATTTAATTTATCTCTTTTCTCTCTTAGCTTGTCCAATTTAGTCTTATTGGCTTTCTCTTCTTTCTTTTTAGCTGTTTCCATTTGGTCTTGAACAGATTGGTCTGTACTTCCAACTGGGAATTCAGTCTGTACCATATACTCAGCATCTACCAATGCCTTTGTGTATTGCAAGTCAACCTTCCATTCATTTCTATATAGATGTTCTTTCCTTGCTTCAATACCAAATTTTTCAAGACAAGTTTGTTTACCATTGGTAGTTCCATTAGAAGATGACTGTTGGGTACTTGACCCACCCATAATATTCTCTATGGTATTACCAATCTTTCTAAATGTATTATCGATTGTGTTTGCCATCTTGTAACCTTAATATTTGTTTTTCGGTGATATACACCTTCTTATTATTTCTCTTAATTTCCTCGGCAATCCTATCAAGTGCCTTAGAACCACCTTGCACAAATATTGAACTTAAATCACCTCTCTGGTGATATACATCCAATACCTTGTTAACCAAAACCAATACCTTCTCTGGTGGCAAGTCCTCATCATATTCTGAAATAATGTTTACAATTGGCTCAATGCCAAAGTCAGAAAACGCATCACTTCCATCTGGCATCTGCATCCACTCATCTGTTATTCCAATTTGATATAACAATTCAAACATATCCAATTCCCAATAAATCTTGTTTGTTTGGTAGTCAATCGTTATTTGCTCACGATTCTTGTTTTCTTTGTTATAATTTTCAACATATGTTCCCAAATCGCCATACATTTGCTGGAACTTTTCTCTTTGACGTTGTAACTCTTGATTTTTTACCATTAATTCAGCCTCACCTTGAGTTACCCAAGGGAAATACGTTTGTCCGTATTTATCAACAGCATCTTCATTTATACGGATAGGCTCGTCATTACATAATTTAACAACTTCCTCTGGTGTTATCTCTATCCTCACCGTATGGTCGTAATTCACATCTATGTCCCTATCAGTGCCATAGTAACTGACTAAGAAATCTTCAAACTCCTCAAATGGGAAATTACTACTGTGACCTGCTATTTCAGTGTTAGCATTTAATATCGCAGTATTCTTCATGATAATTCCCATCCATTGATAGATGTATTTAGTAGGAAAGGTTGTTAATTTACCAAAACGTGTGAATTCCCTTAATGCCTTTGCATACATATCTGGGTTAATCAATACGCCCCAACTCTCCTTACCATTTGGATTTTGCAAAAATTCATTAAAAACGTAATTAGCACCGTAATCATTTAGATAATCCCAAAATATATGATTGTTGTCAAATTCTTCCTTTATAATTCTGCCCTCAGTCTTAATTTTTGCAGTAGGGACGCTTTGTTTTGTGATGTTAACATTGCTAGGCTTAACACTTGCGGTAGGCTTTGGAGGCTCTATTGGAGATACCTCTGCTTGGCTTCTAGCCCTCTCTATAGTCTTCTTGTAGAAATTATAAGCCTTTTGTCCACCTTGTGTTATATCGTTAGGATTCATTCTCTGCATTCTCTTCTTTGCATCCTCAACGCTAACATAGCTAGTATTTTGTTTCTTACCGTTCAAATTATCGTTACCTTTTTTATTATATGCCTTGGTAGATGCAAGACTCTTAAGGTTTTTAAGGTTATTTTTAGGCATGACTTTCTCTAGCGCATTATACCATGCACTATAGTATTGTCTATCCTTCAATGGAACTGGAGCCTTCCTTCTAGTTACTTTCTGTGAATCCTCTAAAAATAATGCCATTGTTAAATTGTATTTGATGATTTCCTACCACCTACAGCACCCCATTGTTGTGGAGATTGTGTATCTGCGAATTTCTCAGTATCCATTGGATTAGCCTTCTTAGGACTTCCATCTTTGTCAGTTATTGTTGGCTGAAGCTCAACCTTATCCAAACCATCATATTCTGGAACTGTACTAGTTCCAAAGTCTTGGTCTGTAACGCTTTCAAACAACCTACTGTACTGAGATTCATTCAAATTAATTATTTTCATAATTCCATTCTTTTATTTGCTATAAATATTTATATTAAGCAAATAATCTATAAATAATGGCAAATTTAAAGGTAAACAATTACAATAATCTATATTTGAGAATTAACGAGGATGAGTATTGGGACTTTTTCGTTAACAAGGATTCTTATGGCTCATTTAAGATTAACGATGGTTTGTATGATAAATGTCTTATATCATATATAGATTTGTCAGATGAAGAATGTTTCGATTCTGATAATTGGATTTATGGTAAAAGCAGATATGTGTGGGACAAATCATTGGCACTTGGTTATACCTTATATAATATAACATATCTTGGGGTTGATAACGGACTCTTCACCTTCAGAAAAGACAGAATAACCAATAAAGATTTCTTGGAGATATTCCAAGAAAACAATTTCAAGATAAAAGAGAATGACTACAGATTAAAGCTTCATGCCGTTAGTGGAAGTACCTTACAGTATGATTATCCACTGTACAAGGAAAATGGATGCGTAAAGCTTAATGGAGGCTTCTATCAAGGCTTTTTCAAGACTGAATGTGATAAATACCAAATACTTCCAACAATATTTGAGCATGGAGATACACTTAATCTAGAGTTCACCTTGAAAAGATGCGACTTGGAGAAGGAATCTGACAAGACATTGAATGACAAGTATCCTCAAAATAAGGGTATATTCTTCTATGTTGGCACTAGGGCAGAAAATAAATGGATTTATCTCTATGATAAGGATGATGTAGATGGTCTTGAGGATTGCTATGAACTAGGCGTTGATGACTTCGTGGAAGATGGTAAAATTGATAAAAAGGATTATATTATAGGAAATTTTTATGACCCAAATCCAGAGTTTGATGGGTATGACCCATTCGAACTTGGCGATTATACCGACTACAAATACTATGACCCTTCATATTATGAGGATGACCCATGTGATTGGGATGATATGTCATATTATATTGAAGTTGTATCAGATAAGAAACAAAAGGTTATACCTTGTGATAGTGACCTTCCGTTTAAGAGACTTACTTGGTGCTGTGGAGAAGAATCAGATGAGGAAGAATATATATTGAAGCCTTGGTTTCATGGGTGTGGCTGTCCAATCTCATATAAGAGGATACCAAAAGAGAAAAACGTATTTGACCCAAACCCATTGAAGATGGGAACTGAATTTGGTGAGGATTATATATTCGATAACGGAGAGGTAATGTCACTTGAAGAGGCTGTGGTTTATATTGAGCCAGAACTTGATATTACAGACTTTGAATATTACACTGACAATGGCTTTAAATTATCAGAAGCAAATCAATATTATTTCTATACAGATAATAAATTCCTTTTCTTCGATAGAACAAAGACTGGTAAGACTGTATCAAACTGGGTTGAAGGAACACAGTTTATGTTTGCTGGACGCAAGAGTAAATTTAAGGGTAATCTATTCATCTTAATGAATCGCACCAAGACTGGTTATACCGTTTCAAACATAGACGAACTTCGTGACCAATCAGCAAACGAATATAATCCTTATGATGATATCTATAACAACGCTCTAGCCTTTAGAATCACAGATAACGGTGAAATAGGTTATAGGATGCTTACAATAGACTGTGAAAAGGAAGGAAGAGACAAAACAAGCATCATTGAGGGATATTCATTTGAGAATGTAATACCAAATTGTGAATGGACAACGGTTAATGTGAGAATCTCATTTATATTCGGAAAGATGAAATTGATGTTCTATGTCAATGGAAAATTGGTTTATATCTCTAAAGAACTACCGATGCTTAATCTAAAGGCTCTCAATGAGATATATGATAAGCAAGAAGGTGTACCATATAACATATCACTTGGAGGTGGAACACAAGGACTTGCAGAAACAATACAGTATAACTATATGTTAAACCCAACGAGGGTTTATCCACTTGAGAAGAACTTTGCTGGAACCTTTATCGGTTATATTTCTTCATTCAAAATTTATAACTGTTTTATGGAACAACTTATAATTGAGAATAATTACAAGTATGAAAAGAATAATGTTAAATGAATCTCAGTTGAGATTAATTATAGAGGGCGGTAGAAAAAGGTATGTTGTTAATCTAGATGTTGAACTTCCTAATGGCGGTAGAACGGCAGCAAAGATTTCAGCAAAAGAATTTGAGGAAAAAATTAAAGAGATTTATGAACGAAATAAAGAAGATGATAGAAAATTTTCCTTAGATAGTTTTGTATATAGGTTTTGTAACAATTACAAGAACAATAAGCCTAAAGAATTGTCAACATTGCTAGACGATATATCTAAGATAGACTATGATTGCGAAAATCTTGGTGCAATCGGTAAAGTGGAAACACGGAAAGGTATAACATATCTGAAATGCTACGCTGGCGGTGATTGGGAGTGTCCTATATTGTTTTTCATATATTGGGATGGAAAACGTTTCAGAGGGTATATACCTACATATGGGAATGCATTTAATAGGAAACTAAAGAGAGCATTTGGAAATGGTGATGATGAAGATGTTGAATTCTTGAAGACGCAGAATTTGGACTGTGATGATTTATATTCAATAGTAAGAGATATAGATTATGATGTGAATGCTTGTTTGAAAGATTTTTTAATAAGAGTTAAGCTTAAATAATTACAAAAATAAAAATAATAGATTAATATGCCAAGCAAAAGTAAAGCGCAACAGAGATTCTTCGGAATGGTAGATGCCTATAAGAAGGGTGAAATGAAGGATGCTAGCAGCAAGATAAAGAAAGCAGCAGATGGAATGTCAATGAGTGATGTCAAGGATTTTGCTGAGACAAAGCATAAGGGACTTCCAGAGAAAGTTGAGGAAAATATCATAAGATTGACCGAGAACGACCTTCACAGAATGGTGATGGAAGCTGTAAAGAATATTCTAAAAGAACATGAGTCACAAGACCATATCTTCTCTGAGAAGGAAATGCAGTGGCTTTATGATAACCAAGACAAGTTGAGTCCAATACAGCAGAAGGTTCTAAACGCTGGAATGTGGGTTCGTGCTCGTAGAGCAAACTATCACGGATATGATAAGAAGTGGCCAAACATTGTTGTTAAAAACGGAGAAATGTTCTACTATGAAAATAATGGAAATCTAAAGAAAATACCATTTTAAAACATTGAATGGAGATAGACGATTCTATCTCCATTTTTCACATTTCTACATAACCATTCAACATGAAGAAATCATCTATGACACCCATTTCCAATGCTTTTCTATATGCTGTTTGGTTTCCCTTGAAGAACTCTGTCTTAGTATTGTACTTCAACGCCTCTTCCTCAATATGCTCATAAGTCCAATACCCATTCTTGTGTTGCTTCTGCTTAACGAGCCACTCCATCTCATCTATAAACCCATAGCGATGGGCCGCAAGGAAAGCAGTTAAATTCCCCTTCTGAAACTCTTCCTTGGTCGAATACTTTTTAGCTTCAGCCATTATATTTTCCCTATTTTTCCAATATCCTTTTGGATGCTTCATAATTTTTGTAAGATTTATAATAAATATTTGTTAAATAACAATAATAAAGGAGATGTTTTTGCTATTTATTTTTAAGGAAAATAATAAATTAAAAATAATTAGTAAATTATGAGTGATAGAGGTCTTGTGTACTACAAGTTAGTATCTCCTTACAAGGACGACTTTACTGCCAACTGCAAATTGACCATAAATCAAATTGACCAGAATTTCCTTAACTTAAAAAATGCAGATATTAAGGATGCTACATTTGTTAGGGAAGATGAATGTAAAGCAGAAGGAAAACTAATCATTACAACAAATGATGATGCAAAGATAATTGTAGACATTAACACTGATACAGGACATTGTAAGAATCTTACATATGAGTTCGTTGCAAGTGAAAAAGATTACCAGAAAGGTAAAACATTAAGATTATCTTATAAAGATGATGAAGGTGAACATAATCTTGTTATTGAGAATATAATCACGGCTGACAACCTTGTTGATGTTATTGGTCATGACATTCTCACTAAGGTTATTTCTGATAGTTCGCTTAAGGGTATAGGTACTATGAAAGCACCTCTTGGTCTTGCTGGTGTTGAGAAAACTGGTATGTTGGCTCCAGCTGACAAGGTATTGGACTTGACAGATGGTAGTGAACTGCCTAAGAATGCAAAATATCAAACAAGATTTGTTACCAAGGAATATGTTAACGATTACGGTTATCTTTACAATGGTGAAGGTGTTAAGAAGATACAAGAGATTCTTGACAATGAGTATGAAAGAGAAGAGATTAGGAAGGAAGTTGGTGATAGGGAGAACTATTGGCGTGTTCCTTCAAAGGCAGATTGGGATGCACTTCTTAATTCAATTGAACCTTGTAATTATAGAAATCATACATCAGCTCAGTGCCACATTGAGTTGGGTAAACTTGCTGGTAAGTACTTAAAGTCAGAATGCGGATGGGTTAACTCTGAATACGAATGCACTTGTACTGGAAAGAGACCATACACTGGTTGCACAACCGTAGATGAAACGCCCACCGAGGATTATCCATTCGATTGGGATGAGGTTAATGACATGCCTAATGAGGTAGAAATAAATCCAGTTGGAACTGACAACTTTGGTATGACAATATTGCCAAGTGGTGTTTCTACATTTGTTAGGGGTAGTCAACGTTCAGAAGGTTTTAAGGAAACTACTGCTTTTTGGACAACCACTGATTTAGGTCTAGGACAAGATACCTATGTAAAGGTATTTGACTATGACAAGAGTGGCGTATATCAAGTTGCTGAATGTCCAGACCCATATTATTCAGTGAGATTGGTTAAGAACTATGATGGCTCTAACTATCGTGATGCTGAATACATCAATGGTGTGATGTATAAGGCTATCCTTTTCCCACAGAGTGGACAGATTTGGCTTGCGAGCAACTTTGCTGATAAGAAAGGATTTGTAACAATCGATAATCTCGATGAGAGCAACAAGACACCAGAGGTTTTAGTTCCTAATAATGGCAATCTTCCAAACGAGAAGAGAGTAGAAATGTTCATTAATGAATTCAATGGTACTTATTGGGAAAAGAAGGTTATGGAGGAAGGAACTACAATTGTAATCGAGAATCCATGCTTTGATAAGACTAGTGGTGATACAACAATTGTTTGTTGGGTTGATGGAGAAGGTATCGAGCGTTGCATCGAAGTTGAAATACCAAAGGTTTCACAAACAAACATTGAGTATAGAGTATATCTTTCTGATGATGGCTGTGATAAGGTTTTGAAAAATACAGATGACCTTGTTGTAGAGAGAGTTCTTCATATAATTGTTCCTATGATTGATGAGGAACGTTATGAGCGTGAGAGGGCTGATGAAATGCTTTGCCGCAGAATAAGCAACGAGCGCATGGAACGTATTGAGGCTGATAGATTCATATCTGGAGCTGTTGATACACTTCGTGAAGACCTAGATGCTGAGATTGCAAGGGCTATCAGTGCTGAAACAATGCTTGATGAAAAGATTGAGGCTGAAATCGAGAGAGCTATCAGTGCTGAAACAATACTTGACGAGAAGATTGAAGCTGAAACGGCAAGAGCCATCAGTGCTGAGACAATGCTTGATGAAAAGATTGAGGCTGAAATCGAGAGAGCTATCAGTGCTGAAACAATACTTGACGAGAAGATTGAAGCTGAAACCGAGAGAGCAACAGCTAGAGAGGATGAAATCGAGGAAGAGCTTTTCGAGGAAATTGAGAGAGCAAAGGCTGCTGAAGATGAAATTTCTGGTCAAACCATCGACACTAGTGAGGACTACACCCTTTCAACAGCAGTTGAAAAGGATGAATACAATCTAGTTCTTAAGTCAAAGGATGGTATTGATGAGCACTTTGTAAAGATTAAGTTCGATGCGGACTTTGGCGAAATTTAATAATGTAGAAACAATATAAAGCAATGAATAATAGATTACAATTTAGACATCACAGCAATGTATTCGAGACTAGGGAAGATGCTATTGGATACATTAAGAGTCAGATAAGATTTGCTGATAGTGGTCTTTCTGTAAATGACAGAACTCTTGGGTATTCTTTGTTCTCAGAGCCAACAGTTCTCAGATATAAGAATGAAGAGGATGAGACAAATCCACATATCATTTTGGCAATTGGTTCTGTCACAAATGAGGGAACTCAATACAGTGAGAACAGATTCTGTATCATCGACATTGATAAAACAGAGGAAGAAATTGCTGATTTGCAAGAGGAGCTTGAAAAGGCTTTAAAATCACTTACTATTGTACCACTTGATAGTGAGACATTGAATTTATATGCCAATAAAACAGATGATGGCACTTATGTAAGTGGCGATGTTAAGGTGGCAGATTCTTACATTTTCAATGATGTAAGATATAAGGATAACTTGATGGTGACACCAGACGGTATATTCATGTACGTTAACCTTGACTATGATAAGGAAAATGAAGAGTTTACATTTACTGTTAGTAACAGCGATGGCACTCTTTCCGCCACCACAGTTGACATTTCAGATGACCATCTAATCAGTGGAAGATATAGTGTACAAGACGAGTCACTTCATTTCAACATGAAGAAGGGTGATGAAATTGTTGTGGACTGCAAATACCTTATCGCTGAATGGGATGTTATTGGCGATGCCGCTAAGTCTCCAGTCATTCTTACCAAGGAAGAGGTTAAGTATGGTACTGAAGAATATTCAAGACTTGAACCTTGGCAAGACGTTCTTAAAGCTAACGTAAGAATTAAGGACGAAGAGTTTGATGAGCAAGGCAAACCACTCCCTCTAGATAAGGAGAAATCAACAAACATCTTACAGAGAACAAGTGATGGAAGATACTTGTACGTTGATGGTAAGGCATCTAACATAGTTTATTATAGAAACGGTGAGCTATCAAATGTAAAAGATACTCTCGATGACCTTGTAAACATTAAACTTTCAAGCGATAGTGACAATATAATCACTGAAAAGACAGATGGTTTCTTCGCTTCATCTAAGCTAGAGTATGTATCTAAGGACAACAAGCTTGTCTTTAAGACTTCTGGACAGAACGGAGAAAAGAAAACTGAAATCTTGTTGAATAGTGTTGAGCTTTTTGAACATATCTACTATGACCCAACTAAGGAGGCTCTTATTGTAACCTATAAGGATAACAAGGGAGTTACACAGTTTGTTGAAATACCAATTGGTGACATGATTCGTGATTGGGAATGGGAAGTTCAAAATGAAGGTCACAACATTAAGCTCATTAAGGTTAGAAAGGTTAGCGGAAACGATAAGGTTTCAGCAGACGCAAAGATATTCAATGACCCAGATAACATCTTGGTTGATAAAAATCATGAGTTGTTCGTAAAGGGTACTTCTGACAATATCAGACATGGTGAGGATTCAAATGTTAAGAAAGAGATTGATACTCTTCATGAAATTGACTATGCTCTTGACAATAAGATTAACTTGGAAATTGCTAGAGCAGAGAATGCAGAAGAAACCTTGAACAACAAAATTGATTCTGAGACAGCTCGTGCAACTAGAGAGGAAGGTAGAATTGACACCACAATTGGCAATGGCTTCTCAACAGATGCACATGAGACAGTGACATACAAGTTTGAACAGTTACAAAACCAAGTTAATTCAGAGGCTGACAAGCTTCAAGGTGAGATTGACCGTTCAGAAGCGAAGGATACTGAGCATGACGGAAGACTTGATGCAATTGATACAGAGATTGGCGATGGATTTGGTGCTCGTAATACAGTAAGAGATGAAGTTGATGCTGTTAAGGATAGCGCACACAAGAGTATAAAGGATGTCATTAACACTGATAATTCAATTGATGTTTCCACTACTGGTTCTTCAGATGAAGATAACATTACAAAGGTCGTAAAGGTTAACTTAAGCGCAATTGAGCCTAATAACACCCTTAGACTTGAACATGATGGCTTGTATAATTTCATCGACTTGAATTACAATCCTGATACCAATAAGTTGACTCTTACAAAATCTGATAATGCTTCTACTGAGAATGTTAGCAAAGAGATTCAGCTTAATAGCGTGTCAATAATCGATGGCATGGAATATGACCCAACCACTGAGACTCTTATCATTAAGTATCATAGTGGTTCTGAACAGAAGGAACTCCGTATTCCACTTGGAGAGATTTTCCAAGAGTGGGAAGTGTACAATGACCCAAACAGCGCAATTAAACTCAATAGGCAGAGAGTAATTGACGGAAAGGATAAACTATCTGGTGAGGTTGTTATAACTACAGCTCATGATGACAATATACTTAAAAATGAGCATGGCGCACTTTATGTATCTGGTCAACAGATTGAAGATAATAAGAGTGCAATCGCACAGTTGAGAAGTGATTTGACTAGCGAAATCAATCGTGCAGAATCAGAAGAGAACACTCTTAACTCTAAGATTGATACTGAAGTCACTCGTGCAATCAGTGCTGAAACTGCATTACAGACATCAATCAACAACCTTTCACATCTTATTGATGATGAAACATCAAGGGCTGAAAATGCTGAAGAAATACTCGACACCAAGATTGATTCCGAAGAGGCACGTGCAAGAGAAACCGAACAAAGACTTGATACAAGGCTTGAGGCTGAGATTTCTAGGGCGCAAACCAAGGAAGGCGAACTTAATGCAGCAATCGTCACTGAGACACTTAGAGCACAGAACGCTGATAATGAACTTTATCAGAAGATTGCTGACGAGACTTCTGACAGAACAGTTGCAGATGCAGATTTATCATCAAGAATCAATCAAGAGGTTTCAAGAGCACAAGTTGCTGAAAATACCATTTCAGAGGCATTGGAGACTGAAAAGAACAACAGAGAAAATGCTGACACGAACTTGTCAAACGCTCTAACAGCAGAAACGCAAGCAAGACAAGCAAAGGATGCCGAACTTGAACAGATGATTATCGATGCAACCCTAACATTTGATGACACCACATCAATCGACTTCAACATTCCAAGTGAAGAAAACAACGTGGTTAAGGCAAATGTGAAGATTCAAGGGGGTGACAACTTAATCAAACTTGGTCAAGGCTTGTATGCAACAGCTCATCTATCATACGATACTGGCACAAACAAGATTAAGCTTACTACAACAGCAGGAGAAGAGGAGTATCAACTTGCTGGTGCTACTGTAATTGATAGTCTTGTATACGATTCAACCAATAAAGCCTTAGTGATAACCTATCATGACGGTAATGGTGGTGTACATACGGTTAGTTTCCCAGTAGCAGAGTTGTTCAATGAGTGGGATACATATAATGCATCTGAGAATAGTGCTGTAGAGTTGACAAAGACCCCATCGGTAGAACCTGGAGGACAAGACAAACTTAGCGGACGTATATTGTTAACAAACCTACCAGATAATGCTGTTCAGATTGTTAATAACGGACTCTACGTTTCTTCATCTGCAATGAGCGAAGCAGAGGAAACTGCTGAATGTACCAAGAACGAACTTAAGGTTCTTGAGAATGTAGTCTTAGGTCATCAGATAGGACAAGAGTGTGGAGAAGGATATAGATACGAGCCAAATCCACAAGGAAAATACACTAATAGTGCAACATCTTTCAGTAATGCAGACTTTATCTTAGACCAAAATCTAGCTAGAGTTGAATCAAAGATAGATGAATCTTCAGACGATGTTGAATGTATTGACAAGAAAGCCAATAAGATATATGAAATGCTTTATGGCGAGGGTTCAATGTTACCAGAGTGTGGAGAGGGTGCAAGATATCAACCATATGTAGGCGCTTGTATTATCAGTGCTGCAACTTCATTCAACGAGGCTGACCAAATGCTTAATGACCAGATTTGTGAACTTCTCACAATGTGGGTAAGCGGAAAGACTTGTTCAACTGAATCAGAATGGGTTGAGGATGGAGCAAACAGAAAGATGCAAGTTCACGCAAGACTTTCTCGTGGTAGATTCTCAGAACAAACCGATGATGACGTAATTATTGATGATTTGACTGGTGATTACATTGACCCAACAACCAACGAATTCACTGATACCAACGTTCTTAGAATTGCATGTGTACAAGAAGGTCCTAGTGGAACTACACCATCAATAGATTCTATGCAGAATGGTCTATATTTGAGTAATATTTGGGATTGCGGTTTGTACTACAGTCCAAGTGATACAGAGGCTAAAGCAAAGGCAGAAGCAGCTGGTTATAAGACCAATTACTCAACAGACGAATCTTCTGAGGCTAGTGGCTATAACTACATGAATAATGTAAGACAAAGCGATGTTCCACATCCATGATAAAAAAAGAAAAGAGGTTAGACCGAATCTAACCTCTTTTTTTATTCCTATGTAATATTTATATAGAAATAAAACGTTTTATTATGAATAAGGAAAAAGATATTAAGAATATTGTAGAAGAGTTAAAGGTTTTGAAAACACAACTCTCAGAAGACTATCTATTTAACGGTGATGAGGGAGCAATGGAAGACCCTCAAGGAATGGGTGAACAAATGCCACCACAAGACCCATTAATGATGCAGCAACAACCACAACAGATGATGGGAAATGGAGATTCTGAGGAAGAGATTGCAATGCATGCTCAAGAGGTTATTCAACATGAACCAATTATCGGTAAGATTAGAGAAACAGCTATTGAGGGTTTGAAGAAATATGCAGACCATCCAACTAGCTCATTATATGAATTTTTCAAGAAGGTATTCTTGGAGAGCGATAAGGTATTAACAGATACTGGAAATAAAAAATAATTACATTTATGGCAATTTACACAAAATTAACGCCAATTGTACTTAAATGGGAAGGTGGCTATTGTGGCAACATCGATGGGGCTACTTGTACTATGAAGGGTGTTACGTTGGCTACATATAGGAAATTCTTCGGAAAGGATAAGAACTGCAAAGACTTGAAAGGAATAACGCAAGCTGAATGGGATTTAATCTTTAAGGAAGGATATTGGGATAGATGGAAAGCTGATGAGATTGATAATCAATCAATTGCCAATTTGCTTGTAGATTGGTGCTGGACTAGTGGCGTTTATGGTATCAAGCTACCACAAAGGGTGCTTGGTGTTAAGGATGATGGCGTTGTAGGCTCTAAAACCATTGCCGCCATTAATAACTATAAAGATAAAAAGGAATTATTCAATAAGCTCTGGAACAGAAGAAAGAAGCATTTCCAAGATATAGCTAAGAATGGAAAGGAGAAATTTCTTGCTGGATGGCTTAACAGACTTAATGACTTTAAATTTGGCGAGTAGTAGTAATATGGGAAATAAAATTAGTGAAATAGATGTAACTTGGTCATCAATTGAAAAAGATATAATATATCATTCAGTTGTTTGGTCAACTGATAATAATGGAATACCAAGATATACGTTTTTTGATGAAAACGGAAAAAGAATTAAGGTTTAAAAGTTAATAATAGTTAAAGATTGGGGTGATATTTTGTCATCCCAATTTTTTTTCGTATCTTTACAACAATTAATAAAAGATATGAGCAAAATAACATTTAGCAAGCCGTTTGGAGTGGTGTTTGAGGGTGTTCTCACCAATCGCACTGTATTAGTCTCTGAGATTAGTATTCTCAGAAGTGGCAAACCTTCTGCTGTATATAACAAGGAAGGTGAGAGATTCAATTTCGAGTTCCTCGATTTTGAGTCAAAGGAGAGAGTTGAGAAAATAGTAGAAAGAAATAAGAGATATCTATGATTTACGATGATTTTGTTAAATGGTTAGACGGTTTGGACTTAGCAACCGTTGATGCAAACCCAATTACTTTCAATCTAACAGACTTTGAGAGTGATATGGACTTTGCCAACTCAATGGTGTTAGCTGGAAGACATCTAGTTGACGAGGAAGATATTGTTGTACGTTATTCAAAGCCATATACTGAGGATAAGAGCGACATTATCGTGCGCTTTCAGATTCTTAGAAGCAAGGCTAAGATGTTCTTCAACTACCTCAAGGGCAACGATACCAAGATTAGTTGTGTGCTTTGTTCCAACAAGGAGATTAAGGAGGCAATCAAGTTCTTTAATTCCCTTGGTGTCAAGGGTGAGGACATGGTAAGCCTTTCATCAAAGGAAATGGACTATACCGCAATACTTAAGGAGGCTCTTGATGACTATAACAAGGATAAGGGAGAGGATGGCGCATGTTCACTTATCGTTTCAATCTCGATTGAGCATGACGATAACACTGAGAATGATTACCCAATGCTGTCTTATGATTTCATTGAGGGTAATAACTTTAGCAACTTTGATGTCACAAAGGCATGGGTTAAGGGTGAAATTTTAAAAATTAAGGAATGAAAACATCACACACTATAAAAGAGATATTGGAACAGAGAAGAAAAGCAAAAAAATATGCCAAGTCCAATATTGAAAAACAGTATTGTGGCTGCAAAAATGGTAGTGGTAGCCATTACACCCTAGAGGTAGGTTGCACTTTTTCGAACTATAACAGAGAAATTGATGCATTAACAGTTGTGTCTCATTATCGCTGCCCCAAGTGTGGCTATGCAATGAGAACTGAACATTTTGATGGAGAATTGATTTTAAGAAAAATAACTAAAGAATAATGAAAGAAATAATTTTAAATCTTTGTTTGGTATGGTTGATAATGGTAGTGATAAACTATGTGTATCTCTATATTTCAAGTAAATTTGGTATTTTCAAAGAGTTTACAAAGGAGCTAATGACGAAAGATGACCGTTGGTGTAGTGAGCCAGAGACCGTACCATTTTGGTGGTTCTTCATACCTCCACATTGCATAATACCTTCTATTGCTATAGTGATATTTTTACTGTATAAGTTCTTTCTTAAGCCATTATATAGTATCACTATCTATCCCATATGCAAACTAGTGGTCTGGTTTTGTAATTTCCTTTTTAAACCGATAAAAAGAAACATCTTCTATTCCGAATTAGAAAATAAAATATGACAACACTTGAATGGATTCTTATTGTGGCTATCGTAGTATTGGTGATAATATTGATACCATGTGTCTTACTCGCAGTATTTGCTTGTCAGTTTATGAGTGTATTTATACCAAAGTTACCATCAAAGAGTTTGTGGCAGACTATTGTAGATAAACTTCATCAATTTGCTGGGCATTCGCAAGATGCCTAGCAATTTCTTTATATCCACCCTTCTCATACAATGATGATGGGTCTTCATCCCCCTCCATTGGTATATACCTCACTTTGCCGTAAAGGTTTCCATGATTCAAGAACTTGTATACTTCCTTTACGGTACTAAATGCATCAGCATCAAGAAATATGTTTACATTGGCATTTGCCTTTGTAATTAATTCCCAATACAGCTTGTATTCCTTATTGAGTGACTTACCCAATAATGGAATAGAGTTTGGCACAACGATGTGGTCAAATGTACCTTCGACTAGTGTAATATCTGCATCCCATTGTACCTTATTTTCATTAAATATGATTTCCTTTTTCTTAGCATCTGGATTGTCATACTTAACCCTTGTAAATCCCTCTTTCTTAGGTAGGTAGTCTCTTCCGACCCAATAATTGAGTTCATCGTATTCATTATACGATGGTATGATTATTCTGTATGAAGATTTCTTCCATTTCTTATCTTCTTCCTTTTCTGTGAATCCGATATTATAACGATTGATGATGTCCCAGCCGATACCTCTTTCGTTAAGGTATCTCATTGCACCCTTGTTATAGTACTTACCTTCCTTGAATGGTCTGAAACTAGGTGGAAACTTAAGGTCTTCCTTCTCAATGATTGACGTGTCGATATTGAAGTCATTCGAGCTGAAGTTAAGTTTGTATAACTCACTGTCTCGAATGGCACGAATGATGTCCTTATACTCTTGTAGTAGCTTTTCATTTCCGTACATTCTGATAAGCTTCACAATAGTACCACTCATGTGTTCATCCATTGATGAGCAAGACCAACAATTAAATAATTGAGATTTGATATTGAGTTCTAAATTAAATTTTCTAGCTTCTGTTATTCCATTTCTTTCAATACATTTTGGACAAGGAAATTGATATTGAAAATTGTCATTATCAAATCCACTTTTTGATTCCCCTAGAATCAATACTAATATGTCGTAAATTTTTTTAATTTCGTCAATCATTTTTTTTTAATTTCTTTTAATAATCTCTCTTTTGTTTTGATTAAATTTTTATTTTTAATATCTAAATGTGTATATTCTAATAACTTGATATTATGTTCTTCACAATATTTCTTTTTAATTTTGTCTCTTATTTGATTTAATTCATATTCTTTTTGCAGCGTTTTGGTATCTTTTCCACCAAAGTTAATTGGTTTAAAATGTTGTTCTCCTTGACATTCTATTATTATATTTTCTTTTGGTAAATAAAAATCAGGTCTAAGTGCGCTTTTATATTTTAATCCATCAAATGTTTTCTTTTCTTCAAAATCTATATTATTTTTGGTTAGTAACAATCTAACTTCATTTTCTAAACGATAGTTTTGTTTACACTTCGGACAGCCACTTCCTTGTATATGAGAATGAGGAGTAGTGAAAAAAGAGCCGTGTTCTATTCCGTTTGAATCTTTCTTATGACATATTATTTCTATCTTAGTTCTATTATTTTTATACTCAGATTTAGAATAGTCATATAATTCACCGTGTTTTTCTTTTGACCTTTTAATAAATTCTTCTGTGTTTATTGGTTGATTATTTGCACATTTTGGGCATCCACTACCATCTAAATGACTTGATGGCGTTTGCCAAAATTCGCCGTGTTTTGGACAAATTATACAAACTTTATCTAAGCTATGTTTATATTTAACTTTTGAATAATCGTATTTATCACCATGAATATTTTTACTTTCTTCTATAAATTGTTCTGTAGTTTTGGTTAATATTTTTTTTATTTCTTCTAAGCCACATTTGGGACATCCATTACCTTGAAGATGACTTGATGGTAACTGCCAGAAGTCGCCATGAATAGGACAAGTTATACAAACTTTTCCGTCTTCTCTTCTTTCTTCAAGATTGGTTTTTTCATATGAAAATCTATTATCGCCAAATATTTCTTTTGAGCGTTTTATAAAATCATTTGTGGAGATACTTCTTAATTTGCTTATTTTTTCACAAGCACATTTAGGGCATCCCATACCTTTTAAATGATTATCTGCTTGCTGAATAAAAGAACCATGAATTGGGCATATTATCTCTACGTTGTATCTGTTTCCTATGTATTTGGTTTTAGAATAATTATATTTGTTATTATGTATTTTGTTGGACTTATTTATAAACCACTCTGTTGTTTGTGTTTTATCTTGTCCAATTTTTTCAAAAGTACATTTTGGACATCCGTGACCAAGTAATACATTATTAGGGGTTTTCCAGAATTCACCATGAATTGGACAAATTATACACACTCTACCCTTTTCGTCTCTATTATTCACATCAGCTTTTGACAAATCATATTTTGCGTTATATAATTCATTTACTCTTTTGATAAATTCTTCGTTTGTTAATTTTTTACCTTTCATATTAATTGTTTTCTTATAAATATTTGCAGCAATTAAAAAGTTATTTATTTATTAAAACTTCTAAGTAATTTTTATTTTATATTGCAAAGATATGTTAAATAATCGAGAAAAACAAATATTTTCAGATATTTATAATAAATAAATTTTAGGTAAGATGGCAAAGAAAATCAAAGATAGTGACATTTTAAAGGCTATGGCGATGCATCTTGACGAGGATTCAGTTGTATTCGGAGCAAATGGTCATTATGCTGTTGGAGCATATTATGACATCACCAAAGTAAATAGCGTATTTGGTGATAAGGACTATAATAGCCAAGACGCAATAGATGCTGCTGATTCAACTGAGGCAGCAGCAAAATATCGTACAGACGATGATAAAATGATTGAAAGCTTCCAGAAAGCTGAATGGTTAAAGGATTTTTAACGATATGAGAAGGGTTGCATCATCAAGTGAATTTTTTGATATACTAGATAAGATTGGTAACGGAAAGTTCGTTACCATCGGTTATGTGACTGGAGCAAACTTAGACGTTCCAACTGTTAGTAGAAGAAATCCAGCTACTAATAGAATGAAGAAATATCCAGATTACACTGTATTTGGAGGTGAAGAAGAAATTGGGGCTTTAGTTAAGATTACTAGCTATAACATGAGGTATCTTAACAGGACTACCGTTGGACAAAAATATGGCAAATTCAAAGCCTCAGCCAATGATATCAGAACCAATTTTGGTATTGACCCAATAGCTGATAAGGTTGGTTACAAACAAGGTACAAATTGGAGTCCAAATGGTCCAGAAATTTATAATGGTCAAAATGCGGATTTGCAATCTCACTCTTATAATCCTCAAAACATATTTGGAGTTAAACCAAAAGGTGTTGTTTATGCAATTAACAAGGAGGGACATATTATTAAGGAGCTTTCTCCTGAACAAGTTAGACCTTACCTTAAAGCAAAACGTGAAATTGATGGAGTTGCAGCATTGAGAAAGATGGGCGTAGAAGAGGAAAGAATTCAAGATTATATAAATCAGATTAACAATTTAAAATTTAAGTATATCAATTTTGAGTCAAATTCAATTCTTTGGATTGCTGCAACAATTAATGGTGAAAAGATAGTTTATATCAACGATAATTTATATAGAGCAGTTGATGGTATTGATATAAATCCTCAAGATTTCAGAACAATTGCGAGAGAAAGATATCAAATAGATTTGAATGATTTACAAGAAATGACTAAGAAAACTATGGGTAAAAACATATTAAGACTAACTGAGGGTGATTTAAGAAACTTAGTTATGGAATCTGTTAAGAACATTCTAAGGGAATGGGGTGCTGATGAATATGAAGGACGTATGACAGACATGCTTGACGATAGAGCATACCAAGAGGATTTAGCTAATGAAAGAGATAAGAAGTGGGAAGAATATTGGTTAGATAAAAATAGAAGGTTAAGACAAAAATATCCTGGAAAATCTGAAGAGTGGTATGAAGCTATGATTGATATTTTTGAAAGCAAGAATTCTAAAAAAAAAGAATTAAATGAATGGAATGGTAGCGATGAGTTAGAATGGGAAGAGAAGATGGCTGGAAACAGTCTAGAAGATGATGACGAGTGTTCTTATCCAACTGAAGAAGGTGAGTCATTTCAAAACAATCAGAACTACTCTCACTTTGCTGTAAACAAGGCAACAAACAAGATAGTTAACGGTTGGGATTACGCTGAGTATGACCCAAGCGAGTTGAGACAATTTAAGAAGGACTATTTTGATGTTGACATGGCTGATTATGGCTTCAATCCAAAGGATTATAAGATTGTTACAAGTAAGTTCCTTCTCCGTCAAGGAATCGACCCTAATGATAATAACAATTGGGCAAATAGTTAAATAAAAATGTTATGATTATAATTAAGAATTTAATGATAATAGAGAGAATTCTATTGGAGATTTATATAAAACATAGATTTGAATTAAGTTTCAACTCAGCTTATAAACTATATAATTTTCTTATGATGATTGGAAAAATAACAAATTATTCATTTCAGATTCAAGAGGAATATTATAGGGAAACCAATGATGAAGAAAAAATGAAAGTGTTTCATGAGAAGATTTTAAATGATGAGGTCGAATATGATTGGGTTGATGTTGCATCATTTATTGGTGAACTTATGGAAGAACTTAAGAATGATGAAATTAATGAAATGGTAAATAAATTAAAGTTTTGGTAAATAAAGGTTAAAATTGGATTGATTATTTGGTCAATCCAATTTTTTTTCGTATCTTTGCATCAAAGTTTTTAAAATAAAAAAATATGGATTTAAAAGAATTAAGAAAAAAGGTTTTAAATGATGTGACACATTGTTATCTAATGAAAGGCTCTAAAATCTATGAATTAGATATTAGGGTATTTAAAAAAGAAAAAGATGTCTCTGATATCTATGAAACAGAGCCATATTCATTTACAATTGGCTTTGAAAATCCAAATAATAAAAAAATTTTCAAACCAGATTATGCAATTCCATTCATTGATGTAATGGGAATAGATGATAATGGAAAATTAATTCTTACGGATTATACAAAAGGTGGATTTGATGTTCCAAATGCGCCTATGACAATTCAAGGGGATTTCTTTTTAACAAGAGAAGATGCAGAGAAAGCGATTAATCCGATTAAACCAACTAAACAAGTTGATACAAAGGCTCTTATAATTGACAAAATTAACAACATTAAAGATTATGCAAATAATTGCTTATACTCTGAAGATATTGATTATTTTGATGAGATAACTGATGAAATTTTAGAACTTATAAAATCTATTTAATATGAGTGCAACATTAATTATATTTATCATTATTGCATGCATTATAGCATCTGAAGATGTGTAAGGAACTGAAGGGCATTCTTGCCACTTGTGGAAACTTTCATAGTTACAAGTTGAATTTCAACTTTGGTGAAATTGGAACTGGACTTGCTGTTATGGTTTTATTTGGAGTTGTTGTAACATTAGGAGTAATTTATGGATAGGGAACAAGAAATACTCAATCTTATAGAGAAAAAAAAGAAGCTCATTGAGGATACAAATAATGAACTTTATTCGCTCGATTTTGAACTCCATGAGATAGAGAAGAAAAAGGTCTTGAAAAAGTACAAGATTGGTGACATTATCATGCATCGTGATAAGTATCTTTTCAGACTTGACGAGATTCAAGTGTGTGGTGGCTACGCTGCAAGTAAGCAATTGATATTAACTAATTTGGATAAAGCTAGTAAATATGATACTCCGCAGCCAATGTGTAGACTCTGGACACTTTTAGAGTTTGGTAGACATGCCAATAAGAAAGAAATTGAATATTTTAAAAAAGAATTTGGAAACGAATAAACAATAAAGCGAGATTCTTGGTTGAGTCTCGCTTTATTCATTAACATATGTTTTTCTTTGTTCTTTTTTATTCCAATATCTTACAACATAATCAATTTCTCTAGTTCCTTTTCCGTCATTAGCTTCACCATTGATTTCACTTGAAAATGATAGTTCCCCATGTCGTTTTTTATTCAAGAATCCTAAGAAAGCAACATATGAGTCACATGCATCAAAGTTTTCCTTCTTAAGTTCTCCCTTTTTATTATATAACCATTCAATATCTGGAAATATATCAGCTACCTTATCTTGAAGAACTGTTTTTTTGTCAATTGTCCAAGGATAACTTCCGAATAAAACCAATTTACAATCTTTAATTTCCTTATAAATTTTTGAATAAGGATATTGTTTTTCATCTTTTCCATACTTTCTTATTGCCATAAGTTCTGGAAATGCATACTCTCTTGCTTCATAGGATGATATGTAGTTTGGGACAATCCCTAATACGTTATAAACGCAATCTGAGACCATTCCATTGAAACGTAATAATGTTGATACTGTGTTTACATTATTTGACCTCAGAAGAGGCTCTTCAATAACCACATAATCAATTCCAAAGTCCTTATATTTGATAAGGAATTCTTCAAATATTTTTTTCTTTAAAAACAATTGTTCTATTCCCTTAATCTTGTTTGAAACCTTTGGGCTTATATGGGTTAATTCAACGATTTTGCCGTAATCAGAGCCATCGTCAATTATGATGCTGATACCTATACAAGCAGTCGAAACGTCCAAAGACAAATATACTTCTTTTCCTTCTTTATTCATAATGATAAAATATTAAATAATATATTAAAATAATAATAATTTAAAATAATATTTTAAATAATATTTAAAAAAATATTCATTAAAATTTGTTAAATTAAAATATTTTTTATATCTTTGCATTATGGGAAGATTGTATGTAAACCAGACGCTTGAGAGACAGATTCGTCAATATTGCGAATTAAATGAGATTGAGGACATTAATGCGTTTGCAAATCGATGTTTATCTCAAGGCTTCAATATTGTTAAATTTGGTATTTCGCCAAAGGATAATGTTGAAAGGGAAACTAAGGGAATAAAAGACATAAAGAGAACAAATGGAAAAAAAGAAGTTGACATTAAAGGAGTGGAAGAACAACCCACAACTAAAAGAGAAGAGCCAACCACAATTAAAAAAGAAGAAAGCAAACCAACTGAAGAAAGAAAAGAAGGGATAACAGTTCGAAAAATTCAAATTATTAAAAAGAAATAAGAAATGATAGATATAAAGAGCAAGAGTAAAATCAATGTCCATTGGAATGTATCGCCTTATGACTACAACAAGGAAAAGGAAAAATCAATCATTGCAAAGTTCAGTAAGAAATACAATCTTCCAAAGGAGAAGATTAAGGTAATACCTGAATTCTTAATGGTTGATGACGAAGGCAAGGAGATTTCTCTTAATACTGATGTGATACAGAACGTTCAAGACCCACAATTTCAGATTAAGTTGTTCGAATCTTATCTCAAGACAAAGAATATTTCAAATTATGACTTTGATTTAATAAAGAAGATAGATGCTGAAATTAATGGAAAAATTGACTATCAAGTGTATGATAAATATAAAAGATACTCTATTAAGTGGATACGCTGGAGTAACTTCCTAAGTTACGGCTCTGACAATTATTTTGATTTTACAAACATTCATGGTCTTACTTCATTAAGTGGTGAAAACCAAAGTGGAAAGACAACGTTATCAATTGACTTGATTCATTTCTTGCTGTTTGGTAAGACTGAAAAGGTTGATACTCAAGATAAAATATTCAACAAACACTTACCAAATGAAACCAATGTTGAGGTAGAAGGGTGTATTAATATTGATGGTACTGATTATGTCATCAAGAGAACATTATCAAGACCGTCATTGAATAGAAGAAGTGATAAGAGTAAAACGACCCAAAGGGTTGAATATTATAAGATTGTAGGCGATTCCAAAGAGGAACTTGAGGAATACGATATTGAGAATCAACAAGAGGAAAACGGAATACAAACCAATAAGTCTATTAAGGATGCAATAGGAATTGAAAGCGACTTTGACCTAATTATGTCAGTCACAGAGTCCACTTTAGATGACCTTGTAAACAAAAAAGAAGCCGATAGGGGAAGACTTTTATCAAGATGGATAGGATTACTACCCCTTGAGGAAAAAGACAAACTAGCAAGGGAAAAATTCAACTCTGAAATCAAGCCAATGTTGTTATCCAATAGATACAATGAGGAAACAATGCTCCAAGAGATTGAGGCATTTGAATTGCAGAAGAAAGTTTTAACTGAAGAAATTAAGAAGCTAGAGAAAGAAAATAAGACCTTAGATAATGAGATAACAACTTTAGAGAAGAATAAGGAAACCTTGTTGGCTTCAAAGTCTGTGATTGATAACAATATTCTTAAGATTGATATTACCACATTGAATAAGAAAATAGAAGATAGTATATTCAATGGTAAGAAAAAGAAAGAAGAAATTGAAGATATTGGTAGGGAGTTAAAAAGTATTGGCGATATTGATTTCTCAGTTGAAGAATATGATGAAGTTCAGACTGAACTAACAAAACTTACTGGGGAAATTGCAGTTATGCGAGAGAGATATAAGAATACCGAGCATAACATACAGCATCTTAAATCTAGTGAGATTTGTCCTACATGCGGAAGAAAGCTAGATAATGTGGATAATTCAGCTAAGATATCTGAGTTTACTAAGGAACTTGAGAGACTTTCTGTTGACGGAAAGAAAAAGAGTGAATTAAAGGCGAAATTAACAGCGAAGATTGAGAAACTAAAGGTTGATAGAGAGAAATACAACAAGAAGTCGAATCTAACCATTAAAAAAGCAGCATTGGAGGTTAATGTTGAGAAGTTGCGTGCGGAGTATCAAGAATACAAATCAGCAAAGACTGAATATGATAAGAACAGTGAGGCAATTGATAAAAACAACGCAATTGATATTCAGATTCGCAATAATGATGTATTTATACGAGATAAAAGAAATACCAAAGAAACCAATACAAGCGTTATTACAAGGAATGAGACAGAGATAAAGAACTACAATAGGCAAGTTGAGGATAGACGAGAGGTAATCAAAAAATTACAAGAAGAAGAGAAACTTGTTCGAAATTGGAAGATTTATCTTGAACTTGTTGGCAAGGATGGTATTTCGAAGATGGTTCTCAGAAAGACATTACCAATAATCAACGCAAAGTTATCCAAGTTATTGAATGATGTATGTGATTTTGATGTTGAGGTAGCAATAAACCAGAAGAATGACGTTATGTTCTATCTAATCAAGGATGGGGTTTATTCGAATTTAAGTAGTGGTAGCGGATTTGAACTTACAGCTAGTGGAATAGCTTTGAGAGCAGTACTTTCAGAACTTTCGACAATCCCAAAAGCAAGTATACTTACGTTAGATGAGCTGTGGGGACGTGTAGCGAAAGCAAATTATGATAATATGAAAAGCCTTATTGAGAAAGTTGCAAAACAATACGATGCAGTATTCTTGATAAGTCACTCTGATGAGGTACGTGATATGTGTGAGAATCATATATCAGTAGTTAAGGAAAATAACATTTCAAAGGTTGTTTTGAAATGAGTGTTTAACCAATCGATATGAATCAATATGTAAATGACTTTAATAGAACGACACAAGTCTATTATAATGATTTAAAGAAATATAAACCATTAACAAAGGCAAAGGAAAAAAGGTTACTTAAACTATCAAGAAAGGGTAATCTAAAAGCCAAGAATGAATTATTGGAGGCAAATTTGAAGTTTGTGTTTGATGTTGCAAAACATTATACTGGTCGTGGACTTTCCATTTCGGAACTAATTTCAGAGGGGAATATGGGACTATTGAGAGCTATCGAAAAGTTCGATGAGGAGAAGGATGTCAAATTTATTTCTTATGCTGTATGGTGGATAAGACAAGGAATGTTGGAAGCTATTAAGAGAAAGAGAATAATCACAATGGTTGAGATTGACCCAACAGAATCCAATGATAGCATCTTTGAACGTAAGATAGCTGATGAGGAAGATGAAATGATTAATGGTATTGGTGATGTTGGTTTTTCAAATGAAGCCGATGAATATAAGAAGGAATTGGGAGCAAACCAGAGAGAGATAATCGGAAAGCTCCTAAATTCACTTAATTCAAGGGAAAAAGAAATTATTGAACATTATTATGGACTAAGTAATAAGAGAGAATTGACATTGAATGAGATTGGTAAGAAATATAATCTCAGTTCTGAAAGGGTGAGACAAGTGAAATTAACAGCCATCAGAAAACTTCGTTCATCAATGATGATGTATGATGATATGGAAGAATTGCTAGGATAATGATATTTATAAATAATAAGAGAGCTATGGTAAAAAAGGAAACTACAAAGAAAAAAACTACTAAGAAAGCCACAAGTAAGAAAACAACCCCTAAAAAGGTTATTGAAGAAGTGGCAAACAGTATAATTGAATCACAAGAGATTGAAATGAATTTGGTTGAGCAAGACCCACCAATTGAGCAAGAATATCTAGACGCAATTGCCGAGAACATGGCAGCAGAACCATTCATAGAGAATAAGAAACTTGAATATGAGTCAACAGAAGAACAAATTGAAAAGGCTATTGAGTTTATGAATGGAGACCCAAGCGTTATTATTCCATCAAACAACATTGAGTTTAAGAAGGTTGATGAAATCGAGGAAACTGCATTCAAGGAGACATTTAAGAGTGTTAAACTAGAAAATAAGAAGCCAAAGAGGATAGACCATTTGTTTGGCTATTCTTGGAATGGTGTAGAAATAGACTATTAATAAAAATGAGCGAGAACAGTATGACAAGAAAGATGCTCGACACTTTAAGAAAGGGTAGAATTGAGCAAGCAAAATGGGCAGCAGAACAATTTGTCAATGAGAGTGAAGAGAAGGACAACTTCATTACAAGGGCTAAAATCCTAATGAAAGAGGCTGTTGACGATAGTAAAAAAAAAATCTTAACTGAGGAAGAGGAAGTTGATGAAAGTCACCAAGACTCTTTTGAGATTACAAAGAATACGCCACAATTTGGTGACGTTAGGGTATCACAAGAGGAAGCAATCAGAAAGGCTATCAACAATAACGTACAATTTTCAGAGAATGCTTTGAAGTACTATCCAAAGGCTGATGATATGACATTGGACGGTAAGATACCTTCATTGAATCTTGATTTTCAGTTTAGATATAATGACCCAAGTGGTGACGGGTGCTATCTCTGGTGTGATGCAATGCAGCTTACAGATACTAATGCAAGAACATTGGGTAAAATTAGGGATGCATTCTCAAATTGGAAGGATTCAATCACTCAAGATGGCGATTTGATGGAAAAACTAAAGAAAGGAGCAGAAAACAAGGATTAATAATTGTTAAAAATTGGATTGATTATTTGGTCAGTCCAATTTTTTTTCGTACCTTTGCACCGTAAAATAATTCAGAAGAAATGGATGAAAAGGTTAAAGAGGAAAGAGTTAAAAAGGCATTAACTCTTTCAGATGAAGAAGTAGATGCTTGGTGGGAAGATAAGTTCAAGGAACATCTTAGAAAGAAGCATGATGAGGTTAAGGAGCACCCATTCTGGCGCACCTTTTCAAATGATTTCCATGCTGATTGTGCGGATAAGATGAAAGATATGCTTAATACATTCATCGAACATTTCAATCAAGAAAGCCTAGAAAGATGCCCTCAAGCTGTTATTGTGATTGAATTGATGCATAATATCTTTGATAGTATCTTAAAGGCAAAGATTATGCCTAAGTATCATCATAAAACCATTATGGAGACCAATGCATTCGGTAATTATATTCTTTGCTTACAGACTGCTTTACAGTTGGTACACCATTATCTCGACAACATTTATAGTGAAAAGGATGTTGTGGGTTACGACCCACATCTTAACTGGAATGATGAAGAAAATACCTATGATTCTTGTACCTATAAGACATTTACAGCATTAGAGAATGGTGATGGTACATACAGATTAGTTCAAATTATCGATAAGGATGAAGTTGATAAGCTTGCTGAATGGAATAGGGACTGTGCTAAGTACCATGCTGAGAGAGCAAAGGAATTTGCTGAGAGAGGTAGCAAGGATTATGCAGAGTACCAGATTAAGGAGGCTGAGTACTACAATGGTAAGTATGAGGATTTAATTGACAACAAAGAGAAACATTTTATCATCAAGAAATAATGAACAAATTAACAGTTAAGCATTTGAATCTTAGAACCACTCGATACCGTTTGGAGAATGAAGATGGGGCTTGCCTTTCTAGTCTAGAAATCAATAGGGTATATATGGAGAAATCTCGAAGAGAACGTTTAGGGTTTCCAAGTACTGATGATATTTTCTATCTAGGTGAATTTAGGTCAAATCATAGACGCAAAGGCTATGGAAGGGAGTTGCTTAACCATATAAAGGAAGAGACAAAGGGGCAGTTCATCTATTTGATTGTTCATTCTACGTATGAAAGAGAATTTCCAGATGACAAGCTAGTTGAATTCTACAAGTCAGTTGGTTTTAAGGTTCATGAACAGAAAGACGAATACAAGTATTACACTTGGATGGTCTTAGATAATAGATAAAATAGAAAGTTATGATAATAAATGAAAACAATGCCTATTACATGGAAAAGAGAGAACTTATAAATCGTTTATTCACAAAATAGGTCAACACTTTAAATAATAAAGAATTATGATTAAAATTGAAGAACTTACGATTGGAAAATGTTTGCCAACTGTTTATGAAGTTGAATCGCAAGAAAATGATTATGTTGGCATTAACGTATTTGCCGATTGCAAAAGAGACACTATAAAAGGAGGTGGTCTAGATGGTATGCCAATTTTGCGAGGGCAACACGTACACACTTATCACCCTAATGGATATTTTGTTCCATCTAAACCAAAAGACTCAAATGGCTTAGTACAAATAGGTGGGAAATTTAAAGGTCAAGAAGAGTTTCTTTTCACAAATTTGAAAGAAGCCCTTAAAAAATATAATGAATTAGTTGATAAAACAATAAACGAACATTTAAAACAAGTTTCTTTAAACGATAAAGAAAGAATCAAAATACTCAGTAGGATTCTTAAAGGAGAGGACTTAGAAAGATGCTAGAAGAAAAAATGGATATAGGGTGCTACCTATAGCACCCTTTTTTTGTTATTATGATATTTATATAAAAAATAATGTTATATGATTTCAGAGAACAGAATAAGAGAAATTATCAATGAGGAAATAAGCAAGACTGAGGTTGAATCAATTGTATCCAACCGCTTATCTTCTGCTTATAACTCAAGGGACTTTAAGAAAGCAGTTAAGGACATAACAGCAGATGTAATTGAAGACTTATTTCGTACCTTGTGGAATCGTAGTAGCACATGGAAGGGAGGAGTAACTAGATGAAGTTAATACACATCAATGAGGCAGTATTCAACAGACTCCTAGAGGACAACAGAAGACCACCTTTTCAAGACTTTTACGACAGCGTTGTTGCGTTTATAGAGGGAATACGCAAAGACCCCATAGGAACAGTCCCAAACGAGCTTTTAAAGGGCTGTGGACTTCATAATGGAGAACTTAGAAAGAAACTTTATGATTATGGGATTATCACCAAGGATGAGAGGATTGATGAACCATATGATGAAACAACTGGAAGGCAAGAATCTCGTTATTACGTAACATATGATTGGTCTGAGAGGATTAAGAAGGAAATGAAGGATAAGGAGAGGATTGGAAATCCAATGAAAAAAGCATTTATAAGGAAACTATATAATGACTATTTCAGTGTAAAATAAACTTAATAAAAATAGAAAAAAAATGGCAAAAAATAATGTAAGAACTCTTGATTTTTATGGATTTGATGATGATAATACAATGTATGATGTAAACTCATACTCTATTTCGGACGTTAAGGAAATTAAGAATAAGAAATACATCAGACCTGATGAGGAAGAACCGATTACCTCTGGTGATACTGAAACTAACAACGAACAAATAGAAGGATAAAAGATATGGAAAAGAAACCAATTCAATTGACAGAACAAGACCTTCACATGCTTGTTGAGGATGCAGTGAGAGTATACCTTAAGGAAAATGGTATGGATGAAGGGGCATGGAGTGCTTTATGGGGAGCTGGAAAACAAGCTGTAGGAAACAAATTTGCACAAGCAAAACAAGGTATCCAAAATTTAGGGCAAAATATTCAAAATACAGCTCAAGCAGGACGCAATCTTTCTATGATGCAAAAGCATAAAGCAAATATAGAGAATTCTCTTAATGCAATAAAGGTATTAGACCCACAAGATTTGGAAGTCCCAATTGAACAACTTAAACAACAGTTAGATATGACATTGAAAAAAGTTCAAGGTAGACTTCAAACTGCTCAACAAAGAACGTTTAGCACACAAAATTACAGTCAACAGTAATATAAAATCTATCAATAAATGAGAAGGGTGATTGTCAATCACCCTTTTTTATTATCTAAATAAAAATTTTGGTATAAGTGTAATATTTATATTAAAATAAATGTGTTTATATATGAACAAGATAATTAGACTTACAGAGAGCGACTTACATAATATTGTAAAGGAAGCTGTATATAGAATATTGAAAGAAGATGGCGAAATTGGCGGTGGTGGTGCTACAAACTGTGTTGGTATCAATGTAGGTGGTGCTGCTGGACAAGCTAAGAACCATATTGATGCGCCTGCTTTTGGAGGAAAGAATAAAAAAAAAGTAGGAGGAAACGCATTTAGTGAACCTATCATGCGTCAAGCACATAATCTTGGTGATGTGACTCAAGCAAAGACAAATCAAGTTGATATGGGTCCTGCATTGAAAAGAGGTGGTTCAATATCAATGAATCGCAAAAAGTAGCGCATTATGATAGATTACGAAGCAAATGAAGAGGCAATCAAGAAAGTTCGAGAAATTGATGAACAGCTCAAGGAAGAGGATGAAAAAGAGGTTGCCAATAGAAAAAAAATTACTCAACTTATGTTTGAGCAAATGTTAAGGGGATTATACATAAATCAATATAGATAAATTTAATTAATTATGAGTATCGTAAAAATAAATGTAGGTAATTTGAGGCAAATCATCAAGGAAAGCCAAAATGAGTTTAAACCTGTTGTTTTTGGGGCAGATGAAAGCAAAAAAATCAATGACAAGGCTTACAGTGATACCAAGAAGGAAACCGAGAAATATGACGGTGGACTTACAAAGGACAAGAAGAAACTTGGTGGTGGTATTGCAGCCACTGACAACAAAGGTATGCATGATTTGACCTATGATAGCATCAATAAGCCTTTCCAAGACAGAGTTAAGTCTCAGATGAAGGGCTACCCATCAAAAGATGCAGAGACCAAACACAAAGGTGAACCTTTTGGAAATGCAACATTTGATGATGAGGGCAATATTTATAAAGCAGCAGTAGACCATGCTGAAGCTGTTAAGGACGGTAAGGACGCAGCAGTTGAAATTGGTTTAACGGGTAGAGAACTTAATAAAACTGAAGTAGAAAAAAATAGGAAAACAATGGGAGAGTCAAAGAAAATCAAGATGCTTACCTTTAAGAATACGCAATTTATTTCTGAGAATCACATGATGACTAGAATTCCAGATGAGTATAAGACAGAAGGTAACAGATTCGTAATGAAAGACAGTGCTGATAATCAGTATCTTGTTGAATGGCATGCTAAAGAGCCAGTAGTTACTAAGAAGCCTAACATGACCTTGGTAAATGAACAGAAGGAGAGAATGAAACAGCTTTGGGACTATAAATACGCAGAGGCTAAGACATCAACTTCTAGTTTTAGGGTACAAGAGGACAAGGAATTTGCCGATATGGTAAATAAGGCTAGAAAGTTAATGAAGGATTAATAACGATTTAATTTAGTATAAAGGTAGAAATGGAAAACAAGGACATAAATATTAATTTAAATCAACCTAGCGGAGAGAAAGTTTCTTCAATCACAAAAGCATTGAACAATGTTGCAAATACTATCGCAAATGCAAAGTGGACAAGGATTGTTAAAGTTTATTTAGTTATGTTTTTCTTTCTAGCCACACTATTAGGAGGATTTTTCGCTTACAAGTTCATAAGCGATAAAGATGCGATGCATGAGACATCGATGAATTTGGTTAAAAGCCAGAAAGAGGAGAATATAAGGGATTTTGTTGTAACACCTAAGATACAACATGACCTCCAATTACTTACATATACACTTAATGCAGATAGAGCATTCTTGTTTGAACTGCACAACGGTAAGAGAAATACAAGTGGGCTTCCTTTCAGGTTTGCAGATATGTCATATGAAGAGGTCAATGAAGAAAAAAAGGTTGACAGAATTGCAATGCAGTTTCAAGATATTCCGTTGACACTTTACAAATATCCTCATTATCTGCAAAAGCAGAAGATGATTATCGGAACTGTTGATGAGATAGAGAAGATTGACTGCGAATTCGCTAATCACATTAAGAGTGTTGGGGGCGTATATCTTGGAATGATTTATATAAGCAGCGGTGGTACACCACTTGGCTTCTTGTGCGTGTCATACCATAGATACGAAGATGTTCCAGACCCTTCATTGATAGAAAAGAAACTTACTGAGCACGACAAGACGTTGACACAATTGTTGGACTTGGATATAGTTATGAAAAACCATTAACGTATGAAAGAATTTTTTAAAAAGTTTTACGAGAAATATTCTTCATGGATAATTGCACTATTGATTGTTTTGATAATAGGATTGGTGGCATATTTCAACTATAAACTTCATGAAAAACAGAAACATATAGATGAAATAGAGTTCACCGACACCACTGGAACATATCACAAGGTGTACTATGAGAAGAAATTCAAGGAACTAAAGAAAGAAAACAGAGAACTATATGATTCCTTGAAACAATACAAGGACAAAATAGACTATATTGTACAGTTCTATCATGAAAAGGAATATAATACTGGTCAAAGCAGTAGTAAGCCAATTATAAAGGATAGTGCCGTATATGATACAATTCCTATGGTTATTCCTTCAGTTGCGAAGACATATGAATATGCAAGCGAGCCAAATGACACATTCCAATATAAGTTGAATGTAAATTCGTTTACAGAACCAAATTGGTATTCAATACAAGCAAAGGTGAAGAATAAGTTTACGATAGTTAATAAAGAAGAAGGTGGAGCTAACGAGATAACGATTAAACCAGATAATGGTGGAACGGTAACAAACCCAACCGTTTGGAAAAAGAAAGAGAAGAGAAACTTCTTGGACAGATTCTCATTCGGGCCTGGTGTCACTGTTGGTTATGACCCAATCAATAAACAATGGGGTATAATGGTTGGCGCTTCAGTAACATTAGATTTAAAGTAATATGAAAAAGATAATTAGATTAACAGAAGGCGAACTCCATAACATTGTAAAAGAATCTGTAACTAGAATCTTGAAAGAAGATTTTAATCAGTTCTCAGATGAAGACTTTGCAAGTACTGGAAATCCAAATGAGCTTGACACTTATAATCCAATAAGTGAAGTTGAACATATAACACCTCAAGATTTAAGGAATGTATATGTCTGGGAAACTGGAGATTCATATTATGAATTCGAAGCCGATTATGGTGAAGGAATGAGTGAAGCAGTATCTATAAGAGGTAGTTTTGATGGTGATTTCACTATAGATAACGTTGTATTGGGACATAGTGGCTTTGGTAGACAAATGAATCGAAGTGATGTTCAGTCATTACAATTTGACGAATGGTTTAATACAACACTTGGAGACCATCTTGCAAGGGTGATATATAAGAAGATAGAAGTTGGAGATTTCGCTAATGATGCCGAAAGTGGATATTAAAATATAAAATGCTTGAAAACTATTTAGTTTTTGAGCATTTTTTTTATCTTTTATAAAGAATGTAATATTTAATATAATTATGGAGATAAAGAAGGGTAGTATAATTACCACAAAGGATGGTGATTATGTTGTAAAAGACATGATGAAATTGGTCAATCCATTTACATTCAAACCAGCTAATATGTATTTGGTTGATGTTGATGGGGTTGAACGTGCTGTCAATGGTGATGAAATCATTACAGTTAAGAATAATCACACAGAAAATATGGTAGAACCATGATTGCAACTTTATTATTACAGTTAAAAGTATTTTTGTTTATAATGGCTATATTGACATTGATTGTCGATATATTCCATGTTATAAGTGTTTTCCGTCTTAAGAGTGGAAAACTAGCTACACAGAACGAGCTTATCGTTTTCGGTGTTGCATTATCATATATACTAACAATGTTGATTTGCGGATTTTAAATGAAGACATTACAAGAAAGAATGAATGACATGAAGCCTTATTTTCGTGGCATAGAAATGTACAATGAGGCACTCATGGTCAAGGTCGTATATCCAAGAAACTGGAAAGCATATCCTTCCAATGACGGTAGGATAAAGGTTACTCCATCAGATGATGGCGCTTTAACCTATTACTATGCAGATTCAAAGGATACTAGTTATGAAGACATGTTTGACTTGGTTGAGGAAACAATCAAGGCAAATAACGATATTGTGCTTAAACTCAAGCTTCTTAAGGATAAGGTTACTGAATTGAAGGAACTATTCTCAGAGCTTTCATATGACGAGTTGACAACACTTAAATTTGTCACTGAGAAGGTTAAAACTGAGAAACCTAAGAGGAAGTACACCAAGAAGAAGAAAGAGGCTGAGAAGCCACAAGAAGAGTCTCAAATTGAAGAAAATAATACTGTAGAAGAAATAACGGAGGAACAGTAATGGAGTGGATTGTTGTTTTTGTTTTTTCAATTGTTGCATATGCTATTTCAAATCATTTTGTGTATGCCCACGGTCCAGCTCATGTGTATGATAAAATTAGAGATTTAGCTAATAAACTTAGTCCTAATCTTGGAGAGCTGTTCTCATGTATGATATGTTTTCCTACTTGGGTAGGATTTATTCTTAGTATAACAAATTCATTTTTCTTACCAGAACTTGCACTTACTCCAATGATGCTGTTACTTGCTGGCTATTCTCCTTGGTGGGTAATAATGATTCTAGATGGCTTTTTTGCAAGCGGCATTGTATGGTTGATACATACTTTTCAAGAGGCTTTAGAAAGGAGTAATGCAAATGAATGAGTTTGAAAGAGAACTAGTCACTTACAATAGCGAGAAGAAAATGGATAGACTAGCCCTAAAGGGACATCAATGGAATATCGCAGAACAATTGAAAGGGACAATGGGCAAAGACATGGATGAGGTTTTAAGTGGCAATAAGAAAGTTGAGTTTACTTTCTGGACAAAAGTAAAGTTTAAGATTAATAATTTCTTGAAAATGTTCAATTGAAATGGAATTTAAGTTTGGAACTTTTAGCATATTTGAGCTTGGTCAAATGATTTCGGAGAAACTAAAGGAAGATGGTGTTGCAAATCAATCTGAACTTTACGTGTATCTTAATGAGAATGAATTTAAGAAAGTTGATGAAGATTTGTTCTTGAGAAACAGAAAGAGCGAAGATGAAGAGTTTATACCATCTGAAGGAGAAATAGACATAAATATTGATTTGGTTAAAGTTATTATAAAGCAAAGATGAATGTAATAAAGACTGATATTGAGGGTGTTGTAATTATAGAACCTAAGATTTTTGAGGATTCAAGGGGATATTTCTTTGAATCTTTCTCACAGAGAGAATTTGAAGAAAAGGTAGGAAAGATAAATTTCGTTCAAGATAATGAAAGCAAGTCATCTTATGGAGTCATGAGAGGCTTACATTTTCAGAAGCCGCCATATACACAGAGTAAGTTAGTAAGGTGTGTTAAGGGGTCGGTATTGGATGTTGCCGTAGACATAAGAGAGGGCAGTCCAACATACGGAAAACACGTTGCTGTAGAACTTACAGAAGATAATCACAGACAATTATTCATCCCAAAGGGATTTGCACACGGATTTTCAGTTCTATCAGATACAGCAATATTCCAATATAAGTGTGATGAGTTCTATCACCCAGAAGCAGATGGCGGTATAAACATCTTGGATGAATCTCTTGGTATTGATTGGAGAATACCTATGGATAAGGCTATATTATCTGAAAAGGATACAAAACATCCAACGTTGAAAGATTTCAATACACCATTCCTAGTTTTGGGCATGTGGTAAAAAAAAAAGAGTGAGGAACAATCCTCACTCTTTTTCATGGTCTTGTGTTGCGTCTTTTAATTTTCTCATCGCTCCAATGGGTTAGTTCTTTTATTCTTTTAATCCAATCGTCTTTATATCTGCTTTTACCAACATCGCCCATAAAAGCAATATACTTGAATTTATTCTTTACTGTTTCATCCTCAATTTTGTTATATAGTCTTATTCCATCTTGTCTGTTTTTACAGATTACCATCTCAAGTTTTCCATTACAATCCACCAATAGTTTGTTCTTATATACTTGCACTGTTTTAAACATGTATTTATTCTTGACATCTGTTGAGATAAAATTATCAAATATCCATTTAAAATCTTTTCTTTGAAGTCTTGGATGATAGCCATATACCCAAAATGTCTCTTCAATGTCATATGGAGCACGGTCAATGACAATCCAATCTTCATCAGTTGTGGCATAATCAATGAATTCACCAGAGTCAGTTCTAACTTTATTAACCAAACTCTCATTATCATCCCTACATTTGATGATGACAAGTTCGTATTCAGATTCAATCATTACATGTTTGTGGTTGTTATATCTTATTGGAAACATTATTTTCTTATTTTCCTTTAATAACTTTTCAAACTTCTTATATATCTTTTCTTCTGTTGTATCTGAATATATTGTATGTAACTGTTTGCCGTGATTGATTAATATAATACTATATATTTTCTTTTTATTCCTACGAGCCATATCTTAAAACCAAATTTGTACCTCTTTTTTTCCGTTCTCATCTTCTGAAACACATAAGTCAGAACAATAACCATTGTTTGCTCCATAAGCCATGCCGTCATCTTCAAGCACCAATAGCTTTACAGTGTCATCCAATGTTCCATTATCCCTAACAAATTTCCTTAATTCCTTCATTGTTAATTGTTTAACTAGCTGCCCTTGAAAATCATATTGTTGTTCACCTCTGTGTTCTATCCTAGATAAAAATAGTAGAGCTTCATCGATGGCAGCTCTCTCACGTATATCTAATTTGTCATCTATTGTTAAATTGTTTAATATTGTCACTACTTCTTTTGTATTCATGTTTTTCTTTAAAAGTTAATTATTTTTTAAATTTAATTAAATAAATATTTGGAATTTTAACTTTTTTTATATATCTTTGCAACATGAAATACATTTCAATGAAATAAATAACTTAACAAATAGAATTATGGCAAAATTTTTTGAAACAAGTCAAGACATTGCAGAGTTGGCTCAAGCCAAGTTCGAAGAGACTGGTCTTCCACAAATGGGAATTGATTTAAAGGTTATATCAGTTACAAAATCTAAGAATGTATTAAAAGCAACTAAGGCTGGCGCAACCATTCATTATCTAACAAAGAAAGACGCAATCCTTGTGATTTATGAAGAGGCTTTTGATAGACTTACAGATGAATATAAGGATAAACTTATGGAAGGTGCTATCAGCAACATTTCTTATGATACCGAAAAGGATAAGTTGAATGTTGATGGCGATATTGCAAAGGAACTTTTCAGAATGCGTAAAAAGTATGAAAATTATGTTGATATCATGGAGGCATCTTACATCGTAATTGAGGAAATTGAGGATGAAGAGCGCAGACGCAAGGAAGAAGAGAAACTAAAGAAAGCAGAAGAGAGGGCTGCTAAGAAAAAACAATAAATCGATATGACTAAAAGTTCTTATAATAGGATAATGAATAAGAAGAGCAATAAACTTAGAGAAAAGGCTAAGAGAATGGTGCTTAAGGAATATCCTAAACTCATGGAAGATGAGGAAATGAGAAAGAGAACATTTGCTGCAATTGATAATGCTAATGTAGCAGTTGATGCAAATGGAGAATTACAGATTATATATGAACCTAATGACAATTTAAAAAATTTAAAGTAAAATGAGCAATCTTAACAAAAATTGGATTAACCTTGTATTTGTTATTGACAAAAGTGGAAGCATGTACTCTTCAAAAGAGGATGTTGTTGGTGGCTTCCATAAGATAATCGAGGAACAAAAGAAGGATAAGGATGGTAAGGTGACTGTATCACTTTTCACATTCAATGAAAAAGTAAATCAAGAATATCTTGGCATTGACATCAATGATATTGCAAAGTTTAATTATTTACCAGGTGGTATGACAGCCATGAATGATGGTATTTGTACTGCCATTGATAACGTTGGAGAATGGCTTTACAAAAAGGATAAGAATGGTGAAGAACTTCCAGGAAAGACGCTTGTCGTTGTTATGACTGATGGTATGGAGAATGCTTCAAATGAATATACATTGAAGGAGGTTCAAGATAAAATTAAGGAACAAAGTGAAAAGTATTCTTGGGAGTTTATCTACCAAGGTGTAGATATAACTTCTACCAAAGTTGCAGATGACCTTGGCTTTAAGTTCAAGACTTATTCATCAAGAAAGCATATGACTAATAATTATGATGTCATTAACTGTGCAACTACGGCATATAGAACAATGGCTAAGACTGATGCATCATTGGCAGCAACTAGTGCTTTGTTCTGTGCAACCCTTGATGAAGCAGCCACTAAGAACACATCAGATTATGAGGCTGAGATTGGTAAGAAGATTACCAATGATTAATAACAAGGGGATTAGTGCAATCCCCTTTTAACGTTTATTATTATTATGGAAGATAACGAGAAAATTCTTAGTGAGATTGTTGGAGAGATTAAACCAATAATTAACTCTGTAGGAAGCGATAAAAGCAAAATCGCTGTTTTGGAGAGTGAGGTTGATAAAGATAGCATTAAGACAATTACATTATGCGGAGGCTTGAATGGGCATGGAGAATGGAAAAATTATTTTACTGATTTATCAAGAATATTTGAAGAATTAGAGAATAATGGTTTCAATGTATGGGTAATTAAGTTAGATAACGATTGCTTAGATGATATATTTTATTGTACAATTGGTATAGATAGGAAGAAGGATGAGTGATATTAAGTTACTTGAGAAAATAAAGAATTATGATAAACCTTGGTGTTACCAATATCAGAAGAGATTGGATACATTACAAGAGGACATGGAGAAATACGGATGGTCTCAAGAAGATATTAATAATATTTCATTAGATGATTTTGTGTTTTCTTATATTGATTCAACAAATGAAAAAAAAGAAGCAACCGAATTCATCAAACGTTACGAATGGTTAGGAACAATTGGCTCTTTTCCAACACATTGGTTTACGGCAAGATATAAGGGTATATTAGGCGGTGTTATCATAATGGGCATGCCAAATGCATTTAGTAAACTATTGGGTGAAGAAACGAAGAATCTAGAAAGACTAATTGCGAGAGGTGCAAGCGCAAGCTGGTGCCCATTCAATCTTGGTAGTAAGTTTCTTATGTGGGCAATGAAATGGATGGTCGAAAATACTAGATACCGTTTGTTCACTTGTTATAGTGACCCACAAGCAAAAGAGGTTGGAAGTATCTATCAAGGGCTTAATTTCTTCTATCTAGGACAAGGTAGCGGTACTACTGTAAGGTGCATTAATCCATACAACCAAGAGAAGATTGTCACAGATAGAGCATTTAGAGCAAGGAGTTTCTATAAAAGATATGCAAAGGACTTGGGAATTGAATGGCAAAAGAATTGGAACACAGACCAATGTATGTTATGGGAAAATGTACCAGATGAAATAGAGCAGAAACTTAGAAATTATTCCAAGGAAATGTATGCGAAGGCTGAAAAAATATCTTTTCCATCGAAACACAAATATGCATTTGTACTTGGAAGAGATAAACGAGAAACAAAGGCTCTTAGGAAGAGATTCTTAGAGTTGAATAAAATATACGATTATCCAAAGGAAAGAGGAAAATAAATGGCAAGTTTAGAGTTACCGAGGAATCAGATTGTATTTGGCAATTACATGCCAATGTATGAACCGCAAACATTAGATGAGGTATTAAGTCAGTTTGAGGGCGAGGTTAATAATGAAGTGACTAGGCAAAGAATCCAATTTGTCTTGGAAAATTGGTATATACGTACTGGAGAGTATGTTAGATTTGATGATTTAAATTTAAATTAATATATGAAAATACTTTTAAATGTATTAAATAATGTTGATTATAGAGCTATTGGAGGCTCTTATGGGCTTTATTTACAAGGTTATAGTAAATCATATCATGATGTAGATATTATCGTTGATAATATTGATTCTATAAATTTGCCATATAAAGAATTGCCTTTGACTCGTAAAATTAGAATGAATAGAACCAAAAAATATCTAATAAATGGTTTGAAATTTGATTTTATAGAGAATAAAGAACCTTTTGAAGTTGTAAATATAAACAGTTTAAAAGTGCAAAATAAAGATTACATACTTGCATATAGGAAAAAACTAGGAAAATTCATTGCAGAAAATTATAAAGAAGAACATAACAAATTTTTAAATTAACATGGATATTATTACAAAGGATTTTAGACATTTTGCGATTGATAAGGTGGGTATGTCACCTTCAGTAATTGACGATAAGATTAAGGACATGGTATATCCAACCATTATTGAGGAACGTGATTCAGCAATGAGAGTTTCAGAAATGAATGTATTTTCTAGATTGATACAAGACAGAATACTGTTTCTAAGCGGGCAAGTAGATAGTTTATCAATGGATACCATGATAGCACAAATGCTTTACTTAAACTCAGTTGATAATAGGGATATAAGTCTTTATATATCAAGTCCAGGTGGTGATGTCTTAGCTGGGCTATCATTGATTGATACCATGAACTTCATTGAGTCAGATATTTCAACAACTTGTCTTGGGATGGCAGCTTCTATGGGTGCTGTATTATTAAGCTGTGGTACAAAGGGTAAAAGGTTTGTATTGCCACATAGTAGGGTAATGATACATTCTGTTTCAAGTGGTTTTCAAGGACATACTGCCGATATTAAGATTGAAATGGAACAAACATTAAGATGCCAAGATGACTTGTATAAGATTCTTTCAGACAATTGTGGAAAGACATACGAAGAGATAGAAGAATTATGCGATAGAGACAAATGGTATATAGGTGCAGAAGCAGTGGAGGATTTGTGCATAGCTGATAAAGTGTTAATATCTACTAAAAAAGAGAAATAAGTTTGGAAAATATCGGATTTTTTTATATATTTGCTAAGTATGAAGATAAATTTTAAGAAATTCACAGTAAAACAGAAGAGTACATTCAGCTATTGGTTTTATCATTGGCTAGCTTTTAACTATACAGCGTGGAAGCTAGGTGTATGGAAACCAAAGTGGCTATTGCATGACATTGAAAAGCCTTGGCTTAAGTTAATATGGGGTGATTATCTCCGTGTAAGAAAATGGCATAAGTACCATAATAGCCATCATGTGTTTTATGGCAGAAGTCATGGTATGAATAAGATTGATTGGCTTGGTGCTGTAATTGATTGGGAATGCTCACACTTAACGAAGTGTGTGGCTGAGAGAAACGGTAGGGAAGAGGTTGACTATCTAATCAGCAATAAATCCAAATATACCGCAGATGAAAAGGAGGAAATAAGAAAGAATTGTTATCCAATTTTGGATTATCTTGGCTTATAAGTAATTTTAACGTTATTTGTTTAATAGTTTTTGTTAACTCATTATATTTATAATAGAAATATATAAAAAAAAATATAATGAGGAAAATAATTAGATTAACTGAGTCAGATTTGCACAATCTTGTCCAACGCAGTGTGCTGAGAATACTGCATGAACAAGATAACAACTTGCTCTTGCAAAATATCGCCCAATCCATTGCAAGCCAAGGACAACTAGATGTTACAGCTGGAGAAAATGAAGGTGAATTCTATTTGCAAGGTGGCGATTACGCATATATAACATATAATGTGGAATGTGACCCATATATGCAACAAGGTATGAGAAGTAATTCTTACGATGTGCCAAATGACGATGACCAAATAATTGACAAACCGACAGTGGAGGTTGGAAGCATTGAGTTCTGCAACCGTGATGGTGAAGGCTGCATCCAAATTCACGATAATGGAATTGTAAAGAGAGCATTGGAAAGTGTTATTAATGTCGATTATACCGATTTTGATATTCCAAGTGAACAAGATTATTTTTCTGAGTATTAATAACGTTATTAAAAAATATATAAAAGCTATGGCATGTGGATGTAAGAATAAACAAAATGCTGCTGCTCAAAGTAAGCCAGCGGTACAAAAACCAAGTAATCCATTAAACAACGGAAGCGTTGGTGGAAGAAGAATTGAAAAGAGAATTATTCGTTAAATCTTCTTAATAAATTTGGTTATTTCAAAAATTTTTCATATCTTTGCATTATGAGTTGATATCCTCGATTCATAATGCAATTTTTTATGCGAAAGAATAGGTACAGAAGACGAGCGTGAACCCCCAACCATCGACTGTGATTGTCAACGAAGGGCAATGCCACGTGTAGTTTATTCGAGATAAAAACGTCTGTACCTTTTAAATGGCTAGATGGTGGAATTTGGTATACACGCTACACTCAAAATGTAGTTCTTCGGAATGAGGGTTCAAGTCCCTCTCTAGCTACATGGATAAAAATGTTGCTTTTAAGACCATTATGCATGAACCAATGATTGTTGATGGTAGTGGTGACATTAATAAACTATCTGAAATCATTGGTGAGAATAACGTTGAAAGATTAATAGGGCTTGACGTTATTAAGGAAAGCAATGGCTCTTTTGAGTTAACAGACTTGGGAAAGAAATTTGTGGAAATATTTAAACAATAATGATATGCCCTCGTGGTGGAACGGTAGACACGCTGATTTAAGGGGTCAGTTCTTCGGAGTGTGGGTTCGAGTCCCACCGAGGGTACAACAAAATACTTAGATGTTATGAATTGGAATAATACTGAAAAAAATGAATTACCAATTGTCAAAAATTATGACGATTTGGGAGAAATTGGATATTTGGCTGCATTTTGGAGTGAAGACCCAAATGATATTTGTGACGATGATGAACCATATACAGATGAAGATTTAGAAATGGATATTGTCTATTACTATGGAAACAATCATTGGAAAAATAAACGTTGGGAAAAAGTTTGGGTCAAGTATTGGATGGAAATACCACCATTACCATTTGAAAATAATGAAGTATGAACTATCATAATATCATTGGGGTATGGTGTAATGGTAGCACAACATTGGTGAGTAGCGCAACTGGCTAGAGCATCAGAGCTACAAAAATTATTTATACCTTTATTGGGGGTTGGCCGAGAGGTTTAAGGCGCAGGATTTTGGTCCCTGTATGTGCTAATACCACATCGTGAGTTCGAATCTCACACCCCTAACATATTTTTCCCTTTAGTATATTGATATTTTTTAAAAGTTTATTATATTTATAATAAACGATTATACTAATGGACAGAATTTTAATTGAAAAAGTACAAAATTTAAGAAACGAAGGCAAAAGTTTTGGTGAAATTTCCAAAGAATTATTAATTACAAAATCAAATGCTAGTTATTGTAGTAAGATTGATTTAAATAAGTATGATGCTAAAATGGCATCAAGAGATAAATATATAGATACTGTTTGTGCTTTGGCAAAAAAGTGTTCTAATATAAATCAGATATTGAAAATACTTGGTAAAAAAAGTACAAATGAATATTATAAACAAATAAAAAAAATTCTTGAGGAAAATAATGTAGATATTTCTCATTTTACGTATAATGAAAAATACAAACCTAATGGGATAGAAGAAAAAAAATCATTATCTGATTATTTAGTGGTTGGTTCTGCAATTACAATATCTAAATTAAGAAATAGGCTTATAAAAGAAGGAGTAAAAGAGCATAAATGCGAAAAATGCGGTAGAACTGAGTGGGAAGGAGAAATTATTCCATTACAGTTACATCATATAAATGGAGATAGAACTGATAATAGGCTAGAAAATATCCAATTACTTTGCCCAAATTGTCACGCTTTAACCGACAATTACTGCGGTAGAAAGTTAAAAGTTAAGAAAGAAAAAACGAAAGTTGTTAGGGCTAGTAAAATGGTTTCAAAAGAAGAATTAATTAATGATTTTAGAGTGTTAGGCTCTTTTAAAGCCGTTGGTAGTAAACATAATGTTAGTGATAAAACTATTGTAAAATGGTGTGAAAAGCATTTATTGCCAACAAACGCAAAAGAAATGAGAAATTATATAAGAAGTATTTTCGGAGATATAAAATGGAGATTTTCAAATGGAAATTCTAAAACATTAAGGGAGTACCAAAAGAAAAAATTTAGAATTTTGGATAGAATTGGAGAAACTGGGGAAATTGAAAAAAGGTATACATCAGTCAAAGAATTATTAGATGATGGATTTGACCCCAAAAATGTATATAGAGTGTGCAGAGGAGAATTAAAAACACATCATAAAAAAGTGTTCAAATATGTCAAAAGGTAAGAAATTCAAAACCCCAAAAAGATTTTGGAATAAAATGCCACATAAGAAAGCTTGGAAAGCACATGTGATGGGAAGTAAACATAAAAAATTCAAGTGGTTCTTCCGAAAGAAAAAGTGGTTTACCGATGAAGATTTGAAAAAGATGTCCATGAGAAAACCCTTTTCCCATGAGATTTGGGGATGGGATTAGTTTTCATAGTTTGAGAGTGCTGATTGTCTGTGAAGATAGTCAGCATTTTTCTTTTTGAAATTACTGTTATATTTATTCTAAAATTTAAATGATATGAATATAATTAGTAATGATAAAATTGAGTTGAAGTACGATAAGTACGAGAGAAGTTACACGCTCACTGTGTATGATAAGCATGGTCATTACATTGATGATGTTGTATTGACAAGTGAAGAGGTTAAAGAACTTTATGAAGGGTTAGATTCTGTAAAAAACACGTTCTAAAATTTGTTAATTAGGATTTTTTTGTATATCTTTGCAGAAATGGATTAATGTTATGGCAAATATGTTTTTGAAGAAAACTATGGCATCAATGTTGAACATGCCTAGTGACCAAGTAGAAGGCATCTTGAATGCTGTCGAGGCATTTAAGAGTAACGAGATTGACCGTAATCTTGCGATTAAGTTGTTCGACAAGTTTTCAAAGAAGAATCCAAAGGAAATCAACGAGATTCTGAGGTACGTAGATAAGAATTTCCAATGACAGCAACTCAAGTATTCATGCTCTTTCTCAAGAAGGAACTTTCCGTGAACGAATATCTCTTTTTCATGCACCATTTATCAAGGAGAAGAAGAGGGGGTAAGATAAGACCAGTATTGGGAAAAGGATTTGTTGAGGAATACCTCTGTAGGACAAGAAGGACTCTTGGTGGGTTTATGACAAGAGTGTTTGTCCTTTGTCCTAGTCTTCTAGTGTGTGGGTTAGACAATCCAACATATAAGAAGATTTATAGTGACATAAGACCTCGCTATTTCGGTTGGCATGCGAATCCTAGAGAAGAGGATGAATATTTTTTCAAGGCACATGTAAACTCAAAATGTGTTTCGATTTATCGTGATAAGTGGCATGTATTTCTAGAGAAACACATAACAAGTGAGAAGAAATTCAATAGTGTCTATAAGGAAGGTGAAACGTATAGTTACGAATATAAATAATGACAGCGACTCAAGTATTATTTCTTTTCCTCAAGGAATGCTGTACCATCGATGAAATGAGATTCTTCAAGTATACGATATTGAAGGACAATGGTAATAAGTATTTTAGGAAAAGACCTCTATATACCCCAACATTTGTTGAAGACTATCTAGCTAGGAATAAAAGGGCATTGAATAACTACATGACTAGGTTATTCATCCTTGCCCCTAATCTGAAGAAAAACAGACATAAAAATCCTAGATGGATGCGGATAGCGAATGATTTTAAGGTTAAAAATGAGGGTAAGGATAGAAAGTTTAGAATTAAGGATTGGCTTGGTAACTATACTGGAGAGGTTAAGGACTATTTTGTGACATTTCAATATTATAATGCTGGAATGTACATCAACTACTATAAAAGGAAATGGAATCAGTTTTTAAGGGAAAGGATAGAGAGTGAGAAAAAGTTTAACAGCCCATTCAAGAAGGGTGAGTGTTACGATTTTAAATTAAAGACCAATGACACCAACTGAAATTTTTAAACTGTTTTTAAAACATGGGGTTACTCCAAACGAGAGATTAGCACTAATGACGGAAATACGTACCAAGATACGTGATAAGAAGAATCTTTATATATGGAGAAAAAGATTTTATTCTGAGAAAGAAAAAGAAATATTTGAAATAGAGAATTCTTTTGCAGAGAGAATTATGTATAATAGTATGTATTTATCGAATCATCTTGGAAGATATGGTGAATCATCTACTTGTACGTCTTTATCATCATTTATGAGATATCTTTTATTTTATATGCCATCAATTATTGGAACATCAAAAAATAAGAATAGATTTCTTGGAAGAGAGGCGACTGAGATTCCAGATAAGATTGGATATAGACGATATTGGGAAACTAGATTGATAAAGAAGTGGCATAATTTTCTCAAAGAAAACATTGCAAGATATGATAGGTATGTCAATCATTGGTATGTTTCATACAATAAATGGATGTTAAGGAATGGAGTTGAACTATGATATACGTTTATAATAGTCATCAAGAGGATTATACAAGTAAAGAAAATAATTTCTATATCGGCAGAGGTAGCCCATTAGGAAATCCATTCACTCATAATGGTGTCAGAAGCATATTCAAAACCATGTCATTCAAGACTAGGGAACAAGCTATCGAAGCCTATGAAAAGTATTTCGATGAAGTCTATGGAAAGGATGAATGGTTTACTAGGGCTTTCGATGAAATATATGAACATTACAAAAATGGGGAAGATATATACCTTCAATGTTTCTGCAAACCAAAGGCATGTCATGGTGATGTGATTGCCGATAGATTACAAAGGAAGCTAATAAAGGAAAAAATGGAAGAAAGGAAGAAAAATGAAAAGATTTCCAATGAAAAGAAAGATTAAGTATGCTCTTGGTTACTTTTTTCCCAATGAAAGGGATGACAAGTCAGATAGGAAGCATTTGCTTACCAAGTGTAAGAAACGTAGTATGAGACGTTTTATACAGAGGGAAGCCGAAGAAGAAATAAATGAAGAAACATAAAAGCAACAATAGAAATATTGCTGCTTTTTTTATAACCATAATATTTATAGTAAATAAATAAATTAATATGGTTTTATCTGAAGATATACAATCTCTATTCAGAACTGTAAGAACGATGCTTGGTGCTCCATTGAGAAAGGTTCAGCTTGAGGATGAGCAGCTTTGTGACCTTCTAGATGTGGCAATCGGTGATTATTCTGAGAAGGTTCAGAATTGGGTATTAGAGACACAATGGCTTAATATACAGAATAAGAATGCTATACAGTTTCAAAATGCCAACGAATTGGCATACGCTATGACTGTTAGAACTATGGATTGGTCACGTGATTACTCATATTGGTTCTCTCGTGAAGTTGGTTTGCAGCAGAGAGGTAACTACGAGCTTAAGAAGGATTTCTTTAGAATCGAAAAGGGAAAGCAAGTATATGTCATTCCAGCTGGTCGTGAGATTAATAAGGTAATGTATATAACCCCATCTACTACCAAGGCAGCATTGTATGGAAACTTAGGTACACTTGATACAGGTATCGGTGGCGGTTTCGGACAGTATGGTAACATGGGTAATGGTATGGGTATCACTGGTTTCTATGTTGGTTCTGCATATGACACAGCGTTGATGTCAGTTGACTTGAAATATAAGAATTCTCTATTGAGAGGTGACTTGGCTTATAAGGTAACTGCTGGTCCAGAGGGTACACACCTTGTACACTTGATGTCAGTTCCTGGTTCTCCAAATATGGTTGGCGGTATTGCTGCTGATGATACTTGGGGATGGAATCGTTATGCTAACTGTATCTGTTGGTATACATACTATGATGTAAGTGGTGGTGATGATGCAGCAGACCTTTGCAGACTTGAGAATAAGGATGATGTGATTATAACGCCAGACCAAGTGCCATTGGATAAGATGAGGTATGAGTTGATGAACAACCCAACTCAGCAGATTATAAGACGTTTGCTTGTTGCAGAGGCTAAGATATTGCTTGGCATTATAAGGGGTACATTTAGTGGCCAGATAAAGATTCCAGAGGCAGAGGCGCAGATGGACTATAACATGTTGCTTCAGCAAGGCGAAAAAGAGAAGGAGACAGTACTTAATGAGTTAAAGGAACGTTTGGATAGGATGTTGCCTTGGAACTTAATGAAGAATCAAGCTGAGTTGAATGACCAATTGATGAAGGTGTTAAAGAATAAGCCACTAGGCTTTTATGTAAGATAAAAAATGTTAAAATTTGGGCTGATATTTTGTCAGCTCAATTTTTTTTCATATCTTTACAAGAAAAAGAAGTTATGGCATTATATAGAGAACAGTTAGAGCCTTACATGTACTCTGAGAAGAGACGTAAGCGTAAGTCCTATAAGTGGGCTAAGAAACAGATGAACAAGTGGCTTCGTATCAAGAACAAGAAGATTGGCGAAGACGATTCTGGTGGACACGGTAAAAAGCAGTGGTATGGGTATGAGTGGTAACAAATTCAAACCAACCAATATGAAATGTACTACATTTAAGTATATTGGTGAGAATGGCGAGAAGGTTGAGAAACCAAAGAAGCAGTTTAATAGCGAGGAAGAAGCGTTTAAGCAAGCTTGCTATTACAATGCCTATGGAAACACCATACATAAGTTATCGGCTTACAAGTGTTGGTCTTGCGGAAAATGGCACATTGGGAGGACACCACATGTTTTAACTCAAGAGGATAGAGAGAAATATAAGCAAAGACTTGTAGAGTTAAGTAAGAATAGATAAAATATGGTACTTGAGGAAATAAAAAAGGCTAAGAAATCAAATCTTAGCCTTTTTTCTTTTTCCTAATGGTTTTTGGGCTTTTGCCCTCATATTGTCAATTTTATCTGACATAGTATTTAAACGTTTTTGATTCTTCTGAGAATTATATGATTTGATTTCACTTGGGCTAGCCCATCCGTTTTGAATAGCTAACTTAATGGACTTATCAATCTCATCTTTTTTGAATAGATGCTTTAAGCCATTGGCTGCTGTTAAGCCATGATACCTAACAAAGATAGTATATGGTTTTCCAGTTTTATTACGGTTAAAGCATACTCTACACAAGTCACAATGTGGCTCTCCCTCGCCACAAGGGCATTTATAGAAGAATTTACCATTATGTTCACCAAGTATAGGTTGGAAATTATTATCTACTTGGTCTCCACCTTGTAATGAGTCATAGAGGTTATCATTTACAGCATGGAATCTTCTATTTGGTTCTTCACCTATATTGATACCTTCATGTGAAGGAAGAACAGAGAAATTCTCTGGTCTATTTGAGAAATCTAGATTTCTTGCAGTATAAGCATGTACTTTTATTCCGTATTTAGCACCGACTTTTTTAGCGAATTTACTCCAAAGGTCAACTGATAATTGGCAAGGGAAGTCTCCAGCTTCATTAAGTCTTATATCAGTTATTTTTGGTTCTTCTGAAATGTCTTTTACTGTTTGTTCTACCTCTGGAGTTATTACTTTTCCTCTTCTTCTTAAGGAATCTATTGTTTGAGTATATATATTTTTTGCTGCTGCATTACCAATTTGGATATACATTTCAACAAGACTGAAATAATCTCTCATTGGTTTCTTATTACCTTTTTGATACTTCCTTAATAGTTCAGTATTCATCAAGTCATTTTGAAGATTTCTGTTTCTTGAATTTGGATACTGGTTTTCACCTCTTTGTGCATAACAAGCTCCATTCTTAATTGTACAGATACCAAGATAGTATGAAGGGCAAGCCAAAGCAGATGTAATATTAATCATAAGAACATTCTGAGGTACTTTCGCATTACCAGCTAAAGCAATTACTCTTGGAACATCGAGTTTTTCTTCTCCGTATATTTCAGCTTTGCTTCTAGTCAATTCATCTAAATCATTGAAGGTTTCTTGGAATAGTTCTTGCTGTTTCTTTTTAATCGCAGCCCATAGAACATTAAGATTTTCCCCATTTATTTTTTGGTCATTATAATATGGGTTCTCATCCTCTATCAATTTTAGTTTATTATATTGATTTTCTGTAATATTTACTTTCATTTTTACATATTTTATAACAATAAATACCTTTTTATTTTGAAATTTAACTTTTTTTATATATCTTTGCATTAAATAACATTCAAATGATACAACCAATTAGGAAAAGAGTAGCAGAAGCCAATGGAATAAAGTCTAAGAGTGGCGGTTACACAGTTATTTTCGATATGAACAACATTATGAAAATGGCTTCAGTAGACCATAAAATGAACAATGATGGCAAAGAATATGGAATAATACTCACATCTATCAAGATGATAGGTGACGTTCTTAGAAAGAAGGACTTTAACTATTGCATTGCTGCATACGATGGCGAGGGAAGTGGAGTCCTTAGATGGGAGTTATATAAGGACTATAAAGCCAATAGGGATAAGAACTATGAACTACATAATCCGAATAAGAGTGAATATGATAAATACATAGAGAACTATGCAAGGAACATCTTGAAGTACTCTAGGGAAAAAAATCAAACAAAAGAAAGTGATGACGAAAGTTTTGCTAGGCAGAAATCTATTATTCAACATATATTAGATGAGCTTTGTATAAGACAATATGAGTTTGAGAATGTTGAAGGTGATGATATTATAAGTTACTATGTTGCATCAAAAAAACAAGATGAAAAGGTAGTTATTGTTTCTTCAGATAAAGACCTCACGCAATTAATATCCGATACTGTTGTAATATATAACCCAAGAAAAAAGGAATTCATAACAAAGGATAATGCAGTAAAGGAGATAGGTGTCTTATCTGAGAATGTGGTTCTTGAAAAAATGATATGCGGTGATGTGTCTGATAATATAAAAGGTGTTAAGGGTGTTGGTAATGAAACACTGGGGAAATTGTTCCCAGAGATAAAGGAGAAGAAAATTGATTTGGGCTTCATTCTGAGGCGTTCTAGGGAGTTGCTTGATGAGAGGAAGGCAAGTAAGAAAAAACCGCTTAAATCGCTTGAAAACATCATTAATGGAGTTACAGATGGATGCCAAGGGGATAGGCTATATGAAATCAATGAGAAAATCATTGACCTATCGAAGCCACTATTGACCGATGAGGCAAGAGAGACAATGGATGAAGAATCTTATGCTCCTATAGATATAAGTGATAGGAGCATTAAAAATATCTATGAGATAGTTAAGGAGAATAAGGTGAACGAGATTTTAGATGAGGAAAAGTTTGGTAATATACTTGAACCATTCGGAAGAGTTATTTTAATGGAGCACAAAAGATTTAAGGCGTATGAGACTGAAAGAAAGAATACAAGAGAATAATTGTGATTGGCTTGAAGGATATCTTAAGAATTTGTTAAAAACAAAGGATATAAAAACATATAATAGAGTTAAGAACCTTATTTATTACTTTCCGCAGATAGTTAATGGGTTATCAAAAAGTAACTTTGAATTGGCGGTTTCAAGACCAGAGGATACTTATATCTGCCTTGGTATGGAAGATAATAGGTATAAGGTATTTGATGATATATATGAAAAGAAAAATGGGAAGGAATTTGAGGCTACCACGTGTGTGGACATCAGATATGTAACATTGGAAGATGTATTTATCAATTTTGGGTTATGATTTTTTTTAAAAATTTTAACTTAAAAATTTGGAGTTTTAACATTTTTTTAATATCTTTGCAACACAATTCAACAAATATGTTTAACTTTTAACAATTTAATTTATGGAAAATAAGGAAATTAAGGATTACAAAGAGGAGAGGTTTGAATTTACCGTGTATGTTAATGACAACATTATCTGTAAGAGAAATTTCAGAATCTACAATTTCATTGAGAACAGTATGAACACATTGGAGTTTAAGGAGAAACTTGATGAAATCGTTAAGTTAATTGACAATGATTTAAAGTCTAAGAGTCGTGTTTATACTTGGTATTATTACAATCCACAAGCACCAGATGAGAATGATGAATTCAATACAAAACTCATTGAGCCTTGGGCTTGTACATTTAAGATTGTAATATCTGACAACAAGAGAGACGTAATCACTAAAATCTGGGATGGTTATGCCTATCCTAAGTACATCCGTGACAAGGTTGACCTAAGTAATAAGAATGTAAAGGTCACAAATAAGGATGGTCAAACATTCTCATACGAGAAGGAAGCATTTTTCAAAGCAAATGAGGGAAGACTTTCATTTGAACATGAGGTTCTGAAGAGAATGATAATCGACAAGCCAGACGTATTGCTTCAGATTACAAAGAAGATTTGCGAGGCTTGTTCCCCCTCAAAGGAGGAGATTAAGGAAAAGGGGTATTTTGACCCTAGAGAAAATGGAAAATATCTCAGCAAGTACACCGTAATTGACGATTATGGCAAGGACGCAAATGGTAAGGATAAGAAATATGCTTATAGTTTGCGCCTAGCAAACAAGAAAATTGAAAAGGATTGGGAACGTGCAGTCATGAACAAGACCAATCGCTATTTCAAGAATCTTTAATAGGAAAATAACAGATTTCAAAGAGTGGTTTTTTTGATGGCTCAAAATAATAAAAAAGATTTAGGATTCCTAGGTGAGAAATTTCAATATAAGCTCACCCATGAGTTCATGGAAAACCACACTTTCTTTGAGGATTTGAGCAGTATCATAGACCAAAACATGTTTACCGACCCAAACCTCAAGACATTTGTTGGTGTAATGAAGAACTTTTTCGAAAGAGAGGGTAACGTACCATCGTATGATATGATGGAGATTGAATTGCGAGATATTTCACACTCTGAAAAAGAGATTGAAACATATCTCGCAATTATTGAAAAAGTTAAGAATACCCCAAGTGACGGTGTGGATAGAATAAAGGACTTGGCTGAGAAGTTCTTTAGACAACAAAATATTGTCAGAACAGCCAACGAGATACTTAGAATCGCAGGAAATGGCGATGTGGAAAAGTATGATACTTGCGTGGGATTATTAAACGATGCCATGACGCAAGGAATACACAATGATTTTGGAGAAAAACCTTTTGACCATATAGGTGAAACTTTGTCAGATGATTATAGAATACCAATTCCAACAGGCATAGGAAAAATTGACGAAGCATTAGAAGGTGGACTTGGTAAGGGAGAGTTAGGTGTTATTATTGGACCTACCTCATTCGGAAAGACAAGCCTTACCACAGCAATGGCTTCACATGCAGCTTGCTGCGGTTATAAGGTATTACAAATCGTATTTGAGGATAGAATTAAGCAGATTCAGAGAAAACACCTTGGGCGTATCACTGGAATTGAAGCAAAAGATTTATCAAAGCCAGAGAATATTGATAGGGTAAGGGAAACAATTGAGAATTTTCCAGATAAGGACAAACTTAATGAGAATCTTAGAATTGTTAAATTCCCAAGTGGTGAGAAGACAGCAAGACAACTTGAGAGGTTTATCAAGAAACTGATTAATAGTGGCTTTAAGCCAGATTTGACGATTATTGATTATTTCGAGTGTCTTGAACATGAAACTGATAGAACAACGAGTAATGAGTTCTCACAAGAGGGTAAAACTATGCGTAGGTTTGAAGCGATGGCTGGTGAACTTGATATGGCTATTTGGATTCCATCACAAGGTACTAAAGATTCAATCAACCTAGAACTAGTTACAATGGATAAGATTGGTGGTTCGGTTAAGAAAGCTCAGATTGCACATGTTATTATGTCTATTGCAAGAACAGTGGATGATATAGCCAATAATAAAGCAACAATAGCTATTCTCAAAAATCGTGCGGGAAAGAGTGGAAAGGTCTTTAATAATGTAGAATTCAATAACGGAACATGTCGTATAAGTACTGATAATGTTGATGAATTGGATAGTTTGTTCGAGCTTAAAAAGAAGCAAGAAGATATAAGACTAAATACACAAAAAGAGATTTTTATGAGCGTTAGAAATGAGAAAAAATAAAAAAAAAATTTTTTCATTTTAGTATAAGTTGGTTATCAGATAGTTGCAATTTTGATGACCAATTTTTTTAATTTTTGATGTTTTTTTTGTGATTTAATTCCATATTTATTTTAACATCAGATGTAAAATTAATGGTTAACCGAATCGAAAATAATAAATTAATGAACAAATAAAGTTTTGCTTTAATGGAAGTAAGAAAGAGCGATAGTTCCTTCGAAGAATATGCCCCTTCGAAGGTGAAACATGGAATCTGTGAAGCGTATGCAGCAACTGGTGAAGTATGTCCTGATGGATTGATTGAGTCTTTAATTAGAAACTTGTTTATCTACGATAAAATATCTTCTAATGAGATACGAAGACAAGTAGAGGAAGCCCTTATGTCTGTAAATAAGAAGGTAGCTAGAGAGTATATAAAGAAGTATGAGGAAAAGGAAGGAAAGAGCAGTACTCTTAAAAAGGATAGCGACTTCATAAAGGATTACATTAACGCTTCAAATGCATCAACAGGTTCTAAGTACGATTCCAACGCAAACGTTGAGAATAAGAACGTTGTAACGTTGGGTCAAGAGTTACATAAGGGAAAGAACATCATGCAGAATAGGTACATTATGCAGAATAAAATCAAAGTATTGTACACTAAGAAGCTTGCAGACCAATACATTAAAGACCTCGAATCACATGTATTGTACAAACACGATGAAAGTGGAACACCAGGATACCCATATTGCGTTGCAATCACAATGTATCCATTCCTCATCGATGGTTTAACTAAAATTGGAGGACAATCTAAAGCACCAACAGACCTTAAATCATATTGTGGTGAATTCATCAATCTCGTTTATTCAGTATCTTCACAATTCATGGGTGCAGTTGCCACCCCAGAGTTCCTTATGTATATGGACTACTTTATAAGAAAGGATTATGGCGATGATTATCTCACAATACTTGATAAGCAAGTTGAGCTAAACAAGAAGGGTAGAACACTTGAACAAGTAATAGAGAATGCATTCCAACAAGTAGTACACTCTATGAATATGCCAGCTGGTAACAGAGGATACCAAACCGTATTCTGGAACGTTGGCTATTTTGATAAAAACTATTTCGATGGAGTATTTGGAGAGTTCAAGTTCCCTGATGGAACAGCACCAAAGTGGGAAACACTATCTTGGCTTCAGAAGAAATTCATGAAGTGGTTCAATGAGGAAAGAACCAAATATGTATTAACATTCCCAGTAGAGACAATGGCCATGCTTACTGATGGACATGACGTTGTTGACAAGGAATATGCCGATTTTACAGCAGAAATGTGGTCTGAGGGACATTCATTCTTCTGCTATTTGAGTGACTCACCAGACTCTTTGAGTTCTTGTTGCAGACTCAGAAACTCTCTTAAGGACGGAGAAGACGATGAACACAACCACACAACACACCAATTCTCAATGGGTACAGCATCTGTTGCAACTGGTTCTAAGTCAGTTATGACAATTAACCTTAACCGTGTAATACAGAATGCCACAAGAGAATATTTCGAGGAATACGAAGGAATCATCCTTAAAGAAGGTCAACAAGTGGATATTGACAAGGTAAAGGATAAGAAACTACTTTATCAATATATCTCAAACGGTATCACTAATATGACCGAGAGGGTACACAAGTACCAGAGAGCATTCAATGAGATTATTAAGGACTTCCTTAACGCTAATATGCTTGACATCTATAGAGCTGGATTCATCAACATGAAGAAACAGTATCTAACCATCGGTGTGAATGGTCTTACAGATGCAGCAGAGTTCTTGTCAATTGACACAAACCTTAACGACAAGTATGAGGAGTTTGTAAACTTAATTCTTGAGACTATCAACATTTCTAACAAGAAAGATAAGACAAGAGATTGTATGTACAATACTGAGTTCGTTCCAGGTGAGAACCTTTCAAACAAGAACTATAATTGGGATAAGAAAGATGGATACTACGTATCACCAAAGCACGTGATGTACAGTAGCTATTTCTTCAATCCAGAGGATACAGAGCTTTCAATCCTTGATAAGATGAAGCTACATGGCAACAACTATGTGAAGTATCTTGATGGAGGACAAGCAGCACACTTGAACATCAATGAGCATCTTTCATTTGACCAGTACAGACAGTTGCTAAGAGTCGCTTCAGAATATGGCTGTAGTTACTTCACATTCAACTGTAAGAACACAGTATGTAACGATTGTGGATACATAAGCAAGGATACCCTTGAGGTTTGCCCTAAGTGTGGAAGCCATAACGTTGACTACTTAACTAGAATTATCGGCTACTTGAAACGTGTAAGCTCTTTCAACGAAGCAAGACAAGTAGAAGAACATATGAGACATTATAATGAAGAATAAAAAAAGATTGGGTACTCTCGCAGTACCCAATTTTAATCTAAAGACAATTGATATGATACAAATATATAGGAAAGAAGGCTGGGTTCTTAACCCAAATGATAAGGTTGTGAATGCAATTCTTAAGAGGTGTGAGAAATGTGAGGGTATATGTCCTTGTATACACGATTCTGAGGACTATGAGGGCAAAGATTTGCACTGTCCTTGCACTGATTACACAATGAGAAATAAATGTGAATGTGGACTTTATATTAAAGATTCTAATTGGGATTATATAACGAAGAGATAATGAAGTATTATAATGCAATGGTGGTATTCGAGGAAATACCGAATGAAATAACGTTGGCGATTAACATAACGAATTGTCCGTGTCACTGTAAGGGTTGTCATTCAAAGTTCCTTTGGGAAGATGTAGGTACAGAACTTACGATAGATGAGTTAAATAGACTGATTGACAAGAACGATGGTATCACAACAGTATGTTTTATGGGAGGTGATGCTACTCCAGAAGCAATAAACACTTTGGCAGAATATGTTCACGAGATAAGAGAACTTAAGGTTGGTTGGTATAGTGGAATGGATAATTTCTATAAAAACATAAATTTTAAATGGTTTGATTATATCAAGATAGGACATTATGACGAAAGTTTAGGCGGTTTGGATAAAGAAACTACGAATCAGAAACTGTTTAAGTTAGTGCATAATAAATTAGAGGATGGTGTTTTAAAAATTGATTTCGAAGATATAACGAAGTTATTTTGTAAGAAAAAGGTGGCTAAATAGTCACCTTTTTATATTTATAGTAAAAAGAACTATGAGAAAAATACTTTATCTTTTATTTGCGTTTACCATTCTAGGGTGCTCTTATAAGATAACTACTAATGGTGGAGAAGAGAATGTTGGAAATACAATGTTAAATTCTATAAATAAGAAATTTTCAATGCAGCAGTTTGATTCTCTGTGTATTGCAGACACTTTGCCAAGGAAGTTGTCTGATTGGAAATTCCTTGGACTTAAGGAATATGAGTCTAATCAAAGGGTTTCATTATTCATGTACATGAAGAGGGATAGTCTTACTGAGTCTGTATATAGGGCAGAAGATACTATGGATGATAGTGTAAAAATAATTAAAAGAATAATTGTTGAGTAAGTATGAATTATGGATTTGTAGCATCTAAGATAGATGGTAGTGAACAAGAATTTAATGAGTTTAAGGATTTTGATATACCAAAGGAATATTCATATAAGAAGTTTCTCCCTGACGTGATTAATCAAGGTCAGAAGCCGATATGTGTTCCTTGCTCAGTTTCAGCCTATATAAATTGGAATAAGAACCTATCAGACGGTGACAACCATCGTGATAATAAGGTTGACCTTATGCAGATATTCAATAACAGAACCAACGAGAGTAATGATGGGATGTCGTTTAAGGATGCTTTTTATTTCTTGAGACATGAAGGCGTTAAAACCGAAAGTGGTATATACAAGATAAACAGATACGCTAAGATTCCTTCTGAATTGGCATTAAAACAAGCTTTGATAATGAATGGCCCATGTGTTGGTGGATTGCTAGTATATGACGATAGGAAATGGCAATTTTGGAAGAAGAATGATTATTCAGAATTCCAAGGTGGGCATGCCATCTCAATTGTAGGCTATAATGACAAGGGATTCATCATAAGGAATTCTTGGGGTAAGAATTTTGGGGAGAGTGGATATGTTCTTCTAGAATATGATGATTTCAATTATTTCACAGAAATATGGACAATTATAGAATAGAAAGTGCAAGTTGGTCTTGCACTTTTTTTATTTATTTTTTAGATAAAAAAACTTATTTTTTAAATACTTATATAAAACATTTTTCAAATGAACAAGAAACAATACTTTGGCATAACATATCCATTTCGCAGTGATGGGTTTCAACATTTTTTTGTCAACGCCAATGGTAGCACTAAAGACAAGGCTAGAAGTGAGCTGATGCATATTGTCTTTACACCAAAGGGACAAAGAATCAGAAATCCAGAGTTTGGAACAGACCTCATTAAGTTCATATTCGACCCAAATGAGAATATCACTTGGGAAGCTGTTAAAAATGAGGTTAGTGAATCTGTAAGAAGATGGTCTAGGGACATAACTCTTAACAATATACAAGTGGTTAAGAATGAAGAGGATGAAGCTGAGATATATGTAAGATTGGATTACAGTGTTTCAGAAGGAAATAAAACAACTAATGATAGTATAGTAGTACGAGTATAATGACTAAAGAGGAATTCATTGTTAAAGCCAAATTAGTTCAAGACAAAGAATACGATTATTCAAAAGTTGAATATAAAGACAATAAAACTAAAGTATGTATTATATGCCCAAAACACGGAGAGTTTTGGATAAGACCAAACGATTTTCTAAGTGGACATATGTGCGGAAAATGTGGAATAGAGACTAGGAGTAAAAAGAAACTTATTTCTCAAGAACATTTTATTGAAAAAGCCAAAACAATTTTTCCACAATATGATTACTCTTTAGTGAATTATATTGGTATGCATACAAAGATTAAATTGATTTGTCCTATTCATGGAAAATTTGAGATTAAGCCATATCATTTACTAAATGGTCATGGATGTAAAAAATGCGGACAGATTTCAAGCCACAATAAGCAAAGAAAAACAAAAGAAAATTTCATTGCAGAGGCTATAAAAATCCATGACAATAAGTATGATTATTCAAAAGTAAAATACATTAATAGAGATACAAATGTTTGTATTATTTGTCCTAAACACGGAGAGTTTTTACAAACACCACATCACCATTTGAGAGGATGTGGTTGCCCAATTTGTTCAGAGAGTAGTTTGGAAAAAGAAATTAGAGTATTTTTGGATAAACTTAGCATTAATTATATTCACAAAAAAACATTTGATTGGCTAGGACAACAACACTTGGATTTTTATCTGCCAGAATATAACGCAGCAATAGAGTGCCAAGGTATACAACATTTTGAGGTTGTCGATTTTTTTGGTGGGGAGAGAGGACTTGAAAAAAGAATTGAAAGAGATAAAAAGAAAAAAATCCTATGTGAGAAAAATAACATCTTCTTACTATATTATTCAACATTTGAATATGATGGCGTATATACAAATAAAGATTTATTAATAAATGAAATTAAAAGACATTAATATATGAATCGTAAGATTAATTATTTAGCTCGTGATTTTGAATCAATTAAAGAAGAGCTGATAAAGTTTAGCAATAAATACTATCCTGAGTTATTTGATGACTTCAATGATTCAAGCATTGGTTCTTGGATGATTGACCTTGTTTCTGACGTAGGCGATTCACTTTCTTATCATATCGACAGACAGTATCAAGAGACAAATATTGATAGTGCGAATCTTAGAAGTACTGTATTGAATATGGCAAGAACCAATGGTTTGAAAATCCCTGGACGCAAAGCATCTTCTTGTGAAGTTGAAATTAGTTGTGAATTGCCAGTTAGTTCTGATAATATATCATTGCCAGATTGGAGATATGCCCCTATATTACAGAGAACTAGTATTGTTTCTGCTGGCGCCTATAACTTTGAGCTTACTGAGAATATAGATTTCAAACAACAGTTCAATAGTGATGGCTATTCGAACAGAAAGATTGTTCCATCTAGAGATAATAATGGTAACATAACTGGATATACCGTCACAAAATCTACCATTGTAATCAATGGTAATACCAAAGTATATAAGAAAGTCATATATTCAAGTGATTTACAGCCATTTATGGAATTTGTGTTGCCAGAGTCTAATGTGATGAACATCGAATCAATTATATTTAAGGAGAGTTCTGATTTTAATGAGAATCCTGAGATATATGAATATTATATTGATTCTGAAGAATATAGAATAACCAAGGAAGCTGTTATGACATACCGTTTCTTTGAATGTGATTCGTTGGCAGACCAATGGAGATTTGGCAGTGAATTCAATAAGGTTGATAACAATGTTGTTAAGGATATATACAATCCAGATGTATATACAGATGTCACACAAGGCAGTGGTGGCACATCAACTAGAACAACTAGATATTATTGTGGTAAATGGAAACCACTAACTCAAAAATTCATTACAGAATTTACTGATAATGGGTATATGAAGATAATATTTGGTGCTGGAAACGTTTATGACAGCGTTCCAACTGGCACTACCAAATATGGTGAGTATGCTGCTTCAAAGATAATAAACAACGATATGTTAGGTATTCTTCCAAAAGAAGGGTGGACTATGTTCGTCCTATATAGAGTAGGGGGTGGTGTATCCACTAATTTAGGGCCTGGTTCTATCAATAAACTTACAATAGCAAATATAGATTGGGGTAATACTGAAGGAACTAACGGTAGTATACGAGGTGATGTTATCAATTCCATGAAGGTTACTAACATCTCAACAGCATTGGCTGGTAAGAATGAGCCATCAACTGAGGAAATCAAGGCGCTTATGAAGTACAATACTTCTTCTCAGAATCGTGCCGTAACTGTAAAGGATTATAAGATTAAGTTAATGCAGATGCCGCCTAAATATGGTGCTCCATTCAGAAGCAGCGTTATCGAAACTAACAATAAGATAGAAATTGACATGCTTGGTTTGGATGGCGATGGTAAACTTACATCATTGCTACCTCAAACTCTAGTAAATAACACAATTGAGTACATGTCTCACTATAAGCAGATAAATGATTATATTGAGATTAGGAGTGGAAGAATCTATAATATTGGCGTTGCTGTTGATTTGTTCATCGATAAGAACTATAATGCAGCCAATGTAATATCAAATGTCATAACAAATATCTCTGAATATTTCAGTGTTAACAAGCACGATATGGGCGAGGATATATTTGTTGGTGATTTGGAAAAGGAAATCAACATGCAAGATGGTGTCATAAGCATTATTAACCTTAGAATCTATACGCTCAGTGGCAATGGATACAGCACAGATGTTTGTCCTCTTCCAACGATAGTAGAAGGTAACAGTTGTGATACGGCTCAAGAGTCACTGTTTAGCGGACAGAAACAATTGGATTTGGACGCAACCCAAAAGGTGCTCTATAGTGACTTCAATTCAATGTGGGAGATTAAGAACCCAGATGGTGATGATATAAGAATACGTTGTAAAAGTGTTTAATGATAATATGTAAGTGTTATGGCTTGTAATTGTAAAAAGAAGATAGAAATAGAAGATAAATATGGTGTCCCAGTGAATGAGACTTTTTTAGAAAAGTGTTATCGATACACATACAGATGTATATTATTTGCCATTGCAATATTAATTGCTTTGGTAGTAACTCCAACACTAGTTTTTATTGCGTTATATAAAATGATTTTCAAAAATAGTGAACCAATAGTATTACCAGAGTTCATGTCAAAATATATGAGATAATTTATGGAAAAATCATATAGAATACATACAAATATATCTAGTGACACAGTTCTCAATGTAAATATGAAACAAGATTTTGATTTTCTTGAAGTCTTGTCATTGAAACTTGCACAGAAGGATGCTTATAAATTACATTCTTCCAACTATGGCGTTATAGTTGGAAGAATTCTTGCTAATGATGCATTTGGAATTCCAAATGCAAAGGTATCTGTGTTTATTGAAAGAGACACAACCGATACCACTGAAATTGAAAATATCTATCCATATAAAGATGTAACAACAAAGGATAGAAATAACATTAGATATAATTTGTTACCAGATTATAGCGATGACGAGTGTTATAGGATTGTTGGAACATTTCCTAGTAAAAGACTTTTATTGGATGATAATACATATCTTGAGGTCTATGAAAAATATTGGAAGTACACAACAGTCACAAATAAAGCTGGTGACTACATGATATTCGGTGTACCTACTGGTTCACAGCAAGTTCATACTGATATAGACCTTTCAGATATAGGTATTTTGTCACAAAAACCACGTGATTTTATCTATAAAGGTTATAATATAACTGAATTTGATAATGCAAACCAATTCAAGGAAAGTACCAATCTTGATAACTTAAGACAGATTATTTCACAAGATAAGAGCATATTTGTATATCCATTTTGGGGTGACATAAATAACGGTATCGCAGCGATTACAAGATGCGATATGCAAGTTGATTATAAGTTCGAGCCAACTTGTATATTCATGGGTTCTATTGTTTCAGATAATGATGCTAATGCTATTGGGCATAAGTGTGCTCCAGATGAAGATAACGGTATGAATAATCAATTAGTGGCTGGTGAAGGTACTATTGAAATGATTCGTAAGACAGTCGATGGATTAGTTGAAAGTTATCAAATACAAGGAAACAGACTTATCGATAGTGATGGTGTTTGGTGTTATCAAATACCAATGAACCTTGACTATGTTGGAACTGATGAGTATGGTAATATTGTTCCAACAGATAACCCAAACAAAGGTATCCCAACTAGAACTCAAGTTAGATTCAGATTTAGTAAGACTGAAACTGGAGATGAGGGATATTCTAGACACACAGCGAAATACCTAGTTCCAATGAATCCATTGATAATGGAGGACAAAGATGGTAACAATATAACCCCTAGGTCACAAGTAAGTGGTGCTGATTTTGAAAAATTATATAACTTTGGTTCAAATACACCACAAAGCTGTTTTCGTGACCTTTATTGGAATAACGTGTATAGCGTAAAAAACTATATACCAAAGGTGCAAGTTGCCCATAGACCGTATTCAGATAACTATGGGGCATTAAAGGGTTCTAATATAACAGATAATCAAAATCCAATACCATTTAATAAAATGAGTATTGACATACCTTTCATGTATATGATTGTATGTATATTGTTTACTATTGTATTGGTCATTATAAGCTTTATTAACGTACTTGTATGTCTTTTAAATGGAATGATACAATTAATAAACAATGTCTTTGGTTTGCTTAAGAAACCTTGGCCTATTAAATATTTGTTTAAGTGGATTCCAGATATTCCATATATTCCATGTATACCATTATCAGCTGGTTTAACAGAAGGTAATGTTATGTATCTTCCTGGCTGCTATTGTGGAAAGGGAAAAGATGCTGTTGATTGCGACCCAGAAATGCCAAATTGTAGGAAAAGTGACAATAATAGTGAACTAAAAGATAAGGTACAACAAAACCTTGCACTACAATATAATGTCGTAAAATTGGATTTATACCAAGATTGGATTAATGGTTGTCTATACATGCCTTTGTGGTATTGGAAAAAAACAAAAAAGCAAACCTTTTTGTTTGGATTATTCTCTAGAAGCGCAAAGAATGAGTTTTGTGACTGTAATAAAAGATACAGTAGATTAAAGACATATGTAACTTGCGATATTCCATATAGTGATGAAAGCCTAACGGTTAATAGTGATGTTGCTTCCAATGATTCAATTACAATGTGGCATAAAAGGGAGGCAAAACAAGTAAGATATGAAAATGGCTTAATAAAAGGTGTTAAGAATAAAGATGGTCTTACAGTATATTATTATGTAGCAATGCAACCTGTTGATGAGGGTGAATACCAATTAATCAGTAATCGTGAAGCTGGTTTTAAGGCAATAAGATTATATGCTACAGATATTATTTTGTTGGGTAATATAAATGAAGATAACTTGTATGGTATACCACAATTCTTTAAGGTATTACCTTCAACAACAGCAAATATACCACCAATTGCGTCAATTGAAGAATCAACAAGCGAAGAAGATACCGATGTTCCAAAATACGATGCAAGTGAAGGTAAAGATAGTGGAACATCAATTACTACTGGTATGGACTGGGGCTATCGTGGCGATTCAGAAACTCCAGCTTATAAGACTGGACTTTTTATTGACTTGTTCTGCACATATGCTGAAACAAGACTTAAATCTTGTATTAATGTTGAAAGGCTGAGTGAACTTGGTGTTAGTTTAGATATGACACACAACATGGCATATTCAAATGGTGGAAACGGTATACAAACTGGTCTTATCGAATCAGATGGATTTATCACCAAGTATGAACTTGATGATATGAATAACCGTTCAATGTTCGCAACATTGAATCATTTGGGATTTGTGCCACAAGTATATCTCGATGAAATTGGCGCTAAGTATACTACACAAGTCGAAGATGAAAATACTACATATCTTGTACCAAAGTTCAAATATATTTTCCCAACTGATTTTGATGGAAGAATGCAAGGTCCAATGAATGCCTATAAAGGAAACTTTGAACAAGCAATGTATGATGAACAAGATGAAGCATATCTTACCTTCAGATTTGGTGCAGAAAACTATAAGAAAGGTGAAATAGGTAAATATCATGGAAGGATTAGACACTTTTATCATGCAAAAGGTAGTGATTATCATATGCCTTTGTATAATAATTCATTCTATTTCTATTTTGGTATTAACAAAGGCAATACTGCAATTGATAAGTTTACCAACCTTTTCTTGGCTGAATGTGTACAAAACAATAAAGACCCATTCTCTCTTGATGTAGAATCAAGACCTAGGTCTTATTGTGCTTGTCCATATAAAGGTAATCATAAGAAGGATTCCTATGCATATATCAAAGTCATATTAGACGATATACAAGCACCATTCTCATATTCATTATATGATTCACTTGATAATTTAGTTGTTGGTGAAAGCGATATGACAGCTACAACATTCACCATTGGCGATGTTGAAGATGAAGGTAAAGTTAAATATCAAATACCAGTAGATGACGATGATGACCCTAGCACTCCAAAGGTTTATGAAGCGGTTGAAAATGATTATGGTCTAACTGGTTTGTCTAATCAAATATATAGTTTAACCGTTATTGATGATAATGGTAAGAAAGTTTCTAGTAAAATAGAACTTGATATGCAAACAATGTCGTTTGCTTATGCCTCATATAAACTTGGTACTAAGTTCTATAATACATCAACGTCTAGAATGAGTTACATTTGTAACGAGGAAAACGATTATTATGGTAGAATTGTATTAAGTGGTTTCTCTGTTGATGGTATGAATTGTGAACTAGATATGCCAACTGGTGATATAGTTCCTCCTTCTTATAATCCTGACTATGATGGTTTTATAGTGTTCATTAAATTAAAAAGAGTAGAAAATGGAGAAACCGTATTCCAAACTGGTGAAATCTCTGAAGGATGTTATGTATATCTAGCAATTAAGAATTTGGAGTCAGAACATGTTGGAGATATCAAGAAATGCTTTTGTAATGGTGAAACACCTAGAATAAGAATATATGCTGATGGAGAAGGGGCAAACGCAACAAAGTATATGCAAATCGATGTCTATCAACCAAAGAAGTATAGCATTTCAATGTATCAAGTGTGTAATGGTAAACTAATAACTGACAACTCTTATACAGAGATTGTTAGAGTATTTAATGGTGAAAACTTTAATGCATTCTTAAATGATATGCCAGTAAGATTTATGCTTGGAACAAACAGTGACGATGAAAACGCATCAATATCAAATACAAGTATGTTCTATAAGAGTGACCTAATCGAGAATGCCACTGATAGGAATATTTGTGGTTGGTTTGGTGTTCACCAAGAAGACTCATATCAATTTGGAAGACCAGATACAATAACTGTGTCAAGAAACCAAGTTGTATGGGAGGATTTCATTGATTTTGGAAATGCTAGTATAACGTCTCCTTCTGTCAAACTATTAATTATTAACTATAAGTTTAAGAAAATGTTTAGTTTGTCTGATGCTGTATATACAACATATGAATTTAATTATCATGCAATTGGTGGCGTACAACCAACGTTGTATAGAAGTGTGTTACCAGCGTATGCTGACTCAAATAACGCAAAATCAACATATTATTTGGATGATGTTAACATGGCAACCGTAACAAAGAAGTATCCTAATATAATTGGAAATAACTATAGCGGTGGATGGGGTATTAGAGAAGGTGTTAATAACCCAAGATTAAATACCTATGATGGACAATATGAACGTGGATATTATGCCAATACTGCAATTGGAAATTATTTTGCGGCATTTAGTAACAATGGTGGATATAAGAACAAGAAAGAATTAGACCTTAGTATGTCATCATTGAGAAGTCCTAGTTTCGCATCTGTTAGCCCTTACGATAGTAATACACCAAAAGAGATTGGAAAGATTATTAAAGGAAGTATTGGCAATTTTGAGCGTGTATATAAACGTTTGCAACATCCACAACATCTAGATAATGATAGAAATAGAAATACGTTACCATATCTTAGAGCAATGGCAGTTGATAGAAGACTAGACTATGATTTAACATTCATAGGACCAGTTATAGGCTCTACTTTTAGTCTATATGAAAATCCTACAACCGAAGGAACGTTGATAGATAAAAATAGACCTTGGAAAGCTGCACGTATATTTGGTACTGTTTATGGTGGAATTGAGATGTCATATGATTCTGATTTTAGTATAATAAGTGCTGACACGACCACTGATGATGATGGTAATCTTGTATCAGTTTCTTCTAATAAATTTTTGGAATATAGTTACACTATATCACAAGGTGACAGCGATGCTAAAACTATTTATAACAAACCAACTGACGTGTTTTGGGATGGTGACACATCAACTGCTAATAAAACCATGAATAAACGTTTTTATGAGGCAACATTATGTGGCGTTGATATAAGAAATTATTTCTGGTCTACTTTTAATAAAAATAGACTTAGCAAGTTCATCACTGACCCGTTACCACAAGGACAAGGCGGTAAAGGTTTGGATAAACTTCGTGCGACACCTAATCCTTATGTGTTCTCATATCCATCAACTCAAACGAACTTATATAATGGTGATTTTAATAGAGAGGATGTAATAAGACCAAATAATTATCCTACAAAGAGGTTTATTGATGTGTGTAACATATTGCCTTTAGGTACTTATAATTTTAGGGTAACTTCATGTTCCTATGGTGGTGTTCAGACTACTATAAATGAAGATGCCACCATTTCTGCTGAAGTTAAGGAAGGTGAAACTTTCGATTTGGATTTTGAATTTGATAAACCAGTTCGTTTTATGCAGCCATCATCTAATAACAGAACTTTAGGAAACGTTGAATATAGATTAAACGGCACTTCTGATGGCTACAGCCTATTCATTGCAAATGCAGCTAACTTAATATTTACCATATCACAAAAAAGCGCAAATGACTTTGACATATATACTAGATTACCTAGATTGATTAGAGTATTGCCATACACAGAAATAAATCGAGATGGTGTAATTATTAAAGTTGATGGAATTACTTATATTAAAACCACAACTCCAAATGGTGAAATAGCGGCTGAGAAATCGCTTGATGATGCGATGAACAACGTTACATTTTATCAATTTAGAGGAGATGCATCAATAATAAGTTTGCTTTTTGGTGGTCATGATGTTGTGTTACCAGAAGGATTTGAATATAGAGAAGAATTACGTGATAATTATAATAATGAAATCTGGGGTAGATTCTTATATAATACATCAGATGAAAGTTACGTAACATCAGATAGTGATGCATTTAATAAAGTTACTTTCATGAAATCACTCGACCATAATGTATTTAACAGTGTTAAGGCGTTTTCAGTATTAGTTGATAGGGTATATGTTAGTAATGCAGATAATATGTTAATCAATAACATAAGGACTATTGAAATTAGTGAGTTTATTGACGTTAGAAATATTCTACTCAAATTCGATAGTGGAACTGCTGATAATCCTTTAAGTTATGTTGAATTAAGGAATTTGGAAACTGAAGTGGAGGTAGAGACTGAAGAGGAAGAACCAACTACTAATGATGAAAGTAATGAAGGTAACGATACTCCGATAACTGATGATGAACCAAGTGAGGAAACAGAAGAAGGAACTGGTGAATCTAAGATTTACACACAAACAGTAACATTCCAAATGTGTATTAGATTAACCGGAGACCCATCTACTGGTTTAACCAACCAAGCATTCGTAGATTTTAGTAATATGTCATTCTCTTTCATGTTTAGAAAGGATAATGACAGTGAGGATGAATATTATGTAGATTGTAGTACTGTTAAGATGATGAATGAAGAGACATACGTACAAGATGGAAAAATCTTGCTACAATTAACAATGAAATGGTCTCAAGAAATGGGTATTATGAACGATGATACTAATCGTAGTGGTAGGTGGCGTTGTTATATGTTAGCTAAAACAAGTTCAGGTTTCTCTTATAAAATTGGAGACTTCTTGTTGCAAGCACCAGTTCAAACATTGCCAACAGACCCTAATACTCCTCAAATAACAATAGCGTATATTCTTAATTAATGGATACAAACATTTTTCTTGATGAGTTTAGTAGTAAGAACTCAGTTAGCAATACAAGTGGGTTAAACGTGTCTTTGGGTGGTAAAAGGAAACTTATACCATCCACAGACACCTCATATATCATAAGTGCATACGAACAATATGAAAAAGAAAGAAAAGAGTGTAATATTATACGTCTTACATGCCAAGTTAATCCTATTTGTACCAATGTACTGTTTAATCGCATAACAGAAATTGTTAAAGATGAGGGTAGTAGTGGTATTACAATGATTAATTATGGTTTTTGCGGTACACCAAGTACTAGTACTTATGATGTATTTAATTGTGTTAAATACAAAGAGCCTACTATGGAGTTTTGGAGTGGAAATACTGCATTTTATCAAAGTGTTGACAATAGAGCCACTACTTTATCTCATTCTACAACCATAACACAAGCTGTCATTTCATCAAGTAGAGATTACGAAAATGGTCAGTGCTTCGATGAAGTTAACTCCAAACATCCAACTAATGCTATTAGGGATATGCAGTTGTCAAAAGAGGATTCAAAAGGATTACCTTTTATATATCATTGCGGTTTAGACATCTTCAATAATCATTTATTAAGAAGTAAGACATTTAAGCCAGTTAATAAGTTTCCTTATGAAGTTGAAAAAAGTGGTTGTGAATCATCACATAGTAGTAATGCATCATATGGAGCATTCAACACTATTGCTGATGTGATGAGGGATATTAATGGTAATAAGGTTATTGAAAAAATGTATTTTCCAATATCAGCCCAAATAGATGGTAATACAAAGATTTTGGCTAGGCATTTGTATGAATATGATGATATATACTCATTTAAAGATACCATTAATTCAAAACTTCTTGATAAATACAATGGATGGCTTGGTTTTCCAAATGCATCTAAGATAAAGTCATATGATGAATTCGATTCTAACGAAACATTAGGTATAGAAAGACCTTTGATGTATATGAATGGTGGTGATTTTATAGATATGTATCCGTCTAGGGATTTATATTCTTTTATACCGAAATGGAACGAGGCAAGGCATAGAATCGAGAAAAACTGGAACTATTGTATAACATATCCTAGTTCTTCAACAACTATTGGTTTCGAAGATATTATAGAGACCAATGAGAACTTGAATGCATTAAAAACGATGTATTTCGATGAAAATACAATTGCCGATAATGGTGCTAGCCAGCTTGTAATCTATAGTGTTACAAAACATGGTTTATCTGTTGGAGATTATGTAAATATTTATAGGACTTATACCGAAAATGGAAAGACGAACAATGAGATGGTAATTGAAGAAGCTGAGGTTAGTGATGTAGCAGATGATTACATATTTACAGTATTTGGAGCTACAACAAAAATCAGTAATTCATGGGTTCAAGTGACTAAAAATGATATAGTTGCCAAAAAGATAATTTTAGATGATATAGAATACACATTAAACGAAGGTAAACGAAGTTATTTTTATAGAGAAGACGATGATGGAGAAACGCATAAGTATTATATTGTAAATTCTCATTCAGATAGCAATGGATATGTAAATTTTGATGAAAAATCCCAACATATTTCTTATAAAAAAGTTGTTAACGGAATTGAGTGTGATTATTACGTAAGAATATTCTCAAGGCTTCCAAACTTCAAGTTTGCAAGTGGTACAACAAGCGAATATGACTTGTATGGCGGCAATAGCACCATGATTAAAACATATCAAGGCCCAAAATATGACTTTGAAAGTCATGTTTCAAGACTTGCATTTGCAAAAAACATATACTCTGATGAGGTTGGGGAAATAGTGTTTACTGATGATATAGATATATCTAATATAAAGGATAACCTAGGAAGACCAATTACATCATTATATTTAACAATAATCAAGAATAATAAAGGTTATAAAGAGTGGTATGGTTTTACAAATAAGCCAACACAATGGAAAATTAGTGAAATTGCTAATAGTACGGTAGAATATTCTCACTGTTTTGGTAAGATAACTTGTGGGTTTGAGCTTTCAGATGAATCAGCAGATGAGACTAATATAAGAAATATAAAGTCTATAAATAATAGTGGTATAAATGGTGGATATAATTGTAGTCTAATCAATGATAGTAGAATATATAATTATACTTCGTCATTAGGCAGTATATATGGAATAGATGAAGATGAGGTATGGTTCTACAATGATATTAATTTCTATGGTGATTTATCATGTTACGATAGTTTCAATGCTGTAGAAGAACACATACAGCCTATGCTGCATAGATTCAATACAGCCCAAAGGGAATCCAATAGGTCAGCATCAAATGACTACTTTAAATCATATGTATATGATGAAATCTATAATGATGACTATGATAAGAATGATAGATATGTAATTAAAAGTACTGCTGTAACTGATGCCAATAAAAAGAATGAGGGATATTATTATGTACCTCATTATGAAATACCTATAAAGAGCTTTGATAAGTTAAACTCAATAATGCCTACGTTCCTAACTATTAGGTCATTAGTTAATGCGCCTAATGGAACTAGAATTACTTGTTTGCAAAACCACTTCTTAGGTGTTGGTGATAAAACCATGATATATAATACAGAAACAGATGAATATTTCTATTGTATAACAACAAGTGCAATTAATGAAAAGGTGTTCGTGTGTGATATCTATGATGAAAAGGGTAATAAGACTGATAAGGTTCCAGATTTGTTCTCATCGTCATCTAATATCTTGTATTATAAGCTGTGTAAGTTAGATAATATGAATATACCTTCTTATGCACATGTAATAAAAGACGGAAGCTGTAGATTCATTTGGAGGAATGTTAATAATAACGGAACAAATTCTTCAGACAAATCGATTGAAACATATCCATTTACTAATGGGGCATTCTATATTAATAGACGAATCGATTTATATGTAAAGAGACAAGACCCATTCGGAAATTATGGTTTATATTCTGAGGATGATATAATTGGAAGAGAGATGGAAATTGAGAAAGAAAATAATTATGTTAAAGACAAAGAAATAAAATGTTAAAATACAGTGTTAAACTTACTGAAAACGATTTCAAAGGCAATAACATAGTTTGGAGAGAAAAATATGTAGCACTAGATTTATCGTTTATTTCTGGTGTTACAAACTCATCATACCATCTTGAAAAATATAATACCATTTCAGTTAAAAGTCCATTGACTAATAATAATTCAGTTCTAAGACTTGAAACTGAGGTTGTTACTAGGACTGGTTATGTAATTGCAATTGGTAAAAAATATCCAATAGAAACGTTTAATGGGATTAGTTATGTTTGTATAAACGATAGATTTTTTTATAAGAATAATGATAAGTTTACCATTAAAGATTGGCAATGCGAGAAATATATCGAGAAAAGTGGGAAATATATACCAACCATCGTTGAACGAGATATTGAAGTTACCCCTACTAATGGCTATATTAAGTTGGATACTGTTTATTGGATTGAAGATGGTTTTGTTACCATAGATGGTACTAAATATATTTTTGACAAAAACGAACAAAACCAAAATGGAACTATTGGGTGTATTAAATTCACAGATAATGGTAACACAATCGATAAACCAACAGACTGTGATAGTATGTATTTTATGCCTTATGATGATTATTCTTTAGTGCATGATGTATGTAAGTTTAAGGGGTATTCATTCACATCCATACACCATAAGGTAAATGACCTTAAGTTCTGTGAATATTTCTTCTATGTCAAATATCTTGATTATTATTGTCCTATAATACAAAGTGGTAATACATTCGTTTCTCAAGTGCCTTATAATGGTAATGTCAGCAATGTTATAAATTATACAGTATCTGCAAGTACTGACGATGACACTAGTGCATTTGTTGTAACGATAGGTAATGATGTTAAAGATATTAATGATTTACGTAAGTTTAGATGCTTTATCACAATAGATGGAACAGAATATACGGCTAATTATGACTATAGAGAAACTAGTTCATCAAGATTTATAATGGCATTGCTTGAAAATCAAGGTGTTACAATTGGCATTGGTAATGAAGTGACATTTATCAATGCTTCAAATGATGATGCTTGTTATATAAATGTTGAAAGTGGAACTGTATTCTATAATGGCGTAAAATATTATGTTGAGGATAAGTTATTTGATAAAGCAATAATCAATGATGCTGAATATGATGTAACATATGATAAATTAGATAGTTCAATTGCATATGTAGATATTGAAGGTGAACAAGTTCCAATGAAATATGATGAAAATGCTAGTAAGCCATTAACAAGATATGGCTTAGTTATAAGAAGCGATGAAATTGTAGCGAATGAATCATATGAAATTGTATCTTATTCTGGTGTAACCATTGAAGGCAAAAACTATATCGTGAAAGATGGTTTGGCAAGACTCACTTTGCCAAATAAGGTTAAATTTGTTGTTGATGACATAAAAGGTGGTTCTTTGTTTATTTTAAAACCATTAATCAACCCTAACGATTATCCATCTGACTTTATTAAGAATAAAGAGATAGAACTATCTAATATGGTAGTTAACAATAAATCTCAGTATTCACTAGAAGCTGATAATATTATATTTGGAGCAAAGACCATATCCAAGGAATCTGTATTTTCAGATGTAACTAGCCCAATTACGAGTGACGATGCTTACAGAATATTTGATAATCTCATAATTGAAGATAAGAGCGGGTATGTAAATATTCCATTAAATCTCAGCAACGATACAGCTCTTAATCTTTTACAAAGTGAAGTTGTTAAGAAAGATTTCTGTGAGAAGGAGAGAGATAAGAGAATCAATCGAATTGTGGATTTGGAAAAGGATGTTTATACTCCTAAAATATTAACAAGTAATAGATATGTAGGTTCAAGAACTAACTTTAGTCCAGTACACACGATAAATATAAATCTGCATTTTAGAACTAGAGATTTGGATAGTTGGAAAGTAAATGAAGATTACAATAATGTTTCATACAGTGGTCTTTGTAACTGGTTTATTACTGATTATGAACCATATAAGTCAATGATTAATGCAATAAGTGGAACTAGTGATGACAATTTAAGGGAAATAAAATACGCCAAGTTAATTGAACATTCAGATTTATTAGGTTTTGTGTATTTTGATAATAATGATGTGTTTTATCAAAAATCTAGGATTTCTAAATCTTTTTTGAGGCTAAGTTTCTATGATTCAACAGACCCACAAAAACAATCATTGTTGGCGACATCGACAGTGTTTATGAATGAAAATTCATTATATAAAAAATACATTGATAATTCAAGGAAGGGAATAAATACATTTGTAAATTTCTCTGAAGATATAAATAAATGTACTATAAGTGATAAAATAAGAGTTAGTGGCGAAAGACTAGCGAATAAAAAGGAATCAGAGCATTGTGATGACGATGATAATTTTGTTATTGTAAACTATATTGATGATGAAGGTTTTTCACAATCTTATTGTGTTTCACTTAAGGAAGATGGAAAGAGATTGGATTCTAGATTTGTAATCAATAACAAATATTCAACAGATACGTCTTCTGAAGGGTTTTATATCTATATGTTTAGGGAATACTCTGAAAATTTACACCCAAAACCTATTTATATGAAAGTTGAATTCAACCACGCTGGAATTGGTAAAACCATACCGTTCATAGTTCCAATGAAATGGAGTGGCGAAACTGATAGTATTGAGGTGTATCCAGAAAGGAAACTTACGTTATCTGCCAACACAGTAGTAGGAACTAATGAATCAGACCTAAAAATGCTCAAGAAGGGCATTCCATTATCATATGTGTATGCACAGTCATATGTCCCATTATATGCTGTCTATGACTTTAAAAACAAGGAATACGCCTATACTTTCGATGATAGATATGTAACGATAGATGACAACGGTAATGTAATCTTAAATTTATTTGAGATTAAAATCATGAATGACACGGAACCAGATAGTAATTACGGAACAGCAGTAATAAATGTAAATCCAAAGTACAAATGAGAAAAATATATAAGACAATATCATTAGAACCAATGACTAGCAGACTGCCTAGTATATGGCCAGCCTATATGAATAATGACCCTAATCCTTATTTTTTTGATGATAATCATTTAAAGGAAAGGGGTTATTCATATACTAGTAATTATGGTATGACACCAATGAATATTGTAGTGCCTAGTGATATTTCCATACCATATATGGATAATAATCACTGTCTAACTTGTGATAGGTCTGTTAGTGGTAATACTTATACCCCAACAGTTATAAAAGAGAGTGAAGCAAGAGAAAATTGTGATTTGTGCGAATGCCGTATTATATCTTTTGAACGTTTAAGTATTTGGTATCATAAATTCAAAGAATATTATAACCTTCTTAACAATTATGGTCATTGTGGTGTAAAATATGGTTCAGCAGTTGATTATTATTATAATGAAGGTGGTGATATTAATCCAAGGGAAATTACTAGTGCAACGAGGAATAATAATTGTATAACATTAAAAGGTGAATATTATACAAAAACTATAAATGGAAAAACATATATTCCAAGCGGAAAAGAACTATACGGCAATCCTACTATCTCTGATGGTATACTTAAAATTAGTTATATAGATTCAATTTCGCATATAACTGGAACAACAGAAGTACCATTGTATGAAATTATCAGAGTTAAAAAAGGTGCTGAATATTTGTATTATGGTAATGACTTACAAACATATGTTAATCTAGATAATGAAATAAGATTAATGGGAGGTGTCGTTAGTTCTTCAACAATAGAATCTAGCGAATGCGAATATCAAATCATCGAAAGTGTTGACAACGGTTTCTATAAATGGATTTGTCAGAATGTTATTCCAACATATATCATACCAACGGAATATCAAAACTATTGGGGCAGAACCACATTATATTATCCAGATGTAATTAAATGGATTGGATGGTTTACCGAAAGACTTAATTATAATAATAAGAATTGTAAAGATGTTAGTGATTGCTGTGATTGCACAGAATATGTAAATCGTGGTGGAAATAGTGTTTATACCTCAATGACAAGTTGGTATAGTAGTATACAAAGTAAAATTATTTCTAGTCTTCCAAAAGGAAAATATCCTTACATGGATTTGACACATTATAAGTGTTATGAGCCATTCCATATTTTACCAATTGAAATACAGAATTCTATTGAGGATTTGGGAGAATTCACTATATTTTGTGAAGAGTATAAGGTTGGCGTTGACTATAGAGTTGCAAATGGCTATGGTGCTACTGAAAATACTAGAAGTGGAACGGTAGTAACTAATAATGATAACGTCATGCAACTTAAAGATGAAAAAAGGGGTTATAAGTTTAATAGTACCTATATGGAGAATGAATTTGATGAAAGCTCTTGGGATTCTTTGATATCAGGTAACACCTCTTACCTTTATGATATCAATGAAAACATCTCAAAAAGTGGTTATACATCATCAAAACTTAAATTTATTCATTTGGATAATTACTTAACTGATGATGTTGGTAATATTATAGAAGGTATATATGATGTTAGTGGGCATACGAATCATCAACCTGCTGAGGGTACGGTGTTAGAGCCTTTATATCAAATTGGTGTTATATCAAATGTAACAAATGTTGATGGACATGATGATATGTTTAAGGGTGATGTCATTAATTCAATGAAATTCTATTATAAGACTGTTGATGGAGAAATTGGAAGTTCTGCTGTAACCATTAGCGATAGTAGTGTAAGTATTAAAGGCACAATTAGTGGCATAACTAAAGATAGTAATAAAATTTGTGATGATGACATTTATTGTGATGTTAACTATAATGTTGGTAACATATACACATTAAATAATAATGAATTATCATTAACTTATAGTGGCGTTTCATACACAGAGACAGTTCAATTTGAAAAGGCTAGGGTGGAATATTATTTGAAACAAAGATTAAAGGGTTCATCGCCTAGTGATGTAAGAAAAGTTGACACCCATTCAATCAGTTACCCAATATATGTGTATAGATTGAAACAAAAGGAAGAACTTATAGATGATAATCCATATGGGGCTACATATGCCGATAATTTATCAAGAATAGATTATACTTTAAGAAACGAAAATGGAAAATACATAAGGAAATCTGCTTATAAATTTGTTTGTAAAAGTTGTGGATATAAATCGAAGGAAGACATAAATTCAAGCACATGTCCTAACTGTGGCAGTAAAAATTGGGTTGGTGGTGATATATTATTACCTATAGTCAAGGAAGAATATAGGGTTGGTGTTTCAGCCCCAGAAAATATTAAGGGGAATATTTATATAGACAGAGGAATAAACTCTGCATTTGAAAAACATCTGAAGCTTGGTGAAGTAGCATCTTTGGAGGCTTTGGAGAATTACGGCAATAATTACTTTAAAATAATGGATGTTTAAATATGGGAGCTTTAGGAGCATACGGTTTATCAATTCCAATAAACATTAAGGATAGTGAAATAAGCAATTTGGTGGACATTTCTTTTTGTTATCATGAAACAAGAAGTTATGATTCAATAACGAATGCTGCATTTAAGACACTTCCATCTGGAGTTCTAACACGTGCAAAAAGAGAAGATGGTACTGATGTGGTTGAGGGCATGTATAACCTTCAGCTACCACTTAGTGAATTCAATAAGAAAGGATTCTATACAGTTTATATAAAACCAAGAGAGATTAGGGCAAGTATAACTGATATTGGTACATTGACTGCATTCCCAGATGTTAGGGGTATTGTATTGGATACAACTAGAATTAATAGTGACTACCTTAAAGAAAAGGCTAGAAAGAACAATGAACTTACTGGCTATCGTATCGTTTTCCTTGATGATAATAATGGCAGACAAGATTATTATAGGATAATTACATCGAATAATAAGTGTGAACCAGTAGTTACAATGCCAGCCACATCAAGCGATAAGACATATACATATCGTTATGAGGATAGTTCGACATTAACATTCATTACGGTATCACCATCAGCAGCAGCAATGTTTAAAGATAATCAAAGCCCATACATAGGCAAGGTTGGACAAAATATTTTGTTGGTTAATACACTGTTCGAACCAATACAACTAGATATTGAGATGTGTGAAAATGATATTGACACCGTTAGTGATATGCTTAAAGGTAGTCAACTTAGAGACCTTGATAATGGTCTTATCACTACATTTAATAGTAATGGTCAAATTTATCACCAGAAGGAGGTTTACACTCTTAAAGACCAATATACTGGAAAACCAGTCTTTGAGGTTGCAAAGGAAAAGACAAATGGCATTGATTTTTCACAAACAATTGATGACAAATAGTTTGGAATTTTAATTTTTTTTCAATATCTTTGTAGTTATGAGTAGAAAGTTAACGACAGAAGAATTTATTGAACGAGCAAGAAAGGTTCATGGCGATGAATACATTTACACAAATACAGATTTGGAACACCGTGATGAAAAGGGTAGAGTGTGCATAATCTGTCCTAAACATGGTGAGTTTTGGCAGATACCTAGTAATCATTTGAATGGACAAAAATGTCGTAAATGTAAATATGAAATGATGTCAGAAAAATTTTCTATGAAAACTGATGAATTTATTTCTAAGGCTAGGACTATTCATGGTGAAAAATATGATTATTCTAGAAGTGATTTAGACAATAGTGATGAAAAGGGTAGAGTATGTATAATCTGTCCAATTCACGGTGAGTTTTGGCAAAGACCAGCGTATCACCTAATGGGCGGTGGATGTAAAAAATGTGGAGTAAATTCTGCGCATTTAAAGCAAAAATATGACAATAATAAATTTATTTTTCTAGCTAAAAAAATTCATGGGGACAAATATATCTACACTAAAACTGACATGAATAATAGAGATGAAAAAGGCAGAGTATGTATTATATGTTCTAAACATGGTGAATTTTGGCAAAGGCCAGAAGACCATTTAAAAGGTAATGGGTGCAAGTTTTGTCATTATGAAGAGCTTATAAACATTAGAAGACTAGACGTAGATAAATTTATAGAGAAATCTATAAATGTTCATGGCGACAAATATATTTACGATAAAAAAACAATAAATTATATTAGTAGTACAATTGAAGTTCCTATAATTTGCCCTAAACATGGTGAGTTTTGGCAAACTCCAGCACACCATTTAGGTGGTTGTGGTTGTCCTTTTTGTAGAGATAGTAAATTAGAAAAATATACTAGTAATTTATTAAAAAATAAGAGCATTCAATTTATAGAAAAAGTAAATAAAAAATATTTTGTTTGGCTTGATAGACAGCATTTAGATTTTTATTTACCAAAATATAACATAGCCATTGAATGTCAAGGAGAACAACATTTTGTCGGCTGGAATCATAAAGATGAATCTTTAAAGCATATTCAGTCACTAGATAATAAGAAAAAACAACTTTGCGAAGAACACAACATTAAACTATATTATATCAATTATGATGAGAATGTTGAAACTAAACTAAATGAAATATTAGCAGAATCATGCCAAAGTTTATAAAAACACATAGTAACTATGTACTAAAGTCATTTCATCAATCTATAAATGATGGTACAATATATGAGAGAGATATTACGACAATAGGCGGTGTTGGTAATTTTCCTTCATCACAAACCCCAATTTATCGTTCTAATAACTTTATTATTACGGTAAGAAATGATAGTGGTATCTCAAACCAATATAATACTAAAGAATGGGATAAAAACAGTACTAGTGGTGATATTTGGACAGTATCATCACTAGAAGGTCTTGTATCCACTGATGACAATGATAATGATACCAAGATAGTATTAAAGCAAGATTATTATGATTTCTGTGATTTCTGCTATTATGGTTCATTGTCTGAAATGCTACGTTCATCAATAACTGATATTATAGACAGATTTCCAGGAGAACTGTATGGGACAAGCAATAATGTCTATTATACCGAAACAAAGACAGTTGATGGGAGCATAATCGAATCTAGACCAATATTGGGTTCTGAGGATTTAAAATATATCGTCAATCCTTTTGGCATTAATATGCATTCTAGGACAAAACCAGATGATGTGACGAATACCCTCAAGTATTTTGCCAATGGTGGATATAATGCATATACAATAGATAATAAGCAAGTAACTGCTTGGACATCAACATACTATTATTCAGAAAATGTTGGTAAAAATGAGTATATAAGATATACGGCAACCACAGATTCCACAGAAGTTACAAGTGAAAGCGCAACAACATATTATCCATGCAAGGGTGATAAAGTTGCAGACATAACCTTGAAAACAGCATCAGACACCTATGAGATTAGTGCGTGGCTTGGTGATGATGATGTAGTATACTATCTTTATGAAGATAAATTATTATATTATGATATATTTGTTAAAACAGATAATGAAGAATACCACATTCCGCTTGAACTTAGTGGGGAAACAATTGTGTGCAAAATAGAAAACGAATATTATAAAGTTATACATGATTATATAAATGAAAGTGGCGAGACTGAAACGGCTGACACAACTTCTTTATACCAACTATTAAACTCATATGTTGAATTTAATGATGAAAAATATTTTTGTGAAAGACCTTATTGTTTTCATATTACACCAGATAAACCATACTTGTATTCTTTCTACAACGAATGTGACAATTTCCAAAGACTTCTATTAAATCCAAAGACAACCCCTAAATATAAAGCTATATTTTCTGTTATCAAGGAGAATGAAAACGGCTATTATAGAGAATTTGAGGAATTCGTATTCCCAACTTCAGAAGGTGGATATAACATAGATGCCACCTCATATGGATTTAACACATACACATCAAGATTATCCGATATTGGTTCATTCTATGACGAGTACTTTACTGATAACCTATATAGGTCTATGACCCATGAGGCAATCAAGAATTTTGATTGGACTTATACACGTGAATATGTTGAAGGTGATGAAGAAGAATACGTAATTGGTGGTGAGAAGATGCAAAAGGCTCTTAGAATCTTTGCTAGGGAGTTTGACGAGACATTGGCATATATCAATAACATTAGAAGCACCAATAGAGTTACATATGACGAGAGAAGCAATTTACCAGATTATTTCTTGACAGATGTTTTGGAAAATGAAGGGTGGAATGTAAGATTAGTAATTCCATATGATATTAGTGGCGATATCACTAAACCATCTAGTAATAAATGTGACACTTTGCCTAGAAAGTTCATACAATGTAGCGGTACTGTAGTACCATATAGCAAAGATAAATTACAATATCCAAATGGGTATTATATATCTTGTTGTTCAAGTGGGACTGTTCCTTGTGGATATAATAATGGGTCATATAAGTTGAGTGTTGCTAGCGCAGATGAATACACAAGAGTTGATTCTTGTGGTTATAATTCAATTGTTAGAAATAGAATAAAGGCATTCTCAGATGAAAGGGAATACAGTTATAATGAAGTTAATAACGAGTTCTTGAGAAGACTAAAACTTAATTCTCGCTATATCTGGCGTCATAAAGGTACTCTCGATGGTATTGATATGGTTCTTGGAATGTTTGGATTTAAAAATAAAAAATTTGTTGATGGGCTTTCAGAAACATGTAAACAAAGTGATTATGATTATGAAATAACTGAATATGTTGCTAGTAGTAACACTATTACTGATAGATGGGATGATGCACACCAAATGAATGAGATAGATTGGGTTAATTCAACAAAGACTATTACATATGATTATAGGTCTGTCTCAAATTATAATAGGGATGGAATAGATGTTAACTACTTATCATATCAAGGATTGCCTGTTAAGTATGTGCAAAATAATGACAGAACTAGAACATTATATCCAAACTTCGAAAAATACGAACAATATGATGGGAATCCATATTTCCAAATGAATGGTGGTTGGCAAGATAAGGCATTTAAATACAATGGCAACTATTATAGTTTCCAATTCGATGTGGATAATAATATTGTATATAGTACAAATGGTGAATTATTCAAGGAAACAGTAAGAAATATCAGAAGATTTGATACCTTACAAGATATGTTATCAGTTCCTTCATATGAAATAACAAACGGACAAATTGTATATGTTTCATATATTCAAAATAACATAGCTGTATTGGCAGGAATGATTTATAACATCAAGAAGGATAGTTTTTGCAAAAATTCCATTAATGGATATATTGAACTTATAAAGTCAAACGGTGTTGTTAGAGCTGGTGATGATTATTTCTTTGATGAAATCATAAGAGTATTTGATAGAAATGGGAATGTTTCAACAGTTAATATAAACGAGATACCAAATGGTCAACCTATAAATTGTTATATTGTGAATAATACCATTCAATGTTATGATGATTATAAAAATTGTAGCAATTTGTTTGAGATAATTGACCCTAACTTGGCTAACTATACAAATTATTTTACAATTGCTGATTTCTCTCAATCTAATAGGCTTTACAATTCAACACATGCGAGTGGTGGCTGGAGACGTTTATCTTTAGGAGAGACAAGATGTAAGATGATTAACACCATTGTTAATGATAACAATGGCAATAATCCTCATAATGGCATGATGGTTTATGATAATGGTAGAGAATATTTCAAGTATTATGAGCAGTTATTTAAATATTCGATAGAGAATGACATGTTTGATGAAAGATGCTATGACAACTTTGAGAACGCATTGAGTACAAAGATTAGCGGTTATGGGTTCACTGTTAGTGATTATTATCCAGCTCCTACAACAGAAGAAAAACCTTATATTCAGAAAGTATATCATATTGAAGACAAAAACACCATTACTAATCAGATTTTCAATACAAAAGTAATAAGGATTACATTTAAACTCCATAATAATTTATTTGCCAATAGCGGTGCTAAAAAAGGTCAAGGTGATTGTGAAATGAAATACATTGACGATATTGTTATGAATTATCTCACACAGATGATTCCATCTACGGCTATTTTACAAATAAGATACACAAATTAAAGACAAATGGTAGAGTATTGGTTAAATAAAAACGGAACATTACAGAAAAGTCAGACAATAAACATTACAGTTGATGCTGATAGTGCATATGCTACCGTTTGTTGGGTTGGTGTCATTAGAAATACAGATGGTTGTATTGGTGATGATGTCCAAAATTATTGTGAATCAATATATATAGGTGTCAATACATCATGCACTGACGATAAACAATCAAGTGGTACAATAAGATGGAATGGTTGCACCATAACATATAATATTACCCAAAAGAGAAGGGATGACTGTGAAGATTGCGGAAACTGCGCAATATTTTATGAATTAATTGATGCATATGTAAATCCATATTACGTAACATCAGATAATAGTGCTACAACAGTATATTACCAATATTGGGAGACTAGACAAGATGAATGCCACGTAATTTCAAGAGTAAGGGAAAGTGGTTCTCAACAAGTCCCCATAAGTCCAAATGTAGATTGTGATGCCGAAAATAGAACAATAAGTGTTCCAGCAATTAATATTAGTGGTTATACTGATTGTAGAAAACAAACCACTAAAGAAATACCAATATCAGGCTTATATTGTTATGTTCAAAAGCCAGAGAATTGCTGCGATGAAAGTGGAATTAGTGAATGCTACGAAATAAACGATATTTACTATAACCCGCAAAAAGTAGATTATAGCGGAGGCACTGTTAATTTTTACTTTGATTATAAAAAAATTACATTAACTGACTGTGAGAAAAAAGAGACTTATGGAAGACACCAAGGTACTGTGAAAGTGCCAAAATGTGATGGTAGCGAGTGCTGTAGAGAAAGAGTTAGAACTATTCCATATGTATGGAGTGGTCATACTTTGTGTGGTGGAGGTAATACAATTAATTTGAAAATTACACAGAAGAAGGATTTAAACTATAGTGGTGAATGCCAATGTGAAGTTGAGCATCCAGATACTGGCTATTGTGTAAGTACTTCATCTGTAAAACGTTATTATAAAGATACAGTCAGTGGAACGTGGAAAGAAATAAATCCTCTAAATCCTTATGTGTTTCCATATTACGGAGGTACAATGAAAGTATCTTGGGAATATTCCGCAATAACAGTATATGAAAATTGTACTAGTGGATTGACAAGTGGAAATATATGGGAAGACTATATTGATATACTACCTTATAGTGGCGATGATTGTGATGAAGGTACTCTTGATAATGTTAGTGTAGAATATACCTTTAAAAAATCACCATGTAATTTTGAAGATGACGCAAAGGCAATATTACCAAGTAATATATGCAGCAACTGTACAAATGTATTTACTATACAATATCAGCAGTATAAGAAACCATGCTCAGATTCTTGTAAAACATGTGTAACCAAATCTAATATAGAAATTGGTAGTGGTGGTACTGATACAGTAACTGACACAGCTATTTGTGATATTACATTGACTGATAAACCAGAGTGGTTAACTGTTTCAGTTAATGGAAGAAACATATCTTACTCTGCTAGTTTGAATAGTGGTTCAACTCGTGAAGGTGGTGTTACATTCAAACTTAATAATGAAGAATGCTATGATACCATAATTGTTAAACAAATCGGCTCAAATCAAGATAAAGATGAATATCCAAAAGACCCAACAATAGAATGTGACTGTGATAACGCCTTCTTCGAGGCGTATAGCGCACAAACTGCTATGAGTAAAAATGGTGGTGAACATGAGTTTATCGGTAGCTATATATTCAATAGTTGTATTAAAGATGTTGGTATATCATCAGATTGTAGGATTAGCTATGATAAAGAGCCAACGTGTAGTGGCGGTACTGTAACATTTACAGTTAATAAGGGTGGAGGTAGCTTTGTTTCAAATGTATCATTTGAAGATGGTGCTATCTATGCTGATATCGAAAAGAACAATACTAGTGAGGAAAGAACTTACGAACTGCCAATATCTTATACCATTGAAAATTGTGGGGATGGTGAAGCATCAATAATGGTTAAACAGAAGAAAGGTAATGACCCAGCCCCATCAAACATTTCTGTAACATTTACCTTGGTAAATGGTACGCCTAATGAAATTAATGGTACAGTAGAAATATTCTGTGATGGTATGTCGAACAGTTTCACAGTCCCAGATTTTACAGTTGGAAGCACTCTAGTATCTAAGGTAAAAGTATTGGACAGCACTTATGAAAATGCATCTATTACTTTAGCTGAGTTTCAGAGTAGCGCAGGTAATAAGATATTAATCATAAATGGAATTAATGTTTTATCAGACGGTGGAACTATATATTTGTATTATAATGGATAATAATTAACAAACGTTAGTGCCACTATGTTTAAGATTAACAGTTTTGAAAATGAATTTACACTCGATTTAAATGAGTTTCCACAAGAAGAACACATATTATCTATAGTGTCAGAAGGTGAGAACGGAGAAAAGATTCCTTGGGTTGTATCTTTTTCATCTAACAAATTGATTGAGTACAGCGAAGAGGGGATAGATAAACTACGTTTAACACTCAATCTACAGTTAATAAAAGGTGGAGAATATATTATATTGGAAAACTATAAAAAGGAAAAGGCTAGAATCTTGATAAAACCAAATTTGAAAGAATCAGCAGAAAAGAAATTTACATTTAGAATATACCAATATGAAATATTAGATGATAATAAGATAAAGCTCATGGTAAAATCAGAAGTGAATTCTGAATATCTGAAATGGAAATGCTCATATGATGGTAAGCCATTGTCATATGATATTGATGTACAAAGAAATTATGTTATAATTGAACTTAAATCAATTATATTTGCTGATGCTATAGGGTATATTGAATTGGCGCAAGATAAAAGCAATAAGAACATTAATATACAATTATTACACCATAAGGATGATAAATTAAAGGTGTTGAGAATATACTAAGAAAGCTGACTAACTATCAAAAGTTAATCAGCTTTTCTTTGTCCTCATCAATATCATTAATATCATTTATTTCCACATCGTATAACCCATAATCATTATCAATGTCTATGAACTTATAAGACATATCCTCAACATTCCATACGGCAAATCCGTGTTGGGATACCGTTTCCCCATATGTCTGTTGTATCAGTGAACTTGGGTACACAACTTCCGTATCACCACATTTAAGCACTTGCCGTTTGTGAAGATGCCCAGCCATTACACAATCGCAACCCTCAAACGCAGTACCATCAAGACCACTGTCTGATACGTAACCATTATTTAATGTAGAACCAATTATTTGGCCATGAAACAATCCAATAAACCTAGAATTTGGGTTTGTCCCCTTTGTTTCTTCAAGTGTTGTTGGTCTCATGAAGTCATCGTATATGGAGTATAAAACCCATACAACATTATCATCAATCGCACACCCACTCTTGTAATCCAACATTGCATCCAAGAACTTGCAATTCTTGAAGTCTGCCGTGTCGAATAATGCTGTCATTGTATCGGTACGTGTTTGATTCTCTACGATAAGGTCATGGTTGCCAGCAATGACAATAACGGTGGCTATTTCCTCAAGTTGTCTTAGGAAATAACTTGTGAATACCATTAGTTCATTTGATATGGTGTTCTTGGAGTGTACCAAGTCGCCACTTATGACAATCCTTACCTCATCCTTTTCAAAGCCCTCACAGAGTTCCTTGCATTTCTCAATGAATTTCTCTAGTTGTTCTGAATATTCCTCCAATCTCAAAAAATTTCTGATATGTATATCTGCACAGTGTATAATTTGTCTAACCATTAATATTTAATACATTTATGCAAAGATATACAAAAAATGTTAAAAAAACAAGTTTTTACATACTATTTTTTTGTTATTTCAGAAAAAAATCGTATCTTTACAAAAAAATTAAATCATATGAGGAAAATAATGTTTTTGTTATGCGCATTTATATCATTAACAATTAATGCGCAAAAGGTATCAGAGAGTGAGGCTTTTCAAAAGGCTCAGAAGTTCCTAAGTGACAAGAAACTGAAAGCACCACGTGCAGTTACAAGAGGTGAGGAAGTGATGAAGCCCTATTACGTCTTCAATGCGGAGGATGGAAAGGGCTGTGTCATCATGAGTGGTGATGAGAGACTCCCAGAGGTGCTTGCGTATTCAAAGGAGCAGACTATTGATGAGAATAACATCCCAAGTGAGTTGAAGGAATTGATACCAATATTAGATTGTGATGGTCGTGGTACTACTAGGGGTGGGTCATATAAGGAGATTCCATCAGAGTATGTTCCAAGGAATACCACTGTAATTGAACCAATTATGCCAGCAGCGAATCGTTGGGGGCAGAGAGAACCATTTAATAGGTATTGTCCAGAGATTTTTGAAGGAGAGACCGAACTTGAAAGACGTGCATGGAGTGGCTGTGGACCTACCGCAATTTCACAAGTAATGAACTATTTCAAATACCCAAAAAGTGTAGATGCATTTGATACCACTATAGGGGTTTGGAAACCAAGTGAACCAAGTGGTAGCAGTATTGATGTTTCAGTTCCATACACAGAGTTTAAATGGGATTTAATAAAAGACTATTATGGTTATGGGTACACTGATGAAGAGGCGAATGCTGTTGCGGAACTTTTATATCATGTAGGCTGTGCATTTAAAGTAACTTATGCCCATTATGGGACAGCAACCAATGCAATGCAATACATAGTTAAATGGGATGATGTGATGAGAAACATCTATAAGTATGAGGAAGTAAAATTCATAATTGGTGAATGTATAGAGCATTGGGATGAAAGTGGAACTTCATATACTAGAGAATATTTAGAACTTCCAGATGAAGAATATTGGAATTTTCTTGATTCATACCTTGAAAGGGGTATTCCAGTTGTGGCAGGAGGTGGACGACATATATTCATTATTGATGGACGTGATGACAATGGTATGTATTATTATCATCCTTATTATGTAATATTTCAACCTAGCCTATGGAGACAAATTGGAGACTATGGTGCATTAATAGAAAATAATTATTGGCTACATTTGTTGGCATTTGTGCCACCAAAGGAGTACATACCGCAGCCGAAAAGAACAACGGCAATTGTAAATACCAAGATAGAAGCTAGTAATGATGGTGCTGTATATAACCTCCAAGGTCATAAGGTCGGCAATACGCTTGAAGGATTGCCCAAGGGGGTGTATATCAAGGATGGAAAAAAATATTTAGTCAAATAAAAAAAAATAGCAGCCAAATAAGGTTGCTCTTTTTTTTTTATGCCTTGAAATAAAAGGGATTGTCCTTCAATGACTCTATTACCTTTATCTTTTCCTCACAAACACCCCTAAAAGTCTCCACATCGTTTTCGGATAACTCAAACCATTCATTTATAAGGTGAGACGAATTAAAGTGGTTGTGGAGCATTTTTTCAAGTTTGAAAGGATATTCAGTTTCGTATGATTCCTTAATGTATAGTTCTGAAGAATTACCCGTCTGAAGTTGATTCAAACGAGTCACTATATTCTTGGCTCTCGTTGAACCAATCTTATAGTTATTTGGTCTGTCTTTTTCCCCAATTAAATATACATACCCCATAGTATATTACTATATATAAATTATAATATATTCTTTATATTATTTAAATAATTAAGATATTATATTTCATATAAATCTTGCAAATAAACTATTATTTTTATTTATCTTATAATATTTATTATAAACTATTAAGTAAGTCTTTACTTACTTTTCTTATAATAACTTATTTAAGTAAAATAACACATTATGGCAAAAGACAGAAGAAAGCTGCAACATATCCATAGCAGTATTGCGGATAGGCAGCCAACACCAGCTACACTTGAGGTTGGTGAAATTGCAGTTAACAACTACAAAGACAAAGAATTCCTTTCAATTAAGAACACTGAGAATGGTGTGGTGAGATTCTCATCAGATGCTCAAACAATTGAGTGGATGGAGAGAAAAGAGGTCATGCCTTACGTTGGCTATGTGAGAGGTGACGGTGGTCCACAGTCAACTAGCGGTGATTCACCAATAGCAGATGCAATGGGTTCTTATGGAATCTCAAATGATGACCTTTTGAACAACACATCAGAGATTATCATCAAACTTAACCAAGTTGCAGCAAGCAACACCACAAAGCATGATAAGGTTAATGGCAAGAAAGATAAATATAACAAGGACGTTAACCCAACAGATGATTATGGTGTTAATGATGGTGCTGGTTTCTTTATCGATATGTCTCGTTACGCAATGAGAGGTGGTAATCCTTCATTCAGTTCATTAACTGTGACTGATAAGACCGACCTTAGTGGTAATACTACCATTACTGATGGTGATGGTACTGGTACACGTACTGGAAAGACGTTTACAGTGAAGGTTACAAACGAGAACGAGACAGTAACAACATTAAATGAGAGTGCTACGACAAGAACTACAGTTGTAGGAACTGAAAATCTTCATGTAAGTGGAACTACTACTGAGGTTAAGGATGGTGTTGTAAGTGAAACCAATAAGAATGATAAGACAGTAAACACTAGTGGCACTACCACTTACAATAACAATGGCACTACTACAACGAATGAAAGTGGTAACACAGTATTCAATACAACTGGTAATACTACATTTATGACCACTGGTAACACAGCAATACATTCAGAAGGTGCAGTAGGTATCACAGCGGTTGAAGATATTACGGCAGCATCTTCTGAATCTAGTATAATTGTAACTGCAAATGATGACCTTTGTGCTACTGCTGGAGATATTGCAGCATTTGTCGGCACTAACAAGACAAACATAGGTATTGACTGTTCAGACGGTGGTCAAACACAAACTTTAAACATTAAGGCTAATACTGCTAATACAGTATCAACAAGTGCATATACAAGTGCAACTACTGCTACTACAGTTATTGGTACACTTAACGAAAGTGCAACAACTGCTGATTATAGTGGAAATACTCTTGCTATTACAGAATCAACAAGCACTATACTGAAGTCTCCAGCAACTACTATTAGTGGTACAAACCTCAACATTACCGAGGCTAATACAACCATTAGTACGTGTGGAAAATTTGAGGTAACATCAGATATTTTCTCACTTAAGCAGTGTAGTACTACAGGTGGTAGTGTGGCATTCGAATTCTGTAATGGATTCGGTGTTAATAGTAATGCTGTGAACTTTGAACAGTGTGGTGATAATGGTACATTTACTATAAAAGAGAAGACCACTAACATTAGCGGCACTACAACAAACATAACTGGAGCAACCAATTTAAATGGTAATGTGTGTGTGACTGGTACAATAACTGCAAGTCAAGCAATATATTCTTCAGATAGAAACTTAAAGGAGAATATTAATTTTGTTGAACGTGAGGATATAAACAAGGTAAAGAATATCTTCACAAAGTCATTTAATTTCAAAGATGATGATACTAAGAGAAAAGTATATGGCGTTATAGCACAAGAAGTTCAAGAGGTTGGTCTAAATGAATTAGTACATACAAAGGATGATGGAACTCTTGCTGTTGACTATACATCATTACTTATATTGAAGACAGCTTATCTTGAGGATTTCTGCGCAATGCTTAACGGTAGAATCGTTGAACTTGAGAAAGAAATAAAAAATTTAAAAGATAAAAAATAATAAAAATCAACTTACAAAATTATTAATAATATGGCATGTATAGATTTTCAAACCGAATGTCTTAGAGTTGTTACAATAGCATACTTGAAGAACTTCATTGGCAGTGAAGTACAAAACAGCGCCAACGGTTCTCCAATGTACATTAGCAGCACATATAGAGACGATTACTGCCCTACATATAGTGAGTTGATTGGAGGAAGCGTTATACAAACGTGGGTACAAGGAGCGACTCCAAATGGCGATAGAGATGGGATAATAGTTAACAGTGTTTCTTTGGCAACTGGCGTTGCATATGCACCAAACCAGTTGGTTGACCAAAAAGACCTTTCTATGATGTACACAAGATTCTACAGTTTCTCAGTGTCATCTGCTAGTGGAGATATTTCGCAATGTGGTGGAAGCAAGCAACTTGGCTATTCTCATGTTTACACAAGATACACTAAATCAATGAACAATTCTTGCATGGTCTCTACTACAAGCTATAACGTGTCAGACACTGCTGATAATGAGGTGTCTTGGAACCCAGGTACATATGGCTCAGTTAGTTATCCTTACTACTCAATCGGAAGACAGCCTGAGACAAGAACAGCACCTAGAAGGTGTACAACAGTCACTGGGTCTATTGTGTTTAGAGGAGCAAGTCATAGTAGCACAACGACAATATGCCAAGCAGCGCTTGGAGGTGGGTGGAATTCTTACGAAGGAAGACATTATACAGGTGTAAGCGTATACCCAACTACATCATCAAGTTTTGGTTGTGATGGCGGAAACTTTAGCATATCATCCACTGGTTATTTCTATGACAGATATGAATGGAGGGATGATTGTGGAACTGTTTATCATTCATCGCCATACGATGATAGAAGTGGAAGCGAAAGCGCTGGAGGTGACAGCAGTTCATTTGGGTCATGTGATTGTTGTATTGGAGGATGCAGCAATAGCAGAACATTATCGGTAAGTTATCACGGACTTAGTAATTCATACACTTTTTATCAATCATGCCCAGATTGTTCAAGTGACCCAAGCTGTGACCCAGGTCCAGGACCTTGTGAGGGTGTATCATATAACATCACACCTAGCAGACAAGTGGATTGTCATGGAGGTAGTGTGACTTTCACGGCAAGTTAAATAATAATAAATAATAACATAGAATATGGCATGGAGTATTAGTCCTAGTACAGCTAGTATAGATGATAGTGGTAATGCTTGGTTTCCAGAGGCTGTAGGCAACAGCAAAACCTATAGAATAACTTATACAGACGGGGATGGGTGTAGTTCAAGTACGACATACACCATCCCTGGTTGTTCACCAACAGACTGTACAGTATATCAATTTATTAACCTCAACGCAGAAGAAAGTGCTAAGGATAATGTGGGCGCTGGTGTTGCAATGTCAACTAAGTCTAAGTCACCTCTTACATTCTCAAGAAGTGATTCTGATTCTTGGATAACCTATTTATCAACTGGTGGGGACAGTGAACGTTATGTCTATGTCTGTAAAGCTGAAGATAACAGTGGAGGATATAGGGAAGGAAGAGCCGTGTTCGTTTCAGATGACGGATGTGAGTTTGTTGCCACTGTAAGACAAAAAGCGGGAGGCGGCGGACCAACAAAACAAGTTTCAATACCATATACAGTACAATTTACAAATATTGAAAAAGGCTCAGTTGACGTAACATTAAAAGTTCCTAATAAAAATATTAATATTAGTGTTGTCGCTGGAGGCGGAACTAGTACTTCTGGAAAGACAACAGGAATAGCAAAATTTGAAGTTGATTCAAGTTGGACTGAGGAACAGATTTTAAATTCAATAGACTTCGATATACCTAATATGGTAGCAACACTAAAGCATGAAATTGTAAACTATGACATGAGATGGAATGGTGCTTGTTTATCATGTGATATACCAGATAGTCAATGTTATGCGTTCAACCCTTGGCCTCAAATTTGTGGACCATGCAAAGTGTGCGCAAGTATAAACTATGGCATAAGAATTGATAATATTGTTATGAGGGTAACTGGAGGAATGTGTGAACTTTAAAAATATATTTTTTCTTTATAATTATTAAACTAATTTAAACAGATAAATAATATAGAATATGGCATGGAGTATTAGTCCTAGTACAGCTAGAACCAAGACCTTGTGAGGGTGTATCATATAACATCACACCTAGCAGACAAGTGGATTGTCATGGAGGTAGTGTGACTTTCATGGCAAGTTAAAATAATGAATTATAAAAAAAGTAATAGTATAACTATGAGTACATGGGATATAAACCCAAAAACTGGTGGTGCTTCCATAGATGACAACGGGGTGGCCAACATACCTAGTAATACAGTTGGAGATGATTTTATTGTGTACACGATAACATACGTTGACGATGAAGGTTGCAGCTCATCTGTTGACTACGAAGTTCCGCCTTGTGAAATACATTGTGATTGCAGCAATATAGAGGGTAGAATTGTATACACCAACACATATCTGCCCACACCTAGGGTAATGGAAAGGAATGTAATGCTTTTTTCTGCAAATACACAAGGCTGTGGCTCAATTAGTGCATATTGTAGTAGTTCAGCAAGTAGCATTTTCTACAGTGATGGTGAAAATCTAGTTAGAGTTGAAGAGCTTGAAGCCAATAAGAAATATGCAGTTTATGCCGATGTATTACCTTTAAGGTCATCGCCTGAAAGAAGCTGCGTTGTCAATATATACATAACATTAAGGGATGGTACTGTTTGCCAGACAATAGCTAAACCATACATACAGAGTCCTACTATAAATTGCGAAAAATTACAAGACACTTCATGGAGCAGCGGTGGGTATTATTTAAGTGGTTATCTTATTGACCATAACGGTGGTTCTCGTGAGTCAATAGCAAGAACATATTCTAATAAAAGCGGAGATGCTTTGTCTGATAAAGGCTTTTACTTGCTGTCTGGCTATTGCCCTTCATGGCTAGGAAGAGGCGACATAAATAACTTTAGATATGTATATAATGATGGTAGATGGTATGTTCACTGTCTTATAGACCCAAATAGTTCAACTGATGACAGGGAGGCACAGTTTACTCAAGTCGGATATATCATTGACAGCGATAAATCAGTCGTGCCAGGTGTTGAATACACTGCAAGTATGCTAAAAAGGATGAGTGGCACATTTTGTGGGGAGTTTTCAAAAAAAGTAACAATAAAACAAGAAGGATGCAATTGTACAAATGCTTGGACTTCAAGCACAACATCACATAGTGCTAGTTACAGTGCTGATAGAATTTTAATTGATGTTACATCAGAATATCTTAATGACTGCGCTAGATTAACTGGCGTTGTTAAAAAAGATGAATGTGATTGGCTTGTAAGCGGTATAGCTGATGATAAATTGAATATTGTTTTATCTGAAAATGAATCATCAGATTCTAGGCGGTGTACTCTTATACTATACATAACAGATTCTAGCGGAATTAACCCGTGCGAGAAGGAATTTGAAATAGTACAAGGAGGTACTCCTCTTGACTGTACAAATTGCGAAAGTGTTAAGACCAAAGGCTGTTACGTACCATCAAGCACAAGTAGTAGTAGACAAATACCTGCAAGCGGTGGTACTTCATCTTCCTATAACTTCGAATACAATACCTCTTTGGTTACCAGTCCTTGCAACGGTAACATCACCTACTCATTCAGCACAGACGGTATTGAGCATCCGTGTTCCAACCCAAGGCTAGACCACGTTAGTGATAATTGGGGTCATAAGGAAGTGTTCTTTACGGCTGACCCGAACACAGAATCCGTAGAGAAGAGCTTCAAAGTCACAGTCAGATATTCAAACGCTAGTTTGTCAAACTGCACGAATGAGTTCACTGTATATCAAATGCCTGCTCCTGACGCACCTTTAATTGTGCTTACGCAAATAGATAAAGGCTCTACTACTCCAAGTGGAAACTTAGTGACAGATTTAAGCATTAGGGCTGGTTCATATTATTATAATGTAAATAAAGTTGATATTGCTTTTAACTCGCCAAAAAATATTCAATACCCAATGGGCATGAAGAACCGTGAGATTTATGAAATCACTGCTACAACAAATATGAACGAGGACTATGAAGCGACTGCTGTACCAACTGTTTTGGATGATTCCACTACCCAAGTGACAATAACGCTGACAAAGCTTATACCGAAGTCATGTAATAGTTCCTCATATAGTTTTGAGCTATTACACACGGAAGGTGGCGTGACAGTAGATAACCCAATACCGTTTACCAACGGGGAAAGGAAAAAGATAGCGGAACTAAAAAATTCTATTCCAGAGTCAGCGTTAACTTGCTGTGCAATAGAAGTCAAGACAACACAAACTAGCGTGTTTGACAACACTAAGTTTGAAGTTATATCGAAGCCTAGTGGTGGATATGAAATCTACGCTACTGCAATGACTGGCATAACGGTGGAACAGATAGCAACAGCCGATGTGACTTGGTATTACCTTGATTCTAGTGGTAATAAACATTATGAAGATACAGGTATTGTGTATCTAAAAAACGGTTAAGATACTCTCACCCTGAACGGGGATGAATAACAATACAATTAATGTTGTAAAAAAGAGCAATCAACAATGGTTGCTCTTTTCTTATGCCGTATTGTTACGTGTGTACCACTCATAGTATATCTTGGTAAGGAAGTTTTTGTGTTAACAAGAATATTGTTTTTTTATTAAATTATTTGTTTTTTTAAAAATTTATCTATATCTTTGCATAAATTGTATAAAAATGAAGAAAATAGTAGTAGATGGAGAACCAAAGGAAGTAACGAGCATTAGGAATAAGATACTAAAGGAATTCAAGGATTTAACATTTATAGAAGAGGGACACAAATACTTTTTGAATGGGGAGCAGTTACCATCTGTATCAGAGGTTACACACAAATTCTGTCAATATCCTTTCGATTCTGAAACGCAAGCGATAAGGTATGCTGAGACTCATGGAGAGACAGCAGAGTATTGGTTGGACAAATGGAAGTTCACAAATCTTAAGGCTACAACGTCAGGCACCCTGGTTCACGAGTTTGCGGAGGGATTGGGTTGGTTGAGGAATGGACATCCAGAATTGATGCCAAAATCTTGCGAACCAAAGTATGTTAAGGATAAGGATTGGTTGATACCAACGAGGCCAAAAGAGGAATCTGTATTGAAGTTCTATGATGAATTGAATGAGAATCTTCATTTTGTGTTGGCTGAGACAAAGGTATATTCAAATAAAAGTGATATTTCAACTGTAAGACAACCTTTTTGTGGTACTTTTGACCTTTTAGCTTGGTATGAGCACCCAGCAGACAAGAGTAAAAGTGGCTTGGTTGTACTAGATTGGAAAACTAACCGTGAGTTAAGAAAAGATTTCAGTAGGGAAAATGGTAAGTTTTTATTACCACCATTTGGAGATTTATATGAAGAGCCACTTTCATATTACACATTACAGTTGAATTTATATAGTTTATGTCTAGCTGGCATAGGTTTACCTCCAATAGCAGCTAGAGTTATTTGGCTAAGGGATGATGGAACATATGAATTGATACCAATTAACTTAATATATAGGGAAGATTGGTTTAAAAACGCTTTTTGAATAAAATAATTGTAAATAATAATATCTTTTAGGTTATTTGTGGTTTTTATATATAAACGATATTATTAAATGAGTTCTATAAAGATAAAAATTATGTATTTTTTAGGGATATAGATAATGAATTAATTGATAGATTAAGAGAAACATTATAATAGAAAATGGAAACAAAAGAGAAAATATTTTTAGGTAGTTTTATAAGTACGTTGTTTTTGACATTGATATCATCAAGTTATTTTTACGTGGTGTTCAAGAAATCAATTAAGAAACTCAGAAAAGGTTTTGAGAAGTGGGATGATATAAAGAAATTCTAACGATTATGAAAGATGTTAAGAAATATAGTTTAAGCGAAATTAGGATACGCCTTAATAATCTGAAGAAGAAACTTGGGAGCTATGCAGTGGAAAAGGAAATTGACTTCAGTAGGAAATACACAGATAATGAATTGGATGTGTTAAACTTGGCATATAGGGCATTAAAGAACAGATATACAAAAATACATAGATATAAGTTTGGGTATGTGAGGACTATCGATTTCGAAATAAAGAAAAGGAAGCCTAGTAGTGTATATTATTCAGATACATATTACTATAATACGAATACATATAGTACTTGGACAATTTCATCAACAACAACATTAGCAACAAACAGTTATGGTTGGTAAATTTTTGGATATTTTGGTTAGGTTAACCAATGTTAAGATTGAAAAGAAAGTACGCACAAAACCAATTGGCGTAACAGATTGGGAGTTAAGTGATACTAGTAATGTGGTATTTGAAATCTATATTACGAATTTCAAGACACTCAATGATAGCCGTACCTCATTTGGTTTTTGGGTACATGGTGATACATATGATGAGGCTGCTGAAATGGCAATTATAAGACTTCTGAAGAGCCTCGTGTGGTCATATAAAATAAAGGTAAAGAAATGGCTAAGATTAGAATAACAGTCCTTTCTCATTATCTCTTTGATGAGAAGATGATAAAAATGGGTTTGGATGATGATAACGTGGAGAATGAGAATAAGGCGTTTATCTCGATTATAGGGACACCAGAATGCCTTAAGTATTATTTGGATGAGGGAAATACGGAACACTTCTTCAAAGACCATCCAAATGTCCTTAACCTTGATTTCGATGACATTGCAGACGATGTGATGTATAATGGGCATCATTTCAAGACCATGAGGATTGAACAAGCTGAGAGGGCAATTCAGTTTATCGAGGACAACATCAATAAGGGTGTTGAGAGCTTTGATATCCACTGTAGAGCTGGAATGTCTCGTTCACGTGCATTTGCTGAATTCATATATAGATACTGCCAAGAACATGATATTGACGTTGAATATGAAGAAAGAGATAACTATACAACTGTATTGAATTATGGCGTATTGGGAAAGCTTAATCACGCCTATTGGAAGAAACATAATTTAAAACAATATGAGGATGGAAAGACAGAATATCCACGTGATATTGTTAGTCCTCCCATAAGAGAGATAAATTGGTGAAGATGGATAAAAGATATAATGGAGTAGTGGATGAAATTTTGTTCTATAGTGAGAGAACAGAGGACGGTAGGTGGATAATTCCAATTGAGGTTGATTGGGATTATACGCTTACAAAATGCTCTTGTTGGGAAGATGGAACAATGGATATAAACTATGAAGCATTCGAGGTTATGAAACGTTGGACTAAGGATTATAACGTTGGTTGGATTCTTAATTCAATGAGAAATGACGAATTATTAAAAGAACCTTTAATAACTCTTGAAAAAGAGGGTGTAAAACTTTATAATTTAAGAAAGAACCCAAGACAAATTGGGGATGATAAACATAAAGAGGTCACAAAGTCATTTGCTGTATTTTGCATTGATGACCGAAATATTGGAACTCCAGTTAAGTGGCTTAATGGTTGTAACAGACCACATGTCGATTGGGCTGAAGTTGATAAAATAATGACACCTATATTGGAACATATAAGTGCCACCTTAGACAAAGTTAAATTATGAGCGAGAAGTACATTTTAATCAAACCTTTCGAAGCTGGTGAGGGAACACTTCCAGAGGGAAGTGAAATCATTTATTTCAGAGGACAATTTTGGGTAAATGGAGGTCCAGCACCAACATATTATAATGCAATGCTTAAGAAGTTGATTACAAATCCAGAGTATGTTAGAAAGGCAAAAATACCTAAAAATATGTTTTGATGAAAATAAGATTAAATAATGAATACTTTATTAAAGGTTTAAGGGAAAAGTATTCTTTTGAATTAGATAATGAAAATAAGGTAAAAATAAAATTTGATAGATTGAGTGATGATGACCTTATAGAACTTGTGAACCGTCATTTTGATGATATTAATAGTGATTGGTTAGTTTACAAAACGAATAATAATACTGTGGTCATTGATACGAAAAATGAAAAAATAACAAACTCAATTCAGCGATTTAGAGCAGCGTTTTATGATACCGTCATATAAATGGTAGTAATGGATAAAAAAAGATTTTTGAAGGATAGTGATAATACTGGACGCTTCATTGTCAAATCCAAAGTAACCAATAAGAGATATTTTGTTGAAGTGATTGGTAACGCACATTCTGTTGGTTGGGGAGATTTAGACCCAAGCACAAAAAAGATGAGTGGCTCATATGGTGAGAGATATGAGGGTTGTGTTGCTGAAAAGGATTCACTTATAACAGAGGAAAACGGATTTGAAAAGATAACTACCTTACCCCAAGGTGTATCTCCATTCGATGAGATTGAGAGAAGGGATAGGGAGTATGAAGCAGCAATGAAGAAATAATAAAACTAAAAAACTATATAGTTATGGCAAATAATGTAAGAGTAAAGTACTTTCATGTTTATGGAATTGCGAAGACAGGACGGAAGAAGCATGTAGTTACTGTCGTAGGAAAGCTTGAGCAGTCACGAGAGAATACTGAGGTAACTGAGATTGTTGACGTTGAGACAAAGCCAACTAACTTTGTCAAGGGAGAGCTTAAGTATAAGATTAAGCAGATGAAGAGAAAACTGACACTAGGTATGTCAATTTGTCACCCATCTGACACATTTGACGAAGAGATTGGCGTTAATATCGCAAAGGCTAGAATTGAAAAGGGTTATGACCTTGGTTCACTTGAGACAACCAATGTTACAATGCTTACAGAGGATGCAATTATGGGAGAACTCCTTTGCAAACTAAACCATGTGATAGGTCATATAACTGATTATATCTCTGAAGATTAATCTTGGAATATTAAAAAAGCTTAAAAGATTGGGATAGTATTTTGCTATCTCAATTTTTTTTCATATATTTGCATATGATTGAAAATTGTTAAAAATATGGCATATAATTTGCAAGGGGATGTGAGGGAAATATATGTCTCAGATAGTAGCATCAAAGGTTCAAAGAACGTATTGATTGTCTATGAAAGTGGAGACTTGGAATTGAAGTGGTGTTGTGAGAATATAGTTGAACGCCAAGTATGCCCTTCGTTTGTGAAGGTTGGAAGGACAATGAAATTGGAATATGGCGAACCAAACCTATTTCAGATAAGACAGATGTTGCCGTTTCAGAATGAACAAGGGGAGCTTGAGCCTTGTTGGGAGAAAATAATGTAGTGTGGATGCAAAGGAGATATATTCTTGTGATGGTATATTCAAAGGTTCGAAATATTTTCTGTATATAATGGAAGATGGAACTTTGGAACTAAAATGGTGTTATGAAAATCATATTATTGATGAACTAAATCCACAAATTGAAGATTGTGGGTATGGTACTAGACTTTATTACGGAAAAGCTAATAATTCAAGACTACGCTCTTCAATACCATTTAAGGATGTAAAAGGAATACTATCTAAAGATTGGGGAAAAATAATGTGATAGGTTATGCTATACAAGAATACGTTAAAATTAGCACTGATAGGAATAATCTATTCAGTGTATTTTGTAAAGGATAAAATAATTAAGAGAAAAATATAAGATAGTTTATGGGAAAAATTATTGGAATTGACCTTGGTACGTCAACATCTTGCGTATCAGTTTTTGAAGGTGGTCAACCTACTGTTATTGTTAATAGTGAAGGTAATCGTACAACTCCATCAGTTGTAGGATTTAAGGATGGTGAACGTAAGGTCGGTGATGCTGCACGTAGACAAGCTATTACTAACCCTAAGAATACTGTGTACGCTATCAAGCGTTTCATGGGTATGCCATTTGCTAGCGTTGCAGATGAAGCAAAGCGTGTGACTTACGATGTCGTTAATGAGGGTGGTTTTCCACGTGTAAGCATTGATAACCGAAAATATACCCCTCAAGAGATTTCAGCAACCATCTTGCAGAAGATGAAGAAGACTGCCGAGGATTATCTTGGCACTGAGGTTACTGATGCTGTGATTACAGTTCCAGCGTACTTCAACGATGACCAACGTAAGGCTACTAGTGAGGCTGGTCAGATTGCTGGCCTTAACGTTAAGCGTATTATCAATGAGCCTACTGCTGCTGCACTTGCCTACGGTATCGACAAGTCAGACAAGGACATGAATATCGTTGTATATGATATTGGTGGTGGTACATCAGATGTATCAATCCTTAACTTTGGTGGTGGCGTATTCGAGGTTATTTCAACCAATGGTGACTCACACCTTGGTGGTGAGGACTTTGACCAAGCCATTGTCAATTGGGTGGTTGAAGAGTTCAAGAAACAAGAGGGTGCTGATGTAAGCACTGACTCTATGGCTATGCAGCGTATTAAGGAGGCTGCTGAAAAGGCTAAGATTGAACTTTCTACAGCAATGTCAACTGAGATTAACTTGCCATACTTGGCTCCAGTGAATGGTACTCCAAAGCACTTTGTTGCATCATTGTCACGTGCTAAATTCGAGCAGTTGATTGAACCTCTGTATAAGAAGCTTGTTGACCTCTGTAACGAGGCATTGAAGCTTTCTAAGCTTGAGATTAAGGATATTGACGAGGTTATCCTTGTTGGTGGTTCTACACGTATTCCAAAGGTCGTAGAGGCTGCAAAGAGCGTGTTCCAGAAAGACCCATCAAAGGCAGTTAACCCTGACGAGGCAGTTTCTCTTGGTGCATGTATCCAAGGTGCTGTGCTTGGTGGTGAGGAAGGTGTTGGAGAAATCGTATTGCTTGACGTTACACCTCTTAACTTGGGTATCGAGACCCTTGGTGGTGTGATGACCACACTTATCGAGGCTAACTCTACCATCCCTTGCGATAAGGAGCAAGTATTCTCAACCGCAGCAGACAATCAGACTGAGGTAACGATTAACCTTTTGCAAGGTAATCGCCCAATGGCTTCACAGAACAAGTCAATTGGTAAGTTCAACTTGACTGGCATTCTTCCAGCAAAGCGTGGTATTCCTCAGATTGCCGTTAAGATTAGCATCAATGCCAATGGTATCGTTGAGGTTAGTGCAACCGATAAGGGTACTGGCAAGGCACAGTCTATCCGTGTAGAGGGTTCTAGCAGCTTGTCTAAGGAAGAGATTGAGCGCATGAAAGCAGAGGCAGAGGCTAACGCTGAGTCTGATAAGAAGGAGCGTGAGACTGCCGAGGCTGTCAATAAGGGTGATACCATTGTATTTACCCAAGAGAAGATGCTTGAGGAGCAGAAAGACAATATCACTGAGGACGAGAAGAGCAAGATTGAGGGTCTTATCGCTCAGATGAAGTCTGCTGTCAGCTCAAAGGACGTGAACAAGATTAACGAGACTGAGACTGCCATCAATGAGGTATGGCAAACAATTTCGCAGCGTGTTTATGGTCAGAATCAGCAGCAGAATGACACTGCACAACAGCCAAATGATTTTGACTCTGCTACAGCTTCTACAGAGGATGTACAAGACGCAGACTTTGAGGAAGTGAAGTAAATGACTTGGCAAGGTTGAAGATAAATCTGTGCAAATCTGAGGGGCTTTCCCAACAAGTCTCTCAGATTTTTAGCATTTTATTTGGAAATTAGAAATAATATATATATCTTTGCAAAAAGGTTTATAACTTAAGATAAGAATAATGGCTGATACAAAGGATTATTATAAGATTCTTGGTGTTGATAAAAGTGCTTCTCAAGATGAAATTAAGAAAGCTTTCCGTAAGCTTAGTGTAAAGTGGCATCCAGACCGTAATAACGGCTCTAAGGAGGCAGAAGCTAAGTTTAAGGAGATTGCCGAAGCTTATGAAGTACTAGGGGATGAAGCAAAGCGCAAGGAATACGATAGTCCTAAGAGCAAGTTTGAATTTCATAGTGGCGGTGCGGATTATGCCCATATGAATATGGATGAAATATTTAGGCATTTTCATATGCATGGCAACCCATTTGCAGATTTCGACTTTGGATTCAATCAACAGCAAGAGAAACCAATCAAGGGTGGCAATATCAAGATTAACATGAAGCTCACTCTTGAAGAGGTAATGAGTGGGTGTAACAAGACTATTAAGATTAAGAGATTTGAACCATGTAAACATTGTAATGGTACTGGCATGACTGCCGAATCTCGCAGAAAGACTTGTAAAACTTGTGGTGGTACTGGAATGACATTTGATTCCACTGGATTCATGATGAAGCAAAAGTGCCCCACTTGTGGCGGTAGTGGGTATATAATTGAAAATCCATGTAAACATTGTAATGGTCATGGCGTGGTTCAAAATGCTACTTCACAAATTTCATTCAACATTCCAAGAGGTGTGGAAGATGGAATGACCATTGAATACGCAGGACTTGGAAATGCTTCACCACATGGTAAGGGTACGAATGGCAGTTTATTAGTAACCATTGAGATAAAGGAACATGATACATTCGAAAAACAAGGTAGGGACCTTGTATTTGACCTTAACATCAATGTTGTGGAAGCCATTCTTGGTTGTACAAAGGAAATCAAGACTTTGGATGGTAAGACCATTAAGGTTAAGATTCCACAAGGAACTAGCAGTGGCAGTGAGTTGAGATTTAAAGGATATGGTTTGCCTAGATACGGCAATACGATTGGTTCGCCAGGAAATATGATAGGTATTGTAAGCGTTACAGTACCTAAGACACTTAACAACGATGAAAAGAGACTTATAGATGAATTGAAGAAACAAGAACATTTCAAATAAACTTATTAATTTTTTATGGCAAAACAAGAAAAGGAAACCAAAGAGAGAAATTACACACGTTACGAGAAAAACGGCAACATGTATGAGCCAATAGGTGTTACAAAGGAGGTATTACCTAGTGGTTTCTACAAACCTATATGGGATAGGTACAATGGTAGATATTTCTTCACTAGTAAGGAGATTGTAATGCCAAAGTTGTATGTGTTACCCAATGAAATTCAGATAAGCATCTTGGATGACATTCAGCGATTTTGGGAGTCAGAGGAACGTTATAGACAGTTTGGGCAAGTATATAAAAGGAACATACTGTTGTATTCACTCCCAGGAAATGGTAAAACCTCTCTCATTAACATCATCTGTAAAACTCTCATTGATGACTATAATGGTGTAGTTATTTGTATTGATAGTACAGATGAACTAAACAGTTATAGTGGCTGCATGGAGAGACTTAGAAGTATTGAACCTAATCGTAAGGTAATAACTCTTATCGAGGACTTTGAGCGTTTAGCAAGGGATGATTATTATTCAGCAATGCTATTGCAGTTATTGGATGGTAATGGGCAATTTGATAATGTTGTGACGATTGCAACGACAAATTATCCAGAGATTCTTGAGAAGAGGTTCACTTGCAGACCAAGTAGGTTTAATCTTGTTATTGAGTATAAGAAACCTAATGCCGAAGTTAGAAGGGCATATATCATCAACAAGTTATCTGACAGTGGCATTGATGTGAGTGATGAGAAAGTTAAGAATGACATTGAAAGATATGTTAAGAAGACAGAGGGATATACCTTTGATTTCTTGAAAGAGGTTATTCAAGGCATTTATGTGGATGGGTTCTCTGAAGTTCAGTTATTTGAGAGACTTGAGGAATTAATCAAAAAGGATGGAAAGGTTAAGGTTACTGAAGACGCAGCCAAGAGGATTGGTTTCAACTCTGGAGCCACAGAATCTAATGATTGCGAGGCAGACGAAGGCACACCAAGTGAGGGAAGCACTTGTAATCCTACTCCTTGCATTATAGAAACTAGTAGAAATAAGGTTAGAATTAGCGGTTTTAAATGATTAACATAATAAAGGATGTTGATTTATTTGAGCATGTGAATGAATATGAAGCTGTATTAATTGGGACTGGAACTTATTGTGCCATGACCCAAGGAATACAGCTTAAAGTCATGTTAGAATATCCCTATGCTTATAATAAGAATTTGGAGACAAAGTACGGTGACCCTGAGAAGCTTGGAACAATCCTTGAATGCGAACATGAAGATGAACCAAGATTTTGTCTTTGTTTCATTTATGAGGGAAACTTCAGACCTGATATTAGAAAAGATTATTTATCCTATGAAAGTCTTGAAAAATGTCTTTCATTAGTTAATATTATGTATAAGGGGAAAAATATTGCCACAACATTGCTTGGCGCAAGTAGATTTGATGGTAATGGTGATAGGGATAGGATAATGGAGATATTCGAGAGAACATTAACAGATGTAAATGTTACGGTGTATGACTATTTCCAGAAGTCTAGAGCTGAAGAAATGAAAGAGGTGAGGGATAATGAGCTTGCTGTAAAAAAAGTCGATAGAAAGGCTTATTATCAAATGGTTTCAGAACGAAAAAGGAAAGCAGAGGAAAGATTTAAGAAGAATGGGCATAGAAGATACTAAAGACAAAAAACAGAAAAAATAAATTATGATATTACATTTGAACTTAACAGAAGACCACTTGAAGTTGGTCAGATTCTTGAACATCGAGGACAAAGACGATGACGTGCTTACCATTAATAAAAAGGTAATGTTGACAATGCAGACACATATCTTGGATGATGTGGCTATGATTCTAGGATTGAGGGATAAAGCAATTAAAAACACAAGTGAGGACGCAGATGGGAGTGCATATCCAGATGATGTTGAGAAATACATGCTTGACACATACCATTATGTATCTGACAACCTTTACTTGATTGAAACACTTTTGCATCAAAGAGTGTTGGAAGGGGTTCAGAGTGGGCATTATAAGTGCCGTGATAGTGATATGATTTGGGAAATTTGCCCATAAAAAGTATACTTTTCCGTTTACGATAATATTTATATTAAAATAGTATTATTATGAACGGAAAAAGAGATAATATTTACATTTATTTGTGGGAAGGGTTTAACACTATATATATAGGTAGGACAGTAAATCCAAAATCAAGACATCAAGCACATAGAACAAGGGAAACTGAATCTACATATAAATTCAGTAGTGAGCATGGAGTTAAACACCCTAAGATGATTATTATTGAGAGTGATTTATCTGTTGAAGAAGGTGTTGAACGAGAAAAATATTGGATAAATGAGTATAGAGAACATAGTACTTATAATGTCTTAAATAAAACAAAAGGTGGAGAAGTAGGCGGCTCTAGTGGCGCTATAAAATGGACAAAAGATAATGTATTTGAAGAAGCCAAAAAATATAATTCTTTAAGTCAATTTAAATATAACAATAATAGTGCATATTCAACGGCACGACTTAATGGATGGTTAAAAGAAATGACTTGGTTTAAAAGACCAATATATATCAAATGGACAAAAGAAGCAACATTTGAAGAGGCTAAAAAATATCAAACTAGAAGAAACTTTGAAGTTGGTAGTAATAGTGCATATAATGTTGCGCTGAAGAATAGATGGTTAGACGAAATGCCTTGGTTAAAGATAGTTGGTCATTATAAAAAATGGACAAAAGAATTGGTATTTGAAGAGTCTAAAAAATACTCTCATAGAAAACCATTTAAAGTTGGTAGTCCTGGTGCATATCGTGTTGCATTAGATAATGGATGGCTTGATGAAATGTCTTGGCTTGCCCCTAAGTTAAAATGGAATAAAAACGCAGTGATTGAGGAATCGAAGAAATATAACAGTAGAGGAAGTTTTAAAAACGGTAATAAAAGCGCATATAATGCTGCTCTTAAAAATAGATGGATTGATGAAATGTTTTGGCTCAATAGAAATAATACACCGATTAACAAAATTTAAGATAAAAGGTTTTGCTAAACCAAAAAAATTTCGTATCTTTGCATCACAATCTGAGCCTACGGCATTGGCATATACTGACTTCACAAAACCAATGCCCACCTTAAAAGGCAAATATGCTGAAAGGTTTATCACAATGATGGAAGAGAATAATCGCAAGGCAGAAGAACGTGCGAAAACGCCCCCAACATTAGATGAACTTGAAAGAAGGTATGAGGTTAGCAAGATAGTTTTCGATATGCATAAGAGAGAACTTGAGGATGAAGAAAAGAGATTAATGAAATTAGAACAAGAAATAAAAACTTTAAAAGAAAAGAATGGCAAAACAGAAGAAGAATGATTTTTCTTCAAAGTTCCGTGTGAACGATGAAATACGATTCAAGGGCAATGTGAGAATCGTAGGTAATGACATTGAAAGTAGAGTTGTCTCAATGTCAGAAGCAAGGGAGATTGCTGATGATATGGAACTAGATTTGGTTGAGATTCAAGGTAATCTTGAGATTCCAATCATTAGAATCTGTAACTATGAGAAAATGCTGTATGAACTTAAGAAATCTGCAAAAAAGAATAAACAAGCAGCAAAGCCTCTCAAGGAGATTCAACTTAGCGTGAATATTGCAAAACACGACCTCGAAACTAAGGCTAATAATGCTCGTAAGTTTCTTGAAGACGGGAGTCGTGTTAGAGTAACACTTTCAATGAAGGGACGTGAATTATCTAGGAGAGAGGAAAATAAGAAATCTATTCTTGAATTCGTTGTTCTATTGGAGGATGTGGCAGTGCCAGAGTCTGCATTGCGTGATGAAGGCAATAAAACAGTAGTGACATTAAAAAGAAAAAATAACATTAAACAATAATTAGATGGGTTACGTAATTAATCTTAAAGCTGACACAGGACTTGTAGACCGCACTGAGAATACAATTAGATTTCTTAAGGATGTTAAGGACTATCCGACATTGACAAAGGAAGAGGCTGTAGAATGGTTCAAAAGATACAAATATGGTAATAAGAAGGAGAGTGACATGGCAAGGGATTATCTCATGTTATGCAACCAAAGATTAGTGTTGGCAGCAGCTAAGAAATGGGCAAAGACTGATTCCTATATGGATTATGTTAATGAGGCTAACTTTGGACTTCTTGAGGCTATTGAGAGATTTGACATATCCAAGGACGTTAAGTTCTCAACCTATGCGATGTGGTTTATTAAACGTGCAATTAACAAGTATATCTGTGGAGATTTGCAAGTTGTTAAACGACCAAACTTCTCTAAGACGTTCCACGTAATTTCCAAAGCTACAAACGACTTCCTACAGAGTAATGAGAGGACACCAAGTCCAGATGAGTTGTTTGATATTGTAACAACAAAGTACGGAAAGGACATTAGGGACAAAAACGACATCTTAGATTTGAAAGTCAGTTACGTGGATGAATCTTCAAGCGATGAAGATGAAAGCCCAAACTATGGTGATATGGCAGCATATAACCGAGTGAGCGCTTCATATAATGACTATGAAGAGGAAGAAACAAATGAATTTAATAGAAAGCTAGTATCTTCATTACTTGGCAAACTCTCACCACGTAAACAACAGATTATCAAGATGCGTTTTGGAATGTATGAAGAGGATAATGGACTCAGACATGAATATGAACGTGAGGAAATCGGGCAGATTCTTGGCTTGACCTCAGAGCGTGTAAGACAGCTTGAACTTGCAGCTATGGAAGAAATCAAGATTGAGTACATTAAAGAAATGAAAAAGCTTAATTAAACAAATAATGGGTGTTACATTTTGTAACACCCATTTATGTCTTATTTAACAGCAATTTGTCCTGCTGAAATCATCTTTTCAACCTTAGACGCAATATTCTTTGTCATTGGCCTCTCACCATTAACAATCTTTCTGAATTGAGATTGAGCACCTTCCTCTGTATGGTCTGGAAACAATTCTCTTGCCACTGCTGCCATATTGGTTTTCTCAGTATCAATTGTTGTACGAATTGAGTTTGCATCACCGTTTGATATTTTCTTATTCTTTCTCTCATAGTCATCATAATCATAATACTCCTTACCACCGCCAGCTTTCTTACGTAGCTTCTTTTTAGGCGCTTCATCATGATGCTTTTTATTATGATGTTTGGTATGACCAAAGTATTTCTGAACAAGGTCTTTAACGTGATTACTCTTTTCGCCCATAAAGTCCTCGTTGATTACTTTCTCAATTTCTTCTTTTATAATTGCATTTATTCTCTTACTATCCATAATATATGTTAATTTCTTACTATAAATACATTTTTATTGAAAAAAAGTCTTAAAATATTTGGTTATTCCAATTATTTTTCATATCTTTGCATAAGTAACAAAATCGGAAAAAAAAAATGAATACAAAAACAGCAACAAAGACAAACGCATTTATTGATGCAGTGGGATTCGAGAGTTTTACAACTACCGAAAACGGGGCAAAAACTCTTATTTCTAGCGGTAGTGCCATTGTTGACCAATTCGGTAAGGCTGGTAACTTCAGAGGACGTACACTAGCAGAAGTATTTGCTGACCAAGCTACAATTTGGGCTGAGAATCCAAGTGCAGCTCTTCGTTTCCCATTCTACCTTCGTATGGTTACACGCAAGGTTAAGGTGAATGCCGATAATGAGACTGATAAGGTTCAGAATGGTCAAGGTGCTCGTGACGAGTCATTCAAGCGTTTGCTTTGGATTGCTCAAGAGCAAAAGGACGCATTCTACAAGAACATTTGGGCATTGCCTCTTGTTGGTTCTTGGAAGGACTTGTGGACACTCATGTACTACGACATCAAGGATAACATCAAGTGCTTAAATCAAAAGGCACTCTTTGAGGTTATTGCACAAGGTTTGCTTTGTGACACACATGTTGACTTGATTAAGAAGTATATGCCTCGTATCAAGTCACAGAGCAAGTGCAAAACTGAGTGGACTACCATCACTAATGATTTGGCAAAGGCATTTGCTAATCAGATGGGTATTACCTATAAGGAGTACAATAAGATGAAGTCAAGCGGTAGAGCACACGACTTCCAAAAGTTGATTTGTTCTCGTAACTATAAGGATTTGAATTGGAATCACATTCCAGGTCGTGCTCTTAACCTCCTTGTAACAAGTAAGTTCCTTTCAAATCACGGTTTGAAGGATAACTACACAGAGTGGATTATGCAGCAGCCAGTAGCAAAATTCACTGGTTATGTCTTCGAGCTTGCAAAACGTCTTCGTGAGGCACGTGGTTCACGTGGATATCGTAGAGGTTCTATGACAATTCCTCTAGAGGTTAAGCACACCCTTGATGCACAGTTTAAGGGTCTTGTAGACAAGGCACGTGATGGCGGTAGAATTACTGAGAATGTATGGTGTTGCCTTGATACTAGTGGAAGTATGAACCAGCCAGTTACTGGCTTAAAGGATATTTACTGTTCAGATGTTGCAAGTTCTCTTGCACTGTTCTTTGCTGACCTTAACACTGGTCCATTCCATAACAAGGTCATCATGTTCGATAATGTGTCAACACCTTATGACATGAAGGGTGATTCATTCTGCGATAGAATAATGAATCTTCCAAGCGTGGGTTGCGGTGGTACTAACTTCCAATCTGCGGTTGACGAGATTATTAAGATTAGAAAGGAACACCCTGAGATTCCACTTGAGCAGTATTGTACAAGTATATTGGTTGTAAGTGATATGGAGTTTAACCCAACTGGAGGATGGTACTCAAGACGTACTGAGCCAACCAACTATGAGTACTCAGTAAGGTCATTGAAGACAGTGTTCCCAGAGGAGTTCGTGAATAACATGAAATTCATTTGGTGGGATGTAGCTTCAAGGCATGGTGTTACTCACTTTGAGGGTAAGTCGATAGAACCAGGATGTACATTCCTTTCTGGCTTTGACCCTTCAATCATCACAATGCTGATGGGAGATACTAAAGTGATTGACGAGAAAACAGGTGAGGTGCGTCAGATGACTGCCGAAGAGCTAGTTGAAAAGGCTCTTAGCCAAGAGATTTTGAACTACATTAATATTTAATGAGTTCCTACTTATATATAAAATGACCATTGACGAGAGTTGATGGTCATTTTTATTAAATAACGTTAAATGATTTTGTTTATTGATTTTTTTTTCATATCTTTGCAAAAGTAAAATAGTGTATATATGTTCTTTAATTACTTTAAAAAGAAGAAAAAGAAAAATAAGGGTAAGAAATCCAAGTTTACTGAGAATTCATATAAGAAAAACTCCATCAGTAAAATTCAAATGATGGAGATAACTAATGCTGTGCTCAGTAAAAAGAGACTGCTTGTATTCAGTGAATCAATTTAAAATTATAAAATAAAGATGAATCCATTACTTTCAGAACTTAAAGAGAGAGGACTTATAGCAAGTCTCTCTGGAAACTTAGAGGAATTGTTAAAAACGCCAACAACATTCTATGTGGGAACTGACCCTACTGCTGATAGTCTTCACTTAGGGCATTTGCTTGCCTTTACAACTGCTAAGTTGCTTCAGTCCTATGGGCATAAGCCTATTGTTCTTTTAGGCGGTGCAACAGCCTTTATTGGAGACCCATCGTTTAAGTCAGAAGAAAGAAAACTCCTTAGTGCTGAAACTGTAGAACACAACATTAAGGGAATTCATGCACAAGTTAGCAAACTTCTTGATTTCGATTCAAAGGATGAGAATGGTGCAATTATGGTTAATAACTATGATTGGATGAAAAACTTCTCATTTATTGATTTCGCACGTGAGGTTGGTAAGTGTATTAGCGTGAATTATATGATGGCAAAGGATTCCGTCAAGAAACGTCTTGAACGTGATGGTAACGGAATGTCATTCACTGAGTTTACATATCAGCTTATCCAAGGTTACGATTTCGTAGAATTATATAAGAAATATAATTGTAAACTTCAGATTGGTGGTAGTGACCAATTTGGAAACGGTACAACTGGTATTGAGCTTATCCGTAAGATGGTTGGCGGTACTGATGCATGTATGATTACTTGGCCTCTTGTAACCAAGGCAGATGGTACAAAGTTTGGTAAGTCAGAGAAGGGTAACATTTGGCTTGATGCCGAAAAGACAAGTCCATATGAGTTCTATCAATTTTGGCTTAATCAGTCAGATACAGACTCAGAACGTTTCATTAAACTATTTACTCTTATTCCATTAGACGAGATTAATGCTCTAATTGAGAAACATCGTGAGCAGCCTTCAGCTCGTGTATTACAGAAAGAGCTTGCAAAGTACATGACTTGCATGGTTCACTCTGAGGAAGAGTATAACAAGGCAGTAGAAGCTACTGAGATTCTGTTTGGTAAGGGTACTACAGAACAACTTGCCTCTATTGATGAAAAGTCCCTTCTTGCTGCAATGAATGGCGTGTCAAAGGTCGAAGTATCCAAGGAGCAGTTTACAAGTGGACTTACAGTATTAGACCTTGCAACAATGCATGATAAAGTACCGTCAAAGTCTGAGGCTAGAAAACTGATTAAGGCTAATGGTTTCTCTATCAATAAGGAGAAAGCAACCAATGAAAAAGCCGTTATTGATACTAGTAACTTGATTAATGGTAAATATCTATTGTTAACCAAAGGACGCAAAGATTATACACTGATTCTTGCAAATGGTTAAATAATATTAAAACTGAGATTATCATTTGGTAGTCTCAGTTTTTTTTCGTATCTTTGCAAAAAAATAATGTAATTATGGGTGTTTTATATATTCTATTAATAAGTTTAGGAATTGTTTTTTTATGTCTTGCGCAATCGGTACTATCTGACCGCAACGAAAAAAAAGAAGCTGAAGAAAGAAGGATTGCCGACCTTCAAAATGATGTAAAAGAAGAATTAGATGGTATAACCGAATATGCTGATAGATTCGGTGATAAATTCTATGATTCTCTTATGGACTTTGCTAGTAAGATGGAAAAATTATCTTTGGATGATGTTAAGGTTGATTTAAAACCTTATGACACTTATAATATCAAACGTCTTCAAGAATCATTTAGTTCACTTGGAAAATTATTGGGTAGAATTGTGATTAATAAGAATCTTGAACCAAGGTTTATGGTTTCAGCACCATCTACGATTCCATCTATGGCAGATATACAGTTGGAGGCAGCATTGACTATTGATGAAGTTAAGGAACTTGCTGATAAGTGTCGCAAGATAAAGATGGATGTTGACATTGAAGCATTTAGAAAGGATAAAGTAAGGAAAGCAATAAACAATAAATAAATATGGTAGAAACGTATCGTCCAATTCCATTAGATATGGAAGTTGTATTTAAGATTCTTGTAGAGGGAATTAAGAGTTATGTAAATCAGAATCATATTAAGGTTGTAGTTCTTGGATTAAGTGGTGGTATTGACTCCACAGTAGTAGCTGCACTATGTAAGGCTGGAAACATTCCCCTTATTGGCGTATCTCTTCCATGCTCAACCAATGCAGATGTGGAGAATGATGCAGCCAAGGCTGCTGGCACCGAGTTCTGTGACACTTTCAAGGTGGTTAACCTACAAGAGCCATATGAGGTAATGGAGAAGTTCTGTACTGAGGCTAGCGGTAAGGAGAAGACACCAATTTCACAAGGTAACATCAAGGCACGTTTGCGTATGATTACGTTGTACGATATCGCTTCAAAGGTTGGAGGTATTGTAATGGGCACATCAAATAAAACTGAGTGGCTAACAGGCTTTTGGACACTACATGGTGATGTTGGTGATATAAACCCAATTGGTGAACTTTGGAAAACAGAAGTTTACGCTCTTGCAAAGTGGATGAAGGAAAATGTTTTCAAAGATTCTAAGGCACTTGAGCAGTCGATTGCACTCATACCTACAGATGGTAATGGGGTTAAAGCTGGAGGTGATGCTGAACAGATAATGCCAGGATATACTTATAATGAGATTGACCACGTATTAAGCAAATGGGACGGTCTTTCAGAGAAGATTAAACCAATGTATGCTACTGATGGCTTAACAGAATCCATTAAAAATACTGTATTTGATGTTGAAAATGAAGATGTTAAGCAGCGTAGAATGGAGGCTTGCAAGAAGAGTGACAAAGAGTTTGTACCAAATCTTGGAGATTTATATGGAGTGGACTCTGTACGTAAGGTTTGTATGCGCTCTTGGAATAGCGAATTTAAACGTAGAAATCTTGAGGTTTGTATAAATCTTAAAGATGGAAATATTTTATTACATTAAGGATAATTTATCAGTCTTTTTTATTATGTAATTGATATTTATATGTATAAATGGTTATGTTATATGATAAATAGGACTGATATTTTTATAGAAAAATCTAGAGATATTCATGGAGAGAAATATGATTATTCTAAGGTAGATTTAGAGCATCGTGACGAGAAAGGTAGAGTGTGTATAATATGCCCTAAACATGGTGAGTTCTGGCAAAGACCTAACTCTCACACACATGGTTGTGGGTGTCCGAAGTGCTGGGAAGAAAGAAAGGACAAATGTTTATTTAGTAACACCAATGAATTTATTGAAAAAGCTAAAAAAGTTCATGGTGATAAGTATGACTATTCAAAAGTAGAATATAAACGTTCAAATCAAGATGTATGTATTATTTGTCCTATTCATGGCGAATTTTGGCAAACACCAAATAAACATTTAGGTGGTGAAGGCTGTAAAGAATGCGGAAAAATTACTACTGCTAACAAACGTTGTTTAAAAACAGAAGATTTCATCGCCAAAGCCACTAAAGTTCACAACATGAAATACATCTATAATAAAACTGATTTAAATTCTCGTGATGAAAAAGGTAGGATAATAATCACTTGTCCAATTCACGGAGATTTTTGGCAAACTCCGCACAACCACTTGTGTGGCAAGGGCTGTAAGGAATGTGGTATAAAAGAAAGGTCAAATAAAAAGAAATTATCACAAGAAACGATTATAAGTCGTTTTATTAAAAAATATGGTGATAAGTATGATTATTCAAAAGTGGTATATAAGAAAATGCATTCTGATGTAATAATTACTTGCCCAAAACACGGAGATTTTACTTGTACGCCAGCGAATCACTTAGGTAGTAAAGGATGTCCAAAATGTAAAATGAGCCATGCTGAATGCAATGTTGAAAAAGCATTAATAGACAATAATATTGAATATAGATATGATGCTAGAAGAAAAACTTTACCTTGGTTAGAAGAACTAACATTAGATTTTTATTTGCCACAATACAAAATTGCCATAGAATGTCAAGGTGGGCAACATTTTTATTCTGTGGATTATTTCGGTGGAGAAGATAAACTCAAATATCGCATTGGTTTGGACGAAAAGAAAAGAAAACTTTGTGAAGACAATGGAGTTAAAATATTGTATTATAGCGAAGAAAAAATAGATTTTCCATATGAGAACACTACAAATGTTGATGAGTTAATAAGTAAAATTAAGTTATATGATAGATAAAAAATACGTAGATGCATGTATTGGGAATTTCAATATGCGTCTTGAACAGACTAAAGAAGAAGTACGAAGGGATGGTGAGGATAAAGGCAGCTTTGATTATGCCATTGCCAATCTTCGCAACTCTAGGGAGTGTATTGATGCTTTGCAAGGGATTGTAAACCAAATGAAACAAGAGGAACATGACCTTACCCAAGATGTCTATAACAAATTTAAGGATAAGGGATATGTAAGTACAATTAAATTTTGAATGGTATGGATAAGTTTAGTGAAAGATTTAAGTTGGAGAATGGTATCTTAGGTTTTGTCATGGTAAATGGACTTGAAACATCCAAAGCCGATATATTGGGTGATGACCCAATGGAAGACAAGGTATATACCAAGAAAGTTAAAATTGACAAACACTTTGAATCTACAAAAGTGGTGTATGTTTCTGTAACTAGTGATAAACCTTTAGATGGTGATATCTCATTGGATAATGTCAGAATCAACACCAAGAACAGAGAGGGACAGTGGTGCAACATCTTTCTTAAAGAAGCACCTATGGAATTATTGAAGTTTGTTTGGGAGAACCTTAGAAAATGAATATACAATCGTTATCAATCGTAGTTCCTACACATGGCTGCATGAATCAGTGTAAGTTCTGTGTAAGCCGCATGCATAAAGAGGAATATGATGATTTGATTTCTACTGATGACTATTTTCATGTAGAGAGTTATAAGAATCGTATGGCTTTTGCTAGGGATAATGGGTGCAATACCGTTATGCTCACTGGGCAAGGTGAGCCACAGCAGAACATGGCATTCATTGGCAAATTTGCTAGAATGAATTCTGAATTGACAATGCCGTTTAGAAACATTGAGATTCAAACCACTGGAGCTAAGATTGATGAGTATACACTTAATTGTCTTCGCAATAACGGCATTACCACAATCAGCCTTTCAGTGTCTTGTTTAAACAACGATGAAATCAATAGTGATATTATTAATGGTGGGCATACACGCATTAACTTGAAGTGGCTTTGTTCTAAAATTAAAGAATATGGTATGAACCTTCGTTTGTCCCTCAATGTGACAAAGTGGCTTTATCTTTATGAAGAGCCAAATGGAGAATATGAGCCAATATTCGAATATTGCAGCAAGGTATTGGGTGCTGACCAAATTACATTCCGCAAGATGTACACTGATGGTAGCGACACACCTCAGACAACGTGGATTAAGGAAAATAACGTTAAAACAACATCATATTTTGGTGGTCTTAATGATTATATTCTTAAAAATGGACGTTATCTAGATACATTGGAATATGGTAGCAGACGTTATTCAGTAATGGGTATATCAACAGTCATTGACGAGGATTGTATGGCTAAGAGCGAGGAAAAACAAGCTTTGAAGTATCTAATTCTTCGTCCAAACTGCAAGCTATACACACAGTGGGACGATAAGGGTAGTTTGTTATTTTAGGATTAAGTTATGTTAGAAATTAAAGGACAGTATTGTAAGTACATAAAGGTCTTTACCGACAATGTGGAGGAGACCGCATTGTCAACGATATATAGGATTGCTGATTGTAGGGCATTTAAGGATAGAAAGATTCGTATCATGCCTGATTGTCACGATGGTAAGGGCATTGTGATTGGATTCTCATGCCCAGTTAACATTGAAACAGACCACGTTAATCCTGAGCATGTAGGTTGTGACATTGGTTGTACAATCTCTGCCACTTTCTTCGACAAGCCTATTGTCGAGGATAAGATGAAGGAGTTTGAGCACAAGATTCGCAAGGATATTCCGTTTGGATTCACCATCAATGACAAGTCCAAGATTGATTGGAAGCGAATTGCAAAGGCTATTAATTCAGCTATGGATAGATTGGTTTCACTTTATCCTAAGTTTGTGGACTATGCAATCTATTTCAACTCAGAAATGGATTTAGAGAATTGGTGTAAACATGTACACATTCCTTATGGTGATTTCATGAAGTCTATTGGCTCTGTGGGTGGTGGTAATCATTTTGTGGAGTACGATGTTAATGATGACCTTGGTAAGTACTGCATGTGCGTACACTGTGGCTCACGTAAGTTGGGCTTGGCTGTATTCAACTATTGGGATAAGATAGCAAGAAGCATGGTAGTTTCTAGAGAGGAAATGAAGATGCTTGAGGATAAGGTCAAGGAGAAGAATACTGATAGAAAGAAGATTAAGGCAGAGATTGATGCAGCAAGAGAGGAGTACTTATCACGTAAGATTCCAGGATACTTGAACGGTGACAAACTTATGGGTTATCTTGTCGATGTCTTGATTGCTCAAGTATATGCCAAGTTGAACCACGAGGTTATCCACGAGCAGTTGGTTGAAATTTATCGTAAGATGTCAGATGGTGGCAAGCCAATTGACTTTATTGCCACTACTCATAATTACATCGATTATGACTTTAAGGCGTTGAGTGGAAAGCCAAATATGATGATTCGTAAGGGTGCTATTCGTGCCTATGAGGGAGAGAAGTTAATTATCCCATTCAATATGAGGGATGGTATCTCAATCTGTGAAGGTAAGTCAAACGAGGATTGGAACTGGACAGCCCCGCATGGCTGTGGACGTTCTATGTCTCGTGATAAGGCTAACAAGACCTTGGATGTTGAGGAGTTCAAGAAGCAGATGGCAGATGCTGGTATCTATACCACCACTGCTGACGAGAAAACATTGGATGAGGCTCCAGCTGCATACAAGCCAATGGATGAGATTGTGAAACTCATTGAGCCAACAGTTGACATCAAGTTCTTCATGAAGCCAAAGATGAACATCAAGGCAGCAGAGGACAAGAGAAGATGAGGGCTAGTTTTACATTAGTCCTCATTTTTTTATGTAAAAATTTGGAATTTACGAAATTTAACTATATCTTTGCAGTGTTAAACAGATTTTAACATGACAAAGGAAGAGTTATTAGAATTATTTAAGGATAATAAATTATCAGATTCCAAAAGGATTTCAGCAGCAGCTTTGGCAAACATAATCAAGTTTGCAGCCGTTAATTTGAGAATGGATGATAAGACATTAGATTACTATTACGATGTTAGCATTGACGAACTATTGGGTTCTGAAATGCCAGATGAGGAATATAATGTTATGAAAGAGCAAGGTTGGACAATAAATGAGAATTACTTAAAAATATTAATTTAACAATTTCATATTATGTTATACGTAGAACTAATAGGAAGACTTGGAGCAGATGCTGAACTAAAGACTTCCGCAAAGGGAAACCAATTTGTTTCCATGAGGGTTGCATCTAACGACTTCTTCAATGGTGAGAATGTTACGACATGGGCTAATGTTATGTGGTCTGGAGAACGTGCAGTTAAGATGCAAGAGCACATGAAGAAAGGTAGTGCCGTTTCTGTACACGGTACATTAAGAACTTCTCTCTTCACTAACAAGAATGGTGAACAATCAATCTCTACTGATTTATTCGCAGATAGAGTTGACTTTGTGAACTTGGGCAAGAGTGGTGACACTCAGACAAATGAGGCTGTCACAGACACTGGAACCCATAAGCCAAAACCACAAGAGACAGCAGCATCAACAGATGCAGATGATTTACCATTCTAACTAAACAAAGCCACTCACAAGATGGGTGGCTTTCTTTTTATAAAAATGTGTGTAATAAAAAAAGATATGACAAAATAGGTGCGATGTTGGCACTAATCAAATGTATGCGTAGCCGCAATCGTTTTCATAATTGGAAACGACAAGAAAAACGTATATACTATTGTAAAGAATGTCATGCTTAGCATTTAACGCATTTGAATTAACATTAATTATAACTTAAAATTTTGATTATTCAAAAAATAACTATATATTTGCACAAATTAATAACTTAAAAGTAGAATAATAATGGCGAAAAAGACAAAAGAAACAATTGTTGAGGCTGAAGTAAGTGAAGTGAAGAAGCCAAGAGTTAAGAGAACTACTCGTAAGTCTCCAACACGCACAAGACGTGCCCTTGATGAGATTTCAGCAGAGGCAGAGACTGAACTTACTAGTGGTAGTACCTCACTGAAGCGTGTTGATGATAGTGGAGAGATTAATACGAGTAATCTTACTCCAGCTCGTAAAGCGTATTATAAGGAGATTGCATCAGTTCTCAATGAGAAGGAAATGTCAACCATTACTAGCTATGGCTCAGACCTCCAGAGAGCAATGAGTTCATACTCAAGTGACTTCCTTAAGCAATCATTTGATTCCAAGGCTGGTATTGAGTCAGCTCAGTTGATTTCAAACCTCTTGGGTGAGTTGCATGAGGTTGACATTAACGACCTTGAAGCACCTAATGCAGTCAAGAGATTCTTGAGACGTATTCCTGGACTTAAGAGACTCGTTATTTCTGTTGAGCAGATTAAGGCTAAGTACAACACTATCGAGAAGAACATTGACGGTATTGTTAAGAAGCTTGAGGCAACACGTCAGATTGCCATTCGAGATAATAATCTCTTGCAGAAGCAGTTTGAGAATAACTGTGATTATGTAGACCAATTGGAAGACCTTATCGTAGCAGGTAAGATGAAGTCTGAGGAGCTTGGTACACTGATTGACGATATGAAGTCACGCTCAAATGAGTATGAAGAGTATCAGATTAGTGACATCGAAGAGTACAAGAATGCTCTTGATAAGCGACTCACTGACCTTATCGCCCTTCGTTATGCGTTTAAGCAGTCATTGACTCAGATTCGTATTATTCAGCGTACAAACATCATGCATGCTAACAACACTGAGTCTCAGATTGCTATGACAATTCCTCTTTGGAAGAATCAGTTGTCATTGGCTGTGGCATTGTATGACCAGAAGCAAGCCATTGAGATTGGTACAAAGGTAACTGATACCACCAATGAGTTGTTCCGTAAGAACGCTGAAATGATGAAGGTACAAGCCATTGAGGTTGCGAAACAGAGTCAGCGTATGGTTCTTGATGTAGAGACTCTTCGTAAGTCTACACAAGAGCTTGTAGCCACTGTAGAGGGGGTACAAAAGGCTCAGAAGGAAGGTGCTGAAAGACGTGCTGCTGCCGAGGCTGAAATTGCAAAGCTTGAGAAGGAAATGCATATGAAAGCAATCGGTGTTGCAGAGTCCACTCAGAAAGTTATCTCAAGTGAACTTCGTGGGAAGAGAGACCCAAAGTTGCTCAATGAATAATGAACTATAAGCAAGTATTAGTAAATACATACAGAAACAATAAGATAGAACTAGTTCCAATCACCCTAAGTGATGATTGGACTGTTTCTAGCGCATATGTTATTGGTGACTACATTCACCTTAAAAATGCCTCAGATGGCAGAGAAATAGCAGTTAAATTATCTGAATTAACTCATAACCCTATGGGAAAAATAGCAAGTCCATGTATAGCTAGACCAAAGATGTCAAATAAAGTGATTAGTGGTATCAGTGAAATGGTAGATGCTGACTTCAAACGCAATACTACGCTGAAATCATATGCATACCCAAGTTCAGCAAAAAATGACAGTGGGTATGTCGAAAACTTATTTTATCATCCAAAGGAAATGTTTGAGGCTGTCGATTTCACGGATATGGGGGTTGTCAATGAGCCAAGTAATTGTATTCCAAAGTTTATAAAAGGAGAAAAGTATGCATTAAGTGGTGTGTCTTGTGAGGGATTCGAAATGCCTGAGAAGATATATGAACTTGTTGGCGTACATGATGAGTACGATGGTATCAATATTAATTCAGTAATCGTTAAACAAGTTGGTGGATACAAAGATAAAATCTTTACTCTCTCAAAGCATGATTGCGAATGCATGGGGATAGAATATGAAAATGGATTGCAACTATTCCCAAAACACCTTAGTTGGCGAAGAGTTAAGGAAACAATACCATTCGATAAAAACAACTTGGGCACTACACCAACAAGCGAAATAGATAACACAATCAGATATGTCTTATTGAAGCTTAATGGCTTTAAGGATTATTCTGATGGTTATGTGGTAACGCCAAGCGGTAAACTGATTAAGGAAGAAAGATTCATGAAGTCCTTGAGAGTTACAAGCGATGAGCCAATCGTGTATGAAAAGCCAAGTGGAGAAACAAAAAATGGAGTCATGATTGCGTCAAATACAAGATTGGATGCCCAGATTGCATATCCAAGCGGTTTGAATTATACTCACGGCAACTTCATTTCTGAGGACGATACAGTGTATATACTTATCAAACTTGTGAAACACACCAATGACCCAACCGCAATTGATGGAAAAAGTGGTGTTGAGAGACCTTACTTGGATGGTTTTAATCCAAACGACCATTTCAAGATTGCTTGGGATGAATTGGGTGCTTATACAGTTGAAGAGTATGAAGCAGAGAAAGCTAGAAAAGAAAAGGCTAGAAAAGAGAGAATTGAGAGGGAAGAGAAAGAAAGACAAAAGAGAATAGCCGAGGAAGAAAGAAGACTTAAGGAAAAGAGAAAACTAGTGGAGCAAGCCGTAGATAAGATGAAAGAATACAACATCAAAATCCCAAGCTTCCCTAAAATGCCGAATATTAAAATAGCAAATGGATTAAGCTCTCTTAACCTATATATGGATAGTCTTGATGTGTATTTCGATACACTTGATTCTTCATTGAAGACACTTTCAAAGGACTTGAATGGCATGTTTAAGATTATGGGCGTTAACCAAAATGACAGAAATTCTAAGTCCACGAATTCATTATTTGATATGTTAAAACTTTAATAGAAAAACAATATGAGAATTGTAAATGAACCAAAAACAATAGATGGGTTGAGAGTTATACAAGACCCACATGAAATGGAAGAGGCATTAAAGAATGGTGAATCCTTCTATCATTGGGAGATGGGTAACTCAATGTCGCCATTAATTAATCACATGGAATATTGTAGGGTTACTCCTTGCGCCCCAAGAGACGTTAAAAGAGGTGATGCCGTATTCTGCGTACTACATGATGATACTGGAGGTTCATGGTCTATGGTACACCAAGTATGGGAGATATCAGACGCAAGCCATACCAATGAGCTTTGGTTTAAGATTGGTAGCACTGGAACCTCAATCTTCGGTTGGACAAAAGAAGTCTATGGAATTGCAAAAGGTACTGACATATACCAAGAGTTCACTGAGGAAATGAGGCTTGCAATGGAAGCCGAAAAAGCAGAAAGAGAAGCCACATATTCTTAAAAATGTTAAAAAATCAGTGAAAAATTTGGTTTTCTCAAATATTTTTCATATCTTTGCATTATAAAACTTGAAATTTTTGAAATAAATACTATATTTATAATAAACAACAAAAATAGAGAATAATATTATGATTACATTCAGTCTACATATAGAAGAGCAGCCTCGTGGTCTTGGATATGGTTATCCAAGATATGAAGGTGTGTCCATGTTCTAATGTAGATTTACGTCATTTTATTATTATCATAAACCGAAGTTTCATAGTGTTTATTAGAGCTATAATAGGTGGGTAGTCTACGGATTATCCACCTTAAACTGTTTAAAGTTGTTAAAAGTTTGATAAAAATTTGGTTATCTCGATTTTTTTTCATATCTTTGCAATGCTATTATGGCGGTATAGTTTAAAAGTAGAACAAGTCTCTCTCAAGGACTAGACTTAGGGGCAGTACCTAATTCCGCTACTTAATTTAATGGCGCATTCGTATATCGGTTAGTACATAGGGTTTTCAACCCTAGAAGCCCAGTTCAACTCTGGGATGCGTCACTAAGACATTAAAAATTATCATTAAAAAAGTGTTCGAAAATCATAGTTAGTACTATTTATATATAGAAAATAATCATTATATTTTATATGTAAATCAGTATTATTATGAAAAAAGTAGAATCATATGATAAATTTTTCACTAAAGAAGAAAAAGAACAAATAATAAAAGATTATGTTGAAAATTACTTAAGTCTAAGAGAACTTTATAAAAAGTACAATATAGGGTCTAAACTTTGGCTTGATAAATTATTAAAAGATAAAACTAGGAGTTTATCTGAGGCAAATAAGATTGCCCATAAAAAACACCCAAATAGTTACAAACTTTCAGAAGAAACAAAGGATAAGATAAGAAAGGCGCATCTTAGATGGATGAAAGAACACCCAGAGCAAACTGCTTGGAGGCTGAAAAATATGTCATATCCAGAAAAATGCTTTCAAAAAATACTTGAAGATAATGGATTAGACAAAAAATATCTAGTATATAGGGAATATTCAGTTTTTCCATATTTTATAGATTTTGCCTTTATAAATGAAAAATTGGCAGTTGAAATAGATGGGTCACAACATTTGGAAGAGGAAAGAAAAAAAAGAGACAAAAAGAAAGATGCATTGCTATTATCTAAAGGGTGGAAAGTTCTTAGAATAGCTGCAAATGAGGTTACTCATGATGGTACAAAGGCATTGAAAGCAGTTCTAGATATGCTTGAAGAACCAATAACGCACTATGAAACTGTTGGCATTTTGAAAGCGCCTAAAGTATACAAGAAAGCTGTTCGTGGTGAAGACGGACTAACCAACAAGCAAAGACTAAACACCTTTAAACAAAGGAGAGTTGAAAGACCATCAAAGGAAAAGTTATTTGAAATGGTAAAGTATAAACCATTTACAACAATAGCACAAGAATATGGTGTTTCTGATAGAGCAGTAGCTAATTGGTGTAAACAATATAATCTGCCATACCGTAAAAAGGATATAGACCAATTGATTGGTAAAGAGCATAAATATTCAAAGGAATCACATATATGTTTACGATGTGGTAAAGAATATTATACAACCTTTCATAATAGTAAATTCTGTTGTGATGAATGCTATAAGAGATACATCAAAGAAAATGGTTTAGTAGATAAAGAAAATAGGAAAAAATCTAATCTATGGGTTTATAATGTTAATAATGATGGCACTTTTACCAATAAAAGAATTGGAAAAGATGAAGTTGAAGAGTATATAACTCAAGGATGGGTTAGAGGTAGAAAATTATAAATAAAAACAAATAAGTGGGAACACACAGCAAGTATTTCTATTAACAAGTAATTAATTTTGGGTTTTAAGAGTACGGTTAAAAAATGTTCCCTTTTTATTGGACTTTAGTGGAATTGATTAACACGTCAGATTCTGGCTCTGAAGAATGGGGGTTTGAGTCCCTCAAGTCCAACAATTACACGTTACCAAAGGAATGGTTGTGAAATGGGAATATTTTTCTAGAGCATATTCTCTCATAACTGGGATAAATGGGAACGCAGGTCAATGAAATAAGGGGAGTAGAAAGAAGAATAAAAAACTTCTACCATAAACGTAATGGTTCTTAAACGATTAGTATCGCCCTTATTAGATACGGTTCGGAAGGTATTGATGTAGTTGCAAATGCATTTGGTACAATTACTTCCTTCGATGGGTTCGAATCCCTCACGTGTAACATGGAGCTTATTAGTCCCTTAGAGTCGCCAAGCGTCACTAAAACTATTGTAAGCCTTGTCGGAGAGCAAGTCTTTCGAGATATGTCATTTGATGCAGATTACCCAAGGCATATGAGAATGTCATAACAACCATAGAGGGTACTTTGGCTTGTTTGCTTGATTAGATACTACTCTCCTTGTTTTTGACAATATATAGAATATGAGTATAGAGAAAAGTTTCGATGGTGCTTTCAAACGAATGAGAGACCGCAATTGGGAAAAGATATACGTGCTAGTAGATATCCATGATACAATATTGAAAGCATGTTACAATGATGAAGAAACGCATCAGTGGTTTCCATATGCTAAAGAGGCTTTGGACATCATGAGTCATGCGCAGCAAATATCGCTCATTCTCTGGACATCAACCTATGATGACATCATCGCTGACTATCTCAAGCACTTTAAGGAGAATGGCATCACATTCGACATGGTGAACATAAACCATGAGACAAAGAACACTGATTTGTCTTGCTTCGATGAAAAGACTTATTTCAATGTGGGTATCGATGATAAGTTTGGCTTTGATGCTGAAACAGATTGGGAAATATTGTACAATTACCTTGTTGAAGGTATAAGACTTGGGAAATTTAAGTAAAATGAGTGACAGAGACTTAAAGATACTAAACGACAGAAAGAATACTCTAGTAAGCAAGATTACTTGGCATAAAGATAAGCTTGCAGAACTTGAGGGAGAGTTAGAAGGAATAAATAGTTTTATAAACAGTTCAAAATAAAGTAAAATATATGGATAAATCAGACAATTCGGCTAAATTCAAAAGATGGCATAAAGCGTTTGAAAAGCTTATTGATAAGTGTGATGAAGAACATATGAATAGATGGTTCTCACCATTTTATTTGTATTGTATAGTTAAACACAAAATTAACGCCAAAGAATATAAGGAATTGATTGATTGGGTTTTGGAGAATGATATTGAAGATTATGAATAAATTTAAATAAAATAAAGATATGTATTATTACGATTATTATTATTATAGTGGATAAAGTTTGATGGAGCAGTCTAAGCACTTTCCATCAACAAGCTTCGGGAGGCAGCAACGATGGTGGTGTTGTGCCAGACTGTAAATCTGGTCCCACAGGGTAAACATTGGGGGTTCGAATCCCTCCCTTCCGACAATACTGTGGAGTTCCAGAGTGGTCAAATGGGGGGGTCTGTAAAACCTCTGCTTCGGCTTCGTAGGTTCAAATCCTACCTCCACAACAAAATAAATCTAGGTGTAACTGGTAATAGGTTTCCAACTGCATTTGGAATGCAGGCGTAATGCATGGGGGTTCGAGTCCCTTCGCCTAGACAAAAAGGAATCTTACAGCAATGGATATAACATCAGATGGATAGCTCAATTGGTTAGAGCCTTGGATTTTACCAAGAGATTATGGTTCGAGTCCATATCTACCTAAAGTTAAAGGATTCCGATTTTTATGAGCCGTTTATGCAACGTGGATAGCAAATGCGGTATAATGCATAGCAAACTGCGAAACATCGGTTCGAGTCCGATACGGTTCACGCCTTGGGGGATTGTAGTCTCCGCTTCGTGCAATGCTGGGAAGTCTACACAGAAGAACAGACATGATAAGAAGTAGACAAACAATAGTCATATAATAGTAGTACTGTAAAAATGATGACGATATGTTGAGGTAATTGATTGTAACTGATAATGGTATCTGCTCGTAATGGTATATACTACTGTTCAAATATGGTGATTGTAGTTCAGAAGTAGAACGCTAGATTGTGGCTCTAGAGGTCGAGATTGCGAAATTCTCCTTTCACCCAATGAAAAAAGTTATCAAAAAAATTTGGAATTTAATTTTTTTTTGTATATCTTTGCAAATGAAAAAAAAAGGAAACATACAGCAAGTATTAATAGGTATAGCATTAAACTGATAATTTAAGGGTCGTTGGTTCGAGTCCAACTCACGCTACCAAGGTTGGCGTGATAGCTAAGATGGATAAATGTTTCCGAAATTCGGGGTGTGGCGCAGTTGGTAGCGCACGGCATTTGGGATGCTGGGGTCGCAGGTTCGAGTCCTGTCACCCCGACTATTATAGAGGAACATTTTTAAAATAATGTTATGGGTGAATATAGGAAAATCACAAAGGAAGACATTAATTTTCCAAAATATTGCCTCTTTTTCATAAAGAAAATACAAGAGGCTATTGATAAGTCAAAAAATGACTTGAGCTATATGGAATTCTTAAACGTGGAAGTTGAAACAACTTATCCTTATTGTTCTGATGCCTTTGACCTAATAGCAAAGACATTCACACGAAAGGGTCTTGAATTGAGAACTCCAACATATAAGATGGATAAGGTAGATGGAATACCACATTATCTATATAAATGGGGTATAAGAAAGGAGGTAGATTATGATGACCTCCCTTTTAACTATGATTATTATGATGACTTTTAAATGAAATATTTGGGAACTTACAGCAAGTTTAAAATGGATAATTTTTTATTTGACCAAAATGAAAATAGATAGTTCGAGCCTATCAAAGTTATAGTTCCCTTTTAATTGAATAACATTTATAATAATAAAATAGTAATTTTTTTTTAAAAACAAAAGTTATGAAGAAAATTCTTTTAATGTTGGCACTGTTTAGTGCCGTAGTGAGTGCAAATGCACAGATTGCAACTGAGAATAGCAATGCTTTGGATAATGTAAGCATTGGTGTTACCGCAGGAGTAACTACTCCTCTTGATTTCAACTCAATGTTTCCGCTTAACACAAACGTTGGTTTGAAACTTCAGAAGGATTTCACACCTTGTTTTGGTCTACAGCTTGAAGGTATCGCTTTTCTTAACAGCAACCATTTCAACGACCTCAAGACTGCTATTAAGGCTACTAATGTAGGCGTGAATGGTGTTTTCAACCTTTCTAATATCTTTGGCGGCTATAAGGGCACACCACGTACTTTCGAGGTTAGCACCGTAACTGGTTTTGGTTGGTTACATAATTGGGATACACCAAACAATTTCTTGACAGCAAAGACTGGTTTTGACCTCGCATTTAATCTTGGTAAGAAAAAGGCAAGTTCAATTGTGATTACTCCAGCAGTATATTGGAATTTGAACAAGTTCGGTAATGTATACTTTGATAGACGTGGCTCACAGCTTGCTATCAATGTTTCATACATCTATCACTTCAAGACAAGCAATGGTACACATAATTTCAAGACATATGACGTTGGTGCAATGATTGGTGAGATTGACCGTTTGAATGGCGCATTGTCAGAGTGTGAGAGCAGAAAACCAAAGGTAGTTGAGAAGATTGCAAAGGAAGAGGTTACAGTTACAGTAGGTACTGTTAAGTGGGTTGTTCCTTTCGCAAACGGTAAGTCCACATTGTCTGAGGAGGCTGTATTTATCCTTAATCAGATTGGTGAAGATTCAATCGTTGACGTTGTAGCAACTGCAAGTCCAAATGGCAGCAAGGAGTTCAATCAGAAGCTTTCTGAGAAAAGAGCTGCTACAGTTGCAGATTACTTGACTAATCGTGGTGTAAAGGTCAATAGCGCAGTTGGTAAGGGTGTTGATGCCTCAACTGGTAGAACCGCTATCGTAACTACAGTAGAGTAAATTAGCCGAGTGGCGTTAGGAGAATAAGACTATGCTTTGACGGTGTACATGCACAAAAACCGTAGGTTTATCAGTTATCAATTCGTCTACATTCTCCTTTTCTTCAGATAACTAGATAAACGGTTGCTGCGAAAGGTAAACAGCTCACGAACTAATACCAAACCAGATATTGAGTTAATATCACTAAGTTAGTTCACCATTGTGGGATTAGTGTAGCTGGAGGGGCACGGCAGACTTCCACTCTGCAAGCATCCGAGGGTTCGATTCCCTTATCCCACTCAAAATAAAAAAAAATGTTAGTTCGACTTGATATTTTCGCACATTTCATTATATTTATATATAGGTAATGTATATAAATTATGAAAAAAGAAGATTTAAGGAAAACTATAAATAAAAGCATTGAAGAACAAAAAAAAATAATTGAAAGTACTAATTCTATTAGTTATGCTGCAAGAGAAATTTTAGGCACAGATAGCACACTTGCTAGAACTATAATTAAAGAAATATGTGAAGAACAAGGTTGGGATATACCAACTTGGTATAATAGGGTTAGATATTGTTTACATTGTGGAAAACCAATCATAGGTGGGGATAGTAAAAAGAAATTTTGTAATAGTTCTTGTGCAGCATCATATAATAATAAGTTAAGAAGTGCAAAAAAACACTATTGTATTAATTGTGGTAAAGAAATAAAACGAGGTAAATTTTGTAACAATACTTGTTGTGCAGAATATAATGCAAAACAATATATTGAACGTTGGAAAAATGGCGAAGAAAATGGATTGAGTGGTAAATATGGAATTTCGCAATATGTTAGACATTATATTTTTGAGAAAAATGGAGACAAATGTGAATGTTGTGGAAAAAGTTATATAAATCCATATACTAATTTATCTGTTTTACAAATACATCATAAAGATGGAGATTGTACTAACAATAAAGAAGAAAATCTTCAATTGCTATGTCCTACTTGCCATGCAATGACCGAGAATTTTGGTAGAAGAAATCCAAATGCCACAAGAAAGGATAATAGAATGAGATATTAAATGACGGTGTAGCACAGTGGCTAGTGCGTCTGCTTGCCATGCAGAGGACGCCAGTTCGATTCTGGTCATCGTCTCACAAACAGTTGTTAAATTGAGGAGTTGCGCCATGCGGTTATAGCTCAGACGGTAGAGCGTTAGTTTATTCCAAACTAAAGGTCAATAGCTCGAAACTATTTAATCGCTCAATTATTTAAACCTAATAAATTAAAAAAATTCAAAATTATGGATGTATCTACATTGTTTACAGTTGAGTTTTGGTATTATGCACCAATTCTTAGCACATTAACAGTTGCACTTGCTGGTGCGATTAACAATAAGTTTAACATTACTAGTGGTATTTGGCCACAGCTCGTTGCATGGATTTGCGGTTCAGTTCTAACCGTAGGTGGTTGGCTACTTGGTTTGATTCCTCTTGGAACACCAACATGGCTTGCAGTTGTATGCTTGTGCGGAGTTGTAGGACTCAGTAGTAATGGTATCTATGATATTCCTTTCATACAGAGTATCGTTGATAAACTTAAGTTTGTGCCTAAAAAGAACGCATAAAAACTAAATAATAAAGAATTACATGAAAAGTTGGCGTAGAAAGCCATCTTCTAAAGAGTGGGCAGAAGCAATAGGTAACTATTGTGAATTGACATTGTAAACTCAATGGTCTGCCACCTATAATGGGGTAAAAGTCCACCCTAAGAGAATAGGTGTTGGCAGTATGGCGAGGTTATGAACTCAGATTTCGGTAGGACATACGGGACTCCTTTGCCTTGAAAGGGACATCAAAGTAATTCTTTCACTAATTAAACTAAAATCTAACAATATGGAAAAATGTATGCGTTGCGGACATGAGATTATCATTGGAGGTAATTTCATGCTCAGTGAAATCAACGGAGAAATTTTGGCAGAGGAGGATGATGCAATGGTAACAAATGCATCTTGCCCTTATTGCGGAGCAAGGTATGAACTATACGACACACCACAATCTGAAAAGAAGAACTATCCATATTGGAATAATGTAAGGGGCCTTTAGCTCAGTTGGTTAGAGCAGCAGACTCATAATCTGAAGGTCGTTGGTTCAAACCCATCAAGGCCCACGCAAGGAAACATCCAGCAAATAAAGAGTTATTATTGTAAATTGCTACCGTAACGGTTTGTGGGTTCGACTCCCACACGTCTATCTTAACGAGGGCGTTGGTGGAATTGGTAAACACGGCTATTGGAGAATAAAATGTTTCCGAATTTGCGCCTATGGGGGAATAAGTAGACCCGTATGTCTTAGGAACATATGTTGAAATACACGTATCAGTGCAAGTCTGATTAGGCGCACAAAAAAGGTGCTACGACAGACTGTGGAAGCCAATTTGATAGTGGCGAGTTCGTAGAACGCTGTAGTTAAATGGAATTTGATAAACAGCCTTTTTAATGAATGGAGAGGAATGTTGGCTTGGAAGCGGCCATCGTCTAAGGAGTGACAGTACTCAGTAAGTGGTGAGGTATCATGTTAAAGGGTTTACACCTCGTATAAAAACCCTAGGTGTATCCAAATAAGTTGGGAGTTGCAAGTCCCTAATTGGCGAGAGACGAGAGGTCAAAGTCTGAGAATCTGAAATATAAGACCGAATGAGGCTCGTGAAGTCAAGTTGGAGAACCTTTAAAGCCGCTGCTGGATTCTTGGTCGAATGTAAACGTAAATCGTGAGGTATGAGGTACACATACTGTCTTTGGCGTAATAGCACACCTCTCTATTTATTTTTATGTTAAAAGATATTAATAAATTTGGTTATTCCAAATATTTTTCGTATATTTGCACAGTAATTGAAAATGTTATGGGAAGAATATTATTTATATTGTTCGTTGCTTTTATCATGACGCTTGTTGTTGTAGTTGTCAATAACTACCTCAATAAGAGAAATGGTAATACAATGTCAAAGGAAGAGAAGAGAAAGTCTTTCAATGACGATATTGAAGCAGTTGCTAAAGAAATTAAAATGAGAAGAGAAGCATGATTTTATGTATTATACTTGGTGCTCTTATTTTTATTGGATTTATAGTATCATTACTATTTTCCTACGAGATTAGACATGCACCGATAGTTCCAGACACAGAACCTTTCCTTGAGGGTAACTATGTGGAGGAAGAACCATATGTGAAGTATCATAATGTTTATTGCAAGAACTGTAAATTCTTTGATGGAACAGCAACATGCCTTCATGAAAATAATTTCGGCATCTTGAGTAATCATAATACAATTATATGCAAAACAGATGGGTTCTTTGAACCAAAATAAAACTTAATGGTGGGGTAGCTCAGTTGGATTAAAAAAAGTTACTCTGTCTAGCTGAACTAAATAACTTAGCTGATATTTATTGTATGTAATGTATAATGAATATGGCTGAGAAAGAAAAGACACTAGAGAAAACGTATTATTGTAAATATTGTAGAAAGGGTTTTAATGATAAACGTAAATTAGCTGGACACGTAACATACTGTCCACAAAACCCTAAACTAGAAGAACATTTAAAAAACCTAAATGAAGCAAGGAAAAATGTAAAACACCATAGCAGTAATATTGATTATGTTTGTCAATATTGTGGTAAGGTTGTATCTAATGCTGGATGTTTGGCAATTCACGAGAAAGCGTGTGAATTAAACCCAAATAGGGAAAAGTGTCCAAATCGTAATGGTAATGGTGGAAAAAACAAAGGGCATAATGCTTGGAACAAAGGCTTAACAATGATTCAAGATGAAAGAATCCTTAAACAATCCGTTAGTCGTAGAAAATCTTTTGAAGAAGGAAAATTTACTATTATTGGAAAACCACATACCGATGCTACAAAAAGGGTTTTGAGGGAGAAAATGATAGATTACATCAAAAGTGTTGGAAATGGTAATTTTGGTGAACATTTTTCGGAAAATGGTTGTAGGTATATTGATTTTTTGAATGAAAAAAATGGATGGCATCTTGTACACGCTAAAAATGGGGGAGAAAAACAAGTATGTGGATATTTTCTTGATGGATATGATGAAGAATTAAATATTGCCTTTGAATATGATGAACCAAAACATTATAGTGATGTTTATAATAATATATTGTGTGAAAGAGACATCAAAAGGCAAAAAGAAATAATATCTGAACTTGGTTGTAAGTTTTATAGATATAATGAAAAAATAGATAAATTTTATCTGGTGGGAGGGCAGGATGGATAATGCACCAGTCTTCTAAACTGGCTCCGAAAGGAATCTGGGTTCGAGTCCCAGTCCCATCACGAATGCGGTTCGAGTCCGCTTCAGTGACCGAGATTAGGTAAATTCAACAAAGCAGTGTTCGATTCTTGCTTATCTCCACACTATGAGTTTCCGATGTTAACTCGTGGGGATTATGGTTAAGTTGAGGTCAAAAATATGTATCTAGGATGCCCAGTTGCGCCTAGCTGCATCAGTAGGAACGTACAGCAGCATTTACTTATTTAAAAGCATTTTGTTAATTAGATTCGTAAATGAGGATAAGCGAAGCACTAAATCATAATTGCGAGGCACTTATCTATGCTCTTCGGAGCGAATGTCTAGTCATGACAATAAATTGACCGTTCCTTTTTCTTTTGTCGCAATTGACACAAAACATAGTGGAAGCGTACAGCATGTACTTAATCATCTTGTTACTAACGATTGCTGATTTTAGAGGTTTCCAATTAAACACTTGCAAAGGCAACCAGTAAGCGTACCTCTCTAATCTTTAATCACACTAGGCAAAGGGTTGAGGTAACGTATTACTCTTGTGAAGATAGTAGCAAAGGCATGTGAGTGTAGGATAGGCGAGAGACGTTGAAGCATCTTCGCAAGGAGTTGTGGAGTCAACCTTGAAATATCGCCCTCATCGTAATAGCTGAATCTCCAACTAGAATAAACCTACGCTTCCTTCATGCACCCATAGCTCAATGGATTAGAGCACTTGTCTACGAAGCATGGGGTTGTAGGTTCGAGTCCTACTGGGTGTACACACTTTTTTTAAGGAGAATGTTATGGTTATAGAGATAAATAAGAAACTTATTCTCAATGTATTTGAGCAATGTTTAGTTGTAAAAGATGGTAAGTTGTTCAATAAAAATACTAACGAGTATGAAGCTATTGAGGGCGATAAAGTTAAGTTTTGTTTCACCAATGCTTTCGGAGTAGATTGTTGGGTTAGTGGAACAGTCGATGGATATACTTGTAATAGAAGAATCAAGTTAAGGGGTATCCATGATTTATATGCAATTAAACATGGCACTAAGAAAACCATCAAACATTTATCTGTAATTACAGACAGTGATTGCGAAGATGATGAAGCAGATGCTTATGAGGAAATGATGAAAGCTGAATGGGAAGCTGCTTTAAGTGAATGAAAAAAAAGTTCTCAAAAAATTTGGAATTCTCAAAAATTATCTATATCTTTGCAATGTTAGAAGCTTATAATGAAGTAAGAAACTAAAAAAATAAGAAAAAATACCAAAAAAATTCGTCAAAAACGAAACTTTTTAAAATTAAGTATATAATTATAGAAAAAAATCAATACATTTTATATTATGATTACAGTAGTTAAAAATATCGTCAAAGCCAATGCTAGTTCATTTACATCAAGTAAGTGGAATGATGCCATTGTATCTAATTTTGATACAGGGGTCAAGCAACAGCTATGCGGTTATACTGAAATATAAGATGTAAGAAAATCTAGGCACTTACTTCACTATATATTTCCCAAGCTGTTGAAGAACTCCAAGAAAGTCTTTAGCAGCTTTTTTTTGTGTGCTTAACTTTTCTTAACCCAATAAGTTTGGATTATAAGAAAAATTTTAGTATCTTTGCAAAAAATTGTGTTCGAAATGAAAGTAGCAGTATGTATAGAGAGGTTTGAAGGTCACGGCCTCACATTCAGAGAGGGAGAGACATACCTTGCTAATATGGTGAATGCAAACTATTGGATTGTTGATTCAGTAGGTGTTAAGTCAGAGGACTTCATGCTTCATTTCGAGGTCGTAGAGGAACTTGTAGAGGACAAGACTAGTGGAAGCACAGTTGAGGTAAATAAGAAGTTTGTAGAGGAAGAAAACGACTTTAGAGAGTTTCTTAGGAACTTCGGTTTCAAGGATGAAGACACAGAAGATAAAAAAGAAGAAAAAGAGTCATTACTCGATAAAATAAGGGATTACATATTTGCGTAATCCATATATTCGGAGGTTAAGCTAACTCAGTAGAAGCGGATGACTGAAAATCATCAGGACGTGCGGCAGCAGCACGAACCTCCACGTATAAATTTTCAAAATAGCCTCAGGGGATGCTAGGTGTGTCCGTCACTCTGTCACAGTGTTCAACCAGGTGGGTTCGAATCCCATTGGGGCTGCAAAGTTGGAACTTATATAGTTGGAGGTAGAGTTTAGAAGTGAATCGACACGATGCGGATATTCCGAAGCTTAAAGGTGCTGAGATAAGACTATATATCTTGCAAGAGTTCCAACCCCATATGTGGGAGTAGCTGAGAGGTTTAGCGGTGGGTTGAAGCCCCACGACAACGGTGGTTCGATTCCATCTTCTCACACAAAAACAAGCAAAAGAGGGACTGTTTAACAGCGAACTCCACTGTCATCTGGCAGTAAGTAGGCTTTATGTATAAACCTTGCTTGTTTATTTAAATGGATGCGTGTAAGGACTCCTTTGGGGAGTGACCGTGTGATTGGTAACAAACATAGGTTCGAATCCTATTGCATCCACAATATAGGGTATTAGCTCAGTTGGTTTAGAGCGCTTGTCTTACAAACAAGAGGTTTCGTGGGTTCGATTCCCTCATACCCTACAAAAAAAAATTGGAACGTAGCTCAGAGGCAGAGCGCTTGTCTGTTAAACAAGGGGTCGAGATTTCGAAATTCTCCGTTCCAGCAAAAAAAAAATGATTAACATCTATTGTTAATTTAAAGATTTTTGTTATATTTATAATAAAGAGTATTTTATTATGGATAAAACAATTATCAAAGAATGTCCTAAACACGGACTAACAGAACACGTTTTGCAAACAAACGGTTCTTACAAATGTAAAGAATGTAGGAAAGACGCTGTAATTGATATAAGACGTAGGAATAAAATTAAATTAGTAGAATATAAAGGCGGCAAATGTGAAAGATGCGGATATGATAAATGCATTGATGCTTTAGAGTTCCATCATCTTAATCCAGATGAAAAGGATTTTGGTGTTTCTTGTGGCGATACAAGGAGTTTCGAAAAATTAAAGGCTGAAGCGGATAAATGCATAATGGTATGTGCAAATTGCCACAGGGAAATTCACGCTGAAGAAAGAGAAAGGAAAATATTGGAAAGGGATAAAAAGAAAATAGAAAACGAAGCCATTTTTAAAACTAAAAAGAAAAATAAAAATATTAAGATAAAAAATAAAAAAATTATTTTAAATATTGAAGAAATAAAAAACGATATAACTAATAGGATAAAAAAAGCTGATATAGCAAAGAAATATTCTGTTGGACTAACAACACTCAAAAGATTTTTAAGAAAAAATGGTATAACATATATTGAAAGTAAAAATAACGGAAAATTAAAAGATTTAACAAAAGAAAATTTTCTAACTTCTTTCAAAGAACTAAAATCATTCACTGCCACTAGTAAAAAATTTAATGTATCAGATAAAGCGCTTCAAAAATGGTGTTATAGAAACAATCTCCCTTGGAGAAAAAAAGATTTGATTGAATATATAAACAATTTATAGAAATATCCCAAACGCAATTAGGAGGCTGAGAGCACTGGTAAATAGTGTGCTATGCCATTGTTGAGGTGAGCATAGAAGATGGGTTCGATTCCCATAGCCCCCACTCCCAGACGTGGGTCTCAAGAAAAAAGTCAAAGATGTACATATGACTTGCTAGGTTTTTTAATGATATGAAACTGTTTCACCTAGCCGTAAGGAAGCACTAAGCCAACGATACTGCTGCTGTGCATTGCTTGGGGTTGTAGGCTAACTGGCTAAACTGATAGCTTTGCAAGCTATATTAGAGGGTTCGAGTCCCTCCTTCTCCACCACTGGAAGCATGTGATAATTGGTAGTCGGGCTGTCTTGAAAACAGTTGGTCGGTGAAACGGCTTGGGGGTTCGAGTCCCTCTGCTTCCGCAATTTTAACTGATACATAATCAGAATATGATAACATTTAGAGAAAGTTGTAAAACTATTTTTGCATATGAAAATGATGTTTATTTAGGAGCAATTGTTTTATCTGATGATATTGAATACGAGAGATATAAAGACAGATGCAATGGTGATAAACTATTAAAAATTGTTCGACTTGAAACATCTAATGAGCATACCAACAAAGGTATTGGAAGTGCTCTTATTCGTAAAGCAATAGAACTGTATCCAGAGCACAATATGTATTTGTTATGCCATCCAATGCCAAGAGGCAACTGTGATGAGGCACACAAAACTGTTAGTGACTTGAAGAGATTCTACAGTAAGTTTGGTTTTGTTTCTTGTGGGGAACTATTACCAACAATGATTAGAAAAGCTACCCTTCCAACATTAGGGGTGTAATAAATATAGTTGGTGGCGGTTGATAAATATGACTAGGAAACAATTTGAATGGTTAAGATGGAATCAACCAATTGAAGACCCTCGCTGGATTGAGATTTATAAAGAGCACAGCGAAAAGGAAAAGTATGACAATCATTTGACAAAAGTTGAAATCTTAGGAGATTGTTTCATCGTGTATGGAATATCACATAGATACAACTTAGAAACAAGAAAATGGGAACAAAAGCATACCAAATATGAAATAAACTATAGGTATGTCAAATGTTTAAGATATAATCGTTCTAGAAGGAAACGCTAGGAAATAAACCACCTAGAGAAGTTATCGTAGGCAACGAGAGAGTCGGTATCATTCATCAAGGCTAGCTAGCTACAGTTGTACGAGATAGTGGAATGTAAGGAACTGATTTTATGGAGGGATACCCAAGAGGTCGTAAGGGGGCACACTGCTAACGTGTTAGGTCGGTGAAACGGCACGTGGGTTCGAATCCCACTCCCTCCGCATAAAAACAGATTAATGTTATGAATGAAGCAATACCGTTTATTTCGTTTATTATCATTGTCGTAGGTTTGATGCTTACTTGGGGAAATAAGAAAATGCAGTATATTGGATGGGCAATTGTGTCCATTAGTATGTTAATTAACACGATATATTGTTTTGTCATTGGCAGAATAATATTTGGGGTTTTTAACTTCTTTATTACGGCACTTGATGGTATAGTGGTTATCATGAGATACAAAGAATATAAGAAAGATTGCCTTGAAAAGAGAGAAAGGTTTTTATTTGAAATAATGAATTATAAGAGAAAACATAAATAAACATATGAAAAAGATAAAGTGCATAAAACGTAAGAAACAGAAGTAACACTCTGTTGGCTACCAACACCGTTGGGCTAGGAGTGTTATTAATAAGATATAGATAATTGCTCCTATAGCTTAATGGTAGAGCTGCGGCCTCTTAAGCCGAGGGTTTAGGGTTCAAGTCCCTATGGGAGCACATATGCGCCTATAGCTCAGATGGTAGATGCACGAAACTTTTAATTTCGGGGTCGAGGGTTCGAGTCCCTCTGGGCGCACTGATTTCTAACCTCCGTTAGTTCATCGGTGAGTGCTCGAAAGAGACAAGAACATCGCTCTTTTAAAGCGAGTGTGGTTGGTTCGACTCCAACACGGAGGACAAAATAAAATACATTATGGATAAAAAAGTAAAATTAACTCCAGCCAAATACATCACAAAAGCGTGTTGTTCGTGTCTATATGGTGAAGACGAAATGTACGCTGGATGGTGTGACAAACACGGATTTGGAATGTCTACGGACGAATTCTTTGACTGTACGTGTAAAGACTGGGAGGAAAGATAAGATTGGCAGTTTTCATATGCATCGTTGGCAGAGAGGCTATGCAACAGACTCTTAATCTGTACTGGTAACAGTAACGTGGGTTCGAGTCCTACACGATGCACAAAAAGAATATATGAAACGTAAACAGAATAAAATAGATATTGTGGATTTTAACCACAAGATTATCAAGTCCAAGTTGAAGAACAGCTTATATGTGCTGTCTGACTTAGACAAGGAATTATTGAATATTGGTTATAAGTCAAAGAAAAAGAAAAAAAAGAAATAATCGCTGGGGTGCTAGAGTGGTTGAATAGGTTGGCTTTGTAACCCAAAGGCGAAAGCCCTCGCAGGTTCGAATCCTGTCCCCAGCTCGATGCTAGGAGAAATCATATAATAGACGTACAGACGTAATTTTGTATGGTGAGGAATCTAGAACAGAACACATCAGTCTGTAATGGTGTGCCAAAGGTTCGATATCAGGGAAGGTTACTTTGGATTTTAATAGTGGGTACACACAGCAAGTATAAATTTACACTTCAAACAGACTGTCAATTTGTGTAACGTGGGTTCGATTCCCACCCCCTCCGCAAAGAGAATTAAATAAACTGGAGGGGTTGAAATGTTGGTTTTATGTACCCTTTTTACATGGTGACGTAGCTCAGTTGGTAGAGCAGCGTAAATTCACGTGTTACCTCGTGTGCGTAACCCACAGCAGATTATGAATGTCGATTGTTAATCCGTTGGTCTGTGGTTCGAGTCCACACGTCACCGCATTTTATAAAATTGAAAATGATGAAGCATAAAGTAGTTATCAATACAAAATTTGGTGGCTCTATATGGACGGAACCAGTAAAAGAATGGTTTAAAAAACATAATTTAGAGCATCCTAAAACTAGGCATGATAATAAGTTGGTCGAATGTGTTGAAGAATTAGGTCTTGAGGCAGAAGATAAACATGGAAGACCTATTATTAAAGAAATTGAAAGCGATACATATTTTATTAGAGATTATGATGGTTGTGAAAGTGTTGTAACTTCAGATAAATTGAAATGGATAAAAATTGAAGATTAATGCCTCGTTAGCTCAGTTGATAGAGCGTCACTTTAGTAATGTGAATGTCGGGGGTTTGAATCCCTCACGAGGCTCAATGGAAGAAAGGAAATGTTATGAATTTTTGGGTATTTTATATATTAGGATGCTTAATTGCGTTTATATGGGGTACAAGTGACTATTATGAATTTAAAGTTAGAAATAAAGCTTATAATGGTCGTATGTTTGAGGATGCTAAAGATTTATTTAATATGATAGTATTCTCATTAGGTTCATGGTTTGCCGTTATTATGCTTATTTTTAGCAACGATGATATTAATTTTTCTTAAAAAATTTGGTTGTTCCATTTTTTTTTCGTATCTTTGCATCATAATAACGTAATCTACGAATAACATGTTAGAAATAACAGAGAAAATATTGGCTAGCATCCATGCGACACCAATGACATATAGCGAAATAAGTGATTTGCCATATCTTAAGACAATATCTCATTATGGTATTGATTTTTCAATTGAGACGTTGATTAAGAGAGACTTTATAATTGAGAAGATTGTCGATAGACATCCATACCGTACAAAAGAGTATAGGAGAAAGTATGGCGAAGTTGTGAGAGTAAAATATCGTGCAACGAAGAAAGGTGAGAAGTATCTTGCTGAACATGGATATTTAGACTAATCTATTAAAAAAATTTACTATATGGATAAGATTAAATGTGCGAAATGTGGAAAGGAAACCGAGATTGACATTAGCAAGGCCATCGATGCCGATGGTGAGGTGTTCAAATGTAATCATTGTGGTTATCCGTTTAGATACGCAAAATAATAATTTATGAGAGAGTTAGACAAGTTTTCGAAAGACGTTGCTATATCGTATAGCAATATAGTAAAGGAGAGAATGAATACAAATGTAGATAATGTTGCCAATAAAATTATTGACTACATTTCTTCTAGGTATGAAGGTGTAATCAAGTCAGCGATTGACAATAATTTTAACTGCAAGTCAGTTAAGATATCATTACCAAGGTCATGTTCTCCTAAAAAACTTAGTTCTAATGAGGGCACTAGGAAAGACATTTTGAAGGAATTAAATGAGTCAGTGAGTGGACATTTTAAGAACTTTGGTTTTTCTGTTTTTCTTACTGATGGTATTTCTTGTAGATGCTTGTTTGATTGTTTGTGCAATCGAAAGGAATTTGTTGCAGAAATAATATGGGAGTGAATGTGGGTTCGAGTCCCACTCTTCCAACACATAAGGCGTTTAATGAGACACTATGAATTGATATATCAGTTCTAGTTATAGAGATATATTGATTCGTCTCTTGTGCGGTAGTATAATGGTAATTACAAGTTCTTATACAGCTCAATTGAGGTTCGATTCCTCACCGCACACTGAATTTAAGAAGAAAAAATGATAGTTGCTTTTGATACATATTATTACAACGGTTACTCATATACCGTAGCTGGTGTATTTAAGTCATGGAATGACAAGGAGGTTTTATATTATGCCACTAGCAAGAGGATGTGTATTGATGCTGACTATAAACCAGGTGAACTCTATAAGCGTGAGCTTCCATGCATTATGCAGTGTTTGACACTATTACCACTTAAGGACATTACCCTTATCATGGTAGATGGCTTTGTATGGCTTTCTGAGGATGGAAAGACATTGACAAAGGGATTGGGTGCTCATCTTCAAGAAGCGATACTTGAGAAATATGGTGAGAAGATAACAGTTGTTGGTGTTGCCAAGAACAGATATCATGTGGAGATACCAGATTGCTATGATATTGAGCGTGGTTTGGAATCAGCAAAGCCATTATTTGTGACATGCAGTGAGCCTTGTCTTGCAGAACATTATTCAAATATGGTAAAGATTATGCATGGCGATTATAGAATACCATCAATCTTAAAGGCTGTTGATACTAAAACAAGGGAACTTGGGCATGAGGATAGTGATGAAATTGAAAAAGAACTTGAAGAAGAATATAATTCAAAGCCAATAGATATCTCAATGGGAGACGTTGATGAATTCATGGCTACTTGCACTAAAAACGGATTTAAATATAGATAAGAGAAATGAATAATTATGATTGTAGGAAGGATAGCTGTGGATGTTGTAAATCAATTTTCATATTTTGCTTAATATTTGCCTTTTCTGTCTTCATGGCAGTATATGGTGGATAAAAGAAGATATAGAGGTGTCGGCAATTGGTTAGTCAGTCGGTCTCCAAAACCGAATTAGTGGGGGTTCGAGTCCCTCCACCTCTGCAATAAAAGAAATTTTGATATTAGCTATGGGAATAGAAGCTTTACTAGTTGTCTCATATTGTGTTATTGGATTCGTATTATCGTTTTATTGGTTCAAGCGTGATTACGAAGAGGAATATGAGAGAGCAGACGAGAATGATGAACCAATTGAAAGAGGGATGGTTGGATTATTACTTTTGGGATTCATCGCATTCTGGCCATTTGTATTAATAAAAAACCTAATAAAACATAAAACGTTATGAATTTTCCAAAGTCATATATCAAGAATAGATTGTTCGAGATTGGTAAAACAGTAATCGTAAGAAAGGATAAAAGGAAAAAGATGGTTGAGTTCTACCACAAGAAATTAACTTGGTGGATTGATATTTATGGTGTCAGATTTAAACATGTTGGATACTATATAATGGTAAAGAAGAATTGTTTCTAATGGAGAATATCATTTTTAGTAAAAACCACATTAAGATAACCTATACGGATATGGGCAAATATTCTGAGAAGTTCAGAGTTGCTTGGACAACATCTTATGAAACAATATACCCAAAAGGTATGACAATCACCGCCATTAATAAAAAATGGGAAAAGGTTGTTAAGGAATCTCCATTGGGATTTTATTATAATTCAATGGAAGAGGTTGAACATGAGGTAGAAACTCCAGTTAGTTCTAAGATACAATACCATGTAGTATATGTTTATCTTTCTGACCATTATTATACAATTACATATCCAGTATCATGCAATGATGTTAAAATAGGGTTTGACGCAAGACCTTGGGATATATGTATTGGTGATATGTCCATGAAAGAAAACTTTATAAAGGCACTAAATAAAGTTCTTGATAACATTTTTGTGTCTGGTGCCCCAATAAAGGGGATTGCTAGAACCAAGGACAAAGTTTACAAGGAAATATTTGGTAATACTAAAGGTTATAGCACAGTTGATAATGAGGTAAAGATTATATCTCATGGTTTTGACCCAAAGGAATCTTTCAGAAAGATGAAAAGAAAAAAGAAATGAATCATACTAAAAGATATATGGTAGTATTCCAAAAATGGAACAAATACAAATTCCATGAGGATAAAACTGAATATGATACGCTCAATGAAGCATTAGAAGAAGCTAAACTTTTAGAGGAATTCTATTCAGACACTCCAAAACCAAGATTTAGATTCTATGACTATGTTTGGGGTGAATCATATTTAGGAGAAGCACTTTGGGGTTATGTTATCATTGATTTCAATGAAGAGAAAATAGTGAAATGGGGACATGACCAATTGAAATACTACAAGAAAGACGGTGATATAAGAGCAGTTAAGGATAAGTTCTTTAGAAAAGAAGGAGAAGTTCCAGATAATTATAAGTGGGACTTTGGTGAATATGATGGATGGCTTCAATACCGTTGGGGAAATGGTAAAAACTCTATTGAATACGGAGAAAATGCCATGATAGATGATATGAATAACAAATCTCAATGCGTAAGACGTTGTAACGTAAAAAAGAAGAAGTACCGTAATTTTACATATGATGAAAATGAGGAGTTAGAACTTGATAAACTCAACGAGGAAATATTGGCAGAATCTAAAGTTAATACAAATGAATGATAATAACGAGATAGTGTTAATGAAAAAGATTTCCTTTCTCCAAAAAAAGAAAGGGAAACTATTAAACGACATACACATACTGAATGAATGGTTAAGTGCTAGTAAATTGGAACTAGTAAAAGTGACTAATGATATAACAAATTTAGAATCTCAACTTAACCCATATGATGATTAATAATTATTAACAAGAAAAATTTGGTTATCTCAAATATTTTTCATATCTTTGCATCGTTAAACAATTTAAAATTAAATACTATGTTTGAACTTATCATTGGTTTAGTTGGTGGATGGCTCGCTTACAAGTATAAAGGTAAGTTAGGACTTTAACCAAAAGAAACAGTGGAACAAGAGAACTGTAATAGTGGAATCTTCGGAAACCTCAGGTCTTGTTGAAAGGGCGAATCACACTTTAAAAACAAACGCTCCCAAATGCTTGAAGACATATGAATAGGTAACATCTACGAGACCCACAAGGGTTGACAGAACAGTAGGTTCAAATCCTACCACAAGCACCAAGGAAACAGACAGCAATGGTTATTTTTTAATAAGCCTTGTAAGCAGTAGGTCATGGGTTCAAATCCCATCGAGGGGTGTAAGCTCCTTGTAGCTCAGTCCGGTAGAGCAACTTAAAATGTTAAAAACGTTTCCGATTTTTAATTAAAACGAAATAGCAATGGCAGTAGGTGTAATTATCGCAAGACTTCAGCCAATCCACAAAGGACACCTTGAGTTGGTTAGACAAGCTCTTAATGAGAATGACGAGGTTCTTATCCTTGTCGGTTCAGCAGATAAGTTGAATAAGCGTAATCCAATTCCTATCGCAATGCGTTTGGATTTGGCAAACAAGGCTATTACTGATGAGTTTGGTGAGGATGCTGGCAAAGTTAAAGTAATGCCACTCAATGACCTTACAGATGAATCAGATAATTCTCATGATTGGGGGTTTTATCTCTACAGCCATATAGTAGGAATCACTAAGTCACCTGAATTCACCATTTATTATTCAGATGGATTTGAGATTATCATGCAGTGGTTTCCTCCATTCATTACAAGAGACTTCGTTTCTTTTAAATTGAATGCTAGAGGTGCAATCCACAACAACTTGTCTGCCACAAAGGTAAGACAAATGATTCTCAAAGGTGATGAAGAGGCACTTGCAGAAGCAGTACCAACTTGTGTTGCTGAAAATGCAGTTATTTTGAAACATTTCATTGAAGCATTTCAAGACGTATGAACTATGAATATGCAGAGCCATACTTGGAAATAGATTTCAAAGATGGCAATAAGGCACGAATCAAAAGGAGTACAATTACTGATATTTACTCATACAAAGAAAATGGTGAGAATGTGGTAAGAGTATTCTTTGATAGAGGAAGTGGTTCAAATTGGTATAGATTCAATGGAACGTTTGAAGAGTTTGAACAAAATTCCAAGATTGTATATTTATAAAAGATGTTGATGTAGCTCAGTAGGTTAGAGCACGTGACTGATACTCACGAGGTCAGGGGTTCAACTCCCTTCATCAACACAAACATAATGGGCTTGAATGGTATAGAACGTTATGCGTCTGGTAAAGGACAAGCAGTGGGCATACACTTCAAATAGCAAAAAAAATAAACGCAGAGAACGTAGATTCTCCTGTTTACGAGTACGCTATAGCTGCGTAAGCGTGAGCCGAGAGGCTAGGCTCTTAGGAACAGAACATCCTAGCAAATTTTTTTTGATTAGAAGAAAGGTTCCTGGTTCGAGACCTTGGGAGCAATGCTTTAGTTCAAAACACTTAGGTGTGTTGTAGCTGTTGACAGCTTGGTAGAACATTCTGATAATCAAATGGTGGAATCGGTGACTCTAGTCATTCCCCAAGTTTTCCTCGTTTTCTCAAAATGAGGTGGCAGAGAGGAAGGGTGGCGCAAGCCACTCACCAATTTTCTTAAGCTTGTATAATCCTTTATGGGTCGGTAATTGTGACCGCAGTTCGACTCTGCGCAAGTCCACTTAATAATCAGTCAGGGTTGGATGATGAAGTAAACTTTTACAGTAAAGTTATGCTATATTAGGATAAAAGTCATGTATTAATCTGTATAACATACGTGGAAGGGAATCTTTCATAAGTACATTGAAGAGGTTCGTGTAGCTGATTATTTTATAAAAGAAAAAAAGTTCTTTGAAAATTTGGAAATCTCAAAAATTATCTATATCTTTGCATTGTTAAACAAAACAATACATTATGAGTAAGATATTAGAGAGCGAATTTAGAAAAGAGTTATATAAGTCTCTTACTGAGGCTGGCTACGAGAAGAAAGAAGCTCAAGCCATTGTAGGTAAGAAATACTATGAAGCTCTTAGAGGCAAGTTAAAGGAAAATCTATCAAACGCTTTAGATAAGGTTGAAAGAGAAATGTATGATTGGACTGTAGCTGAGTTGAATATAGATGAAACTTTAGCTGAACTTACCAAAATGAAAGAATTTGCAAAGTAAATGAAAAAAAGTTCCTAAAAAATTTGGAAATTAAAAAAATTATCTATATCTTTGCAAAGTTGGAAAGAAATAAATGAGGAAACTAACAGCAAGTGAATTTTATACTAAACTGTGAATTTAGGGGTAAACAAGAGTTTCCGTTTTATTATATAACATAGCGGCAGAGTGAAACAGATTACACGCTAGGCTCATAACCTAGAAACACCAAGTGCGACTCTTGCGTGCCGCCACTTAATTTGGAAGATACCAGAGGAGAACTAGGGAAACCTAGATGTAGACAAATGGGCATCAATTTCGTGATTGATGTGCTCTTTCGAGAGCTTCGGTGTGTGCAAATCCACCTCTTCCAACTAGTTTTGAACGATACCAGAGGAGAACTGTCAGCAATGGCAGATGTGGACAAATGGGCATTAAGTTCGTGCTTAATGTGTCACTTCGGTGACTTCGGTGATTCAAATTCACCTCGTTCAACAACTCCCACATCGTAGGTTTCGGCTGAAAATGAGGAGTTTGGCTAGCTTTCGTAGCCAAAAGGAAGGATAATCCAGTGATGGGATAAATGTGACGCTGTTTGCGATAATGCGTTGCAGATATTTAGGGGTGACTCTAGGTATTTCACTGAAAAGCATATGGTACGGTTTACATCGTGGGTAACACCATAGGTGTAAGCTCTCAAGGGTGGAGAATCTTTGGGTGAGTGGTGACACAATAGATTACCGTATGGAACTCGATGCAATAGTCACCAGTTGGCGTGTTGGGTTCAGTTATATACTAGGCTCGTATTGAAAGGTGCGAGAACCGTAAGGCTAATAGTATGTAACAGCAATAGACTTGTGGTGAGTCTTTGTAAGGGGGTGATTCATTGGGCTGTACTCAAAAGGTACGGATGGTGTTAGCTCCACCTCATCCTCTATATCGCTCAGATTAAAAAGTCGAATAATAGCTTCGAATAGTATTGATTAGCAAAAGTGTGGAGCACTAGGCAGCTAAAATGCACTTATCCTTCTGCAATATGAAGGGGTTGGGGACTCGCAAGGAATCCAACAAGGGACTAAAAGTACTCGTCTGAGTTAATAGGAGGCATCCTATGAATCCGCAAGAGCTTGGCGAAGAACTGAAACCTATGATGCTGCACCGAAAGGTTATAAACTAGTAAGTGTTTGGTGGTTTTCTCAAAACCGTCCGTGCATGGTGTCTACGGCTTATCGTAAGGTAGCGTGTGAACAGCAACGTCCAACCGTTGTGAAATGGCATCAACAATAAGACAATGTTCTCAGTCTTTTGTGTTTTTTATTTATGGGCATAACTCAGCGGTAGAGTAATTTTGTTGCGATTTAAGCTATACACAATGCCGACTTCGGAACGCATTGATGCTTTAAGTGATAATGAAACGGTCAAGTGGTTCGAATCCCTTTGCCCATGCGTACCGTGATTATGATGCTTCCACGTATGATAAGCATCTTACTTATTATAGTAGGTTAACATGCTATAGTAGATTGGAGAAGTTTTGGCTACTAATTGTGGCTAGTAAAATGAAAGTTTTCATCCAATCGTTTTTTATACGGCTTAATATTTATATTATATATGAGAGATTTTACCTATAGTGGTTTCGAAAATCAAGAAACATGTAACCATTTAAGAAACGGAGAAACATGTAAGGTTACTGGAATTGGAAACTCTATGACTCCCATATTAAAATCAAGGCAAGCAGTAATATGCGAACCTGTAAAAGATGATACTAAACTTAACAAAAGAGACATTGTGCTTTGTAAAGTAAGAGGTCATCACTATTTGCATTTAATACATGCCATCAAGAATGATAATGAATACCTTATTGGTAATAATCATGGTCATATGAATGGTTGGGTATCTAAAAAGCAAATCTATGGTAAAGTCGTAGAAGTTCTCTAAGGTCACAAAAGGCAAATGAGGGTTCGATTCCCTAGTGACTGACAATCATATTACGAGACAACAATCACATGTTTGGTAGATACCGCCAACTGAGTAACAAATTGTACGATTCATTCTAGATAGAGTACAAGATGTGAATGTGATTCTAGGTAATATCTAGTTTAAATCGGTATCTTATGGGCCTATAGCTCCAATTAGCTAGAGCGACTGTTTTGCAAGCAGTAGGTTGACGGGGCAGAGCCGTCTGGGTCCACATAAAACCTACGATGTAGGCGTAGATATGAAAGCGTGGGCACATTTGTCGCAAGGGTTCACACTAAGAAGAATGTAGGGAGAGATATGTAACAATGTCTATGCAGTACCACTAGCGTATAGAATACTATTTCTTTCGATGCTGCCTAATGGTGTGAGAAGCACTCTGTGAAGTTCCTATGAGTGGATAGGTAAAAATAAGTCTTCAGCAGAGGTTAAGCTAGATTCCTGATAAATCATATCCGTAGGTTTTAAACTAAGGGAACTAAACGTCTAAGACCCTATTTCTCCATTGTTCTGTGAACAACATTATAGGTATATAGTTTCCATTTTTAACATTGTGGAGTAGAGAAGTAGTCAAACTCGCTAGGCTCATAACCTAGTCCCATGTGGTTCGTGGGTGCAAATCCCACCTCCGCTACAAATAGGAAGCTCACAGCAATATTACATAGATTGCAACTCTAGGTTTAACTAGCTTCCGCTTTTTTTTTTTACTAGAAAAAAATAATTATGTTAAGAGCATATAAGTATAGAATTTATCCAACTGAGGAGCAAAAACAGTTTATAAGACAAAACGTAGGTGCTAATAGATGGTTTTACAATTATGCTCTTGATAAAATTAAGAAGTGTTTTAAAGAGACTGGAGAGCACTTAAGTTGTCAATACAATGTAGCTAGAGAATTACCTTCTCTCAAAAAGAATGAAGAAACCTCGTGGCTTAAAAGTGTTGATGCAAAGTCTCTAATATGGACATCTACATATTTGGATGCTTCCTACAATAATTTCTTTAGGGCTTGTAAAGCTAGAAAACAAGGAGTTAAAACCGATGCTGGTGGTCCAGCCTTCAAAAAAAAGAGTTTCAGTGGGTCATATACGACATACCAAGGGATTAAGGTGTTCTGGGCTGAGAATAAGGTGAAGATACCAAAATTGACAAGTTTGATAGATGCTAGGCTTCATAGAAAATTCAACGGAGAAATTAAGCAAGCTACATTGTCATATAACAAGTCAGACCAATACTTTATTTCGATTTTGGTAAAGGATACAACAGAGCCGCTTGAAAAAAAAGAAGTCACATATGATACCGTTATTGGTATTGATTTAGGCGTTAAAAATTCAATTATCACTAGTGATGGAACTAAATACAATTCATTGAGGACTGACAGCAAAGAGGACAAAAAATATAAAATGCTTTGCAGAAGGCTATCGAAGAAGAAAAATGGTTCTAGGAATAAAGAAAAAGCTAGGTTGAAGCTAGCTAAATTCAAGAATAAAATAAATAACAGGAAGAAGGCGTTCATTGACAAGGTTACACACGACATTGCTTATGATAGCAGAACTAGTGCTGTATGTCTTGAAAACTTAAATGTCAAAGGAATGGTAAGTAATCATCACCTAGCAAAAAGTATACAAGAGTCTTCGTTTAACGAGATTAAAACCAAACTACAGTATAAATCATCTTGGAACGGTGTCAAGGTTGTTGAGATTGATAGGTTCTTCCCTAGCTCTAAAACTTGTAGTCATTGTGGATATGTCAAGCAAGACCTTAAACTTAGTGAACGATATTGGATATGCCCTAATTGCGGTGAACGTATTGATAGAGATATAAACGCTGCAATTAATATCAAAAATGAGGGCTATAGAATTCTAACTGAAGCACAACAGTGAAAATAGTGCCTACCCATGTGTAGTGGGAAAGTAAAGTCTGTGGACTAGCCTCCTATGGATGACCGTTTAGTAATAAACCTAAAAAGTAGTGCTTGGATGAAACAGAAAAAGTGGGTGACAAGTGGTCATCCTACCACCGAAGAAGCGATTTTTCGGACGTAATACATATTACAAATCACTGATAATAAGCAACTTATGTCGGATAGGTTGTATGTGGTATTAGTATTACAGTGAAATACAACACCAACCTAAATGTTATATTTAAATCTGAGTTGTATGTGGTATTAGTATTACAGTGAAATACAACAACTACCTTACAGTGAGAAAGAGAATAAAGTTGTATGTGGTATTAGTATTACAGTGAAATACAACTAACCCTAACGTCCCTTTTTATGAAGTGGGGTTGCATGTGGTATTAATATTACATGAAATACAACATAATATTAATAAAAAAGTAAAAAAGTATGAGAATTGTGTGTTACAATGGAGATGCAACGTAGCTAAAAAAGATTCGTGGTCCTGATGTATTCTTAATTTGGATGGGAAAAGTAGTGAATAAGTTAAAATTATTAGTTAATAACAAACAAATTAAAGAATATATTAATATGGAAAAGAAAATTTTTACAGATAAGGAGACCACAAAGGAACAGTATCTTAAGTTTAAGGAATTCATTAAGTCAGACGCATACAAAGACCATTCTGACTATGTAGCTTACTACATTTTTAAGCATCGTATCGAGGGTGCAGACCGTGACGCATATCTTGAGGATGAGGTTAGAAACCGTTGTTACAAGATGTTGCACAGTGGTCGTTGGGGCGTAAGCGGTGGCGACATGACTGAGAGTTATGTTATCCCAGCATTCAAGAACGCAGTAATCAAGGTGTATAACAAGTATGCAGACCCAACAGAAGAGTAATGGAGAAGAGAAAGTTATATGTTTTGATTGACAAGACGTTGAAACCAGTGTATGGTTGCGTACAAGGTGGACATGCAGTTGCTCAATGGATGTTAGAGCATCCCAATAGTAGAGAATGGCAGAATGATTATTTGATTTACTTAAGTGCTGATGTACCTAAGTGGAGGAGAAGGCTAAAGGGTTTTGGTGTTGAGTATACGGAGTTCAAAGAACCTGACCTTGACTTTAAAACAACTGCTTTAGCGGTTTTCGGACACGAAGAGCTATTCAAAAGATTGAAGGTTGTTACCGAAGACTAAAAACAATATAAGAACGTCATAGGCTCTTGTGGTTTATGACGTTTTTTGTTTTTTTAACAAGAAAAATTTGGTTATTTCAGATTTTTTTGTATATCTTTGCATTATGAAAAAGATGTTGTAATAATTGAATAAAGAATATGGGCATATGGCAGAGTGGTCGATTGCAACGGCTTCTAGGACCGTAAAAGGCGTGGGTTCGAATCCTACTATGCTCACTACGGCTTGGTGTATTCATTGAAATACTGAAATAGGTTAGACAAGCGCAAGCCATGTAAGAAATGGCAGATGAAGCAGTAATGCGGTGCAAGGATTAGTCCCTTGCCCTAGTTCCTTGATGGTTAAGAGGATACCTTCATGGTTGATACAGGTAAATCTAATTTACTATTAAGTTGAAAAGGATTAACTTTTACAACAAGGTGAATAGAGCCGAGAACAAGTGTAAGGTTAATGAGTGTTAAAGTTGAATTAATCATTTGGTTGGTTCAACTTTTTTTCGTATCTTTACATCAGAAATTTAAAAACAAGGAAATATGAAGAAAGTAATTTTATTTACAGTGGCTTTGGTAACGATGTGTCTCACATCTTGTAAGAATGCGCATCCACAAGTAGTATGGGCAGATTGCATGTATGCCTTTGCTGACTATGAGTGTCGAGAGAGTCAAGTCAATTGTGAGTATATGACAAAGATATACAACTCAAAAGGAGAGTACAGACCAGATGCAGATGAGTTAAGAGACTCACTCACTCTCATCATGGAGAAAGCTGCTAGCGAGTGCTTCGATTCCTTATATATCAAGTATGGTGATAAGATAGTCGCAAAGATGGTATATCGCAGCAAAGGAGTTGTTCTTAAGGATAAGGACACATTGCATAAGTATTACGTGAATAGTTCTGTAGCCAAGATAATGAACAACGTAGCACTCCAAGTTAAGACTCAGAGTATTCTGAATCCAACTGAGGAAGATGCTCTTAGGACGATTGCTGAGTTAAATTCAAGTATTGAGATTTCAGACTAGACTGTTAATGTCCTATAATTAATGTTAATATTGAGGAAGGTATTTGCCTTTCTCAATTTTTTTTGATATATTTGCAAAAATGTTATATTAATCATGGCTAAAGAAAATAAGAAGACAGAAATTAAATTTAAGGTTGCTAACACCTTTGCTGATATATTCAATGATAAGAGTGCCACCTTCTATGAGGTGTTCTTAAAACTAGCAAAGGGGAATATAGTTAAGAGATATTTGGCTAGGGGAACAATAAGTCCTTATGGTGAGAGAAGATGTGTATGCCAATGCTACTCAAAGGTTGGACAACCAGTTTTTAGTTGGTACAATGGCATAAAATCTTTCGCAGTCAATAAGGATGCTGAGAAAGGTTTAGAGATAACATCTGCCAAGGTTCAGTGCGACTATCGCACCTATACTGCATACACCTCAAAGGAAGATGCATATAATGCAGCAATGCATGGTCTTAGGTTGCAGAAGCTTAAGATTAATAAACAAATTAGTAAGTTACAAGACGAATTATATTCAGAATAATATGGAGATAGAAGAATTAGCAAGGAGAGTGGCAATTGCCTTAATGGATAAGAACTATAAGATTGCTACTGCTGAAGAGTGTACTAGTGGTCTTGTAGGTGCTGCCATTGCAAGTCAAGACTACGCTCAGAGGTGGTATAAAGGCACTATTGTCACATATGATGAGGCTAGTGCTTGTAGAGTGTTAGAGGTGCAAGATTATACCATTAAAAGGAATGACTTTGTTAGTACTCAAGTGATGAGTCAAATGGCATTGACAACATTGTATAAATTTGATGTCAATATTGCGTTGGCAATTAATGGGTATGTTGATGGATATGGAAGTACCAATGTTCCACCTGGGGATGTACAAATCTGTGTTGCGAAATTAGTTGGAAAATCAGTATCTTTCAAATACAAGAAACTGATTGTTAGAGGTAAGGATAGAGGAAGGAACATCGAAGAGGCAATTAAAGAGGCTCTTATCCTCATATTGGAAACAATTGTAGAATAATATGGATGGTTGTACATTTTGTGATATAGAAGAGAAGATTGATAAATCTAGGATAATATATCAAGATTCAACTTGGATTGCAATGTTGGATGGATATCCAGTTTCAGAGGGTCACACATTATTAATACCGAAGAGACATTGTGAAACATATTTTGATTTGAATTTTCTTGAGCTTGAATCTCTTGGTGTGACAATTGGTGTCGTTAAGAGACTATTGGATACCAAATATCATCCAAATGGATATAATGTGGGAGTTAACTGTGGTGAGGCTGCTGGACAAACCATTATGCATTGCCATGTACATATCATACCTCGTTATAATGGGGATTGTGAAAACCCTAGGGGTGGTGTAAGAGGAGTTATACCCTCACGTATGAATTACTAGTTAGCTTTTATTCTAGAGAAACAACATTATTAACTTTATAAAGAAGAATATGAAAGGTTTTTTTAAAGGTTTTTTAATTGGCGCATTATTGCTGTTTATTGGCAATTTCTTCTTTGAGTTTATGGATAAATGCACATACTCAAGTGCCAAGTCCTATGTCAATACCAAGCTTGGGAACGAAGAAATAAGGGATACCATTGCAGAGGCTGACATCAACTTGAATATCGCAAAGGAATTGCAGAAGAACTATGGTGCAGATAGCCTTATTGTGACTAGTATTAGTAAGCCATCAAAGCAGTATGAGTATTACGTAAGTGGCGTTAAGGGTGTAAAAGACCTTGATGATGTTTCACATCGTGTTAAGAATGTAAGATTTAACAAAGGAAATCTTGCTTATAAGGTGATTGTCATCTATAACTCAGTTGATGGTGCAATTGTTAGAATTGAGAACGACAATACTCCAGCCCAAGTTGTCGAGGTGCAGCCAATTAAGCCTACAGCACAGCCAAGTGTGCAGAGTCCTACAGTAGCTCCAGCTCAAAAGGACACAACAACAGCAAATAATCAGAATATAGGAACGCCCACCAATGTGGGAGATTATAACAACAACTCAGATGTATAGAAGAATAGTTACGATTGTACTGACACTGCTTGTTGCACTCAGCGTAGATGCTAAGATGTATGGGTTATTCTATGGCATTGATTGCGATGGCTTGGAATGTCCAGAGAATGACGTGACAGACCTTGCAGAACTTTATCGTAAGAATGGTGGTCAAGTTATCCTTGTGAGAGGTAATGGTGTCACTCGTAATAACGTCCTTGATGGTCTCAAAAAGCAAGCAGCAGTTTGTACACCAAACGACATTATTATGTTCGTTTATAGCGGTCACGGCAATGATGGATATATTCAATGTGGAAACCAATACGTCAATTTCTCTGAAATTAAATCTATACTGAGTGGGTGTAAGGCAAGACGTAAGGTAGTTATCATCGATGCTTGTTATAGTGGCAGTTTTACAAACCAGAAACACGGCAAACTTCTTGGTGAAAATGTAATTGTCCTCACATCTTCTAGAAACAATGAGGAAAGCTACGAGACAGAAGGTGACAGAAATAGTCATTTGTTTACTGCATTGATAGATGGTTTGAAAGGAAAAGCTGATACCAATAAGGATGGAATGGTTGTTGCAAAGGAGTTGCATAACTATTTGAAGAACAATACTGATAAGTTTCTCCATATGCAACATCCAACAATGAAAGGAAGATTCAACGAAAACACCATTCTATACACGTATAAAAGGAATGAGCCGCAGAAGCCTATTCCTCCGAAACCAATAGAGGCTGATTCCAAACCCACCACGACACTTCCAGGAGTTGCACCTATAACCACTCAAGTGGATGAAAACGAAGCTTCTGTTGGCGGTTTAACAGTGGGATATCTTAGGGAGATATGGAATTGGTTTTCTTGGTGGAAGTTTATTGGTATTGTAGTATTATTCGCTGTTGTGGTGATGATATTCAAGTATTTCATTGCTTATAAACTATTGATGAAGTATCTATGAAATGAATAAGGGCCTGTAGTTCAATAGGTTAAAACGCACGACTCATAATCTTGTATCCCCAGTTCGAATCTGGGTGGGCCCACAATATACATTTGGTGGAGATAGAGCAAGTTGGTAATCAGGCCTTTACCTTCTTGAAGTTCATTAACACTGAGGTATATTCTAGACATGTTTAGGCTTTACTTGTTGAGCGTTATCAATAAGTAATTGCGGGGTGGCGCAGTTGGTTAGCGCACTAGGGGGCATGCCCTAGAGGTCAATGGTTCGAATCCATTCTCCGCTACATAAAAGATGATATAATGGATATAATTGTAACAAAATGGGGTGCTCAATCTAGGGATAATTTAGAATTTTCAATAGGCGATATTGTTAAAATTACCGACTATGGTTGTAGGTTTGCTAACCAAGTGCATGTGGCTAAAGGTATTGTATTTCCTCTAGGTGGAGAAATATATTTGGATGAACAAATCATACATACTCAATATAATAAATGCAATGAGCTATATGGTTCAATGGAATGGAAGATTATAGATGTTGGATATTTCAGAGACACCATAATCACAAAACAACATAGTTTTGGCATTAGGTTACGTAATAGAAAGAAAGGCGAATTATTGTTTGTGTATGACCCAAGTGAGAAAGAACATGGCTTATCTTTGGTAAGAAAGGCTAAGAAACAAGTAGGAACATATTACGTTAACATATATTAACTTAAATAATTTGGTTATCTCAGATTTTTTTAGTATCTTTGCATCGAAATTTTTAAAATTACAAAGAAATGAAGAAATTTTTAACAATGTTATTGTTTGCATTCCTTGCAACAACAAGTTTAACCTCTTGCATCGGCTGTACCACAGTTAATGCTGACGAGGAGACAGTTCTAATTGACAAGCCTTGGTTCTTGGGTCATGGTGGTGTACAGAATGAGCCAGTTGAGACTGGTCTTGAGTGGATTTGGTGGTCTACTGACACAGAGACTTTCAAGATTGTACCTTTCAAGCATCAAGTAGACATGGATGACTTGTTCAGTGATGACAATACTCCGTTGGACTTCCACACCATTATCATCACACAGATTCAGAAGGGTAAGTCACCAATTCTCTTGCAGAACTACGGTACTGATTGGTTCAACACAAACCTTTACAACTACTACTGTAATCTTGTGCGAGACCATATCTCACAGCACAGTCCCTTTGACCTCATGTCCAATCGAGCGATTCTGAATGAGATTGATACAAAGGTACTCAAGCAGATGCAGAATTATGTTGCAGAGTTGTCCAAGGAGAAGGAGTTCCCAGTAACAATTCGTCAGGTAACGATTGGTAAGGCAATTCCTAATAAGGAGCAGCTTGCGGAAATGAATAAGACAGCGAAGGCAGTGCAAGCAAAGCAGACTCAAGAGCGACAAGTTGAGGTTGAGTTAGCTCGTGAGAAAGCTGAACGTCAGAGGGCAAAGGCTGATAAGGCTTATCGAGAGGAGCTTGGTCTTAGTACGCAAGACTTCATTAGTCTGAAGTGGATTGAGACTATTGCAGCTAAGAATGGCGCAAATATTGATGTGATGGTTGGTGGTGGTTCTACCCCAATGTGGAACATCAAACATTAATAATACAAGGATGGGCGAGTTTTCCTTTTTTAGCAAGACATTAGGGTGAAGTGTCTTCAAAAACTCGTAAGATTGGCTTGTCTTAAGGGGCTGAGTGGGTTGTCGGATTTCGGCTCTGTGGGTGAAAATAAACCGTCTCGTTGGCTGAGTACAGCCGTTGCCTTTGGGGAAGTGAGCAACATACTAGTTAAAATCATTTCCCCATTTTATATCTCCTTCGTCTATCGGTTAGGACACGTGGCATCGCAAGTCGGAAGAGAGGTTCGATTCCTCTAGGAGATTCAAAAAGTCATGATGGTGTAGTGCGCAATACTTAATAAGACTTCGGTTGACCATCATAGTCTGTGAGACCTACGTTCATCGTTTGTAGCAGACAACTGTGCGGTTCGTCTAGTGGTCTAGGACAACGCTTTAAAAGTTTTTTAACGTTTCCGTTAGGAAATAGACAGCAGATGTATTATTGAAAAAATTATGCATTCCAAGCCGTAAACAGAGGTTCGACTCCTCTACCGCACTCTAAAAGAAAACGTTATGGATTATTATACTAGAACTAGATTTTATATTTCAGAAGATAAAGACTTCATTAAGAAATATATCGTTAAAGGGAATTTCCCTCGTCCAGATGACTTTACAGATGACACATTGAAAGAAATACTTAAATGTGGGACACTTGTAAAGCATGACATGTATTTCTACGTTAATAATACTGCATTAGTATTGGAATTAGGCGATACTGTGGTATTAGGTGGGCTTTATTGGAAAATAATTGATAGGGTTTATAACTACGATAATAACGAAATAACTCTAACTTTAAAACAAGATTAATGGCAGAAAAACCAAATTTAACGGAAATCTTTAGTGCAATGACAGCCAACGAGACAATCGAGGTGGCGAAAGAGCAGAAGAATCCAAAGAAGCTCTATAAGGAGTTCTGGTTTGAGAACGAGGTGTGCTGCTTATTTGCAGATGCTAATGTCGGTAAGAGTATCCTTGCCGTACAGATTAGCAATGCCATTGCTGAAAAGCTACCAAAGGATGAATACATATTATATTATGACTTTGAGTTAAGCAAGAAGCAGTTTGAGCTTCGTTACACTGACGAGAAGAATAAGAGCACTTTTAAGTTCAATGATAGGTTCATTCGAGTGGAACTTAACACTGATAAGGTAAAAGAGTATTGTGAGACTACAAAAGCTAGCTTTGATGACATCATCATGGACGCTATTGAAGCCAATATAAAGAAATACAATTCAAAGATTCTGATTGTTGATAACCTCAGTTGGTTGGTTAATATGAAAGATACTGCTACTACTGCTGGTAAACTCATGCAGAAGCTTTGTACAATTAAGAAGAAATATGGCGCTAGTGTTCTAGTGCTTTCTCATACACCGAAGAGAAACTTGGGTTCTCCATTAACTCAGAACAGCCTTAGTGGTAGCAAGAAATTGACTAACTTCTTTGATGCAATGTTCGCAGTTGGTATGAGTATCAAAGACCCTTCAGTGAGATATATCAAGCAGATTAAGGTGCGTACTGGTGAGTTCAAGTATGGTGCTGACCATGTTTACCTCTGCAAGATTGAGAAGAGTGGTAGTTTCTTAGGATTTACTCACATCGGTTTCTCAAGTGAGGATGAACAGTTAAAGAAAAGCAGTGTTTCCAAAGGTACAAAGGTTGTAAAGGCTCATAAGGCAAAGAGAGGACGTAAATCTAGAAGAATGTATCGCAGTGAACTAGCAGCAGCTCAGATAGACTTAGTTAGTCAGATGGCAAATGAAGCCTTTGACACATTTTACAAAAGTTAACACTTAAAATTTGGAAGTTACGAAAATTATCTATATCTTTGCAATGTCAATGAGACATTAAAACAGTATTATGAAAAGCACATTATCTAATACTGTGAGAAACACAAAAGATAAATTCCTTAAGAGATTTTAACAAAAAAACTTCTCAAAAATTTGGAAATAAGAAAAAAAGGATATATCTTTGCAATGTCAATGAGACAAACAACAAACATATAAAATTACAGTTCACATTATTAACTTTTAAAACTTTAAGAAAATGGGAAAGTTTTTGCAGATGATGAGTCAGAATGACTCAAAGGCTCTTGTAGCACGTGCGTCACAGATTAACATGCAGGCTTCAATTGCGCAGGCAAACATCGTTCAGAAGCTGAAGAACGACATTGCCGAGGTGGAGATTGAGATTCAGAATCTTACTGATTTCGCACCAGACACTACTCAGTCACTTCGTCCAGGCGTAAAGGGTTGGCAGCCAGCTAAGTGGGCATCTGACCTTCAGGATGCTAAGACTCGTCTTTACGAGTTGAACATCGAGCTGAAGATTGCCGAGGCTACTCAGAAGGAGTTCTTCGGTGATGATGAGGATGCAGCTCTTGCTCCTACTGAGGAATAAGAACTAGCAATAGCTCTTATTACTGAGTGAAAACAAGGTGGGTGTTCAGCCTTGAGCGCCCACCTTTAGTCTAAAATTAAGTATTAACAAAAAACACAAAGAGACTTATGTGGAATTACAGAAAACTTAGTCGTAGAGAGAGTCCTATGGCAGAGATTCTTGCCAAGTGCTCTTGCAAAGCTAACATCAATCTAGTGATTTACCACCTCTCTGAGAATCATGTGGAGTGTGCGACAGTTCCTAACGTTGACCAGTTCCGTTTGGGTGAGACTGCACGTACAATTAAGGCTGATTCATGTCACGACCATGCAATCCTTGCGTATGACCTTGGCACTAACGAGGTTTACAAGATTGAGGATGTTCCAGAGTTGCCAGTAGCATCTGCGGTATTGCTTTGCGTAGTTACCGAGTTGATGAATGGCGCAGTTATGCCTCGTGAGAATCAGTATGGTGCTCCAGTTGCAGCTCGTAAGGTTGCAGCTCCTACAAACAACGTTGCTCGTGCAGCAAATGGACGTTTTGTAAGACAAGAGCCTCAGTTCGAGGAGCCAGAGGTTGATGAGCCAGCTCCAAGACCTACTAGAGTTGTTGACGAGGGCGCACCTGTCATTAGGGGACACCGATTCCGTATTGGTAGGCACTAAAAATCTAAACAAAGGTTTATCATTTCGGAGAATGGATGATAAACCTTTTATTTTTTTTTTTGGTGGGATGGCAGAAGGAATGATGCACCAACCTCCTAAGTTGGCTTTCCGTTAATAGCGGATTATGTGGGTTTGAATCCCACTCCCATCACATAAATTATGTTGCATGAATAGACCATTTGAAGAAGAATTTCAGAAATACTTATGGAATATGCACTGTAATGGTGACATATTTGCTGAATATTGGAGACCTTTCACATATGATGAATGGATAAGAAATGGAAAACCTATTGAAGATGGTGGAGTTAAGCTAAGTGATAACACAGAACATCTAACAACATTTCGTTATTAATATTTATATGAGTAAAAAAAGAGGTAGAGCATACAGAAGATGGAAGAATTTCACAAAGTATGTTGAGAAACTTAAGGAACGAATGGGTTGGTATGTGGATGACCCAAACGCACCAAGAGGGCATAGGCATCCAAAGGATTGGAAAGAACTTGATTCAACTGAAGACAACTATGTTAAGATACTCAAGAAAACCTCTACGAAGTGGTCTTCTAAGTGGGAAGATTCAGATGACCACATACGCATTAAAAGGATGCGTAGAGATAATAAAACCCTTATAGACGATGAGTTGGGGGGAAAAGGAAAATAACACGCTTAAAATCGATTTCTCATGATTATTTGCAACGAAACTTGCCAGTTGTATAACAGATGCGATTGTAGGAATTTGCGCCAAAGATGCGTCTTTGATATTGGCATGCCGTCAGATAATAAAACTGATGATGACAATGAGGCGTATATAGATAGATTTACATATTGAAGAAAAACATAAAAGTCTTAGGATTGAGATATAGACAAATATAATAATTAAAATTAATAGATAGAATAATAAAATTAATAAAGAGGCCTATATCGATTTCCGTTTGTTTCACCTGCTTACACGTGGAGAGATTGGGAAACAAGGACTTCATGGCTAATGTGGCAGCATTAGCCATTTTCACTTTAAAACATTATATTAATTAAGATAGGGAATTATGTTAAAATTTATCTCAAAGCTATTATTACCAATTGCAATGGTATTTGCTGCTTTATTTGGGGCTTCATGGTCACAAGGTTGCCCTCAGTATTGGTATCTAGTTGGTATCGTGATTCTTTTTGTGATGAGTTGTGCTATCGACTATGTTATTGACAAATTGGGTAGTGTTGAATTCTATAAAGATTGCGGATTAACAGTATGGAAATTCGCTAATAAAATAAAAACAAGAAAAAAGAAAGATTAAAGACATGAAGAAAATTGTTTTTTGTTTAGTTTCTGTATTAGCAATGGTTGGATGTCACCCATCATTTCAAACCATCAGTTATCAAGAGCAGCAGAAACAAGATTTTAATTACAGATTTGAGAAAAGATTTGGAACGCCAGCAGAAGACCAAGATTGGGGCTTTGATGGGACTGAAATCGTAGATTTATCTCTTAAGGCTATTACACGTAGTCACAATGTCAATCGTAATGAATGGATGAATAATTTTGTTGTTCCATCTAATGTTACAGCCAATGAGCGTGATTTAGTAGTTGCTGAATTTAGCAAGGAACGTATTGGTGCAGTTAATGATGAAAATGTTAATTGGACTGACTATTTCATTTATGAGGTATATAAAGGTGAAGATGTTTACCAAGATGGATTTGGTCAAAATGTAAAGGGTTCAGACCATATGAATCATCTTCAAGTAAAGTATGCTGAAGGTACATTAGCGCCACCTAATAATGCTTGTTGGGAGCATGCTAATGATTTCAATAATGGTACATCTAGTGGCAATTGGGAATCAATCGAGGGAGCTACCTTAATGATTAACAGTGGAACATTAGATTTTGCATATCATAATAGCACTGATAACAAATATCATAGTGAATATATTATCATTGCTGGAGCAGACATTGACCCTTCTCTTGAAGGGTACTACTATGTAGGCTTTGATTTCTATGCAACACATCCAGATGGACAAGAAGCAAATAAGAATATGGATGTCGAGCGAAATTGGGTATTCAATGATTGGATTGTAAGAATTAGTCCAGCAACATTTAAGAATGCCAAACGTATTATTGCGGAAGACTTGGCAAGCAATAGTGGTAGTGATTTCGATTATAACGATGTTGTATTTGATGCTACTTTGGCTAACGAATGGATACCTAGTATGAATGCCAATAAATTGGTAGCGCATATTACGTTAAGAGCAGCTGGAGGAACAATGCCTTTATATGTGGCAGATAGAGAAGTTCACGAACTATTTGGTATTGATACAAGAATAATGGTTAACACTGGACAATACTCTCTGCCATGTGTTCAGTTTACTGCTATACTTGGTGATGCTGATTGGAATAACACAAAGACAATAAAGGATATTCCAGTTAAGGTAGTAGCCTATAATGAAACTATTACACTTGAGAGTAATAAGGGTGAAGCTTCTGAAAAACTATGTGTTGATAAAGCATATGAATGGTGCTTAGAGCGTGAACCAATTCAAGAGAAATATCCTGACTTTGTAAGATATGTCAGTGATAGAAATGTACAATGGTATCAAGTCCAATAAATAACAAGCCACAATGAATATTCTATAAACATTGTGGCTTATGTTTATATTTATTATATGCAATTGGGTAAATAATAAGTATAAAAAGTAAGGCAAAATGATAATAGGTTCAACTAGTTCATTAACTTATCAACAGCCAAAAAATTGGTGGAAACACTTAATTTGGAGGTTTACAAGGCATCAAGAAGTTGATTATGAAATTCAATATAAATTCTATGGTGTTAGGCTGTTTGAACTAAAATTGTATGTAGACAAGAAAAATAAACTAGTCATCAAGAATGATGGCATGACATATAAGATATTCTCATTATATCAAATTTTAGATTTTTTTGATAAAATGGGGGATGTGTCAGTATTGGTTACTCTTGATGAAAGCTTTGATGATTATGTTTATGATGGAGATATACATGCAATAGAAAAAAAATTTATAGATAATTGTAAAGCGTTTGAAACTATCTATGAAAATATTATGTTTTATGGTGGTTATAGAGAGTTTGATAAAAAACAACTTTTCAAATTTACTTGGGAAGAACAACATGATGATATTAGTGTGATAAAACCAGATGAATGGTCTATTATATATAGATTAGCTCAAAGGTTCTGCCCTTTCTTAGTAAGAAAACTGAATAAAGCATATATAGAGAAATATGATAAATTAAAAGGCTTCTTAATGCTTAGTTATGTAAATAGGCGTTGAGGAATAATTAGGGAGATAGTGTAACGGTAACACGCTGTAGTTTCCGTTACCTTTGAGGTAACATTACAGCAGTCGTTAGGAAAATAGCTTGTGGTGCCAGTATTGGAGGTTCGAATCCTTCTCTCCCTACAAAAATTGTGCGGTGCCAGAGTGGTCTATTGGGGCGGTCTCATAAGCCGTTAGATGAAAATCTATCATGGGTTCAAATCCCATCTGCACAACAAAGGAACTTACAGCAAGCATTTTATTCGTGAAGGAATGGTTTACTTGAAAGACTACAAATCTTTTGTGCGTAAGCACTTGTGGGTTCGACTCCCACCGAGACTAGAGTTCCTTGTTTTTTTGTTTTCATTTTAGAAAGGAGCATCTAGAAATGGGTGCTCTAATTTTTTATATAAATTGATTTTAATCAAAACTATGATATATGTCAAGATAGAGTGTTTTTTTTATGTTTTTTCTTAGAAAATTTTGGCTAAATGATTTTTTTTCCATATCTTTGCATCGTTAAACAAAAACAATGTGTTCGCACACAGTCTAAATTGACATATATCAAAATAGAATGGTTTTTACATAAAAAAAGGTATTTAAATACTTGATAAAGAATAAAATAGTAATATATATTAAGTGAAGTGCAATACCAAATGTATGATTAACGGCTTGGGAGATAAATAGTCTAGGCTAAAATTAAGTAAGTGCATTGTGGTTTGTTATCGGTTAAAATCGAAAAGAAGTAAGTGTACCGATTTCGGCCACAATTAAAAAAAAAAAGAAGTAAGTAAAAAAATTAAGTAAGTGTAAAATTAAAAAAGAAAGGGAAATTATTATGAAGAAGAATTTTATTATGTTGGTGATGTTGTTCACCATGAGCGTTAACATTTTCGCAGAGGATAATAACGCAACAGAGATTGAACGTATCGAGAGATACAGTGTTAAGGTTAATGCCAATAAGTTGAGCAAATACCTTGATTTGTCAAGTGACCAGATGGATGCTGTAGAGAATGTCACTGATGAGTTCTCAAATGATTTGATGTTTGCTGCTGTACAAGACAGTGAGCCAAGTCGTAGTATGATTACAAAGAACTTGATTGAGAAAAATGTTAAGTATATGTCTTACATCCTCAACAAGAATCAGATGCGTAAGTATCTTACAGTGCTTAATGCAACTATGAACAATAGGGGAATTTTGAAGTAATGGTCATGAGAATTATTAAGAAGTGCATCAAATGGTATTTGAAAGCATTTGGTGATGCTTATGATGCAGAAAAATGCTATAGGTACTATAGATTATATTGAAATTTCTTTTCGATGGTCGGTGTTGTGAAACACTGACCATTTTATAAGTTAAACTGTGTTAATTAATTTGTTTATCTCGATTTTTTTATGTATCTTTGCATAAACTAATAAGTGTGTGATGAAAGAACATAGTACAGTACAAACCCATCTATATTTCATCTTTAATAGTTTTGATGTTGTAAAGAAAGACAATGAGTTCTGGGCAAAGAGACTTAAAAAAGAGTACGATATTAGGGAAAAACAAAAAGGTACACCATACGCCAAATGGCTAAAGTACTTGAAGGAAAAGCATTTGTACTGTGAATATGTGAGGGATATTAAGGCACTGATGAATGAATGCTGTAGTAAGGGTGGATATTTCAACCAATTCATATCTCAAGTGGTCTTTACCCCTTGTACAATGCATCAAGTAGAAGAAGTCGCAATGCATTTGGATAGTCATGTTCCTTTTAGGCATTATAATGGGGGATATTGGAAATCAAAATTCAATGACTTTAAAACTGAAGGAAACCTTGAGGCAATAAAGAGACTATTGGCAAATAGACTCTATCACATGAATACCTCAAGTGTTACACATCACAAGTATCTTGGCAGTGTTAAGCCAACATCACATTTTTTGGACGATTTAATAGACAAAATATTTTTTATTAAGAGAAAATAAGAATGGATAAAAAATTGGTTAACCAGCCTTGTTATGACAAAGAAGGCAATTTTATTGGATGGTTTAGTCGTTCAATGGCATCTGCAATTTTCATCTATTGCAAAGACAAAGATGGGAATTGGTGTGTCCTTGCGTCAGAGAGAGGCGAAGAAGCTGCTGACTTCAGAGGTTTTTGGAATTGCACATGCGGTTATTTGGATTTTAATGAGACAACCAAAGATTGTGCAATGAGAGAACTTTATGAGGAAACTGGATTACTAATCGATGAAGACATTGTTAAGCTTGTAGGGTACGAGGATAGTCCAGAGGCAAATAGACAGAATGTTACATTCCGTTTTGCTGCATTCATTGAAGACGCAACCACAGATGAATTCACATTCTCTAGGAAGCATAACGAAGGAAAAGAAGTGGGAGAGATTAAATGGATTAAAATGCCAGACGTGGATAAATACATGTGGGCATTTAACCATGATAAGCGTATCAAGGAAATTTTTGAGACGATGAAACAAGATACAAACACTAGTCGAGTTAAGAAGTTGATTAGTTTTTTCAAAAAATTGAAATAGGTAGTATATGAATTTTATGAGAGCATTACCATCGATATCAATTATTGAACAAGCTAGAAACAATTCCAAGTATAACACTAGGAAAAGTAGCATTAACAAGAAGTGGACTAGGTATTTAAAGAACAAGAAATTGTTTGACGAATATATGGTTTATCTTGCTGGACATGATGCTATTGGTGTTGAGCCTAGAACATACAAGCAAGTCTCCAATATATGCTACAACATGAATGGGAAAGCGTTTAATGTTCTTGGGTGTAAAGGTGGTACTAAAAGCATTATTGTGGATTGGATTGATGAATTTCGCCAATTTTTCAAGGAAAATGTTAAATGGTATGACATCAAAAATAAAATCTGGTATGCATTAAACTTTAAAAATTAAGCAAATATTTGTTAAAACATTTGGAATTTTCAAATATTTTATATATCTTTGCATTCGACAAATGGAAATTAAAAAAATAATAAATTAAAAAAAAAGAAGAAAAAAATGAAGAAGTTACTTTATGTATTCATTGCAACTGTAGCAATGACATTTGCAGCTTGCGGTGGTCAGACTGCATCAAATCAGACTGCAACAGATTCTGATAGTATTGCAGTAGTTGACTCTATCGACTCAATCGCAGTTGATTCTGCTGTCGTTGATAGTATCGTTGCTGAGTAATCTAAGTTAGACTACAAACAACCTAAATAACGCTAGCTGGTAGTATGGAACATATTATCAACTAGCGTTTATCTGTTTAATATATGGCAAAGAAAAATATAGCAAAATCCCAACGCATCGGAATTTCTGAGGCAGGTGAAATCGCTTTCAATCTAGATGCATTCGATAGATTATATGAAGGTAACATCATCATCACGAAGAGATTAACCAATGCAGTCAATGAAAAGTTAGTCGAACATCAAGATAAGATTATACTACATCTTACAGTAACTGGAATGGGTGGCTCACGCATTGAACCATTCGTGCCAAAGGCTGAAGAAACATATAAGAAACTTGTAGACCTACTTGAGAAGGGATTCCCAATATCTCATGTCGTTCTTAGAGTTGACCCAATAGTTCCCACAGAGAAGGGAATAGAGACTGCTCTAGGTGTTATAACAGCCTTTAGTGGGCTTGGTATCAAGAGGCTTAGATTTTCCTTCTTAGACAACTATAAACACGTTAAGAAGCGTTTTAAAGAGGAAGGAATAAAGGAACTATATGATGGCGAATTTCACGCTCCACTTGAATTGAGAAAAAAATATGCTGCCAAGATTGAGGAAGTCGCTCATGATGGTGGATTCGAAATAGTGGAAGCTTGTGGAGAACCTGGAATTGAAAGCGTTTCTTGCTTATCTCAAAGAGACGTAGACATATTAGATTTAACTGATAAGATAATTCTCGAAGGTTCAGCAGAACAGAGAGAGGGTTGTGGATGCCCAGCCAACAAATCAGAACTATTGAGGCTTAGACCACATCAGTGTGAAAACAAATGTTTATATTGTTATTGGAGGTAACTTATGAAAATTATAACACGAGGAAAAATCAAGGATTTTTATGACTATCTAATGGGTGTTTTGGGACAAGATGAATTGGTTGTATATGACCGTAGAGAGTGCTTCCCAATTGACCCAACAAAGAAATGGGATAACTGCTATGGTAGCAAACATTGTTATCCTTGTTCTTGTTCTGACTATCAGAACAGCAACATAGAGAAGTGGTTTAGCAAGAATCGTGTTTATGGTGATAAGAAGAGAGAAACTATTCACAGATGGTCTACAAATAAAGTTCTTGAATATAAGGAACAGAAGGATGCGACTGAAGGACTAAGCTGGCGAAAGAAAGACAGCGTTAGAAACTCTTGGCAAGACATTAAGGAAGGAGAGGTGCTTCATTTCGTTCTTGAAGTAGGCTACCACCATTATTATTTCGAGGTGGAAAGATACATTGACGATGAGGATGAAAACAAAATACACCTTAATTATGGTCTTGTAGACAAGAAGACCATCAATAAGGATGAAAAGATTTCTTATGCTCCAATATGTCTTTGTCCTATTTCACACCACAAGTATTGGTATGCTGGAAGCAGCGATAAATTTGAGGTTTCTAAGCAAGATAAAGAACAGAAGATTGATAACCCTATCCTATATTCGACTTATATTCCAAAATTCATTGATGCATATGAAATGTGGAATAACCTTTATGAGTACATTTCATCATTGAGGGATAAGGATTTTGTAGATACTAGAACAAACGAACAACATATTGAATCGCATGGTTTTGATAAAAAAATCAGCTTCCGTCATAGAAAATGAATATAAACGTATATTCATACGATTCTTGAAAGAATTGAAGTTAGTCCCATATTGGTACAAGTATATAAATACAGATAGATATCTTGAGTATGCTAAAAGCTATACTAGGGGCTTACATGAAAATAGAACAACTGCATGGTATGATAGGCATACATGCATGAAAATATTAGGTATATGCGATTTTAGTTCTTACCTCAAAGAAAGAGGTGTTGGTGGTGGTGTTTCTGATACTTATAACCTTTATGCTGCTTTCCTAGGTATATTTTGGGAGGAAGAATATTATAAGTGGGCTATAGAGTTTAGTATTGAAAGGCTACCATCTGAACAAGCTAATTGGGTTAGGCGCTTTAGTATGCGCAACTCTGAGTTAATAGACAATTGGATTAAACTTAAAAACGCTTTAGGATGAATATTAACATTGAACTTGACGAGAAATACGTAGCATCATTGCTTGATATGTTTGATTACACAACTGAAAAGGTACTTGTATGGTATAGCAAGCTTGATGATGAATGTAATGTAAAAGAACTTGGTTCTTACTACAAGACCATTGCATATGAGAGTTCAAAGAGACCCGAAGTTCTTGATAAAGAAAAGATTATGCTTGATGATGTGAAGGATTACGGTTTAAACAATACCGTTAACAAGCTTTTCAATGAATTACTTATGAAAAAACTATTTAATTAACATTAATTAACTTGGGAATTTTGGGATTCTCAAGTTTTTTTAATACCTTTGCATAAACGTTTAATTAAAGAATATTTATGACCAAATTTAAACTAATTGCTTGTTTTAATCGAAAACGCATCTTGGGAAAAGATGGACACCTCATTTGGCGAATAGGAAACGATATGGCAAATTTTAAACGCCAGACGTTAAACAATGTCGTAATCATGGGTAGAAAGACCTTCGAATCACTGCCAAACGGTGCGCCATTAAAGGACAGAGTTAACATTATTATTACATCCAATGAGGAATATGGTGTTGACGCAAAGTTCGATAATGTGTATATCGTACACTCAGTGGAAGATGCAATTGAGTTGTGCGATGCTTTCTTCTCAGATAAGGAAGTATTCGTTATTGGAGGTGAGAGCATTTATCGTCAGTTCATGGAGAAAGACCTTGTTAATGAAATGAGGTTGACTATCGTAAACGATGATACTGATGGTGATGCAGTATTTCCAGAGTATAACGAAGAGGATTGGTATGTATATTACAAATCAATGGCTCAAGTTAGCTCATGGGAGGGTGTTGATAAATCATTCTATTTTGAAATTCTACTAAAGAAGAAATAATGGCTGAAAACAATGAAATCGCAGAAACATTATTGTCACGTGAATCCATTGTAAGTAGGGCAAAGGAAAAATGGGATGCTAAACCTAGTGCAGAGAAAGTTCGTTCAAGTCATAAGTACAAGCATATCTTCGAGAAGCTTCAGTTACCATCAGTTGACTGGAATAACGAATTTTCTAAACTCTCTAAAAGTCAGACTAACATTTTGATAAAGGGCGAGTTGATTCGTACATATGATTCAATGCCTAATAGGGAAAAGACAAAAATCAAGAACAAATTTGGTTTATCGGCTTTTTCGAGCAAGTGGTTCAGACTATCCCCTAGTGACAAAAAGATTTTGCTTAATTCCGTATTAAAATGAAGGAAAGCAAAAACGAAAAATTCAAGAGAGATTATAGGGACATATGTTACTTCGTTGACCATGTTAAAAACATCGATTTTAGGATTAGTCTTATCAAGAGTCTTGGCTACAAGATAGGTGTTAACATCGTTACATCAAAAGATGATAAGGAGAAGTCAGTTACGATTGGTAAACGAAAAGAGTATAGAATACAGATTGCTCCAGTGTTGCCACGTTCACCGTTGGTGCAATGCGCAATTGTGGAATGATAGGTGTTAATTAAGGTTAAAGTTTTATCAATATTTTGGTTTAATTAAAAAAATACTATATCTTTGCAAAAATTAATAAAAAGAATATTAGAAATGAATGACTCTAACGAATTAAATGAGAAGAAAGAGGGTATCGTTGATACTACTCCAAAAGTGGACAACAGCATCAAGACAGGTGTCATTGTTGCAATAGTTCTTAACAAGGATGTCACTGTTAAATTCGGTGATGATAAAGAACGTGGAACATTACCATATGATAAGTTCGAGAAAGCTCCTATGGTTGGTGATATTGTGAAGGTTCGTCTCGAAGAGAAGAATGGTGATATGGTAATCACTGAGATTGTGTCTCATGAGAATCCACATGAGGAAGTGGAGTCTAAGGTTTCTAATGAGGAAGATGATGTGGAGGAAGTTGAAGTGGAGACTGACCCCATCGATGATGAAATGGACTTGGCTTATTTGGATAAGAACTTTATCCTTGAAACCATGTCTATTCCTAGTGACAGTCATAACGAATTCCGTCTTGTTGTATATATTATTCAATTTGCAAGACGTAATGGCATTAAATATGAATTCGACAACTACGGAAACTTATATCTCACAAAGGGTGAACTTGCCGAGGGTGAGTATTATCCTTGTGTGACCTCTCACCTTGATAGTGTTCAGCACAAGCAGCAGCCTTATATCTTCGCTGGTGTAAACCTTGACCTTAAATGTGAACGCACTAAGGATAACGAACATAAGGTATGTGTTGATACTAAGGGACAAGATAAGATTGGTATTGGTGCTGACGATAAGGGTGGCGTAGCAATCTGTCTCTCGATGTTTGAGCATCTTGAGAAGCTTAAGGCTTGTTTCTTCCTTTGCGAAGAGATAGGATGTTTGGGTTCTAAGGAACTTGATAAGGATTGGTTCAATGACGTTGGCTATTGTATCGGATATGATTCTCCAGACTTGTTTCGTGCTGCATGGTCTTGCGCAGGAGTCAAGCTCTTCTCATATGAGTTCTATGAGAAGTGGATGAAGCCAGTGTGTGATGAATGGGGGCTTAAGGATTGCTTCTATTCAGAGCCAATCACTGACGTTATGGAGATTCGTAAGCAGACTGGAGTTATGTGTATGAACTTTGGTAATGGTGGTTATAATGCCCATTGTGAAAGCGAGTACATTATCTTAGAGCATATGGACCATGCTTGCGGTATGGGTCTTGCTCTCATTGACCATATTGGTTGCACACGTCACTATTTGAAGCATAGCTCTACTACTTGGGGTGCATCTAAGGGCACATACAAGAAAGAGAATGGCTTGCTAATTCGTACTGATGTGGATGACACCAAGCAGTTGGAGAGCCTTGGAGATACAAAACGCAGAGGTACTACCACGTATTATAGCAGTAATTATGGAAGCAAGTCAACTCCCACCAAAGATGAACAACTCAACTTTGAGATTGTCAAGTATATTGTTAATCGTTACGATGGACACATCTTGGCACTTAAGGATGAAGTTCTCGAAGCAATCAAGGGTGTTTGTGAGAAATCCAACATTGATTTCTCATTATTCGAGGCAGAGGTGAGTGAGAAGTTCAGTAATGATATCAAATTTTAATCTAGTATTATGATAGGTACAAGCATTAGAAGCGTCAGACACTTATTTAGGGTGTCTGATGCCTCTTTGAAAACAGTTTTAGTTAAATTCAAAGATAACGCATGGGATATTTGTAAGGTAGTTAAGTTCCCCAATGATAGTTCGTTTGGAGAGACAATGTTCATCTTCAATAACTATTTTCGTCAAAGTCATTGGAACTTTGACACAATCCTCATGTCCAATGATTTCAAGAAACATTTCAAGGCAGAAGATGTAACCAACTATGCTTGTAGGGTAATGTCTATCAATATCCATGAACTTTCATCTTTTGGTGGCTATTTCCAAGAAATTACATTACTTCCAAAATTTTTCAATGAAGATTATGAAAAGTTCTTGAAAGATAATAATAAGATGATAATGAATTTAGCCAATAAATTCGGCTTATCGACTAATGACATTCAGCTAAAGAGGTTATATATCTATTCTGATGGCTCTAGGAACTTTTTCCAATGGGCAGTTAATTCTCGTTATCAGAATGGGACATCCCTCTCCGTCATCAAAAACATCCTTATTTGGAACGAATCCTATAAGCAACTTGCAAAGAATCTTTCGAAAGGTACAATCACTGCATACACATCAAGAGAATCTATCGTTAAACTTCTTGATGAACTAAGCGAATTAAGAAAGGACAAGCGTATCAACGACTCCATCAATTCGTTTAATACGACACAGAAGAAATTATTCAGAAACAACAAACTATCTGAAAACGACAAGCAAGCTCTATGGCGGCTTTATCGTCTTTCAGAGACAAAGAGATTGAACTTCATTAAGAAGGTGTCCTCAATCACAGATTTCAATGAGTTACTGAGACAGCTTCGTTTCGTGACTAGTGTGCATTTCTCGTGGAGTAAGGAATCATTCATGGACTTCCTTGATAATGTTGAGGGCATCAAATACGAAAAGATATGTGAAAATGAAAAGGTTGTTCTAGTTAAGGTTCTTGATTATGAAACCATTAAGCAGCTTGGTAAAACTACCAACTGGTGTATTTCAAAGAACAAGACCTATTGGAATAACTATATTGAGGGCTATCATGGTGCTACCACTCAGTATATGGTTTTTGATTTCTCCAAGTTGGAGGATGATAAATTGTCAATTGTAGGTTTTACAACCACACGCAATAAAGGCATTACTTCAGCGCACAACTTCGTGAATGAAAATCTCATGGGTGGTGATGAAGGTGAACAAGTATTCCTTAACTCATTCATATCCAAATTCAACGATAATAAGAATATATATTCTATTCTTGCTGATGATGGTGTTGATATCACCCTTGTTGTACAGTATGACATGCCACCTTATAAGTGGGATGAGAATAGTCTCATGGATTACTTGTATGAGTGTGTGAATCCAGAAAATGTAGATGTTATCAAGAAGAAAGACGGTAAAATTGTCCTTTCTGTAATGGATGAGAATATCCGTTATTTCCTTGGTGATACCTATTACGATAACATATCATCTGATTATTGGAATTATCAACATATATTGTTCATTGACTTCAATAAGAATGTATATGATGTCAATAAGCTTCAATTTGCCATTATCGAGGAAAGTGGTGGTGACGAGGACTATTGCATAGGCGTATATAATGAAAGGTCACTTAACTCTAATCAAAACTTTGATACAAAGCTCATTGAGTTTGAATTGCCTTATAACACAATAAGGAGAACCAATGACCCATATATTAGGCTTAGAAACGGTCTATACTCCTATAACACTCCTATGATTAAGAATAGCATCAATGAGTGTGGTAATGGGGTTATCAAAAAGTTGATTAAGAACGATGTAGGAAGTGATACGTTCTTTGACATGATTATGAGAACCGTAAGACATCACATGTCATTTGATTATCTCCACTTAATATATGATAATGGTGTTAAGCTTACTGATGTCTTATCTCCGTCATATGTGGGCGATATCATCAAACAGTTTACCCATGACATGAGAAACATGAGTAGGGCAACTACCATGTTCACCAAACTTGAAGGTGTGAGCGAAGAGCAGATAAAGAACTTCTACGATGGCAACTATGGAAGGGATGATACAAAATACATTGGCTTATTCGAAGCAATCAAGATGATTGTGAACAACGAAAAAGGTTTGCACGGAAAAGAATACAATACGATGTACAAGAGGGTACTTAGTTTCATTGCAAATGATGGCAAAAATGCCCCAATATATGACCAAGTGTTCGATTTGGTTAAGGACAAGTTAGACTATTCGTTGTCAGATGATGCGTTATTCTCTATCGCTAAGTTTGCAGTTTATTACGGTAATGATGAATCAAAGAAGTTCATTGAGGATAAATCCAAGGAATCTGCAAATCTGAAGAAGTATTATGAAGCGGTTTTTAAGGAACACGAGAAATTCCTTAAGGCAATGCGTAATCAGAAGAATAATCACGTGACATATTCAATAAGTCTCGATAATCCTTTTGTGGACAACGTTGAACTTGAGTATGCCATAGCTCCAAATGATTAAATTATGCTGAAGATAATATTACTTTTCATTGCAATAGGCTTTACTGTTTTCTCAGTAAACTATAAATTCAGCAAAGCAGTAAGGTTTATTGCTTATAACGAGGAAGAAACACAAGCTGGTGCCTATGCCGATATCTTCATGATGTTTGGAATCACAGTTTTATGGACAGTATATTTTTCACTATTTTAAGAATCATTAACGTGAAAAATTTGTTATTCAGATATTTTTTGTATAACTTTGCATCGAAAAACATATTTTGAATTTAAAACATACTTAATAGAATAAAAAAAATGACTTACAACAAGAAACAAATGCAGCCTTTGATTGATAAGTATGCTATCAATCCTGAGACCAACAAGCTGTTTGCCGATGTGTGCGAAATGTTTGACGGACAGCCAAACTATCAGATTTGGGCAGTAAAGATGATTTTCTCCAAATCTATGTCAATGGAACAGCTTGAAGCAATTCACGAATGGGTTGAGAAAAACCAGACATTGGTTAAATCACTTGAGAAGAAGAATGTAGTATCTTATTCAACAAAGAATGCGATTTCTCAGTTATTCAATGAAATGAAAGGTCTCGATGACCTCTCTGTCATTAAGAACGCCATCAGTCACTTCAATACAGACCAGCGTAAGATGCTTACTAGCAGTCTTCTTCCAAAGGAGTACACTGCATTGGAAGCAAATGGGGCATCAAACGTTAAGAAGTGGGCTGATATCTTTAGGAAGTTCAATCGACTTCCTCTTGACCGTAAGAATAAGTTCTATAGCAACTGTTCAAGATTGAGAAACCTCTCTGATTTGCAAGCTGCTATTAAGAGCTGTCTTGAGGCAACCTATGAGTGGAACAAGGAAGATTTGTTAGCATACGTGGCTAACGTTACAACTGACTGTGAGGTAATCTTAGATAACGGTAACTTCGTTATTGTACATGTTCCTTCATTTGAATCAAGTAAGCTCCTTTGCGGTAATGGACGCACAAAGTGGTGTATTACACGTGAAGCTAATTACTTCTCTCAGTATGTGACTGCACAGAGCAACCGAGACCAATACTTCTTGTTTGACTTTGGTCGTAAGGAGAGTGACGCATTTGCACATATTGGTTTCACTATGGAGAATGGTCGTGGCTTCTATTGTGCTCAGACTTGTAACAATCAGAGCATGATGGGTGGCTATAATCAGAATGGTGAGGTTATGGATATTAGACAAGCCCTTGACAAAGCTGGATGTAAGATGTCTCTTTTCTTGCGCCTTAATGCGCTAACAAATTACAAGTGGGAACTTGAGTCTATTTTGGGGCTTGTTAAGAACAAACCAAATGATTTTGCCGTAGCATACGAGAAAGATGGTCGCTTGATTATCAACGTCCTCAATTCACAAGGAGTAAAGACCCTTATCAACCATACGCTTATCAATAACGGCAACTTCTCAGTTGACAACAATAACAAGGTCTATGTGTTTATTGACACCAACCTTAAATACAACGATGATAGGTCACTTATTGCGATGCACTATCAGAAAGACCAATATGGTACTCTCTCTCTGAAGAAGATGACCGACCCATTCAATACAGACATCACTAAGGATGGGTATCTGTCAAAAGTTGGTATTACCACTGATAATTATCTTAATCGTGAGGCTATTGACCCACAAGTATTGTTGCATAAACTTATCGATGAAAACGATGAGATTGGTGCAATCAAGTTGCTTGAGAAAGAGGGTAAGAACTTCAATGTTAACTATGAATTCAATAACAGAGTGCCCATCATTTCTGCTGTAAACAACAAGATGTATAACTTGTTTGAGAAGATTGTAAGTCATCCTAAATTCGATTCTTCAATCGAGGATGGTTTCGGTGAGACCCTTCTTGAGTCACTTATCTATCTCTACGGCAGTGACGAGATTTCAGCCTCTAAAGAGGAAGAGAATTCTCTTAAGAAGATGATTATAGCAATCTTGAAGTCTGATACATATGACTTTAACACAAAAGACCTTAACTCTGACACTGCAATCAACATTGCATGTGAATATCCTAAGATGACTTGGATTGTTGAGGCTCTTGCATCTAAGAAGAGTGTTGATGTCAACATTGTGAACGATTTCGAGTGTGCTGCACTTGGTGATTGTATTCGTAACAAGAACCTTGAGGCATTGAAGATAATCGGTAGGAGACCAGATGTAAAGGTAAGAGAAGAGGATAAGAAACTCGCTAAGACCTATGGCATCAACTTGAATGATTATATCAAACCTGATGAGAAAATCTTTGGCAGCTTCAAGTTTGAAGATGTTGAGGAAGAGGTGAAAACCAAGTCTTCATCAGAAATGGAAATGGCTATGGCTGCTGCATTCTAGCCAATTCCATTATTAAATGTTAAAAAGTGATATGAATGACAAACATATCACTTTTTTCATACCCAAACATTTGGAAATTAACAAAAATTTGTATATCTTTGCATATATAAGCAATGGCAATATGTTAAACTTTAAACCTAACAGAATATGAATGTTTATAATTTTAAGAAAATTGAGAAATGTTATGTGTACGGTAATATAGATAGAAATATGGATAGATTCATCAAGAATCTTACATCCAACGTTTCTAAGTTTAAGAAAGAAGAACATCCGAAGGAAATTGAAAGACAAGAAAGATTGAAGAAACGCAGTGAAGAAATGTGTCTTGGAATTAGGGATATTGGACACCCTAATCCACATGGAGGGGCACCAGGTAATTATTTGCGCAGAGCCAATAGAAGAAATGATATACAAATTGAAGGTCCGGGAACCTTTACAGCATCATTCGATGATTGGGCTAGAGAAAAAGTCATGTATGGGAAATCTGCAAATGTAGATTCCACCTACAATGACAGTGTAATCATTGTTAGTGGCAACTGTGGTATTGGCAATAAAAGCAAGAAATACTACGAGGACACATTTGGTAGACTAGATAAGGTTCTTGGTGATAACAATTGCTTTATTCTATTCGTAAGGGGTAATAATGACAACCCTTCAATCTTCAATAATAGGGAGATTGACTTTGAACACATCAAGACGATTCCAGATTATTCAGTAGTTTGCCTTAAGACATTCAATTGTCTCTGTATTGGTGGTAGCGTTTCAATGGATAAGGAGTGGAAATTGGCACAAGAGGAACTTTATGGAAAGAAACTATTCTATGAAGATGAAGCACCTAAATATGATGAAAATAAACTCAATGAGATTCTTGATGCATACAATATCAATTGTGTTATAACAAGCACATGTCCAAGCTTTGCATATCCTGGAACAAACGCCTTTAAGAAAAGCAAATGGTTCTATCATGACAAGAATATCATCAATGAGTTTTCAAACGAGAGGAAAATAATGGATAGAATCTATGAGAAAATTATGGATTCAGAGTCAAAACCTTATATGTGGATTTATGGCAGATTCAAAATATCTCGCACAGATAAGATTAATGACATTGTATTCACCTCGTTGGCTTCTTACGCCATGATACAGATTAACTCTCAATTAAGCGCATTCTTTGGTATCGATACATCTAAGACACTTGAGAATAATGGACATACATTTGATAACATTATTACAGATGGAATAAATAGAGTGGCATACGATGAGCATGGAGATGAAATGTTTGATGATGAGCCAAGAGAAGAGGAACATGAGGGAATAGAAGAAGAGGCAGATACACCAATTCAAGGTTTAAATACTATAAGAGAAGCATTAGATAGAAATACTAGAAGAGAAGAATTAGATAGATTTGATAGAATGGTGCAAGAAATGTATGATGGTAATAATCTTGGTGTTTATGCAGCACAAAATGAACCAATGGCTGTAAATTATGGAGAACTAAGAGCTATAACACTCGAAGACATTGAAAGAGCTGCTACGCTTGTTACAAACAGAACTAGAAATGGCTAATACAAATAGTAAATTCTTCTCTGCTATGGTTATAGGAGAAAACCACAGAGAAATAATGTCTAAGTATTCACTTGATTTGGAAGTTAATTCCTATGTCAAATATGAATATCTTAAGGCTGACAAATACCTAAACAATTCAATCAAGGCTCTAGACAATATCTTATCTAACGCTGATAAGATAGGTCTAGAACCTTCAGTGAAGGAAAGCCTATCGGCTAGAATAAAGATTCTCAATAAGATGACACCATTTGAATACTATAGAGAGTTGACAAATGGTATGTACTATGATGAGAATGGCAATGCCCTTTCAACAGAGAATCAAGATGGACATTGGAAGACTGCTAGGATAGGTAGGAATTTCTCACTACCACTCAAGTTAAAAGATGGTAGCGAGGCATATTCAGCAAAGGTTGGTGATGTGGACTGGGAAGCCATGAATGAGCCGCCAAGACTATACGAGGCTGCATGGGAAATGGTAATGGAAGGACGAGAACCTACTGATGAAGAAGAAGAAAAAGTCTATAAGTCCATGAAGGATAAGACTGTATATTTCTCTAAGTTCAAAAGCAAGGAGGATTACGTCACATACAGCACCTCTTACTGGAATTATGCCTTTGTAGATGAAAACGGATGGGTAGATGTAGATAGTGATAAGGAAGGGGAACAACATTGGATTACAACGTTTTATGACAGATTCATAAAAAACTTAGACCCTAATCAATTAGTCACAATCTACGAATGTAGCATTAATAATGGTTAAACTATGAGAATATTGAAGATTCTAATAAGGTTATTGTGTATTATATTATTCATAATAGCAATGTTATTAGTTCCATTACAATTATTGTATATGGGGGTTCGATGGGTTTTTGATGGAGGACATGTAATATCAGACCCATTACCATTTGAAGTGATGGATAGAATTGATACTTGGTGTGAGAAATATGGTATTGACTTAATGAGCAACCGTTAAATAAAATTAAATATGAGATTATCTTTTGGTAGTCTCATTTTTTTTTCATATATTTGCATAGAGGGATATTGTAATGAAATGGAAAAATTGTCAGAATATGGAGAAAAATATAGGAGAATCCTAACATATTTCCTTAAAAAGAAGGGAATATACAAGATTTTTGTAGCTAATACCAAATATCAGCACAGTGTGATTAACAAGCACAGCGTATTTTTCAAAAGGCAGTATTACAATGGTATATTCAATCAAGCTGCTTGGGATAATGAGGGGCTTGTAAATCTTTTCGGTGACTTCTTTGCTTTCACGAGTGCAAAATATCCAGAAACAATAAGACTATCAGATGGTACTTTCGAAGATTCAAACATATTCAGTAGATTTGAGTTTTGGACTGCAAAATGTGAGGAGTGGGAAGATTTTATATATAAAAGAGAATACGAAGAAATAACAACATTAATATAAATGGAATTAATAGTTAAACAATTAAGGGGACGATTCATAGAAGATAATCAATTACCTGTCACAACAGTTGAAGACCCCTATTTCGAAGAAAGAATTAAGATGCTTGAGGGTGAATTCCATGCACAGCTCAAATATCTCTCACTTATGGAAACAGTAAGGGATAACTTTGGCGGTAACATGCAAAAATTCCTTGAGCATAGGCATAGCGTTAAAGACCAGATTCTGAGTCATATACTCAATTCTGAGGGCTACAAGGCAATGTTAGCTGACAAGTCCCCATTGGAGGGCTGTGAGCTTGTTGTAGGCGCAAATGAGCTTTACACAGAGCAGCAAGATGGTGGTTTGTTCTTATCTTTCGATATGATTAAGGCAAACTTCCAAGCACTTCGCTATGTTGACCCAAGCATTGTGCGTGATTGTGAGACTTGGGAAGAGTTCGTAGCTTGTTTTACTGATGTGAAATACCTCGCTTCTGCAAAGCAAGTAAGACAAGAGGTATTGGGTAAACTCAATGGTAAGAGATTGGCAGCAATTGAAAAGTATCATTCCAATGAGTTTGCGAAAGTTCTAGTAGAACGCTATGGCGATTGCATGTCTCCATTCTCAATTAAAACTGATGAAATTATATTGAAATTTAATGGTAGTGAAAAAGAGTTTGAAGAGTTTAAAGTGAAGGATGAAGAATTCAATGGATTCAAGTTCCGTGTGAACAAATTCAAACTCCATATGAGAACCTTTAAGAGAGCATTCTCAGATAAACGCATAAATGTGTTTGAGAAGGAAGACTATTTAGATGCCCATAGACGCAATTTAAAGTGCGTTCCTGCCACTTATTACCCTCAAGTGTATAAACTACTCAATGGGATGGAAATAAGCGATTCTGACCTAGTTTTCACTAGCGACCATGAATTATGCAAATACATGAAACCATTGGAGTTAATAAAATGAGTAGAGAACCATACATATCTAGGGATTTTGCATACTATCTTAAGAGAGAACACCTTTACTCGAACTATAGGGCACATCTTAAGAAGAATAAGGAAAGCTATGAAGAGTATAAATTTTGGGGCAATGTTTGGATTAACTTCTTTGCTTTTCTAGCGAAGAAATACAAGTGTGAAAATAATGTTATATTAAATTAGAATGGAATTATTCAAAGAAGAGAAACATAAAAAGCTGTTGAAGAAGCTGCAAGATTGCATTAAGGGCACTGCATTCCAAAATAACGTATATCTTGTTGGTGGCTGTGTGAGAGACGCATTGCTAGATGAACCCATTAAGGATATCGATATTGTTGTATCCCTAAAGAATGGTGGCATCATGCTTGCCAATCTATTGGCTGCAAAAGAGAAATGCTATAAGATGGGCAGCAATCCAGTTGTGTATCCCAAATACGGCACTGCAAAGGTAACGTTATATAACGATGAAGACCTTAAGGACTTGGATTTGGAATTTGTCCAAACTCGCAAGGAACAATATCATGAGGATAGCAGAAATCCAGACCAAGTGTTTGGTACGGTTGAAGAAGATGCAAAGCGTAGAGACTTAACCATCAATTCATTATATTACAATGTAAGTGATGAAAAGATATATGATTTTAACTTAGGTATTGATGACTTGGTTAATCAAGTGATAAAGACACCGACTGACCCAGATATTACGTTTAATGATGACCCATTGCGTATATTGAGGGTTATCAGATTCTCTTGCCGTTATGGGTGGGGAATTGAGAAAAACACGTGGTTAGGTATGGTTAAGAATGCACATCGTATCAAGATTATCTCACAAGAGAGAATCACCGATGAGATTTCAAAGATTATAACTAGCCCAAACGCTTCTGTTGGTATTCGAAAGATGTTATTCTGTGGATTGTTGAATAAGGTAATGCCAGACATATATGACTTAACCAATGCATATGAATCAAGGAATCCAATGTTAACGTCATTTGACCATACCATGATGGTTCTTGATAAGGTACAGCCTTATATCGAACCTAGATTGGCAGCATTGTTCCATGACGTTGGCAGAATTGCTACTGAAATCAATAGAGGCATTTCACAAGACTTGTTTAGTGCTGATGTGGCAGCTTGTGACTTGAAAGCAATGAAGTTCCCAAATGACATCATTAATTCTGTTGAGAACTCTATCAAATACCACAGATTCTTTAAGAATTACGCTGATGGTACTGTACCACCAGACAAGAAGATAAGAAAGTTTATCAACTTATGTGGTGACAACATTGGAAACGTGGTTGACTTGATGAATGCCAACAACTTGTATCAAACCTATGATAAGAAGAAGAGACAAGCGTTGGATATTCTTAATAGGATTGAAGAACTTGATGAACTTGAAGAGGCTAAGAATGTTAAACTACCCATCGATGGTAAGGACATTATGAAGGAGTTTAATCTTAAGTCTGGACCTCAGATTGGTATAATCATGGAGCACTTGAAAGAGGCTTATTTTGAGAATCCGAAGATTACCAAGGAAGAGTGCCTTAAGTTGGTCGAGGAAAAGATAAAGGTCTTGGCAGTGTGATAACTGCCAAGTCTTTTTTCTTTAGTGTATTTCTTTTTTTTTTTTAATATATTTTATTATTATATTATTTTATATATTAATTAAAATATATTATAATATATTAAAATATAATAAATAGTTTTTTTATTTAAAATATTTTTAGTATCTTTGCAAAAAGTATAAAGTATATCAATATGGGAACATTGTGTAAAAATTGTCCTGTAAGGAATTCACATAAGGAAAGTGGTCAGCCTTGTACCGTTGCTTTTGCAATGAGGTACGGCAATAGTTGTGTCAATCTTGACATAACAGAACAGTTGTTCAATAAGGAATTAGAAGAGCAGTCCAAGAAAAAGGAAGAGGACAAAAAGAAAAGAGAAACCAAAAAGACTGAGGCAAAGAAGCCTAGAACTACAAAGAAAAAAGAAACTATTAAAACAGAATAAACATATGGAAAGAAAAATTTTGCTTGTCGTTGATGGACAATACGACTTTTTAGAGGGTGGTGCTCTTGCAGTAGAAGGTGGTAGAAAGGCATTAGATAACCTTGTAGAGTTTATCAAGAAACACTATAAGGAGTATGATGGTATTTTCTTTACGGCAGATTGGCATTTGCCTAGCCACTGTTCATTCAAGGATAATGGTGGTGTTTGGCCACCTCACTGTGTGCAGTTCTCACAAGGTGCAGCATTATATCAGCCAATTATTGATACTCTCAACGAGTTAAAGATTGACTATGATGTTCTCACCAAGGGTTGTGACGAAGACCATGAGGAATATTCCATTTTCAAGAATGCTCTTTCTAATGCTTACCTCAATGCGATGAATAAACACAATGAGATTAGTGTTGTTGACACATGCGGTATTGCTGGGGATTATTGTGTCCTTGAGACCATAAAGGATGGACTCATGGCGTTTCCAAACACAGAGTTCCATGTTATCAAGGAGTGTGTCGCATCCATTGATGGTGGAGCAACTTTAAGTAAGTTCGTTGATGAAAACGAGAGAGTATTATGGCACGAATAGAAGTTGATTTAGCGGAATATCAAGGCATGAGAAACAAGATTAAGAGCTTGGAATCTGCCTTGAATTCTGTGTCTGTGGAGGCTGCTACCAATAAGGAGATTGTTGAAAACGTAAAGGCATTGGTGGTTGACCTTGAGAAAGAAGGATTCTTAAATCGTTTATTTGCTTGGAAAAGCGTTATTAAACCATTTAAACAATTGTTAACATAAAATTTTTGGTATATTTGATATTTTTTCGTATCTTTGCATGGAGAAATTAACATTAGATGTATTCAAACATTTTAGGTTCTTCTTGAAAAAGAATAAAATATATGACCTATTCATGCGGAATTTCAGAAACCAACCATATGAGAAGATTCATAATGTAGATATATTCTTACCTAATTACATAGACATAATGAGAGAGTATTCTACAACACATATGGGTAAAGAATATCTCAGTGGATATGGAGCGTTGTATCTAACGTTTAAGTCTTTTTGCTGGGCGAATAGAGGATATGAGACACCAGATTCATGGAGTAAGTATTGGGCTACTATTTGTTTAAAATGGGCACTATATTGCATTAGACATAATATTGAAATATGTACAGACGAAAAGCTTAGAAGACTCATAGAATATTGGGATTCGTGCAAATGGATTGATACAAACAAATTATCATTTCAAGATAGAATAATAGTAAATCAGTTAAAACTAAAATATCACAATGGAGACATATACTAAAATTGACACGATGTACAAAAGATACATCTTTGATGGCAAGGAGTGTCCGAATAAGGATTGGTTGAAGTTCAAGAATAAGATTATCCTTGGCGAGTTCTCATTCAAGGAAGCTGAGTATTTGTTCAATTGTCTTTGGGAAGCAACTTCCAAGTTGGATGGAACAAACTCTAAAATTGTATTCTTTCCTTCAGATGGGCACATCGAAGTAGGTGGCAAGACAGACAAAGCTAGTTCACAGCATGGACAGTTTGAAATGCTCCAAGAGATTGGTGAACGTATCAAGCCACAGCTTTGTGCAATGTTTCCAAAGGAGTCAGCAAGGTTTGCTCCAATTAAGGAGGGAAATAAAATCAAGTTCTGGGATGTATCAAGCGAAATTGATAGATATGCTAATGCAAATCCAGTAACACCAAATAGAGAAGGACAGTATGAGGTTTGCCTTGAGGAAGTTCCTATCTACATCTACGGTGAGTATTTCGGTACTGGCATTCAGAAGTGTGGTTCTCGCTACATTCAGAATGGTAACGGTTTCCGTGTGTTCGACATCAAACAGCAAGGTTGGTGGTTGCCAAAGGAGAATCGTGATGCAATATGTAAGGAACTTGGTCTTGAGACTGTGCCTTTCTTGGGTGTTATGACCTTGCGTGACATTGAGGATATGGTTCGTGGTGGTTTCACTACCAAGTTTGAGGGGGCTGCTGACCCAACCATGATTGAGGAGGGTATTGTGGCACGTCCTATCATTCCTCTGTGTAGCGGTAATGGCAATCGTATCATCGTTAAGGTAAAGTATTGTGATTACGTTGAGTATGACACTGTACGCAAGCAATTCTCTGACGAAGAGTTTGCTGAGTTTGATAAGTGGTATCATGATAATATTGAGAACAAGAAATGAGAGATTTAACAAGGGTAACATTGAGGACACTCATGTTTATCTTCCTACTTGCTGGATGTGCTAGCAATATCTACTATATGTCTAGTATAACTAGTAATAACGAGTATGCTAGGTATAACAGTAGAATGCGTTCAACGGTAACATATGATGAAAATGGGTACAATGAGTACCAACAGCCTCAGTCAGATACAATCAGCATTGATTCGACTGATGATGAGAGGGAATACTTTGATTCAAGACCCACTAGAGAATTTTACTACTGATTATGTATGTATTTTGTAAATTGAAAAATGGAAATACAATACAGCTACAATCTGAGGTCTTCATAGGTGACTATGTTGAAATTATCGATTGTGGTGGGCAATATTCATCATACATTGATGCTTTCTTGTATTTTTGGGGTGGCAAAAAATCCTATTTTATAGAGTATAATTTTGGTGATTGGAAACCACTTGATGTAGTACCTAAGTATTGGAAGGTTATTAACATGGCTGTTAATCCTGATGGTCGTACACTCATGTATCACATAAGAAGTGTTGATGGAAAGAATTGCGTGGTTAATGGCAAAGCTATTGGATTATCTGATTTTCATAAAAGAAACAGAGTACCAAATGGTAAAGTCATGGTTCATCAAATACCTTTTAATAGTGCTGACATTGTGGCGCATGAATGGACAGACAAATTATATGAAATAATGACTTGAAATTATGGATATGTTTATTGAAGGTGTTGGACATGTTACAGTACCATTCAAGATAGGTGATATTGTCAGAATCAAAAAAGGTAAATATGGTGCAATATACTATTGGGAGTATGTACAAACGCTACCCAAACTCTTGGAGGTTTGTCCATATCAATATGGCGAAGGCAAAAGTTCGTTTTATGTGGATACACATGGTTGCGTAAAGAGCCATGTTCCAAAGGAATGGAAAATAAAACATGTTTTTTGCAATGCTATTGGAATTCTCTCAGTAGGTCTTATTGTGGTATTAGTAAGCAGATTTAAAGATACATTGGCAATATCCTATAGTATAGGAAAATTGTATGGCGAATGGGAAGCACATAATCCACCTTTCGAGGTGATTAGAAAAGGCAGAGAAGAAGTGAAAATAATTAAAGTTGAAAAAATATGAAAGAAATTAAACAGATTGTTACGCATTTTACTGACAATGACCTCTACACTTTTACGTGTCAGTATTACATTTTACACACGTATCCACGTGCAGAGGTGAGGTATGCATTCTTTGACCGTAATCACACTCGTTATCCGCAAGGATTTGGCGAGTTGCTTCAAGAGCAGATTAACGGCATGAAGGATGTTATTATTACAGAAGAAGAGATTGCCTTTATGAAGAGCAAGATTTACTTCCTTCCAGATTGGTATTACAACTTCCTTCGTGGTTTCAGATTTAATCCTTCTGAGGTACATATTTCACAAGACCAAAGTGGTTACTTGTCAATTGTCATTGAGGGAAAATGGTATTCTACAATTATGTGGGAAATGCCAATTCTTTCTACAATCTCTGAATTGATGCACATCATCAATGGCGATATTGAGAAGGTAAACCGTGAGGCTGAATACAAGAGAGCATATGCAAAGGGAGCAAAGGCATTCACAAATGGGCTTGTGTTGAGTGACATGGGAACTCGTAGGCGTTTTGATTTCCAGAACCATCATGATGTTTTAGCAGCCCTTAAGCAAGCATATAGTGATTATACTGAGCAAGGACTCTGTACTGGAAAGTTTGTTGGAACATCAAATGTTTGGTTTGCCAAAGAGTTTGACCTTACTCCTATTGGTACGATGTCGCATCAAATTATTTCAGCAGAGGAGTGCGTAAGCGGTGTGTTTGAGTGCAACTACAATGTAATGGACAAGTGGTCTCAATGTTATGACGGAAATGTGGGAATTTTCCTTTATGATAATTTCTCGGATGTTATATTCTTCCCTAATTTGTCTAAACGTCTTGCGAAGACATTTGATGGTTTGCGTGTAGATAGTGGTGACGAAAAGGAACAAACTGAGAAAATCATTGCAAAATATCAATTTCTTGGAATAGACCCATCAACAAAGGCAATTGTATATTCTAACGCACTTACAATTGACAAAGCTATAGACCTTCATAAATGGCTCAGTGGGCGTATGAAGGATTCCTACGGCATTGGCACTCACTTATGTGCTGACGTAAGTTATCTATGGTGCGAGACATTAGGTATTCCAATGACAATAGACGAGGTAAAGGATGGAAAAACTATAAGAGGTAGTTATCCAGTTGAAGTAAAGAAATTTGCTTATAGTAATATTGTGATAAAGCTTATTGGGTTTAGAATCACTGAATCTCGTGAGTGGCAAGATTGTGTTAAGTTATCTAACGATGAAGGAAAGATGCTTGGAAATAAAGAAAAATGTGAATACATACGTAATATAATTAAAAACTGTAAGCACTGAGCTTACAGTTTTTCTTTGTATATAGTATCTAGTTCTTTATATAAATCTTTTTCATCGGTATATACCTTATATGAGACTTTATCTTTTTTATAATTCTTGTTATAAGTAAAGTGAAATAATTTTATACCATTATTTTCGCACAGTTCAATTTTTCTTTTATCTCTTTCTAAAGTATCATTTAATCCTTCTTCTCCATTAAAAAAATCTATTGCTTCAAAATGTTCATCACCTTGGTATTCTATGGCTATTTTATTTTTCTCGTCATATATATCTATTTCAAATAGCCCTAGATTCTTTATACCTCTTTTGGAGTGAAAGAAATTTGCAGTTTTGTATCTTGTTTTAAGATGCTCGAAAAGTATAGTCTCATGAATATTTTTTTCTGAGGCACATTGTGGGCATCCTCTATGAGAAGTTAAATGTCCATCTGGCCTTGTATAAAACTCACCATGTTTTTTACATATTAAACAGACTTTTGTTTTATTGTTAACATAGTTTACTTTGGAATAATCAAACCAATCACCAAAAAATGATTTTGATTGTTTAATAAATTCTTCTTTATTTTTTTTGTTTTTTTCTTTCATGTTATTTTTTCCGCATTTGCAACACCCACTACCGTTTAAATGATTAGCTGGTCTTTGCCAAAATTCACCGTGATTTGGACATATTATACAAACTTTTGTGTCATTATTGACATATTCTACTTTAGAATAGTCATACTTGTTACCATGAACCTTTTGTGCCTCCTTAATCCATTCTTCTTTTGTATATGCATAACTTCTATGAACACATTTAGGGCATGATTGCCCTTGCAAATGACTATTTGGTTTCATCCAAAATTCTCCGTGTTCTGGACATATTATACAAACTTTAACTTTATTGCCTTTATAGTCTACTTTAGAATAATCATATTTATTTCCATGAACTTTTTGTGCTTCTTTAACAAACTCATCCTTAGTATAAATATAACTTCTATGAGAACATTTAGGACATCCGTGACCATTGATATGTTCTGAAGGTTTTTGCCAAAATTCACCGTGATTTGGACATATTATACAAACTTTTGTATTTGCATTTTTATACTTAACTTTGGAATAATCATATTTGCCGCCATGAACTCTTTGTGACTCTATGACAAACTGTTCAGTTGTTTTTCTATTAACGTCATAAGAACATTGTGGACAACCTTGTTTCTTTAAATGGTTTTGCGGTGTCATCCAGAATTCTCCATGAATAGGACATATGATGCATACTTTAGTTGTTGCATTAAAATATTCTACTTTTGAATAATCATATTTGTTGTTATGACGTTCATTTGCTTTCTTAATAAAATTCTCTTTCCAATCCATAATTTAAAATCGTTCATTTAAATATAAATATCTCCTTAATATAAAAAATACCAAATTAACAATAATTATAAATAGATATTTTGTTATCTCAGCTTTTTTTTATATATTTGCATCATGGATTATGATAGGCTTGTAAGCGCAATTAACAAAAGGGTGAGAAGTGGTAAGTTTTTCACTAAATTGAAATATTATCCGACCCTTCGTTGGGTTAGGCATGACAGCATGTTAATATTCCAATCAAAGGAATTGGAGGTTAACGAAGAGAGGGGCTTGTGCCCAGAATGTACTGTGCTTTTAGACAATAAAATACGTTTGGGAAGTTCAAATAAAAGTATTGGACTTGATGTAATTGCGTTACAAGACTTAACTATGGGCGATTATATTGATTTCAAAGTTGCCCTTAAGGATAGTGGATTAGCGTATAATAGGAAAACCAACGAAATAGTTAAACGTGAATATTAATAAACTAGAGAAAGATAGGGTATATAAGATAAAACATACAGTTAATGGATTTTATAGGGATTACATAATTTGTTCCCCTATAAATGATGTTGATATTGTTAATCTAACTACTTATGCTTTTGGCAATCGCAAGAAATATAGACAATTCAGATGTCATTTTGTTGTTTGTTTTGACGGTAGAATCAATATTAGTAACGATAATAATGATGATGCCATAAGTGCATATTTTGAGGATTGTGTAGTTTTGCCATTATCAACTAATGATTTGGTGGATGTGAGATTGGCAATGGAAAAGTTAGGAGGAAAATATAATAGGAAATTAAATAGAGTAATAGTAAATGCTTAAACGAGGACACATATATAAGGCAATATATAGTAGTGTTGGAAGAAGTTGTTTGAGGAATTATATGATTTTTTCTCCAGACCGTGACATTGAGAATATACTTCTTTTCAATAAAAGTATGCTAAATTCTTCTAATATATTTCAGATAAATTTAGCTGGAGAAATTTCTTGTGGAATGTGTATCGGCTTTGGTAATTTAGTTAAACTTACCAAATCATTTACTGAACAAGATTTATACGAGATAGACACGGCAATGAAAAAGTATGGTTGGAAATACGATAGAAAATTAAATAAGATAATATAGATGTTGAAACGAGGACACGTATATAAGGCTATATTCAATAGGGAAAGTGGTTATTTTCAAGGAAAGGAATATCGGAATTACATACTTTTCTCTCCAAGTGAGGATATCATGAACAAAACTCTTCTGAATGGCGGCTATCTTAACACAATCTTTTTGATTGGTCTCCTTGGAATATATCAAGAAAACACTGATTTTGGTATTCATAACCTTAAGCGAATTACAACTGAATTTACTGATTTTGATATATCTGAGATAGAAGACTTTATGAATAAACATGGTTGGAAATACGATAGAAAATTAAAAAGAATAGAAAAAAATGAAAAGTTAAGCTATGAGAGTAACAGATAAACACATTTTCTTTTGGGGAGAATTCCCATCAAATTGGTATAAGTGTCATTTCACTGTAAAGCATGAGGGTAAGGAATTGGAGTTCTTCAATTCTGAACAGTATTTCATGTGGATTAAAGCCATTACATTTGGTGATGATGAGACAGCAGATAAGATACTGAAGAAGGGACATAACCCAAAGACAGCAAAGGCACTTGGAAGAGAGGTGAAGAACTATGATGATAAAAAATGGAATGAGATTCGTTATAAGGTCATGGTTGATGCCAACTACTACAAGTATTCTCAGAGTGAGGAATTGAAGGAACTGTTATTGAATCAAGAGTTTGATGGCAAACACTTTGTTGAGGCCTCCCCATATGACCGTATATGGGGTGTTGGTATGGGAGAGTGTGACCCATTGATTGACGATGAAAAGAATTGGAAAGGACAGAACCTATTGGGTAAAGCCTTGGATGAAGTAAGAGAAATGTTTTTGGATGGAAAAAGTTAATATTGACACAAAGACAAAAGGTATAATTCTATTTGCAAAAGGCAAGGAAAATTATGATGATTGGTTAGTGTTGGTCACAAGAGTAGATGATATAGGCTCAAGAACTTTAAAAATCTATGGGCACATCTTCTACAACATTCCCAAGAAAATATGGTATTTTTCTGGAGGTGACGAAAACTATGCTTGGGGAAACATAAACCATTGGGAATTCTTTGAGCCAACTAAGAAGCAAAAACAAATCATTGTTGATGCCCTTAAAGAAAGGGGATATAAATATGTACCAATCCTTAATAAGATAATATACAAAAAGATAGATGTATAAGAAAAACCTTTATGAGATAATAAGTTCATATAAATATCAATTGGCAATATGTCGTTACTCATTCAACTATTATCAATCTATGAAGTACTACGTTGTTATACGTTATTGTGATATTTTTCATAATGATAGGCTATGTGGATTTGGTGATGGATATTTCATCAAATATGAAAACCATTACGATTTCTTATCAATTGATGAGTTTACCCAATATTTCACTATAGTGGATAACTGTGAGGAAAATAAAAGGATAAGCAGTCTTCTTAAATGGCTAAGAGAGGAAAGGAAAATCAAGATAACAATAATTCCAAACATTCTAGATGATGGATATTGGTTCAATTATTATTTCTTTACCACCTATCCATTCTATACCAAGAACATTGAGGAAAAGGGATTTGAGAACTTTGAATCGGCAGCTAAGAAAGCTATTGAAATGGCAAAGAAAGCTTGCGTTCAAGTTCATGGTAAAAGTGGTGGAGAATGGCTCAAATACGTTATTGCTAGATGAAAGAGATTATTGTATATGAGAATATGAAGCCATGTATTGTATATGCCAAAGCAATAGGAGGTGGCTATTCTGATTGGTTAGTTTTTATATCTAAGGTTGAAAAAGAAGATTATTGTTCTTATCTTCATATAAAACATTTCATTTGTATGGATGTGAAGGATAATGACGTTTATTTTCATGAGGATGGAGAAGGAGGATGGGGACATGCAGATTTAAATTGGAATTTCCATATTCCATCTGAAAAACAAAAACAAACACTAATTAAGGAAATGGCTAAGAGGGGATATAAATATATATCTGTTTTAAATAAGTTGGTTAAAAAAACTTAATTAATTTTGTGGCCTCAGTTTTTTTTCGTATCTTTGCATCAAAAATTAGAAGTCATGATGCGTACATTAGAAGAAAAGAGTCTGTTAGTAAATACCATTTGTGAATACATGCCATATGAGCCACTTATTGCAAATGAGGATATTGATAGTGGATTTCCAATAAAGATTCACGTTGGAGATTTAAGGTTGGAAAAATACCTTGATGGGTATACGCTAGATAGCGAAAAGTATGGTGGTTTTAATAGTGATACAACTGTTATCTATCTCCGTCCAATGGATTCCATGACTGAGGAAGAAAATAAGGAAATTGAAGCCATTTATCAAAAGTGGTTCTTGGATGGCGGTGGCTTTGGTATGTATGTCGAGGTTATCGATTGGCTTAGAGCGCATCTTTTCGACTATCGTGACCTTATTAAGAAGGGTATTGCGAAGCCAATTGGAACTGAGAAGAGGTGGGTGTCTAGTGACACATTGAAAGAAGTAACAACTATTATGCAAAATACACTTGAGGAAGTGAAAAAAATTACGGAAGATGGACAAAAAAAGAATAGAAGGGTTAAGAGGTGATATAAACACCTTGCTTGGTGATGCTGTAGGTCTTCTTAAGGATATGGAGGCCAAGGCATATGAGGAGCGTGAGATTGACCTAATGAAGCCAATCTCCAAGGTGAGAAACATCATTCAAGACTATAAGGTTAAGATGGTTAAGGAGCTTGATAAGCTCTCAAAGATGAAATCAACTTGGTAATATGAAATATCGTATCATTCAAACTGGTGAAGGATACATCATCCAACACAAGTTATTGGGATTATTTTGGAGAAATCATAAGATAGAATCTTTCTATCGTTTTTATACAGATGACACTTGCAAATATGAAAGGAAGAGTCTAATAGTGTATAATTCTCTTAACGAAGCTATGGAAGCGTTAAAGAACATCAAGATTTCCCCAATTAAACATATGGGGCATAAGATATACTACGCAACGCAAGTTCTTGAGAATGGCAAGGGGTTGTTCGTTGATAGTAATTCTTATGTTGGTATTGATGGACTTGATAGAGCGACTTTTTCGTTATGTGATGAGAACCTTGCAAATTTAAAGATGAAAATTATGGAGCATGAGAATAAGAAGTGTAAAGAGGAAGAGGATAAGAAAGAAGCCAAATTAAAGGAGAAGAAAGATAAGGAGATAATTAACGTTTGGTACGAGGATTAGAATATAGTAGTTTATAACCCTTTAAAATATTGAATGGGATGAAAAAGATTATTGTTTTGTTGCTTGCTGTAATTAGCTTTGCATCGTGTGAGTGCCCATACGCTAGTTGGGATGATTATGGATATAGTGAAACCTCATCAGGGAAGTTGACCTATAAGAATGATTATTTCTCTGCTGAGAAACTGTTGGGAACATGGCAGATGGATTATGGGTGTATCGTTGGTACTATTGAACTGAAGCAAATTAAGTTCCTAGATGGGCTGAATTGTGACATTACAATGGCTCAAGTGAGAAACACCGATTGGTACACTGAGACATGGACTTATACCTATTACGGCAATACGATTAAATTTGCTAGAAACGATGGTAGAACGGTATTCTCATTCACGTTGAGAGATTATATCTTTCCAGAGTTGTTCCTAGAGGATTCTTTTGGCAGATATACATGGAGAAAGGTAAGGGCATATGGATGCTAGACGTTTCAAGCACGAATACAAATATATATATTATTTCCTAAAAGAACTTGGTATTCTCGAAGAATGGAAAGAATATCTGAAGTCACAAGAAAGGAATAGACCAAATATTAATGACCCAAAATTATATTCGCATATAGACCGTGTATTCGGAAAGTGTGATTTCACTTACTATCTATCGATAAATTATGGTATTCATTTTAAATTTGGGGAAAATATTAGTTCATGGTTTAGAGCCTTCCTATATGTCTATTCTAACGTAGAGACATATGACACTACAACTCTAGTTTTAGTTGAAGCCATGAGAAAATATAAAAAAAGAAAGAATTTTAAAGAAATATTGATTAAAAAAGGAAGATAAAAATGAACAGTGGAATTAAGACAATTGTAGTAGTTGGTTTGATTATCATTGCAGCATTAACGGTAATCACCACAGTGGGTAGTTATTTCAATTATAACAACCAAGAGATAGCTCTTCGTGAGCAAGCAGAGGCACAGCGTGGCAAGGTTGAGGGTGTACATGATGCAATGTGGAAGATTATCTCTCAGAAAGCACAAGTATCTCAAGAGTATCGTGCTGGATTTGATTCCATCTATACACACATTATCAGTGGTCGTTACTCTCAAGGTGATGGTACTTTGATGAAGTGGATTAAGGAAGCCAACCCAAACTTTGATACAAGTCTCTACAAAGATGTGATGGATGCCATCGAGATACAGCGCACTCAGTTTATGAAAGCGCAAGAAAGGATGATTGACATCAAGAGGCAGCATAGCACATTGTGTAAGACATACCCAGGTTGTTGGTTCATCAAGGATACTTCCGAGATTGAATATACTGTCGTGTCATCTAGTCAGAGCAAGGAAGTAATGGAAAGTGGGGTGGATGATAATGTTAAACTATTCTGACAAAAAGAAAGAATATCTTCGTATAACCACACGTTTCCTCAAAGAAGTGGGGTTATACGATTTGTGGGTTAAATATTGCAATACCCACAAAATGCTTGACGATTGTTGGATAGAAAATTTGCGAGAGGACCTTTGCATACAAGACATCCTAGGCAATACTAGTTTTACTAACTTTGTTATAAGGCATACTCATCTACGTCTCAAAGGATATGCCATATATGAGATTTTTGGGGAATATTTAAGGAAAACAAAATCCAAATATATTAAAGAGGTCGATGAATACTCCAATAACATGTTAAATGTAGACGTGGAAGGGAAGAAAATAACTTGGAATGATTTGAAAGATTCATGGTAAGTGAAAAGAAAAGGGAAGCTCTACGTTTAACAGCACGTTTCTTGAAGGAACTAGGATTATACGATGTTTGGCTTAAGTATTTGTACAACCCCAAGACTAGCAAAAGTTGGATGGATAAACCAGATAGTATTTTTTTCGATTCAGACATTCTAGGTTGTACAACATTTACTGATTATGTTAATGACCATAAGCCAACGTTTGAAACTCATGGGTATCTCATGTATGAGCTTTTGCAATTCTATCTTGCAGCATTGAGAGACCCTAACAGAAGTTGTGCTATAGTGAAAATTGATAACGAAAGGAAAAAGATTACATTGACTGATTTTAAAATGACCATTAACACATGGAGATAGTTATTTATTCATTACCGTTTATCATATCAGTATTTCTTCTTATTTTCTTTAAGAAGTATATTGTATGGTGGGAATATATTTGTTTGGTAGGTATATCAATCCTATTTACATTCTTGCTTAAGTCAGCATTCATTGCTTCACTTGAGTATGATACCGAGTATCTTGGTGGATATATGACAAAGATTACCCATTATGATGAATGGGATGAATGGATTGAGCGCACTTGTACTAAGACTGTACATGATGGCTATGATAAGGATGGAAGAGAGATAACCCATGAGGAGAAATACGACTGTAGTTATAGGGAATACCATCCAGAGTATTGGACATATACTGACAATCTTGGTAGGGAAGAATATTTCTATGGTAAGTCATATTTTGATGCTGCAATGAGAGAGTTAGGCTATCCAAAGATGGTATTCAGAGATATGCACCGAGACTATTATAAAATTGATGGCGATGCTCAAGATTACTATTATGATGGTACACCACAGCATGTAAGGGCGTTGGTATGGAAGAATACCTATCAGAATAAGATTCTTGCATCTCACTCTATATTTAAGTTCGAAGATATAGATGACGAGGAAGCAGATTCTTTGGGACTATACAGATATCCAAACGTTGAAGACCATGACCAAGCCGTAATACTTGGGTTCAGAGCTGGAAAAGAGGTACATAAGCAGTTTAAGTATATCAATTCCATATATGGTGCTAATAAGCAGTTCAGAATATATGTGCTTGTATTCAGAAATAAACCAATAGAGATATCTGAAAAACAGAAATCTTATTGGCAAGGAGGTAATAAGAATGAATTCGTTCTTTGTCTTGGCTACAATACCAAGAAAGGCACTATAGATTGGTGTAATCCATTCTCATGGTGTGATAAACCTGAGTTAGAGGTTGCTACCAAGAGGTATTTCAGAGAGCATCCAAGAATGGATTTGAGTAAATATCCAGTGTGGTTGGAGAAACACATTAATCTCTGGCATCGCAAGCAGTTTAGCGATTTCGACTACATCAAGAATGAAATGACAAAGGGGCAGAGCATTGCACTCTTAATTATCATACTCATACTTGATATTTTCGTATCTATATTCCTTATTGGTAACGAGGTGACAAATGAAGGTGTATATGACAACTCGTTCATATATGACTTCAAACATTATCAATTCAAGGTAGTAAATAACACATACTCATTCTTTAGTGAGTTATGGGAGTTGATATGTGATAGCGTAACTGTTTGGTGGAAATATCGATTAACACCTAGTTTAACGGAATTAGAAGAACACTATAAAAACATTTGCATGCTGAAATGAAATATTATCTTTGCATTAAGGAACCAGAGGTCAAGGAAGAAGAGTGCGATTTGAATATGTTCATAAAATATACATTTGATAATAGACGATGGAAAAGTAGGTATTACACTACTCCCAATGCCTATAACTATAATGATTATTATGACTCATATGGCAATGAAGCTAAAAGGTATAACTTCCATGAAAACTGGATTTACAAGTCCTATAATGATGGCGTATCCATTGAGGATGATTTTAATGTCGTGCATAGCCTAAAAACCATAGGTGACTGTTTCTTAGAGTTTAATTTTGAACTCAGTGATGATGTTAAGAGGTTAATCGAAAGGAAGGAGAAGGAAGGTGCTAGGATTACGGTAACACCAATTGCGGTATTATCAAAAGGCATCACATTCTATCACGTGGAATGCTACATTAATATTGGAAACTTTTTCTCAACCACTCATGAGGAAGGTGTTGATGCATACGAAGCAATCATTCAGTGTTTTAAACGATTCCGAACTGGCACTCTTAGTGGTTATTACCAAAAAATAAAAGAGGTTTTAGATAGACAGAAGCATGAAAGAATACGGAAGCATACCTAGGTTTTTCGATGATGGTACACTTCGTGGTGAGCAAGTCGTTGCTTTCAATAAGCTAGATGGGCAGAACTTTAGAGTTAAATATACTCCAAAGGGAGCAACAAAAAAGCAATTCACCATGTTTGGTTCACGTCATCAATATGTGGATGAGAATACTGAGGGCTTTGGTGACGCAGTTAGATACTTCAAAGAACATTATGAAGATGTATTGAGGGAGATAATTGTGAACAATAGCGGTAAGAAAGGTATTTTCAATGGTGTTGAGGAAATTACATTGTTCTTTGAATGGTACGGAGATAATTCCTTTGCTGGATTCCATCAAGAGGGAGATACTCTTCGTCTCGCATTGATTGATGTGTTTCTCAAGAAGAAGGGATATATTGAGCCAAATACGTTTGTTGACATTTTCTGTAAGGATGATAGGGTATTAACTCCAGAGGTGATATATATCGGCAAACTCGATATGGATTTTGTTAACTCTATCGTGAAGAACGATTGGACTAAGGAAGGGTGTCAGTATCCAAACATCAAAGAAGGAGTGGTTATTAAGCGTTCTACGCTCATGAAAGGACAGAGGCTACCAATGTGTAAGGTGAAGACAATTTGGTGGTTAGAACAGCTTCATAGTAGATTCCCAAAGGAAATGTGGGATAAACTTGAATAATATGGAAATAATAGAAAAAAATGCTGGTTTTAAAGCCACTAAACTTGCTTTAATGGAAGGTAAGATGGAACTTGGTTTTTTAGTTTACTCTAAGAAACAACCATTATATGTAGAGATTCTTTATCTTCGTGTTAATCCAAATTATCGTAGAAATGGATATGGGAAAATTCTAGTAGATGGATTTTTCGAGAAAATTTCTGAATATATTGGAGAGATTAGGCTATATGCTGCTGCAAATTATGATGTTAATTCCCTTGCTGGTTGGGATAAATCTAAATTCATCCCACAAGACAAATTAGAGAAATTCTATGAAGGATATGGTTTTAAGAGAATTAACCCTTGGAAAAATGAAGCATTTCCAGAAATGAGTATGTTTAAAAGTTAATTTCTGTTAAAAACTTGTTTTTCTCGTTTTTTATATATATCTTTGCATTGTTAGAAACAATTTAACTTAAATATTTATAAAGACATGGCAAATTTAAAGGAAAAACTGTTGGGACTTATGGATGGTGGTGTGTCACAAGCAATGAAGCTTGTTGATTCAATTAATGAGACCATCGACAGCATCGATTGGGATGAGCAATTTGAGTCCCTTAATAGCGTGAAGAATTCTCTCATTGAGAAGGGTAATTCGTTACTTTCTGACTTCAATGAGTTAGTAAAGCAAGTTAAGGACAATATCTCTGACTTTGAGGTAAGTGTTCCTTTTGATGAGTCTATTGGTGAGAAGTTCGAGTCAAAGATTGAGGATGGTAAGCTTATTGTTGAGGTTACATTCAAGGATGAGCATACTGAGCGTTCCAACAAGACGTGTGTTACAATCCCTCAGAACTGTGACATCGAGAAGAAGAGCGAGAAGTATAACTCTCTTGCCAAGACTATGACTGTTACAATTCCAAAGGTTATTAGCGAACCAAAGGAAGAGGCAAAGACTGAGAAGAAAAAGAGTACTCGTTACAAGGTTTCTCACGCAGCAACTCCTAAGAAGAGTGTGAAGGAAGAGGAAACTAGCCATGCACAAGAGGCAGCAAGCAAGTTGCTACGCAAGTTTCGTGAGAATGCTAGCAAAGTAACATTGAATCGTGCCCCTAATGGTCGTTTCGTGAAGAGGACTCCAAGTGAGTAAGAAATCGTTGTTAATGATTTTTGTTCATATTGATTGGTAAACATTGCCTACTGCCGTTTGTGAAAATAGTGGTGGGCTTATTTTATATATGACTGGGTGGCGGAGTGGTCAAACGCCTGGCTCTGCAAAAGCTTTGGCCGTAAAGGTACGTGGGTTCGAATCCCACCCCAGTCTCTATGGTTTTTTAATGTAGGCAAAATGTTTGATATATTAGACAAAAACGAATTGACAAGAAAAGAGGTTGTATATCTTGTTATAAAGTTCTTGAGGAAGAAATGCTTACTTGAGGAATTTTGCGAAGAATATAGCGACTACCATAAACGTTATAAGCGTGATTTAAAATCTACTATCAGAAAAGCTGTTAGAGATTGTTGGTCAATAGGCGATTTCTTTGAGAGTATTGATTCTTCCTTTACTTGGAGAGAGACAAGAAGAGGTTATTGCTTTTGGTATAAATTATCAAATGAATGGAAAGAGTATACAAAGGGTATACGTTTTAAAGTTGGTTTATGATTGACATTGAAGGAATATTATCTCATGAGGTTGATAACTATATGATTTCTAAAGAAGAGTTAGCATATCTTTTCACCAAATTCCTTTTGGCAAATAGAGCTTATATGGAGTTTGTTGAAGAATTTATTAGCTATCACAAAGTAATATGCTCAGAAAACCTAGTTAATGAAAATCCAAAGGATATTATCTTTTCTTCAATAGATAATCTGAAATCAAGCGGAAGAAGCATTGATGAAATGATTACAGCATATTGTTCTGCATTCAACTGGTCGAGAACTAGAAGAGGACGTGGGTATTGGGCAAGGCTGAGTGATAAGTGGTATGATGTAACTAAAAGTCGTTTTTTAGGGGATTTTTATCTAAAATGAAAGCACCGAGAGTAGTTAATAAGAAACAGTTCTTTTTCTTGCTGTATCAATTCATGCTTGAGAATAGAATACAAAAGGATTGGTTTGAAGCATCTAAGAAGTTTAAGAAGTTTAAGAAAGATGACCACGATACTAGGTATATCAACTTTGACGAATACGATGACTTCAAAACTCATTTGATGAAGAGCATCGATGCTTACGATTCTAGTGGTATGTATGGATATACCATTCGTGGGTTTTTCAGGTGGATTCCATCTTCTTTCCCATATAATTATCGTGATTATTTAGGTAATATAACCAAATGGGGGATTATATCCGATAAATGGGAGAGCAAGTATTATGAAACATTTTACATATAGTTTGAAGCATGATTAACATTGAAGATATATTATCAAAAGAAGTGGATGGTTACTTAACCATTCCCAAGTTTGAATACATCTTTAGGAAATTCCTTCTAGAGAATGGGGCATACAAGGACTTTGTTGATGAGTTTAAAAAGTATCACAAGACACCTTTCTTGGATACTAGGCGCATATTCACTTCCTCAATTATGAATTTAAAGGAATATCATTTACCAATTTATGATATTATAATAGCATATCATTCTGCATTCGACTGGCGTTATACAGAGAGAGGAGAACAGTTTTGGAGGGAGTTATGTATGAAATGGCGTGATAAATTAGTAAAATATAGAAGAGTTCGTTTAAATGAAAAATATAACTGAGAGAGCTGAAGACTACTGCAAATCTACACTAGTTGGCAGCAATTACATTAAACGCAATGCTTATATTCAAGGTGCAAAAGATGTTTTGAAAGAACTTTCAATGACACTTTCGGTATCAGATGATGAACATCTTGAAGAAAACCTCATGTTGCTGTATAATCAGCTAATGGAAGATACAAGGTTGGAGAATGAGACGATTGATGTTGACTTGGATTTTTGAGTTAAAAAATGTTAGAATGGAATTGGCATAGTTGTTAATTCCATTTTTTTTATATATCTTTGCATTATGATACGAATAGAGCGTTATATTGATACAACATGGAATGAGCCTAATATAATATCCATTAAAAAGGCAAAATACTTGCTAGGTAGGTTTTTGTTGGAAAAAAAAGCTTTAAATGAGTTTATACGGTGCTACAAGTATTATACACAATGCAATGGATTTGACCACACAGTGGTAGATAAGTTGAGTACCAATGAGATATTATACAAATGTCTAATAAATTTGATAAATAACAAGTTACCACTACATCATTTTTTCAACTATGATTATGTGTCTATAAACTGGTGGATTCCAAAATCCAACATTAATTGGTATCTAATCCATTTGGAATGGAATATAATAATAGACCATGATATATATGTGAGAAAAACGCCATGAAAGCAAAAGATTACAGAGATTTATTGCTAAAGAGATATGCAAGAGATATAGCGATACCTCAAGAGGCTGTAGAAAAACTTGTCTATAAGTTTCTATGCGAGATTGGTCTTTGGACTACAGTTGTTGATGAGGTCAAACGCACTACGGATATAGATATGCCTAAAGAGATACTAACTCGCATGGGTTCAAATGCTCAAACATGCATGGATGTTCTATTGAGAGTTGATTGCACGTTTGATTGGACTAGTGCATCATATCCAAGCGGAGATAGGGAAAGAAAAATCACTTTTTGGCATGGCATATTTAAAAAATGGTGTGACTTTACTAGCTTACAGTTAGCACGCACTAAAGTCATCCACAATAGGATTTAGTTTGGAAAAATTTGTTTTTTAAAATTATTTTTAATATATTTGCATATGTATGCTAGCTGATTTTGAAAACTATTCATACCCTTGTTTGAAGGGCATGAGAAAGCCGAAGAAGAAAAAGATAATGATTTCCATAGTATATGATTTTCTGAAAAAGAATAATATACTTAGTGAATATATGGAAACATTTATGAAAATACATCCACATGTTATAATTAAAAGAGATAGGATGTCAGTTAAGAAATGCATCGAGTATAGGGTTGATGGTATATTAGACGAAAGGGTTGATGATATATTAGACGAAAGTGAAAAAATGCTATTTAGGGATTTCTTCTATGATATCCGTATTTCTTTTTACTTATATGTTACAAAGAATACTAGATTATGGACAGACATAGATATAATTTGGTATCGCATTATTAATACCAACAAAGGTTTTAAACTATGAATAAAAATATAAGGTATCCGTTTGAAAGATTAAAGGATAATGGGACGATAACAAGGAAAGAGGCAAAAGCATTTATTGTTAAGTTCTTGAAACGAGAAGGTTGTTTCAAGGAAATGGTGAGTGAATGCATGTTATCCCATCATTTTAATACTGTAGAGGAAGTTTTAAATAATATGGTGGATACTTGCTACCTAGATGATTGTCTGTTCTATGCTGATAGAATATTTAGTTGGGAAAATGCTAGGATATATCATGTAGCCAATAGAGATGGATATTGGGGCAAGCTTAGAGATGGGTGGTGGAAGGCGATAGGTTATCCATATATACGAACTTTTTTGAAGAATGATAAGTAAAAAAGAGGCATATAGATTATTATATAAGTTCTTGAAGATGAAATAATTGGAGATTGAAATGAGAATATGCGCATTTTCAGATATGCATGGGCAACTAGATTTCAAGGTTGAGCCATGCGACATTGTGTTAATATGTGGTGACATACTACCACTTAAGATACAGAACTTCACAGACCCAAGTGAGGATTGGTTGAAAGACGTGTTCATACCTTGGTGTACTAATCTACCTTGTGAAAAGGTATTATTTATTGCAGGAAATCATGACTGGCTAATGATGCGTCACCCAGACAGAATACGCTTAATGTTGAAAGGTCAAGACAAAATTACTTACTTAGACTGTGAAACTTTTGAATATAAGGGTAAAACCATATTCGGCACTCCTTGGTGCAAACCATTCGGAAGATGGGCATTCATGGAGTCATACGAAGAACAAGACAAAAGATATGCAAGATACCTTGATATAATAGGTAATGTTGATATATTGATGTCTCATGATGCACCATACGGTGTGAGTGACGTATTATTGCAAAAGGACTGTTGGTGGGCTGATGGTAGTCATATAGGGAATGAATCATTGAGAAAACTATTGGATGCAGCCAATCCAACTCTCCACCTATTCGGGCATTTACATTCTTGCAACCATGAAAAGACAATGCATAATGATACTGCTGTTTATTGTGTGTCTTTGTTGAATGAGAATTATGAAATGGTTTATAAACCGTTATATATTGAAATAGAAGATGGAGAATGATTTTTCAACTAGTAAAATACTGTTTATCTTAGTGTGGATTCTAGTAGCATTCCTATTGATGATTAGTATACCATTGTTTGTTAATTAGACAAAGTATGAATAGTTTTGATAAGAAATTTCTGTTAAGGTGTAAGGATTGTGGGCATGAGTTCTACCCTTGGAAGGCTCTTTCTGTGACTTCAGACAGAACCAATTGGAAACCGTTTTTATTCTGTCCAAACTGTCACAAATTTGATGATAAAGACAATTTTAGGATTGGTTAACTTTAATTAACCCTAGAAATTTGTTTCTAAACTAAAAACGCTATATATTTGCAGATGAGGAAATTTAATAAGGATTATGAGTTAGAGTTAATGATACTCAGAACATTCTTGAAGCATGTTAAGGAGCATCATCTATATCATAGATTTAGATGTAGTGTTGGATTAAGAAATAGGCGAAAAGACTTGTTCCACGTAATAGCTTCAAGGGCATTGACAAACTATAATGCTATATGTAAACTTGGTGAAATGGGTTCACATTACATGAATGCCAATTCATTGGATGATATTCTTACTATCATGCGCAAAATGAATGGTGGCAAGTTAAGCATAAAGAATGACGGCAATTGCCAAATGTCATTGATGAACATGGTTAATGGGTTGATTCACTCTTGCATTGAATACTCAATCATGAATGACTTCAGCATCCTTGAGAAAATTGGAGAGGCTACATTTAATGAAATTTGTAGAAACTTATTCGGTGATAAGTTTGAGGATAAGACAAAAGAGGGCGTGAATCCAAAGCAATTGGAAATGATGGAGAAGTTTGGCAGATTGATGCCACCTTCAGGCATGTTTGAAAGAAGACGCAGAGGCGATTATAGAATGCCAACCAAGGAAGAGGAAGAGGCATTCCAAATGTGGCTTCATGAATGCATGAGTCAGAAAAGAGATTGGGAAGAAATACCAGAGCATGGTATGGAATATAACCCACCAATTACGCCTCAAATGTTCTATGAGGATGACGATGACTTTGAGAATTTGTGGGATTAGTTGAGAATTTTAAACAAGTATATATTATGACTGAATTTGGACAAGAGGGACATCCATGTCGAGGAAAGGATTGCAAGGATTGTGAGACTTGTATATTCGATGAGGATTTGTTCTTGGATAAGAAACAACCAAATAAAAGAGAAAGTGTAATGAGTAGTAATTTATGTAATCTCTGTGCCAACTTAGAGAAGTCATTTGAACACCGTGAAGAGGGTCGTTTTGATGCAGCTTGTCGTGCATGTACATATGAGACGTGGAACTGTTCACGACCTAGGAGGATTGATTATAATCTTTCTGAGACGCAAGACATTGTTAGACCAACTTGGTGTCCATTAAAAAAGAAAGAAGAACCAAAATATGTTGTTGGAGAAATCAACCTAGATAATGAGAGGGAAATAAAAAGTTTGACACCAAAGAAGACTCCATCGCTCCCCTCACTTCCACCAAAGCCAATTGTTTCAGAGAAAGAGATATTGGAAGATTTGAGGAAGAAACCAATTGAGTCTCTTACGTACAGCGAAAAGAGAACATTGATGAAAGAACTTCCAAAGCATCTTAAATGGGATGATATAGAAGAGGGTAAAGTATATGTCATTCCAAAGATAATGTCTCAATCAAGAAAGATTGTAAAGGTATATAATAAGACAAGTGCCGTTTGCGTGTGTCATGAGATTAGCGAGACAACTGGAAATGAGTATACCTATAATTGCAACATATATCCATCAGACCTTGATGCGGTATTTATCACAGAACTTAGAGAATTTTAAATAATATGGCAGAAAAACGTACAATAGAGAATTGTAAAGAGGAACTTAAGAAGATAAAGGCACATATTCACCCATCCAATCTTAAGGTGAATAATGTTTATCATATTCCTCCAGTGATTACCTTGGATAGAATGGATATCATGATTCTTGGTATGGAAGGTGATTACATTCGTTTCAAGAGGGTTGACAGTAGTACCGATACAGCCGAGAAGAAGATGCATAAAACATGCATTCTCTCTAGGTTTATTGTGAACAAAAGAAAGTTTTAACTTTTTTTAAGGTGCAAAATTTAGTTTTCTCAAAAAAAATTGATATATTTGCACAAAAAAAGAAAACATGCTATATAATAACTTTGTAGTTTGTATGATGTCCCTTGCTTTCTTTGCCATGATTGACATGATAGCGAATGAGCATTGGGCATACATCATTCTTCCTATAGGCATCCTTATTTGGGGAGCATTCAAGTTCTTCGATGAGAATGACAGAGAATACCTTAAGAGGAAGGGTATAAACCCTGATGAATTTAATGCATTCTTTCCAGATTATTATGGAAACTATGATTATAATGACACATATCATGGCACTACCAAAAATAATGTGATATCTTGGGAAGATAATGCTGACACCAATGTATATGGTGGATATAATAGAGGTGGGTTTTACCCACAGAGAAAAAGAGATAACCCTCAGTATAAGGGAATGGTAAAGAAGTGCAAAAGAAATTTTAAAATAACTATAGAAGAAAAGAAATTAGAAGATGAACCAAAAAGAGAACGAGTTTATCACGGCATCAACAGTTTTTTCAAGTGATGCAAGAGAAGAACAACCTATAGCAGAGGTGAAAGAGACTGTGTGTCCAGAGGTGTATTACGGTTGAACATTAAATTATCTAAAATAATGAATACTAAAGAGACAAAAGTTGAAACTCCTACAGAAGAGAAGTGGGAGGGTAACATCAAAGAAATGGAGAAGTATGGCGATAAGATGGAACATATTATAAGTGATATTCCTACGCCTTTGTTTATCATCTTTGCCGAGTATCTTGGATATGTCAGCCAATTCAACAAGAAAGCAGAGGATTGGTGTGATGGAAAGGTTCCAGAGGTTCATGTTCAGAAGATAATGATTATAGAGGCTAAGTCCATCTATCGCCAGATGTCTAAGGACTATGACTTGGATGATATCCAATATTACTATGATAGCTATTACCCACTTATCTTGAAAGAGTTTGATGATAAACTCGCTAAGATTTGTGATGAGGATTAATTGAGATATTGGGCTAGCTAATGTGCTAGCCCATAATCGTTTATGAGCTATGATAATAAACCGACATAGGGGAGTATTATTATATAAGTTCTTGAAGGAACAAGGAGTCTTTCAGAATTTCATGGTCAACGTCTGCAAATATAGACAAGTTGATGTGACGAAAGAAAGGATAAAAGAATTCTTGGAATTATTGGAGTACCACGATAGTATTACATATGCTTTTAGTTGGTCAAGGACTGAGGAAGGACCAGAATTTTGGAATCACTTGCAATTTAAATGGCGCAAATATTTAGAACAGCATAAATATGGCAGATAATACACACAAGTATTTCTACAAGTTCTTGAAGAAGAATCTATGCCTACAGCAATTCGTGGGTAATGTAAAGAAACACCATCCTGAATGTAAGGACATGCCATTGTTAGATATCCTAAAAAGGTTTCCTTGTCCTGGACTGGGATTCCTATGGACGAATACACTTGAAGGGACTAAATTTTGGGCTAAAATAGATGATAGGTGGTACTCGTTCATGGAAAAATGTTAAAAATGAATAATTTTTTTGGTTGAACCAATTTTTTTTCATATCTTTGCAAAAGAATAAATAGAGATATTAACAATGAAAATAGGATTATTACTTGGCTCTTTTAACCCCATTACAATCGCTCATGTCGCAATGGCATCAAACGTAATAGCAAGTGGTCTTTGTGATAAGGTTCTATTTGTGGTGGCAAAACACAACCCTTGGAAGAAAGAGGCTCCAGCTCCATTCGAGTTAAGATGTCAGATGATTGAGGAAGCCATCAGACCATTAGGGGGAACTTGTGAGGTGTGTAGGTTTGAAGAGAAGCATGAAGCTCCAGTTTATTCATATATTCCTATAACTGAGGCTATTGAAGCATATCCAAATGACGAGATAATCCTCATTGCTGGTACTGACACCATTGACCGTATTCCTCATTGGAAGAACTTTGAAACCCATATCAAGGACAAGATTACCTATATCGAGGTTTTAAGAGGGTTTGATAGCACGATAGCTAACGAGCCAATACCATGCAAGGTAGGCTGTGTGGCTGTTTGTACTGCCATGCAAGTAACGACACTAGAGATACAGAAGATGGACGTTTCATCAACTATGGTTAGAAACATACTGTCAAAGGGCATGAATCCATACCCCTATGTAACTGAAGGGGTTAGTAAAATAATCTCAGACAATAATTTGTATATATAAAATGGAAGAAAAGAAAACTTTTAATAAGGGTGACTTTATCAAGAGAGATAATAGGAAAGGCACATTTATGATATATGAGGGCAACAATATATCAGATACGTGCGTTAAGAAACTGTCATTGGTGTGTGCATATGACCCAGAGAAATATATGCAGACCTCAATTGGATATGACCATGTTCCATATCTCGATGTGGCTACAAAGGATAGACGATGTGGTGAAACCATTGATACTGAGAAAGAAGATTATTGGATTAAATTGTGTTCACCATCTGAAAAAGCAGAAGCAATCAAGATTCTTAAAGAGTATAGTTATGTGTGGGATGAGGAAAATCTCGCAATGATTGATACCACCACTGGAGAAATCGTCAAGAGAATCATCACGCCAGATAACAAATACTATGGCCAAGTGATTAAACCAATCACAGAGTCTTTCAAAAATCTATTGAAACAAGTTTGCGTGAAGAAGAATAAACCAGTGTACAATCCAAACTATAGAGAGGATTGGGATAATTATGGTGATTAATAAGAATAACCTATGGAGAAATACCTTAGATGGCGTTTTATGAGCGACCCATATGTCAGAAACAAATATGGGAGATACTGTGAAGAGTGGCTTAAAGGTGTCACTGAGGAACAGTTGGCTTATTATAGAGTTGAAAGAGAACGTTTAACCCTCATGGGAATATATAGAGAATAACAATGATTAGTGAAAAAGATTTAAGAAGATGTATTGACATTCTAGCGGAACTTAACGCTGGTGCTGATTCCAATACCAAACGTCTTATCCTAGAAGTTGGCTATATCCTTAAGCAAGAACTAGAATCAGTTGAAGCTTGGAATAGACAATTCAAGGGCAATAAGAATCGTGGATATGGAGACATTGACGTTAAGAAACTGCTAGAGGACAATACTCAGCTATTCAATGAGAATAAGCAGCTTCAAGACCTCAATATGAAACTTAAAGAGGTTATTGATGCTCGAATACCAAATGTTGAAAGAGGTATATCCGAGGTCAATAATAAGTTCTATTTGTTAACTGAAAACATTAATAAATTATAAAAACTCGTGATTTATCAAGAAAAAATTTGGTATTTACGAGTTTTTTTCATATATTTGCATTATGGCGAAAGAAAGTGTATTAAGAGAAGCCATCGCTAAACTGAAGTATAATAGCGGTGTGCTCAAGGTGAAAAGAACCAACTGCTCAAGTAATAAGGAAGTGGCTGAGATTGATAAGCAACTTGCTCAGAATGATAGCATGATACTTGATTACGAATATAGAATTAAATATAACTTAGGATAAACATGGAAGAAACAACATGTAATAATATTGAGAATATCATGAAGAATGATAAATCAAAAAGCTTGGGTAAAATAGTGTGGAACTATACAATACGACCAATCAAGTGGTGGTTTAATTCTGATTGGGGTGCTATTATCACTGTACTCTTGGTAGCTGTCCTAATCGTGGTTGGAATGGTAAAACTCGTCCAATACAAAGACGAGAAAGACTATCCCTATGGTGAGTATGAAATGACATACCGTGTGTATTACTCTGAAAACAATGTGAAGGAGTATACCATTACCCATAACAGACCAATCTATATGAGGTCAAGCAAGGGTAGTAACGAGATACATAAGCACGATTGGGGTGATGTCATTGAGACAAGTGCTCCAATTGAAATCGTTAGATATGTAAATCATAAGAAATGAATATGGATACTAAGACAATATTAAGTGGAATTGTTTCTTGGTTAAATGAGAATTATAATCAAGATTCACCAAAGTATAATATCTTTGTTGGCTCAAAACCAGAGGTAATCAAATATGATGACCATACGGCAATCTCACTATGGTCTTGTGGTGCTATTGTCTGCATTGGCTCTATCTTATATTTCCTTCAAGAAGATGATGGCAATTGGTCAATGGGAGAAAACGAAGATGGTTCGTGGTACGGTTTGCAAAGTTCTTTTTCAATAGGTTGGGCAAAAAGCTTTGCTGATGCATTGACTAGACTTATTGATTATACAAAGGAAAATGGTGAACCAGTTTACTTCAGTGGAACTGATGTTCTCTGCCATTATAGTTTATAACAAACAATTATTATTATGAAAAAGCTTTTATCACTCTTACTGTTTTGCGCAATGTTGGCTGCATGCGCAGAGAAGAATCCAGATGGGTCTATCAAGTTAGATGCAGGTGTTGATAACCCACATACTACCGTCATTGATTCATGCGAATATATCGCTTGGGGCCATGGTTTGGCTCACAAGGGTAACTGTAAGTTCTGTGCAGAAAGGAGAAAACAAGAGATTAAAGAAATAATTGAGAAATCATATTAGTATGACTAGAGAGGAAAACATAGCGGTATATAACAACACTATGGCTGTTGTTAAAAAGGGAGGGTATATATCACCAAATGATAAGGTGATTCAATTTCCAAATCCAAAGGCAATGATTGATGGCACTAAGTTTTATGGCAAGAAAGTTGTCAATGACTATGATTCCATCCCAAGATATGATACTGAGGTTAAGGTCATTAACCAAGATTGTATCTATGCTGCAAAAGACCTTATCGATAAGGGCTTTAACCCATGTGTGTTGAACATGGCATCATTCTCAACTCCAGGAGGTGGGGTCATTAAAGGTTCATCAGCACAAGAGGAAAATATCTTCAGACGCACAAATATCTTCCAATCACTCTATCAGTTCCACTCAATTGGTGAGAACTATGGAATTGAGCAGAAGGAAGAACGTTATCCACTTGACTATAACTTCGGTGGAATATATACACCTCATGTTATTGTATTCAAAAGTGGCTCAGATATGCGTTATACGCCTCTAGAAGAGCCGTTTGAGATTGCTGTGGTGTCAGTGTCAGCGGTGAAGAATCCAACGCTTAAAAACGGAAAATTAGAGCCTTGGGTAATTGATACTACTAAGTCAAAGATTAGACAGATTTTTGACATTGCCCTTGAGAATGGACATGATTCGCTTGTGCTCAGTGCATTCGGTTGTGGCGCATACAAGACACCACCTACTGAAATGGCAAGATTGTTCAAGGAAGTCATTGAAAGCAAGAACTATAAGGGTGCATTCAAGGTGATACATTTTGCAATCATCAATGTCGAATCAACAAATGGTAGCCATAACCCAGAGGGGAACTTCCAACCATTTAAAGATGTATTGGGATGAAGTTTACCATTCCTCGTAGACCTTTATCTAAAGACGATAAAGTCACAGTAATGCTATTCACGCAGTTTGCGAAAATGAATGGCATTAAGATGGATATACTATATGAGAATGCCGAAACATTTTTTAAACTCACCTCAAAATTGGGTGTGATTGGAGATTTATACTTGTTTTGCGGTAGGCATTTCACCACATGTTTGAGTAAGGAAGAACTAATTCTTTCTCAATTATGGCGATTTTTTGTATATGACAACTTAAAACTTTATAGTGATGACATAAAAGACAAAGTGAGAAGAAGTCTAATAGATAACATTCTTATAAATGGAGATAAAGGTGATGAAAGACTAAAGAAATTGTTTAAAAAATATAATCTTAGAAATGAATTTTAAATATACACTTAATCAAGATTTTTTAAAGGCGTTGCTTGAGGCAAAGAGTCCAAGTGGATATGAGAAGAATGCCACAGATGTGTTTTGGGGATACCTTATGAAATATGCCCAATATGAATTCAAGGATTCAATTGGAAATGTTGCATTCTCATATGGTTCTGACGCAAAGGACTCAATTGAGGTAATGCTTTCTGGACATGTTGATGAAATTGGTCTCCAAGTTCAGAACATCGATGATAAGGGCTTTATCCACTTCATTAAGGATGGCGGTATTGATGCCAAGGTGCTCTTGGGTTCTACTGTAACCATTCTCACCAAGAATGGGGAATTAAAAGGTGTCATCGGAAAACAGCCAATCCATATTGAATGGAATGGTGAGAACAAGGATAAGGCAACAAAAATTACAGACATGAAGATTGATGTCGGTGCTGAAAACAAGGAAGAGGTATTTGAAATGGGCGTGAGGATTGGAGACCCAATCACAATTGACGATATACCCCTTATGCTTGGAAAGAACCGCATCGTTGGACGTGGACTCGATGATAAGGTCGGAGTGTTCGTTACCGCAGAGGTCATTAGAACACTTAGAGAAAACGACATACACTTCAAACACTTGAAGGTGTTCGGTGTTGCTTGTACACAAGAAGAAGTATCTGGTAGTGGCGCTGTATCTGCTGCAAAACTGATAAATCCAAACTTCTCGATTGACTATGATGTAACATTCGCAACAGATGACGAATATGTCAACCCAAATGAATGGGGTGATATCAAGTTAGGCAAGGGCGGTGGAATCGCATTTGGTCCAGATTGCAATCCAAAACTCTCCAATTTCATTAGGGAAACTTGTGAGAAGGAGAATATACCGCATCAAGAGTTTAGCGTAAGAAGTGGTGGCACAAATACCGTTCATATCAAGAAGTCATCGTTGGACACAACAACCGCATTACTTTCTATACCGAATAGAAACATGCACACACAAGTTGAAGTATGTGACCTTAGAGACCTTGAATCATTGGTCATCATGACAGTTGCAACGCTTGTGAGACTTGATGAAGAGATAATTGATGAAAAGGGAACAAAATACAAATAACTCTAGTTGGTATCAAACCCATAAGGAGAAAATTAGAGAGACAGCAAGGAAAAGATACCAAGAAAGAGTTACAGCTAAAAGAATGGAAGAAGCTTCTGCCCTTCTGAATGATGAAGAGTGGAAGCCTATTCCTAATTTCGAGAACTATAAGGTGAATAACAAGGGAATAGTCCTTAACAAATTCGGAAAGGAACTCAAACCAAGCAAGACACCTTCAACCAAATATCCGCATGTTTCTCTTTCCAATGAAAACGTAAAGGCAAAACACTTCTACGTTCATCAATTGGTATGGACAGCATTCAATGGCGAAATACCAAACGGATTTATAGTGTGCCATAGGGATGGCAACACTGAGAATAACTCATTGGATAACTTGTATCTAACGACACATAAGGATAACTTGAATAAACAAGAGACAATCGAGAAGTTCAAGAGAAGCCAAAAACTCTATCCTAGAACAAAGAATGGAAGAAAGAAAAAGATTGTCTATCAATTTGACCTAGAAGGAAACTTCATTAAGGAATGGGAGGGTATAAAAACCACTGAAAAAGAAGGGTTCTCAGCAGCTTGCGTATCACTGTGCTGTAGCGGAAAATATAAACACCATAAGGGCTTTATATGGTCATATAATAATACATTAAATTAAACAAGATTATTAATAATATGGAAAATGTAACACTAGAGACAATTCTCTATGAAATTGAGGAGAGAATAACAAAAGCAAAAGAGGAAAAGATTAGGCTTCTTGCTGAAAAAAAGGAAACTAGCGAATTGAACGCAACAATTAACAGCCTTGTCCTAATCAAGTCTGAACTTATCAGAGAGAATAAGAACAACAAGGAATATCATCTTTCAGTTAATGATGAAATCGCCTTATTGAACAACATGGCTGAAAAGAGAAAGCAGAACGTTAAGGACTACACAGCCAATGGCAGACTTGAGTTAGCAGAGGCTGATGCAAAGGAATTGGCAATCATTAAGGAATTCTTGCCAAAGGTTCCAGAAGGAAAGGAATTGGAGGAAATCATCAATAACATGATTGACACATACCTTTCAGAACAAAATGAAGGCTATAAGCTCTCAATGAGAGATATGGGCAAAATAAAATCTTTGGTCAATGCAATCTATCCCACTGTAAGTGGTGGCATCATCAAGGATATCTTAACAAGTAGGATGTAATATATGGCATTAATGACTGAAAATGGAAAGTATGTAGATGCTTCTTCTTCCTCTGTTAGCACTGAAACAATTCAGAGATTAACCAAAAACGTGTTAACAAACATGTCAGAAAAAGAACTTAAGAAGGATGAAGGCGATGTCCTTTGCAAGATGGTTATAAAGGGAAGGGCGAGTAAAATAAAGAATATAGTAGATGAAGTCTTAAAGACGTACTATGAATCTGCCTATACTAGTGGAGGCATACACCATCCAGAGGTAAACAAGGAGCTTAAACTGACATTGATGATTCAAGAGGACAAAGAAGAAACTTAAAAAGAAATTTGGTTATTCCAAATATTTTTCGTATCTTTGCACCATGAATTTCAAGGATATCAGCAATATACTCAACCAAAAAGGGTTCTATGGCTTCACAGTGAAAAGAGGAAACCATAAACTGACATATACATTCAGAAGCATAACATACTTCTGCGTGATGATTGTCGTAGAGGTGATTAGAGTCAATCCTGAGGCGTTTGGCTGCAAAACAATGGTCGGTAGGATAACTATCAATGGGCAAGTGATTAATGACCTCAGAGAGCTTAAAAATGCCTTTAAAGGCGATATTCATTCGTTACATAAGAGGGAATTTGTTAAAACATTCAAAAAAGTTTGATGTTTATGAGACCGTTTAAACGATTCAATACCATTATTGCAGTTGTTGGAACTGCCATTGCCACATTTGAATTGATGATGAGGACATTCAAGTGGTATGAGAATAAACATGGAAAGGAAAATCATGAATGAAGGTTATAAGATAAGGATGGTGAGAACACCAAAATATGAAGATGAATCCATATTCATTATAATGGATAGGCTACAACCACTTTCCATTGAAAATCATTCATATTTTCTTGGTTGCAAACTCTATGTCACCAATCTAGGACCTAGCCGAAGTCGTAGAAATGGTGAGTATATAGATAGTGACTTGATGCTGAGAGGAAATGGTCATGACCCTATTCATAGAAACCAAGAAGATGTCTTTGAATTGCCCACAGTTAGGGAATATACTAGATTTATAAATTTGTTGAAGAAAAACGGATATCTCTACAATAGAAAGAAAGGTATATTAACAAAAAATGGGAGATTTGTCGATTAGTCTCCCATTTTTATTATAGGGAACGATATACTCAAGGAAGAGAAGGCATGCAAGCACTTTGACTATAATGATGTGCTGTCATTGTGTAATTATACATACATGAAAAAAAGTTCGCTTGTAGCTTGCGCTTTGGGCGAACTTTTTTGAGTTGTTTCTGTACAGTTTATGAAACAATGAGTTACTGAACAGCACGCACTGAGAACCCGTAGCAACGGTAGCCGCTGCCGTACTGGGGGTTGACACCCGAACTATTGAAGTTCAAGCGGTAGGCATTGGTAGCACTGCCGAAGCTGCTTGACCAATAGCAGCCACCGCTGCCCTCATTGTAGAGCGCAGCGCCATAGTAGTTACCAACGGCTGGAAAGAACAGTACCTTTGAACTATCTGTCTTATCAGTCAACACAAGTCCACTAACACCAGTTCCTTGATAATCTGTTGTCCATGCACTCGTTGTGGCATTTACAAGGGCTGTTGTCTCTGCCATTGTTGGAAGTCTCCAATCACCACCCCAATTCTCTCTTGCCATATCATAACCACTATCAGCAGTTATATCACCACTCAATGTTGCACCGCTTGTACCATCATAAGTGGCTTGACTGAAGTCATATCCACTGTCCTTTGCATGACCTTCAACATTGCCCCATGAGAAGTATAATCCTCCATCAGTTACACTCTCTGCACCAATGTTCATTGTTGCCCATTTAATTCCACCAATTTCAACATAATCGTGTGAAGGCGTTGGTGGTGTTGGCGGTATTACCAATGGGTTATACTCCACTGTATTTGTCTCAGTGATGAGAGATACATTAGGTTTAATGAAGTTTGCAGTATCTGCTGTGTAAGCATTATACTGACTTGTTGTTTCAAATTTCTTTAAGTAAATCATAGTTTATATATTGTTTATATTAATTAGTTAATAATAATTATTAACTCAATTACAAAAATACAAGGTAATAGATAAAAAATGAGCAACCACAGTTGAGTGATTGCTCATTTATAGAATGATTACAAAATATCTAAAGAAATTCGATATTAATAAATATGCATTGATATACAAAAATACTATTTAGAGTCAACAAGTATATAGTCCCATTTTTATTGTATCCTCAATAACCTCTCTTATTATCTTTCCAATTCTATCCTTTGATTCACCATATGGATATCGCATTGCATGATAAGCTGCTAAGTTACCAGCTGCACGTTCTTGTGGAGCATACACAGCCCTATCCCTTGTGTTTCTAAAGTCTTTATAATAATTGAACTTGTCTTGCTGATTTGCCAAGTGAGGGACAAAGATAGTCTTTTGACCATTGTTATATTGGATTGGTGTATCATCCTCATCGTCCAAATCCTCATATGATTCTGGTCCGTAGTTACCATCAATGTAATCTTGCACCGTACAAGCTGTTATAGTTCCATCATTTCTCCAATCCTCGAACACCATGTGGTACTGCAACATGTCTTGCACACTTGGTCCTCCGTTGTTTTGTATATTATATAGAATTTCTTCAAGTCTATCTGGACTTGGTTGTTCACTCTCGTAGAATCCAATCATTTCTTTATATGGCCATACTCTACCTTCTCCATTTCCCATTTCGAAGTATTCATAGAAATCCATGTCAATTCCTCTCAATGCATTAGTAACACCTTGCTGTGTTGTGAAATCGAAGTTATCACTCACCAACTCATATAATTGCTTTTCAATGTCACTAGCATAAGGCACAACACCATCTTCAAGGAATGACCTTACAAGCTCGCCAACATATTCTGTGGAATCAACAGCATAATCGGAAATATAATCATTAACTTGATTTATGAAATCCCATTCATCCTTAACCTCGCTACCATCAGAGGAATAATAGTTTCCATCCTCATCATTCAACTTATAGCCATATTCCTTGAACTCGTCAACAAAGTCCTCGAAAGCAGTCTCAATCTCTTGTGCTTGTTCACCCAATCTCTCACTGAGTATGTCTGTCACATATTCTTGAGCACATTGTCCACAAGCATCACCATGAGTTGTATAAGCCTCTCCAAGAACAAATTTCTCATTGCGATTGTAATCTATTGGCCAAAAACCAAAGGGAAAACCATAGTCACTATTCCAATCAGCAGAATATACTTCTCCAGTTTCCTCATTCTCATAGTATGGATGGTCAGTTCCAGCACAGAATTCTTTCTCGCTGTATATCTCGTTTAGCTTACTTTCCCTTATATGTATTTTCTTCATTTAACATTTTTTAACTATAAATATTTGGTTATATCAATTATTTTCCATATCTTTGCATTGAATTTATTGAAAGCCAACATACCTATATATTAATATTTAAGGTCACTGTAACAGTAAGGCATACTCTTCACATGAAAATGTGAGGGGTGTGCCTATTTTTTTTTATTGTTTAATTTTAAAATTTTTAACTATCATGACAAAAGAAGAAATTAGAAGGCATGAAGAGTGGTATCGTCATTATTTTGGTTATTCACATTTAACACCTGAAAGAAGATGTAAACGTGGAGCGTTGACAGACCAATCAAAATATTGATGAAAATGACATTGGATGAAGCAATAGCTCATTGCAAGGAAAAAGCTATTACTTGTTCAATTAAAGGATGCGCTGAAGACCATCTTCAATTGGCTAGATGGCTTGAAGAACTTAAATTGTTTAGGTTAAACTCTGTTAAAAAGTTGGGTTGACATTTGGTCAACTCAATTTTTTTTCGTATCTTTGCAGCAAAAATAGATAATATGGATAAAAATAAAGTTTACACATTTGATGCAGAAGTGGTTAGCAAAATGGGAGCCAGAACAATTGCCATCTGCGATTCTGATTTAAATAAATTTGGGCAAACACTCACCAATGAGCTAGAAATAGGAGATAAACTTGTAATGACTATCACTAAAAAATAAAAATTATGATTATTACAGCAAATATGGCAAGAAAAATGGCTTTCAATAAGGTTAATACAACCTATGAGGAATGCCTTGCTAACTTTATGAATGAAGTATTAAATGCCATCGAAAAAAAAGCAAAAGAAGGAAAACTTGAACTGAACTTGCCATTCGATTTAATAGTTGATAAGTTTTTCAAAAACATTAAATCATATGACATGTGTAATACATTGAAAGGAGTAATTAAAGAACGACTATCTAAAACGGGATTTAACGTTTGTTATACACGCTGTAGCTGTTCACCAGATACAACATTAACAATTAGTTGGTAAACATGAAAAAAGATTACCAAAAATAATAAAACATGGAAAAGAATTATAACCCATTTAAGGCTACCGTTGAATCCATCATGGAAATGTGTGAGAAATATGCTGCATTCAAAGATGAACGTGCAAATGACTTTCTCAATAATATCCGTGTGAAGTGCAAGGATGCTCTTGAGTATGAGAAGCTATTCAAAGAGCCTAAGTTTAGTGTAGGTGATAAAATCATTGAAGACAATGAGTTTGGCATTGTAGGTGGGGAAATTATAAATATTGATACTACCCATTATGAACTAGCAAATGGAAGGTTTATTCCAATTTCACAGCAAGATTATTTCAAACTTGTGGAAACCCCTATGGACGAGGCATTGGTAGACGAGATTCATGATAGGTGGGAAGATGACCCACACACAAAATGGTCAAAATGCCCATATAGTGATTTTAAGAATATTGCTGTTCACTTTGCAAACTGGCAGAAGCAGCAGATTATGAAGAATGCCATTAATGCTGAAATCGTTGAGGTTGAAGATGTTAGTTATTCAATGAATGCTCACACCCATCTTGAAATCTCTACAGATGAAGACTTGGAAAAGAACTATAAGGATGGGGATAAGCTTAAGTTGATAATTGTAAAGGAAAATAAAAAGTTGTAATCATATGTGTTGGGTAGGTAAAGTAGATGATAAGAAGATAGCAACTGAGGACATCAAGACAAGAAAGATTGTCGATAAGTTCAATGGAAGCTATTATGGATATTACCAAGAATGGTTCGAATATGAACTAGATAAGGAATACAGCACCAAAGTAACCCCAAGAGACGGAAGCAAATATGGGATTGTTATTGAGGCTGGTTTCCATTCCTATGCTTGGGACATTGAAATGAAACAGCTATGCGGTGGAGATATAAAGGTTAGAAGCCTTAGACATCTAGGTGGTCAGACCGTATATCAAAATAATGGCAGGTATGGTGGAAACCATAAGATAGCAGTAATGGAATGCACAATACCCAAGGGCACTGCATATTGGGAAAACCAAGTTGGTGAGATTGTGAGTGAGAAACTGATTCTTGAAGAAGAAACATATGTAGAAGATGACTGTAATTTTTGCTAATAATAAAGATATGAAATATAGAATAAGGTATATAGATTCATCTTTGCTATTTTTCACTCCGTTTTCATTTTTGAATATGGGTGGATGTGACCATTGGGTGATAGAAGCCAAAAAACATTGGTGGAACAAATGGAAAACCATACACAGTTATGATAACAAGAAAGAAGCAGAGAAAAAATTAAAAAAACTAGTTAACATGAACTAAATAATGTTAAAAGTTGTGTTGATATTTGGTCAACTCAATTTTTTTTCGTATATTTACAGCAAAAATAGATAATATGGATAAATCAACTTTAATTGCAGCAGAAAAAGCAGCAGACTATGAATATCATAAGTTCTTCGATATGGGAGCAACAATAGAAGATTGCATAAACGCAGCTAAAGAAGCTTATGAACATATAGCTGGAAAGCCAATGGAAGACCCACTTGGATTCTTTGGCTATGATGAGGAAACATATGAGGAAATGAAAGACCAATAAAATACTATGGATAAGAAACTTAATCTTAAAAAGGGCAAACACTACGTTTGTTATAACACCATCTTTAAAGTTGATGGCATGGACAATGTTATGCACATCGTTCAGTTTACCGTTGGCAAGAAATACTACTGTCATAAAGACGGATATCTCAGAAACGACAATGGAAATGAAATGACATTCTTCCATGATGCTAGAGAATATTTCAAACCATATAAAGGCAATTAAGATATGGATTACAAAAAATATGACAAAATATTGTTTACAAGAACGTGCTAAAGTATATGAAGCATATTTAAATTATTTCAATAATTCAACTAAAGAAAATTGGTTGGAATATATTAAGTTGGCAGATAATTTTAAATATAAATTTCATAAAAGGTTTGACCCACTTAACTTAGTAGATGACTATGATATTTTAGGAATCACTTTACGTAGAGAAGAAGGAAAACCATTCATACCAACAGAATTAAAAAACAGTGACTATGACAAAAGAACAAGAGATTGAATTTAACAAACTATTCAATGAATTTATATCTAGTGATGGTATGTATTTACCAGACAAATGTGCATATAAGTATTTCTATGAAAAAGGATTGAATTCAAAATTTAAATAACTATGCCAACAATGCAGTCGATATGTTCAACAGAGAAGGGTTAATGTATATTCAAGGTGGCTAATCACTTATAATTAATGTTAAAACTTGAGGTAATATTTTGTTATCTCAAGTTTTTTTCGTATATTTGCACCAAAAATAAATAGAAAGGAGATTGAAAATATGACAGACAAAGAGAAATTAGATGCCATAAGAGCAGAAATACATAGGCTTGTAGATGTTAGAGGCTATGATAGAGAAATGGCAAACGACTTGTTTGCTTTCATGGACTCACTTCCAAATGAGCTTGTAGGCGATAATTTAGAAGAAACCATTAAAAATATTAAACTATTAACAAGTAACACATCTTTGCTTACATTTGAACACGGCTTTCGTGAGGGTTCTAAGTGGCAGAAAGAACAGATGATAGCAAAGGCTATCGAAACAACTTTCAATGTTTCATTGCCTTCGAGTTTATATGACAAACTTTGGATTAAAGGTTGTAAAGAGAGTGATAAATTGTTAGTTATTAAGAAAGATGAGCTATGAGTAAAGGTATTTTATATCGCATTCGTAATGTATTTTTCCAAAAGAAACATGATGAATTAGTCGTGAAAATAAAGAATAAGCAAGAACACTTAAAAGAATTGCAAGCAGAACTTAACAAGATTAACCATCTTGCAGAGCATGGAATATTGGGAGGTAGATTGCTTGACAAACAGATTATGTTAGAGCAAAATGTAAGAACAATAAATAATGATATTTCACTCCTTAAGGGAAGGTATCAAAACAAATTATAGAAGAAAATACAACATGAAAGAACTTAGTATAGAAGAAAAAGCAAAAGCTTATGATAAGTTTCTTGAGGAAATAAAATCTAAATTTAAAACTTTTCAAGTTATTATGTATGACAAAAATGATTTAGAGAAATTCTTTTCAGAACTTGCAGAACCAGAGGATGAAAAGATAAGGAAAGAACTTATACAGTTTATTAAAAATTGGAAGGACACTAACAATATTGGTCGCCCACATGATTTCCCCACACTTACAAGAAACGTGGAACAATGTGATAGATATATTGCTTGGCTTGAAAAGCAAGGAGAGCAAATAAATAGTTCCAATAAAGAGTACTGGAGAGGCTATCGTGAGGGCAAGCAAGAAATTCTCGATAAATACGCTGAACCTAAAAAGCAAGGTGAGCAGAAGTCTTTTTCAAAGTTTAAGGTAGGTGATTGGATTATTACCCCTGATAATCAAGTAAAACATATAAAAACTGTTTCTTTTGGAAATTATCATTTTACTGATGGTGGTCTTTATAACATTATAGATGTTGATAATAAAGGTCATCTTTGGACCATCCAAGATGCAAAGGATGGTGATGTGCTTGCAGCTCACGAATGCTATGTTATATTCAAAGAAATTGATGGATTGAATATTAAATGTTATTTGACATATCATTATTTGGGGTTTAATCCAATTTTTTATGTAGATACCTTACAAAATAAGGAGGCTTTTCAGCCAGCCACCAAAGAACAGCGTGATGCTCTGATGAAAGCAATGTCTGATGCTGGATATACTTTCGACTTTGAGAAGAAAGAATTGAAGAAGATTGAACAAAAGCAAGAGTGGTCTGAGGAAGATGAAAGATTGTTTATTTCCGCACTATGGCACATCGAGAACTCTGTCAGTAATGGTGGTAAGGATAGTGGTGAATTTGAAATTTATAATTGGTTTAAATCACTCAAAGACAGAGTACTGCCACAGCAAAAGTGGAGTAAAGAGGATGAAAGAAATGCTTCATATATTTGTGTAGCTCTTGATTGCTATTATAGGCTTCGTGAAGATAAAAGCAATACTAACGGACAAGAAAACTTAGATAAAGCAAGAAATTGGTTGTACAATAAACTTAAATCCCTCAGACCTCAGGCACAGTGGAAGCCGAGTAATGAGCAGATAGAAGCACTTGAGTCAGCAACAGAAAATTGTGCTTATAGCGAGTACCAAGATTGTCTAAGAGAGTTGTTAGAACAATTAAAGAAACTAAGGGAGGAGTAAGGTATGAAAGCAAACGAAGCACCAGAGAAGATTTATATTCAATCTTTTAACCTTAGTAAAGAAGAGGCAAAATTTGACAAAAGCAAGATGTTTTTCGATGATGTCTGGACAGAAGAGCCTGAGTCTGGACAAGAAAATATTGAATATGTCCGCACTGATGCCTTTATTGAAAAAGCAAGTAGGTGGATTGAAGAAAACATCAAAAAATGGAATGAAAATATAAAGGTTCATGGGTTTAGAGGAATGACTCCTCTGATGATTATTGAATTTAAAAACTATATGAAAGAAGAGTAATTATGGAACAGTACATATCAAAATCCGCTTTAGTAGCGGAGATTAAGAAACTAAAAGAAGAAAACAAGCCAAATAGCAAATCCATAAGTGAGTATATTCAGGGAGGAATCTATGGTTTTGATTTGGCAATAGAAAAGACTCTTGGTATCATCGAAACCCTTGTTGCGAAAGAGGTGGACTTGGAGAAAGAAATTAACTACTGGCAAGGATGTGAAGCATTTCCAGAAGGAGTTGGAATAACACCATTACCAAAAGCAATGGAAATTGTGGAAAAAACTGCTAAACATTTTTTTGAACTTGGTCTTAAAGTAGCACAGAAAGGAGAATTTTAATATGGACATTGGAAAAGATTTTGTCAAGCCTTTTGTAGCCACTGGAAAGTGGTTACTGTTTCTTTTTCTGATTGCCATAATAGGTATTCAGAATTATCAGATAAGAAACTATAAACAGAGTGAAAAAAAATGGGTTGAGCTTTCAAAACTATGGCGAGAGAAACTTGATACTTGTATGAATCGTAATGAACGAATCTATGAGCAGTTGTATCAATTCCAAGACATTAGGATTAAGCAATTAAAAACACAGAAAGGAGAATAACAATGATTGAAAGTATCAGAGAGTGAGAATTAAAAAAGAAATAACTATGGCGCAAGAAAATAAAGAATTATTGCTGAAAGACCTTTCAGCAAGATTGCCGTATGGGGTTTTTATGACTAATAAGAAGTTACGTAAAACATTTTATCCACTAACTTGTGAGGATTTAAATGATGCAATGTTCGACGATGACTGGGATGATATACCCTATCTCCGTCCTTTGTCTTCAATGACAGAGGAAGAGAAGGAAGAATATCAAGCATTCTTTAACTATGATGGTGTTGAATATCCAGAAGAATATATTGATTGGCTTAATAAACATCACTTTGACTATCGTGGATTGATTTCTAAAGGTCTTGCGATTGAAGCACCAAAAGATATGTATAATATAAAATAGAAATAACTATGGATAAAATATATAGAATAATCACTAAAATGGGAATCTTTGGGGTGTGGCAAAGATTTAGTGATAAGCCAATTGATGAATCTAAATATGTTCCAGATAAAGTAAAATGCATTGAATATGTAAAAACTGATGATGCTAAATTAAATTCAAATGATATAGAGGAGTTAGAATACTTAATTGAAGAATATAAAACATCTGAGCCAGACTGTTCAAAACATCAACTATACCAACTTATAGCATCTGAGTTTAATAAAAGACATTTTAAAAAATAATCAATTATGGCAACAATTAAGAAAGAAGAATATCCCATTAATGGAAATTACTTTGAATATGATGGCAAAACGTATGATTGTAGTTATGCAATAAAGCGTGATATTAAGCTCATTATTCAAGAAGCAGAAACTTCGCATAAAGATTCCTTTGATGAACTTTATGATAGACAGTCTTTGAAAGCGGATAGAATCCGCATATTCTTGGATGAAGAAGATAAACCTATCTTTGGTATGGTTACCTATATCATAAAATATAAAGAGGGAAATAATGGTAGGTATGCTTGTGGAGGTTACTATCCGTTTTGGGATGATGAACTCTTTACACATCCATATCAAGAAAGCATTTGTTGGTAATAAAAAAGAGAAATAACTATGACAACAATTAAGAAACTTATATTATTATCACTTACAGCCTTGATGATGGTAGGGTGTGGCAATAATATGGCATTAGAAGGTTTGGATATTGTTAATGGAACAAAATATGTAGTGACATTAAAAAGTAAAAAGCCTAAAGAGTTCACTTATAATCTTATTAAAGTAGGTGGTATGGACTGGTATGATTATTCTTATAGTGATACCACAGATTTTAATATTGGGGATACCTTAGTGATAACTGTTGAAAGAGTTGGTAATTAAAGGAGAAATAACTATGGCAACAGAAACATTAGGAGCACATCTTAGAAATCTATTAACCCCATATAAAACTTTGCTTGGCTTAGTAGAAGATGTTAGTAACGGTAAAATAGACACAAGCGTTTTGAACATGTATAAATGTGATAACATTAGTGAAATCATAGAGTTTTCTCACTCAGATAAAATGGAGAATACTTTATGGAGAAACGAAAATGAATAATGATTATGGGAGAATTTAAACCATTAGGAGTAGTAATTGTAGTGTTAATCGCAATATTAATGATTTTATTATTTAAATAATTATGATATTGATAGGCGGAGACGAATATGGGAAAACACAATGTTATCAAATTGACAGTACTAATCATATCATTGATGGCATTCAATATTCTGAAGAAGAGTTCAATCGTATTTTAAGAAAAATTGAGGAATAATATATTATGTTTATCAATCCTTGGGCATCTTATCAACCAAATGATATTCCAGATTTAACTCCACATGATAACGAAGAAATGGTGGGATGTTTAGCTGGCGCTTGTGGCTTTATTGTATCAAGCATAATCTATGTGTTGCTATTCTATTTATGTTTTACTCTTACAAAAGGTATGCTAATGACAATCTTAATTACAATAGATAGCGCAGTAATATATCCAATATTAACGATATGTTTGATGAAATTGTCATTTAAGATTGGAGATAAAATATACAAAAATAAAAGAAAATGAAAAATTATACAGATTTAGAACAGTCAAAGAAGTTGGCAGAGATACTGCCAATTGGAAGTGCGGATATGTGGTGGGCTTGGTATTCAAGTCCATTGTCAAATGGACATTATGGTGATTTTCCAATGTTCTGTAAACCTGTATGTAATCCTGATGAAAGCGTTCCTTGTTGGAGTCTTTCAGCATTGATTAGTGTTTTGCCATCAAGACTTTTTGATTCAACCCCGAAAAGAAAAGAATTATATCTTTTACCAGATTCAGATAAATCATATTGTTTTTATAGGCAATTTGCTGTAAAAACCAAAGGTAAAATATACTTACTGACTGAAGGTGAGTGTCTTGTTGATGCTTGTTATAAAATGGTATTGAAGTTGCATGAATTAAAGATGCTGTAATTATGGATGATAAAAAAGTAATTTGGAATAAACAGAGCGAGAAAGACCTATTCAACGAACACGTTGATTGGACTTCAACATATTACGCTGTCATCATGAAGGATATGAGAGAAAGAATTGTCGTATCCTATGCCGATGAAGGCTATAATGGCAGTGTCAATACATATTATGACTTCTATGACTCTGATGACGTTGTGGACTTCGATGACATCCTATTATGGAGAGAAACCGATAAACCAAGTAAAGCCAAAGGCAAATTTGGAAAGTTGGTTAACTTAGAACCAATCACAATTGATAGGCAGACAAAAGGCATCTTGGTGTACGCCAAGGCAAATGTACCCAATAGAAGAGATTGGCTTGTCCTCATAAGCCATGTTGAGGTAAATAGTTTTGATGAACTTCGTGTGGTACGCCATATCTCATATAACTTGGATACTAGAGAATGCTATTGTTCAAAGATTGGTGGAAATTGGGGCAATATATATGGTTATGACTTCTACAAGCCAACACCAAGCCATTATAAAATTATTAGGGACATCATGAAGAAAAACAATATCAAATATATTAAAGCACTCAACAAATTGGTTGATGTGCATTAATATTTGTTAAAAGTTGAGACAATATTTTGTTATCTCAACTTTTTTTCATATATTTGCTCCAAATTGAATTGCTAAATTAATTAAGAATTAAAATGGGTAGTAAAATAACATTTAGCCATTGGAAAGCCGTTAGATGCAAAAAAGCTGATGGTAGAGAATTCATAGCACTCTACCAAGGCATGATTGGCAATAAAGAAAGTGGAGGACATTTGGTCTGGGATGGAAAAGACCAATACTTCATTGCCGAATGGAGAGGCGATAGAATAGAAGAAGCAACACAAGAAGAAACCGAAGCCATCTATAAGAAAATCGAAGATGACTTCGAATACATGTTTACACACCCAACACCAGCTAATCTCAAGAACAATAAAAAAACAGAAACACCAAAATTGGAAACGAAACTGAAACCAGAATTCTTGGTGACAGAAGCTGAAACGCCACAACCAAAGAAGGTGTTCTCTGATTTTGAATTACTTACGGCAGATGTGGAAATAATATAATCAACAATATATGAAATGGTTTGAATTTATCCGTGATTGGTGGGAAGATAGACAATATCCAGAGGAAGTTAGGAAACTCATTCGGATTAAACGTGAGAGCATCCGTTTCCATAAGAAGAAAATCAAGACCATCAAGAAACATAATGGGAGAGAACATAGTATCAAAACCCATCGTTACCTAGTTAACAAACTAACAAGGGAGATTGAAGGTATTAAAGAACATTTTAAAAAATAAGATATGGCAAATAGTAATTTTACAAAAGGGGATAATGTAAGCTGCAAGAAATGGAGTGGAGCACCCTTCTTGGGCATCTATGAGCACACTTATAGTGATGGCTCACATAGCGTTGTAGATGTATCTAGTGGCAAACGATTCAATGTACGCCAAGATGATATCAAGATGGCTTCAGAGGAAGAAGCCAAGGAGATTAAGAAATTGTCCAAACAGAATAACGTTAAACCAATGGATAATGTTCCAGATACATATACGGTGGGAAAACCACCAAAGGACATTACAACACCAACAGCAACCACAATAAAGGTGGATGAAGAGGATGAACTAGAGGCTGCAATGGAAGCCATTGAATAAAAGGGTGAACAAAACAATGTTCATCCTTTTTTGTTTTTTTAACTTTTCATTCTTGCATCCCAAATATTTTTTCCATATCTTTGCTCTATATAATATATTGCATTATTATGAGTAAACAAATCTTAGAAGATACACAAGACGTATTGGCAAATTGCATTATCTCAATCAATGACTTGACAAGAGATAACCTTAAGGAACATGTCGCATTCATGAAAAAAGCCATCGCACACCTACATGATAACGTGATAACACAAGAGGCTTTACATAAAAGCAATAATGCCGTTATAAACGAACTATTGGGAAGAATCAATAAGAATATCATTGCATTCTCAAGAGTAGCACTAGATAACCTCACAACGGAAAATTTTGAGGATAAAAAACCAATGCTGGTATCTTGGATATCATATTACGAAAAACAAGTAATCGACTTCTTGAGAAATGGATAATAATAACGACTTTAAACTAATCGCCTTCGCTTCAAATAAAAGCGGCAATAGAATCTTCTGTAGATTGATACATAAAAAACAAACAATGCTCAAAGGATACTATGATTTCAATCAAGAGAAATTCTTCGTGACAAAATATGTTAAATCCAACTTCATTCAAGGAATTGGAAAAAATACAATAAAGAAACACCTTATCGAATTATTGGATATAGAATATGATTGGAAAATGTAACCTACAACTGATTTATCACCGTGATATTAAAAATATGAGATGGCTAGTCAATAAAAATGCTATCATCAAAGACAAAAGGCCACCACACTATAAACACATCCAAAGACTCGATGGACTTTGTTCTGTCAAGGGGCTGAAATCACTATTCCTTAATATTGGAAACGATGAACGCCTTGGAATACTAGACACAGACGTGGTGACAAAACTAGATATACAAGCATACTTCTCAGCATCAGAATTGTTAAGACAAAATTGTTATAAATTCAATAAGAAAACACAAAAATTAATTGAAAAAGAAATATAATCATGAATATAGATATAACACATCAAATACTATCGTTCTTTAATAACGTGGCAGACCTTACAAATGACTACGTAGATAGAATAGAACTAGAACCAATAAGGCTCTACGGCAACTTCTATATTACTGGCCTTAAACGTAACTTCTATTACGCAACATCAATCGAAGCACACGTTAAAGAACTTAGGAAACTCCAACTTAAAACAAATACAACAGCAACCACAAACAATGAAAATGGATACTACTTCATGGAAGCTGATAACGACCTATGGATGCCAATCGCAATGCTCTCTGAAAAACTCACACAAAACACACTCAATGAGTTCATGGAGAACTTCGATAAAGTAAACGAATTCCATGTGCTAGATGTCAAATATAAAATAAAAGGAGACAATAATACACACATGGAAACAATACTCTACCAAAATAAAAGAACAGCATGCAAGGACGCAATCAAATTCAGAAAAGAAACTGAACAATGCTCAACCAAATTCCATACATTCATAAACGAAAACTGTAAGGAACATAAATTAACCGACTTCGAAATTCTAACAGCAGCAACAGAATGATAACGTATGAGCAAGATAACACTCAATAAGGGACAATTCTATAAACTAAAACAATATAAAAATGATAGAGAATATGTAATAATATGTCCTTCAAAAAAAGTAATATTGAAGGAAGATTATTGTTATTACTATATCCCTTCTCTCTTTATTGTTACTGGATATGGCAAACGAAAAAAATTACACCCATATTCATATAATAAACATGAGAAAAGTAAATTGGTTAAATGTGGTTGGGTATGCAATGTTACAATATACAGAGGGAACTATAATACCATTAAACCATTAACAATAAAAGACTGTACACAACTTAATCTGCTCCTTAGAGAAAGAAATTTTGTTTTCAATAAGAAAATCATTAAGTTAATCAAATTAATATGATATAAAATGGTATTAAACGAAAAAACTATAAAAAAAGGAACTGTATTCTATCAAGTGAGACTCACAGCTTATAAAAAAGACTTCTGCAACGACAGCACATGGCACTTCTGGTTTCAAAAGGCAGTAGCCGAACATGAACCCTTATCAGTTTTCGGTGTAAAGCAATACCTATTGGAATATTCAATACCACGTCAAGTGAATATCTCAGTTGAATTCCCATATCCAATATCCCACCGTAATCTTGCAATACAAGCATTTCGCATTGAGGGAAATAAAGAACCTATAATCACCGTCTCTATCGTTAAATCGAGTGATACGTATGATGAATATGTGTACCTCTGCACCGATATAAGGGCAGCAATAAAGGCTCTCAAGAGCGAGGCATTCAAGGTTAAGGGAAATGAGGCAACAAGACGAAGGAGAATCAGAATGTGGAAAGAATTAATAAGACAATGGACAAAAACACAGTTTAGAGATAATTTTTATACATACTTGTCATGAGTATCATCAAATATGCTGAAGATTGAAAAAGGTAAAAGATATGTGATGGTGAGAATTGAAAAAATGTATATAGGAATACACGCAATAAGAGTGGTAAACCGACCAGATTTCTCCTCACCTAGCACATTATTGGACTATAGAGTGATTGGAGAAAATGGGCTGTGTTTCAATGACACCCCAATCCATTCTACTTGTTTGTTCACAAACCTATGCACACATTACGAACATTGGCTCACTCTAGCACATGGATGGGCTTTGACCGATTCGAGAGAAAATGCACTCAAATATTGTAGGAAAACATTACTATGGGAATATTTTAGGAATGATAGAATGCTGCCATTTAAACAGAATATGCCTATGTATGGCGTGTATGGATGGGAGTGCTCTACTGCCTATAGAAAGGCTATAGAACAGTTGAAAGATATCATAATATCATGAGTAATAACTAAGTAATACTAAAAAAAGAACCCATGAAGAAAAAAATTATTAATGGTAATAATAATGATATAATCAATATACATACCAAATTCAAAAATTCTAGATTCTATTACTGCGACTTCTCAACCAAAAATATCTATTATGCAGAACCAATACTTAGAAAAATAAAAGTAAGAATGTTTACAATAGATGATAATAATGAGAATGCCATTATCGTGGGAGTAAACTTTAAACTCATTATACCAATACAACAACTACAACACAATAATAATACATACATCATACCAACAATAACAAAACAATACATCATTAGCACAAATAAACAAGATATTGAAAGATTCATTAAAAAACACTATATCAAAAATAGTACAATACAAGAGGTCATCAGTACCAATCCAAAATTTATCCCTAACCATTATCTTAATAATACAACACCAACAACAGCATATAAAGCACTCAAATATAAAATACTATTAGCACAACTCAAAAAACTGTAAATACATAAACGTAATATGATACAAGATAATAAAAATAGAATCAATAACCTACTCAAAAACTATAATAATATATCAATTCTAATAGGAGACCTACTAGACCCAATTAACGAAGTCATGAAAAAATATTCATGCAATATAGACGAAGCTTGCAATATCAAATTCAAAGCAGAAGACTACCTCAAAAACTATGGACAAATTACACTCAACTCAACCACTAAAGCAATAAATAAAATAATAGAAGAAGAAATAACTACATAAAACGTATCGTAAATTTTCACTTCTACCAAATTTTTTCGTGTGAAATGCTCGTAACTCGTTGATAACCAATATGGTAAATTTTATACCATCAAATAATTTTTTTGGTATATTCTATATATTTGTGTAATGCCCTTCTAATAAACGTTTTCATGAGGAAATAAAGTATTCATGCTTAAGGAAAATAGTTGTATGAATATACATTAAATGTAAGGGAAATATACATTGAAAATAAACATTAAAAATATATTGAATATAGGGAAATATATATTAAAAATAGTGGAAATAAACTGTTGTCTTTTTATTCCAGAGAAAAATTTGGTAAGTGTTATGTTATTGTTGTTAACAATATATAAAATGTATTAATAATATTTGGAAAATCGATATATTTTCCATATATTTGCAATGATATAATAAAATGTAGATAATAGAATGTCGAAGAAGATAAAGATACCATTGGATAATATGCGTGATGCTCTTCATGATTTATTTCATGAGCATCTTGATGAGGTATATGAATATCGTAGGATGTATCCTAGGACAAGAAGGGCAAGCAATTATGATTGGGCAGATGATGATGAGGTTCAGTATTTGATACAGCAAGGAATCATCTTCCCTGGTCTTGAGTCTGATGATGAAGATGACTTTGATGCTGTATGGCCTCCAACATCTGTTTCTCATTCCATGCGGAAGTCAAGGGGTATTGACCCATATGGTGATTATTGGGATACATTGGAGAAATTGAATAGAAAGGAGAAGAAGAAACACAAGAGGGGTAGCAGAGGAAAGAGTAAAGCTAGGGTGATAGACATTACGACTCCTTATAGTGGATATGAGGAGAGTCCTAGTGAATATGGCTATGATGACATTGAGACAAGTGGTATTGATGATGGCAAGGTGATATGGTTTTATCCAGACTATAGGAACAAGAGTGATAGATTGGAGTTCAACACATTGATAGCATTCAGTGAGTTTTGTTCTGATGAGGGTTATGATGTTCCGAGTGATGTAGGTATGGACATTGCTTATCGTAGGTTAAGTCACACATGTCTAGACCCTCAGTTACGTGAGGATGGTATATTGCAGATTGTGGCAGATGAATCATATGGTGATTTGAGATATAAGATATGTCCAGTTGAGGAATTAAGTCAATGATAGAAATGATATGGCAAATTTAAGTAAGGAATTAAAGAATTTATTTCATGCCCATTTAAAGAGGGTATCAGAGGAAAAGAATAAACCTAGTGGATATTGTGGTGGAGGGATACTTCCAGTAACACATAGACCATTTCAGCCCAATTTATTCAACAGCAATGATTATTATATTGGTTGTATATATTTCTATGAGTGGTCAGATACCACAAGGACTCCCAAGACATATTACACATTAAAGGCATTTGAGAAGTTCTTGAATGATTGTCAAATATATTTGGCTAGTTGGCAGCGTGAGGTTCTATCTCACATGAAGCATCCATATGTTGCATGCAAAAAGGGTGAGAGGGATATCATAATCAAGAACAGTTACACTGAGTTAACCAAGGCTATTGAGGAGGGTAGCAAGAAGGCATCTACAGTCCCTTTTACAGTTAATCGTGGCAGTGAGGATAGAGAGCCGTATAATGTGGCGATTACTAGAGCACCACATATGAAGCATATGGAAACGGTATTTGAACCAGAGGGAAGATGGTTTGGATAAGTACTTAAAAAAGTACAAGTAGGGTTATTGATATAAAAAAGGATGGGTATAGATTAATATACTCATCCTTCTTTTATTGGTTTTACATCTGTAATACTTTCTTTACCATATTCCTTAATCATTGATTTAAGGATTGAAGGTATTTCAGATTCTTTTATCAATTTAGCACTATTAATATTTGTGGTTGTAAGGGGTTTACCGAAGGCATCCATTCTTCTAAAGTATGTATTCTTTCTCCCCTTAAATGTGAATTCAAGTTTTACCTTATTATTCATTTAGACTTAAAAAAGTACAACACCAATTTGTTATTAACAAGGTACTATAGTATATTTCATGGTTTCTAGTTCTTTATGCTCATTCTTAAGGTGATGTACAAGGAATTCTATTTCAGTCTTTGCGTCCCATTCACCTAGAGCACCATAGTTATATGCCTCTTTAATATTGGTGGTGAATTCCACCTCACTATTATCAACATCGTATGACTTAACCATTAAGCCATCATCGTTTTTTGCTACACCTTTTGCCATAGTTATATAGTATTAATTTAGTTATTTAGACTTAAAAAAGTACAGCTATCCCACAACAGGAGCTTCCAAATCCCAATTGTCTTCGCCATCGTAATCCTCATCATATTCGCTATCGATGGTTACATACTCTAGTTCTGGATACTTCTCCTTAAAATGGAACTTGATATAATCCAACTCTGAGTCAGCGAAGAAACCTTCATCTTCATAGTGTGCTCCGTCTCTTGAGTTTTGGAACGACAATGTTCCATTTGCACTATCAACCTCCTTAATCCATTTAATGGGTTTATTTGGTTCACTAATCTTAAAATACGCCATAATATTATCTCTAAGTTAATTAAGTTAATATATTATATAATGCAAAGATATACAAAATATTTGGAATAACCAAATATATTAACCATTATTTGGATATATTAGACTTAAAAAAGTACAACGGCAACGTTGTTACCATTGAACATCAGTGAAATGATGTACAACAGCAACATTGTGTAAAGTATTTTTATTATTTACCTTACACTTTGAAAAATTTTCGTATGTGCGTCAGTAACACTTTGCAACCATTTTATATATTTTTGGTTACAAAATGTTTCTTAATTTATTTAGTATTAATTCAATTTCCCATTGTTCCATGATGTATGCAGAGCAGAATGGGTCAGATTGGTTAGATATTTGGTAATTTGGATACCAATGTATCAATACATGGGCGATGTCATTTGGTTTAACTTCAATCATCCTCACGTATAGTTCTCCGACTTTGAATGAGTTTGAATCGAATCTAAGCCCATTAACTCGTATATTATTACCATGACAATGTGTAATAAGGTCATCCAATTTAGCCACAAGTTGAAACTTTGTGGGTGATGGTTTATACAATTGTAGTCTTGCTTTCTTTAATTCAATTCTATTCATATATTCAAAATTTGGTGTAACCTTATATAGTTTATTCCTTAGTCATTTAAGAAATAAATCCAATAATTACGTACAATATCAACTCCAGAAGACAAATTGAGAGCCTCTTGGAACTCTTTAAGGTCTCCATAAATAAGAGAAAAACCATCAGCACACGCTGTTTCGCTTAGTTCTTCATCTTTAAGGGTATCAAGCCATTCCTTATCATATTGGCTCATTGGTAAACACACTACTCTTACATTACTATTCTTATCCATGTCTCTAAATTTTTTGCAAAGATACGAAATTTAATTGGAATAACCAAATAATAATGGATTTATTTTAAATTTAATTTTCCCCTATATAATATATTATAAAAGGTATATATGGTTTTTGTAAAGAAAGTGGAAATATTTTCAATTGAACGTAATTTTTTTGGTATTTTTCTTGGTCATGTGCTGGGAATTTCGTATCTTTGCATCGCAAATTAAAATTCAAGGAGATATGAGCAAGAAATTCACAATTAACGGAAGAGAGTATGAGAGTTACGAATTAAGTAATAGTGACCTCATTTACCTTATCAATTCTGATAGCACATCAGAAGAGGATAAAGAGTTCTTAAAGAACAAGGTAATTGAGAGATTCACCTATGACCTTTGCCCTCGATGTGGCGAAGATAACGATGATGTGTTTGCACGTTTCTTTGGCAACTTTGTGAATGGTAAATGCCGCAGCAAGAAAAAGGTAGCAGAGAGAATGTGCCGTGAGCATAGATATTTGCAGAATGAAATGTTCAAGGTATGTTTGGAATATATCAAGTCATTGGCTGAGAATTGTGAGAATGGTTGTTTTGACCCAAGAAACAAGTATGCAGCAGAGACCTCAAAGAAGATTATTGATTATTTTAAGGAAATAGATTATCCTTATTAAAAATCATTAATCAATTGAAGATTTTTAAGAAAAAATTTGGTAGATTCAAAAAGTTTTTGTATCTTTGCATCGAGATAGAAAATATATCAGTTATTAACAATTAAAAGAAAAGGAGATTAGTTATGAGCGCAATGATTGAGATTACAGAGAGAGGTGCAAGTTTTGCAGAGAACGGACGTAGAGAGCGTGCTTGGCATGGACTTGGACAAGTGGTAGATGAACCAATGTTCGTGAAGGATGCGTTGAAACTTTGTCACGCTGATTACAACGTAGGTTTGCAGCCAGTGATAGCCCTCTCTGACGAGTTACGTAATGCTATGGACAATGGCGAGTTTATCAACGCTGCAATGTTAAAGAGTCTGCTTGTGGACAACACTATGGCTACAATGCGTCTCGATAGCAACAAGAGCCTTGGCATCGTATCTGATAAGTATGGTATCGTACAGAACGAGGACGCTTTCAAGTTCGTGGATATGTTCTGTAGCGGTAAGTTTGCTGATAGAGACAATACCCCAGTGATTGAGACTTGTGGTGTGCTTGGTAATGGTGAGCGTGTGTTTGTTACCGCAAAGTTCCCACAGAGCATTGTCTTGGATGCAAAGCGTGATGACCTCGTAGATATGTATGTGGTGTTCACCACCTCACATGATGGTACTGGTTCAGTTCGCTGCATGGTTACACCAGTTCGTGTGGTATGTAACAATACGCTGAATTGGGCAATGAAGAACAACATTGGTCGTATTGCTTTCCGTCATTCATCAAAGGTGATGTCACGTCTTGACCTCTTGAATAAGGAAAACGCTGAGTTTGCTTATAAGGCTCTTAATGTAGCCAATGTATATGCAAATGGGTTGAAAGAGAGTTTTGAACACTTACGCAACATCAAGTTGGCTGAGAGAGACCTTGATAACATCATTGCAGAGGTTGTGTTGGCACCAGAGGCTGCAAAGGATTTCTTGGAGAATCACAACATTTATAGCGATGCAATCAAGACTCGTGGACGTAACATCTTCTTAGGTGTTAAGGAGTGCTTGGAGAGTGGTGTAGGTCAAGAGGGTCAAGAGCGTGGAACAGCGTTATGGCTGATGAATGGTTTGACCTCTTACTATCAGAATGAAGCCACAGAACGTAGCGAGGAAATCAAGTTCGATAGCATCTTAGATGGCAACATCTACAAAAAGGTGCAGAAAACATTTGACCTTTGTCTCGCAGCAGCCTAAAGAAAATTAATCCCCATCTTAAAAAAGTGGGGATTTTTCTTTGTTATTTCAAAATAATTTCGTATCTTTGCATTGTTAAAGATTTAGATTATGATGAAAAAAAGAAAACCGAGATTGAATACTTGTGATGGTTGCATGATGCCTTACAGATATGTTAAGGTTAAGGTGAAGTCAGTCAAGGAGATTAGCGAGAAAGACGAATTTGGCTATTCTACCTTTGAGGTGATTTATACCTTTGCTAAAGATAGTTACTATCACGATGTATATGGTGATAAGGAGTTTGTTAATAAGGTGTCTTCAAATGGCAAGCCTTATAAGGTAGGTGCAACCTATTTGTGGCAAATGTCTATTGATATAGATTAATATGGTAGTGAATAAGACATATAGGATAAGAGTATATATTCCCACAGAGGAAATTGAATTGCTTATGAATGATGCGGTAGATAGCAAGGCATTTAAGTTATTCAATAGTTACGATGGAATGAATGGTATGCTTGCTATCTATGATGGGGAGTGTAATAGTAAGGTATTGAAATTACTCATTTCTATGGGAGTATTATATTTCCCATTGAATAACTATGAGGATTTCATTATCACTTGTCCTAATTGTGGGGAGAGGATAGATGATGATATGATATTAACTATCTATGATGAAAATCTGTTAAGTGGTTATAATATCCTTTGCAATAGGGAGGATTGTGGCACACAAATGGCTGATGTGAAATTTATTTTAGATTAATATTGTTTTTGTAGAAAGATAATGAGTAGGCTTATTCATAGAACTTTTGAGAATGTATTTGGTTCTCCCAATATGCAAAGTATGTTATATATAAAGAAAAGAGAAAAATTTTATTTTAAATTGAAAATAATTGGTTTTTCTTTTGGTTAATCCATTTTTTTTTCGTATCTTTGCATCACGAAACAATTAAAAAGGAGATAAAGATTATGTTAGGTTACATCAAAGCAAAAAAAGAGTTAGGAATTAGTTACTTAGGTAGTGTTGCACAGAGCATGAAAATGCGTCTCTCTTATGAGCATGGAACAATGACATATTGTTTGTACCTCGCTCCTTGGAAAATGAGTGGCTACAATGTGTGCCCAAAGGGGCAGCATTGTCATGAGTTCTGTTTGAATGGTAGTGGGCAGAATAAGTGTGATGAACTTGCTCGTGGTGTTGAGGGTTCTAAGATTAATCGTTCACGTATCAAGAAAACCAAGTTGTTCTATGAGAATAGAGGTTTATTCATGGATATGCTCACTCATGAGATAGAGAGCAAACGTGAAAAGGCAAAGCGTATGGGTTATGGTTTTAGTGTTCGTCTCAATGGCACAAGCGACCTTTCACCACTCGCTTTCAGAGACCCCAAGACTGGTAAGAACATCTTAGAGTTGTTCAATGATGTAGTTTTCTATGATTACACGAAAGTTTATAATAGGACAAAACTATTGGAGACCTATAAGAATTACGACCTTACATTCAGTTATGATGGTTATAACTGGGACGAGTGCGAAAAGTTCTTACAGAACGATGGTAAGGTCGCAGTGGTGTTCTATTCTGAAAAGGGTATCTTACCCAAGAAGTTTAGGGGTTATGATGTAGTAGATGCAAATGAATACGATATGCGCTATCTTGACCCCAAGCGTTCTATCATGGGATTGCACTACCATAAGACCGCAAACGATTATAAGAGTGGGCACTTTGTAGCACCAGAGACACCATTCGTAATTAATCTTGACAAAGAGAGTGATGTGGATTGGGGATTTTAATTCCCCACCACATTTTTAACATAAAAAATTTGGTAGATTCAAAATAATTTCGTATATTTGCATTGTGAAACAATAAAGGAGATTGAGATATGAGTAAGAAAAGTATTGTAAATGAGATTATTGCCAAATTAAAGAAGTTGGGTGTTATTAAGGGTGGTTGCCACAACCTTGACATCGAGTTGCCAAACGGCAATAAGTTGAGTTGGGTTGGTTATACCCAAGTGATGATTTCAGTTAAGATTGATGGTGCTCTTTATAGGAATAAAAGATTTCCTCTTTATTCAAAGAATGTTGATGCTGATATGTTGAATTTAATTAATAGCAAATTATGAGTGATAAGGTAATAGAGACCATATATTATATATTACTCATATTATTGGTTATAAGTGGCACATGGGCGATACATTGTTGTCCTTAACAAAAATTAACGTGAAATTCTTGGGATTCTCACGTTTTTTTTATATCTTTGCCAAAGTAGTAATTAATCAAATTAATAATGAAATGGTAGATAACGAGAGTAAGGTTTGGGAGAAACTATGTGGTAAGAAAGTGGGTACTGAGAAACTTTCCATCGAGGGTTTCAAGACACAGATACCATTTGAGATTTACGATGGTTATGCGTATTGTGAGAACTATAAGGGTCATAGATATGACATGAAATATCCCACTCTCAAAGCGGTTAGGGAGAGTGAAGAAATGGCTACGGCTGTTAAGGATTACATCAATAAGATAAGTGATAAGAAACTTGAATCATTTGATGAGATTGGTGTTATTCATTGTTTAATCACGTTCAACACCTTATATCGTGATGGTGTTGAAATCGTACCAAAGAAAGCAGCATAATACTATGGGAAAATACACAATTCAATGTAATTTTAACGCATCATACACCACAGAGGTAGATGCAAAGGATGAGGGGGAAGCACTTGAAAAGGCTCGAAATAGAGCAGAAGAAGCGGATTTGAAGGAGTTTGTGATTTGTGGTGAACGTGAATCACAGATACTTAATAGAGATTGAGGACATAATGTTTTAGTTGGTATTGATTTCCATGTTTACGTGGGGTTGATGAGTATTCATCAATCCCATTTTTTGTTAATAAGGGTTAAAAAACCAGCCAATTACAAAAAAAAATCCATTTTTCCTTTGTCAATTCAAAAAGTTTTCGTATCTTTGCACCACAAATAAATTAAAAGGAGATTGAAAGTATGATAAAAGGAACTTACACAATGACGATTGACATCGACTATGAGTTTGATGATACTCAAATTGATGCGGTTGAAGCAACGGATTTGATTGACTACTTTGCGACAGCAGATGTTACTCTTAATGATGATAGGGTTAATATTCTTGGAGTTAGATTAACAACAAACTAACATGGTAGAAGCAAAGTTAAGAGTTGAAATGATAGAGAATAGAGAGGGTAGTAAAAACCCATTCTACGGCTCTACAATGGTCAAAAAAGTAGTTGAGGATATTCTTATCCATGACTTTGACAAACGCAGCGATATTGCCCCTTGTGGTGTATATGCCACAATCGCCATTGATAGTGAAGTAACACTTGGTGAGGGCGAAGTACCATTAAAGACAAAGAGGGTGCTTGATATTAAGGTAGATAGGCACTATTTAGACCATGAGGGTGATAATGGGTATCTCGCTTTCTTTCAGATTGAGGAAAAGACCTATGAACTTTGGGTACATTTCGAGGGTAAGCACATCACAAACATTACACTTTCAGAGTGGTTGCAAAGTGGCTACTTTGAAGATGGTGATGATGCAGATAATGTCTATAATGCAAAGGATTTCACTATTATTAATGTAGTAGAAAGTTAGGGAATATGACCATTAATTGTTAAAATGGGTTAAAAAGCCAGATAAAATTTGGTGGAATCAAAATAATTTCGTATCTTTGCATCACAAAAGAAATAAATAACATTATTAATTAAAAGAATAGGAGATTAAAACTATGGCAAAAGAGAAAGAGGCTAAGAAAGTGACAATCGACTCACGTGTACGTGCAATCGCAGAGAGTGGTAGCGGTAAGGGTGTAGGTATGCCAAATTGGTTTACACTGCCACAGAATAAGGAGAAACGTGCGCTGCACATCGACATCTGCAAGAAACTCACAGAGTTGTCAAACGCACATGACAAGTACCCTATCACATACCTTGTGTATTTCGCTGTGGGTAAGAACGCACACCGCCTTTGCACATTCCTTGGTGGTTATGAGAAGATTGACGAGAAGAAAGCGGAGACCATCTTCAAGTGGCTTACGCTGTTCGCCAAGCACCACAAGAACGAAAAGTTGTTCAAGAATCCCAATGTCGCTCATGCGCTGTGTCGTTTCTACGACAAGTATAGCACCAAGACAAAGGATTTCAAGGCTGCACTCGCTGCATCTGAATCCAACCCCAACATTGACGTGAAGAACGCTAAGATGTCTGTTGAGACACTTGGTATCGCCAAGAAAGTTGAGGCTGCTCCAGCAGAGGAAATGGAAATGGCTATGGCTGCTGCCGAGTAAGGAAACCATTGGTGGGGCGTATAGGGTATTGCAATGGCATGTAAATCCCAACCCCACCAACTTTTCTGAAAAAAAAGTGAGATTTTTCTTGGTCAATCCAAAATAATTTCGTATCTTTGCATCGTAAAAAAAAAGTTATGGATATTTCAGTATTACAGATTGTATCTCTCATTGTTGTGGAAGCACTTCTTTTTGCTACACCACACATCGTCACTCACTTTGGGCAGAAGAAAGAAGAGGTGAAGTAGTTATGGGTACATACGAAACAGAATTGGGGTACATTGTGACAGAAACCATTGATGGACTTGATGTCACAGATGATGGCGAGTTTGTATGTGAATTGAGAGGCAAGTGCCTTGACGATTATCGTTATGATGGCGACATTGACGATGATAAGTTGGAAACTGACATCAAAGAAACCATTGAGGTGGAAGACTTTCTTGAGAGTCAGCAAGGTAATTGCTAACGAATGTTAATGGTTGTAAATTTCTACAAAAAAATTTGGTAGTTTCAAAAAATTTTCGTATCTTTGCATCGTGAAACATTAACAAAGTATTAATAATAAAAAGGTAAAAGCAAAATGAGTGGACAGAAGAAACTCAATCGAGCGATTCGAAACAACCGAGTGGTAGCAATGCCCTCGAAGAAGAAAGAGATTCCTATCCTTGACCGAGACGGACAGAACGTTCTTGATAAGGATGGAAAGCCTCAAGTAGAGACTATTCAACTCTATAAGATTAAGAAGTTGAAGTAACGGCTACCTCGTAGGGGCAAAGGTGGTAAGCGATTGCGCTGTTATAGGTCTGGTAATAGTAGGTATTTTTCCGAAGCCCGTACCTCCACCACCCCAATGCCGTTTCTTAGGTAGGGGATAAAACAAACCATAGCGACTGGTCAGTTTAACTTGTGATGGTGGCAAGTCAGTACCAAGATTGGGGAAACCCTACCTAATTTTCTCAAAGGTTAAACGAAGTTAAAACACCGAAAAAGTTTGGTCAGTTCAAAAAAATTTCGTACCTTTGCATCAGAATTAGTAACGAGGGTTGCGATACCCTCACCTAAAAAGAAAGAAATAATGGAACGACCTCCGCCCATGTAAGGGATTTATTAAATTTTTAGCACTGGATTATTAGAATATATTATATAAGAAAAGAGACAAGTAATGATTAGAGACCGACCCTAAGTAAGAATTTATTACCGCCTCTACCCATGTCAATGTGCATGGCTTGGCAAGGTCATTCGACTAAAAATAATAATAGAAATACGAAAACTTTAAGCCCTTAAACGCTTATGTTTCGCCCACATCTGCACCAATAATAGAGTGTCGATTTTCCTTGGGCGAGTTATCTGCCGAAATTCGATTCTTACGCTGCCAAACTGCCAATAGGCTGCGTTCACGGCTGTCCGTTAGAAGCGTGGGTAACATATTAGAACGATGGAAGTTCAGCCAGCACCCCTCAACGTGCGCACATTTCTGAGGGGGTATAAAGACTGCGGTATGCAAATGCTGTGTTCTTTGGTTATAAGTCGTTCTTTTTCATGGGGCATTAGGGATGCGACCAACAGAGTTCGCACCACCACCGCCCTCAACACTGCTGCGAGTGTCAGCGAGGGAGTTATGCCGATTTCGTCTATAGAACTCCCCTACACTCAAAAAATAAGTTGTGTATCAACCCTACCCACAGCGACCACCCAACGACCGAGTGAGATTATATGCTGAGTGGATTTGCTACTAAAGGTGTGGGAAACAAGTGAGGTGGATTCGATACGTCTCAAGTTTGGGATGCCGAACTGCGCTGCATTAAGTTGCACTCGCCTTTGCCATCATGGGACTTTGGACGTGTTCCACCTCACAATTTTAACATGCCCTATGATGTGGTTAAGATTGGGATAATCTATAGTAATGCCCTATATCAAGACTGACATACGTTGCATAATTAAAACGTTCAATGGTTGTGTGATAGATTGATTCGATTCAGTATAGGGTACAAAATGCGCCCATAATTCAGTTGGTAGAAATCGTGCCGATGTTTACATCTTGTGTGCTCGTATGCCGTAGGTTCGAGTCCTACTGGGTTGCACTTATGCTCGTTTTGCGTTGTGGTAACGCTCTTTGTTTTCCATAATTTGAATTGTTAGGTTTTTAGTTTTGATGGGGTGATGTCGTGAGACATTGCCCCATTTGTGTTTTTTAACATAAAAAATTTGGTAGATTCGTTATTTTTTCGTATCTTTGCATTGTCAAAACAAAAAAGATAAATGAATATGAGAAGAATTTCAAGTATGGGCAATAGTTATCGAATTGAGACATTCGATTTGTCCGAGGAACAACATGACCTTGCTGTTGATATGGTAAGGAACAACAAACGCAAGGTTGGTAATTACACCTTAGAAGATGTGGACAGCGAAATGGTTAATGTATGGATTGCTGATGCACATTCAGAGGGTGATGAAGAGTATGCAGAGTTCTTGCGTGAAGCCCTTGCAGTAGATGCAGAGATTTTAACGCTCACAGACCATTTAGGGGATTTCTCACAGCCTATTGGTGAAGTTGCAGTTTATGATTGTTAAAAGTGTTAAAAGGTTTGGTGGTGTGAAAATAATTTCGTATCTTTGCACCATCAAACAAATTAAATAAGGAGATTATATTATGGCAGATTTAAACATTATTGAGAAAGCGAACAAGGTTCTTACATTCCGCAAATATATTCGTGAGGAATGTCGCAAAAAGGGCTTGGAATATCCTTCTGATGCAAAGATTGCTGAATATATCGCTGATTGTGGCGGTGACAATTGTGTCTTTGACCTCAACGATTTTATGAGTGATTATGAGACCAAAGATGGTGTTTTCCATGACCCTTTCAATGATTTCAAGGCAGAGGTATTGGAGCACGATTGGATTAAGACCACTGATGAAGAAATGCGTAATTTCGTCACAGAGCAAGGTTATAATGTGCGTGGCTTCTTGCGCTGCAAAAGCATTAATGGCTACAAGCCATCATTGGAGAAAGACATTCTCATTGCTACAATCACCAAGTTGAATACTTATCAGTTGGTTCGGTTGTGGAACAAGTTTATCGAGGAAAGTGCCGTTTATGGGGAAGATTCTTATATCTATGACCTCGATGATGCAGACGATTTGAAAATACTTCGTGGGAATATGTCACCAGCAGAATGGGCAAGGGTTGTTGGCTTTAAGTGCCGTTATGTGTCATGGCACAATCTTAACGATGGCAGACTGCTCAAATATGACGATGAAGATATTAAGGACGTGATTGTCGGCTATTGGGGTGACATTTTCCCTCGCCTCATAGTTTGGAGTGAGTTGTACGAAACGATTGGTGAGGGTGAAGATGGGATTGCTTACTTTGACTTTATTGTACGACCAATCATCTGTAAGTATCTTGGGTATGAGTATGACCCAGAGAGAGGAACGTTTGAGGAAATTAAAAAGTAAATTCACTATGTTTGGAATATTTCTGCTTTTCTGTATGGCTGTTATGGTGTGGGACATTGTAAGTGACCCACACTATACAACCAAAATGAAAGATTTGGAGGAGGATTAATTATGTATGGTGTTTATCTTTTGCATGGCTGGGATGTTAATATTCCAAAGGATATGTATTACCCATGCCTTACAAGTGCTGAATATCACCCAAAGAGAAAAAAACTCAAAGGGTATCAAAAAAAGTAATTAATAATTTGGAATTGTCGATATTTATTTATATCTTTGCAATATGAGTACAATAGGACAGAATTTTAAACAAGCAATCAATAATAACTTTAAGCATTGCATGATTAATCGTAATGCTGAAAGTATTATCACTGCTCTTAACGTTGGTGTTAAGGATAGTGATAACATGGTTGTACTCCCAAAGGTCGAAAAGGTTGAATTAACCACTATTGATGATTTGCATGACAAGTTATCATTATCATGGGATGATTATAAAACAGAGGGAGTAATCACATGGAGACCATCAACAATTGAGGATTCAAAGGAAATGGTTTTCTGTAATATCGAATAATAGAGATTTTTGTTAATTATTATTTATAATATATTCCTCCCTTCTCAAGTCGTGAGATTTCGGAAGGGATTTTTTTTTTTATATGGGCGAGTGTTGCAACTAGGTTAGACAAGTTGGTCTTAAAAACCAATGGGCATAAAAGTAAGTCCTATGGAGGGTTCGAGTCCCCCCTCGCCTACACGCTTTTTAATCTCCTTTTAAGGTGGGAAATGTTAAAGATTGTTAGAATCCAGACATTTCTCACTAATTTTTTTGGTAGATTCATTTATTTTTCGTATCTTTGCATCAAAATAATAAAAGGATAGGAGATTAGATTATGATGAATTTATGTGTAACTTGGAAGCCTTTATATGGTTATTATTTAATTACGAATGGTTGTCACCTACATCTGACTGGTGCCAATATTCTTTTCTATGATGAAAAGGGTAATATAACCCCATTGAATTTGAGTGATGGGTGTCACTTTTGGTTTAGGAGTGATATTGACGAGTTTAATTTCCGCAAGAAAGAGAACTTCACACGCAAGGAAATCTTTGCCATTAGGGGTAGGGAATATGGCGAGGTGTCATATAAGGTATATATTCCGATTGAGGGTGTTAAACTTAAATTCTTCGGCAATGTGGGAAAGCCCAGTTGTGAGGGGTATTATATGTCCAATTATGAATGTTATACCCTTGAAGTCAGTAATTTCGCATATTGGGGCAATCCAACCTCTCCAAATTTGACTTGCAAAGATAACCTTTTGTATTTCAAGGTTAATTACAGAATGGTTGAGACCTTGAAACAGACAAGGGTTAATGAAATGATTGCTGACATCGAGAAAACTTGCGATGTGTCCATTGATGAATATACTTTCAAGAAAATCATTAAATATTACGACATTGTTAAGAAATAAAAAGTAGATTGGGTTATGGTATTCGATAGAAACATAGAGTTAAAGGAGAAACAGCAGAATTTACTTGCTGAACTGCGTAAGTTGGTAGGTAGGGGATTTGATTTCTCCGAAGCCTATATGAAGCAGTGCAAGTATGAGTGCAACCGCATAGGAGAGCAAGAAGTCCGATATGGTAGGATTACCAAGAAGTATGTGTATATTGGTTGCCGAGCCATCTATACTACCAATGACGAGGGCACAGAGTATGGCGCAAGGATTCGTAAGTATTCTGTATGCACAACACAAGGGAACACCAATAAGATAGCCTTAGAGGACTTGTTTGTTTGTGACCTCGAAAAGATTGTCAATGACATCAAGTTCGCCCTTTGGTGGGAGAAAGATGTGAGAATGAAGAAACTCGAAGCGGAAATGGTAGATTGCCAGAAGTATGTGGATTTATTTAATAAATTCTTGAAAAAATAAATAGATTCATTATATTTATAGTATATTCCAAGGGAATTATGAGGGATTCCCTTGGATTTTTAAGGAAAATAACCTTTTTAAATTGATTGGCTTGATTAGGGGAAATCAAGCCAATTTTCATTTTTTAACATTTTATATTTGGTCAATTCAAAATAATTTCGTATCTTTGCACCATCAAAACAGAAAAGATATGGATGAGTTAAAAAATCAGCAGTACACCAAGTCATATATTGACAAGGAGAACTACATTACAAGTCACATTGGTAGTGAACATCTGAACATACCAAACGACAAGTCATTTAACTTTGTGGATATGGCTTATGACTATCTCGATACATTGGGTGTTGATACCTTGCTGTTGATGAGCAATGAAGATGCTTGGAAAGGTTATAAGAACTTCGTAGAGGCTCATTTCACAGAGTATGAGATTGATAAATGGGGTGAAAGAATTAACAAATAAAAAAAATACGATACGATTATGAGTAATTCAAAAGTAAGAAAGCAGTTAGAAGCACAGAGTAAGAATGAGAAATTGTTGGAAGCCTACAAGAAAAAGGCTGACCTCATCCTCAACTATCAGATGTGCAAAGCATATTATAAGGATAGTGCCCTTTCTATCCTCGCCATCGTTGAGAAAATCCTCAAGGTGAAGTATAACCTACCTTGGCAAGAGAAACTCATTCGTAGGGCTTTAAATGAAGCAAGGGGCAAGACAAACGCAACCATTTCCATTCCTCAATTTAAGTATGAGAAGAAAGTGCATGACATTCTTTCCGAGTTCGTAGAGAAGCACTTGGACAAGATGGCACGAGAAACATCTACAAGGGGATTGTACCCACTTGCATTTGTCGATTTGGTAGAAAAATATTCATAGTCGTAATCTTTTTGTTTTGACGTGGTGACTAGGTAATCAATCAAAGCCTAGCCACCACTTTTTTTATGTTAAAAGTGTTAAATGTCTTTGCCAGTTCAAATAAATTTCGTATCTTTGCATCAAGAAAACAAAAAGATTTATGAAGAAGTATTTTATAGTAGGTTGGTTTGCTGAACATCCCACATTCTATCAGAACAACAATAAACTTGCGTGGTTCTTTGAAAGTGGGTTGAAAATCTATAAGAATGAGAAGAACGCTATTAAGGCAGCAGAAAGAATTAATAGACGTTTTGCCACAGATAAGGTGTCAGTATTTAAAATGGCTGACGATAATAGAATTATTAGTTCTTCAACAATATACAAAGGTGAATATAATGATAATTTAATTTACGAAACAAAATAACAATAGAAATTATGGCAGATTTAAAGAGTTTTATTAAGAAGTGGGATGGTCGTACCTTAGAGGACGATGGTGCGTATGTATCAAAGGAATTTCATTCATTTCAAGTGAGTTTCTTTAACGCAATGAGAAAGATTGCTGCATCCCTTGGTGGTGAGGTTGTTAATCCTTGCTATGGTCATTATGATATGTCTGGCTTCGTTAAGAGAGGCGACAAGTATGTGTTCTTCAACTATGACAATGGTTGTGGCAAAGGTGGCAGAAGTCACGTTGCCTTGAGGAACGATGGCAATTGGCTCACTCCAATGTATTGCAGAACAGCCAAACACGATAAGGATTGGACTGGTGGAAGCAATAACAATTGCTACTTTGAAGATTGTGAGAGCGTTATCGAGAGACTATTAAATTCTTGATTATGGCAACATTACATATATATTGGGATGATGATGTAACCGTTGAGTTGCGTTATTTCCCATCAGAAAAGAGTGCAAAGCAATACGCTAAACGCAATGGTGTTGTAGACTATAACATTGATTGAATTGTTAAAAACGTTAAAAAGTTTGGCTGAATGAAAAAGATTTCGTATCTTTACATCACAGAAAACAATTAAAGATTAGGGTTATGGAATATACAATGAAGAAAATCGGTAGCAAATATCCGAGCAACGCAATCCTCAAGGAAATGTATCAGACAATCATGTCTTACATCAAGGGTAGAGGCAATATATTTGCCATGAGCGAAATGTGTAGGCAATATTTCACTTGGGGTGCAAATGCTTTCAAGTATATCGCTTCAGAAGATGGCTGCTATGGTATTCAGTTCAAGGTAACTGGCTTGCTCCATCATGGTCGAGTAAGAATTTATTACAATCCTGGCAGCGACTACTTTGATATTGAGTTGCTTCGTGCAATCAAGGATGAAATGATTTGGGGTGCTGAAGATATTGATTTCACCCAACTGCATAACCTATTACATCAGCATATTGAAAGAACAGACGACCCTGAAGTATAAAGTTATGTGGGAAAAATTTGAGGAACAATTAAGATACCGCATCGAGAGGGCACAGAATGAGCCTATTGACGATATGGATTGGTTCATTGAGTGTGCCATGAAAGAACTCACCGCATTGGCGAGAGAAGCGGTTAGGGAAGAAAATAAAGCAAGTGTTAAAAACGTTAAAAAGTTTGGTTGAATGAAAAAGATTTCGTATCTTTGCATCGTTTAAGAGAATAATAAACGTGGGTCAAAAAGTCACTGATATTACTGCGCAGGTCAGTGATGGTGGTGCAACAAGAAGATGGCTAATAGTCCCTGCGGCTGCACTAAGCAAAGAAAATTTGACGATAATACGTCCTGTACGATAGTTTTCAAATTGCATCATCTTTCCCACATTTTAAGATATAAGGCAAGAATGTGTTGAAATATGGGGATTGGCATCCATAGCAAAGAGGGAATAAGGATTGCCTTCGTAAGAGAAATCAAACCTCCCATGTCTTGCTTTGTTATAGGGTGATTCCCTCGTCAGAGGTGATAGATAAGGCAAACAATGGTGTAAAACTAGAGTAGTTTCACCCTTCAATTTTCATCAATCAAATCTCCTTTTCGGCTCCAGATGTTAACGAAGGTTAATTCGAAACATCTGGAGTTATTTTCTTTTTAAAAAATTTGGTAGATTCGATTTTTTTTCGTATCTTTGCATCAGAAATAAAAAAGATTAGAGATTATGGGAATATTTTTCAACAATGACAAAAAGCACTACTGCGGAAGATACAAGGGTATTGATGTATGGCAGTATGGTAGCATGATAGGAAATAATTGGTATGGTGATTTCTACGTTACCATTCCGAGGGGAGCAACGAAGCGGAACATGAAAGTTAAGGATAGTGTTTGCCGTTCTCTCGATGCCGTTAAGGAGTATATTAATAACCATTTAGAAGAACTTAAAAAGGAGAGTGCAAAATGAGTGTAAGGAGTGGAAAAGAAACAAATCGTACCCCAATGGAACTTTATAAGGGGTATCGTGTTATCAAGGTGACGAAAATCAAATATCATCGTTCCCTTTGGGATAATAACCGATTCGATAAAGATTGGATTGATAGCAAAGAGGTGCATTTCGATTTCTGCAAAGAGGGTGACGAGAAATTGCCATCACAAGACTATTGTGTTAATGCAAAAACTATTACAGATTGCAAAGAGGCAATAGATAAGTTCCTTAGTGGTGATAACAAGGGTAATGGCGACATCTACTATACCCATGCGGAATTTCAGAAGTATGTTAAATCACCTAATAATAAGTGTGATTATTCCTATGGCTACGATAGTTTGATGAAGTTGATGCGAGAGCACCAAAAGGCTGATAAGCGTATGAAATGGTTTCTCGAAGAAAGATTGCATGACGCTAATTTCCATACTGAGGGTGATATTCTTTCCACTTGTAACTATGCCAAGTTCGAGGAATATGTAACTAAAACAAATCCTTTTAAGGAGAAGTTCGAGGTTTATACCAAGACACTTAAAAAGCGTATCAAAGACCCAAAGAGTCTTGAAGATGGCTTAAATAAGGTGATTAATGATTACCTTGCAAGTCAAGGAATTAAAGATACATCTGTGGTGGTAAGATTCTGTGAAGAATGGTAGCCATAACGAAGTTAAGTATGTGAATGTTTGTTTGATTGGGTGGTATTGAAAGAAATATCACCCAATTTAAGTTTATTAACACTTTTTTCTTGGCCAGTTCAAAATAATTTCGTATCTTTGCATCACAATTAAAAAGATAAGTAATATGGATATTAAAGAAGTAAGAAATAATCTCATTAAGGATTTGGAAAATGAATACAATCCAACTGAAATAGAGTTGATTGATATTCGTTTGGAAGAAATCGCTGAAATGGAACACATGAGCCTTGAAGACTTGGACTACTATTGCACAGCCAATTCAAGCGAAATGTTTGCTTGTATCTTTGACTATAAGGAGTTTAATAAAAAGAATTTTGAAGTAGATTGAGTTTTTCCGTATATTTACACCATAACAATTAAAAGGAGATTAAATTATGGCAAAGTTAAAAGAAGAAGTAACAAGGGTAGCGAAGTTCACCAAGTTCAACATCTTCACAAGGGATGGGAACAAAGAAGTCACTGCACCTCGCAAAATGACGTTGAATGAAGCAATGCACCATTTCAAGGCTCTCGCAATAGGTGGTGTGGAATGATAAAAAATGCTAAAAAAATCTGGATTGTTTGGTTAATTCAGATTTTTTTCGTATCTTTGCACCACAATTAAAAAGATAAGTAATATGGCAAAGTTAGAATTAACAAGTTATCAGATTTCTGTATTGCAGAAGTTAGCCAAAGCATCCCACATGGATAATTGGTTTAATCTTGATGATGATGGTGTTCTCCGTGATAGAGAGAATAAAAATCGTAAAATGTCAGTCAGAAATGGCTGCAAGCAACTGATGGAGGGTTTGACCCCAGAGGACTTGGAATGTCTTGATGGGAGCGAGACCTATACATTGATGTTGTTCGTGGCAAACGTCTTAAAAGGCTTCTAATATGACTTATAGTTTGATAATAAATAATAACAATGCTGACCCAAAGTATATCAATGACATACTAACTTGGGATGATGTCTTAAACACTCTTAGGAATGGATTAGACCAATGGACTATTAAAGTTCACATTTATAAGTGGTCAAGCAATAACAGATGCCTTGGAGAGAAGTGTGTCACAATGGGCAACCTCTGGGACATTGCCAATTCAGCAAACGACAAAGTATTATTATAAATAAAAGTTAAAAATCTGGGATTTTTTTGGCTATCTCAGATTTTTTTCGTATATTTGCACCACAATAAAAAACAAAAGGAGATATGGACTATATTATAGTAGAAATCAATGGCGTAAGACATAAATTAGTAAAGGATGATATTATGTATAACGCTTGTAGCAAATGCAGTTTGCATTTTATGTGTGGTGATAGTGATATATGTTCATCACTTGGGAAAATAGATTGTCATTTTGAAATAGAATAGGAGATTAGATTATGTGGTTAAAGTATTAATATGATTAAATAAAAGGAGATTAGATTATGTGGTTTAACAACAAATTCAACAAGGACAACACGATTCACTTTGATGTGGAAGAGTGGATTTGCACAGACCCAGATGAATGTCAGTTCTGTCGCAAGGTTAGCGACACGGAGTTTGAGTACATTCAGTTAAAGAATGATGATTTGAAGGCATTTGTCAAGACGTTTCACTTGGGCAACAAGCATTTGCTTTCAGTTCTGAATGACCGCACCACAATCGCTGATTGGTATCAGAGCGAGACAGATGTGAACGATTACGATGCGGAACAGATTGCCGAGTATCTTTCCCCTTATGGCGGTATTCTTGATGGCGTAACTGGTGATGCCGAGCGCAATCAGTTAATTGCAGAGTGTATTTTTGAAACTGATGATGTAGCAAACGATTGGTATGAGTAAATATCGTGTCACATACGAAGTGAAAATCACTCAACCAGAAGTATGTGAAAAAGGTGGATGGAAGATAATAGAGGCTGAAAATGCTGACGAGGCATTGAAGAAGTTCAAGAAAAGACCGCCATTCGCAAAAGGTGGTATTAGTTTCTGTTATACAAAACTTGAAGTCAAAGAAGAAATATGAGTAAGAATATTAAGGTAGTGTATTATGTGGACACTGACGATAATACAAAGGGGTGTATTTGCGCTATTCCGTCTGATAAGGATATGCGTGACCCAAGTGTGATTGAAAATGTGAGATTTACCATCGTAGAGAGTGGAATACTCGCTCAGTTCAGTGGCTTTGCCTATGAGATTTCAAAGGCTGTATGCCATCATGGGTATGCCAACTTTAAGGACTATGAGTTTGGTGTGGAAGAAATACCACTCATTGAGTGTTAAAATTGTTAATTCCCTTGGCTAATTCAAGGGAATTTCGTATCTTTGCATCAAGAAAAGAAATAACAATTAAAGAGGAGAATAGATATGGCAAAAAAAGTTTTCACATCAAAGTCAATACCAACCATCTTCTATGAGGTGCAAGATGAACATTGGCTTGATGATGATACCTACGTGATTATCTTTCAAGATATGGTTGATGCCGATGGTGACACATTCCACTTGGAGGTTGAGTATCATGCAGATGAAAAGCGAGTGACTTATACACATGTGTATGAATATGAGAATGTAGAAGCAAGTGCTATCGTTTCCCCATGCTTTAAGAAGCAGATTGATGAATACATCTTGCAGCAAGTGGGTGTGATTGGGAAAAACGACACTATTGTAAGTGCTACCATTGAAGTAAAGTTTGAAGTGGTTTTACCACTTGAATCACAAGTAAATGACTATAAATCATTTCTCAAAATGGCAGAATCAGAATTGACAGAATATGCAAAGACATTATATTATGATAAAATTAAAGCATTAAAATAAAACTATGGCAAAGGAGTTAGCAAAGATGCGGTCAATCCGCATAGCACAAGTTGAGTTACGCACCTCATTAAGCAATCGTGAAGAAGCAAATAAGGCTATTCGTTTGGAGATTGCCCCCATTTGGACACCCAATAAGGAGGAACGTTCAGAACGTTTAACGAATCTGACAAAGGCTCTTGTTGATGGCCGTGCAAAGGTACGTGACTATCAAAAGGGATTGCGTGAATTGAAACACGAGTTGAAATCAACCAATCGTGCTTATGACCTCTCAAAAGGGGAGTAAATGTTAAACATTGTAAATAACTGGAAGAAATTGGGTTAATCGTTTGGTTAATCCAATTTTTTTTCGTATCTTTGCATCAATAAAATAACAATTAAAAAGAAAATAAAGATTATGGGATGGGTTAAGGAACAAACAAACGATACAAGCAAGTTATTTGCTGATATTATCAAAACATTTGGTGAGAAATGGAATGGTCGTATTGGAGATAGTAGTTCACCTTATGAGTATTTTTCTGACTACATTCGTGACAATTACGATGTAACTCTTGTGCAGTGTGAGTTGCTATGTAAAATGATTAAGCAACATTATAGGATTGAGAAGTTTTATTATAACGAAATTAAAAAAGATTAGAGATATGGCAAAGTTATTAGATTTATATGTTGGTGGCGATTGCATAAGTCAGCATCGTAAGTTTGACTGCGCAAAGAAAGCCTTTGATAAAGAGGTTAAGAAGATGCGCAAGAATCCAATTGATGAACGTTCAGACATTGACATCATGTTTGAAGATGAATCTATTTATGCCTATGATGGCGATAACAATGAGGTTTACGATTACACTTATAGAAAAGGATAATATGAGTATAGTAGTTAGAATCGGTGAGGGTCGCAGTAAAAGCGGTAAGATACTCGATGGAAGTACCAAGTGGTTTACCATCAGTGATATGGCAGCGTGGGAAAGATGCGTACATGAGTGGAGTTTAAAGGAGAATAGCGGTAAGCCACTCTTTATCTCTCGCAATGGTCGTGCCTATAAGAAGATTAGTGGTGTAGATTTAATCAAACTTAAAGATAAATTATAATATGGAAGAGTGGAAAATTTTATGGTGGAACACTCGTTATGAGGTTTCAAACCTTGGTAGGGTACGCAATAGAAAGAGTGGCAAGATATTAGCCACAAATCCAACGAAGTCACATAAGAAGCCACAAGTATGGCTTTATACAGACTATTTCAGCACGACATTGCAATATACGCTTGATAAACTTGTGTATTTCACGTTCAATAATGTTTCGTCAAGGTCTGAATTAAAACGTGTGTATCATCGTGACGGAGATATTATGAATTGCAAACTTGAAAATCTCTATGTAAAATAATGGAGATTTTTCTTGGTTAATTCAAAAATATTTCGTATCTTTGCATTGTTAAAACAAAAAGGGTTAATATGAAGAAAAAATTAGAGCAAGAGGTTAAGAAGATTGACAAGAATCTTAAGCGTGGCGACAGAATAGAGTTGCTATACGATGGCGAGGAAATTGCTCGTTATGACTATTTTGAGAGGTCTATTGACTGCAAGACACCTTTGCAATGGCTTCGTGGGTGTTTTGTATTTGAGATTGACCTTAAGGGTCGTGACATCAGCAAGGTTGCACTTAAGCATAATAAAGCAATCAATCTCACTATTGGTAATTGTGGGATTACTATAATCTAAAAAGAATATGGATAAAGAAATTACAATAGGAATTGAGAAATTGATTGCGATGTTCATCATTGCAAAAGGTGAGTTTAATGGAGAAGAATTTGAATATTTTCCAAATTTGCCGAAACCATTCAGCGAGAATTTAACAATAAAGTTTCCAAAGTGTGTGTTCAAGGGGGATTTGTTATCACTCCGTGTTAACAACCAATTTGGTGTTGAACTTTGGTTTATTGATAACAATGAGGAACAATACTATTTTGATTGGGAAGCAATAAAGATGTATGCTCCAACACTTGCAGCAATCGTATTCACACACATATTTGATATGATTGAGAACATCGAAATGTAAAAAACTGTTAAAAAGTTATGAGAAAATTTGGAATTTAAGAAAATCAGATATATCTTTGCATTGTCAATGAGACGATAGACATAAAGCAAGGTTTAAATGGAGAACAAATCCCTCTGAATAGTTCAAGATGTGAGGGCATTAGGAAGAAGACGAGAACACCATAAAAAAGTTTCTCAGCGGAGAACACCTTACTTTTCAAAGATATATTTGAAGGATACCAGAGGAGAACAGTCGCAAGACTGATGTGGACAAATGGGCACTAAGTTCGTGCTTAGTGTGCTTCTTCGGAAGCTTCGCTGATTCAAATTCAGCTCCTTCAACAATTAATCTAATCTTTTTAATTGTTACTGATTCTTGTCGTTGTAAGGGGAGGAAGCAATTCGGCTTCTTCCCCATGATTTATTTCTTAAAAAATCTTAATAAGTTTTGTAGATTGGAAATAATTTCGTATCTTTGCACCAACAATTAAAAAGAGAATAAGATATGAAAGTAATTATGACTTGTCCATTCTGCGGTGATGAACACTGCATTGTGGAAACAGAAAATGGGTATCACTGTACTTCATGTGAGTATGATTTCACAGAAGATGATTATCAGCATGAACAATTACGACAAAAGATTTCATGTCTCTGTTCTGCTAATAATGCAACAGAAGATAATCCAATTAAGTGTGATGTGATTGTTGGTGAGGACGAATCACAAGGTCTTAGCGACTCGGAGAAACCTCATGTAATTGGTATATTCCATGATAGTGAGGGTGTGGTATGGGCTAATATTAAATGGTATGCTGAACCATACGAGGTTGATAATCTGACCACATCAGACCTTAAAACGTTAGTTGAAGAAATTGGTGGGTAATAACAAATAATATTAAATAAAATTAACGTGAATTATTTGGTTAGTTCACGTTTTTTTCGTATCTTTGCACCACAGATAACAATTAAATAGATTAATAAAAATATTATGGCAAAAGAATTAACAAGAGTTGGTATCGTAGGTCTTGAACTGACGAGAGAGGAAATCGTTGATATTAAAGAGAGTTTGAGGGCTGTTATGCGCAAGGCTCAGTGCCGAGAGGTGAATGAGGAAATAATTGATTCAATTTCAAGTGTTGTTAGCGAACTCGGCAAAATTGATAGAAACATCACCACAAAATTAGACGAGATATTGTACGAAATAAATAAATAAACTTAGTACAATAATATAATAAAAATTAACATGAAATCTTTGGTGGTTTCATGTTTTTTTCGTATCTTTGCAAACGTTATGCTAAAGAGATTAGAGTATTCAGATTATCAGTTAGACATTTTCGATGCAGTAGAGAATGGTAGTGAGAACATTGCCATTAATGCTGTTGCTGGCAGTGGTAAAACTACAACCATTGTTTCTGCTTGCAGACGTTTAAAAGAGAAAGAACGTAATGTTATATTCCTTGCGTTTAATAAACTTATTGTAGAGGAATTAAAGACCAAATTAAAGGGTTATGCAGAAGTATCTACATTACACGCTTTCGGCTTTCACGTTCTTAAGAAGTTTTATAATCATCCCCAATACAAGATGTTTGTTAAGGTAGATGATTGGAAGTATCATAAGTATGTGAAACAGAATGTATATTCGTTATCATCAATCATTACCCCAGATACAGACGCAGCCAAGGTGTTTGGATTCTGCTGCAATGTGGCAAAGTTGTATTCACTTGCAAGGGTTAATCTCATTCGGCATAGTGAAAATGATTTATCCAAGTTGAGAGAACTTTGTGATGAACATAACCTTATAACATTATTTGACGAAGTTGAAGTATGTAATATATTGCTTGCTGATGCCTATAAAATGCCAAGGGATTTGGTGATTGATTATACAGATATGATTGTATTACCATTGTTCCACAAGGAAGCAATACCAACTTATAAATACGTCTTTATTGACGAGTGCCAAGACCTTAATAGGGCACAGAGAGAGTTGATGTTGTGCGCTGCAAAGAATGGTAGATTTATCGCAGTTGGTGACAGAAACCAAGCAATCAATGGCTTTGCTGGTGCTGATTGCAATTCCTTTGACAAAATAGCAATGCAAGATGATACAATTGAACTGCCTTTGTCAGTCAATTATAGGTGTGGTACGAATATGGTAGCAATGGCACAAGAAATCGTACCTCAAATAAAGGCTCATAAGGGTGCAATTAAGGGCGAGATATATCATACCAAGGAACTATCAAAATCGCTCTTTAGAGAGAACGATATGGTGCTCTGTAGAACTTCTGCACCATTGGTAGGACTCTGTATGAAGTTGATTGAAAGTGGTATTACCGCAGTTGTCAAGGGAAAAGACATCGCACAAGACCTTAAGAACCTCATTGAGAACGCTAATACAAAGAACATTCAAGAGGTATTGAAATATCTTGACGATGAGAAGAAGAAGATGATTAACATCATTAGAGAAGAAAGAAAGTGTGATGAAACTGCTGCAAAAAACGCAATGAAGTATCTCAACTTAGAGGACAGATGCAAGTGCATTGAAAACATCTGTATGTATTCAATTAAAGATACAACGCAGTTGAAGTCTTATATCAATAAGATGTTCACAGATGATAAGATTGAAAATGCTGTTATGTTATCAACTGCTCATAAAAGCAAGGGATTGGAAGCAAATAGGGTGATTATATTATTACCCAATAAATTACCTCTTAAATATCCACATCAAAAGGAATGGCAAGAACAACAAGAAATGAACTTGAAATATGTTGCCATTACAAGGGCGAGGAAAGAGTTAATATTTGTGGATTTGACAGAACAAGAACTCTTAAAGAAGAAAATTACTACAGATTAATAAAAAAAGTTGGGATAATATTTGGTTATTCCAATTTTTTTTCGTATCTTTGCACACATAATAGAAGATTTAGATTATGATTACAAAAGCAGAAACATTAAAACTCATAAAAGAGAAAGTGGATGCACGTGCCAATGGAAAGGCAAAACTCCATAAGCATGTTGAGACCAAACTTGAGGTCGGCATCTTCAAACATACTGAAAAACGTGTGTTCAAGGAGTTATTCAAAAAGGGTAATTCGATTTTTTGTGTTGATGAAAACTATGAGGTTCACAACATTAATGAACTCGATTCTATCGCTCTCCGTACAATGCTGTGGCAGTTGATTACAGAAAAGGAGAAGAAAGAAATCGCTCTTGAACATTTATACACAACAATGGATTATCTAAAAGACTTATAAGATTATGGCTAAAACAAATGAAAATGAGTACATCATTGTCAATGGCATTAAAATGACCATTAAACAATGGAAAGGAGACGTGGCTGCAAAACAAAAGGAACGCAGAGGTAAAAAGCGTTTCCTTGACCTCTCAAAGCCCAAGAAGGTGAAGAAAGAGGAAAAGGAAATCAGCATTGTGGCAGAGGAGATTAATAAACTCTTAAAGCCCATTACAATTCTGAAATCCATGTCATCATATTACGACCATGCGTATAGAATGTGGGGCACAATTGCAAATGAAATCCTACAACATAGGAAGATTCGCCCACACTTCGTTTTCTGCCGTGTGAAAATAAGCGAACTCGAAAGATTGGTCGATGATATTCAGAACATGGCAAAGGGCAATGAAAAGGCAGCATACCAGTATGTGGAAAAGGTGGCTTGGAAAATTGAAGACATCAAAACGCATATCACCGACATCATGAAAGGTGCTGCTGAAAGCGGATTGCTCGAAGCATATAAAAGCCATGAGTGTATCAACGGCAAAGGACGTAGATTGGGATTGCAAACGCTTGCAAATAAATCACTCAAAGCTATTAGCCAATTGGAAGACGTGATTGGAACATTGCAGAAAGTGGCTGATGAAGGCACTGACCCATTCAAGTATGGCGACCACATGTCAGCAAAAGCAAGAGCAAGATGTTGGGCATAATCTGATTCTCTTTAAAATAATTGTTAAAACTGGGGTAATCTTTTGGTTATCTCAGTTTTTTTTCGTATCTTTGCATCAACAATTAAAAATATACTGATATGGCAAAAGTAACTACAAAAAGTTTATATCAAGAACTCATTAAGCAGACACTCATTGATAATGGTGTGAGAGCAATAACATTCGAGGGCAATAATAATTTTGCAAAGAAATATAGTCATGTGTATATTACCAGAGATGCGCATATGTTGGTATTCCTCAATGGTCTTGAAACACCATTAGGAAACTTCTATTTCGACTTCACGTTAGACTATGCAAGGCTGATGGATATGATTGAGACAGATTTGTTCAACATACACCATAATGTAGAAACAAAATACTTCGCCTTTAGAATGTATTATTAATGGACAATTAAAACAAATTGATTATGAACAACGTTAATACGGAAAATAAGAATGTTCAAGTTGGTTATGAAAAAGGTAAGGTTAAATACTACCTTACAAAATCAACAGATGATTTGAAGATACCATCACTTGGATTCGACACACAAGAAGAAGCAGAACTTGCTGTAGCAGTCGCAAAAACCCTTAAAGCGTATGGGAAAGATATAAACAATCTCCACAAGGATATGGTTTATGTGCTTCGTACACTTGGAATCAGAAATGGGTGGACTTAAAAAAGTACAAAAAAGGATAGGCTAGTAACCTATCCTTTTCTTATTTTATTCACCATTCTTTCAATCCTAAGAGCATCGTTGAATTGTTCTTCTATTGTGTTACCCTTACCAATTGGTAAGACAAACCTCTTATACTTCTTGCTAAGTTCAATGGCTTGCTCCAATGTAACCATAACCTCAACATAACCATCATAATCGTCATTGAATGACGTACCATTGACTTCTATGCCCATTTGTTCAATCTCATTACGAAGATGGTCAAGACGATATTGTCTACCCTTGCAGTCGTAATAATGGACTTCACCAAATACCTTTTCCATATTATATAAGACTTAAAAAAGTACAACTATCCTATATACCTCCAAACACCATTCTCTCTGATATAACGTTTGTCACGATTCTCAATCCAATGGTATGCTGAACGCAGACATACATCAAACGGCAAGGTTTTACTATTCCAATACCCATCAAAACCAACAATATACGAATTTCTTACAGATTTATCATAGATAAAAATGCAGAAATCACCAGCATTGGTCTTATGGTCATGAAATCTTACTTCCAAACCATTCTCCTTGGCAACTTTCTTTAACTTGTTAATCTCTGCTGTAATATCCATAATCTTATTTTCAATTTAAATAAAACTCCATCTAACTTGTTTGTTTGGATTTGCGCCCAAGTCACAAGCCTTGCAGAAAGCATCATCAAGATTCTCTCTGTCGCTCTTATTGGGGTCACAAACGTGAATAAGTTCTTTTACCTCGTAACGCTCAATGGTGCTCATGGAGAACATTCCCTTGACTTGCTTCACTTGATATTGAAACTTTATTCTCTTTTCCATATACACTATATCTTACTAATGTAATGCAAAGATACGAAATTCCAGTGAAATAACCAAGAAAATAAATACTTTTTAACAAAATAATTAATTGTGTTAATAAAATGTTAAAACCCTGATTTTCTTTTGTCAATTCAATTTTTTTTCGTACCTTTGCACCATCAAAACAGCAATTAAAGATTATGGAAAGAGAAATTATCGTCAAGTTAGCAACAGAACTCGGTAAAAGAGACAGAGAGGATTTGTGCCGTTTGGTTAGCACAATGAAGTTTGAGGATGCTTTCAAAAAGTTGAATGGATTTAATCTTAACATAGACCCATGTTTCTGTGGTGGAAAGTTCTTGGGAAATAATACATTCTTCGATGTGAACTATAAGAGCATTGCAACAACCATATTCATGACACCTAATGGCGGTTGTGAAGTTTATGATACTATAGATGTTTGGGTGGACACTATTAGTTCTCCAATACTGCAAGGTCTGTGCGTGTAACACACACAGGCTTGAAAGTTGTGTTAAAAATGTTAATTCTCTTGGCTAATTGAAAATAAATCCGTATATTTACATCACAGAAAACAAATAAAACGATTAGAATTATGGCAAAGACAGCAACAAAGACAGCAACACGTCCTCTCTATGAGATTGCACGTGACATCAAGAACGATTGGAAAAACGTGTATTTTGGTGCAAAGCCATACCTCGATGCAATGGCTACGCTCGATTCTATCAACGACAACTATATGTTTGATTCAGCAAAGACCATCGTGCTCTATTTCCTTGGAAATGCATCAACTTGGAGAGGTGAGACAGCAAAGCGCATCAAGGCTGAACTCAAAGCCATGACAAAGTAAAGAAGATTTGACCATAAGCAATATAGTGCTGATTGTCCGTGAGGATAGTCAGCACATTTCTGTATATATAGACTTAAAAAAGTACAACCATAAAAAATGGGTCATGTCTCACGACATAACCCATCAAAAACATCACCCATAAAACCCATCAGTAGAAGAAAAATAGGTAGGTTTCCCCAATCTTGGTGTTCCAACACACGCATCATTGCAATCTCGCTAACGTGTCTTACCAGTCGCTATGGTTTGTTTTATCCTACCCAAAGGTGTGTTTTGGGACTTACCACCGACACTACGCTAAAACGCTACGTTAAATGTGCCCTTACACCTTTCTCTTTGACAAGGCAGTTGGACTTGAACCAACGTTATACAATCCATGAAATTGTAGTCACATCTTATGATGCCGCATGAACCAACTCTGCTATACCTTGAAAATCGTGGAATAGTATCATCACCACTGAATAGGTTACTTCCAAACCCTTTGTAGGCATTATTCTCTGTGCTGCCATTCTGCTATTAATATACTCGTCTTGCACTTTAGAGCGAGGTAGGATTATAGGGTGTGCTTACTGGTCACTACTTCAGCAGTCCTATTACTTCTATTGCACCTACATTGCTATAATTCCTCTAATTTACCAAATCAACTTACGCATGATTATTTCTTTATTTAATTGTTAGACTTATTTGAGTACGTCTTTCATCCTTGATTGACAATGCAAAGATACGAAATAAATCCGAATTAACCAAATTTTTACGTAACTTTTTTTGTTAAAATTTCTTTTCTTCATAAAAAATGGGTGAACATCACTGCCCACCCATCTTATTCACTTATCAATCCCATTCCAAATCTCCTCAATCTGCGGTGTCGTACCCACCTCGATGATGTTGGAAAACTTGTAATTGCGAACCATCACAATGTCCTCGTCAGCAATACCGCTTTCGCTCTGCTTGACTGACTTGTTGGGGGCAACATACAAGTGAGACTTAATAAAGTCCAATTCATCCTCTGTGGCGAAATGTGGCTTGGTATCTGCTACAACGTAGAACGATTCAAACTTCGTCTTGTCGTTCTCCTTGAAAGAGACACACAACTGGATTGAACCATCTTTGATTGCACGCTTGATGATGTTGGGCACAACCCACTCATAACCACTCATGCTACCACTCTCGAAATTGGCATCAGCACCTTGCTTGGATAACTGACGATTGACTGCCTTTGCGTAGTCGTAGGCTCTCGCATTTGTCACTTTCGTGACCTTGACAATACTCGGCATCTCACAACCAAAAGCATTGAACCACTCATTTGCAGTAGCCTTGGGTGCTCTGAACTTCGGTGTGGAACGAGCAATGAAGCCGTAACCAAATTTGCAACTTGCAAACTCCTTACAAGCCGATACCGTCTCGAAGAAATCTACGTTTACTACTAACAACTCACGAACATTTAACTTACTCATAATTCAGAATGTTTTAAAATTGTTTTGTGGCAATATTGCCGATTGTACCAATAAAGAAAAATCGCTTTGTCTGATTGACGATGCAAAGGTACGAAAAAAATTCCATACTACCAAACATTTACCCCATTTTTAAACACTTTTTAAGGAAAAAAACAAGGTTTTAACACCAGTTTACAAAAAAAACACCAACTTCACCATAAAATTATATATCCATCATGGATTATTATCTATATTATGCAATATTATATATAATCCCCATAAAGCCATTTTAAGCCATTCTGAGACGTTTTCATATCTTTGACGATAAACTATAAGGTCAAAAGAAAATAAAGCCTTAGAGACGAGTTTTAATATTTTATTACATTTCATACCACATTTCATGAAAATGTGTTGCATATTGTTAATAAACCTTTAATATACCCTTGATTTTGTAAGGAAATAAGAAAAAAATAACGATTTTGGTTAAAAATTGTATAAATCCTTGCGTATCTCAAAAAAAATGCCTACCTTTGCACTCGCAAACAAGAATTAGTTATTCACCCTATAAAAACAGAAAAGAACATGGCAAAGTCAATCAATTTCAAGGAAAACAGAAACGTTGTACGTGACGATTATGTAGAAATGCTACGTGTCGAAGTAAACCGATACAAGCCACTCAAACAAGAAGAAGTGATTAACATTATCACCGAGGCACATAACGGCTCTCAGGCGGCTCGTAATAAGGTCATAAACGCTAATCTTCGTCTTGTGTGGTCTATCGCTGCATCATACGGCACAATGATGGAGTTTTCGGATATGTTCCAAAACGGCACTATCGGCTTGTGCATGGCAGTTGATACATTCGATGTTTCACGTGAAACAATGTTTTCCACATGGGCATTAGAGCAAGTGAGAAAGTATATTAATATCGGCTTAGACACACAATCGAGGACCGTCCGCATGGGAGTGCATGAAATCCGTGCGAAAAAAACCAACATCGCTGCAAGCATGGATGCGCCACTCGCAAGCGATGAAGATGGCGAAAAAACTTTACTCGATACATTCGCTTCTGATATGAGGTGCGATAACTTCAGCGAGATTGAGGCAATGCGTGTAAAATTAAATGCACTTATGAAAGGCTTGAAAGATGTTGAGAAAGCAGTTATATTAGGGCTGTTCGGACTAACCGATGACATCGAAACAGAATACACTCTGTCAAAGAAATTCAACCTCACAGAAGAGAGAATCAGACAAATCAAGTGGGAGACACTCGAAAAGATGAAAGAACTTGCGTGAAAAACATTTACAAAAAAGTGGGGATTAATTCTCCACTTTTTTTACATTCTATATGGTAAAAAATATTTACGCACGTTTCACGTGAAACGTTATGGGGGAGTAGTGCCCCCACCATAGGCGACCCCTACGTCTCCTGTGGTGGGGTGGGGGATTTTAAAGGCTTATATAAGTGCAAACAGTTCTGTAAATATTCCAGCGGGAAAATTTTCACTCATTTCTAGAGACGGTCCCCATTATTTTTTATCTACTAGGGGTGTCAAAAAAAAAATCGGGAGAATTTTTTTTTAAAAAATACATCTTACTATTGAAATTTATGTCCCCTTCCATTATATTTTTTTTTATTCCCATATCATAATTATGATATGGTATTTCAGTGAGTTGTTTAATCCATGCATATTGCGGTTTATGTCTAGGATTGTTATAATAGAACAGCAATGGTTTTCCTATATATTTTTTTTAAATCTGATTTCTCTTAACTTTTTTCTAATTAGTTTAATTTCTTTTTCTGTAGGGTCTCTAGCATATTTGTATTTTCCGTATGTTTCTTTGTTTGGTGAGAAATTATAAACGGATACTTTACCATCAGAAAAAATACCGACAAGGAATTTTCCCCAGATTTTATGTTCTTCTATTTTTGAATTGTTTTTGGTTATTTCTATTTTTGTGAGCAGTTTAGCATAGAGACTACCTTCATCATGTTGTAATATGACGAATTTTCCTATTCTTTTATTTAGTTCTCCAATTGAGTCAAAGAAGTTATTTTGTTTCATAGTTTATTTTTTTGATATAGATATGTTTAGGATATCTTCCTAATACGAACAGTGTAACTGGGCAAATCCACATTCTTGTTATTATGGTTTTCTTATTTTTGTCTTTATCGAAACCATTTAACTAGTTATATATTTTAAGTTCTTCTTTTGTAGCTAGTCTTAGATATTTTTGTGCTTGTATTGTTTTGATATATGTATATTCATTAGATTCCATCTTGGGTCGTTTTTATGTGATTTTATTTGTTTTTCTTTATGATTATCTATGAATCCCTTTGGTATTGCGAATAATAGGACATAAAGTATTAATAATGTATTGAATGGTGGTATGAATGTCACCATAATTGCACCTTGTCTATCTTCGTCCCACAATCTAGTTACGGCAGATATTGGTATCATGATGAGCACTGATAAGATATAGATGAAGGATAATATGAGTAATATGTTATATAGCATGGTATTTTTGTTTATGGATTAGTATCCGAATATTCTTTTATGTCTGAAGAAGTTCATATATGTGCTTATTTCCTCTTTTGTTGGGAGTCTAACGATTGATTGTGCATCGCAATATGAGCCACATAATTCATATGGTTCTTTTTTTATGAAGCCATAGCAATCGCCAATTGTCAGCATATTTTCCATTTTAAGGTGTTTACCTCTTACAAGGTTATCATCCTTATCATATGGTTGTGGGCTGATGTCCAAGAATTTGCCAATCCACTTGAAGTATGGTTTATCTTGTCTTTCTCCCATGTAATAGAAGCACACTATGAGTTCCCCTTTATGCTGTCTGAGTTCTCCTAGTGTTTCTATATAGTGGTTATTATATATGTTCATTTTTGAATTTATTGAATCTATTACGGTCTATTTTATTATTGATTGTATTTTGGATTGTTTCTAGCAATGCGTCTATTATTCCCCATATTGTTGCGATTGTGTTTAGCAATGGCATGATTGTTATGGCGGCATCTGATTTTGATATTTTATTATCGCATTTTATGCAGAAGAATATGCATCCGAATATGCTGATGAAATAGATTGTTATTAGTATTATTGTTGTCCACATAGTGTATATTTTTCAATTATTTAGTATAACTTTATATTTGCTATATTTTTCTAATGAGAATCTCAGCCATTGTTGGTGGTATGCTTCCCAAAACCCATGTCCTTGTGGCGTTCTTGCCCAATAGAATGCGAAGTTGATGAGGTTGCAGCATCTAATGTAGTTTAGTGGGTTCAGTTTGATTTGTATGCCGTATAGGAATCCTAGTTTCCAATTTTCCCTTGGTAGGTCTCCGTTATACAACAATCCATTGGTTATGTTTCTTTTATAGTATTGATAGATTCCGTTTTTTCTTAGAAAGTATGTGAAGTCTTTTATGACTTCTTTTAAAATTTGTTCTTTTGTTTTTATTTTATTCATTATATTTGATATGATTATTGCAAATATATTGTAAATAGGTGAAAAAAGCAAAGAAACAAGGGGGTTTTTAAGTATTATTAACTATTTATGTAATGGTATCTAATTTTATGCATTTAAAAACTATTTATATCATATGGGATTATTTAATAACATAAAGTCGGCAATTGATGACAAGTCATCAATGAGTGTCAACAGCATAAGTGTGTTGGCATCTGCTTTTATGACCCTTATCATAGGTCTTTCCGCTTGTTTTGTGATTATATATGATGTGACATATGATGGTAAGGTTGACACTGACATGAGCGACCTTGCTTGGTTTGTTGTTGCTAGTAGCACATGTGTTCTTGGTAGCGGTCTTCCAAAGGCTTATACTGATTCTAGGATGAAGACACGTTCTTGGGTTGAGGGTGAGAAACTTCAAGCCAAGGCAGAGGAAGACATTGCTGATTTAAGGGCAGAGAGGAAGAAGAGAAGGGGTGATAATGTTGATGAAAATAATGAAAAAGAAGATATATAACATATGAATAAAAAGGTATTGAGCTTTGTAAATAAATTAGAGGGTTATAAGACAGCAATTAAACAATTGCATTGGGATGCAAAGAATATGTCTCAGCATGAGTTATGTGATGACATTGCAGATAGCATTGCTGAGTTTCAAGACACTGTATCTGAGGTTGAGCAATCTATAACTGGTAAGTTAAAAATAAACAGTCTTAAGCCTACTGAATATAAGATTAAGGATTTGAAATCATTTGTTGAGGATATATTGGATGCCACCAATAGTTTTTACAAGGAGGTAAAGGGTATGGGTGACACTTATGTTGGCATGGCAAGTGATTGTGAGAGTTTCTTATCTGATATGCAGAGGAAGTTATATCTTGTTAACTTTACGCTTAAGGAAGAACTCAAGGAGAGACTTAAGGCAAAGATTAATGAATCAATGCCAAAGAATCTAGCGAATCATGATGAGGTTGACAAGTTCATGGGAAGAAAGCCAAAGTCAATTAAGGCTAGGATAAATCAAATATATAGGATTGTAAAGAAATATGGAATTGATTCCAAGGTATATCATGATGAGAATTGGCAAGCAATTTCAGATTATTACAGAGCAATTTCATCATTGGGTTGTCAAGTTGAAATGAAGCCTTGTGGACATTTGGAGAATGCTGATAGTATTGAGTCTGATGGTGGTTATTGTGACTATGACCAGTATGATGGAATGCCACGTTCAAAGCAATATGCCATTAAGATTATGTTCGAGGATGGTATGAATATTGATGGTTACATCAAGTGCATGGCTGCTGGCACAGTTGAAAATCCATTTGCGAGATATGATACTTGTATCGTTCTCTGGCCAAAGAATAATCGTGTATTAGAGAACAGAGAAATGAGAAACGAATCAATTAATGAATATGGTGACAAACCAGAGACTAGAAAAAAAATGGGTGCAGTTGCAAAGCGTGGAATAATGAAGGGTGATGTTAAGCCTTATCAGAGAGCCATGAGTAGCTTAGGAAAGAGAGGAAGTTCTAAAGATGATTATGTAGATTTTCAGAAGGGGTTTGAAAATGAAAATAGACAGATAAAGTTATCTGAAGCAGAGCTTAAACAAGTTGTTAAGGAAGCTGCAATGAAGATATTAAGCGAAACTCCATTAAACTATGATGTTGACAATTTCAGTGGTAGATGGACTAAGACAGAGCCTAGTGATGAAGAATTGGCATTAGCTGACTCAAGGGCAAATGGTGATTATTTGGATGACCCATTCCATGCACCTAACAATTGGGATGATGATGATTGGGTAGATGGTGATAAAGATATGGAGAATGATTATTCATGGAGTTTATACCATAGAATGAATAATGTTGGCAAATCTCCGATTGACAGACAGCATGACATAATGGATGCTGCCCAGAATAGAAGAGACCATGCAGCTTATTGGACTGATAAGGATAATGAACGTGGTAGAAAATTGATGGATAAATGGATTAATGGTAAGAGAGATACAGATGAATTGGGTGATGTAGATTTCTCTTACGACCCATATAAGTACAATGAGTCAAAAAGACCAATGAAGGTTACTGAGACAGAACTTAAACAAGTTATCAAGGAAGCTACAATCAAGTTAATTAATGAGATTGGTGACACTCCTAAAGGAAGGGAGGCTTTGATGCGATTAAGTGGAAGGCGTATGGCTCAAGGTTCGAAGTTGGGCGCAGACCTTAAACGTAATGGTATTGAAGGCGGTGATGATAAGGTTAATGGGTATTTCAATAGGGGGTTAGATGCTGCCAACTATGCTGATGCTGCATTGGATAAAGAAATCCGTAAGGCAATAGGTGATAAATTCCATTTGAATTATAATGATATAGAATCAATAAGGGATATAATAAAAAAATCTGAGACTGAAAATATGCATAATGCTTATAAGGATGAGTTTTATGGATATGGTGAAAATAAATATTCCACGAATGAGTCCAAAGAAAGCAAGATTGAGATAAGTCCATCTAAGAAAGGCACGTTCACAGCTGCTGCAACAAAGCATGGAAAGAGCGTGCAAGGTTTTGCAAATCAAGTATTGAAGAACAAGGAGAATTATTCTCCAGCTATGGTTAAGAAAGCCAATTTTGCAAAGAATTTTGGTGGAAAGAAATAAGAAAATAAAAAAGAGGTAGGAACTTAATCTTACCTCTTTTTTTATGTTTAGAAATCTGCGAGTGCATCTACAGTTTCAGCGTAGTTATACTGTATATCATCGAAGACGTATCCACCAGTTGAAGGTGTACGATTTGGTATCTTCTTGAAATACAATCTCATGTCTGCTGAGTTAAGTGTTACCAATGTCTCAAGTACTTGTGGCAACTTACCTTCCTCCTCGAATTCCTCAACTTCATCGTTTGTGATTTCCTCAAGAGCATCGAGATACTTCTGATTTTCCTCTTGGAACAGAGCGTTATTCTCTTCTTCCTTTTCTTTCTTGTATTTCTCAACAAGGGCATCCCAATCAATTCCACATTCCTTAACGAATGGTGGAACTTCGTTAATCTTGAGCCAATATTCGATTTCCTTCTTCTCTGGAGTCATCAATGCTTCATATGTATCTTGGTCTCCCTCTTTATTTGGATAACCACTTACAAGCTTTGATTCCTCTTCAGTAAAGTACTTCTTATCTTTTGGATTGGTTACAAGTATTTTATCTCTAATATCTGGGTGGAAGCATACTAGTAGAGGTCTGATTCTATTATTGAATTGGTCAATGTATTTCTCAACATTGTACTCAAGACCCTCATAATCGCTGCAAAGCACGTCATCCTCAGTATCAAGAATTTCTTTTGGTACTAGTTTACAATTAAGTATGATTTCATCCTCATCGAATACCTTTGCTCCGAATTTCTCTCTACCTAATTCAAGTCTGTTTTTCTTATCCTTTGTACCCTTTGGTAGTTCCTTTGTATATGCTTTATACTCTTTCTCAAGCATCTTAGTTATCTCAGTCTTTTCTCCGTCCACGTAATTATAGTAATGTGTGACACGTTTAACGTCTGAGTGACCTTTCTTTTGTCCTGTATTAATGTAATATACTGTATCACCTACGTTTGGTGTGAGACCTTCCCTAAGTGCAAGTTCATACCATGCTTGACGTGATTTCTTTGAACCAGCCTTTGTAAGTGTCTTAGTATCAGCCTCATAGTCAGCTAATGTCTTCTTGATATTACCCTTTGATGCAATGTCTCTGATAGGAATTTGGTAGTTATATATTTTGCCGATATAGTCATAATAATTTGACAAGAACTTATATCCATTATTTCTAAGTAGAAGGTCAACACCCTCATCAATGAATTTCTCAAGATAACCACTCATCTTTCTAGATTTAATGGTATTACCCACCTTCTTTGTACTTCCATCTGGCATAAGGTCCGCATAATTTTTGCGTGAGAATTGTATGCAAGCATCACATTCTTCGTCCAAGCCAAGACCCATTTTGTTTATACCTCCATTGTATGCCTTACTAAGATATAAATCCTCAAATTCAGCAATATCAGCAAAAATTTCTGTATATTCCTTTCCTTTTATACTATTTCTACCACCGCCATCACTAATATATGGATGTTCTTTTGTATACCTAAATTCTAATGGTTTCTGAAAGTTAAAACCTAGCTAGCCATCGGTGTTGCTTATTACGTTCATTCCTAGGGCGTTAACTACCGTTCCGTCCAAGGATATGTCGTACACAACACCGATGGTTTGGCTATCCTCCATTTTTTTAACGTTAATATTATTCATTTTATTATTTCTTTTAAAAGTTCTTCTTTATCTTCAAATACAAAATATGGATATTTTATACCTAAATTACTATAGTATAACAATTTTACTCCATTTTCTTCACAAAGTTTTCTTTTTCTTTCATCCCTTTCTATTAAGTCTATAAATTCTTTTTTTCCTCCAAATATTTCTCTTGGTTTAAAATGCTGAATTCCTTGACACTCAATAGCAATATTGTACTGAGGAAGATAAAAATCTAACTCTAATCCTTGTAACCAAAATAAACTTCTTTCTTTTTGTTTGTGACTAACTTTGTTTTCATCTAGCATAAGTTTTATCTCATTTTCTAATATGCTATTATTACAATATGGGCAACCATGTCCTTGCAAATGTTTAAATGGTTTTTGATAAAAATCCCCATGATTTTTACAAATTATTATAACCTTTGTTTGCATATTTTTATAATTTACTTTATCATAGCAATATTTATCTCCATGTATTTTTTTAAATAAATTAATCACTTTCTCTTTTTCAAATGCTAGGCTTTTACTATTTTTTTCTACTGCACATTTAGGGCAACCATGACCTTGAAGATGACTATAAGCTTTTTGCATAAATACTCCGTGTATTGGACATTCTATATTCAAATATTCTAATGCACCTTTATATATTGTATTTGTATAAATGTATTTGTTTTCATGTCGCAAATTAGCAAGTTCAACAAATTTTTCTTTTGTGAAAGTATCTTTTTCTCTTGCGCATTTTTTACACCCATATCCTTGCAGATGAGAGTTTGGATTTTGCCAAAAATCACCGTGTTTAGGGCACGTAATACATACTTTAGTTCTAGCGTTTCGGTATTGAGTTTTATCATAAATCCATTTATTACCATGAATTTTCTTAGCTGCTTTTATCCATGTTTCTGTATTATATTTACTTTTCACCATATACTTTCATTTTTAAAAAGTTTATTCCAGCTTGACAAGTCTTGCTTGTATTAGAATAATCCCACCCTTCTAGTTCATTGAGGAACATCCTAATATCATCTAAACTAACATCATTAAATAAAAACATTGGCACTCTATCTAATGTACCTCTCTTAAGCATACGTGCTGTAGAGGTAACGGCACTACCATGAATATTGTGAGAACCTTCACTATGCCAAAATTTATTCTTATAATATTCTAACCTTGTATCTTGGTTTATCTCACTTGGTTTAATCTTCTCTTGTTTCTCGTTAAACAAACTGTGGTCTTCGGTCACTGTAACACTCATATTACCCTCAGAAACCTCATATAACGGTTTATCTGTCTTATGGCGGTATATGTACTTAGGCTTGACCCAACCACTCCTACAAAGGACTTTATAAGGCTTCTCAGAGGTGTCATACTCTCTACCTAATGTGTCAACTTCTGTTTCTCCTATGAGTTCTGAGATTGGTTTGATGTCAATCTTACCACTAATATCATATTTAATGAATAATGGGGTGTCTGCTGTGAATGAATCACCTACGATTGGTTCATAACCTATTTTTTTGAAATGCGAAATCATTAATCTAAGAGACATACGACCAACGCAAGTTGTTTTTTCTGCTGCAAGAATATCCCCGAACGGGAAGACATTGGGTGAACCGTATCCACCGAAGAAACTATTGGCTAATATCTTTAAAGGCAACTGTTTCTTATCATTACCACTTTTTTCTGCTTTCCAAAACTTAACTTCAGCTTCATATTTGGCTTTATTATCACCTTCGGCAGTCTTAAGGAGTTCCTTAAATTCATCAACCCTTTCTCCAGCTTCTGCCTTAAGTTCCTTATACTTTTCTCGCTGCGTGAGGATGTACTCAAGCAATGATACCATAACGTTCATAACATCAATTGGCGTTGAAACGTGCCAAGTTAATATAATCGATGGATAAAGACTATTAAAGTCAAGCTTAACGATACGGTCAACGTAACCTGTCTTAAGAAGACGTGAAAGACCACCAGTGAATCGTTTATTTGGTGCTGCTGCTGGAATTGCCAAGTTATTTTCATAACACCATGCAAGCATGATAAGCTTCCAAATACCAGCTGTACCCATTGTACATGTTCTAGCGAAGTTGGTAGGTAACATCTTACCTACAAGGAAGTTAGACTCATTGAGCTTATCTTCCACTTTATCAGTTTCCCAAATATCATCTAGAAGGTATCGCTCAACGATATATCTTCCACTTACGAGGCTATATCCTTCTAGTAATGGTTTCTTATCTGTCACTCTATACCAATCTCCGTCTTCCTCGCATAGTCCATATACTTTCTCTTTTACATTCCATGTGTCAGTGATTTTATCACCTGGGACATAGACTCTATTTTGTTTCTTAAGGTTAAGGTATTTGGTGACATATTTCAAGTTTGATTTCTTCATGTTTGAGTCAATTGCTTGTGCTCTACGAGCTGCATGAAGTGAATCAAGAACATTATGTCCCCACATGATTGTTGGATAGTAGTATTCTACCTCTCCACCAAGTTTAAGGACTGAAGCCTTTTTCTTCTTATATATTGCGTGTTTGAAGTATTCTAGTGATAGTTCTGAGAAGTCTATACCATAGTGTTCACAGCGGACGATGAAGAAGTTCCAGTCGAAGTTCTCTGAGTTATGACCTACCACTGTATCTGGTTTCAATTCAGCCAATATTCTCAAGAATTCCTTGATTGCAGCGATTTCGCTTGCATCTAGTTCTTCCTTTGTACTACCTTCTACTTCTATTATTTTTTCGAATCCTTTATTGGTGCGTATACCGATTTGTTCAATTCTATGGATTTTGGGGTTAAGACCTTGTGTTTCCAAGTCGAATATGAAGCGATTGAGTTGGTTATAGGTATCATATCCTTTAAAGAGTCTACGTCCGCTTGCAATCATGTATTGCTCGATTGGAGTAATACCCATAAACTCTCTATTTCCGCTTGTATTTACCTCGTCTTTCTTTTGTCTTGGGTGGATTGGGGTTCCAGCTTTTGAGAAGAAGTTTTGAAAGATTTGGTTGCTCATTCTTCTTGTTGCGTAGAAGAGGTATTTATAGCCGCTTTCTAGTCTTTCGTGTTCTTCTCCGTCATTATTTGAGGTGATTAGTTTTTTGATTTTGATGCCGTAGAGGTTGAGTTGTTTTCTGAGTTCTGTTCTATTGCCTCCGAACATTCTGATTGCGGCACTGTGTTTTACCCATATAAATGGTTTGAAATCATCTTGTTTAACTCTTTTAATTCCGTTTTTGTCAACATAGATGATGCTAACTTTATCCTCGTTCCATGCGCATTCAATGGATATAATGTGTTCCATTGGGTCATGACCGTTAAGGAAGGTGTTAACGACCTCAGTTGTAATCTCTTTCATGATTTGAATTGCGTTTTTGCTTTTTGTTATTTTCGTTGAACCTTAAGACATACCAAGATGTCATCAGTTCTTGTGTAATTTTTGCAAAGATATTAAAAAAAAGTTAAAAAAACAAATAAATTATAAAAAAAGTTTTTTAAAAATGGTATGATATTTATGTGTATATATTACATTATATATAAATAGTTTTTAATTAAATATGATATTAACCATAAATGAAATAATAAAGAGATTCAGAACTGAAGGACAGTGTTACAATTTCAAGCCACAAACGATTATGTATATGGCAAGCAAGCTTGGGTATACAAAGAAGAGGTTTGGTGGCAAAATAGGTTATGACCAAAGTTTGATTACAGCCATTACAAGGCATTTTAACGAGGCAGTGAAGTACGATGAATGTTTGGGTATGAAAGTGCCTCAGAAGGCTTTAAAACAGCCAATTATGGGTGATTACTATACATATAATGGTGAAAGAGACAATGTAGATTATAATTGGGAGAAAAATGAGTCTATTAACAAACACATAAAAATTAACGTTAATGAGTCTCAATTGAGTTCAATTAAAAATTATATAAAAGCAAATGATACTTTACACAAAAAACAATAATGCCAAAAAGGTATATATAGACGAAGCTAGAATGCGTTTGTTAAGAGAGCATTTTGATGAAAATAGAGAAGAAGAAGGTGGTATATACAACATAAACAATATTAGAAGAGGGAGAGAAAAAGGTGCTCCTACTTATCTAGATTCAGATTACTCTTATACTCATGATAATGGAAATGATGGCGTATATGCTGATTTTACGCCATACGGAAAGAAAAAAGGATACTTGAATCCACTTAACAAAAATTGGATTCAAGTTAGAAATAATATGCCATATCAAGCCAAGAAAAGTCAAAGGTATCCACAAATTTCTGATGAAGACATGCCAAACTATATGCCAAAATCTGATGACGAGTTTATCAGACATAATGGTATTTTGTATATGCCAACAAAGCATAGAATAATGCAAGGTAAAGGCGATGTTATTAAGGATAAATTGGAACCAGATAAAGTTTTTGTTGGATTAGATAGGAACGGTGAAAAACAGTTTGTTAGGTGTTATAATCTAACAATGCTTGGACAAGGTGGAGAAAACGCTAGAAAATTAGCTACAATGATTGCTCACACATATAAGGAAAAAGATTGTGGATATGGTAATTTATATAAAGATTTCTCACTAAGAAATAGGGGTAATTTAATTCAAGGCGAATGGAAAGATAGAATAACACAATTAATAAACAATACTAGTGATTTAATAAATTTTAACCCAACATATATAATATACCCACAATCATCTAGTAATTTTAATGATTACATAGCGGAATATATGAAAAGTATATTTCCAAATGCGCATTTATTGCCAAAAGATTTGTTGCAGAAACTTGATATGTGGGAATTCAATTATGATGATTTAATTTATCAAACTATTGACTGGGCTGAAAATGGAGATAATGCAACTAAATATAAAAAAGTATATTCCAAATATAATGTTCTTAGAAATGATTTTATCAAGGAAGCATTATTAAGAAGACTTACTAGTATACTTTCAACTAAAATGGCTAGAAAGTTATACAGCTTATATAATGGTGAAGTTGACAATAAAAGTGTGTTTATGGAACGTTTCAATAGTTTATATAGAAAGTATTATAGAAGGAATATGAGTAGGGACGAAGAAATAAGAGCGTCTATTCTTGATAAACTCTGGAATTTTATATACGATGATTTATTAAACATTGAAAGGTCTTTAACCACTAGTGGATTATTTAGTTCGGTTAGAGATTTAAACAACTATCAAGAACAAATTTTTGTTTTATCATTACAAGCACTTTTTAAGAGAGAAGATGTTGGGCGTTTCAATGGTAATTATATTGGTAGAAATGCCAAAGATAGAACTGAGAATTTCAAGAATATTGGAGCGATAGAGTTATCTTTCATTAGAGGTGATATTGTTATGAACATGGATGGAATCAAACAATTAGCACAGTCTAATGATACAATTAAAAATTATGATAACCCATCAAGATTGGCGTTAAAGGGACAATTTGCGTTTAATGATAGGTATGATTTGTCTACTATTAATGCAAATGATAGATTTATTGTTATTGATGACAATTATGCTAGTGGTGCTAGTATAAGAAATGCAGCAAAAGTTATTGCTGAATTAGGAGTTCCTCTTAGTAATATAATTGGTTTGACTCCTGGAGATATGGGAGGTGCTAGTAGTGGTGGAGAAAGAGGAGCAAATGTTCCAGAAAACAGTGCTGAAGAGTGGCTTGCTTATAACCACGTTGTTAATCATGCATATGATAATGAAAATATTCCTGATGATGTCAAACAAATATTAGCTGATAAGCACAATCAGTTATTTTCAAACCAAGGTCATGAAATGCAAAATAGAACTAGAGGGCATCAGCAGAATAATTTGGGACAAAAATTTGTTGATTATACTCAGAAGAGACCATATTACGGTGGAGGAAAAAAAGGATATAGTCAAGAAAAGAGAAAAGAAACATATAATACCCTATTAAATCAAATTAAATATCTACGAGGTATGATTAAAAAATACACAGAAGATATTAAACAAGCTGATGAACTTGAACAAGAAGAGATACTTAGGCAAGAAAGGGAACATCTAAGAAAACAATTAAAGGTAGCAACTACTAGAGAGCATAATCTTAGAGAAAAATGGGGTATGAAGCAAAATTTAACTAAAGCAGAAGATAGAAATAAAAAATATTATACACCAGAAAATGTCCAAAACAAAATAACTGAACTGAAAGAAAAACTTAATGGGTTAGAAAAAGAATATGACAAAGTTAAGGCTATTTGGAAGGGAATTAATAAAGGTTACATGGAAAAATATGGACGAGATTATGTATATGACAAATTTTTAAACAAAACAGATAAAGAATTCCACAAAAAGAAGTGCGATTTAGCTTACAAAATAACTCAATATAAGTATACTATTAAAAGGTTAAATGCTTTACTAAAAAAAATGCAGTTATAAGGTGACTGCATTTTCTTTTGCCCTTTTCTTTATCATTTTTTTAAACTCTTTTACCTCTTCATCTGTTGCCTCCCTCAATGTTTCATACTTTGGTTCTAAATTAATCCTAACCCCCATTTCAAATGTATGTTTAAATGCACCTTGATTTGACCTAGCAAAAATCATTTTCCGAATGGAGTTTCCCTTTTTATCCTCAAACTCACACTGCCAATAACCTTTATTACCTTTCATATTCTATGTATTTTTTTGTAAATATACGAAAAATAATTGGTTTAGCCAAATTAATTAAGGTATTAAATATTCTTTTAACTCAAATTAACTATTTATAGTAAATTAAGTACTTAAAAATATTTTAAAAATTATGGCAAAACAATTTATAAGACATTTGGAGTTCTATGGTTTCCCAGACCAAAATAGATACACTAGCGACATTAACTCTAGTGCTGACTTGTCTGAAATCATAAAGAAAAACAAAGAGCAAGATAGCGAAATCGATTGCCTCAATAATAAAAAGGCAGATAAAAAAGACCTAGATGAACTTAGCGGCACAGTTGAGACACTTATCTCAGCCCAAACTGAGTTCAATAACATGGTGGTTGAACAGTTTGATAATATCAATTCTGATATCAACACATTGAAAGAAATCGACAACGAATATGGAGAGCAACTTAGCGCAATCACAGAAGGATTGAACGATACAATCGCAACAGTTGGCTCTCTAGAATGTGTTGTGGATGACTTAAGACATGATGTCAATGAATTATCTGGAAAGGTCGAGACTCTCAGTGCAGAAACCCTTGAAGGTATCGCAGAGGCTAAACACATGGTCAATGAATACAGTGGCTATGCAGATAGGACATTTGCAAAAAAAGAAGACACTTACTCAAAATGCGAGATAGATGGTATATTGGATAGCAAACTCTGTGACTATGCAACAAAGGAATGGGTTGAAGAACAAGGATATTTCAACGTTGAAGAAGGTGATGAGAGATACGCAAAGAAGGAATCATTCGATGAACTATCCAACCTCGTTGATGAGACAGTGGAAGACCTCAATGCATTTAAGGATGAAACCAACTCAAAGATAGATGCATTGGAAACAGAACTCAATGAGTTCTCTGGTGATATCACCACAAAGGTCAATACCATCAGTGGAGATGTAATCTCATTGGATGAAAGAACAACACAGAATGAGGCTGATATAGACGCTCTTGAGGAAGAAGTTGCAAAGAAGGCAAACCAAGAGGATTTGGATGCCCTTGAGGATAGAGTTGAAGTCCTTGAGGAAAAGATAGAGAATAAGGTTGACGAGTCTGAATTCAATGAGTATAAGAATGCTGTGGCAGACCAATTCAATGACATGGACGAGAAGAAGGCTGACAACACGGCACTAACACAAGTCATTGATTCAGTTAATGAGACAAATAACAGACTTGACCAAGAGATTGCCGATAGAATAAATGGTGACAATGCTCTACAAGCTGAGATTGATGGCATTGGTGATGACATTGACGCACTTAAGGAGAAGGATGTAATCCATGACAATAAGATTGCCGCACTTGAGAGTGGTCTTGCGCAAGAGATTGCTGACAGAACACAAGCAGACCTTGACTTGATTGGTCATGAGGATGACGATGTTACCAAGGACACCATATGGGCTGCAAAGAACTATGGCACTAACAAGGCAAGACAAGCTGTAACTGAGGCTGAAACCTATACGGATGACAAGATTGCAGAGCTTAGAGGCGATATTGAGAGCGAATTCGAGGACGTTGACAGAAAACTTACAGCAAAGGCTGATGTGACATATGTTGACAACTCTAGAAATGAGCTTAAGGCAGAACTTGAGACTGAAATCGCAGATGCTGCAACTGAAGAGAGAGAGCGTGCTGAACAAGCAGAAAGCGGACTATGGGTTGCTGTAAGGGCAAATACAAGTGCAATATCAGCAAATACATATGAAATTGACCATAATGCCAACAGAATCAACACGATAACAGCGTGGGATGGTGATGACCCAGCAGAGTATGACAATAGTGGAAATGGTATCCTTGACGTACTTCATAGAGAGTTCCATGAGTTTGTTGAAACAGGTGGTTCAATCAAGGAGATTAAGGTTGAGGACGAGAAGATTATAATCACGTATTTCACGCCAGAGGGTGAGAAGACGGTTGAATTCCCAGTGGGTGAGTTGATTGACTTGTCAAACTATTATACGAAGGAAGAAACTGACGCACTTCTTGACGAGAAGGCAGACAAGGGCGAGTTTGATGCGCTTGCAGAACAAGTCAGTGCAAACACAGAGGGTATACAAACCCTTAACGTTGAGGTTGAGTCTCTTGATGAGAGAAAGACTGATTTGACCGTATTTAATGCTCTTCTACAGAAGCTTGGATATGCTGATAACGAGACCCTTGAGAAGAAGCATGAGAATGAGGTTGCATTCGGTACTTATAATGCAAGTCACACAAGTGAGGATGCTTCTGGAAACACTGTATTCTCAATCGGTAATGGAACTAGCAACGCCAATAGGAGCAATGCCCTTGAGGTGATGGAGGATGGCAGCGTATATATGTGGATTGAAGGTGACTATATGAACATTAACAAGCTTCTTGGAATGCTTGCTCATGAGGTATATGATACCGATATATTGCACTCTATGGGACGTTTCTTCGACAGTGAAGGATAAATGAGATAAAATTTTATGAAGGACAATCAGAAATGGTTGTCCTTTTTTATTTGTTCTAGGGGGAGGTGGAGATGTGGAATTGTATGAAACAGTTAATGTAACATTGACACAAGTAAGGGGCTATGATACAGATTTGATTGGAACAACTATTACAATTACTGATGTAGAAAGCCAAGAAACCCTCTATAGTACAACATGGAATGGAACTACTGTCACTTATAATATACCAACAAGTACGTCATATAAAGTTGAAGTAGGAAGTGTTACAGGTTACAAAGTTTCAATAAACAGCTACTCCTATGTGGCTGGGATTGGCAAAACAAGAAATTTGTCGTTTCAATATGGCACATTAGGTATTTATATTGAATCAACTGACCATCAGTTGTACACAAAAGAGCAATGGTCTTCTGCTGGAAAAACTGTGAATGCAATTGTAGTTATAGCAGAGAAAACACAATTCAGATTACATCCTTCTATAGATGCTGTAGATAAACCATATCATAGTAATAATACTGACCCAATATCAGCTTATTTACCTATGAAGGGAAGGTCAGAAGATTATGATGGAGAGGGGAATACAGATAAACTTATTTTGTTTAATGATACTTATGGAACAAATAATACAAATTATATAGCACCTTATTGTAGGTCTATTACTTTCGCTGATGGTATAACAAAAGGTATGTTGCTTTCAAGTTGGCAGACGGTAGTTGTAAAACAAAATAAAACTGCTATAAGTGAATGTCTGACTGCTTGTGGCGGTACAGCAATGTATGATTACTATTGGAAGACTTCTACACTTTATAATGCTACATCATTTGTAGATGTTAATAATATTATGACTTCAGAAGTATTTACTGAAAGAGGTTATCAACCGAGAGTAGCAGCACCATATTAATATAAAAATAGAAATTATGATAAAGGAAACAATTCTCAAGGCTGACTATCAGCTAGTGACGATAATCAACGAGCAAAGAAGCAAGTTGTTGCTCTATACTAAAAATAATAAAAGGGTAAGATTCGAAGTCTTACCCTTTTATTTTAATTCTAGTTGGAGTAGTGCTAGTAAAACAGCTAATTCAGTAGTTCTTATTTCAAATGAGTGCAGTTTCAGAATGGCGTTGACACAAACTAAATTACCAATAAGCAATGAAAGCCCTACGGCTGGAACAATGTATCAATACATGGGCGGTAAAGTTTCTTCTCCATTAACATATTTTAATGGCGTAAAAGATACTGATAATCTGATTACTTATTGTATTTCAAGAGGAATTAATAACACAAATTATGCTGCCCCATATTGTCGTGCTTATACCTTTGCCTATGGTGGTAAGACACCATATTTAATGTCTTCTGGACAAGCAGTTCTAATTAATAACAATTACAGTTCTCTCAATGCATGTATGATTGCTTGTGGGGCTTCAGAATTAATACCTCCAGGTATGGACCACTCAAATAGATATTATACTTCGACATATTCTATATCAACGCCTGGTGGAAAGGATGCGTTTGAAGCTATTTATGGAAACAATAAAGGAACATATAGTGGTTATGCTGCATATATGGACAATGCATATACTGTGATTCCAGTTACTGATTACTAAATAACAAATAAAGGGTAAGATTATTTGTCTTACCCTTTTTGTATTTTATACCTCATAATGTGCTATTGGTCTAATATATATATTATCAGTTTCGTGAGAAAGGTCGTTTCCCTCATGTCCACAATACCAAGAATATCTCCAAACGGTAAAAGTCCAAGCGGTAGATATTTCACAAGTCCAATAAGCTGCTTTAAAAGCTTCAGAAGTATTAATAAATGGAGTAGCTTGAGAAGATAACGCAGTAAAACAAGCGTTTATTTCAGTTTTATTATCATATAAAACTTGTATTTCTAGATAGCCAGGTAAATATCCCTTTGTTACCCCATCTGGGAAGATATATTTATTCGCCAATGGAATAGCATAATTGCTGTTATAAAACCCTTTATTCTTAAACCAAGTAACTAGCGTGGCATTTCTATCATATGCATCTAGCAAATCATTGCTTGCTGGAACAACATTAAATAATTCTGTGTGGTCTCCATCTAACCAAGGAGCTTGATACTGCACTAATGCTATTCTTCTTTTAACATTATCCGTAAGCAGAACAACAGAGTTGGGTGTTTTACTAGCACTACTCCAACTAGAACTAGTGTACAATGTGCCATCAATTGCTTCAATATAAACACCCAATGCACCATATTGAAATGTTATGTTAAGTTCTCTGCTAGGCTTTGATATATATTGTTGGCTAGAAGGAGTTATATAACCCACAACGCTTCCAACCTCAACCTTATAGTTGGTAACAGCCTCAATGTCTAACGTGATGGCATTTCCTTGCCATGTGGTAGATAATAACACAGTTGAAGTATCAAGGTCTGTAACCGTCACTGTTGCCCCAATTATGTCAGCATCATATCCCCTAACTTGAGTCAATGTTATATTCACAGTCTCGCTTAAATCAATACTACCTCCCCCTAGAACTTTTTAAAATTATATTGCCGTAACAACACATTTTTCCCTACCATCTGATATTTATTGATAAGATTAAAAAAAATAAGAATTAATAAAAAAAATCATACAGATAATATTATGGGAATAATTAAAGAAATGATATTGAAGGCTGATTATCAGCCAGTAACGATAATCAACGAACAGAGAAGCAAGTTGATGTTTAAGACTGAAGACGTTACCAACCCAATCTATGAGAAGGATAAGGATGGAAACATTGTTGTCGATGATAAGGGCAATCCAATCATCATTGGATATGAGGATACCGATTATTGCAACGTGCTTGTAACCTATTTTAGAGGTGAAAGAACCGAAGCTGCAATGAGGAAACTGATTTCTGATTGGTATAATCCAGAGATTGACCAGAAGATATTGAATGGTTTCGTGTGGAATGATATGAATGTATGGTTGTCAACTGAGAATCAGTTCAACTATAAGGCTGAATATGACCTTGCAGTTCAGAGTGAGGGGAAGAACTTGCCAGTAACGTTCAAGTTCGGAACAGATACAACACCAATCTATTATGAGTTCAAGACCTTTGAGGAATTGGAGGATTTCTATACATCTGCAATTAAGTATATATCTGATACCTATAAGGACGGATGGGAGAAGAAGGAAGCATTCGATTGGTCATTGTATACAGAATAAAATGACTTGAAAGAGATATTTTGCCAAAATATTATAATGGAGCAACCTATGATGGGTTGCTCTTTTTTTGTTCTAGGGGGAGGTAGCGGAACTATTGTATGGCCTGAATTTGTAACTATCCAGCTTACACAAAGTGGCGGTAGTGACTCTGCTTTGATTGGAACAGCAGTAGTAGTTACAAACGATGATACTTCTGAAACTATTCTTTCTACTACATGGGATGGTAGTGTTATTGCTATTCAAGTAAACGATGGAGTTAATTACACAGTAAACGTCGGAAATGTCAATGACTATTATATAGAACAAACCAGTTGTTCTTATACAGCAGTTTCTGGAGTGTCAAGAATTGTCAACTTCTTATATCTTGGTTATGTTGTTGACTTAGGGCTTCCCAGTGGAAATATGTGGTGTACACGTAATGTTGGGGCATCAACACCAGAGGGTTACGGATTATATTTTTCATGGGGAAATACAGAAGGTCATGCCAAGGGAAGTGGTTATAGTTTTGATAGGAGTAACTATAACAATACAACAGGTTCATCACTGAGTGGAAATATTACAGGCACTTATGATGCTGCAACAGTGAATATGGGGAAAAGTTGGAGAACACCTACTAATGAAGAATTTACTGAACTTGTAAACTATACAAATAAAGAAAATGCGACAATCAACGGTGTGTCAGGTGTAAAATATAAGAATAAGTCTGATAGCAATGTTTTTATATTCTTCCCCAGAGCTGGCAGGTATTACATGAGTTCTGAAATAAGTGGAGAAGGTTCATATCCAGAAGTTTGGACAGCTACATTTTACACGTCAACGCCAAATAATGGGTATTATTTTGATGCTAACGGCGGTGGTCTTGGCGCTAACTATGATAGATGCGTTGGATTGCCAATGCGTGCCATTATGAAATAAAAATGAAAGTATTATGAATAAAGTATTTGGAATTATATCAGACTATATCCTTGTTAAAGAGGATACTATTAGATGGATTGTTAGTTATGGCTATCAAGAAGTTGGAGATGACGTAAATGCTACTTGGTATGAATTATACTTTTACAAGAAGCAGAAGAGTTATATTTCATTTCAAGATGTGAAAAATGCTATTATAGATGATATAGATAATAGGACAACTTCTACTATAATAGATGGCTTTATTTGGAATAATATTCCAGTTTGGTTATCTACTGAAAATCAGTTTAATTTTAAAGCTGCTTATGATTTAGCACTTCAAACTAATGGTGCTTCTTTACCTGTAACATTTAAGATTGGACAAACACCTAAGACTTATGATGAAGAAGGTAAAGAACAAGGCGGAGAACCAATATATCATACTTTTGAAACTTTAGAAGATATTAGTGACTTTTATACTAAAGCTTTTGCTTATATAAATAAATGTCTTAATGAAGGTTGGCAAAAGAAAGATAGTATAGATTGGAAACCATATGAAGAGGTATTAAAAACTTAAAAAATAAGGGGTAAGACGTTGAATCTTACCCTTTATTATTTTTAGTATAGAACAACAACTAGAACTTATTTATAATTTGAAATTGGTTTACAATAATGAGATGTACCTTGTATAGACATAGTAGAAGCTCCGCTATCCCAATTAAATAACCATTGGAATTCCCAATTTTCAACTTCAGCATGCGCAAAATTTGCAGACATCAAAACTCCACTAATAGAACCTCCAGCAGCAGACATACAATTAGCAATAGCGGTTTTATTCTGATACATCAGCCACAGATAACCCATTGAGGGAAGGAATCCTGTGTTTCTTCCATTTGGGAATGTGTATCTCCAAGCCTTTGAGAATGCATAACTGTCATTATCTGGAATTGGAGCATAACCTTGTGTTCTCATTTTTGTAGTATATTGCTCTCCGTTGAAGTCTGCTTTTACAGAACTTTCTGATTTGTTTGACCCAATTTGTCTAACAGATTGGTTTTCTGGGTCATAACTTGTAAACGGTCCAAATTGTGGCAAGGCTATTCTGAATTGTTTGTTACTTGTTAATAAGACAACAGAATTTGCTGTTTTTCCTGCTGATGACCAATTCGAGGCAGTATATAGTATACCATCAGTGGACTCAATATATGCACCAGTTCCAATGTATGTAAATGCCGTATTCCTTACAAAGTTAGGACTTGAATGGTATGTTTGTGCTTGCGGGGTTGAGTAACCAGCAACATTACCTAATGTGATAGTGTAATTACAATACTGTGGCACTTCAATCGTTATCTGTATCCCTTGCCATGTTGTTGCGCTTATAACAGAACTAGTGTCATTGTTTGTCACTGTAATAGTAGCACCTAACGTTTCAGAACTATCTCCTTGTGTAATCACATTAATGACTAGTGTTTCAACACCCCTAGATGTACTACCTCCCCCTAGAACGGAAACAAGCATACATCTCCTCCCCTTTTCCTAAAAGGTCTTTTTCAATGTTATATATGAAAATTGTGCATTATTTGTGTGCATTACATTGCACAATTTTTGCACAATTTATTCACTTTTAACCCATTAAAAAACAAAAATATAACAGTAACGTGATATTTATAAAAAAGAATAATTATTATGGGATTATTTATACAATCTTTATAACGCTGACATGCTTGTCAATTATTCGGTTCAATAACCATATAAAAGGAAAATAAATAATTATTAAAAAATAAAATATAAATATTATGCCTGGAATTAAATATAAAGGTAAAGATGGGGAATGGCATTTGCTCAACCAAGTAATGGTCAATGAGGTAAATGTCGTTCAAACAACAGGCACGTCTAGTGCCGATGTTATGTCACAAAGCGCAGTTACAGAAATCATTGAAGATATAACACCAGAATCAATGGGAAATGGTGTTGGGACATGTGAAACCTCTGCTGAAACAATAGCAAAGGAAGTAGATATTGAAGGATATAAGATAACTCAGAATGGTTTTGTGTCAATCACGTTTGAAAACGATGTTCCATCTGGGGCTACACTTAATATCAATAACCAAGGAGCGAAACCAATATATCATAAGGGAGCACCAATCGAGGACGATGTTATCTCAAGTGGTGATACCGTCATGTTCGGTTATGATGGTTCTCATTATGTTGTATCCTCTCTAGGGGGAGGTAGTATTAACTTAAGTGAAATTGTTGAAATAAATCTTGAACAAATTGGTGGATATAATGAAGACCTTATAGACGCAACAATTACAATAACTGACCTTGATACTTCAACCACATTGTTATCTACCACATGGCAAGGAGACACGCTTGAATATGAAATTGAAGCCGTAACAAACTATAAAATAGTAGTTGGCTCAGTTAGTGGATATATAACGCCTTCAGAACAACAATATATATCTAAGCCTGGACGTATACTTGGCATCAATTTCAAATATACTGGAGTTGGTGCGTATGTTGAAGCCACAGATGGAACTCTTTATAGAAGTTCTGAATGGACTAGTGCAGGAAAAACAGCAAATAGTGTTGTCCTAATTATGGAAAAATACCAATGCAGAGTAGCACTTACACAATCTCCAACAACTCTTAATTTTTGCAACCCAGATGATGATAATAAAAATGTTGCAATAGCAAGTGCCCTTGGTACTTATACTATTAATGGTACTGACTCACCATTTAACGGAAAAACTTTCTCATATGTAGTTGCTACTACTGATGCAGCTAATACTTCACATGGACTTAAAGACGGAGAGAGTTACACCAACACTATAATTGGAATTGAACCAAGTACTTCATATCTAGCTGGATATTGTAACAGTTATATTTTTCCAGATGGTGTAACACGAGGTTATTTAGGTGGTATGTATGAGATTGCATGTATATTTGTGAATAAAGAAGCTATAGATGCATGCTTAACTGTTTGTGGTGGTACAGTATTGACTATTTGGGATACTACTGCATCGGCTGGAACTGCAACCTCTACTTGTGGGTGGAATGCTGGAAATAAAGCACAAAACTCTTATACAGCAACACAACGTAATGGAACGTTCCAAGATGCAAATAGAATGTATTCTGTTAAATCATACGCAAGACCTATTGCGCATTATTAAAACAAAAAGGAGTGAGATTATTTCTCACCCCTTTATTTTTGTAGAGTATATTCGCCTATTGGTCTCGTACTACAGTTTGACCATGTGTCAGCATGATTAGTCGAGTACCAACCGCCATTTCCCCAATTCATTTCATCAAAGCAAGGGAATGACCCACTCCACATTCCAGTAAATGTAGATGTAACAGTATAACGAGTGGTATCAAATGCATCGCCACCACAAGCAGTTAGACATGCTTCTATCTGTTGTTTATTGTTATACAAAAACCATAACTCTCCACTAGACATTAAGAAGCCTCTTGTTACACCGTCTGGAAAAATATAGCTATTACAATAAGGTGCTGCATATGTATTAATGTCGGTAGCCCCACATGATGTATTCCATGCTAATACCTTTTGTGTATCTGCCTTTCCATTAAAATAATTGCGTGTATCAGATATCGCTGGCATTCCTGGATTAGTAGTATCGTTGCTGTTGTTTTTAATACCATTCTTTTGACCTTTTACAGATACTCTATATGAATGAGCATCTGAAATTACGACTATTGAGTTTGCTGTTTTTCCTGCACTAGTCCATTCAGAACTAAGTAGTTATTCGTATGAACAACAAGGATATACAGGATTAGCACTCCAACTTGGTCCTTGTGCGCCATTACTCATGACTTTAGCCCAGAATGAACATGAAGCGCCATAATTACCATAATAAGAACTAGATGACAAGGCGCTAGGCAACGCATCTTCATTACATACATTTAATAACGCATTAATCCTAGTTTTATCGTTATATATCATAGTACATTCGCCTAATGAAGGTTCATAACCTCTTTCATCATTTGCAAATTTATAGTCAAAACAAACTAGAGCTGCGTACATTGTGGTAGGAGTATATCCATATTCAGCAATTAATATATTTGAGTTGTTTTTACCTCCATAATCAGCCAATGCATTAGCTTCTGTTAATGCTGGCAATCTACTAGATGAAGCCCCAACTCCATTACCTGTACAATAACTTCCTAGATTTTCTTTACCTAAAATAAACCTATAAGAAGAAGAACTTACCAATATACCTAAAACGTCATTATCACTAACCATTCCTACGTCTTTGGCTGTTTGATATGTTGTCGCATCATATAGTACATAAGAATTATCTATTATATAACTTGATGTTGTTATACCATATGTTAGAATTACATTCCTATTTAGGAATCCTGATGTAAAAATTTTAGATTTAGGTGTTATATATCCGTTTATACTACTTACAGAGATTTTATAATTAGTTGAGGTTGGTATTTTAATAGAAATTGTTGAGCCGTTCCATGTTGTTGAATAAATTATATTACCATTAGGCTGTTCAGTAATAGTGACAGTAGCACCTATTAAATCAGAATCATTACCACCTAGTTGAGAAATACTTATGTTAACAGTCTCATTGAAATCCATACTACCTCCCCCTAGAACAAAAATGGGAAATATTCATATTCCCTATAAATGGGTGGGTGACAATCTTATAATTGTTAATTGTGTGCAGAAATTGTGCAATATACTGCACACAATTATTGCACAAGTCAAATGCAATTTAATATGTTAAATGCCATAGTTTTAAACAACAAAAAGATATTTATTATTAAAATAGATTTTTAATTAAAAAAACGCTGATATTCTTATCAATTTTTGGAATCTATATTTCTAAGTAAAAAATAAAACTCTATTAAAAAAAATAATAATTTTAATATTATGACAAAAAATGTTAATCATATACAACACATTAAAAGCAATGTCGTTGTAGAAGGAAAACCAAAGCTACCACAATCATCTGCTTTGGTTGAGGGAGAATTGGCAATTAACTATGCTGAAAACGTTGAGACAATATCACTTAAGAACTCAAATGATGACATTGTTACATTCTCATCAGACAAGTATTATACCGAACAGAAACTAGGTAGTGGGTTCACTGGGGAAAACAGTGCAACAACTGTAACGGAAGCGCTTGAAAATCTTCAAGTGGGTGAGGAAGTGGAAGTTACAAGCGGAGACACACCAACTGGAGATACCATAGAAATTTGGATTGACGAGTCAGTTGACCCATTGACTGTTGATGCCTATACAAAGGCAGAGGTCAATGCGTTAGTTGATGAGAAACAAGACATAATTGATGACCAAGCACCGATTGGAAACGGTGTTGGTGTATGTTCAACATCTGCTGAGACACTTGCGAAGGAAGTGGTGTTGGCTGACTACGTGTTGGTTAAAAACGGATTCGTGTCTGTCACATTCGAAAATGATGTACCATCTGGGTCAACCCTCAATGTCAACAATCAAGGTGCGAAGGCAATTTATCATAAGGGAGCACCAATCGAGGACGATGTTATCTCAAGTGGTGATACGGTGCTCTTTGGATACGATGGAACACACTATGTTGTATCAAGTCTAGGGGGAGGTAGTGTATCTACATTAAAGGAAACAGTCATTATAAACTTATCTCAGCAGAATGGAGCTGACGCAGATTTGGTGGGTGCAACAATACAGATATTGAACAATGGCACATCTGAATTA